ATGAGCTACCCGCGAGACCCCACAACGAACGTCGAGGCCCTGGTCACCTTGGCCGACTTCGCTCGGACCGCCCCCGGACGCCTCCCTACACGCGTCCAAGAAGCCCTCAAGATCGCCGATGACTACGCCGAGACGCTGCCCGCCAAGATCCTCGCCGAACTGCGAGGGGAGACGCCCCCGTGTCAGACCTGACCGAGAACCTCTTCGAGGAAATCGCGCAAGCCCGTCGAGAACGTGACGAGGCGCGGGCCGAGATCCACGCCGTCTGTGACGAGAGAGACCGAGCCCGCCGCGACCGCGAGGGACTACGAGCCATCCTCGAAGCCGAACGCGCCAAGCACACGGAGTTCGTCGCCGCCATCGGCGCCCTGCTCGCCCTCAACGGTTGTAGCTGCGACTGCGGACACGACTCCGAAGGACACGACGACGAGTGCGAACGCTGCCTCGCCTGTCAGATCCAGCTCGCCCTCAACACGTGGACGACCCTATGACCGAAGAACTCGTCCAAGCCGTCGAGCGTCTCGACAGCCACGCTGACCACGCCACCCTCCTCCAGATCCTCGGCAACGTCGAGGATCTGGACTTCGAGGACCTTGGACACAGAGCGCGGCTCGCCCCCGCGCTCTACCAAGCCGCCCTCAGCCTCCGAGAACGACCGAGCACGCACGAGCCCCTGGTCTGGTCCGCCCTCCGACGCTTCGCTTCCCTCGCTCCAGAGAAGGACATCGCCCTCCTCGTCCGCTTCATGGGAGACGAAAACCGGATCCACACGCGGATCTGCGCCCTCCAGTGCGTGCAACACGCCTTCTACGGGCAAGACCCGCAAACCCCCGTGGACGCTCGGCTCGCTGAACGCCTTGAACACCTCTGCGTCGAGAACCTGACCGCCGAGATCCTCGACAACCACGACGTCCAACACAGCGTCCTCGCCCTCAACGCCGCCGTGAGCTTCACCATCCTCAAGCCCGAGGAGATCCCGAGCATCGCGCAGCACCTCCGGGCCCTCGATGTCCCGTTCGCACACCGGTTCGCCGCCAACAAGTGGCTCGAAATCGCGAAGTTCAGAGAGGGTCTCGGACGAGACATCAGCCCGCTCTACGAGGGTATCCGTACCCTCGGGTTCGGCGTCGTCGGTAACGCCCTCGTCAAGAAGTAGCGACTGCTTTTCTCAGCTCCTCTTCGACGCGTTGTCGTTCTTGGTGGAGGGACTCGATCGTCTCCGTGGGCATCCCGTAGGTTTCTGGGGGAGTTGGGCGGCTCTCGTTGTTGTCCGAGGGAGACGGCAAGATGATGGAGTTCTACGTGGAGAGACTCGCCTTCCTTCGACAGATCCGATTCTCCATCCTCGTCCAGATCCTCACCGTCTCGGGGCGCATGTGACCACGGTGTACTCTGGAGGAATGGACCGTAGCAGGACGTGGGGCCTCTGGTGGCTCGGAGACGCCGAAGAACCGACCCCCGGATGGGTCGAAGACTGCGGCGATACCGGACCCGTCACCAAGGCCGACTGCGAGAAGTTCCTCGCCTGCACGAAGTCCAGCCACGACCTTTACCGCATCGTCCAGTGGTCGAAGAACGGCCCCGTCCGTACCCTCGTCGCCGACTGGTACGAGATCCTCTACACGCTCAAGAACGGGGAGGCTACCACTCTCCGCGCCGAAGATCGCGAAGTCGCCCGCCGGTGCGCCAAGAACACGCGCAAGACGACCTCGGGCCCCGTCAAAGTCACCCACGTCCGCCGCTGGCGCTTGATGCCCGCATGAAACACGAACGCGTCGAGCCCTGGTTCCGCGCCGTCACCTCCCACCAACGGGACCAACGGCACACGGGCCTCCGGCTGCACTTCGACTCCGATTCCTTCACCCCGGGGTGCGAAGGTCCCAAGTCGGCCTACGTCGTCCACTGCGGAACCTGCGACGCCTCCTGGTCCCTCCTGACCTCCGCCCTCTACGAACCCTCGGAGACCGCACAGCTCTTCCGCAAGAAGTTCGAGGGGCCAAGCAAGGGGATGGATGCCCTGCGCTACCTCGACCATGCCGCCTACTCCCCGCAGCCGCCGTCCGTCTGGGACCGGATCTCAGACGACCCCGACCTCTAGGCCGACCATGACCAAAGACGAAGCCGTCGCCGCCCTCCTGACGACCGACGAAGGCCGCCAGCACCTCGCACACTCGCTGGTCGGCCCCCCCGGCCCCTTCCAGTACGTCCCAAGCCCCACCGGCTCGCAAGAGCGCGCCTACGCCGTCGAGGAAGCAAAGAAGGCCCCCGAACGTCTCTGCCCCTTCCTCATCCGACTCGCCGAAGCGTGGGAAGCAAGGGCACTCCGATGACCGCACCCCAAGACTTCCAATGGGAGATCTGCGTGAACTGCGGCCCCTTCGTCAGGTGTCCACGCTGCGGCAACAACTGCTGCAACGCCATGACCGGCACCGTGGATGGCGTCGCCTGCGACACCTGCCCCGAAGCCTACAAGGTCCAAGACCTCGGACCCCCCGACGACTTCAAGCGTACCGAAGCCTACATCAAGTGGTCCACGGCCGAAGCGTGGGCTCTGAAAGAGGACCTCGACCGCGAGTAAGCTGCGTACACCCCCCCTCATGGGCCGCCACTCCGGCCCCACCACAGATCGCCCTCCCCGCGATCCCACAACCGTGAGGCAGAGCGGGAACACCGCAGAGTCGGGGCAACACGAAGAACACCTCGATCGGCCCCCTCAGCCATTGAGGGGGCCCGACCCCCCAATCTCACCAGAACGAGAAGTGGCTCGACCCCGACTTCGTGCGCGCCTCGAAAATGCTCTCGATCGTCACACGTTCGTCCGGACTGTGCCCAATCGCCGCCGCCAGCACCTTCTCCGCCGTGTACACGATGCGCGCCCCACCGCCCCCCTTCACGAGAGCACCCTCCAGCACACCAGCCTCCCACCGCGCCTCATCGTCCCACTCGATGTAGTCCCCGTGGAACGTATCGGTGTCGCACACGCCGATCTCCGACACCCACTGCATGAACGCCTCGGGGTCGAACTCCACCTCGGCAAGCACACGCCCACACTTGTGGCAGAACTGCGCCCCCGGATCCTTCTCCCGACTCCCCACACAGCAAGCACGAGGCTCACGCACCGACTTCGAGACGTACACGTCCCGAAGGTACGTCGCCAGATCCACCAGGGCCTCCCGAGCCGTCGAGAACGTTACCCGCGATGTCCAGGGTAGGAACGAAAGGCCCCCGCTCTCCGCGTACCCGAAATTCAGCAGGAAGGTGTAGGGACGCTTCATAGGACCCCCCCGTACACCGGGGAACTAGTCGATCGGGTTCTCCCTCAAGCTCTGCTTGACTACCTCCGGATGGAAGGTCTGGAGGTAGTCAGCCCCGGAGTCCGTCAGGGCCCAGGGCCTACCCCAGTCCTCTTCGTAGTACCCCCGCCGCTCAGCAGGCTCGATGTAGCCAAGCTGCCACAGGGCGTCGATCGTGCTCGCTTCGATTGCGAGATTGGGTTTGATACCGGACACGTGGTTCAGCCCCTCGTGGATCGATCCCGTGTAGGCCAGGCAGAGAGCGTCGACCAGAGGCTTCGTGAGTGCGGGTTCGGAAAGGTCCGTCATGTCGTAGGGACTACACCGAAACCCTCGGTGTACCGGCCCGCCCACGATGCAGGCCCGCGCCCTCGCTCGACGGAAACGCCCCTACGTTCAGACACTCGCCCCCCTCCCACACCCCCCGTCCATCTCCGGGGTGCGGGACGGACGAGACATCCTCATCGAGAAGGGATTCGACCTCCCACCGCTCCTCCCGCCCGTCACTCCAGGTGTCTACGCCATCCTCTGTCTCGATCGCATCAAGATCGGCGTCGCTAAAGACGTTCGGTCACGGATGAGCACGGTCCGAACCAACACCCCCTACCCCGTCTTCCTTCTCCTCGTACTCCCACAGTCTGACCAAGAACACGCCATCCACGCCCGGTTCAAACACCTCAGGGTCGGAGGCGAGTGGTTCACCATGGGGCCCGACCTGTTGCAGTGGATCGCAGATGCCCGAGCTGGCTTCGTGAAACCACCCCCCGAAGAAGCTCCCGAACCCATCGAACCCATCGGGAAGTTCACCCTCAACCAGTGCACACAGTACGCCCGAGACATCGGCATCCGTGACCAAGATGACTGGTTCGAAAGGTACGACACCGGACTCCTCGACTCACGGGCACCCGGCAACCCCCGCCGCTTCTACGGAAACCACTGGCCCGGCTGGCCCATCGCCCTCGGACACTTCGTCGTGGGTTTAGAACAGCCGCGCAACTACCTCCCCAAAGACGTCCCCCTCCGACGCTCAGAGACCGTCCTCAAAGTCCTCGTGGCCGCTCAAGCACCCGTCCGGTGCGCTTGGGTCGCTCGCTCTCTAGGCGTCGACTACACGGTCGCCTTCAACGCCCTCTATGACCTCACCAAGGCGGGCCTCGTCTCCAAACGCTCCCTTGGCGGTAAGCGCTTCTGGCAGCCCACCCCGAAAGGACTGGAGACGGCCAAGACACTCACCGAAGGGTGAAGTTGTCCCGCCATGGCCTCAGCCAGACCGGGTGCTCAAGGGTGGGTGCTCAAGGGTGGGTGCTCAACACACAGTCCGGTCCTGGCGAAGCCCCCGACCTGACCGGACCTGACCGGACCTGACCGGACCTGACCGGACCTGATCGGACCTGACCTGATCGGACCTGATCGGACCTGACCTGATCGGACCTGATCGGACCTGACCTGACCTGATCGGACCTGACCTGATCGGACCTGATCGGACCTGATCCGGGGCTAGGGGGTTCCCGATGACGCACGCGTCGCTTATATGGGGTATGGATCACCAAGTGCCAAACCCGATCACGACCGTTGGCGGATCCGGCCACGAACGGTAATGGCACGGTCAATGACCATGCCAGCCCGGAAATCCAGCCGGTCCGCCCCTGTCGATTTTCCGGTCGGGGATCCGGTCCCGACGGACACGATCCCCGACGCATTGCGTTATCGCACCCGCCCGTACGCCGGCCCCGGAAGCGTCCGGTCGTGGATGGATCTCGACCCGGCCCGCGCTGTAGGAGGGACATGGCGACCCTGACGACTTCGGCTGGTGAGTGGCACGTGGGCCCGACTTCCCGACTGGCGTGGGGTCCGCGTCATCCGGAGGATGGGGAGCGTCGCGAGGTCGAGGTGTACTTCGTGATGGTCGAGGCCCCGAACGGGGAGCGTTGGCTGTCGCAGCGCAGCTTCGGTTCGGCGGAGGCGGCGGCCCGTTGCGTTCCGGCCGTGCGTCGTCGCCTGGCCCGTGGGGAGCGTCCGGAAGGGTCGGCCCACTGGACGCCGACGTGGCCGATGTACGGCTCGGAGGCGTACGCCGATGGCGCAGCCGAAGAGATCGCCGCCGAGAAGAAGGCGGACGAGGACGGCACCTTCTACGACGGTGGGATCTTCGGCTGATGGACGCCGGGGGCTGGACGGTGGACGTGCCGTACGACCGGGGCATCGAGCCCCGGACTGCGGCCGTGGTGACCCTGCGGGTGACCCTGCGGGTGACCCGCAGGGTGGTCCGGGGGCTGGACTCGCCCGTGTCGCTCTGGCACTGGTGCCTGGCGCTCAGCCGGCTCCTCGGGTTCTGAGAATTTCGGGCGAGGGATTTCGCCCCGACCTGGACATAGAAGCCACCGCCGGGGGAGCTGGCGGATGGAAGGTAGAACGGCCATGGACTGGACCACGACGCCGGAGGGGACCCGGAAGTACCGAGCGGCTCGGGAGCGGGCGCACGCGCAGGCGGATTCGCTCGGCCTGGATGTGGGCATCGAGCGGGTGGACATGACCCGGGAGTTCCGGACCTTCCTCCTGCCCCGGCCCGGTGCGAGGTGGTCCGGCCCGGGGAGCCCCGCACGGTCTGGCCCGACCCGGTGTAGACCGTCCCCATGCTGAGGATCCGGATCGAGGTGCTACCCGCGAGCGGGGAGGCGCCTCGTGTCGTCGAGACCGTGCGCGTGGTCCACGTGACCGAGGACGAGCGCGGGGTCGCGACCTACGGCGTGACGCGGGAGGGGAGCGACCAGCAGCACACCATCTACCATCGGCGGGCGGAGGGTGCCCTCAAGCTGGCCCGTCTCGCCCTCGGAGCGGCGCTAGGGGAAGGGATCCCATCGCCCGAGGGGTGGGTCACCCCCGAACAGCAGATGGCCCGGGAGCGGCTCCTCGCGGACTTCGAGGCGGACCCGGAGACCGAGGCGGCCGTCGAGGCCGAGATGCGCGAGGCGGGTATCCTCCCTTCGGACGAAGAGCGGGCACGGGACCTGGCCTTCGAGCGGGCGCGAGCTTCTCGGGTCGGGCCCTTCGGGGAGCCGCCCCCCGGATGCTCGTGTGGGTGTGGTGCCACCCGTGAGGTTCACTGCTGGAGGAACTCGGATTGGGCCGAGCCGACCGCTGCGGCCCTTCCGGCTGCGGATCCCGGAAACCCCGAGGATCCCCGCGATCCCGATGGGGACCAGGGGGCTTCGCCCGGGGGTCAAAACACCACTTTATCCGGTCTGGCGAGGGTCGTGGACGAGCTGACGGCGGAGCGTCTCGGGATGTACCGGGACCCGCACCAGGCGGAGGCCGTGGCCGGGCTGCGGTTCCTCCAGGGGGAGCGGGACGGTCTGGCCGGGCTGACGCCGGGCGGGACGTCGCCGGACTACATGAAGGGCTTCCGGGAGGGGCAACTGGAGCGGGCGCACCGGCGGAGGCTCCAGCCGGGCGAGTGGTTCTGGCACTGCCGGCGGTGCGGGCGGCCGTACCGGATGGCGGAGGCGGAGGAGCACCTGAAGTGCTGAACGGTGTACCGGGTGGGCGTACAGATGTTCGGCTGCTTACGGATGGTCGCGTCGAGCAGGTGACCGATGTGGTCGAGGTGCCGGAGCGTGAGGGGGCGAAGGCCAAGGTTGTGGGTCAGGTGGTGCTTCAACGACCCCTCTTCGCTCCCGGCCCGACTCCGCCTACGGTCTGCTAGGCGGGCGCTGTGGCGCTGGTTTCCACCGCGGACGCGGAGGGACTCGTCCGGTCCGACCCTGGACGCTACAAGGAGCCTCCCTGCGTCTGCTAGCCATCCTTCGGCCACTCCCCTTCGGGGACGAAGTGCCGGAGGATCTCCTGTGCTTCGGTGAGGAAGCCGAGGGCTCGCTCCATGGCGAGCTTCGGGTTGGGGCTGTGGCCGGCGAGGAGGTTCAGGAGGTCGCCTTGGGCGCTCATGACGCAGGCGACGGTCTGCATCCGTGGCGTGTCCTGCTTCCAGGTGGGCTTGCGCTTCACCGGACGGCCCCAAGCTCGCGGCGGGTGCGCCGGGCGTGCTCGATGACGGTCTGCATGGTGGGGCCATCGATCTTCCACACGGGCTCGTAGCCCATGAGGTCGATGCCTTGGCCGAGGGGGATGTCGGCGATGGTATCGAGGTAGTAGCGGGAGACGAACTGCCCGAGGGGGCCGAAGTTCTTCGTGTAGGTGAGGTCGTAGAACTCGACGAGGGGTTCGGCCTTGTTGTGGGTGAGGCAGTCGTTGAGCCCGTAGCGGTCGCCCTTCCGGACGATGCGGACGGTGAAGCTGCGGCCCTTGTCGTTGGTGACGATCAGGTTCGGCATGGGGATACTACCGTGCGGGGTGGGCGCCGATCCATCCGTGGGGGGGCGCGGTACATGCGCATCTGCACGTCGCCGGGCAGGTCTTCTTCGGTCCCACGGACGTATTGTTCCGAGGTCCTTTCAGACCGTGGTGCCCCACGGCTTGCCGGCGGCGCGGGCGTACAGCTCGGCGGCGCAGCACCGGGGGGCGGTGTTGGCGTTCAGGCGCTTGCGGTCGCCCATCTGCGCCGTGAACCAGGGGACGCAGTGGCCGACGATGTTCCGGTGCTTGCGCCACACGGCGAGGCCGTGGAGGTAGCCCTTGGTGCCGACCACGAGGGCGTTCAGCTCGGAGTAGTCGCGGTAGACCGTGATCCAGCCCTTGGCGCCGCAGAGGAAGGTCACCTCGAAGCCCGTCTCGACGTACGGGTTGCTCGACTTCTCGAAGGTGCGGGTGATCTTGCAGCGCTCGACCTTGGCGATCTGGCTGCCGACGTCCATGAACCAGCGCGACTTCCAGTCGAGGTCGTCGATGGTCGCCGGGGTGCGCTCGACCGTCACCGTGGTCTCCCACGAGGTGATCTTGTTCTTGCCGACTTCGACGAAGCTCTCGGTGGTGGTCATGTCTCCACTACCGCGTGGGGGTGGGCCCGATCCATCAGCGCCAGCGAAGATTCTCGGTGTCCACGATCCGCTGGACTTTCCGGCCCGTTTTCGTCGTGACCTCGATCTTGGCCCTCGTGCCGGCCGGGTTGAGGGTCAGGACCTTGGCTTCCACGGGGAGGGTGAACCCATACCCGCCGCGTGGGACGTGCATCCAGAAGACGAGTGCCCCCTCGAAGACTTCGTGAGAGGCAACGTGTCGGGTCACGGGAGCCAGGCCATCTCGCCGACCGGGACGTTGCCCTGCCACAGGCGAAGAGCGGGGTCGTACCCCTCTCCCCACCGGTCGGTCCGCATGGCGAGGAACTCTTTGACGTTCGCCACGTGGGCGATGACGCGCGCGGGGCCAGCCGGGAGTGTGGTCGAGTGGAGCCGGACGACGAGGAGGGGAATTTCCATCTTTTGATCAACTTTCCCGCATGTGCTGCGGCTGGCGGACTGGAGGCCCTGGTGAACCATGATGGCGGAGACCATCATGGTTCACCAGGCGTCTCTCACGGCAACTGGACTCCAGCGCGCGCGAGAAGATCGGTCCACTCATCCCAGGTGAGGGAGGGGTCGCCCGCGAGGGCGATGCGGTAGGCTTCGCGGCTCGTGACGTTGTTGGCCTTGAAGTAGTCGAGGGCCAGCTTGGTGAGGGCAGCGTCCTGGACGCGTACGGCCGTCTTGAGGTAGCGGACGGCATCGCTGTAGAGCAGGGTGGTCATCACGACACCGGACCCATCTTGCGAACGTACATGCGGAGCTTGTCGAAGCTCACGGTCGCCGTGCTCTCGCCGCCGTGCTTGTAGGTGAACGCCACCACGGCGCGCTTGGTGCCGACCTTGACGACGCGACCGGTGCGCCAGCCGGAGCGGGCCGAGCCGGAGGGGAAGTCGACCTTCTGGCCAACGCTCGGCTTGAAGCAGCCGTTGTTCTCGCAGTAGCCCTCGAAGTGGGTGCGCACGCGGGCTTCGGACGAGACGCTCAGCTCCAGTGCGTGCGAGCCCGTGAGGCCACCCTCGAAGATGATGCGGCCCGACTCGACGCGGCGCTGGACATAGCGGCCGTTCTCGAAGACAGCGGCGACTTCTTCGGTCGTCTCGACGCGCGCCTTGATGGTCTGGCGGCCGCGGTCGGTGAGGAGCGTGCGGACCAGCTCGTAGCACAGCTCGCGCGCGGCCTGGACGGTCATGGACTCGGTGGAGGTCGTCGAGGTGGTCATGTCCCCCCTACAGCGTGAGGGTGGCGCCGATCCATCCGGTCGCGATCGAATTAGCGACGCTTGAGCCCGAACAGCCCCTCGATGACCTTCTCGCCCTTGCCGCAGAGAAGTTCTCCCCCGTCCAGATGGCCTACCTCAAGTCGTACGAGTAGGACATCACTTTCGCCCTTCCCACAAGAGGGACTACACCAGCGGATTCGCCTCACGCCAGTCGAGGAGGCCGTCTGCGCTCCGGCTCCAAGCGTGGAGGCATTCCTCCATGGTGTCGAAGGCGGCGACATCGAATCCGATGCCGTACGGCGTGCTCTCGCCCCACTTGAGGAGCTTCATGCGCAGGCCGTTCAGGCTGGCGTTCCAGCGGGGCTCGTCGTTCGCGGTCTTGCCGTAGGACTCGCTCTGGAACAGCTTGCCGGCAGGCTCGCCGTCGAGCAGGACTTGGATGGTATCCGACCACAGGGGGTCGCCCGGCCACCGCTCCTCATGCTCGATGGGGCCGAGGGTGAAGACGCGCCCCTTCACGCTCGTGTAGGAGTAACCGTCCACGGAGAGGGAGCCCTTCGGGAGGGTGACCGGAGCGGGGACTGCCTTGGGGGTACGCCTGCGCGTGGGCTTACGAGTCATGGTGGTGCCTCAGTGCTTCCGGTTGGACATCTTCGCTTCACGCGTCGCCTGGCAGTCGAAGCACTCGGCCCATCGCGTGGACCCTTGCCCCTGTCCCCGCCCGCCGCGCGTGCAGCACTTGGAGCACACCAGACGCTTGCAGCCGCCACAGCGGAAGCGGCGGGACAGCACGCCCGGGCTTCGGTGGTAGCGTTCGCAGTTGGGATCCGTGCTCATGCCCCTCACTACAGCGTGGGGAGGGCGCCGATCCATCGGGAATTGCGGCCCTTCGGACCCACAGGAAGCCATCGCGGACGCGATCCGGCCCGGTCCGCATGGGAAACAGGCCCAGAGGGGCGAATTTGAGCCCTATTCGTCCTCTCCGAGGCGTTCCCACAGGGAAAGTGCCGGTTCCGGGGCCGGTTCGGGCTCGGGGGCGGCCGTGGTGAGGTGTGTGTAGCGCCGGATGGTGCGCAGGTGCTCCTCGAACTCCTCGACTTGGTGATCGGACGTGATGAAGAGCGATGTGACCGAGGCCCGGAGCGCGTCGGGGGCGTTGGGGGCGAGGATGCGGTTGACCACCTCCCCGATGAGCTGGATGCGCCTCATCTCGTCCGTTTCGGGGATGGGGCCAGCGCCGCCCGACCAGGAGGTGCCGTTCCAGACGAGGGGTGCGCCGGCTGGTACGGCCGCAGGGAACATGTCGCGGAGGGTCGTGTACATCTCGGGGGGTAGATCAGAAGGCTCCTCGTGCTCCCCTGCGGCGATGCGTAGACGTGCCGTGAGACTTCGGAGGCGATCCAGCTCGTCCTGGCTGGGAGCCTGTGGCAGATCCTCGACTAGGCCCGCCTCGTCCAGGAGCCGCTGCTCCTCTTCGGTCAGCTCGCCCCACGGTCCGGTCGAGGGGAAGCTCACGGAGACAAGGCCGTCGCTGGGGGTCGGCGCCATCGCGTACCCGATGATGTGCGTCCCCTGATCGACCCCCAGGTCGGCGCCTACGCGGGTTCCCATCGAGATGGGGCCGGATCGTGTGCCCGCGGTCGGGGTGAGGTCCATGCCGGCAATTCGTGGGACGGCGGGGATGGCTTCGAGCTGCCCGTCGGCGCCGATCGCGAAGGGGATCCCCTGCTCGATGAGGCGCTGTATGAGGGCAACAACCTCTTGGGGTCGAGAGACGACCGGCTGTTCGTCCCACAGGTGTTCGAGGACGGACCTGTCCTGCATCTGGACGATCTGCTCCCCCAGTCGGACGATCTGCTCTTCCGAGATGATCATGTCCTGGGGCGCGCCCCGGCACTGGTTCAGGTACGCACCGCAACCGCAAGGGCAGAGAGGGTCACCGGTCGGCATGTGGGCCCGAGGCTACCCTAGGCGCCGGCCTTGAGCACGCATGCGAGGAAGCTCTCGGTCCGGAGGTCACCACCGTTGGTGAACCAGATGCACGCGATCTGCTCGCTCCCACTGACGCAGCTCGTGGAGTGCACGGTCATCAGGGGGCCGCCCGAACGAAGGGACACAACGGCGCCGGGCTCGAACGACTTCTTCTCGGGGGTGGAGACGGACATGCCCGGCTCCGTACACCTAGTGCGTCGTCTTCGGGGCCATATCGGCGGCGGCCTTCTGGGGGGCCTCGATGAAGCCTGCGAGGAGGGCCTGCGGGATCTCGACGCACAGAAAGCGCCCCTCGACGCCTTCGCCCCGATCGATGACCATGGTGATGCCGCCGTTGGGCTCGTTGCCCGTCACGACGAGGCTGTGGATCTCCGCGCGTTCGGGCATGGGAGCCCCGTACACCGGCCCAGGACGCAGGATCCCACGGCGGACGTGGGGGAACGGCCCGCGAAAGTTTCTATTCGGGGGGCTCGTATCATGAGCTACCGCTACAACCAGGCTTCGGACAAGACGGCCGCAGGCGCGGACTCCATCAAGGCCAAGATCCACGACAAGACGTGGGAGTGGACCACCAAGGCGATGGAGGACCTCAGGAAGATCGCCGCGGAGGCCAACAAGGCGTCCAAGGAGGTCTCGTCGCTCGAAGACAAGGTGGAGCTTCGGGGGATCGAGAAGAAGGCCCACGAGGCGGTCGCCATGGTGGCGAAGGTCTTCGGCAAGACGGTCTGAGGGAGAGCACCATGTCGTACCGCTACAACCAAGCCAACACGGACTCCGATACCCCGACCTACAAGGGCAAGCCCCTCAAGCTCGTGGGTTCGTACGCAGCCCCGGCGCCCGGCGAGAAGTACGGTCAGAACCTCTGGGTCCTCGAAGGCCACGGCGTGGTCGTCTCGGCGCACTCGAAGCGCAACGGGTGGGAAGTCTCGATCAAGATGGACGACCGCCACACGCTGCCGGGCACGACTCACGGCTCGGACCTGGAGAAGGTCATCGACACTGTGATCGCGAACGAGCTGTCGGCCATCAAGGGCGCCGAGATGCGCCTGGAGTCGGCGAAGAAGTCCCTGACATCGCTCGGGAAGTGAGCCTGTAGGTCCTCAAGCGGTAGGAAGCCCACGTCCCTCACCGGGGACGTGGGCTTCGTCGCGCCTGGCTCATCCAGCCGGGACTCGCTGCGTAAGTGCCCGGGATCGTTCGGGATCGGCGCCGAGTTGAAGTTGCAACTAGAGATGCAAGTTGCAGCTAACCGCCGCGAACTCTCGTTTTCGGATCCTGGATCGGACGGAAGCTGTGGTAGACCCGGGCCTATGCCTGTGTCGGGGTGTCCGTCACGGCACATGGCACGGGAGCGGCCCCTCAGGCCCCGAAGCGCTGCAAGATGTGCAAGGCGGCTCTGGAGAACTGCGGATGCGACGGCATCTAGGCGCTGCCCCCTATCGCGAACTAGTCCCCCCGCCTCCGCCGGAAGAAGACCCGCCCTGTGTCGTTTGTGGCGCCCGCAGGAGCGAGCACTTGATGATCGACGAAGAGGTCTGCCTCTCGGTCCTTCGCGGTCGGCCCCTCGGTGATGGATCGAGGTGACCCTTCCGCGGTAGTGGTGGGTATGAAGAAGCCGACCCGTCTCGAACGCGCCCTGGCCCTTCGGGACGCTCTGCTGCGTCTCCTCGCCAACCACCCCGACACCGCCGCATGGCACGTGAACGAAACGGCCCCGTCTCGCCGGACGTTCGATGTCGGCCCTTTCCACGTGTCCTTGGAGACGCCGTTCACGGTGGCGCCGAAGCAGAAGCCGTGCGACGGCTTCGTCGACTCCAGCGGGAAGATGATTCTCCGTTCGCACACCCCTTACTGGTACCTTATCGACCTGTGGGGGGAGAACGGCCTCAAGGTCTTCGGCCTGCGGTGGTTCAACGCCGTTGCCGGGGGAAGCGCCAAGTTCCCCCCGAACATCGTGGCGTTCAAGCGCGGTCCTTGGGAGGATGCTGTTCTCGCCTTGGGTGATACCGTCATGCTCCCCAAGCCCGAGGTCGTCCCGCTACGGTCGGTCGGCTGATGGATCCGCACGACAAGCTCGACTTCAGCCGGATCACCGGGTGACGATTCCGGATGGATCGTCCCCACCCACGCGCATGTCCAAGGCCGCCGCCCTCAAGTCCTCGAACCCCGCGCTCTACAACTTCGTCGAAGCCGAGCTGGAAGCCCGCTTCATCGAGCTGGACAGCGAAGAGGCCGGCAAGGTCTTCACGGCCATCGAGGAGCGCACCGCGCTCGTCATGCAGCTCCGTGACCTCGACGCCGACCCGATCTACTCGAACTTCCCGGTCGGCTCGCAGGGGTACAAGCTCCTCGCTGCGAAGAAGGACGGCCTGCTCAAGGCGATCGTCGAGCAGGAGTGCGTGCTGGCGAACTTCGGCCTCGTGTGACCCTCTCTCCGTCAACCCTCAGCCCTACAGGAGGTATGTGTATTGTCACGCTCAGGTAGAAGAGTTCGCGGATGGATCCCCTTGGGGGTCCCGCTGTAGTAGGGTCATGGTCAACACCGCGCACTTCACGCTCCTCGCCGGCAACCCCTCGAAGTGGGACGAGGAGACGCGTCGTCTCTGTACCCCCGGGCGCTATGCCGACACGTACGACTCTCCCGGTCTGATCAAGGTGCAGGTTGACCAGCACCGACGCGGCCGACGCGGCGCCATCCTCACGAAGACCTTCAAGGGTTGGTCCGTCCGGGCGAGTTCGGGCCTCGATGCCCACCAGGTCCTCTTCGTGACGGAGACGCGTGAAGGGCGCGACCAGGCCATCGCTTGGGGCGTCGCTTGGGCGAACCAAGACCCCGACAACCGCGAGTTCATCGCCCGGAAGGACGACCTGTGACCACCCCGACCCCCGCGGTGTACGAGAGAACCTCATGAAGATCCTGTTCAGCCAGTCGGACTTCGACGGTGCGTGCACCTTCCTGGCGAAGAACAACCCCACCTACGGCGGCGACCCCGACAGGGTGGCGGCCAGCATTTGGGAGAGCCTCAAGGCGTTCCGAGACCCGGCGATCTCCTACGCGGCGACGGGCGGCTACGTCCTCATCGCGGCCGAGGACGAGCTGGAGGAGGACCTTCACGAGGACGGGGCGGCGCGCCGTGTCGACATCTTCGTCGTCCCTGGCGTGGGCAAGCCCTACAAGGAAGTCGTGATCGAGGTCTGAGGAATTCGTCCGAGGCCGGATGGATCGCCCCACGCGAGGTAGTGGAGTCATGGCCACCTCGAAGACCCCCAAGCCCCGCCGCTTCTTCGTCAACAGTCTCACGGGTTCCTGCGAGCTGCGCGTGACCGGTTCGGTCGCCGGTGGCCGCCTGGAGAAGAAGGTCAAGGCGATCCTCGACGCCATCCCGGCCGACGCGTTCGTCCGCCCGCTCAAGGCGACCTGGAAGTTGTACTTCGACTGCGACGCCCGCACGGACGGCTACGAGATCCGGTTCGCCGTGCGCAACGCCACCGCCGTCGAGAAAACGCTCTTCGCCCTCTGATCCCCATGACCAAGAACCCCCAAGTGATGCGACTCCGCTTCCTTGGCAGGCAAGGGCTTTGCCGATACTACTGGAGGGATGTCGCTGGCGCGCGGGTCCTCTACTACGTGATTGGCGCTGGTATTCCCCGCCCGGTGGCGGTGTAGGAGAAGCAATGGACAGCCCGCTGACCGTCGGCACGATCTACATGCTCGTGGGTGGGAAAATCCTGCGCTACCAGGGGCCGTACACCCCGCCTCCCGGGAAGGCTCCCGGTCCGGGCCTCGCCTTCCGTGCGCCCTCCGACGGCGTGCAGGAGCCCGCCGTGGGCTACTCGGCCTCGCTCAGCGAGGTTCTTCGCCCGCTCGGCCCCGCCGACTTGCCGATGCTCCGGACGCGCTGCGAGCAGGCTCGGGCCCGCAACCTCATGGGGCTCGTCGAGGAGACGGAGTTCGTTATCAAGGAGTTCGGAGGCTGACCATGAACATCAACCTCGTGCAGCAGGAGCCGCACCCGGTCTACGAGGCTGAGGGGTTCACTCCCAGCGCCCTCAACAAGCTGCTCGACTGGCTCTACGACGAAGACAAGGCGCTCCCAGAGGACCTGAGCCTCTCGTTCCGTGGGGGCATGTACCGGTTCCGCACCCGGGAGGAACGTCTTCAGTTCCTCGCAGGGATGACGGTTCTCCTCTAGCGGCGTCACCTTTTCTGGATGGATCGTCCCGCCCCTCCCGCTGTAGTGGGGACATGGACAGCCTGCACCCCGCCATCGAGACCGAGACCACCATCGAGATGACCCGCGCCCACGCGCTCAAGCTGACCCGCTCGTGCCTCAAGTGCGCGCGTCGCTGGCTGAGCGGCGAGCAGGGCCGCGACCAGTTCCCGGTCGAGCGCCGCGTCTCGGCCATCATGTACCACCTCATGAGCGCGGCCCACTACCACGAGGTCGCGCACTCGTTCGGCAAGCAGGGTTGAACCCCATGAACAAGACCGTCACCCGAGAGAGCCTCACCGAGGCCGGATACAGGACGTATCCGGCCGGCGGCCGCGAGGTCTGGCAGAAGACCTTCAAGAACGCGAAGGGCGAGAAGCTCTACTTCCTGGAGTTCGAGCTGCTTCTCCCGTCCACCGACCGCACGTTCGCCAGCACGACGTTCTACCTCACCGAGGGGAGTATCTCGGCCCCGCGCGAGACCCGCTTCCGGGTCGAGCTGGACGTGGCCCCGACGACGAATCTCAGCGCGGTCGAGCAGTTCTTCGCCGACAACTTCCAGAACCTCGGCTGCATCCCCGACCCGCACAACAACGACTGACCACGATACGACCCGACTGGCAGGACCTTCCGTAGCGGAAGCACGTGATTCCCTACAACGGCAGCCCTGAAACGGGAAACGGTGGGCTAACTGTCCCCGAGAGTCCAGTCCTCAGCCCACAATCTTCGGATGGATCGGCCCGCCCCTCCCGTTGTAGTGCCCCCCATGACCACGTACCGAAGCCCCGACGTCGAGACGCTCCGCAAGATGGCTGCCGCCCTCTTGGAGAAGGGCTACGAGGTCAGCCCCGTCGTCGTCCCCGAGAACCCGTGGGTGGACGGCAACCCGTACTTCCACACGAGCGCCCCCTGCCGCACCATCTCGGACGTGCGGCGTGACGTCCTCTACGGTCCGCTCCTGTAGCCCTCCAAAGCGCGGCAGACAGCCTGTGCCCCTTGGCCTGTGCCCCTTGGTCGGGACACGGGCTGTCTGCTTTTTGTCTCGGCCCCTGTCACATCCGGCCCGCCTGCCGACAAGATGGTGTAGGACGCTCTCGTGATCGTCGCCCCCGACACGTGCCCCGACTGCGGCGCCCGGGTCGTGCCCACGGCGAAGCCCGGCCGGACCCGGCGCGCCAAAGGGGGCGGCCGGACCCGGCGCGCCAAAGGGGGCGGCCGGATGGCGATCCCCGAGACGCTCTGCATCCCAACCTGCACGCGGTGCGACGCGGAGTGGATGGACGAGGCCACTGCAAGGGCTCTCGCGGCCCTGGATAACCCATGATGAAACCACTCTCCCCTCAAGAACGGTTCGCCTGCTACCGGCGCGGCTGGATCATCGGTGCGTCCTCCCGGGCAGATGACGAGCGCTTCCTCAACCACGAGAACCCGATCGTCGTCGAGGCGTACAAGCGCGGGCACCAGGCCGGACACCAAGCGATGCTGCTCGACCTGACCAAGGAAGCGAAGCGCGTCGGCTACGACGTCCTGATGTCGGTCCTTCGCGGGAAGGACGGGATCGAGGACCCGCCTCGATGAGGCCACCCGAGCCCTGGCCCTGGGACGTCTCCGCCGAGCCCCCGAAGGTCGGCGCCGGCCTCGTGTTCGATGGGAGGGGCTGGCGGGTCAAGCGCATCGCGCCTCCGGACCCCTTCGACGAGCACCAGCAGTGGATCCAGAGCCTCCGGGACAAGTACGGCCCGAAGCCCGAGACACCCGAGTCGTTGACGTATCGCACGGTCGTTGAGAAGGTCGAGCCCAAGCCTGGCTTCTGGCCCCGCCTCTGGCAATGGCTCCGGGGCGACCCCTAGGAACGCTAGGGCGCGAGATCCCAACGCGGACGAGTCCCCCCGCGTCCGCGTTGGTGGGCAGAGGCGAATGCCTCGGCGCCGTCCCTACCAAGCCCGATGCCCGCCTGGTAGGGACGAGGGGCGGCCGCTTTCGCACCTGACCGTGCAGTCTTTCGCCCCTTCCCCGCGAGCTTGTCAGGCCCGCACCACCGCAGTGTGCGAGCTAAGGTCCCGGCGTTTCAGCGTGGACCGGCGGGGCGTGCCAGAATCCTTCCCGCTGTACACCGAATGGATCGCCCGCCCCCCACACGAGGTAGTGGGGTCATGCCCAAGAGCCCCGAAGCCCTCGCGGAAGAGCTGAACGTCGTCGCGGAGTACGCGGGGATCGAGACGACCTTCGCGGTCGAGCCCGCCCCGCAGCCCGGGACCAGCACCGTCAAGACTTCACGGGGGGAGACGTTCCTGGTCGATACGGCTTGGGCGCTCGGCAACGTCAAGCGCCTGCCCGACCACACGGACATCTACCAGATGCTCAGCGCCCTCCGCGTCTCGCACCCGGATGTGAAAGGCGTCGCCTCGAAGTGTTAGGTCCGGCGCTGCGCCACCAACTCGTCGAGTCGGGCCCGCACTGCGTCTCGATCCACGTCCGGCCAGTCGAGCAGGGCACGCCCCACTTCGAGCTGCCACTCGAATGCCGGCCCCGACGCCCACGCGGAGCTAGAGAGCCAGGAGTCGGCCAGCACCCTTCGCGCTTCCGGCCCCTCCTGGAGTAGCTCCCGAAGCTTCTCACGTCGGCTGTCCCACCGTGGTCCCGTCGTCATCCGGCCCTCCAGCGGAGGATGATGAACCCCACCACGACGAAGACAAGCAGCGCCCCGGTGATGATGTCGCTCGGCGTGTAGTGGAGCACGATGTTCATCTCAGGCCCTCCGCTACACCGACGAGGTGTGCTCGGAGGAAGGTCTGGAGGCGCTCGCCCGCCTCGCCCACCCTCTGCATGAAGTGCCCGTGTGCCGTGATCTCGGACAAACTCATGTGAGGCGTGGAAGAGATCGTGGTCCCCATGTCTGGTTCTGGGCCTACGGTTACGGTGGCCCGGCCCGGCCCCACGGTGGAGACCAAGACGATCGAGACCACACCCGGGTTCTCCGGCTCGTTTACGACCCGGCTCCGCGATGCGCTCTCTACGCGCACGTCTGGAACCATCAGCGCCCAGCCTCGAAGGAAGGGCACGATCTGCTGCCACTCCAGGTCGCCCCCGGGAACCATCGATGTGCCGTCCCACGTCAACGCCTGGGATACGATCTCCTCCGCAACGGGATCCACCGCGGCCTCGGTGGGAGCCTGCGACACCTCGCGCTCCTCGGGTCTAAGAGGGTGGAGAGGCCAGGCCCCGGTCTGTCCCCGGATCCGTACTCGGGCTGCGAGTTCTTCCGGCCCTTGCTCTGGGCCGTAGCAGGGGAGCACCACGGCGGGCTCGGTCAACCACCCGTCCCCGCGATCGTTCTCAGCCGATGCGTACGTGTGGTGGAACGTCGACCGAGGCTGCCCGCCACCAAAGCTCGGCCAGTAGGCGACCCACACCGTAGGGTACGGGTGTGCTCGGCGGCTGTGCTGATTAACCCCGGTCCGTAGAAATACTCGCGGGCCGTCCCAGAACCCCCGATCTGGCGGGGAACCCGGTGTAGGGGCGCCGGACATGGCGATCCCCGGCGAGGTCATCGAGGCGCGAGCAGGTTGGACGGATGGCCTTCGGGATCGTCTCCCACCTGGCGCACATGTCGTCGTACTCGGCGCGCGGGCACCCCACTGCCTCGAAGGTCGGCAGGCGGGCCTCGCCTTCCGCGACACCATCGCCGTCGCGACCGAGCACGGCTTCGCCATGGCCGCCCTGTTCCGGCTTCCCTTCGACGGCACCGTGGCCGAGCAAGTTATGAAGACCGGGACCGGCGGACTCTGGATCGACGGCTGCCGCATCACGACGAGCACAGCGGACGCGAAGGCGATGGAGCGCTGCAACACGCCCGGGAGCGGGCGGCTCAAGGCGCACGATGCCGGGTTCCACGGCGCTTGGTCGGGCTCCACGGCGTACGACACCACGAAGGGCCGGTGGCCCACCAACCTCGTCCTCGTCCACAAACTCGGGTGCACGTGCGAAGGGACACGAGAGATCCGCAACACCGGAGGTGGTCCGAATAGTCGGTCGGGGAACACCGCGCTCGGCCTGATGAACGATGATGTCGAAGCCCGTCCGGTGAAGATCCAACGATACAAGGGCGAAGACGGCAAGGAGGCCGTTCCAGCCTGGAGCTGTGCCCCCGGTTGCCCTGTGGCCGCTCTCGACGAGATGAGCGGCGTCCTCACGACGAACCCCGGTACGATCACCAAGAAGATGGCCTCGATGGGCTTTCAGGGTGGGTCAGGAAGCGCCCGCACCGTGAAAGCGGACGCTGGCGGTGCGTCCCGGTTCTACCCGCAGTTCGAGAATCGATCGACGCTCGCCACGTGGATCGCACGCCTGATCTACGGCGGAAGCGCCCCGTCTTCGGCTTCGGGCAGCTCCTCGCCGACGTGATCGACCCTCACCTTGGCGATCACGTCGGCGCGTGCGTCCGTGAAGTGGAAGTCCACGACGATCGTACCGCGCAGGGGCACGCCATCGGCTCCCTGCGCGACGAACCCGACGTGACCGGGCCAGTACCCCTCCGGGTAGTGGCCCCGTTTCATCCTGATTGACTGCTCTGATCTACAGAGAGCGCGCCGGTGTAGAGGGGCGCACCTTCATCGTCGGCAGAGGGAGCCGCGACTTCCGCAGCTCCGCCCCGCAGCGACGGTACAGGGCGAGGTCTTCCTCGGTCGGCTTGAGGTAGACCTTCTCGCCGTTGTCACGAAGCGCCATCAGCGCGTAGAGCCGGTGTTCGGGTGGCTTCCCGGTCGCTTCGATCAGCGCCTTGATAGGATGGCGCTTGCCCTTCGAGTCCCGAACGGTCTGCCTGTCGCAGGGCGCGAACAAGTTCTTCTTGGTCGCGGATGACGTCGTTCGTGAACACGACCTTGGCGACTACGCACACCCGATGTTTAGGCGCAGCAACCACGTCCCTGGGGTCATCTACGACGCGGAGACGCACGCCGCGATCGGTCGTCTCGCGCGCGGCCGTCGGCCTCGCGGTCGCGCGCGGCGAGTCGTTCGAGGATCCAGGGAAGGCGCTCGATGAGCGCGGCGAGGTCAAGCGGCAGTAAGTTGCAGGTGCGTCGAAGCAGGGTTGGTGCTCCGCTTACCGCCCCCTCGGTCTTGGCTGCGAGCACGAAATGTGCTAGGGCTTTTCAGTGATGAGCAAGGTTCCCCATCCGATCCCGTACCAGGGAAGCAAGCGAAACCTCGCGGGGAAGATCCTCGACCTCTTCCCCAAGCGGGTGGAGACGCTCATCGAACCGTTCGCGGGGTCGGCGGCCGTGACGCTGGCTGCCGCCCAGGAACAACTCGGCCGTCGCTACCTGCTGGGTGACTCTCTCGCGCCCCTGGCGAGCCTCTGGACCAGCATTCTCAACAGTCCGGGGAAGGTTGCCGATGGCTACGAGTCGCTCTGGAACGACCAGCAGGGCCGCCAGCGGGAGTTCTACGATGAGGTCCGAGCGGACTTCAACCGAGATGGCGATCCCGTCAAGCTGCTGTACTTGCTGGCCCGCTGCGTGAAGAACGCCGTGAGGTTCAACCCGAGGGGCGAGTTCAACCAGTCGCCCGACAACCGACGCCTCGGTATGCGGCCAGAGAAGCTCAGACAAGAGGTGATGGGAGCCGCCTCACTTCTGGCCGGTCGAACGGAGGTCATGGCGGGTGACTACGAGCAGTTGTTGCTCCGGGCCGGACCTCACGATCTCGTCTACATGGACCCGCCCTACCAGGGGACCAGCGAAGGTCGGGACCGACGGTATCGGGACCAGCTTGACCGGGGGCGCTTCGTAGAAGCCCTCGCGTCCCTCAACGCCCGAGGCATTTCGTACATCGTTTCGTTCGACGGACGATGCGGCGAAAAAGCCTACGGAGAGCCCCTGCCGAAGCACCTCGGTCTTCATCATCTTGAGGTCCACGCGGGGGTGTCGTCGCAGGCAACCCTAAGCGGCCGGAGCGAGAACACGGTCGAGTCCCTGTACCTGTCCCCGACCTTCAAGGCTGCCGATCGTTCGCGTGAACTGGATAGACCCGTACCCGCAGCTACGGACCATCAAAATGGGTAAGGAAGCGGTTGCTTCGACTGCGACCCCTCGAAGGCGGGATGCGTCCCTACCGATCCCATGACGGCACGACCTCGGGGGTGTTGTCGGGGAGCATCTGGGGCCACTACCCGGCTGCGGGGGACGGGGCACGAAGGGTGCACATCGGGGATGGCCGCACTTCCGGCACTTCTCGTCCTCGACCGAGTTCCCGTAGAAGAAGAGCGGTGCGCACTGACAGCACGCCCAGTAGGTCTCGCTGTGGACTCGGCACCGACGGCGTTTTTTCAGCGACCGGGACATCGCGGCAAGGCTCCGCTCCCTCCCCTACACCACGCGGTGTACCGGCGCCCCCCAAATGGCTGCCACCCGGACCCGGACCCCGAAGCGCTCCCCGATCGTCACCGACAAGGCGGGGGTCCCGCACTTGGAAGGAACCCCCCTCCACAGCGGGGATGTCCTGGAGATCGCCTGGCCAGATGGGGTGGTCGAGACCGCTAGGGTCTTCACCCAAGGCGGAACCCTCGTAGCCGAAGGCGACTACCACGGCACCTTCGCGTACGTACCCCTCCAGCTCCGGGGCATCACCGCCCGACGCTCCAAGTACCTCACCACGCAGGCTGCCAAGAAGCTCGGCTCCCCCCAGCCCCCCGATGGCGGCCTGGCCGGTGGCCCCCTCAAGCGCACCCCCTCGCCCTCGGTCATCGTCGAGGAAGGGAAGAGCAAGGCGGGCACTGCCTACACCATCCGCTCCAACACCAAGACCGTCGAGGTCTTCGTCCTCGACGCGTCGGGCCCCAAGCCCCTCTACTCGAAGGTCGCTGCCTACACGTCGCGCAAGCGGGACGTGCCTGCGTGGTTCGCCTTCGTCATCGACGTGTTCCGTCAATACGGAATCCTCGTCGCCGAGGTCCACATGCCGATCGCGGTATGGCGCGCTGCGTCTGGCACGCCCCTCTCCGGCAAGGGGGGAGGGGGGGTCCCCTAGGGGTTGGCACGGATCTCGCTCATTATCTCTTTTGGGTTGCTCGATCTGCAAAAAGGGCACATTGAACCCACATATGGCGGACGATCGGCGAAGTTCCAGTAACACGGTAATGGGGTCAATCGACTCTGCCCTGCGAGGGACCGTGGGTTTCCGGGGCCGGTTGGCTCAAAAATTCTGACTGAAAACGCCTAAGTAGGGTGTATCGGCACTCTCTGTGAGACCTCTACACAAGGGTGCCGTAAGCGGCCGGTTCTGCCCTGGGTGCCACCGCCATCGGGACCAAGACCTCTTCGGATCTGCTCGTACGATCTGTTCAGATTGTGCTGAAAAACGAGACCCGCAGCATCCGGCCCTTGTGCAGGCAGTGACGACTTGCCCGGTCTGCGCCGAGACCTTCGAGACGGTTTCCAGCCTCGTAGCGCACCTCCAGGCCGAGCACCGGGTCTTCAAAGCGGGCAAGGCCCTAGTCGTAGGTCTGGACGTGGCCGTGTGTCTAAAGTGCGGGTGTCTCCGCAGAGACCAGTTAGAGAAGCATCTTCAAGAGAAGCACGGACTGTCCGCAGCGGAGTACTTGGCTGAGTTCCCACACGCGATAGTTCAGCGCTTTCGAGCATCGTCTTTGGGCGGAGGCCGTGCGGCTGCTGGTGCACGCAAGCAGCTACTTCGTGAGGGTGTGCGCAAACGAGGTAGCTGCCCCGACTGCGATTTGCTTCCGGACGACCTCGACTACCACCGACGTGCGAAGCACAAAGTGGACGAGGATTACGACCCCCTCTATACGGGCCCCAACGTCGAACAAGTGCGAGAGATCCTTGCACTGCGACGGGACGAGGATCGCTTCTGGTCCTGGGGTGACAACATCCAGCGTGTGTACTTCGTTCAGGCAGGGTCTCCAGATCGACCTGTCAAGATCGGCTTTACACAGCGCCCTCTTTACCGTCTCCGAGCCTTGAAGACCGCCCTTCCGGATCGGGTGGTGGTCCTACTGACTACCTTGGGCACGAAGGACAGCGAGGCAGACCTGCATCTCAGGTTCGAGCATCTGCGTTTGCGCGGAGAGTGGTTCCGACCTGATCCCGAGCTTCTGGACTACATCCAAGCAGAAGCGCTCAAACCTGTTCCCGTGGTAGAGGTTGTCGACCCTTTCCTGAGGATGTTCGATGGGTTGCCTATGGAGGGAGACGAGGTGTTCAGCCCCTAGCAGAGCCCACGATCCCGGTCCGGTTCAGGCCCCTGGTTGACCCCCCACCCCCCTGATCGAAGAGTCCGGCCCCTAGCCCCCGGGTCCGAATTTCGGTTGGATACCTAATTTTGGCCGCAGCGCAGGAAATGGCCCCGGTTCCTAGCTTCTCGCTCCAGTGCTCTGGCGTAGAACAGGGTCATGACTGAGCGTCGATCGTTCTTGAAGGCTCTGGCGGCTCTTCCTGCGGCTCCGGCCCCTACTTCCCGGGAGGTTCCGCGGGCGCGGGTCCGGCACGGGCTCGGGTTCCTGGTCTTGCCGGTGAAGTTCACGGAGCGGCAGACGGGCAACTATCTGAACCCGCGGGAGCACGGTCCGTGTCCGGAGCTGGACGATCTGGTCGAGCGGTTCTGGAAGGGTGTGGAGGAGATCAGCCGGACCCCGGACATCTACCATCCGATGGAGATCCACGTGTACAAGGCGGACGGGAGCGAGTGGGGAGGGCATCTCCTGCGTCCGGTCCCGGAAGGCGCCGGGCTGGTGGGAATGGACCATCGGCACAAGGAGGTGCCTTACCGTCTGGACCCGGTTCGTATCTTCCGGGGGGAGTGGGACGACATCCGCCGTGTGGTGCCGAGCCGGGAGCGTCAGGACCAGTTGGCGCAGATCGCGAAGATATACGAGAGTCGGGAATGGGCTCGGATGAACGCCCCGGTCGTGACGCATCTCGACCGTCGAGAGATCGCTCAGATCACGGTCAGCTTCCACCACGTGCTGTGAGCGCGTTGGGTGCGTACCGAGAGTCGATCTGATGGCGAGCGATCTGGTGTACGGGCGCCGCCATGCCTGGACCCACGCTCTCAGATGTAGCGCCCACGAATTGTGAATGCGGTGCGGCAGCTCCTAGCGCGACCCTCAAGCTTTCCGACGTGATCAAGACCCACTTCCCGGCTGGCCGTTTCCGGAAGGACCATCAGAAGACTGCGGGGAAGAAGCTCAAGCATGAGGGTGAGGAGGCGTGCGTCGAATACCTTCGCAACAAGGTGAGCGACTACCCTCCGAACTTCAAACCTCCGGCCAAGGGCACGATCGTGGCGCAGAGCCGCCCGTTCTCGGAGTGGCCGATCGTTCGCGCCTCCGAGGCCATTCAGAAGTACGTCTACGGGCTCACGGTGGCGGAGTTGGACGTGTTCTCGCCGGGGACATCCAAGCCGAGTCACGCGGAGTGGTTCGCGAAGACGGGGGTGGAGAACTACGGGTACCGTCAGGTTCAAGGTCTGAATACGATCTTTCAGAACACGGTGAACCGTTTCAAGGGCGTTCTGAAGAAGGTCGAGAACCGGAACAAGAAGAGCCTCAAGCGTCAGGAGGGGGCGAACCGGCGTCGGGTCGAGGAGGGTCTCCCGGAAGTTCCTGTAACGGTGGAGTCCGCGACGGACGATGAGGGTCGTCTGCTCCAGCCTCCGGGGGTGAACCCTTCGATCTACGGCTACCAGGGGGTGGCCCCGCGTGTGTGTACGGATCTTCAGGGCTTTTCTGGCATGTCTGTGGATTTCGCGGGCTACCGGCGGGATCCTGACGCGGTTCTGGTAGAGAGTCTACCGGAGGGTAGGCTGAGCATCCCGAAGGGTGAGCGTGGTTACGTGCCCGAGTGGCAGCGGGATCCGGAGAGGAACAAGTTCCCGCTGCGTGAGGGGTCTCGCCGTCAGCGCAAGTGGTACTCGAACGCGTGTCACAAGCCGAAGCCGGGCCGTACCTCGAAGTACGACCCCGAGGCGCTCAAGAAGGCGAGCGCGAAGGACGCTTTGCTCGTCTCCATCTCGATCGGCGAGGACTGGGCCATCATCGATGTGCGGGGGCTTCTCCGTGATGCCCGCCGTCGCGGCTTCACTCCAGAAGAGGGCCTGAGCTTGAATTCGCTCTTGGGCCTCTTCACGGAGTACCCTGTCTTTGACGTTCAGCGCGGGCTCATCACCTTCACGTACAAACTCGGTCAGGTCGACGTGCACTCACGGAAGACGGTCCCGACGTTTAGGTCACGGGCCCTTCTGGAGAGCCTTGTGGCCAAGGAAGAGATCGCTCTCGTATCGGTGGACCTTGGGCAGACGAACCCGGCCTCGATGAAGGTCTCCCGCGTTCGGGCGCAGGAGGGCGCTCTGGTTGCGGAGCCGGTTCACCGGATGTTCCTCTCCGACGTGCTGCTTGGGGAGCTGTCCAGCTACCGTAAGCGGATGGATGCCTTCGAGGACGCCATTCGAGCGCAGGCGTTCGAGACGATGACGCCCGAGCAGCAGGCGGAGATCACCCGTGTGTGTGACGTGAGCGTGGAAGTCGCTCGTCGTCGCGTCTGCGAAAAGTACTCGATCAGTCCGCAGGACGTGCCGTGGGGAGAGATGACCGGGCACAGCACGTTCATCGTGGACGCGGTGCTCCGCAAGGGGGGTGACGAGTCTCTCGTCTACTTCAAGAACAAGGAGGGCGAGACCCTCAAGTTCCGCGACCTGCGCATCTCTCGCATGGAGGGTGTGCGGCCCCGGCTTACGAAGGACACGCGCGATGCTCTGAACAAGGCCGTGCTCGACCTCAAGCGGGCCCACCCGACCTTCGCGAAGCTGGCGAAGCAGAAGTTGGAGCTGGCTCGTCGGTGCGTCAATTTCATCGAGCGTGAGGCGAAGAGGTACACGCAGTGCGAGCGTGTGGTGTTCGTCATCGAGGACCTGAACGTCGGCTTCTTCCACGGCAAGGGGAAGCGGGATCGGGGCTGGGACGCTTTCTTCACGGCGAAGAAAGAGAATCGCTGGGTCATCCAAGCGCTCCACAAGGCGTTCTCAGACCTCGGCCTTCACCGTGGGTCGTACGTCATCGAAGTCACTCCGCAGCGGACGAGCATGACGTGCCCGCGGTGCGGCCACTGTGACAAGGGTAACCGCAATGGGGAGAAGTTCGTTTGCCTCCAGTGTGGGGCGACGCTTCACGCGGACCTGGAGGTCGCGACGGACAACATTGAGCGTGTTGCTCTGACCGGTAAGGCCATGCCGAAGCCCCCGGTTCGCGAGCGGTCGGGTGACGTTCAAAAGGCGGGGACCGCTCGCAAGGCTCGCAAGCCTCTGAAACCTAAGCAGAAAACGGAGCCGTCTGTCCAGGAGGGCTCGTCTGACGACGGGGTGGACAAGTCTCCTGGTGACGCCTCTCGCAATCCGGTGTACAACCCCTCAGACACACTCAGCATTTAGGCGGTCCCTAGGAACGCACGCAGATTGCTCGGTACGCCGAGACTGAGGAAGGTCCTTCCTGTTCGGGAGAGCCCTCTCGCTAGGAACGCACGCAGATTGCTCGGTACGCCGAGACACGAGTGACCCATGGGATCACGTGATCTGCTTCGAGGCGCCTAGGAACGCACGCAGATTGCTCGGTACGCCGAGACGATACCGGAGCCTTGGTCGGCCTCGAACGTCGCAACTAGGAACGCACGCAGATTGCTCGGTACGCCGAGACGGTACACACGAACGGCGAAGCGTGCGACGGCCGAGGGCTAGGAACGCACGCAGATTGCTCGGTACGCCGAGACAAGCCCTCGACGCAGACCCTCAAGACCTCGGCGAGTACTAGGAACGCACGCAGATTGCTCGGTACGCCGAGACACGGTGAAGCCCAACCCCGTCCCCTCGACGATGGTGACTAGGAACGCACGCAGATTGCTCGGTACGCCGAGACACGTCGTCGTCGTGCATGTCGAACCTCCTGCTCACCCCTAGGAACGCACGCAGATTGCTCGGTACGCCGAGACGCGTCGTGGTCACCGGCCTCTCACGGGGCGAGGCCAACTAGGAACGCACGCAGATTGCTCGGTACGCCGAGACATAGTTATGACCCGACCCCGGTGTAGATGAGGGTATGGAGCTGCGAACCAAAGCGACGGTGGCGGAGGGGATCACGAAGCAGAGCGAGGCCGAGGGGGCGCGCTTCGTGGAGTACCAACCGGGGAACGGGACGCGGTACGTCCTGGTCCTGACGGAGTTGGGGCGGCTCGGACCGGAGGCGTGCACGGCCTGTGGTCTTGGTCGGGAGGGGACGGGGGTTCTCGTGTCGTGGGTGAACGGGTTCCGTGCGCCTTCGATGGTGGTGCCGAGCGACGGTGGCTACCTGGCGCCGAACTACGTGGAGCGTAAGCTCAACTCGTCGATGGCGGACGCGGTGGTTCTGGCGGAGCTGATCGGGACGCTTCTCGGTTGCGAGTTCATGAGCTGCGAGGACTACGCCAAGGGCATGTGATGAAGTTCGAGCGCAAGGTCGAGGCGTTGAAGGACGCGTTGGCTCGGACGAACTGGCCGGACGGTCCGAGTGGCAAACCGGGCCCTTACGGCGCATCAAAGGTTCGGTGTCGTCGCAAGGCCCGCAAGGCGATCAAGCGGGCGACGCGGCGTGTGCGCAAGCGGGTGGGGATCCGGGACATCCGGGCGGAGGTTGGGTGAGATGGAGCCGGTTCCGAAGCCGACGCGGGATCTGACGGACGAGGAGTTCCGGGTCTTGTCGTCTCCGAAGGTCGTCGAGGCGATGACGGCTCGGGCCCTGGAGCTGGAGGAGAAGAGCGGTCTCTCTCGGGACGCGGCGATGGACCGTGCGATCTTCGAGGCGGAGGAGGAGCTTCTCCGTCAGCGTGCGGTCCGGGGGATGGCTTCTCCGGAGCCGGCTGTGTGGACTCCGGTGCAACGTGGCGCCTTGCGGACGGTGGCTCGTGTCACCCCCTCGAAGCCGAAGGCGTTCGGGGCCACGCTTGGCGAGATGCTGGCGAACCGGGGGAAGAAGTGAGTGTAGGTCGAGGTGGTGTGCCTCCGTAGGTTCGGAGGTACAACCATGCAGCAGAAGAAGAGTTCTGGGTCGAAGGCTACTCGTCGCATGCAGCGCGCGCAGGGGCCGTTGGAGCCGTACTGTCCGCTCTGTGACCCTTGGGGGTGTCTTCGTCTTCGCGGGGGCATTCGGAAGGTGAGGGACCGGTCGGCGGTCGAGGCGGATCGTCGGTGGGAGAGGAGGTCACGCGATGAAAAGGAAGAGGGTCCGGGTGATCCGTAAGGTCCAGGTCGGGTGCTGGTGCGGTCGTCGCGACTGTCGGTTGCACGCGCCGTGACGAGCCCTGGGGTCTACAAGCGCGCGGACGGGGCGCTGTACTACGTGTTGTTGACGGCGGAGCATGAGATGACGGGAGAGCCGTTGGTCTTGCTGCATCCGTTGGCGGACCGCTCGAAGTACAGCGTGTTGCCGGAGGTATACTTCCGGGACCACTTCACGCATGCGCCGGAGCACGAGAACGACGGCGATCGTCTTCGGCGTGCGGCGTACGAGGGGAAGCTGAGGATCGAGGCAGCTCCTCAGCGGGACGTGGCGGGTCTCGCTCCCTACATGGACCGGGTGCTCCAGGCGATCGGTCATCCGGAGGCGTGGGTCTCGGACCTGTCGGAGGTCGGGGACTTCGACGTGGACGACAGGGGCTTGGCGGACGTGTCGCGCAAGCTCGGGGGGATCGATGTCCGTCAGGACAGTCGACTGGCGGACCTGGCGTTCGCGCTTCAGGACTTGGACGTGAAGGTCCCGAAGTCGTGAGATACCCTGTCTACATCGGCTTGCACACGCACTTCCGGGAGAAGCACACTCTGGAGGAAGCGGTGGCGATGCTTCGCCAGAAGGGGTTCGCGGTCGTCTGCGTCGACGGTTTTGGCGTCGACGCAGAAAGCAAACTGTACCGTGCAACGCGGAGCGGGCCCCGGGGGTTCTCTCTGGATCTCTCGTGGGAGCCGGTGACGGCGCGGCTCGGCGGTCGAGCGGACCGTTGGCTGGGCTTCATCGAGAACCGGATCGGCGACATCCGCTGTGGGGTTCACAGTGAAATGCCCTTGTGCTGCATCGCGTTCTTCATCGGTCCGTGGCACACGATGCTACGTGGATCGACGTGGACGTGGTACCGCGCTCTGGTGGCGAAGGCAGTGAAGAAGCACGGAGACTTCGGGTACGTCCCGTGTCCGTACCATCTCGCGTTGCGGCGGCGGGTCGAGGTGAAGACGTGTCTCTGTCGTGAGCATGTCGTCGAATGATCTGGCGCCGTAGTCGGTGTAGAGTGCGTTCGTCAGGGCCGCCCAATGTAAATGGCCCTGGCGTAGCGCCCTGTTCCGGCGCGTTCCGGGAAGTCCTGCGTATGTGGGTCCCGGCCTGGCGAACACGGTGAAGTGCCAGGAGTGAAGCGCTGGTTCCCTAGTTGAGATTGTCCGAACGCGACGAGAAGCAGGGGCGGTCTATCGTTGCCCCCATGCCCGCCGGGGGATAGGCGGGTACTACCCCATGCGATCCCTGGTCTACTGGCAGGAGAAGCTAGCGCGAGCGGACTTCCGTAAGCGCATTGTCCTTGTCCGGTTGTCTCGGGCCACGTCGGTGCGTCCGCCTACGCGTCGTATGTCGTGGGGCGGGCCCCGTGTGATGACGCACGAGGGGTGGCACAAGCGGTACGTCGTGTGGCGCCAGAGGCGATTGCACGAGCGGGAGCTGCGCCGCATGGCGGGTTACCTGGACGTCCGGATCCGGTATTACCGGGAGCGCATCGAGGTGCTCTCCCCTCTCTGGGTGCGTCTCCAGCAGGGCGTGGAGCTATGAGGGACCGCCGATGAGGCGGGAGATCCAAGCCCTGGCCTGGTCCGGGCCCTCGGTCTGCGGGTAGAACCGGGAGGCTCCGCCGGCATCGTCGTAGAGAGGTCCCTGGAAGCCTTTGCCGGTGTCTCCGTGTGTGAAGCCTCCACCGTTGCTGTATGTCGTGGGGTAGTTGCCTGCGCTCTTGCGATCGCCGCTCTGCCCATCCAGGGCAGCGACAGGGCAGCCGGGGGCGCAGATCCAGGCGGGGACGGTCTCCTTGCCGTCCTCGTCTCGGAAGACTCGAACGCTGGCGTTGGGTGTAACGCCAGCTCCGAAGGTGCCGCCAGAGTTGAGCGTACCGTCGGCGCGGCGGGGATCGTTGGACCCTTTCACCCGCTTGGTCCCCTCGCATCGGCAGCCGGGCTCGTGCACGAGGACGAGGTTCGAGGGCCAGCGTCCGGAGGACGGGTTGTAGTTGGGGGCTCCTGCGCTGTCCCCATAGACTTGCGCGTTCCCGTGTCCGAACCCTCCCCTTGTGTGGGGTTTTTTGCGAAGATATCGTCGCTCGGTGTGGTGCTGACGCGGCACCCGTCGACCCAGAGGCCGCCCGTGGCCGTCTTCGTCATCTGTGTCGCGACGGTGCCGTCGAACGGGAGGCGGAAGAGGGCGGCGGCGGAGAGGCCCTTGGCCGTGACGAGGAGGATGGTGTCCCGGAACTCCAGGCCGGCGCGTCGGCCCTCCATGCAGTGGGAGGGGCGGGCTCCGAGAACGGCGACGTGGGCGCCGGGCGGGAGGTCCTTGAGCCCTTCGGTCCAACCGGGGCGTGCGTCGAGCGTAGCGTGGGCGAGCATCGGGTGGTGACGGTACACCGGGGCGCTACAGGAGGGGCTTGATCCCGTGGTACTTCCACCAGGGGGGCGGGCCGACGACCGTGCCGTGCAGCTCGAACCCTGCGTCCCCCTGCTTGGGGTGGTCGTGATCGATCTCGTCCTTGGGCTCGTCCGGGACGAAGAGCCATTCGTCCCACGAGTGGGTGGCGGGTCTGCCGGTGCGCGTGGCCCGTCCCTTTCGTCCGTGGAGGGTGGCTTCGATCCAGACGTCGTAGCCCATGTTCGGATCATAGGACATCTGGGCAAGGGGTCGAGCTTGGTGTACGACCCATTCCATGGGTTACAGCATCGCGATCCGTACGAAGTCCGAGGCGGCGCAGCGGAAGATGGTCGCCTTCATGCAGGCGAACTTCCGGGGCTGGCCCGAGGTGAAGGGCAAGCCGGGCGGGTTCCGGTCGGCGGGCGACCCGTCGGAGGACCTGTCCTACGACCGGGGCAAACGTCTGATCGGGTTCGACTACGCTTCGCACCTGCACGGGATGGAGCGCGAGTACACGTACACGGCGCTCCGGTGGATGGCGATCCGGGTAGGGTCGACGAAGAGGCGGTTCAGCCGCGACGTGGTGAAGGGCCACACGTTCCAGATGCCGGTGCCGTACACGGTCTACGACGGGTACGAGGCGTGGCCGGTCATCGTGGTGGGGAGTCACAAGGAGGCGGACAAGCTGCCGAAGGGCGTCCGCTGGTGCGCGTACGACGTGCACGGGGTCCGCATGGGCCGGGAGCGTCTGAGCGCTCCGGTGGCGCGGGAGCTGGCGTTCGCTCCGGGGACTCCGGAGGACGTGTTGGAGGCGATGCGTCAGGAGATCCGGGCGATGGGGGAGTGCCCGAAGGACGTGGCGGGCCGGGACAAGCACCTGGAGCGTCACTCGGCGATCATCGCGAAGCACATGGCGCCGTACGTGAAGAAGGCGCTCGGGGAGATAGGGGCCGAGATGCGGCGTCTTTCGGCCCTGTGGGACGCACTGGCCTGATTTGCCGGGTATCGTGGGCCGGGGTTGAAAAATCGACTTTACCCCCGGGCGCGGCGCTTCGCGCCGCTTGGTATCTTGTGAGACTCGGTTCGTCTCCCGTGCTAGGAAAGAACCCCATGTGTGACGACGGCGAGCTTCGCGGTCTGGTCAAGACGCTCCTCGGTCAGCTTCCCCTGTGCTACCAGTGCTCGGAGACGGCCACCAAGCGTTGCGTGGACTACGCGGGGGACATGTACTTCGCCTGCGAGGCTCACTCGAAGGTGGGCCGCACGTGGGGTGATGACGAGGACGAGCAGCCGGTCTCGCTGGCGTACGCGGAGACGGTGGAGAAGATCCGGCCCCTTCTCTGACCTCGCGGTGTAGGGGCGGCCGCATGCATTGCTACGTCGCGGCGCGTCCCTTCGATGTGGTGGCGGGGAAGGTCAAGTTCCACATCGACATCGGGGAGGTCGTCTGGGTGGACGATGCCGGCCGGGTCTACTGCAAGGATCGAGACTTCACCTGCCCTCAGATTCTCGGTGCCATGAGGGTCGGGTGGTTGAACCAAATGTCCATGGAGCGCGAGGCGTCGATGGAGAGGCCGAGTCCGCGCGGCGACGTGGCGGACGTCTACGAGGCGCTCCTGATGGAGGAGAACCCCTACTAGAGTCCGTCGTCCTTGAGGATGCGATCCCACAGGGTGATGTGCTCGGCCTTCGGGATGGCTCCGGGCGTCCGGTTCCGGTAGGCGACGAGGTTCGCGAGCGCGCTGTTGCGCAGTCGGACCGTGAGGTCGACCTTCACCTCCCGGCTCAGGTTGTGACCACGCCGAGCGTCCTCTTCGTCGAGGTCGACTTCCCATACCATCTTCTGGAGGGCGTTGCGCTCGAACTTCCCGCCGAGGTCGGGGAAGACGACGCCTAGCCTGTGCGCGAGGAAGTCGAACTCCTCTTGCGTGACTTCTCCGGGGATGATCCAGTGGCGGGCTAGGCTCATGTTTCAGCTCTCGTTCGGCGACAGGCACTTGAAGTGATTGCGGTGCAGCGGTGCACCTGTTCACATCGTCACTTCCTTTGGGCCTCGATCAGTTCGCGGTTATATGTCGAAGTTGTTACCCGGGTAGACCTTCCACTTTCGGCGCATAGCGGTAGCTACCATTCGGAACCATCGTTTCGCGTCGACGTCGTTCGTATTGACACCATTGTCGACGCCCGGGATACCAGACTGAATGATGAACTGCCCGCGCAGTTCACGCGTACGTACAGCAAGGTCTTTGCGGACGTATTGGTAGGCTGCAAGCTCATACTTGTGGAAGTAGAAGGCCATAGCGAAACGACGGCACGGGCTCGTGAACCCACAGATCGACTGACCGTACATGTCGTCGAACGAGACACCTACCGGCTTCGTGAGGTACAGCAACCGGTAGAAGTCGACGGGTGTATTGGATCGACGAGACGGGGGCATCGTCGGGCTCAGTGGTTTTTCCAGCTTGCCGAACCGGACATTTCCGACTTCCACACCGCGCCAACCGATCTCCCACGGGCGAATAGCGGCGCGGAACACCTCTTCGGTTGAACCGTAGCCGAAACGCTTGCAGAACGCTTCGTATTGCGAGTCGCCGTCGTTGTAGTCAAACCGCATGGCAGCGGCGGCCTTGCGGGTAAGGTTGTTACTTCGGGCCTCACTCGTACGCGCGTACAGTCGGCGCCACTCCCGTTCTTCGGGTCCCCTTGTTGGTCGCGGAGGCGTTACGCTGATCGATTCCCGCGGACTCCGGCGTTGCGCCACCCTCTCGATCTCGTCGGCGAGGGCAGCCACTTGACTTGTTCCCGCCCTCATCGCCCTCATCGCCCTCACAAGGTGAGCAGCGTGTGTGGGGTGAATGCGCAGAGCGGCCGCTAGCGAGGGTAGGTTCAAAGTCGGTTTCATGGTTCGATCTCCGCCTACCCTGCCTTCGGGTAGTTCGACGCTTCCGGCCTCACGAAGGCGCGGTTGACGTTGAGGGTGAGCGTCCTCCAAGGGATCGGCCATCCCTTGGGGTCAGAGGCGCAGCGGTCCGTGCGAATCTCGCAACTCATTGTTCCCATGAGGCGAAGCAGCACGCCGGTCTCCCGGCGGTGGCCCGGCTGCTCATAGATCACGCGCATCCCTACGGTCAGCATCGGGGGTTCTCCTCACAGGTAACACTGCTGGGGGTGGTGCGATCCGTCAGTAGTCACCCACAGAGACTTTGCGGGGTGGTTTGGGCGGTGGCTCCCCTTGTGGGCGGAAGGCGGCTTGATTGATCTTCTCTCGAAACTTGCCCCTCTCTTGCACGGCAGCGACGAGAGCGCGGCGTTTCGCCCTAGCAGCTTCGACCTCTTCGGGGGAACGCGGCTTGCTCTCGCCTCCGTTCAAATCCCGGAGGTGCAACGAAAACAAGAGGCGTTCGAGGGCGACTTGCTCCCTCCGGGCTGGTACCAGGGTTGGGTTCTCCAAGAGGTTCGTACGAATCCTGATGACCCACGCCGGATCGGTCACGTAGGGGGATTCGAGGATCCACTTGATGTGCATCAGAGCAACGGAGCGTTCGGCGTCCCGTTTCTCCCGAAGGGCGGCTTCGACCTTGGTGTCGTTGGACTCTCGCGCGTTGCGTGCTCGGCTGTGTGCCTGGCCCCAGTCTCCTACGGTTTTTCCTCCCACAGCACACCTCCTGGTTTATCCCCTTCCTCTACAGCATGAGGGACGGAGCGATCCATCAGGCGTTGAGGAAGCGGCAGAGGGCGAACGCTTCCTCGACATCCTCGAAGCCGATGTCTTCCCCTTCGCCGTCACCCTTCGAGAAGAAGATGGGGCCGACGATGGGCTCGCCGTCCACGTCGAGGTTGTAGGGCAGGTCCTTGAGGCGTCCTTCCTCGTCCGCGTACCCGTGGATGCCCTGGCCGTACTCGCGGAGGCGGATGAACTCGATGTGTCCGCCGTCGAGCAGGGCGCGGAACCCCTGGAGGGAGTTCTCGACGAACTGCACGTCCGCGAGGCAACCCGGGCGCTTGTATACGATGCGGATCTCGGCGGGCATCAGCGCATCCCCTTGGCGAGGGCGAGGAAGAACTGGCAGAGCCCGGCGGCGTCGAACTGGGCGTTGGTCTCGGCCTTGGCCGAGACCGAGGTGAAGCCGTACTCGGCGCCTTCGGGGGAAGGGGTCTGGCCGGCGACCTGGACCGTGATGGTTTCGTCGGTCAGCCACACGTAGAGACGGTCGACCTTCGCCTTGTTGTACGGGACGAGCATTGCGCTGATGCGCATCATGCTCTTGCCTTCGATCTCGCGGGTCTCCTCGTCGGGTTCGTGGCAGAGGCGGGTCTCGGCGGCCTTGACGAAGAGGGCGACGGCAGCGCGGGCGGTTTCGGGGGTCATGTTCCTACTACAGCGTGAGTCGGTGGCGATCCATCCGATCAGTTGGCGTAGACCGGAACGATCTCCACGTCCGACGTACCACTCAACTCCCCGAAGACGCTCTTCACGAACTCCTCGGCTTCTTGCGCCGTCGTCAGCACGATGGTCCTGCGATGAAGGTCTGCCCACTCACCCTTCGTCGTGAGGCACCGTCCCGTCGTCTTCGACCGAATCTTGAGCGGCGCGTCCGGGCCCTCTTTGACGATCTGCGACACGGGCACGCCACGTCGCTTCGCGAACGTCTCCAGGGAGATTCCGGTGACCGGAGCCTTGTTGGGCTTCTCGGTGACCGGAGCCTTGTTGGGCTTCTCGGTGACCACAGGCGTTACACTTTCGCGTTGCACTGCGGCCAGGTACGTTGCGATCGGGATCCCGATCTTCTTCGCGTGTTCGCGTTTCGACAACCCGAGTCGGACGCGCTCGACTTCGATCCCTTCCGGAGGGGTGTTGAGGGCCCGACGCGGGCGGCCGATCGGTCGAACTCCCTTCTTCGGGGTCGAGCCGCAGCTCGCGGGTGTGGTCGTTTTCTCAGGTTTCGTCTGCCCCCACACGTAGTTGTGGTGCTTGAAGAGAAGCTGGATCGCTTCGGCCACCAGGTCACCGACCGTGCGGTCCGTGTCGATGGCCATGTGGCGAAGGGCGCGGAAGTCGTCGTCCTTCAGGTGGAGACGCGGACGGGGGCTTTTCATCACCGGCCTCCTCGCGCCGCGCGCGGCCAAGCCTTGGGGGCGGGTTCGACATCGTTCTCCGGCGTCACCTTCACCTCGACAGTCGGATCCTTACCTCCATGGAGGCGCTGAACCCTGGCGATGTCGGCGGCCGTGAACAGCGCCTTCTTGGAGAGGTAGGCCCCTTCCACTGGCGTGGGCATCCAACCGGTGAAGCGGCGGCGGTCGTCCTTCTTGTAGGTGTTGGGCTCCCCCTTGTGGAACCGCCACATGCGCTTCTTCCACATGCCCCACTTGAGGCCGAGGATCGTGCACGCCTGCTCGGCCGTCAGGAGCTTCTCGTTCGGGGCGGTGGTTCCCTTCTTGGTCGCCTGGCGCCCGAGGTAGTTCGTCACCATGAAGTAGTAGTTCGGGCGTTCGCGGATGGCCTCGAAGCGGTCACGCGCGTCCTGAGAGCTGACCCCCTCCTCGAAGATCGTGCTCATCCCCGTGGCGACTTGCGCCCAACGGGTCGTACGGCGGAGAGCGTCGAGCCCGAACTGCACCTGCCGGCCGCGCATGGTCGTGTTCCGGCGCACGAGATCGACCAGATGGGCGTCGTACTTGAAGCCCTCCGCTGCGACGCCTTGCAGCGCGACCTTCACGGCGACCTTCGACACCTCGGGGCGAAGAACAGACACGTTCATGGGTAACCTCGTGTGGATGCGCGACCTGCCTTAGTTACACCGCGAGGTACGGGCCGATCCATCCGGTTTCAGTGGTGGCCCGTGATCTTGTTCCCGTCCCACACGAGGGTGTAGGGGTCGTTCTCGGGGGTCTCGCGCAGGATGCGGCCCGCTTCCTCGAAGGTGGGGCACACGAGGACAGCGAACTCGGCGCCAACGAGACTCGGGAAGTCCGCGCCGAAGCGTTCTTGCAGTCGCTTGACTCGATCGGCGAAGCCAGGATCAGGACCGGCGATGGGGTAGGAGAAGATGACGGCGGGCTGACCCTTGTGGTGGACCCACAACCAGGTCTCCATGAGGGCCAGCCAGTTGGGGAACGTGTTCGTGGACATCGCTACGCCCCTTCCTGTGGCGCCCACTCGAAGAACAGCCCGAGGAACCAGATGAAGCCGACGAGCGGCAGCAGGGCCACCGCAACCAGCAAGCAGCGGGTGAGGTGGTACGCGACCAGGAGCAGCGCGCGGATCAGGGACCTGTCGGGCATGGGGTCACCTACTCCTTGACGCCGAGGATCTTGCAGGCGGCCATCGCCATGTAGCGAGCCTCGTTGACCTCCAGGTGCTTGTGGGCGATGGCGAGGATCATGGCGCCTTCGAGCGTCGAGGTCGACGAGCTGGTGTTCTTGCCGTCGACGTAGACGTGGAAGCAGGTCTCGTCTTCCTTGTCTCGGTTGCGGGAGATGTACTCGACGATCGTGTAGGGGCCGATGTCGTGGATTTCCTGGACGCTGCCCCACGTGAAGCGGGCGCGGTGCTTGCGGATGACGTCGAGGTCGGTGGTGCGTTCCATGGTGACTTCCTCAGATCTGGGGGTTGCCGTGTTCGGCGAGGTAGAGGCAGCCGAGTTCGTCGAGGTAGACGCCGGCATCGTCGACGGTTACGTATTCGAGCTTGCGGGCCTTGCGGAGGGCCGACTGGAGGCGGGGCGGGAAGGCCACGTTCAGCTTCGGGGCCGGGCCCTTGACCTGCGACAGCGCCCACGCGGTCAGGAGAACTTCGAGCATCGCGTCGATGGCGGGGGCGGTCGTCGTGGTCATGTCCCCTCTACAGCGCGAGGGGGAACCGATCCATCCGAAATCAGCGGAGGCCCTCAACGAGGAGCGTCACGAACCCGACGCCCACGCCGACGAGGTAGTCCGTCTCTGCGCGGACCATGAGCACCACGGCCGGGACCTTGCGCTCGTCCACGTAGATGGGGGTCTCCGAGGGGACGGTGTAGACCGTGACCCCTTGATCCCGGAGGAACGACGACTTCTCGACGCGGCGCATCGTGTGGGAGGCTTCGTCGACGGTGACCAGGAGAGCGGGGCGTTGCGGGGTTTCCATATGTCAGCTCGGGAGCGTCCAGGCGACCCACGCTTCGGGGACCCACTGGTGGGTGCAGTGTCCGAACGAGAGGGGGTAGTCCACGAGGACGTGGCCCTTCTTGCGTTCGAGGACCTTGGACGTGAAGCCGGTGAGCCCCCCGAGAGGGCTCTCGGGCGGGGGGAGCTTGATGTAGACGATTTCGTTTCCCATGTCCTCTCTACAGCGCGGGGGGTGGGGTGATCCATCCAGCGGTGTACAAGGACCCCCATGAGCGAGAAGGAAGAGCCGACGCTGGTTGTGAGCAACAACGCACTGGCGAGCGTGGCGGCCGCTCTGTCGCAGGACCCGAGGGTCCGGACCGAGGCGGAGCAGGAGTACGACAAGGCGTTCGAGAACTCGGTCTTGAAGCCCGAGGGGCACACGGAGAAGCCGCTCAGCCCGGACTTCAAGGGCAAGCGGGCGTACACGCTGACGACGATCGCGTCGAGCGTGCGCTACGGTGGGACGCGGACCGTGATGATCCTGGAGACATTCGACGAGGCCGTCGAGGCGATCAGTGGTGATCGCGGCGAGTTCTGGTGGGAGTACAGCTACGGCTTCGCCGTGATCGAGTCGTTCGCGATGGGCTACGCGTACGGCGGCTTCCATCGGGACCAGTACTGGTTCCGATACGACAAGGGCGAGCGCCACGAGGACGGTCGCTTCCACGACGGCAAGTACGTGGCGATCGAGACCCCGCCCGAGTTCGAGCACGTGGGGCAGTTCGCGGTCGGCTAGAACGGGTCGTCCACGAGGAGCTTCTCCCACAGGGGTTGAGGCTCCGGTGGCTCGAACCAGAAGGGGCACTCGTCCTCGGTGAGATCAACGTCCTGCACGCAGGCGATGGTGCCGAGGTCGATCGAGCCGTTATCGTTGTCCCTGATCCCGGTGATCGTTGTCCGTACGCCTCGGGGGAGGTGTGCGATCGCGTCATCGTAGCGGGCGCGAACGTCGGTGGGGCTTCCGGTGATGGTGTGCCTCGGGAAGGCGATCTTCATCGTGGCGGACAGGGCGTTGGGTCGGCTCCACGCGTGAGCGCCGGACTTGCCTGTCCAGGTCCAGTACTCGAACGGGAAGGGCCCGGTCACGAGGTGGGTGAAGCGGTAGGAGAATGAGTGGCGCATCACTCCTCATCCTCGACGGGTGCTTCCTTCGTGTAGTACGCGATGGCGATGCAGACGGCAGTGGGGACCGGGTGTCCAGCGAAGCCGAACCACAGGGCTCCGAGGAGCGCCGCGCCGAAGACGGTGACCTGGACCCTGGTGGTCATCTCTTACGCAGCTCCTCGATGCGCGCTTCGGCGGCGCCCCTGGACAGGTAGACCTTCTCGGCTTGCACGACGTTGATCATGCAGCCCTTGCGGATGCTCCAGGTGCCACCATCGAGCTTGAAGCCGGATGCTTCCACCACGGTGTACGTGGCCCCCTTGTCGTCGAGTCCCTCAAGAACGAGGAAGACGGGGACGCGTGCGGGGTTGGGCGGAGGGGGCATCATGTGCCTCATGGTACACCCGGAGAAGCGATGTACGAGCGTTTGCTGCTAGAGGACTCTCTCGCTCCGCTGATGGACCGGACAGCGGACGGGACGGAGAACATCCCGGCGACGTACCGTGATGCGGTCTTGGAGCTGCGTCGCCGGGCTCCGCCCGAGGTGCGAGATGCGATCTACCGTGGGACCTCGGTGCGGGACGGGGCCATGCTGGTGGGGGAATCCTTCCTCCAGTGGATCGTGAGCTACTGGCGTCTCCACGATAGAACTGAGCTGACGCAGGATCTCGACAGGATCGAGCGGGGCGCGCATCCCATCGCGCGTGCCGGCCTGCTGATCCACGGGCTCTCCGAGGAACTTCGTCGGGACAAGCCTTGGTCGTTCCTCGCCGGGGGTGTGCAGACGCACGCCTCCACGACGTGGCGCAACGAGGCGGGGAAGGTGGAGGTCAAGCACACGATGCGGGACACCGCCTGGCTCCGGAAGCTCTACGACGATAGGGTGCAGATGGGGGAGTTCCCGGTTGGAGGGTGGGAGGAGCTTCTTTGCCGTGTGCCCGTCCGGCAGACCTTCGAGTGGAGCGTGAAGCCGCACGTCGTGAACCCACCTGACGGCCCGCCCCGGGACCGTCTGACAGGCAGCGCGGGGACGTGGGAAGAGGCGGAGACACAGGCACGTGCTGCGGCCGCAGGCTACGGGATCCCCATGGCGGACGAGAGCCGGTTCCTCTGTGGGTGCTGGACTGTCCTCCAGGGTTGGAGCCTCACGGCGATCGGGGTGTCCGAGAACTGCGAGGGGTTGAACGACGGTTCCGGGGTTCGGTGGGCCTATTGGGACGTGACCCGGAACATCGGGAGCAGCAAGTACGACACACAATCCGTGCGCGGACGCGTCATGGGTGGGGTATACGCGGACGGGATCAAGGTCGCGGAAGATGCTATGCGTGCTCTGATCGCATCATTCCCGGCTCCTGCGGTGTAGGATCCTCTGTGATGTCAAACGCTTCCCGCTCTCTCGATCTGAAGCCTGTGGTGGAGAGCCACTTGGACTTCTACGGGTGCTATCAGCCGGGGGAGACCCTGGCCGAGTACATCGAGCGGACGCTCATGGGGAAGGCGGCGACACGACTTGCGCGCGTGTGGGGGTGGCCGAACCCTAACACCTTCGACCCCAAGGGGAGCCTTTTCTTCGAGCCTTCGTGGGTGGTGAGTCGCGCGATCCCGGTGAGCGTGTACATCCAGTCGTGTGGGCCCGGCTGATGGCCTGGGACGAGGGCCGTTGCAACACGTGCGGGAGAGTGATCCCGTGTCCGCGTTGCCAGGATCGATACGACCCTCGACCGACCTCACGGAAGCCGATGTACACGCTTCCGCCGCCCGCGCCGACGCCCGACGATTTGAAGTGGCCGGACCCCCCGAAGCCTCCCGGGTACACGACGAAGCAGGCGTTGCTCATCTTCTCGTGGGGGATCGTCCTCGGGGTGTTCCTTTCCTCAATGCTCCACTGCTGATCCGGTGTAGCCCTCTACGCGATGAAGACGCACGAAGAGTCCGCGAAGCAGCTTGCAACGATGACGGCGCGGTTGCGCGCGGCGTACCCGACGGTCTACGGCAACTGCCACTTCGCCCACGACGAGGGGTGGGAAGCCATCCTGATGGACCTCGGGGCGAAGGCGGAGAAGCTCGGGGCGTCGTTCACGTACATCAAGGAGAAGTACGCCACCCTCAACATGGTTCCCACGAGGATCTCCGATGAACCTTTCGGCGGCACGCCCGAGGTCCAGGCCATCGTCAAGGAGGCCATCGACCGGAGCGGCGAGACGTGCGAGCAGTGCGGGAAGCCCGGGCGTCGCGTCTACTCCAAGCACCTGTGGGAGGCGACGGCATGTGAAGAGTGTCAGGGGGACTCTCGACCCATGGACGACCGGGACGACTACGACTACCCCGACTATCCGGACACCGACGACTATGAGCCGGATTCGGAAGATCTCGCACGTGCGCGCGAGGCGGGGTGCGGGGACGAAGACATCGAAGGGGGTGCGTCCAACCTCGACGCCGTGGTGATTCGTCACCCCTTGGTCGTCGACCCTGCGAGTGCAGCGGCCGTCGTGGAGCGCACGCAGCGCATCGTGAGAGCGATGGAGGGGGAGCCCCGTCCGCTAGCGGAAGCCATCACGGACCCCAAGCGGTGGGAGACGCTGGACGATGCCATCCACGAGCTGGAGCACTACACAGGGTCTCGCTGCCAGATGCTCGTGATGTGCCTCCTGGAGCTTCGTGGTCGCTACCAGGTCGAGCGGTTCAAGGCGAGGGAGGTCCCGCTCTCGGAGGAAGCGCTGGCTGCCATCACGGAGCGGGCAGTCAGCGCCCGGGTCCCTGGCTTCGCCCTGGACAACGACGCGGACATCGCGACGGCCTATCAAGCTCTCGACGATCTACCCGTGCTCATCGAGGAGATTCGCCGTCTTCGGGTGAAGGGGTCCTAGGATGAAGCCGTACGTGGTGATCGACTTGGGTGGTGGTCGAGCGAGTCTGTGCCGCGCGCCGGAGCCCAAACACCAGCCTTTGAGGGAACTCCAGGTGGTGGCCGAGGGGAGCATGACGGCGGTGATCGCTGCTGCGAACCTCGTGGCCCGTGGGGAGTGGGACCTCGTATCCTGCATCACGCCTAACGGGCGTCTGGACGGGCACGGGAGCTACGTCAAGGACGGGGCGTGCGCGTTCTGCGCGAAGCCGCTCACCAGCCGGTCGCGGTGATGTGGTAGCGGCTCTCGAAGTCGGTCCAGGTGATGTCGGCGCAGTACACGTCCCCGATGCCCATGTAGGTCTCGACCTCGACCTCCGTGCCTTCGGAGGGAAGCTCGTCGGACCTGTACTGGAAGGTGTAGCCGCTGCACTCGGCCTCGACGTACCGTTCCCCACGGTCATTCGCGCACACGGTGGCAGTCGGCATGATCCCTCTACCTCGTGTGGTTAGGGGCGATCCATCAGGTTTGGATCATCCGGAGGGGCGCGCCTTGAGCCCACGCTTCGGCAGCAGCCCCGCAGCTCTCGCAGGCGGGGTCAGCATCGGTGGCGGGGACGCGCTTGCTCCCGACCTCGGCGTTGCACGCAGGCGTGGCCTCCACCTTGTCCCCGTTCAGGCCGAAGGCGTGGACGACCCCATCACTGCACTTGGCGAACAGCACCTTGAGCCCGCCCATGGGACGGGATAGCACGTCGAAGCTGTTCCTCGTCACTTGCCCGCCAGTGCCGCTTCCAGCTCGTCGAGGAGGCGGGGGAGCGCGGTGTGGGCTTCGGCGATGAAGATCGCGACGTTGCGTGCCTGCTCTTCGTCGTCTCCGACGCCCGTGGTGACGCACACGTGGTCTTCGTCGTGATTGAAGGTCGGGTCGTAGATGCAGACGGAGTGCGTCTGTCGGGTCGTGCCCTGGTAGGGGCCTTCCTCGGAGTACGTCATCCACGTGCCCTGTGGCGTCTTCGCCCGCAGCTCCCGCAGGCGGGCGATCAGGGCCTTGGTGTCTTCGGTGCTCATTCGATCATCCCCGTTCTGCGCATGAACTCGAACCACTCGTCGTCCCCGAGGATCTCGTCCTCTACCCCGTCCGTGGGTTCCTTGACGATGCTGTACGGGGGGCGGTGGGTCTTCTCCGACCCCGGGTGCTCGGGGTACGGCAGCGTGAGCTTGTCCATCCGCTCGGTGTCGTGCTTGACGACGTAGAGGAGGAAGCCCTCCCCATCGGCGGGGGAGAGCCCCACGTGGGCCTGGCCTTCGGCGAGGGCCCGGTTGATGGCGTCGCGGACAAGGGTGAGACCCTTCTCGTCCGCGACGATATACGCTTCCCCGTGCCAGCTATGCTGCCCGTAGATGTGCACGACGCCGGGCGGTTCTTGGAAGTTCGCTCGGCAGTGTTCGCACGTATCCCAGTGGCTCATGGGGCGACCTCGATGAAGACGGGAGTTCCTTCTCCCACCCACGCACCGATGACGTTGTACTCGAAGAACTCCTCAGCGGCATCTTCGGTCATGCCGTCGCGGACCATGAGGATGTTGATGCACTTGGCGCGGTCATAGGCAGCCAGAGCGGGCTGCCCATAACGCCGGCAGATGCCGAGGAACGCATCCTCAAACCCGTCCGCGAGGAGAGCCTCAGGGTTCTCCTCGCGGAGAACTTCCAGGGACATCAGGCGGCCTGGCGGCACGCGCCTACGGTTGCGAGGTGCTCCATGATGCGCCGGGTCTCGGTGAACCGGACACTCGGTTCGATGAGAGGCCACGCGCGCAGTCTGATGACGGTCGGGTAGAACTTCGGGGGGATCTCGCTCGGGGTGAGGGAGAGCACGGGCTTCCTGTCGCCCCGAATGGCGAATGCTTCCAGGGCGAGGGAGAACTTCGAGTGGTTCATGCCCCGTCTTCTACACCAGGGCGACGCCGATCCGGCGCGCCTGGCGCACGAGGTCGCGACGGCGGGACGCGCCGTACTGCTTGCCGTTCAGCTTCATGGAGAATCGGCCGTCCTTCTCGGTGATGACAAGGCTGCCCTTGACGATCCCGACGATGGGCACGGGCTTGGCCTTGGGAGCCGGTGGCGGGGTGAACGCCTCGACCGTCTCCGTCTTCACGGGCTTGGCCTTGGGAGCCCTCTTGATCTTGGGGGCGGCGGCGACCGCCGTGGTCTTCTCGAAGGTGCGCAGGGCCTCAGTCTTCCACCGGGGCGGGCGGCCGGGTCGTCGCGGCTCGGTCATGGCCGCGAGGCCGATGAGGGAGGTGTTGGAGACGGTCTCTCGGATGGCGTTCAGGAGGGCGGCCGTGAACATCGCCGTGAGGCGGTCGATGCTGGTCTGGAGGGTCATGGTTCTTTTTACACCGGATCCTTGGGTTCCATGCAGATGGAGAAGCCTCGCGCGGCGGCGCACGAGTAGGCGACGGGCTTGAGCTGCCCCTCGAAGCCGGGGCAACGTTCGCTTGCCATCGGGCACTTGGCGAGGAAGGGGCAGGGCTTGCCCACCGGGATCCTCCCGTCCACCAGGCCGTTGGCGTTGCAGTGGTCGAAGTGCTTGCTCATGCGATGATCCCCATCTTCCTGCGCCACGCGATTGCGCGTTCGACGAACAGCTCCACGTCGTCCTTGTGGATCGTGAGCCCGTGGTAATCCTCGAACCGGCCCTGCCAGCGGATGCCTTCGCCGATCCCGGGCTCTCGGAGGTAGTGGCGGCTGTACTGGCACTGGATGCCGATACGCTTGCGGCACACGTCACCGAAGCACACGAAGTCGGGGTTCTCGTCGGTCGTGGTCATGCTCCCTCTACAGTGTGAGGGTGGCGGCGATCCATCAGTCCGCCTGGTAGTAGACGGTGACCTCGTACTTGAGCGCCTTGAGGTGCTTCTCCATGGCTTCGGCCTGCCGCGTGCGAACGGCGGCTTGGCCGTTGACGGGGGGGGGGGGATCGATCAGCCAGTAGCCACGCCACAGACGGCCCGAGCCGGAGCGGCTCGTGAGGCCCGCCAGTCGGAGGGCGCGGCCGACATCCGCACCGCCCTTGAGAGCGCACGCGTCGAAGTTGCAGGAGCCTCCGTCGTCACCCTTGGCGGCCTGGAGAGCGGCCGTCTTGGCGCCGCTGAGGTCCTGCCAGAGCTTCCGGATGACCTTGATCTTCTGTCGAGCCTTGGCGTTCAAGACCACATCGCCTGCGGGGAAGGGCTTGAGCTTCGTCGGATCTTCGGCCATGAGGGACGGCCGGCGCGTCTTGTAGAAGTCGAGGGTGCTGGCGGTCTCCGCGCGGAGCTTGGCCTTCTTCGACTCGGAGGTGTCGAGCCCCTGGAGAAGCCCACGGCAGTAGCCGATCAGCTCTTGATCTCGGAGGTCACTTCGGCTGTCTTCGGCGGCAAGCCGTCGCCCTTGCTCGATGCCGAGGTTCAGCAGCATGTAGGCGGCGATGTCCAGGATGTCGCGGCCGCGCGCCCGGTGGTAGGCGAGCATGTCCGGTTGGAACTGCTCGTCGACGTTTGGCTGACCGGCGAGGTCCTTCGTCCCGAGGCCGTAGCCTACGTAGGGAGGGACCGTCCGGCCCTTGCGCTGGAGCTTGTACGTGTCCCTGAGGAGCTTGAGGACGCCCTCGACGAGTTGCTCGGCGGGGACGTACGACCCATCAGCGGGCCACGGCTTGAGTTCAGACTTCTTGGCGGGCATGTTCCCTCACGGCTTGATCTGATCGTGGGCTTTGAGCCCTTCCCACACGAGCTTGGTGACCAGCAGGGCGATCACGGCGAACGCGGCCATTTGGGGCAGCACGACGGCCAGTGCACCCGCGAGGACCCCGCAGAAGAGGCAGAACCCGAGACGGTCCATGCGATCCACGGTCACACCAGACCGAGGGCGGCCTTGGCGGCGGCGATCGTGCTGTCTTCGGCCGAGATCATGTCCATCTCGCAGAGCGAGTCCATGTCCGGGGTGCCGTCGAGGTTCTCCGGGGCGCAGAGGATGGTCTTGCCGTCGTCGGCGAGCGTCACGAACATGCCGCACGAGGGAACCGGAACGAGGGTCGGGGTCATGGTCCTAGTACAACGCGACCCGGCCCCGATCCATCACCCGACCCTCACATGCTCTCGATAATGCGGCTGGCGACCGTTTTCAGGTAGTCCCGCGCGGGAACACGGTCCTTCATCGTCACACGCTCCTCGAACTTGAGGATCACGGTCGCGGTGAAGAGAAGCTCTCCATTGGTTGCCTGCATCGAGACGCTCGCGCTCTCCTCGCGGAACGAGCTGGTCACGTCGGGGCACCGTTCCTTCTGCGACCTGATGATGGCGTTGCCGTAGCCGTCCGCGATTGTATCCGCGTGCGTGAACGCGGCAGCGTGCTGCGCGATGATCTCCTGGCACGTCGTTGTCGGCGTGACCGGTAGCCCCCACGTCAGCTTCATGCGCAGGTGCGTGCGCGTGATGGGGAGTTCGTCGAACGATATGTCGGCCTTCGGGTACGGGGTCATGAGGCTCCTCAGCGCGAGAACGGGAATCGAGCTTCGTCGACCGGCTCGTAGGGGCCGTCGTCGTAGGGCCATGCTGGCCCGTGGGAGTCGTCCGGGTGGGCCTTGTCCCACGCGACGGCGCAGGGGCGGCAGGGGAACTCCCAGAACCCGTTGAAGTCGAGGCGACCCCGCCCGAAGGTGATCCCCTCGTGGATGCCGGTCGAGCATCCACAGTCGTCGGGGTGTTTGCCGCTGTTCATCGGGTCTCCAGCGACCGAGCGAGGGCTCGCTCCTCGGGGGTCATCCGGGACCACCGGTTGTTCATGCAGAGGCACAGGTTGTCGGCGCGTGGGTTCGATGGCGCCGTGTGCCACCACATGCTGTACAGCCGGACGTAGAGGCGGACCCTCATCGGAGCCCCCGGACCTCGGCCAGGAGGGCTTCGACGCCGCGCAGGGCCTCGTTGACGCGTTCCGCATCGACGACGGTGACCCCCTTCCCGGGGATGTTGGCGGTGACGATGGACCGAAGGGTCGAGCGCAGGGCTTCGCCCGCCACGGTCACCTTCTTGTGCACCTCTTCCAGCTCTCGGTAGACCTCGGTGGAGTACTGCTCGTGCAGGAAGTCCTCGCCAGGCTCCCGGAGAACCCGAGCCTTCGCCATCACCCGCTCGCGGACTTTTCGCATCTCGAACATGGGGGACCTCAGGGTCCGGTGATCAGCATCCAGAGGAAGGTGGCGACGATCCCGAGCCAGACGACCAACAGGACGGCCGCCTGCCACGGGTGATCGTAGGACCACTTCTCGATCCACTTGCGGGGAGGGTACGGCACCCCTCGTTCATACACCGCGCGACTGCTTCTCTCTCTGCTCAGCGTCGAGGATGACGTACATCAGCGCGGTTTCGAGCTGCATCCAGGAGCAGTCGGGCCCACAGAGCATCTCGGTCTTGCCCGCCGCCACCATCGGCTGCTTCTTGCAGCAGTCCTTGGGCTCGATGGCGCGGAGCCTCTTGCGGATCTCTTCAAGTTCTTCGAGGAGGGTCATGGTCAGTAGTCCCTCGGGACCTTGGCGGTGAACTCGAACTCGAAGTCGTCGTAGTCCGAAAGCGTATGCAGGTGCAGCAGGGCGCACCGGGTGCAGCCGCGCGAGTAGTTGTCGAACTCGGTGTCCGAACACGAGGTACGCGAGTGCTCGGGAGCCAGAACGTCGATCAGGTCGTCGTCCTTCTCCAGCATCTTCGCGAACGCCATGTTGCGCTGACGCTTCTGCTCTGCCTGGAGGGTCGCCAGCTCGCGCTTGGCAGCCTCTTCCACCTTGGCAGCCTCGACGGCGCGCTGCCGGGCAGCGTTGAACTCCGCTTCCTTGGCGCGGAGCTTGTCCATCAGGGTTGGGGCGGGTGGCGTGGCCGGCGGAGCGGCGGCAGCAGCGAAGGACTGTTCGGGGGCTTTCCGTGCCATGGGATCCTCACGAGTGAACGACGGGGGCGTTCTGGAAGTGGGTGCGGGCGTGGACAGGCATCTGGTCGATCTTCGCCTGTGCGGCCGTCAGGGCGGCTTCATCGCTCTCGACGAGCTTCCAGCCGGTGTCGTTGCCCGCGCGGTTCGTGAACCGCCAGGCCAGGCCCTCACGGCGCTCGTACTCGACCGGGGCCGGGAGCGTACCGGTGGTCTCGGGAAGCTCGAAGGGGAAGTCCAGGGGCTCGCCGACGCCGACGTCGATGAGGGTACAGGCGGGCTCCACATGCTCGACGACGCCGCTCGGACCGTAGCCCCAAAGGACCCACACCGTGCGGCGGATTTCGAGGACGTATTGGCGGCTCATGACCCTACTACCTCGCGAGGGAGAGTCCGATCCATCCGGAATCGTCAGGCGTTCGCCTCGGGGACGTCGTTGATGTCCACCGAGAACCAGTAGCCGCCCTCGCCGACCCACGTGACGTCGGGGTTGCGCACGGAGTAGCCACCGATGTGGTCGGGGTGACCTTCGGGGTGGTTCTGGCCACAGCCGACGCTGTGCACCTTGATCTTGTAGGTGCGCTTCGCGATCCGCTTCTTCGTGGGTCCGGTCGTGTGGATCACAGTCCCCTTGGGGATCGTCACCGTCTGACCGCGCTTGACCGGCAGGTCGGAGAGGTGCGCGAAGTATCCAACGTATTTCTTCGTCATGAGTCTACTACAAGGCGGTGATGGCTCGATCCATCACTCCCCCACCAGTGTCATCTTGTCCATGACCACGGGCCAGTCGTCGAGGCCGATGCGCCAGGTCCCCGGGACGCCCAAGTGGCCGCCTTTCGCCATGGCGTCCCTGATCTTGTTCAGGCAGCGCTCCTCGATCTGACGGACGCGCTCCCGCGACAGGCCGAAGCTGTTGGCGATCTCTTCGAGTGTTTCGGGGTTGTCCGTGAACCTACGGTCGACGACGTTTCGCTCGCGGGGGTCCAGCTTGGTCAACAGATCGCCGAGGAACACGGACAGGTAGACCTCCAGCTCACCCTCGCTGATGGTCTCGTCGGCCAGTGGGTTGTCGTCCGTGAGGGTATCCTCGAACGACACCCTAGATCGGCGTAGCGTCGTCGAGTAGGTTGGCCCACTGCGCGAAGGCGTCCTTCGCGCAGGTGCGACACAGGTGACCCGCGAGGTAGGCGTCCGGGCCCGCCGACTGCACCGGGGCGATGTGACGGCGATCTCCGCTCTTTCCGTGGCAGACGGTGCAGGGGCCCGGGTCGGTGTCGAGGAGGCCGAAGCGGTTGATGTTCTCGACCGTGGTGATCGGCTTGCCGTGGTACCAGCCCGGCGCCTGGAGGGTCACGAACGGCGGGGCGTACTTCCCCTCGACCCTCAGACCCCGGTGCCAGCGCTCGTGGAGCTTGTTCGGGGTGGCGATCGCCTCGCTGCGCGCGAAGAGAATTCCCATGCGCGTCACCCCGCTGCGGACCTTCTTCGAGCGGAGATACTTCTCCAGCTCCGGCGGGATCGGCTCGCCCGACGAGGGGTAGACGTTCTCGCACGGGCTGAGGCCACTCGTCAGGTCCACGGACTTGAACGCGTCGCGAATCCCCGGCAGCGTGCTCTCTTGGTCCGTCATCGGGTAGACGACGTGGAGGAAGTCCGCTTCGCGGAGGTCAAAGTAGTAGTGGTCGTTGGCCGAGTCGTCGTTGACCTTCACGCGCTTGACGCAGCGGTTGTCGTCGGTGAGCGTCGAGAGGTATAGCTCCAGGGCGCCCATCGGAGCGTACTTCATGCTGCGCGGGCGCTTGAAGTGCGTCCCGTTGCTCTTGCAGGTCGCGCTGACGATGTAGACCGGACGCAGCAGCTTCGCCGCGAGGGCTTCGCGCTTCGCTTCGAGGTCGTCGTGGGCGGCGAGGGTGTGGAACATGCTACTTCGACTCCGACTTGGCGTTCAGCTTCTTGGTGAGGCGCTGGAAGAGGTTGCTGGCGTGCGCCCACTGCTCTTCGGTGAGCTGGTCCTGCGCGCAGTGCACGTCGTCGACCATGGCGGAGAGGGCGGCCCACACGACGTACTCGTCGGAGGTGCTCAGCACCTCGCGCTCGACCTCGACGGGCCAGATGAAGGCGTCTTCCACGGGGAAGCCGTTGACGCCCATGATCGCGGCCGCAGCCATCGCCTGCGACGCGTGGGGGCCAGACTTCGCGATGCCACCACCCCGCGCGTACCACTCGGTGATCGTCGTCTTCATCGGAAGTCCTTCATTTTCTTGAGGAAGTCGCGGGCCTGGCATTGGTCGCACCCGGGCATGGGGACACCCTGCTTACGCGACTGTGCTTCCTTGCACGTCTCGCCGTCCTTGCGGTCGTAGTGGAAGGTGCAGTACTCCCCGTCGACGAACATGCGGATGAGGCGGATGGCCTCCCGCAGGTCTTCTTTCAGCTTCTCGCGCTTGGCCCCCATCTCAGAACTCCCGCGACAGGTGGCCGTCGCTGCGCGTGAAGTCGAGCATCCCGATACGGTGACCCTTCTCCCGGTACACGCCGTCGCGGCCCTTGGTGCACTCGTACTCGTGGACGTTGCGGCCCTGACGCAGCTCGACGATGACCGTCTGGCCCCCGCGCTGAACGTCCTTGATCGTGACCGCGTAGCGATCGCTGCCGATGCAGTAGGCGATCTTCTGGCCGACTTCGGGGAGGGGCGTGCTGCTCATGCCCCTACTACCTCAGGGGGGCGGGGCCGATCCATCCAGAGGGGTTTGGAATTCGGCCACGAGAGTGTCGATCAGGTCGACCAGGTACTCCGCCTGCTTCTCCTCCCCGTGGTTGATCCAGTAGAAGACCTTGATCCCGTCCGCTCGCGCCGCGAAGGTCTTGTCCCCCTTGCTGCCCTGGATGAAGTCGGGGAACGGGCTCCGGACCACCTCCACGCCAAGGTCCTTGAGCCGGTAGGCGATCTCGGACCCGATCCACTGGCGGGGGTCACTCTCCTCGTAGGCTGCCCGCGCAGCCGCGAGGGTCTCGCTCTTCGGGTTGGTCAGGACGGCGTGCAGGATGTCCCGCAGGCGGATGCAGCCGTAGCAGCAGTGGCAGCTTTCGTCCTCGATGCAGGACATGCCGGACTTGCCGCAGTGCTCGCACGGCTTGAACATTTCGGCGAAGCTCTCCGCAGTCTTCTCCATCTCCTCCGGGGTCGGAGGGGGCGGCGCGTTCTCTTCGAGCTTCGCGATGAAGGCGTCCATGCGTGCCCTCCGCTCCGCCGAGTCGCGCGCGATCGTCTCGTCTCGATCCTCGAAGGCGTCGAGACGCCCAAGCAGGAGACGGATCGCTTCCTCTCCGTTGGCTTTGAGCCAGAGGTCGCCCCCGTTGGTCTCGGGGTCTCGGAGCCAGGCTCGGATGTCTCGCGGGTCCATGCCCACGATCTACACCGTCAGCGCTTCGTAGCCCGTCCCTTGAACGCTGCCTTCTTGCGTCGGGTGGGCCCGGTCACGGGGATCACGATGCGCTCGTAGGGCTCCCACCTGGCGGACTTGTCCCCGGAGCACTCGCGGTTGAACTCGTCTTCGGCGTAGGCGATGATCTCTTCGCGCGTACGGTCCTTGAAGCCGTAGTTCAGGACGTTACTCACCTGCCAACGGACGAGCTGCACACCCTCGGGGATGGGGCCCTCAGCAAGAAGGTGCAGCATACCCTCCGACTTCCAGGCGACTCCGAGGTCCGCATCTACGATGTGGAGCCCACAGGCTTCGCAGGCGAGCGCCTTGCGACCCCACAGCTCGGTATCACCCCACATGTGGCGCACTAGTCCCCCTCGCGAACGAAGCGGGGCCGCTTGATCCCGTCAGGCCAGACGACTTCTTCCTCGAACATCCGGGCGGGCCGGATCCACCAGTCGGGTGACTTGAGGAAGGACATCACGAGCCCACGCTCGTCGCGTCGCTCGGGGTAAGGGTACTTGTGGTACACGACCGTCGGTTCTTGGGTCTCAGAGTCCTTGCCGATGATGACGACTCTGTAGAGCGACCCTTTGAAATGTCTGTAATTTCCTTGGGTGATCACGGCTACCTCCCGCCCTTGAGGTACCAGTTCATCGCCTCTTGCTTCGTCGGGAAGCCGCCCGAGAGGCGGTTGGGTCCGTAGTAGAGCCACCACTTCTGCTTGCGTGCGCGACGGGCCTTCACCTTCGGGGCTCGTTTGGACGGCACGGTTGAACCACAGGCGTGACACTTGCGAGTCTTGGGTTCGGGTAGGACTGGCAGTCCGTCGAGGGTCAGGACAGGCTTGTTAGCCCGGAAGAGCTGCACTCCGTCGTACTCCGCCGTTTGACGGGAAGGGCCTCCGGCCAGCTTCTCACAGGCGACATGCCGTTGTTCTTTCGTCATCGGGAAGGGGACGACCTCACCCTCGACGGAGCCGGCGGAGACGTTGACGATCATGTCTCCACCGTGAAGGTTGCCAGCTCGGCCCGGTGTTCCTTGGACCATCGTTCGATCGTGGTCCTGAGGTGCTTGACGGCTTCTTCGCGAGTCTCCCCTGCGGCTGCCGGTTGCCAGAAGGGGTCGCCCATCATGAAGCTCGGAAGGGGCAGTAGGCTTCGAGCAGTCCAGTCGAGACGGGGGCCCGGGATGTTGGAATACTCCGGGGTCGGTCGGTGGATGACGACGATCGGGATGTCGAGTTTCATGTCAGCTCTCTCGGGGGTACACCGATCCGCGCTTTGGGACCGCGCGGGGCCATTCGTGTCCGGTGTAGCGGTTGTTCTGGAGGTCGTACTCCATGTTGACCTCGATCTCGATTCCTCCCGCTTGACGCCAAGAGGCGACCTTGAACGTGTGCCCTTGGAACTCGTCGCGGCCACGGACCTCTCGCACGTTCTGAGAGTCGCCGGTCTGGAGGTTGAAGAGGGGCGAGAAGACGCGACGGGCCACGATCTGCCCTGCGGCCTGCCTCTCTTCAGCTTCACGGTGCGCCGCTTCCTCCCAGGCCCGAATGTGCTCCGGGGTGACGCCCGCGAGGTGTGGCACTTCGGCGATGGGGGTCCAACGCCCCTCGAACTTCCTCGGGATGTTCGCGAGGGCCGCGTTGACGACTCTCGTGCAGTCGGGGCACCAGGTCGAGTTGTTCAGGGGCTTCAGACAGCCGTGTCCGCTCCCCGTGTAGATGTACTGAGCCCCACATTTGCCGCATCGCTTGTAGCTCTGAGTCGTCATGTCGAGCCCTCAGTCTTCCTTACGGTTTTCGCACACTTGGTGCAGAGTCCTTCGTCTTTGGCGAGTAGCTCGGTGAAGTCGAAGAGGTTGCCGCAGCCCCAGCACGGCGTGTCCTTCGCGTAAGGCGGAAGGTCGTCCTCAGGGGGCAGGAAGCCGCTCTTGTTCTTGATGCTCATCGGGGTCGGGTGACGGTGGAAGCGAACGAGGCGTCTAGTGCAGCCCGGCAGCCCGGGCACGTGACGTCGTTCGCGTAGCCCGTGACCTTGGAGTGGTTGTTCGATGGCGCGCCGCAGGGGATCCCGAACGTAGGCTTCCCTGCGTAACCCCAATAGTGCAGGTCGGTGGGCTTGGGTTCGGTCATCGGGTCTTCTTGATGGACATGCGCGGGCCCAAGGCGCGCATGTCTTTGAGGTCGTACGTCGCGTAGACGTGCGGACCGTGGTGCTCCGTCAGGATAATGGCGAAGTCCTGGTACTGGAGCACGAAGGCTCGGTTGAAGTAGAAGATCGAGCCGTCCTGGTGCACGACGATCACGCTGCCGTCGAGTCGCTTGTCCGTCGCGAGGAGCTTCTCGTCGAGCGCTGCGGCTTTCGCCCGCGCTTTGGTGTAGGTGAGCTTGGGGGTGTCCTTGGTCATCGGGGTTCTCACGGGATGCCTGCGAGGGCCATCTCCGCGCGGATGGTCTCCCGCGCTTCCGTCGTGGCCTTGCCGAGGAGGTTCTGGCCCCGCCACTGGCGGGGGTTGTCGGCACCGGGATCCGTCGCGCGCATGCCGATGCCCCACACCCGGTCTTCGGGGGACGCCTCGACGAACTGGAGGTCTCCCGTCGCGAGGAGCTTCTCCCGCAAGTGCTCGTTCTGCCTGTACTTCTCGACGACGCCTCGAAGCACGATCTGGTAGCGGACAGCCGCCCACTGGTCCTCGACGTACCCCTTCACGCCACGGCCGTAGCGCTTCTGATCCGCGGGGTCCGCAGTCGCCATGATGCGGGCCTCCGCCACGGTGTCGCCGAAGAGGCGAGCCTTCTCCGCCATCATCCACTGCTCGACGCACGTGTAGCTCTTGCCGTCGATGGTGAAGGGGGACGCCTCCCAGTTGGACGGCCACTGGCCCCAGAAGAGAGCGTAGTTCCCACGGATCGTCATGTTCTTGCGGGGCATCATCGTGGCCTCAGGGAAGGGTGAGAGGGCTCGTGTGTCGAGGAAGGGGGTCCGGGAGGTACGTCGCGTCATACCTCCCGTGCAGGTGCTTGAACGGGATGCTGCGGTACTCGCGGCGTTCGGCCGTCCGTTGCGGGCTGCCCGTTGAAGAGCGGGCGTCCGGGTTTGTCCGACGGGACGACCTTGTAGTAAGGCATCTCGCTGATGTGTCCATCGTCCCACAGGATGCGGAGGACAGCGGTGCCGTCCGACCCCATGCACGTGTGGCACTCGCAGATGACCGTCCCGTGTTCGAGCAGAGTGCGGACTCGTTCGCCGTAACTCGACATGTTCACTCCAGCCAGAAGACATCGATGCGGTGGCCGTCGTACTCCCACACCTCGACGTGCTTTCGATCCGTGCTCCCCTGGTTCGCCCACTTCTCGTGTACGAACGCCACGTCGAACACGCAGGCCATCCCGAGGGACCGGAGGGCTTCGAGAGCATCGTCCACGCGTGACTTGGTGTTGTCGTAGGGGAAGAGAACGAGATCCAGATCCAGATCCTTCTGACTCTCGTTCTTGATCAGGAGACTTCCCGCGAGGGCGCACGCGTACCCGGCGTCTTTCATCACGGGGATGGCTCTCGCGATGAAGTCGAACGCGAGGTCACGCGTCCACGGTGTCCACTTCTTCATGCTCGTGCCTCTACACCGTTGGCGATGAGATCGCAGGAGCGGCTGATTCGCCCGAAATGCCGGGTCCAGGCGTAGGACACCATGAAGAGGAGATCCTTCATGACGGGATCGACCCAGACCTCCTTGTTCGCGTAGTAGCGTTGGTAGAACCCGGCGGTCACCTTGGACTTGGGGTTCGAGGCGACGTGCCGCTCGATCCCTTTCAGCCATCCCGTGGAACCCGGAGCGTGGACCTTCCAGCCCGCCTTCAAGAGGATCTGGCGTTGCAGAACCTTCGTGCGATCTCGGAGTTTTCTGACCGAGGCGGTGGCCTGCATGTACTCGACGAGAAGCGCGTCAACGCGAACGGTCCGGGTCGCACCCATGTGAGGGGCTTACACCGGACCGTGGTGTACTAGGAGCGCATGAGGACGCTCAACGAAGAGAAGGCGTGGCGAGAAGAGTCGCGTGCCCGGAAGGCGCAGGAGCGTGCAGATAGGGTCCTCGCGATCCAGAGCCAGCAGATCCCGCTCCGCGAGGGGGTTACGGAGCAGATGCGGGACCGGATCCATGCGGTGATCGTTGGAGGGGGTGCAAGCCCCTGTGGCTTCGCTTGCGACCACTGCAAGACGGAGTTGTACGACATCAGCGGGGGCGTCGTGCTCACGTCCTACCCACCGCAGCGGCGGATCGGGTGTCCCGGCTGTGGGTGGACGGGCACAACCTCGTTGTGAAGGTCACCCCGGACACGAAGCTGAGCGAGCTTCTGGCGCGTCCCCGGCGCCGGGCCCCGCCTGGTGTTCTGGTCAGCGACGCCCTGATACGGAGCGTTCGACAGTCGCTCCAGGTCGAGGGGCACGAGGTGTCGGAGGAGGCGGTTCGCAGGGCAGCCCATCGTGTCCTACCCTCGACAACCCCCGATGATCCTGTGTTACAGTCGGGCAGTATGGCCAAGATGCTGATCAAGGGTGAGTGGGCGGGGTTTCCGGCAGTCACGGGGTACACGTACGTGCCCATCGGCTGGCCGAAGGGGAAGCAGGCAAAGGTCTTCCTGGTGACGCACACGCCGCAGTCGGCGGCGCTGCTCGTCCCACATCTGACGGGTGCCTACGCTGCGGCGTACGCTGCCGGCCGCTACGTGGACTCGGACCGCCCTTGGATCCGGCAGCCGACGCACTTCGTGGTGACGGCGGACCTCTCGTTCGTAGCGCACGCGGACGGCGGGGACCCCTCGTGGGGGATGTTCGAGATCCCCGTGGCGGGAACGCCGGGGCAGAGCGAGTTTCGTTCCATGGGCTGGAGTCGAGCGGTCGTCCTGAGTGCGCGGCCGATCACGACGCTCGAAGAGCTGGCCTCTCTGAGGTGAGTCATGGCGACGATGGAAAAGCGTCTCGGACGTGAGGTCTACGGATCCGGGACCGTGCAAGCCTACATCGATGGGCGGCCGCACGGGACTTCCAGCAACCCGAAGACCAAGGCGGATCGGGCGGTCGAGAAGCGGATGAAGCGCGCTGCCAAGCGTGGCGCGCGTGAAGAGGCGCTCCGCCTAGCGGCCCGGGACAGCGAGTAGCCAGGGGGTGAGGCGGGCGCGCAGCTCGTCCTTCACCTTGTCCGCCTGCTCCTGACCTTCCATCCAGCGTTCGACGAAGTGGTTGCGGTGCTCCTCGTTGCCGGCGTAGCCTCCCTTCGCCTGTGCATCACACTCGGCCCAAGCCTTGTCGGCTTCCGCGAACACCTCGTCGAGGGGTTTGCCGTCTTTCGCGTCCCGGAGGAGGTCGAGCGCCTGGTGGACGTTGCCGCCCGCACCGGGAATGGCGCTGGAACCGAGCGCGTTGTAGTTGGCCCCCTCGAAGTTGGGGAACACCTGCGTGATGATGAGGGCCACGGTGATCGGGTGGCCGGGGTACACGACATCGCGCTGGTTCACGACTTCTGGCTCCGGATGATGGCGTCTTCGCCCCGCGTGCAGTCGTGCCAACCCATGAGGTCCAGCCACAGGTAGTGGCCGGGTTCGTTCTTGACCTCGGCCACGGTGCAGCGGCCAAGGACCGGGAGCACGACTTCCTTCGTCTCTTCCTTGCAGACGTGCATGGTCAGCCTTCCTCATCGAGCAGGTCGTGGGCGTCTTGTCCGTCTCGGAGCTTAGCCGCTGCCTTGGGGTCGAGAACATCGAGCGCGTCGAGGAGGCACCCCCTCGGGCCCCGGCTGTCGACGCGGTAGTTCGGGTAGATCGCGAGCGCGAAGAGGAGCTTCTGCGCGGCCTTGTGGAGGTCCTTGCGGCTCGGCTTCTTCGGCTTGGGCATCAATAGCCCCCGCCCTCGGCCCGGTCGGCGCAGTCGTCGCACTGGTAGCCGAGCGCCTTGTCGGCGGGCGTGAGCTTGTCCGGCTGGTGGCAGGTCGGGCACGGGAGGTCCCGGGGGTTGTCCGGGGTCGCCGCGCGCAGGGCGCTCTTGCCACCGGGGTCGGCGAACATCGAGCGGTCGTCCTCGTCGTCGAGGTCGAAGTCGCCCGCATCCTCGTCGTCGTAGTCCTCGTCGTCGTAGTCCTCGTCGTCGTAGTCCTCGTCGGGGTCGTAGCTCATGGTTCAGTCCTCCGTCCATACACCCCGTGGACTCTCAGATCTGGTATATTGTCGCCACTTTGAGGCGCTGATCTATCAGATCTGAGAGCTGGTGGTGCCCGAGGGTCACTCCGCCGCTTCGTTCTTCTTGGCGCGCTTCTTGGTCTCGGTGATGGTGATGTCCGTACGGATGGCCAGCGTGTCGCCCCGCTCGCGGATGTAGTCGAGGCTGCCCATCGCCTTCTGCGCCAGGTCCGTCGTCCCGTGCCACGAGATGACGCCTTCCGAGCCAAGGGTGAGCTTGAACCAGCCCTTGAGGGTGGCTTCGCAACGCCGGACGGTGGAGTACACGTCGCAGATGCCGTACGTCCCGCTCTTGTCATAGGGGTCAACGAAGCCGCGCGCGAGGAGGTCGGCCTTGACGATGCTGTCCAGGTTGTGGACGTGGCCGTACGTGCTCCCACTCTTCGCCAGACGGATGCGTTGGCCCGTCTCGAAGATCCCGTCTTCACGGTTGTACCAACGGTCGCTCTCGACCTCGTGCTTGGCCTCGGCCTCTTCCGGGGTCATCCCGAACTTGGCCGTCAGCTCGGCCAGCCGGGCCTTGGCGGTCACCAGCTCGGCCTCGACGGCCGCCTTCTTGCCGGCGTCGATCTTGAGGCTCGCCTCGGTCGTCGTCGCGACGATGCACGCCAGGTAGCGGCGCGTCTCGCTCTTGCGGGTCGAGCTGACGGTTGAGTGGTTGCGCTTCTCGTCGACGACCTGGATGGTGTGAATGAGGGCCATGTACCCTCTACAACGCGACCCGGGATCGATCCATCGGGGAAAGTTCAGGCCGTGGTTCGCCTCAGCCTGGAAGCCGGGACGAGCCCCTGGAGGTCCTCGATCCGCTTGTTGCAGTCGGCGAAGATGTCCATGCAGTAGGGCACGCAGATGGGATCCTCGTGGGTGTCCCGGCTGCGCGCCCACGCGAGGCGGGCTTCCCGCATCTCCGCCACGGACGCGAGGGGTCCGATCGGCGTCCCCTTCTCCCGGGGGTACACGATGCACGGGTAGTGGCCATCGGGGGTCAGCACGATGTCGTCCTGGACCCACCAGCAGTGGTGGCTGTCCCGACCCTCGACGAGCCCCCGAACCGGTCTCCCGGCCTTGTAGTGCTCGATCCGGTAGCGTAGGACGGGCATCCGTTCGAGCAGCTCGGGCGAGATCTTGTCGAGAATGTCGAGGGGGATATCCCTCCTGAGCTGTGTCGCCGTCGCCAGCTTGATGTCGGCCACCCCAAGGGCTCCGAGAAACGCCAGTGTCTCCGGGATCTGCGCGAGGTTCTCTTCCGTGATGGTGGTCCCGATGATCACGTAGGTGAGCTTCGAGAGCATCCGGATGTTCTCTTTCACCCGGTCCCACGTCCCCGGGCGGCCCGAGAGCTTCGCGGCCAGCTCCAGGTCTTGGCAGTCGGCCGAGATCGAGAAGTCGTTGACCCCGGCCTCGACCAGCTCGCGGTACAGCTCGGGGCGTGCGGCCCCGTTCGTCGAGACGGCGATCTTCGGGATCCCGAGGTCGCGCGCGGTCCGAACCATCGTGAGCAGGTCACGGTGCAAGGTCGGCTCCCCGCCCGTGAAGCGGACCGCCTGGATCTGGTGGTTGGCTAGGTCCGTGAGCAGCGCGCCAACCTGCTCGACGGTGAAGTCCCGGTCGCACACCGAGCCGTTGCAATAAACGCAACGGAAGTTACAACGCCCGGTGATCATGAAGCACGCCCGTGTCATGGGGGACGTGGTGCTACACGTGCGGGCGCGTTCGTCTTGCAGGGTGTAGAAGCCGATCTTGTCGAGGTGTGTCATAGCTCTTAGGTAGCAAATGTCAGACGTAGAACTGATCCGGTGCCGGGACTGCTCGCTCCCCAAACCTCGAAAAGACTTCTACTCGATGACGAGTGGGCGGCCGAGAATGCCCTGTAAGGAGTGCCGCCGCACCACTCGAAAACCTCTGACCAGTGAACAACGAGAACAGTACAGGACGTACATCAAGTCTTGGAAAGGGGCGCGACTGGCGAACGGGTGGTGCATTCGCTGTAAGCAGAAGGCGGTGACGAACATTCTCTGTCTGTACCACTGGTTCCAGGGCATCGGGAATCCATATGGGCTCCAAACTAAGAACGGTGGTACGGCCCTTCTACAGTCTATCTGGGATGAACAGTGTGGGCTGTGTGCGGTGACAGGTGAGCCGCTTATTCCAGGGGTCAACGCTAGCCTGGATCACATAGTACCGCGGTCTAAAGGCGGCCTTTCCGTAAGGGGTAACCTCCGATGGGTTCTGTTGGAGGTCAACACTGCGAAGCACGACATGTCTGACGAGGAGTTCGTGGCTCTATGCCGCAAAGTTGTGGCCGCACACGACTCCAGGAAGTGACGTGCTTACGACACTAGGGACATCAGATCGCGATCTCGGGGGCGTTGTTCGCGAGGCGGTTCGGGGTCGCCCACACGCGGCCGTTGTAGGAGACGTGCGCGTAGGGCACGCCGTCCTGCTCGATGATGCCCGCCTTGGGGTCGCGGTACATCGCGTGGTAGCTCTTGGAGCCCCACTGCGCGACCACGAGCTTGGCCGCCTCAGCGAACGAGGCAACGGCAACCGACTTCGACTTGGTGACGTGGACGACGAGGGCCATGACTCCACTACCGTGCGAGGGGGCGACGATCCATCCGGGTCAGGGGAGATTCTTGAGGAGGGCCTCCTTGCACTTCTCCACGTACTCTTCCAGCTCGCCCCACGTGACGGCCTTGTCGTCGACGGCCTTGCAGACCTCGGGGCACGACTGGTCGTCTTCGATGAGGCCCTTCGAGAAGGCCAGGGTGTACTCCACGATTTCACGCTTCATGGCGTCGGTCAGCATGGCACTTCCTCAGTCTTGGGTTGCGAGACGGGGGAGCAGCCCCACATGGAGCGCGCCCACACGGATTCGAGGACGATGTAGAGGACGAGCCCGACTCCCTGGCAGAGCAGGAGGAGCTTCCAGGGCACCGTCCCGAGGGTGGCGCGAAGGAAGGGGTAGAAGATCATCGTCGACACGATGCGGTACGTGAGGGCCTTCATGGTGATTCGGCGGACCTCAACCACATCGTTCGGGAGGATCCCGTAGTTCGAGTCGTGCCAGATGCGCTCGTGGATGAACCCGAAGAGGGCCATCAGGACGGCGTACAGGACGAGCATCTTCGGCGTCGCGTGCCACGCGAGGAAGACGGCGGTGAACCACCCGAGCGAGGCGACCTTGTATACACCGACCTTCACGGCCGAGCGCCAGTGGCTCGACTGCGCGCTGCGGTCCGGCTCCCATGGCTCGCGGTCCTTGTAGCGGTCGTACGTGCGGAAGGCCCAGAAGAAGACGGGGTAGACGATGGGCTCGAAGTGGAGCACGAGGAAGAGGGGGATCAGCTCGGGCATCCCGGCGAGCCACGAGAGGTACGGGAAGAGCACATCTTCGATCAGCTCCCAGATGAGCGCCGCCCAGAAGAACCGCTTGCCGTGCTTCTTGCCGAGGGCGCGCAGCTCCCGGTAGATGGCCGGGAGGTTGATCTTCTCCCACAACTGGCCGAGCACCCAACGGACGATGCGGAACACGGCGTTCATCGTGGTTCCTCGCCTTTCTTCCAGGCGCACTTCTCGTCCCACACCCACTCGCCACCTTGGTGGAACTGGTACTTGCGGGTCTTGCCGTTGTCGATGCCCACGACCGGGTGATCCTTCTCCAGGGAGCACGTGACCTGCTCACCGTCGGCGACGATCACCTTGTCCCCGCACACCTCGGGCTCTGGCGGGCACTCGTGCACGCTTCCGACGAGGGCTTTGCCGTCCTTGGTCTGGCAGGCCCACACGCCGCCCCCGAGGTGCTTGCGGACCATCCCGCAGTGGCGGCACTTCACGTCGTGCTTGCGGCCCCGCCACGAGTGCCGGCGGGGATTCACAAGACCACAGCCGTTGCAGACGCGATCGCCCTTCGAGTTCTTGTGGCAGCCGGTCAGGTGCTCGCAGGTCATGGGATCCTCTTACACCTTCACGTCGATGCCCGCGCGCCGGAGCTGCGCGATGAAGTTCCGGATCGCCCGGTGATCGCTCGGGTGCTGCGAGATCCCGACCATGCCCATCTTCGGGTCGGGCGGCAGCACGCGGACGTGTGATCCATAGTACTCGATACGGCAGCCGTGCTTGGTGACGCAGATGTCCAGGATCTCTTTGAGGTCGAAACGAGCCATGAGGGCACACTCCTGAGGGTTGGGGTTGGGAGCGCGTTCGGGACTACAACGCGCCCTCCGGGGTGACCCATCGGGAATCGGGCGGCCTCTCAGCCCGGCCCAAGGTCGGACCAGGGACGGTCGTGGAACGCGATCGCGCCGTAGATGTCCTGCCCGCCGACCCGGCGGACCGCGGCGCCGAAGCGGCTGTCGCAGCACGCGACGTAGGTGCCCCCGAAGCTGAACGTCTCGTCTTCGGGGACCCACTTGCCGTACACGTCGAGCTTGGCGGGGACCGCGTGGATGGTGTTGATCGGCCCCTTGCGGAGCAGGACGGCCGGGCACGTCGGGGTCGGATCGAATGGCCCTTCGGCGTTCACGATCAAGACCTTCTGGTGCTTCGACGAGAGGCCCCCGTTGGAGCAGTCGCCCATGCCACTTCGGTAGATGTCTGCGATGATTCCCACGGGTGCCTCTTTTCGTCTCGTTGGGGTCACGCGGCCAGGGCGGCCGCGTATTTCGCTTCGGCAGCCGCCACCGCAGCGGCACGCTCGGCGGCGAACTTGGCCGCCTGGCGGACGGCGCTCTTGGCGAACACCGTCTCGACCTTCGCGACCTCGGCCGGGTCGACCTCGACCTCGACGTTGTGGGTCGCCGTGAACACGCGTTCGCCGGAGGCCAGCTCGATGCCCACGCGGGCGCCGTACTTGCTGTCGCCGGTCCAGAACACGCGACCGGTCGTGCCCACCGGGACCTTGCGGCCACGGACAACCTTGACGTTGCGGCCGTACTTGACGTGACGCAGCTCGTTCCGCGCTTCGTCCAGCTCGCGCGAGTGGTGGAAGCCGGCGTTCTCCGCCGCCTGCTCGACCTGCCACGCCGCGTAGCGGACCATCAGCTCGGGCTCGGCGTCGACCTCGGCGTACGCCGTCGTGGAGCCGTAGTCCGAGTTCACGTACCGCGACTCGAACGAGTCCGTCGCCTGGTTGTAGCAAACCGCGAAGGTCTGGTACTCGAAGATGTCCGACATGACCTGGACGCTCTCGGAGTAGACCTTGACCGTGAGGCCGATCTCGCTCGCGACGAGGACGTTGTTGTCGTAGGTGTGTGCGCCGGTCTTCTTGGGGAGGTAGCGGGCCATGCTCCTACTACCGTGCGAGGGGGTGCTGATCCATCGGCTCCCTCAACTTTCTTTCGGGTGCCGGTTCCCGGTGTACTTTGGGGGCATGGAAGACGACGAAGTGCTCCCCGGGGAGGACGCCACCAAGGCGGAAGGCGAAGGCGAGAGTGCCCCTAGGGTCGGGAGCGGCGAGGTCTGCCCCGGCTGTGGGGACTACAAGCCGAGCGCAGAGGACATCGACTGCTCTCGGAAGGGACTCGGAGACCCGTTCAGCGACTACTGCTGGGGCGGCATCGACGGGCGGCCCGAGTGCCCCGTCTGGCAGGAGGAGTACAGCGGCCGCTACGTTCGCCTGGTGACGTGCAGCGAGGTCAAGGTTCTCGAAGCTCTGGCCGCGAACCTCAAGGAAGTCCTCTGGTCTCTGGACCGGGACGATCACATCTGGGACATCAAGGTCCACGGTGGCCCCACCGGGAAGCTCGGGATCGCCGTGAACGAGTGGGACTCGTTCACCAAAAAGAAGCGCGAAGCCCTCGTCGTCTACTCCGAGGGCTTCGTGGCTGGGGCACTGGCGGTGTTCTGATGGTCTACGAGATCCTCGACAGCCGCTTCTCGCCCTCGATGGACGCATGGGCAGTGATGCTCCGGTCGGCAGAGACGAAGCTCTTCGCGCGGCCGAATGCGGGCACCACCGTGGTCGATCGGGCAGAGCGCCGGTTCCACGTGTGCAACACGGCGAACACGAACGTCGTCGGGTCCGCGCTGGTGCTCATTACCCCCGAGGATGGGAACCGGGAGCTGGCTCCGACGGGGGAGCTTCGCGACGCACTCCGATGGTGTACCTCCCTTCGCATGGACTTGACCCGTATCGAACGGTTCCGCGTTCTCAGTGCAAAGGAAGGCGCGGCGCGTCACGAGGACGGGGAGGCACTGTCCGAACAGGAGCGGTGGGAGCTTAGCGACCTCTTCGACGAGTACCAGCGATTCCAGAAGAACGCGATTCCGCGTCTCGAATGCTGCGAAGAGGCGCGGGTGCACCCGGCGATCGTCTTTACGGTCAGGGTCGACCCAGACTCCATCACAGGTAAGGCGTGGTGGCGCACGAGCTACCACACGGACCTCGCGCCGGATGGTCACTACGACACGGATCCTGAGGGTCGGTTCTGCCCGTTCTGTGGCAAGCCCGTCCCGAAGATGCGCCGGAAGAACCCGCCCCCCGCCCCTCTCTGTGTCATCACGGACGGCGGGTACTACTGCGACACCTGTGGACGTTCGCGAGACTGTCTTTGCCTGCCCCCCGCTGCGGCCTTCGAGCCTGTGCCCGAACCTGAGACGTATCTGGTTCAGACGGGGCCTGGGGAGTTCGAGGACGTGCCGGTAGGGTGCGGGCCGAAGCCGTCGGGGTTCGAGGGAACGACGGAGGAGTGGGTCCGACTACGGAAGCCCCGGAGTTGAGCCATGAGCCTCAAGTACCCCCGCACCTCCCACTTCCCGTTCTCCCCTGGAGGCGAGAGCGACGACAAGCGCATGAAGAGCGTCGGTTCGCTCCTCAAGGTGCCCCTCGTCTTCACCGAGAAGCTCGACGGCAGCAACGTGAGCCTCGAACGGGAGGGGTGTTTTGCGCGCAGCCACGGGAAGCCGCCGTCGCACCCGAGCTTCGACGCCTTCAAGGCTCTGTGGGCGTCGTTGCGCGACAGCATCCCCGACAACCTCCAGGTGTTCGGGGAGTGGCTCTGGGCGAAGCACTCGATCGCCTACACGGCGCTGCCCGCCTACCTGACCGTCTTCGGAGTACGCAACGCGCAGACACTCCGTTGGCACTCGTGGGCCGAGGTCGAGGAGTGTGCGGCGTCCCTCGGGCTACCGACAGTCCCGGTTCTCGCACAGCCCGCTCCAGCACCCCGAGCGCAGGACCTCCAGGCCATCGTTGAGCGCTTCGCGGTGCAGCCGTCAGCCTGCGGTGGGGAGAGGGAGGGCGTCGTCGTTCGGTGGGCCTGCGGCTTCGGAGAGGGCGAGTTCTCACGCGCGGTTGGAAAGTGGGTCCGAAAGGATCACGTCAGTTCGGGAGACCACTGGATGCACGGGCCCGTCGTCCGAAATGGGCTCCGGCCAACCCCTTGATCCGCAAGACTTCGGTGTTGTTCACCGCTTGCGTGTGCCTGATGTAGTCGCTCGTGTACATGTGCGCGGCGGGCATCTCGAAGGCTTCGCGCAGAACCGGCTCGTGCTCTAGATCCATGGGCCCGAGTTCGAGGAACCGCGACTTGCGGTCGACCTGCCGGTGGGCGACGAGGATGATCCCGTCGAGGCAGTTGATGATGAAGGGTCGTAGGTCCTGGTCATCGAGAACGGGGTCGTCGATGCCGTAGAGGCTGAGGTCGACGAAAATATGGCCCACGATGCGTCCTTGGGGTCCAAGGACCACGACTTCGGACCGGGGATCTCCGACCGTGCGGAGGGCCATACCCTTGGAAGCCTAGAAGGAAAAAGCGCGCTGGTGTACTTCTTCTATGAAACCCTGGTGTGAGATGTCCTACCAGTACAACCAACGGGCAATCGTGGCGGCCACCTACCCCAAGTTCTTCCTGAACGCCTTCAAGGCGATCCAGCCGCACGAGACGACCCGGATGGTCACGGAGGTACTCCGGTGTACCACCTACCTCGACGCCACCGACGCCCCGGAGGCGATGACGCGTGAAGCCTACGTGGCGCATGCGTACCACGAGATCGTCAAGACCATGCACGAGGCAACGGGGGAGGCTCTGCACCCGGTGCTGTACTCTCCGAAGCTGGACGAGGCCATCGAGGCCGCTCTGACGGCTGTGAACCACGAGTCCACGAGCCCCTCGGTCGAGTACGTGCAGGCTTCGGCGAAGGGGAACAAGCTGGAGATGCGCTTTCGCCTCTGCTACGGATGGGCGCAGTCCCACGAGGAGGCCGAGTCGGAGTGGCACGAGGCTCCGGACGCCAACGAGCTGTTGGCGAAAGGTCTTGGTACGGGGTGTCGAGCCCACAAGTCTCGGATCGTGGAGGGTTTCGGTGGGGGCGCGACCTACGCATGGGAGGTCACCTACGAACGGGAGCTGGACCTCGTAGGGCTCTTGGAGCGCGCTCTGGGGGAGACCCTCAAGAAGCACCTGGCCGGGGAGTACGACCGCTCCAAGCGTTGACCGGTGTACATGTGGACATGTCCAAACGACGTGGCCACGGGATCGAGCGCCTCCAACCCATCGACACCCTGCGCGTGCTCCGGTCCTTCGACACGGGACGTACGTGGCTCCGACCAGGCGAGGTCTTCTTCGTCACCACGGACTGGAACCACGGCCTGATTGTGGCTCGGTCGAGGGACTTCAGGGAGATGGGGATCCACGTCTCGTGGGAGCAGATCCGGACGTACTGCGAGCTTCTGACCTCGAAGGGTCTGGCGATCGACCCCCGACCCTTCGAGGAGCGTGGCGAGGCTGCGCTCTCCACCCCAAGCTACGGGCTTGGGTACATGCAGCAGCGCGGAGCGAGCTGACGGCTAGGCCGTCGGGGCCGTCCGTCGCTTGCCCGTGAGGTAGTCGAGAAGGTCAATCCGGCCACCGTAGTGCACGGGGATGCGGGCCCTTGCGAGGGCGGCCGCAACGAGCCGGTGGTGGCCATCGAGGACGATGGGGACGGGGTAGATGAACCCGTTGTGGCACTCGTTGTCCACGTCGATGGGGTCGATGGACTTGCCCGCGCGCAGCAGCTCGTAGAAGTGCCGGACCCGTCCGAGGTCCCAGGCGTCCGGGAGGTTCGTGCGCTTGTCTTCGGGGACGAACTCGTGGACTGCGGGGTACTTCTGGAGCGTGTTCGCTCGGGCCTTCTCGTAGAGATTGCCCGTCCACACGAGGTTATAGAGCTTCCACAGGCGCGTGGCGATCACGACGTCGACCTTGGCTTCTTCGTCGGCCATTGCGCTAAGCTACACCGTCCGGTGTACCGGGAGGCTCCATGTCGAATCGCATCGGCGCAGACCATTCGAGGTTCAAGGACATCATCCGCAAGAAGGTGCGCGGGAACCTCTCGAAGTACATCTCTTCGGGGGAGCTTCTCGGCCGCGTCGGCAAGGATGTCGTGTCCGTGCCGATCCCTCAGATCGACATGCCGCGCTTCGTCTACGGTGACAAGCAGGCGGGGGGCGCAGGACAGGGGGATGGGGACGTAGGCGATCCCGTGGGCGGCGACCCGGACCAGAAGGGCAAGGGCAAGAAGGCCGGCAAGGACACGGACAAGCACGGGATCGAGGCGGACATCTCCATGGATGAACTCGCCGACATGCTCGGAGACGAACTCCAACTCCCGAAGATCGAGAACAAGGGCAAAGAGAACATCATCCAGGACTCGAACAAGTACACGGGGATCTCCAGAGTGGGGCCCGGGTCGCTGCGCCACATGAAGCGCAGCTACAAGGAGACGCTCAAGCGCGCCATCTCGTCGGGGGACTACAACCCCGACCAGCCCGTGCTCATGCCCGTGCGAGACGACTGGCGCTACCGCGCGCCGGACATCACCCTCAAGCCGCAGGCGCAGGCCGTCGTCATCTACATGATGGACGTGTCGGGCTCGATGGGCGACGACCAGAAAGAGATCGTCCGCCTGGAGTCCTTCTGGATCGACCTCTGGCTCCGACGTCAGTACAAGGGCATCGAGACCCGGTTCATCACCCACGACGCAGAGGCGCGCGAGGTCGACCGGCACACGTTCTTCCACACGCGCGAGTCTGGAGGGACGAGGATCTCGTCGGCTCTGGACCTGTGCATGAAGATCATCGACAAGGACTACCCCTCATCTTCGTGGAACATCTACCCTTTCCACTTCTCCGACGGGGACAACTGGTCGACTGAGGACACGGAGGATTGCATCAAGGTCCTGCGCGATCGCCTCCTGCCCGTCGTGAACGTGTTCTCGTACGGACAGGTCGATTCTCCGTACGGGTCGGGGCAGTTCTACAAGGACCTCCGAACGGCATTCCCCGACGACGATCGGGTGACCCTGAGCCAGATCGCAGACCGCGATGCGATCCTCCCCTCGATCAAGGAGTTCCTCGGCAAGGGAAAGTAGGGCCTCGTTCGGGGTGGACTCGGTGTACCACCGCGCCCATGCACCACCTGCCCGAACCGGCATTCCTCATCGAGGTGGCCTTGGGCCTCCTCGTCTTCTTTGTGCTCCTCTCAGGGGTACGAGTCATCCCGAACAATCGCGTGGCCGTCGTTGAGAAACGGTGGTCACGCAAGGGCTCCGTCAAGAGCGGCTTCATGGCCCTCGGGGGCGAGGCGGGCTACCAGCCCGACATGCTCCGTGGCGGCATCCACTGGCTCACGCCGATTCAGTACCGCGTCCACAAGGCGCCGCTGGTCACCGTGCCGCAGGGCAAGATCGGCTACGTCTTCGCGCGCGACGGCAAGCAGCTCGAAGCGACGCAGACCCTCGCAGGATGCGTGGTGGGGTGCGCCAATTACGGGGATGCTCGGGCGTTCCTCGCAGGGGGAGGTCAGCGGGGCCCGCAGATGACGATCCTCCGTGAGGGGACGTACGCCATCAACCCGGCCCTCTTCGCGGTCTTCACCGAGGACGAGGTGTATGGGCTGAGCCTGTCGAATGACAAGCACGAGCTGGAGAAGATGTCGACCATCATCCGGGAGCGTGATGGCTTCAAGCCGATCGTGATCCGGGGCACGGACGACAAGATCGGGGTCGTGACCGTGCACGACGGCCCGGGTCTCTCCCACGGGGACGTGATCGCCCCGCTCGTCGGAGAGGATCCGGAGAAGCCCTCCTACCACAACAACTTCCAGGACCCTCTGCTCTTCCTGGCTGCGGGCGGCCGTCGTGGGCGCCAGATGCAGGTGCTCGTCGACGGGACCTACTACATCAACCGGCTCTTCGCGACGGTCGAGCTGATCCCCAAGACGGTCATCGAGGTCGGCACGGTCGGCGTCGTAGTCTCCTACACGGGCGAGGCGGGCGCGGACCTCTCGGGGTCGGACTACTCGCACGGGGAGCTGGTTCGCAAGGGTCAGCGCGGCGTGTGGGACGAGGCTCTGATGCCGGGCAAGTACGCGTTCAACACGTACGCCGGGAAGATCGTCACGGTCCCGACCACGAACTTCATCCTCAAGTGGGAAGAGACGGAAGTGTCTGCTCACAAGTTCGACGAGAACCTCTGCGAGGTCGGGCTCATCACCAAGGACGCGTTCGAGCCCTGGCTGCCGCTCTCGGTTGTCGTGCACATCGACTACCGCAAGGCGCCGCTCGTTGTCCAGCGCTTCGGTGACATCCAGCGCCTCGTGAACCAGACGCTCGACCCGATGGTCAGCGCGTACTTCAAGAACGTGGCGCAGACCCGGACGCTGATCCAGCTCATTCAGGAGCGCAGCGAGATCCAGAGCGAGTCGGCCGTGGGGATGAAGGCCAAGTTCGCGCAGTACAACCTGGAGCTGGAAGAGGTCCTCATCGGCACGCCGTCGCCGGACGACAACGACAAGCAGATCGGCACCATCCTGACGCAGCTCCGCTCGCGTCAGATCGCCGAAGAGCAGATCGGCACCTACGACCGCCAGCAGAAGGCTGCGGAGAAGGAACGCGCGCTTCGCGAGGCCGAGGCGGTTTCGAGGGCTCAGCAGCAGCTCACCGAGTCCGAGATCTCCATCCGGACGCAGGAGAACGAGGGCAAGGCGCAGTACCAGCGGTCGATTCAGACGGCCTCGCAGATCCGTGCGATGGCAGAAGCGGAGGCCGACAAGGTTCGCGCGATGGCGCGCGCCGAAGCGGACAAGGTTCGCTACCTCGCCGAAGCCGAGGCGGACCGGGCTGCACGCGTCGGTATCGCGCAGGCCGTGGCGATCGAGGAGCAGGTGGCTGCCTACGGTGGTCCGAAGTTCCAGCTCACTCAGCAGGTCATGGAGGGCTTCTCGAACGCCATCCGTGAGTCGAAGGTCGATGTGGTGCCTCGCATCGTCGTCGGGAGTCAGAACGGCCAGGGCTCGGGCATCCTGGAGACTCTGCTGACGATGGTGATGTCGGACAAGTTCGCGGCTGACACGGTGCTCTCGGCGGCCCCCAAGCGGAGCCCGGAGACCGAGGCACTGCGGAACCAGATCCGCGCCGAGGTCGGCAAGAAGACCCCGGCGACGCCGACCAACGGCGCCTCGTAGTCGACCCCCGGACGTGCGAAAGGCTCCCACCCCATCGCGGGGTCGGGAGCCTTTCGTCGTTCTGCGGTGTCAGCCGGCGAGGCGGGTGGCGGAGCGCATCGTGCTTCGAGTGCGAATCCCTGACTTCGGTTCCTCGATCGTCTCCTCTGAGGGGGTCGCTTCTTCTGAGGTCGCCGCTGCGGAGGGTGCCCATCGGCCTCGTTCCCATCCGCGCGGCCCGGTTCTGGTGGCCTTGCCTTCCTTGAGGAGCTGGTGGAGCGTTGCGTAGGTCTTGGGCCGAGGGATCCCCGTCTTCTCTGTGACGTCTGCGAGGGTCTTGGCCCCCTCGTTCAGCGCCGCGAGGACCTTCATTGACATCGTTTCGGCTGCCATGCCTGTCCGACTCCTTTCGTGTCTTGGGGGTCTCGGCCAACACCGAGTTCCAGAGGTAGGTTGTCCCTATCCCGTACACCAGGTCACGGAGCCGAAGCCTGATTTCGACCGCGAAAAGGATGCGGTAAATAGCCGAAAGGCCACAGGTTCGGGAGAACCTGTGGCCACGTTCTTACGCTGTGCGTCAGCGGGCTTTCCGAGCCGCTCGCGCGTCACGCGCGTCGGCCACGTGCTCGGCCAGCTCCTCGATCTCGGACATCACGGACCGAAGACGCGCGATGCGGTCCAGGTGTTCCTTCGTGGCCTCGTTGATCGCGTTGTCCCCTTGCGGGTAGTAGTCCCGTCCGTGGGGGGCAGCTTCTTGCAGGGTGCTGATCGCCTTGCGGATCGCGCCGTTCACGTTGGCGAGCTGCTCGAAGAGGGCGTCGGGGCTCGTGCCGTTCAGGTGGACGGTCGGTTTGCGGAGGGTCTTGGTGGTGGTCATGTTTCCTCTACAACGTGGGTCAGGCGGGATCCATCACGAAACCGGGGGCGACCTTGGGGCGGTGCGTACACGGGAAGAACTTACCGTCGACCGTCGAGCGCGCGAATGCCGCTTTGCCGACCATGTACCAGCGGGGCTCCCACCCCTTCGAGGCCATCGCGGTGCCCGTGAAGCTCGTTCCGAAGTCCGGGACCTTCGTGACCTTGCGGTTGCGGCCGTCCCACTGTACCCGCGATCTGTGCCTGCTTGGTCTTCCGGTGCTCCCGCGCCGTAGCGGTCGAGCCGTCGACGAGCTTCACGGGCACGTTCAAGGGCCAGTCCACGCACTCGCCCTCTTTGACCCACACGCTGTTGATGAAGACGCTCACAGGCGCACCAGAACCCGCGAGAGCCTACGGGAAGCCCGGTTGGCCTGGCGTTTCTCAAACGGTCCCTCGACGATGAAGTTTGCGCGGCGGTATGCCTTGAAAGCCCGTCGGTACGAGTGGTTGTCCATGTCTCTACTACCGCACGTGACCGGGATCGATCCATCGGTGTACCGGGGGAACCGCGATGGCTCGACTCAACTCGTACGAGAGGCTCCTCCTCGACGATCCCCTTGAGCCGGGGGAAGAAGAGCCAGAGCTTCCGCCACCACCGAAGCCTCCGGTCCCCGTGCTCGAAGAGCAGACGCTCCCAGGCCACCTGGACCGGAGGTTCGGCCCTCTAACCGCCGAACGCGTCCGGGAGCTTCTCGCAGAGACGCAGAGGCAGAACCGCACGGTGCGGGCCATGGTCATCCACCCGGCCGACTTCGCCGACATCCTCCACGCGCTTAACGGGGTGGCTCAGTTCGCAGCCCTCGGTCAGGGACTCAGCCCGGGGCCAAGAGGTTATGTGGGAGCCTTCTTCGGGGTCGATACCTTCGTTCGACACGAAGCCTCACGAGGGACAGTCCTGTTCCTGGACTCTCTTCCGTTCGAGTTTCTTCCGTAGTTTTAGAGGTCTTCCCCGAGGCGCTCCCACACGGAGGGCGGCGGGATCGCCGTCTGCCCGATGCATTCGACAGCCGGGTGCGGCCCCGTGCTGGAGGTCCCGTCCGAGAAGCACACCCGGACGTTTGAGAAGGGCCCGCCGATGCTGACCTTCAACCCGGCGCCCCCGTTCGACTTGAGGTCGGGGTGCGTGCAGCCAACCCCTTTCCGGAAGGCACAGTCGCCGCACAGGAGCATGAAGTGCCCGGGGAGGCCCTCGCCCCACGGTACCTCGATGTAGAGCCGTGGGTGGTCGCTGATGGCCTTCCGGCACGCTTCCCCACGGCAGACGACCAGAACGTTGCCCGGCTCGGGCTTGTCCTGTTCGTCGCACTCGACCCACATGCGGAACTCGCAGATGTCCCGGTGACCCTCGAAGCCACAGAGCTGGCAGCGCTTGAACGTGGAGAGGGGGTGGGCGACGTTCTCCGTCAGCCGGGGCATCATGCTTCTACCCTACACCACAGCGCGGTGTAGAGGGTCAACGTGACCAAAGACCCGCCGTGCTGGAAGTGTGGGGGTTACGGCTTCATCGTGCAGGTCTACGCCCCGCTCATTGAGTGGAGGTTGACTCTAGGTGCCCGAAGTACGGGTCCGTTGCGCGAAGTCACGTTAAAATTCGGACTGCTTGCCCTCCGTGCACGTGTTTTCCACAGCCATGACGCATGGTCTGCGTACACCTCTCAGGAAGCACTTGAAGGGTAAATCGACCGGGGTTCGATCGATTTACCCTCTGTGGTGCGCCTCGTCTGTGCTTTACAGCTAGCGCATCGTGCTGGTGACGATGCGATCGGCCTCGTCGTTGGGTATCCCCATGAGTTTGTTCAACTCTTCGGCCCTCGCCTTCGCGGCGTGGTATGTGGGGAAGAACCCCTCACGGAGAACGGGTGTGTAGCCCTTCGTGCCGACATCTGCACGCCCGACCAGATAGCCTCGCGAGTCGACTACGGCCGTGAAGGCGAAGAGGAAGGGCTCGTCGTCCATGCTCGCCTACGGCTTCGGGGGGCGGGCCGCATACTCGCCGAGCATGTCGTCGACGTACGCGATGTTGAAGGGGCGGAGGATGTCCTGGACCTCCTCGCACTGTTCGAGGGTGCCGGACCATCCGGTGCTTCGGCCGGTGAAGACGACTTCTTCGGCGATCTCGGCGGCACAGGCGCGAAGGGGTTCGGAGTACTTGCGTGCGGACATGGTTAGATCTCCCGTCCATCTACCGTGCGTAGAACGTGGGGATCCATCGGTCCGTGCTCGTCATCCACCAGACGCTCCCACAGCGAGAGGTGTGGAACCGGGCGGCCGCACTCGGGGCAGGGTTGCCCGGGGGTCGTGTCGACCGCACCTCCGACCCTCCAGCATCGGAGGTTGCAGGGGATCGCTCGCGTAAGGTCTCGCTGCTCTGCCAGGCTGAGAGTCTTCCACGTAACCCCGTGCGCTTCGCACTGCGCGTGGATCCACTCCCACGCGCGCCGCTCCTCCGCTTCCGCTGCGGTCTTCGTCACGGGCTACTTGCTCCTGGCTTCTTTGCAGGAGGCACAGTCGGCTCGCGTGATGGGCCGGAAGGTGGCTCCAGGTTCTTCGGCGAGCACGTCTTCCTTCCCGTGTTCACCCGTCGTGCAGCCGATGACCTCGTTCGTGTGGCCACCGATGATCTCGTAGTGTTGCGTCACGCCCTTGCAGACGCCGCACGTGACATCGGAGAGGTGCTCCTCCGAGACCCACTGGTGACCGCTCGGCCACTCCCCCGGGACCCGGCTAGAGAAGGCACAGACAGGGAGTCCCTCACGAAGCACGTGGACGACGGGGATCCGCGGGTAGCTCGTGAACGGGATCATCTTGGCCGCCGCACGGATCTCCTTAACCCTTGCCCGACACGCTTCGCAGGTCACCCCCTCGAAGGTGTCGGACCACTTGTCCCATTCGACGAGCAGGGCTCCGCACGTTGCTCGGGGCCCCTTCGGCGCGTGGTGCACCTTCGGTAGGTTCGCAGCCTTCTCGGCCCGTTTCTCGGGCGAGTCACACATGAGGTCGAGGATGCCGGTGAGGACCGCTCCGTACTCGCGGAGCGCCCTCAGGACGAACACCATCGAGCCGGCTGTGCTCCCACGCTCGTGGTACACCTCGGCTTCTCGAAGGGTCTCTCCGATGGGGAGAAGCCTCTCGCGTAGGGCGTCGGTCTCTTGCTGGAGGTCGGCCAGCAATTTCTTCCCCGCCTCTTCTGCCTCTCGGACCAGCCGCTCGGTGTCAGTCTCCATGGTCCTGACTACACCAGGCCCGTGAGTGTCTCGGCGGGGATCGTGGGGACGAAGCCCTCCGGATGGTCGGACGGGAACCGAGAGTCCCTGGCGACCTCGATGCAGCGGTAGCCGTCGTCGTGGGTCTTGATCCGGTGCTCCTTGGTGTCCTTGACCTTCCGGGCGATCACGAAGCCCTTCTTGTGTAGCCGCAGGTGCTCGACGATGCCCGAGGCCGTCCAGCGGACCGTGCCCTTCCGGGTGGCGATGTCGCGAAGCATCTCGAAGGTCATGAGGGCGGGTTCGGTGCTCATGATCCGCTTCTACACCTCATGCAGCGTGGTTATGCTTCGCGAGATGGACACTGCGAAGAAGGAACGAGTGGGCAGGAAGATCCTCGCTGTGCTGGCGGAGGAGGGCGTGACAGACCCGGCCGAGGTTCTCGACCTGATGCGGGACGGAGCGGTCGGAGCCGTGGAGACGATGGCACCCCCAATCGCCAGCCTCGACGACGTTCCGCAGCCCTATCACGGGATGTTCCGCTCCATCGCCCCGGCAGACACCTACCTGGTCGTCACATGCACCGTCGAGGGCTCTCTGCCCGTACCGGACCGCATCGTCCGTGTCCCGGCCAAGACCCCTGAGGAGAAGGTCGTCCTGGCAGCCAAGGCACTGGCGGGGCCCGGACGCACGGTCCACCGTGTCACGGGGGTCTACTTGAAGGCGTGGATCATCACGTTCGCCCACTCGTTGGGACACCTGACCACGATGAAGGTCGACCCTCCGAAGCCTGCTGCCTACGCCTCGATGGTCACCCTCGGGTAGCTACCTGTCCCGGTGTTCGTTGGTGACGCCCCGGAACAGGTGCCTGAGCGCTTCGATGGGCTTGCGGTCATAGAGCCGGTTGCGGTGCCCGCAGTGAGGGCAGTCGAAGTTGCCCTCCCCTGCTCTCCAATAGTCCCCACCCGTGCAGCCGTGAGGCTCGACGTACCAGTGCGTCTGGATGTAGACCAGCTCGCGGATGGGGGTGGCCTTGCCGCACCCGGGGCCATGACAGTTCCGGGTACATGTGACCAGGGTGTACCCAAGAAGCTGGTTGGACTCCTCGGTGAGCTTGGCCTTCTCCGCTTCCAGGGCGATGAGGCGCTCGTCCAGCTCGGCCTTCTTGGCGGCGATAGTCTCGGCCGTGGGGGCGCCATCACGGGCCCACTCGAACTCAGGGGTTTCGAGGTTCGGTCGTTGGAGGCCCACGGCCCGGTACGCGAGTGGGGACTTTCGGGGGAGGCGCCGCTCTAGCTCCCCCACGCGATCCTCAGCCTCTTTCTCGGTCCGGTAGATCCGCTGGACCTGGTTGAGCTGCTGCGTCCCCTTGCCGAGAATCGCGAAGCCGAGGGTGGGCTCGGTGAAGGGCTCCCACGGCTTCTCCCCGTCTCGCGTCTCGATCACGTACTGCATGGGCAGTCCGCGTACACCGGGGCCCGAAGCGTCACGCCTTCTTCTTGGGAGCGGACACGTAGGCGATGAACTCGATGTGGGAGGGCGCGAACCCGTGCGTCCAGTTCTTGAGCGTCTCGTCGACGAGCCACTCGTACTCCTGGTGCTTGAACGTGAAGTCGGCCGCTTCCTCTTCCAGCACGACCGTTGCGTCCCGTACCCGCCACTCGTTAGCGGCGTAGTTCGCGACGAACACGTAATCGGGATCGTTCTTCACCGTCTCCTCGACCATCGCGAGGTGGGCCAGACGGTCCTTTTCCGTCAGGCTCTCGTCGATGCCCTCGGCGCGGATCCGGATCAGCCCGCAGTAGCCCCACCCGGGAAGGTTCGCCAGCTCGGTCCGCACCCTCTGCCGGAGGGCTTCGGCGACGCCCTCCTTGGTCTTGAGCGCCGTGGGGGTTCTGATGACGAGGGCGATGTACTCGTGATCCTTCGGGCACCCCGGAGTCGTGGTAGGGGTGCCCGGCGCGGCTGCGAGCGCGGGTGCGGCGACGGTGAGTGCAGCGATCCCGGTAAGCGTGCTGATGGCGGTCCTTCGATCCATGTTCATCCTCCTGGCCTCGGCCAAGCGTAACACCGGATCTCAGCCTTGCTTGTTGAAGTCTTCGACTTCCCGGTCCAGCTTGATCCGCCGCATCTCGTCGGGGGCGAGGAGCTGGCCGGCGAGGTAGCGGGGGGTGTTCGCGAGGGGGACCGTCTGTTGGGTGCTCTCGTCGAGGTCCTTGATCTGCACCACTCCGGCTGCGATGTCGTCCGGCCCGACGATGAGGACGAAGAACGCGTCCATCTTCACGGCCCACTCGATCTTCTTTTTCAGGCGGACGGCGCGCCCGTCCACGAGACACGAGATCCCCCACGCTCGGATGTTGCGTGCGAGAAGCAAGCAGCTTCCAGCGGAGTCCTGGTCGATGGGGGCCAGGAGCACTTGGACTTGGGGGTTCTCGCGGCTCATCAGATGAGGGACTCGAAGAACTTCGCCTCTTCGGTCGGCTCCTCCCGGGTGTCCTCTTCTGGGATGCTGACGCCCGAGAGGATCTCGTTGTACAGGAAGGCGTTTTCTTTCCCGAGGCAGTCGTCGATGGTGACGAGGGGTCCGTCGTAACCGAAGCACTTGTCGTTGAAGACGTGTGCGATCTGTAGGATCCGGGCACCCCGTGCTGCGAACTTCCGACCGAAGGACGTGATTCGGGCGTAGCCCGTGCGGCTACTGCCGTCCTCACGCTTCCCAGTGCCCTTCTCTACGAGGTCCCAGTGGGCGAGTTTCCCCCAATCGCCTCCCTGGCCGTCGGCCCCCTTCATCGTGCTGAGAAGAGACGGGATGCGAACCCAAGCGCCGGGTGCCGTCAGATCCCGGCAGTAGAGCGCCAGGAGTACCTTCGCCATGGCTGCGGTGACCTTGCGCCGGTACATCGTAGCCTGCTGATCGCAGCAGGGGCAGATCACCCCCTCGCGGCCAGTTCTTCCGAACTCGACGGCATCTCGTGCGGCCTGGAGCGTCGCGTCTTCGGGGAGCGTGATCTTCTTCGGAGGCATACCTCTGGGGTACACCAGACGCGGTGTACCGGCAGCGCTGAGATGAACCCCGCTACAATTGAGCCCTGCTTCGTGGTTCTTCGGGCCGACGGGGACCGAGTGGTTGTGAAGTTGGTCGTCGGGTCGGTCGATGAGGCCGACCAACAAACCGAGCGTCTCAACCGCTTGAACGCGGAGAAGGGCTGCCGCTATTACTGGGAGGTGAGCCGCGCCTCTCGGCGTCCCCCACTCGGTGTACCGGCGCCCCGTGCCTGCTGATACGCAACATTGCCCCCGGTGCCGTCGCGACCTCCCGAGAGAGGCGTACACACCGAGCCGTTTCGGCAAGCCGTGGGCGTGCTGCCGCGGGTGTCACACGGCACACGGGCACAAGGCGGTGCCACGGGTCCCGGCCCCGTGCGGCAAGTGCTTCAAGTTGTGTGGCCACAAGGTCGTAACCCCAGGCTGGTGCTTCGAGTGCTACCTCGTGGACGTTGCGGGCCACCGTCTCTGCGCGGCGTGCCGCACCTTCACTGCCCCAATCTCGCAAGAGGGGTACTGCGCTCCGTGCGCGGCTCTTCGAGGGGCCACCCCTCTCGCAGTGTTCCGGGTGGGTCTCTCAAAGCCGAGCGGGTTCTCGATCCTGACGCCCGAGCAACGACGCGAGCGGGCGGGTCAGGGCGGACGAGCTGCGCAAGCGAAGGGGACGGCCTCAAAGTTCACCTCCGAGACGGGGGCGGCAGCGGGCAAGATCTGCCACGCACGGGGGACGGCCCATGTATGGACGCCTGAGGAGGCAAGGCTCATCGGGCGCACGGGTGGTGCACGGAAGCCCCGTGAGAGCTAGCGGACGGGCTCGTAGGGGATCAAGAAGGTGATGTCCTCGATCGCGGTTAGGCCGTCACGGCTTGGGTGTGGGTCGTGGACGATCTTCTTCCCTCGACCCACACAGGCGTGGCTCCCGCGAGGGGACTTGCCCCCAAGGATGCACAGGACGCCTTCCGGGGGCGTCCATCCGTCGAGGCGGAATGTCAGGGGGACGAACCCATGTGGCTTGAGCCACTTGCTGAATTCTTCGTACCAGTCGTCGTGCCCCATGAAGTAGGGCACGTCTTCGACGGACAGGTGGAGCAGGGACGCCACACAAGCGGAGAAGCAATTGCCGCCGGGATGGCCGAACGTGGTCTGGTCAACGGCGATCATGGGGTCTTCTCTGCGGCTGCGCGCCCCGCCGGAGTGACGTTCCAGGTGCGGCACCACGTGCGTTGGTTGTAGTCTCGCGCCCCCTCATTCCCGATGACCCCGGGGGTGATGTACCCTGCGTCCTTGGCCCGCTTCGCCGCAGCGTTCAACATGGGGCAGGAGTTGGGGCCAATCATGTAGTAGCGGAGTGCTTTCTGCGCCTCGGGGAAAGCTTGGACGAATGCGTCCACGATGTTCTCGTTCCACGCGACCAGGAACCCGGAAGAACACTTCACCGGATTGGTCATCCAGCGAAGTAGCCAGAGCACACGTTCGTCGGGGGAAGCCATCAGAAAAGGGGCTCCTCCAGGCGTTCCCACAGGGTCGGGGCGGGCTCTTCGGGGGGCGTGTCGAAGTCGTGGGGGTCGATCGCGATGTTGTGGTACTTGCGCTGGCCACGGAACGAGCGGTGACGGAACTGGTGCTCCCGCTCTGTCGTGCCCATGTACTGCCAGACCTCGTTGTTCTCTAGACAGTCGAAGGACCCAAACGTGTGCGCGATGAGGTTCCACACACGTTCCCACCCGACGTTCTTGTCGGTCATGAACCGAAGGTCAGACATGGTGGTCCTTCTTCGCCACCGCGCGGGCAAACTGCCAGGCGTAGCGCATCAGGTTCAGGAGTGACGTGATCTGGTTGTCGCTGGCCGAACCGACCGAGACGGTACGGCGGAAGCACGTCTCCGTCCAACCCGGGCGCACGCGCTCCACGCGGACGACGGCGGTGTCTCGGACGGGCTCGCCGGCCACGACTCCGCTCGCCACGATGATGCGAACACCGTCATCGGTCACGCGGATGAACCGGTCGCCGTCCCCAACGGGCGCGAAGCCTGACCGGATGAGCATGGCGTCGATCGGGTGCATGCCCCCTCTACATCGTGTCAGTGGGTCCGATCCATCCATCACGGCACCTTGCCCGCCTTCATCAGCTTGAGGCAGTTGCGGCAGGTCACCTTTTCGGGGTCCGTCGTCAGGTGCTTCTCCGACACGAAGGTCGTGGGGCAAATGTGCTTGCCGTGGGGGGCGTAGTGTTCCTTCCGGGGGAGGATCGCGATGGCCTCCTCCCCGAGTAGGGCACGCAGCTCGGCCTTGGACGTGATGACCTCGACACCGAGAGCTTCGAGCTGCTCGTGGAACGCCTTGACGCACAGCTCGAACGCTTCGGTGGCGGCTTCGAGCTGTGGGGCCTGGCCGATGACGTAGGCGTTCATCTCGAAGCAGCCGGGCACCTTGGAGGCGTGGCGACTGAGGGGCTTCGACAGAACGACGCGGGCCGGGACCTTCATGTCCTCATGTACACCGCTAGTCGATCTGTTTGACGCTTCGGATGGTCGGGGTCATCGCCACGCTATCGATGGAGACGGTCGAGAAGACGAACTCGATCTCGTAGCGCACGTGTACTGGGCCCTTGGTGTCGTCGAACCCCACGATGAGCACGGCCGTGTTCGGGCCGTCCATCCGCACCGTGAGGTTCTTGATCTTCCGGTGGGTCACGCCCTCGATCCAACGCGTGAAGCGCTCCTTGTCCATGACCAGGGGTTGGATCTTGGAGGCGGCGAGGTAGCGGGCGAGAACACGTTGGGAGGTCATTTCACGATGCCCCGAAGGTGGAGGTAGCCGAGGCTCCCGAAGTGGACCAGGAGATACAGGTGCACCGCGAGCATTGCAGGGGCGGGCTCGATGATGCCTCGCCCGATGAGGACCGGAAGCACCGTGACCCCGAGACACCAGATCAGCAGGCACAGCCTGTAGACCCCCTTGATGGCCTCCGAGTCCATGCCTATCGCCCGATCACAAGGAGATCAGAACTTCGTGCGCCACTCACAGATGACGACGGGACCGTCTTTGCCCGGGACCACGTAGGAATTCCATAGCTTGCCGTAGTCAGTCTTCTGCGGGTAGCTCGCCGCGCACGACTCGTACGGGCAGAACGTTCCCCCGTCTTGCGGGCAGAGCTTCATGGGGACCGCCGTGAAGTTCGGAGCTAGACCTCCCTGGAGGGGGCTGGCCTTGAGCCACGCGTTCTCGTCGACCGCGGCTGCGTGTGCGCTGCGGATTTCCAGAGTGGGTTTCTCTGCCCACCCTTGTGCGGCGCGAACTCCCCATCCGGCCGAGAAGGCCAGGACGTTGCAGGCAGCGAGGATCAGGGTCGTGCGCCAGTGGGTCATGCCCTCTACTACACCGGTCAGTTCCAGCCGCCCACCCGGACGTGGCTCTGGTTGCAGGGCGACCCGCCGTAACCGCCGAAGTAGGCGTACGTCTCCACGAAGTTCGCCGCAGCTTCGACGAGCCCGGGCAGCGCGCCCTGGCGGCACGGAGGGGTCGCGCAGCGGATCTGCTCCATGAAGTAGGACAGCGCCTTGCTCTTGGCGTCCGCCCCCTCGAAGGTCTGCGAGAGCGTGAAGTCGCCGTTGGCGGTCGACGTGCACATGCCGTCGACACGCTCCACCACGCGGAAGGTCTCCCCGTCCTGCTGGATGGCGAACGAGAGGGTGGTGAACTTGTCCGCCGCCGGGTTGAGGCTACGGAGCGTCCACACCATGAGGAGCTTCTCCCACTCCGCGACCGGAACCCCGGCGTCCTGGCGGAAAGTGTCGACGGGGGCGGCGTAGTTGGTGTTCATGTCCCTACTACCGCGCGACCCCCGGATCGATCCATCCGACCGAGGTGCGAATGGATCGAATTCTCATCGCGGTGTAGTGAAGACATGGAACACAGAGCCCTCACCTCGTGGTGGAACCTCGTACGGTCCGAAGTCGCGTTCCGCTGGTGGCAGGTCAAGAACCCCCTGAACGCATGGCGTGAGCACATGCGCTTGCGACGTGCTCGGAAGGCCGCACGTGCTCGATTCGAAGCCTTCAAGGCTTCGCGGGACCAAGCGTAGGCCCTACTTGCCCTTGTCGGGGTCGTACCGGTCGCAAAGGTAGTCGGCCGCGCCTTCGAGCTTCCGCCCGACCTGACGCAGCCCGCGCCCGGTCCGGGTGCCACGGAACCCGTCCGCGAGAGCCGTGTGGAAGCACAGGGCCGAGAGTCGGAAGCAGGTGTTGGCGACGAACGCCGCTCCGGTGCCGATGGCGCCCTGGTCTCGGATGAGGGACTGCATCTCCTCGAATGCGGTTCTGATCGTCATGTTCACGACCGCCTCTACACCGAGAGGGTCACTCCCACGGGACCTGCGCCTTGCGTACGCGCGGAGGGGGGAGGCGAAGAACTTCCCGGTCGTGCTTGAGGAGCATCTCGGAGAACTGCCTGGCCTGGTCGTCCTCGTGGCTCTGGCCGAGCCAGGCTGCGTATCGGCTGGTCTTCTCAGGGGCGAGGTCGTCGCTCCGTAGTTCGCGGAGAAGGGCCCGCGTCTCCTCGTCCATCTTCTCAATGACCTCTCCCGGCCGCCCCTGGTACATCCGGAACCGCCGGCTGGAGATCATGCTCGGCCACCCACCCCGAGCGATGGCCCTGTCGAGAGCCTCCACGGGGGTACCCGCAAGACTGGCAAGTGTGCTTGTCTCTCTCAAACACGGCTGCCTGCCAAGTGTAGTAGCGGGGGTCGGCCCATCGTCCCGCAGCGGGCATAGGGGGCCTTCCTTTACAATGCGCCCGTGCCATCGCCGCAATGTGCTCAGGGCTTTTCTTGCGTCCCTTATGAGCAGCAGAGATCTTAGCTCGCACCTCCAGAGGCATAGGCCCTGCCTTACGCCCTTGACGCCACTCCGAGAGCTTACGTCGGGTCTCCTCTGACACGGGACGCCCCATATGAGAGGCAGAGATCTTCGCTCTAACCTCAGGAGGTCGAGGGGGTCTGGTCTTTCCTCTGGTCGCAGCAAAGTAGCACTCGGGGGAGCAGTACTTTGAGGTCTTCTTGCGCTTTCGGAAAGGCTGGTTGCACTTAGCGCCGTTGTCGTTGACCATCGGTCACGTGTGGTTGTTCCGTGACCCTCTGGAGTGTGTTGGGGGCCACCTGGCGAAGTACCTCCGCCATCATCTGGTAGTTGTAGTGCAGAACAGCGCGATCGTACTCCGCTTGACGGTTCTGTGCCATCAAGATCATCGGCGCCGTGTAGGCAGCTTGAAGAGACAGGATCACGTTGAGTAGCAGGAAGGGGTACGGGTCCCAGTGACGCAAGAACGCGAGGACGTTCAGTGTTACCCACACCACAAGAACGACGCTCTGCCCGATGATGAAGGTCCACGATCCGACGAGACGGGCGACGGCTTCGGCCGCCTTCTGTCCGAAGGTGGGCTTCGGCCAGTGTCCGATCGGCCCCGGGGGAACGGGGGTCGCCGGACGTTGAATCGTCTCGAAGATCATAACTGCGCGACATGACAAGGGGATCCGTGTTGTGGAGCTATTCGCGCCTGGGGGTCCTCCCGGTGTAAGAGCTACGTCATGAGCGAGGTCGCCGCGTTCTTCTCCTGTGGTGTGACGGACGTGTGCCCGAAAGGCGGGGCACACCAGTGGGACGGCCCGGAGAAGACCTGGACCGACTCCTGCGCTTCCTGTTACGGCGAGGGGAAGAAGCTCGATGCCGAGGGCAACGCCACCGACGAGACGTGTCGCCTGTGCAAGGGGAGCGGGCGGGGGTGCAGCGGCTCCTCGGCCACGTGCTCGAAGTGCGGGGTCGATGCGATGTCGCACTCGCTGTGGACCGACCCCTGATCAGGTGTACGCTCGCCCCCCATGCCGATCACGTACCTGCGCGGAGACGCCACCGACCCACAGACGAAGGGGGTGCACGTCATCCCGCACATCTGCAACACGGATGGGAAATGGGGCGCAGGCTTCGTCTTGGCCCTCTCGAAGCGCTGGCCCCAGCCCGAGGCGTGTTACCGCGAGTGGTCCGAGCACCGGATCTTGAAGGGCATGCGGTTGCAGAACCCCACGAAGGGGAAGATCATCACCACGACCGGTGACTTCGCCCTCGGTCAGGTGCAGCTCGTACAGGTGACGCCCGACACGTACGTCGCGAACATGATCGCGCAGCAGGGGCTTCGAGGTGGGGGCAAGGGCCCGCCGATCCGCTACGAAGCCCTCGCGGACTGTCTCCGGCGCGTGGAGTTCATCACGTCGGTGCTCCCCGACACGCTCGGGGGGACGCAGGCCAGCATTCACATGCCCAAAATTGGGACGGGACTTGCACAGGGTGATTGGCGAGTTATCGAACCGCTCATTCAGCAAGCGTTTCAGGGGCGACTTGTTTACGTGTACGAGTATGGGCGCTGATCCTGTCACACATCGACAGAAAGTACTCCTGATCGAACTCCCACTTGATTCTATTCACGTCCTTGTGGACCCATTGGACGTTCCCCTCGACATAACCACGAGAGGAGTCGATACGGTCAAGGGATGCGTCCCCCTGTCTGGAGTTCCCTCTACCGAACATTAGCTTCACCCCCGACAAGGCACAGAGACCATTTTGCTTGTCGAACAGCCGCCAGAGGTACTCCTTTGACACAGAAAATGGGACCCCTCGACGAGCTGCTTCCGTTTTGATCCAGTACACACGAGATCCAGACAGTTCCCCACACCCTGTGTAAGCAGGGTTCCCGTCTCCAAACATAGAGGGACGGTGACGGTAGGCGCACCCACACGAGAGGACGTGCCCGTTTAGAACTCCGTCGAGGCGTTTCAGTACGTCCTTCGTTCCGCACGAACAGTCACACCGGCACAACCACCGACCGTTTGGGTCCTTGATGACTTCTTGTATGGTGAGACGGTTGTACGTTTTGCCTACGTAGCTATATGATCGTCGCCCGAAGTCGAAGTGAGCGGTGGACGCACCACTCTCCAAGACGGCTGCTTTGGCAGCTTTAGGGTACAGCCCCAGACGCTTGGCGACCTGACGGTAGGATGTGCTCGCCTGCACAGCCTCTTCGACCAACTTCTTGTTCACTTGCCTAGCATAGCACGAGCAGAGCGGTGGCAAGTGATTAGGGGGTTTTTTCGCGCTGATCCTCCTGGACGAGGCTCGGGTGCGGGTCGAAGATCGCGTGGAAGAGAAGGCAGAACCCGAGCATGACCACGATGAAGATCGGGAGCGGAGTCGCAGCCATCCTCCCCGCCAGCACGACGAGCGTGCCGAGGTAGAGGGCGATCTTGAAAGGCCAGGGGAGTTGGTTCAGCCAGCGTTTCACGAGCCCTCCTGAGTGTCGGGTAGAGGATTGCCGGGGACGTAGGGTTTCCAGTTGGGGTACTTCCACGCGTTGTAGCCGATGTACGGCAGGTACACGGGCCAGAGCGCGCCCGCAAGTACGCAGAGCGCGCTGAGGGGGACGGCAGCCACCGACGTCACCAGGACGTTGCTAAGCGTGAGGTTGCCTCTTCGACAGAGGCCGATGACCATGGGGCCGAGCGTGTTCTTCATCGCGTAGGCCGTCGTACCGGCCGCGATCATGCCGTAACCGAGGCTCAGAAGCATGTCTTCTCCGTCTACTTTGCGGGCAGGAATCTTGAGCTGCGCCACGATGTGGGAAGGAACGTTGCCCGACCAGTCGGAGGCGTGTCCCTGGTCGTCCACCGCGAGCCACCCTTGGTAGCCCTCGACCTGCGCGGGCCGCCACGTGCCGCCGTGGAACCGCTGTTGCGCCGCAGCTTGACGTTGCGCCTGGTACTCCAGGGCGTGGAAGCGGACCGTGCAGTCGTGGATCTCGTAGCGAATGCTTTGAGCGGGCATGATCCTATCTACAACGGGGACACGCGGGCGATCCATCACACCGCTTTGGCGGCCTGTTCGAACATCCCGATGAGGGTTTCGACCGCGTGCATCGCGCCGTGGATGACGGGGGCGGGTGCAAGCAGCCCCGAGCCCTTCGGGGCCTTGTACGGGGACAGCGACGAGATCTTGTTGATGGCGGCGAACAGGGGCGCCATGTGGGCCTTCGCCTCGGGGTGCGTGTCGGGCCAGTTGTAGATGTGGCCGAGTACGTCCATTGCCTCAGCCCCGACGGAGCCTACCGCCTTACCCAGGTGCGAGGTCCCGTCCAGGAGCTTGGAGTGGAGTTGCCGGAGCGCCCCGATGCCCGGGTCGTCCTTGGCTTTGAAGCCGAGGGTTGCAGCGTCCGAGAGGAGCTTGTAGAGGGGTGACGCGCTGTGGTTCGCGAACATGAGCAGCGGAGCGTGTGCGCCCTTGGTGAACAGCTTTTCCGCCTCGCCCTTGAACACGGGGTCCGCGATCAAGGGGATGGCCTTCGCCATTTCTGCGAGAATGTGCTTGGCCTGTCCCTCGACGTGTTCGATGGACATCTGCATGACCTTCATCGAACCCAACAGCCTTTTCAGCATGTCGGCGTTCTTGAGGGGGTCCTGCCCTGGAAGAGCAGCCTCGATGGTCCGCTCTTCCAGGCGGCTCGCGAGCACCCGGAGATCCGCTGCGAGCACCTGCCGTGACGGGTTCGGAGTACCCGCGTAAGCAGAGATGCGTGCCAGCTCAGCGGTCAGCTCGTGGGTGTTGGCAATTTTGCGCATGAAGGGCCTCACCCACCCTTTTCCGACAAACGGATTCTCGTCTTCACCTGCGCTTCATGGGGAGGTCGTTGACGGCCGGGTGAGGCTTGTCTCGGAGCGCCGTGACGACGACCCACCCCACCACGCCGATGAGCGAGAAGGGGACGATCAGCAGGACGAAGTGCTCCATGGCCTACCGGTCGGCCCCGACGCGCTGGATGTCCCGCTCGAACTGGTAGCCGTAGCCGTAGCTCGCCTTGGCACTGTCGATGATGGTCTTTCCGGAGTGCTTCGCGCCCTTGTAGTCGTGGGCGAGAAGCTGCTCACGACAGCGGGCGATGGCCTCTTGCTGCTCTTTGGCGACCTTCTCCATGGCGTCGAGCTGCTCGATGATGTCCTGCATACAGGTCACTCCTCAGGCTTGTCCGTGACGTTTGCGTTGTGGGCGACTACGCTTTGATCGCCGCTTCGGCGTCCTCGAAGAACTTGACGGCCTCCGGGAGGAGCCGTTCGTAGTCTTCCTTGGACAGGATCGTGATCGCCGCCTTCTCCTTGGACTCGGCGACGGCCTTACGCTTCTTCGCGTCCCTCATCCACGGGGTCCCGTAGTCGAACTCCAGCTCGACGAGGGTTTCGCCCATGTGGGAGACGTTTCCGACCTTGACGATACGGGCGACGGAGTAGAGAGGGACGCTCGTGTTCCTGGTGTGGGAGGTCCAGAAGCAGTTGTGCTCGCCGGGTTGCCCGTTGTCGCCGTGCTCCAGAAGGGCGTACCGCTGCGCGTCCTTCTTGTTGGCCCAGCAGCCACCAACGGAGGGCGTTTTCGGGTGCCAGGCGAAGCTGCCGTCCTTGAGCAGGCGCGCGTCAAAGGCGATCGCGTAGGCGTCCTTGGGCATCCACCGCTGCGCCTCGGCGTTCTTCCTGTGCTTCTCGGTGAACTCCGGGCCGAGGGGGAAGCTCGCGACCCACGCCTCGGCGCGTCCAGAATCGTTGAGCCAGGCGACGTACTCGGGGTCGGCTTCGTTCGGGTACTTCTTGGCCAGCTCGCGGTAGCGCTTGACGGCGAGGAGCATGCGTTCCCTGGTGGGGTGGACTTCTCGCGAATGGTTACTGTCGTGAACCGTCAGCCCGAACGAGATGACGGACTCCAGGACGCGGAAGGCGAGCTTGGCGAAACCCGGGGAGAGGACCTTGGGCTCGAACAGACCGCCGTAGGGCTTGGAGAACGGGTACCAGTGGTGTTGGGCCCGGAAGGCCGGGGGTTCCACATCAGGGACGGAGGGGTCGACCTTGGCCCTGGGGAACCCCTTCTCGTGCCATTCGATGCCCCCGCCGATGGTGCACATCGTCTGGTCGGCGACCCTCTGCCACGAGTGGGTGCGCTCCTCTTCAGTCATGCTCGCCCACGGGGTGACCGTTTCGCGACGGCCGGGGCCTCGTTTGACGACCCCATAGAGGGTGGGCCAGCGCGCCACTTGCGCCTGTACGTAAGCGTTCGGGTTGACATCGACGCTCTCGTAGGACGCGAGGTAGTCCTTGACCGGATCAGGCCCACGGATCCACTCGAACTTCGTGTAGACGCACTCTTCCGGCCCGTTGTGCGACCGGGCATCCTCGTCGTGGCGGAAGCGGTACACGCCGGGCTTGATGTCGATGACGGTGGTGCGGAAGTCCTTCGCCTTCTGCTTGAAGTGCTTGCAGCGACGCTCGAACTCGTCCTGATCGCAGATGGAGTACCACCAGAGGTCAGTGCAGATGCCGGCGACGTTTTCTCCGTCGAATTTCGGGACCTTGACCTTCACGTACTTCTTGCCGTTCCACCGTTCGCCCGAGGGTTCGTTGGCGATCTTGTAACTGCCGTCCTTGCACTTGAAGACGCCAGGGCAGGTGTTGCCGACGAACGCGTGGGACATGCCGATTGCGGCGTAGGCGAGGGCGGTCTGGCTGCAACCCCTCGTGGTGTTGATGTCGAAGTCGTCTTCCAGTAGGGGGAAAACGCGGCGAAGGTCGTTGGCCACCACGAGCTTGCCACTCGGTACGTTCAGCTCCCACTCAGTCGGCGGGAGACCCTCTGGGAACCGGCACGGCTTTCCAGTGAAGCGCAGGACGAGGCCGTTCGTTTCCGTGCCGAACCCCTCTTCGCCGCAGTAGGAGCACGCTCGGATGCTCGACAGGGCGAGGGACACGTCCACGGGGACCCAATGGTCCATGGGCTTCTTGGCCTTCGCGGCGCAGAGGAAGTCCTTCGCATCGGCCGCGGTCATGGCGTCGCCGCTGACGAAGAGGTGCTCCAAGGGTTTGAAGTCCTTGAGAAGGGCGCCGTTCCTCCAGTGGCCGTTGTACTCGAAAGTGGTCTCTTTCAGGGCGTTCTCGATCTCATCTCGGAGTTCGAAGGGCAACCCCTCGTACCGTTTCACCCTCGTCTGCTCACGTTCCTCGGTACCCGCAAGGAACGCCTCCTGAGACAGGTCTCGACCGCTGGCGTTAGCGATCACGCTCGGGTGGGCGGGGATCAGCTCACTCTCGTCGAAGACGCCCTCGCTAGTTACGACGGGCCACTTGTGCTTGGACCGTATGGGGGCGCCGTTCAAGACGGTGATGGTGCGCTCGGACGCTTGGGCAGAGGGCTGAGGCTGTTGCCCGCCCCGTCGGATTCTGACGACTTCACCAGGTTTGAACACGTTGTGCCTCAGGTCTGCTTGGGTGCGGGGCGTTTGCGCTTCGGGGACACGAGGGGGATCGTCAGCCCATCTTTCCAGTGCTCGATCGTCTCGTCACACCAGAGGGTGAGCTGCTCACGTACCTGATCCGGTACGTCCAGCTCTTCCAGCCCGGCGCGGATGATGGCCACCATCGTGGGCGTGCCCTCTTCGGGGAAGTACAGGGCTTCTTTCGCCATGGATCCCTCAGTCGTACGAAGCGAGGTACAGCCGGCCGTTGGCTCGGCGGATGATGCACCGCTGCTTGCTGTTGTTGCGGAAATAGGCTGCATCGATGGGCTCGATGCAGATGACCTCGGCGTCGAAGTCCACCCCTTCGTACACCGGAAGGCCGGCGGCCGCTTTGGCGAACTCCTCTTTGGACGATGCCACGCTCATGACCTCACCAGCATCCCTTCCTGAACGTCATGCCCGGAGGCGAGCATGCGCTTCAGCAAAGAGAACACGGCTTCGGTGCGGGTGTCGTAGTAGAAGACGTACTCGGGCGCGGAGGGCACCTTGGACGACTTCGACCACCGCTTCACGTGACGGGTCGAGGAGATGAGACGCCCGGCCTTCTTGTGGACGGCCTCGTGCGTCTGGTAGACCTCGCCGATGGCGACTCCGTGGACCGTCACGCTGTACGCCTTGAAGTTCCGCGCTCGGTCGGACTCGTAGGGGTGCGGGATGGAGCTGTACTGCACCACCTTGGCGAGAGCCTCTGCGCGCTGCTGTCGCTTGTCGACGTTCTGCGTCATGCCGTGTACTCCACGAGCTTCTCGCCCGAGCGCTGGTCGATGATCCACGCCTTGAGGATCTTGGTCGGACCGAGGTGGGCGTTCACGCCTCCGGGCTGCGTCGCCGCTTCGGCATCTGCGACGTACTTCTGGAGGTTCTCCAGGGTCGGCTTGCCGTGGCTGTAGCCACCCTGACGGGTCGAACGCGTACGCCACTCGCTCGGGGTCCAATAGCCGTTGTCGGTGACGAAGTTGACGGTGACCGGGATCAGGCGGGAGCGGCTCATGTCCCTACTACCGTGCGGTCCCTTCTCCGATCCATCACAAATCGAGCACCCCGGCGAGCGAGGGCGCGCCGTACGTGGCCTTCCCCGTTCGGACGCGCAGGTTGGGTAGAACCTCGTGGTTGTGCTCGGCGTGTGCATGTCCGCAGAGCACGAGGATCTCCCGGTCCGGGTGCTCGTCCGCGACCCGCAGGAGCATGTCCCCGAGCGCCTTGTTCGTGTACCAGGGGAGCCAGGACCGGTCTTCCTCTTCGGACCTGCCCTCGATGTGCTCGATGGCGTTCTGCGGGTAGGGCGGCACGTGCGTGGCGACCACCACCTTTGGCCGCACGGCAAGCGCGGCCCGGAGGTCCCTCTCGATCCACTGCACGATGAGGCCGCACCTCTCCTGGCACTGATGGATGATCAAGTCGACCCTCGCCTCGAAGGTCATGGCCATCAGGTTCCAAGTGCGCTGGAAGTCCTTGATCCTGGACCAGTCCCCCATGCGTGTCTTCGGGGGGTTGGTGGGACCCCACTTGGCGTCGTACCAACCGTCGAACCCCACGAGGGCGGTCGTCTCGGACAGGAGGGTGACCCCTGCATCCGTGAGCCAGGTGAGTCGTTCGTACTTCCTCGTCAGACGCGCGGCCTTGTGGTGCGCGTCCACGAAGCTCTGCCCCCACACGTCGTGGTTGCCGAGGACGAAGTAGACGGGCCCCCCAAACCCTTCCGAGACGCCGATGAGCGCCTTCGAGAAGGTGGACGCTTCGGCAATGTCCCCGGTGATGAGCAGGACTTCCGCCGAGGTGTCCGCAGCGATCTTGGCGCCGAACTCTCTCGGGAACCGCTTCATGTTCATGCGGTCGAGATGCGTGTCGGTGGCCCAAGCAAGACGGGTCATGTTCCATCCTACACCGTGGTGTAGATCTCCTCGCGATGTTCGACGATCCTGGTGTGGCTGCACTCCGTCCGGCGCTACGGGAGTGGGTAGAGGCAATCCGAGAGCACCACGTTCACGAGGGGTGTCGGACGGAAGACTTCGCGTTCGCTCGGCGGTTCGGGTTCACCTGTGGCTGTGGAGACCAAGAGCGGGCGTGGACCATCGACCTGTTCCATTTCCGGCAGCTCCCCGAGGGCATACGACGGGACTTCGAGGCACTGCGGGCTCGTGATCGTGCAGTCCGCGAAGAGCTGTGGGGGCAAGCGACGGCGCGGGCGGAGAGGCTCCTCGATGCCCTGCTTGACGAAGAGGCCCGCCGGCAGCTCGCAGCGGAGAACGTCTTCCACGTTCGGGCCCCCGATGGACGGACCTTCCGTATCGAGCGTGGCTCTGCCATGAACGTCGTACTCGTGGAAGATGGTATCGACGTGGCGCGTTATTGTGTCCACATTAGGGACTACGTGCCGACTCCAGATCACATGTTGGCGCAGAAGCTACTCTTGGAAACGAACCCCAACGAGTTCTATCGGATGGCGAACCACACGTGGCTGACTGCGGATGATCGGCTGCGTGCGCGCGCCCCTCAAGTTGGGGGTCGTCTGTTTGAGAGGGTCGGGGCGTAGGATGGCTCAGCAGCAGGGGTCAAGGATCATCTTCTACGAACCCCCAGTCGTGGCGGAAACACGAACACCCAAGCAGCTCTTCGAGGCGTATGAGCACGGGGTGTTGTTGCGCGCCGAGCTGTTCGCCAAGCTGATGGAAGTCATGACTGCGGCGAACGCGGACGAGATACGCCACGACTTGGGGCGCATGGCGATTGCGTTCGAGTCTTGGATCGATCTGTTCGAGCACGGGGCCGATGTGGTGCTGGCCGACCGTGTTGTCCCCGGCTACGTGATGAAGCGCGTCGTCGTGCTTTGGCGCGCGCTGCCTCCTCACTAGGTGGCATCCTCGACGGACTGGAGTGCGGCGTCGGTTCCTACGAGCGCGATGAAGAGCCAAGCTGTTTCGAAGGCGTCTTCGTCTTCGAGCATCATCTGTCCGCACCAGTTGATGACCTTGCCCTCCCCCGCCACGACTTCCTTTGAGGGTCCCCCGTCCTCGGAGGGAGGGGACTTTACACGGAGGGTATGCCCTTGGAGAAGTGCTCCAGCGACCGGGAAGATCGCGTGGAACACTGGAGGGGGCGGAGGGGCAGAGGACATCTCATGCGTCGGCGTAGGGTTTGTCGAGGTCCAGGGTGACCAGCGCGAACCGTCCGGGGCTCGACTGGTTGGCCGAGTGTAGCGCGTAGAGGGCGGGGACCCGTCGGACCCACGTAGCGGGCCAGGGTTCGCGGCCCGGGGTCCGAAGCGGGACGAGGGCGCCGTTGTTCTTCCAGTCACGCACCGCGAAGACGAGGCGGTGTGCGCGAACGACTTGGGTGTTCGCCATGTTCAGCTCTCCGTCGCGAGGTTGATCACGGGCTTGCCCGTCGAGTACATCACCACGACGTGGCGCTCGATGAGTCGGTGCGCGTACGCCTCGTAACTCTCGAAGCTCACGACCGGCGTGCCGTCCGGCGTCACCCGCAGGTAGGGGCGAGCGATCTTGCAGAGCAGGCCGTGCTCGTTCTTCTCCACGCTCGTGATGACGGAATCGGAGAAGTGATCGACCGCGCCGTCGGACATGACGTAACGGGTCACGAGCCCGACCGTGATGTCCTCGACCGTCAGCGGACGCGTGTGGCCGTCGGTGGGGTAGCGGACGAGAGCGGGGGCGGCGGGGGTGGTGTTGGTGTCCATGTCCCTCCTACAATGCGAGGCGGGGAGCGATCCATCAGACTTCGCGAAGAGCCCGAAGAACCTTCCGGCACCGATCCTCGTACCCCGGCTGGAGGTCGATGATGGTCGCGTCCGGGGCGCATAGGGCGAATGCGCTGTGCGTGGCGACGATGACCTGTCGCCCAACGGAGAGGCGCGGGATGGCCTTCGTCCAGAGGGTGTGCTGGTTCGGCAGCGACATGTGTGCGTCGGGTTCGTCGAGAAGGACCGTCACGGGTCCCGTGTGGGGCAGCGACCGGATGTGTGACTGGAAGCCGTCGATGGCCTCCCCCCACAGGCTATTGACGCTCGACCTCTCGACCTCACCGTGACCACGTATGCGTAGAGTCCCGTCTTCCCGGAGAAGATCCGGAGGCGCGGAGAGCTTCTTCTCCATCTGATTGAGCCACTGGATCTGGCCTTGGCCTGCCGAACCAGGAGCCAGGAGGCTCCGGAGGTAGTTGTCCGCGTCCTCACCACCGTCTTCGAGGGCGTTGTTGAACCCCGACTGCCCGGACTCGGGCCCCGTGCTGTAGAAGCTCGGGGTGCCGTCCCACGCGACCTCTGCTTGGTTCCCACGGGTAGCGAGCCTGTGCGGGAACGGGGCGTCGTTGAAGCCCACATAGTTGGAAGAGAACGCTGTCCATCCAGCTTCCCAGCACCCCGAGTAGCTCGCGAGAATGGACAGTAACGTCGACTTCCCCGAGCCGTTCTGCCCGAAGAGAATGATGAGGCCGGGACCGAACGTGAACGTGCGGTCCTTGAGCGCGGGCAACTTGGCGGCATACCCGGCAGTAGCGAGACACGACGTGATCACGTGGCCTCCGAGGATCTACTTGGTGTGTGGTATGGGTACACCGGAGGCAGTGACGATGATGCCGGGCAGAGAGATACCAGAGGGCTTTCCTGTGGGTACGCGAGTGCGCATCACGGGTGGCCAGCATGCAGGGCAGACGGGTGTTGTGACGAGCCGTGTCGGCGGGCTCTTCGATGCCCACTACGTGCAGCTCGAAGGCGGAGAGAAGCCCTTGCTCCCACGCGTCGACCTCTCCGATGGGATGATCAAGACGCTGTGGGAGCGGATTGCTGACGAGGATCCGGTCTAGCTCTGCTCAGAAGTTCGTGGAACCGCCCGGGTCGACGAAGGGCATCGCCAGGTACGCCTTCCAGGCGTGGTGGAGCTGCTTGAGGATCGAGTGCGCGGTGGAGACCTCGATCGCCGCCTGGCCGAGCACCTCTGCGGCCTTGGCGGGCGGCTCCTTGGCCGCCATGTAGACCTGGCGATGAACCAGGTCGAGCTTCTTGTAGACGTGCCCGAGGTTCATCATCTCGCGGTACACGTCCTTCATGCGGTCGATCCCGTGGATCGCTGCGCACTCGTGTTCGTGCGCCGGGCCCCACTTGCGGAAGGGATCGATCGACTTGGAGAGGACGTCCAGCATCTTGTTGCAGAGGTCCGCCGTGTCGCCCTTGCGCCCGTCGGCGATGGCGTCCGCGCGGTCCGCGATCGAGTGCGCCTGGTGCGAGAGCTTGTCCAGGACCCCCGTGAAGTCCTTCGACATCAGGAAATACGTGTACGGCACCGTGTCGTGCAGGCGCATTAGCCCTTCCTGCGTCGAGCGGTCTGCGGTGACGGTGCGGTGGTCGTACCTGTACATGGGTGGAGCCTCCATCTGAATCCCCCGCATAAGTAGGTGTCACACGCTAGAGCTGCCGGTAGGCAACTTTCCCGTCTTCCGCGATGACCGCGAAGGGGGTGGGCTCTCTAGGGTCGGGCCCTTCGCGGAGTTCCTCCTCCGTGAAGTGCGACACGAAGTAACCCGTCGTGGTGAAGAGGGGCCGGGTAACGACCCTCCACGGGTCGTCCCACTCCATCTGTGTGATGCAGAGGGTGTTTCCAGCGAGGCGGTCCGAGCTGTTGATGGTGTGCACCACATCCCCAACCCGGAACTTCGGGGGGTGAACCCGTTCCGCCTTGACCCCATGCAAGGGGACCTCGACGGTGACGCCACGTAAAACCTCCTCCACGAAGGCCCTGTACCTGGTCCCCCCTTCCCTTGGTGGGGGTTTCTCGGATGTGGGTGTCCCGTTCTTCTAGGGTTCCGTCGGGCCACAAAATACGGAGCGTTTCCCCCTCGAAGAGGGACACCCCATCCAACGAGTCGTCCTCTTCCTGCTCGCTACAGACTGGCTGCATTCTCGTCCATCCGCTTTCGGACGCTCTCTACGAGCAACGCGTGGCAGCACATGCACTCGCACGGGTCGAAGGGAACGTTGAGCCAGCGCGCTAGCCTCAGCAGGGCTGGGCGTCCGGCCGTCCAGAGCATGCGGCTGTCGATGATGACCCTGCGCGTCACTCTTTCTTGTCCGGAGAGAGTGCTTGAAGTGCGCGGACGTACCAGACCGACTGGATGTCGAGGTCCGAGATCGTCTGCAAGTCCTCCGGCGACTTGATCAGCCCCCACCACGACTCGGCGCCTAGCACGATGCGCCCGAGGTCGGGCACGAAGATGGCGGGGTTGTGCGACCCCCACCGGATGTGGGCGGTGCGGGTCTCCGTGTGGAAGTTGATCCCCACGGACAGGGCCATGTCCCCAAGGTAGACCCCAAGGTACGTCTTGCCGGCGAACTCGGGTCCACACGGACGAACGCGGACGAACTTCCCGCCTCGACGCTCGTTGACCTCGATGGGTCGGCCAGCGGGCGCCTCAATGCGGTGGACCTCCCACGGCGTAGGGAGAGGTTGAGGAGCGCCGACCTGGTAGCCCCTCTCCAGCACCTCCGCTGTGTAGTCGTCTGCGTTGGCCTTGTCGGCCTCCGCCGCAGCTCGCGACTCACGGTAAAGTGCGCGGATCTCTTCGGTGATGGCCTTGGCTCGTGCTTCGGCATCCAAGAGTCGAGCTTCGATGGACCCCGGTACGGCGGAGCTGTCGTCCCGCGATTCCTTCGTTGTCATGATCAAGGAAGTACACCGACGCGAACGGCGCGAGAGCATCAGGAGGCGAGGGTGCGAGTCGCGCTGATCTACCCCGACACAGTTGTACTCAAGATCCTCGCAGAGGTTTTCTCTGGTGAGGGGTACGAGGTCGACAGCTTCGACACCGGCGCGGCAGCGATCCCGACCCTACTGGCAGGAGGGTTCAACGCAGCCATCTGTGGCGTGCACCTTCCGGACATGACCGCGGAGCAGCTTCTCATGCAAGCCGTTCCCCTTGCACACCCGGCGCTGGCCGCGCGCTACGTGTTCCTCGACAACGCTCCGAACGACGCGAGCTTGGCGGCGTTCCTCTACGGACGCCGCCGAGTCTCTTTGCCCGTGCACCTGACGGAGATCCTAGCTCACATCGACGCGATCAACGCGTTGTGCTGAAAAACCAAGGGCCCCGACCGTGTATCGGCCGCGACCCTTACCCTGACCCCGAAGAGACAGGGGTTGTACTTCCAGTGTGCGTCGGGCTCCGGGGCTTTGCAAGTCTGCTTATCGGTAGGGGTCTACGTGAAGAACGACCCTGAACAGGTCCTACGTGTGGCGCTTCGGTATGCAACGGCGGGCCGTTCGGTGTCGGCCGCTGCTGGGGGGTACTTCCAGGTGGGGGACCACGGGGCGCTGGGAGGCTTCCAGGAGCTTCTCCACGAACGCCAGCCCTCGCAGGTGGTCCTTGTAGGCTGCCTCGAACTCCGCCCACGGGAGCCCGCGCTTGTAATATGCGCCGACAAGCTTCGGGGGCGGGGCGAGGTCCTGCCACCACGCGTCGAACGCCACGATGCGTGGGTCGGGTGTCACACCGTCCTGGAGCGTGTGCCGGCTCATTACCGAGACCCGGAGCCCATCGTTCGGGCCCCGAGGGGTAAGGATACAACCCGTGCGGATCACTCATCCTCGTCCTTCTTCCTCTTGCCCTGCGGCAGTCCAACATCGCGGCAGCCCGCGTGGTACTCCTCGGCCACGAGCAGAAGGGGCGCCCACTCCAGGTACTCCGCACGCGTCCGGGGATCGTCGTAGAACTGCTTGAAGTCTCCCGGCTTGTACGCGTCGACGTTCAGGATCGCGTCGAAGGGTGCCGTATGGGTCACGTGCACGGGCGCCGGGTTGCGATCCCACCGGTCGTAGGTGCGGCGCTGGCGATCCCACTCGTACGTGCAGGTCTTCGCACGGGGGGCGATCTTCGTGACCTTCGCGAGCGTTCCGGGGCCCGGGTTGCCGTAGGGCCGGTAGCGCTTCAACTCGTAGTCGGAGGAGCGTCCGCGAGAACTCTGGCGCCGACGCTCCGTTTCCTTCTCGGCCTCGGCCATCTCCCACATGACTTCCTGGCCAACCGTGATCGACCCCACCTTCAACGAGGCGTTCAGCCGGGCGCGGTACGCCTCGAAGTCGGGCTTGTCCCCGGCCACGAGGGCTCGGGCGTTGTCGTAGACGAGCTGGAGGGCGGACGTGAAGCCCTCGTGCGTCCAGAGCTGCCACGGCGGGTGGGGGTGCATCACCGGGGACCGGTCAAGGAGCCCCTGGAGCACGAGGACGAGGCGGTTGTGGCGCGCCATCTCTTCGGCGATGTACTTGGAGATGTCGTCGTAGTAGACGGACTCCGGCGTGTACGCGACGTAGCGATCCGAGTCGTGAAAGCTGTGGCTGTACCGCCACTTATCCTTCTCGTCCGCTGCTTCGTACAGGCGCTTCTGCTCGGCCTCATGCTTGAGGAGTTCGAGGTACTCTCCCTCGGACGCGAGACGGTCCACGCGGTTCGCGAACATCTTCGCGTAGACCTTACCGGTCGCGAGGATCTGCGCGTCGAGGTCCGGGAAGAGCTGCTCGTCGAACTCGATGCCCGTCGACAGGCGGTACAGGCGCCCGCCGTTGCGGATGTAGATGAACGTCTTCTTGTTCGCCGAAGACTCGAAAGCGAACTCGAAGAAGTCCCTGAGCGTGAGAACCTCACGGTCCTTCATCGTGCGGCGGACGCGGAACGCCACGACCGTTCGCGGGAAGGGCAAGATCCGCTGGAAGTTGGCCGGGCGTGCCAGCCAAGCATCGAACTCCTCGATGCTGTCGAAGCTCATCCCCCCGATCTCGTACTGAACGAGGCACTCCTCGTCCATGTAGCAGCGACGCTGCATCAGGTGGATCTTCGTGTCGGTCGGGGCCGGCTCCCCGTCGAGGACTTCGACGACATCCTCGGTCAGGCCCGCGTACAGCTCGACGGAGAAGATGCGGCGCTTGATGGCGTTGAGGCTCCCCTCCAGGGACTTGGCCTCGGCTTCGAGCGGGATGAGCTTCGCCGACATCCAGTGCGACAGCGACTTGCTCTCGTCCTTGATCTTCTCGAAGAGCTTCGGGAGGTCTTCGTCCTTCGCCTTGACGAGGGCCGTCTTGTACTCCTTGACGGGCTCGTCGGTCCGGAGCGCGAGGGCGCTGGTCTCTTCGGACCCTCCGGTCAGGGCGGGGGTGTCCCCCACCCCCAACCGCGCGGTGATCTCCCGGACGCGGCCCATGAGCCGCGCGATTTCCTTCCGGTGCTTCAAGACGGCCCCGTCGATGATCTCGTCCGGGTTCTCGACGGGCTCGCAGGTCTTCCAGAACTCGTCCAAGTGGACGCGGGTTTCCCCGCGTCCCACGCTCTCCAGCAGGGCGTAGTTCGTGCCGATGTGAATGCAGCAGGCCAGCCAGCGAGTCTTCTTGCCCCGCCAGTCCGTGCCGTTGACGTGGAACCACTGGCCAACCTTCGGGCCGTCATCGTTCTCGACGACCTCCCCTCTGCCGGGGTCGATGGTGGCACGGACGATCTTGTCGCTCATGGTCCTACTACCGCAGGGGGTAGCTCTGATCCATCACAGCTCGGTCGGCTTGATATACACCAACCGCGTTGGAACGGGGCGCGGTAGACATTTCTTTCGATGCGAACCCCCTGATCACAAGGGGATCGCATCAACATGAACAGTTACGAACAGACGCTCGCGGAGACCGCCAAGAAGGCGTTTCCAACGTACGAAGCCATGAGGGCCGCCGCTGACAAGCTCGTCGCCGAGGGGTGGACGAAGCTCCCGGCGGACCTCCCGACACACGGCGTGATCGGGTACATGTGCTTCCGACAGGTGGGGGATCAGGAAGAGGTCGCGTCCTTCGAGTGGATGCCCTTCGGCTTCGTCGTCCCGAACGTCGTCGAGGTGGGCTGCTACCGCCCGACCCGCAACCACACGCTCATGGAGCGCAAGACGGACGCGGAAGTAACCTCCGACGTAGCTCAGGCCCTCGATGCCCTCGAAGGCAAGAAGCTCTACCGAGCGGACGATCCCATGCGACGCCTCGTGGGCTTCGTCTACTACGAGGCGGGCAAGGCGAACGTGACGCAGATCTCTCTCACTGCGTCAAAGGAAGCCGGGCTCGATCGCATCCGGGCGCTGCGTGAAGCTACCCTGGACTTGCGCGCGACCGTCGTTCCGGCGTCGTGACCCCGGTGTAGATCGAGGGCATGACCTTCGAGCCCTCTCCCAAAGACATCGCTGCTGCCCGCGCTGAGTGCCACGACTGGATGGAGGTCGACCTCACCGACGAGCAGGCGCGTGAGCTGCTCATGGACCCGGCCGTGGCGTCGGAACTCCTCCTTGGGGGGATGGACACCTGCACCCGAGAGGCGATGGGGAAGGTGCTGGCGCAGCGTGTCGTGGGGCGCCCGTGGCCCACGTATGGGGACGGGAAGGAAGCGGCGGACCGCTTCTACGAGGAGTTCAGGGCCAAGGCCCCGGAGAAGGGGTACACCCTCTGTAAGGGGTGACCCGTCAACACTGGTGTTGGACCGCGTACGTGCCGCCCGTGTGTTTGGCCCACGTGGAAATCGTTCGCCATGCCGATGGATCTCTAGCTCCCCCTGTTGTAGAGGGGGCATGTCATACGAAAACGCTCCCGCGACGATCCTCGTGGCCACTCACTGTGCCTGCTGCGGCAAAGAGCTTGTTGACGCAGAATCCGTTGAACGTGGCGTTGGTCCTGAGTGTGCAAAGCGTCACGGCCTCAGCAAGTCTCAGACGGCCATGGACCCTGAGGAAGCGTTCGCTCTCGCGTACGACGTCCCCGAGGCCACCAAGGCCATCGTCGAGGGTGACGCCCGCCGCGCGGCGAACGTCCTGGTCCACCGGATCGCGCTCAAGCAGACGGGCGAGAACGTGGCCCGCTGGACGGCCGCCGTGGCTGCCTGCGGCTTCACCAAGCTGGCGAACCGCGTGGCCAAGCGCCTCTCGGACCTCTCGGTCGAGCGCGACGGCAACACCCTGGTCGTGAAGACCCCCTACAACGAGCGGTTCATCTCGGCCTGCTACCGCATCGCGGGCGCCTCGTGGGACCGCGCGCGCAAGGCTCGCGTGATGCCCGTCTCGTCCGAGCCGGCCCTCATGGAGGCTCTCGCCGCCGTCTTCGGCGCCGGCAGCGTCGTCCGCGTGGGTGACACCCTGGCGGTCCTCGCCTGACATCCCCGAGGGGGCGGAAACGCCCCCTCTTCTTCCCCTCTGGAGATTGAGTCCTGGCGTCCCGCAAGAAGACCCCCCCGCCCGATCAACGTGCCGCTCCCGCCACCCCCGGCGAAGCCCGAGTGGAAGGACGTGACGAGCTACAGCTACATGCCCGGCCAGCGCCGGGGTGAGGCCCGCGCGGACGCGTGGGAGGTGGCGCACAAGGGTCTCCGCATCAGCATCCACGGGTGGATCCACGAGAAAGACGTGTGGTTCGTGTCCTGCCCTCAGCTCGGGCTCGACCGGGTTCGCCTCCAGGCGGACATCGCGGACGCGGAGAGTGCGAAGCTCGAAGCGCTCCAGGTCGCGCGCCGTAGCCTCGAAGACAAGCTGGACGCCATGAAAGAGCTGGCGTCCCTCCTGAGTGGGAACTTCAGCTCGGTGGAGGAAGATCCACCCGAGGGCTGATGGATCGGCCGCGCCTCGCGTTGTAGTAGGAGCATGGCCCCCTCCACCAAGCTCTCGGACGCGGACCTCAACGACCTCATCTGGAACCACCAGGGTTACGAGGGCGTGACGGCGGACGGCGAGGTCGAGGCGAACAACGAGCGCCTCGCGGCTCTCCGCAGCCAGTACCGCTCGATGACTCCCGCGCAGCAGGAGCGCGTGACGGTGGGCGCCGAGATGGCGCGCGCCTCGACCGTGGGTCGCTACCCCACCCACTACGTCCACGTCCAGGCGATCTCGAACGAGTTCGTCATCGTGGTCGAGGACCTCCTCGGCGGTAGCTGGTCCAGCAAGCGTCGGTTCTCGTCGCGTACCTCGGCCCGTGCGTTCGCAGAAGTCGTCCGTGACGCGCTTCGCAAGGGTGACCGCCCCGAGGCTTCGGCTAAGTGGTCCCGGATCTGATTGGTGTACTTCTTCTCTGATGGATCGTCCCCACCCACGCGTTGTAGAGGGAACATGACCACCACGACGACCACCCCCGCCCTCCCCGCTCTCACCGCTGGCGCCCGCGTCCGCATCGAGAAGGGCTGCAACGGCCGCGATGTCGTCAAGGGGACGACGGCGCAGATCAAGTCGATCACGCCCCTCGGCGCCGACTACAGCCACAAGGTTCAGGTCGTTCTCTACTTCCTGAACGGCCGCCTCAGCGGCAAGACGGTCGTGTTCTACGCCCGTCACACGAACCGCCTCTCGGACGTGTTCGTCGCCATGAACGACGGCCGCCCCGAGCACCGGATCGAGGTCCGGCGTGCCTAAGAAGGCCACCCCCAAGAAGCGCAGCTCGACGCGCGTTCTGCTCCCGATCTATCAGGAGATCGACCGGAGTATGCAGATCGCCGCCGAGCGGCACCATCCGACCTGCACCAAGGGGTGCTCCGCCTGTTGCGAACTCCTCGTGGTCCTTACGGCCGTCGAGGCGGACGCACTGGCGGACCGTGTGGTGAACGACCCGGCGCTCAAAGGGGACGTAGAGGCCATCCTCGCGAACCTCGACCGTCAGTCCGTCGCCCTCGTGTGGGGCGCGGACGACATCGGCCCGCTCCGCCACGAGTGGTGGCAGGCGCGCCACCAGTGTGCCCTGCTCGACCCCGAGACCAAGCTCTGTCGAGTATACGAGTACCGTCCGGCTCCCTGCCGGACCCACCTCGTCGTGAGCGACCCCGCCCTCTGTGGGCGCCGTACACCCACGAACACGAGTCAGGTGAACCTCGGAGAGCAGGGGCAGGTGGCGCTGTTGCAGTGGCTCCTGGCGGCCTGTGAGGACGCCGGGCTGCCTACGGACGTGGGCACCCTCCCGGACATGCTGGCGTCCGCGATCCGGCGGAAGCTCGGCCGCCCGGAGCCCAAGACCATGCCCGGTGCTGCGATCTTTCGCTGACTTGGAGGCCCCTTGCTGTTCATCCTACTCTACCGAGACCCCGCGCCATCGACCTTCAACACGACCCCCGATTGGACCTTCATGGGGGTCTTTCGGAAGCTCACCTCCATCGCGCTCGACCACGTGGACTTGGAGAAGATGTCCCTCCGGCCCGTGCTCGACGTTCGTGGCCTGGACATCTCGCCGTCGAAGTATGGCCTGATCAACCTGGACGAGGTGCAGGGCATGGGCATGGTCGTGCTCGATGGGGGCAAGCCCACGGGCTACATCGTCCTCGCGATCGAAAGTTGATGGATCGGGTCTGGCCCGCGTTGTAGGAGGGACATGGACATCACGACCGCCTCCGCCGCCTCGACCCTCACCACCATCCGCGTCCTCTTCCAGAAGACGGGCGAGAACGTCACCACCGCCGCGGACCCGATCCGCGCGTTCGTGGACGGCGCCGACGACCACCTGCTCTCGATCAAGGAGAGCTACTGCATGTCGTACGACAACGACATGCTCGTGACCGCGAACAAGTACGAGGTCCACGAGGTCACGCTCCCGTCGTGGCTCTCGGTCCAGTCGTGGGCCGACAACGTGACCGCGTGGAAGTACCTGTGGGGCGCGGGCGTGGACCCGACCTGGTGCGAGGCGTGGCAGCGCGGTCTCCGCGGCCTGGACATGGCCGAGTGCATGGCGGCCGCCACGCTCCTCAAGACCAAGAACTTCCGCTCGGAGTTCCGCAAGTCGCTCCGCGACCAGATCGTCGCCTGGCTAGAGACCCCGGCTGAGGAGCGCAAGTACCGCTCCCCCCTCTCCGCCCGCCAGTGGGAAGCCCTCATCGGCGACCGTGGCGCGATCGCAGCCAAGCGCCGCTCCGAGGGCCTCTACCGCAACCGCTCGCTCAACTGCGGCGCGCCCGTGGGGGCGTGATGGGTGCGAGGCGCAAGAAGAGGGTCAGGGCCGCTTCGGTCCTGACCTTCGAGCAGTGGAGAGAAAGAGCCGCCGCCTACGCGGAGAGCGAGCTTGGGCTCGCGGACTGCTTCGCGGACGACGACCCCTACGACCTCAAGATGGTCGCCGCAGAGGCGTTCGCGGCCAAGACCCCGCCCAAGGCGTTCATCCAGGACGCGTTCGCGGAGGACTTCGCCCGCCGGGCCGGGGACGACGCGGATTTCGAGGCTTCCCTCGCTGCGGAGGAATTCGACGAGTAGCCTGATGGATCGATCCGGGGGTCGCGCGGTAGTGGGGATATGAACACCGCATCCCTCCGCAAGGCCGAAAAGGCGCTCGTCGCCTGCCACAGCTTCAAGGGCCACGACTTCTTCGAGTCGCCCGTCGCCCGCTCCCCCAAGTCCACCCGTTGGGCCAAGCGCTTCACCGCTCGCGCGGCCCGCCGTCTCAACAAGGCCGTCGCCCGCGTCTCTGAGGAGGTCTGACATGTCGAGCAACATTCGTCGTGAGGTCTCTTCCATCCGCGAGCTGAACCAGGTCGTGGCGGCCTTTCAGGTGCTCTTCGGGCATAAGCCCGCGCTGCGCATCCAGAGCACGGTGACCGACTCCAAGGGCGAACTCGCCTTCTGCGGCAGCGGCAGCGGCGGTGGTTGCCTCGTCACCGACATCGGGACGCGCTACGTGACCTTCAAGGTCGACAGTGAGACGGCGAAGTTCCACTTTGCCGACCAGGATAAGGGCGTGATCTTCGATCTGGTGTGAGGAGGATGTCATGAACCGTGGCCCCAAGGACATTTTCAACCAGTACGCGAACGCCACCGAGTACAACCTGGCGACCCTCTCCGGCCTGCTCCTGAAGAAGAGCAGTGCGAAGTCCGAGGTCTCGCGCCAGACGAACATCTGCACCGAGATGCTGGCCGTCTGCTGGGAACACAAGGCGAACATCGTCTTCGGGAACGGCTGGAGCCACCACTACGGTCGCGTCGAGGAGGTCGTGAAGGCTGCGGAAGCGAATGGTGGCAACCTCGCGACGGCCCTGGCCGAGTGGGCGTCGAAGATCACGCCCTGACCCCCGATGGATCGATCCGGGTCCCGCATTGTAAAGGGAGCATGGCAACCTCCCGTACCCCCCGCGACGTGAACCACAACCCGATCTCGGCCAAGTCCACCAAGCTCGCGCGTGAGCATGGGTACGAACTGCGCTTCGAGCCCGCCAAGGACGAGTCCGAGGACGCGTCAGTCATCCTCGTCAAGGACGGCAAGGACTCGGTTCTCGACGTTCAGGTTGGCCCCTTCGGCCGCTACTACTGCGCGAGCCGTGACAACGGCGACACGTCGACCACGATCTGGATGCAGCGCACGAGCTTCTTGGCCGCCCTGGCCGACGCGTTCGCGATGGTCTCGGTGTAGGGGATGGATCAGGGGCCGCGCCCCGCTGTAGAGGAGACATGCCGACCCCGACCCTCGACGACATCGACACGCTGTGCGCGGCCATCCAGGTAGCCATCCCCGAGGCCACGATGGTCACGGTCAACCGCGTTCTGATCCAAGGGCAGTACTCGTTCGATACTTCGGTCGCAGTCCCCGCGCGTGACAAGCGCTTCCGGATCATGCCCGGGAAGATGGTCACGCTGCGGACCTTGGGGGAAGACACGCTCGACGGTCTGCTCGACAAGACGATCGGCCGCTACCGGTACCATCTGACCGGGAAGCTGTAACAATCTCGATGGATCGGTCCACCCCTCGCGTTGTAGAGGGGACATGACCCCCGTTGCCTCCACCATCATCGCTCAGATCCGCGCCACCGACCGCTACGCCCTCGCTTCGTGGGGCATCACCGGGATGTCCGGCCGCACGGAAGTCCTCTTCGACGAGTCGGGCGTCCAGTTCTGCCTCGCGCGTGGCCGCAAGGTCATCGTGAAGCTCGACGCCGGCAGCGACCTCTACGAGGTCACCGTGGGCCGCAACGCGCAGACCTTCGAGAAGATCCTCGGCCGTCGCATGGCGACGGGCATCAAGTGGGTCGAGGAGGGCAAGGTCGAAGGCGTGTACAACGACTCCCTCGTCCGCACGATCGACTCGCTGCTCAAGGGCAAGCGCTTCTAGGCGGTGTGCCCCTGCACCCAAACTGGAAAAGCTGCTTGCCGCTCCCAAGTGCAAGACTAGACGGTGTAGATCGCCCCTCATGGCGATCAAGTTCAAGGTCAACGAGAAGGACGCGAGGGGCAATCCGCTCACCAAGCCGGAAGGCCCTCTCGCGACCTCGCAGGACTTCAACAAGGCGTTCTCCGTCCAGCTCGGCGTGAAGCCAAGCCGGTATGTCAAAGAGGGCCACTCCAAGCCCCCGCCGACCATCGAGGCGTCCGGCGTCAACACGCCGAACATCTGCGACGGCTGGACGCCGAACGGGCTCCTCGGGGCCGTGGACGCGGCGTTCAACCGTCACTACCCCCTCGCCCTGAGCCCGGACGACATCTGGCTCACGATCGCGCAGGGGTTCGCCCGGCACGTGGACGCGAACGCCGAAGCCTTGCGCAGCCGGTTCGTCCAGCACGAGGGCAAGAAAGAGCTGCTCGTCGTCCGGGACAGTTTCGTGAAGGGCTCCGCCGCCAACGACTGGCAGGGGGTCTTCGGCGAGTTCTCCGATCAGATCGGCGAGCACATCGGCAAGCAGCGGGACCTCGTGGTCTCCGCCTTCTCGACCACGGGCCCCGTCGAGCGCGCCGCTTCCGAGGTCGTCCTGATGGACGCGATGCGCAACTACTTCGAGTACCGCGTCTCGACGATGTGCGGGATCCCCGAGGTCACGCTCCTCGGTACGCAGGCCGATTGGAAGAGCGTCCAGCAGCGGGCGGAAGTCCTCGCCGAGTACGACCTCGGGTGGTGGACGAAACCCCTCTCCGGCATCCTCCAGTACTTCGTCCGGGCATTCGACGGCCCGCTGAGCCAGGAGGACCAGAAGTTCTGGCAGTCCATCTACCACCAGGGGGGCGGCTCCGGTGGGCCCTTCGTGACGGGCTGGATCCAGTTCTTCTTCCCGTACGTCGAGGACTGGAAGTCCCCGGGCAAGTACACGTGCCAGAACTCCACCGTCCTCAAGTGGGGGGAGCGCCCCGCCTCCGAGCTGCGTCACCGTGACACGGGTTTCGACTCCCACCACGGACCGACCGTAGACTCCGTGCCCCCGAGCCTCTCGAAGGTCGACTTCAAGTGGTCCTACTACGAGCAGGAGTTCCCGATGGAGTTCGTCGCGGGGCTCCTCGGCTACTCGCAGGACCCGGAGACGCTCGTGATCCGCCCGTCGATCGGGTGGGCCGTCCGGGACCGCCCCGAGGTCTACATCCCGCCCGAGGAGGAGACGGTCGACCGCTCGTTCGCCTGCCACAAGTGCAAGAAGCAGCTCTCGGCCAAGCCCCGCAAGATGGGCGGCGAGGTCGAGGTGACCTGCCCCGATTGCGGGCAGTTGCACTACTGCTCGGCGAAGGAAGTGTCTGTCGACGGCTAGCGAACTTCCTCTTGTCATACGACGTAGGAGATGTCGAACGACACTTCCTACGTCGTACGAAGGGTAGAGGGCCTGCTCATCGCGGGTCGCACGCTGACCTCACGAGGGGTGACGATCGGCCCCTGCACGGAGGCGCAGAAGTCCGGAGAGGCCGCGTGGACGCTCACGAAGAGCGGTGGCGCACAGGTCTCCTGGACTTCCGCGCTCGTGGTCGCACGGGCGTTCGTGGGGACCGTAGGGCCTCGGAGCGCTCTGCTCGCGGTAGCCGCAGCGGTTGAGGAGGGTGGCGACCCCCGCCAACTTTCTTTCCCCGGCATGTAGCTTCTCGGATGGATCGTCGGGGGTCCCCCATTGTAGAGGGGACATGGCGCAATACATCAACGAGAAGAAGGCGGTCGGCGGGTTCGTGGTGTGCAAGAACTCGATCGCCCCGACGGGCCGCATCGTGTTCTCGGTCTACGAGCCGTCGTCGTACTTCGGCCCGCATTCGACGCTCTTCACGATCGGCAACCAGGTGCACGGCAGCGTCACGTCGCGCCGTCTCCCGGGGGCGATCGACGCCATCCCCGTCCGCGTCAACGGCGAGTGGAACCAGGCGCGGTTCGACGCGATCGACGCGTGGCGCAAGCAGGTGCGTGAGGAGTGTTACGCGGCGATCGTCGCCGCCTTCCCAGAGGCGGTCGAAGGCGCGCGTCAGGAGGGGGAGATCTGCGTCAGCGTGTGAGATTCGTCGAGGGCTTGATACGGCTTGTGGTGGGCTCGAAGGCCAAGAGACCCACCCTCTCCGGGCTGATCACTCGGAGTCGGCACTCTCCTCAGACGAGGGTGACGGGCCGTATCAAGCCCTCGACGTTCTTTCGATACGCCACCCCCTGTGGATGGCGAGCGAGAGCTACGATCGGCGGTTCAAAGAGGCTCGTAGGCGACGGCAGCTCCGGGAGCACGCGATCGCGTACCTCGGGGGCAAGTGCCGTTTGTGCGGCTATGACAAGTGCCCCTCTGCTCTGGAGTTCCACCACGTCGAGGTCTGGCTCAAGGACTTCACGATTTCCGACAGGATGACCTCGTTCGAGGCGATCAAGCCCGAGCTGGACAAGTGCGAGCTGCTCTGCGCGAACTGCCACCGGGAGGTCCACGACGGGCTGCATCCCGGCATGGTCGTCTACGAGGAGAGCAATCGCGGGGGCCTCGACTGGCACGAAGAGCCTGATCCGACGTTCCCTGACGGCGTGGTGTAACAGCGTAGGGGTGGAGCAGAGTCTACACGCCCTAGAGGCCCTCTCAGCGGTGTTGGCCCTCGTGGTCACGGGCCTCGTGCTCTACATCTACCTGTACTTGCACCCCCTGCTGAAAACCATGGGGAAGCAAGCCCGTGAGGATCGCGCACGCTTGGCCGATGTGGACAAGGAGCTGGACGCGTTCGAGAGGGCTCTTCACACGAGGTCCCTTCCCGTGCCGCGTGTGATCCCGTCACCTTTGAACCACCCTGACCCCGAACCTTTGGGCGCTAGGATGGGAGGGTTGGACGGTCTGCCTCTGGATTGGGAGCGCGTAATCGGCGGTCCTTCCCTATCTCCTAGGGCGATCTACCTCCAAGCCCGGGCCTTGGATACCCGTCTTGACGGTGCTCTCAAGCGTGCACAGGTTCCTGCCCGAACCTCCCCGGAAGCACAATCCTGCTACGAGAGGGTCCTGGAGGACGACCTCTTGGAGAAGTAGAACGGCACTGGGGGTCCCACTTCTTCTTGGAGGCGCTATGCTCACTCCTGTGCTGATGTATCAGAAGGGCGACCCGTTCTGCCGCGTGGCCTCGATCCTCTACCGTCGACCAGTGGGCACGGTGAGCGTGGACGACCGGAACCGTGCGGCCCGGGCCATCCACGACGTGATGCACAACAAGCGTCGCTCCATGGATGAGGTCCTCGACATCCTCATCGGGAGCTTCCCTCACGCGGACGAGGCACGGCAAGAGTTGCGCGTACTCATCGCGCCCGTGGCGATGAACTAGCGCCGCGAAACCTTTGCGTCGATCCGGTGCGCCTTGAGGGCGGCGTCCAGCCTCTCCACGTCACGGTCCGACACCTCGGGCCCCGCATCCGTGGGTACGGAACGAGCGGCGACTTCCAGAGGGATATCGAGCACTTCCCGGAGGAGCTTTCGAGCTTTGGCCCGTGCTTCGATCTGGCACGAGAAGATGAGCGGGGAGCGCGGGGTCCCGTCTTCGAGGGCCTCGTCCCACCCGCCGAAGCCCTCGCCGACGTTCGCCACACACGGGGGGCTCTTGGGCAGGGGTTCGGGAACGCCCCTCGTGATCGCCTCGACGAGCTGCGCGGCGTCTTCGGCGAGCTTCTTGGCCGCAGCCAGCGCGACGGCCTTCGAGTGGTCGTCGATCACATCGACGCACAGGCGAGAGTGCAGCTCCAGGAGGTTCTGGTGGCACTTGTGCACGAGAGTTTTCGCCTTCATGCAACTACGCGTACACCGCGCAGGACATTCGGTGTAGGGCTAGCAGGGATGAAAGTGCTCGTCCTTGATGACTGCGCAGGGAACCGTTCGTCGCTCAGCCGTACGTTGCGCACGCTGGGCCACGAGACAGTGCAAGCCGCAACGTACGACGAAGCCGTGAGCGCCCTCGGGGCGGATCTGGATGTCGTGATCTCGGACCACGACTTGGGGTCGGACCACGACTTGGGGTCGGAGAAGACGGGTGCCGACTTTCTCCGCCTCGCTCGCGAGTCCTACCCTCACCTGCGGATCGTGCTGATGTCCGGGACCGATCGATCGTACCCCGACCTCGACAACTTCCTCCTCAAGCCGTTCTCGAAGTCGGCGCTCAGCGACGCACTCTCCTGCCCTTCCCGGCCGTCGCTCACACTGGCGCTTGTGGTCGAGTCGTGCCGCATCAGCGTGGCAGAGGCCCACTCGATCGGACACCTGTGTGCGGAGGAGCTGCGAAAGGAGCCCACTCTGGAGGGACATGACGTGACGGTGCACGTTTGTGTCAGCACGGAGGAGGTTCCTCCCGGGGCTACGGCCGTGCGGTTGCTGGATGAAGTGCCACCGGACTCGACCAAAGACCGGGGGTGGGCCCGCATCTACCTCGCGAACCTGATGTCGGGCGCGCTGCTGTCCGTGATGAGGGACCTGGTTCGCGGGCTCTTCGTCGAGGAGGAGGCACCTGCCTCCGGCACCGCATGAACCCTGTGGCTCTTGTCTTCGACATGGAGACGTCGGACCCGGACGACGCGCTCACGCTCTGCATCCTGGCCACACACCCGCGCGTCGACCTGATGGCGGTCACGGTGACGCCGGGCTCTCTCGAACAGGTAGGCATCGTCCGTCACCTCTTGGATCGCCTGGGTCGATCCGCACTCCCTATCGGTGCGTTCACGGGCACCTCCAACCCGAAGAACGTCTCGGAGTTCCACCACCGGTGGCTCGGGGACATCGCTCCAACGGACCCGACGGGAAGCGGCGCCGAGATCTTGGCCGCCGTGTTCCGTCGCCGCCCGGATGCCACGATGCTTACAGGCGCGGCGCTCAAGAATCCGGGGACCCTTCTACGACAGCACGCGGACGTGCGGATTGGCACGTGGGTCGCGCAGGGGGGTTTCGCGGGGGACTCTGTGGTGCCGCCCGAGCACCGGTTGGCCAAGTTCGCGGGTCGGGAGACGTGTCCGACCTTCAACTTCAACGGAGCCCCCGACCTCGCCAAGGAGATGCTCGCGAGTGACCGGATCGGGGAGCGCTGGCTCGTCTCGAAGAACGTCTGCCACGGCGTTGTGTACGACCAGGCCATGCACGAGAGGGTCAAGGCGCTCACGCACAAGACGGCGGGGATGCTCCTCGTGCAAGAGGGGATGGAGGTCTACCTCGCGCGAAGGGCGGAGGGGAAGGCGTTCCACGACCCCCTCGCGGCTGCGGTGGCTATCGACCGAGAGGTCTGTGCCTTCCGGGAGGTCGAGGTCTACCGTGAGCGGGGGGAGTGGGGCTCGCGCCTCGCAGAGGGGACGCGGACCCGTATCTCTGTGTCCATCGACCGGGAGAGGTTCTTCCGGGTTCTGACGGAGGCGTGATGCCGGAGACGCGACCGAACTACTGGAGGCCGTTGGACTGTCTGCCCCGCCTCCCCAAGAACCACAACTACCGGAGCCCGAACAACTCCGAGTACTTGTGGGACGTGAGCCCCGCCTTCAAGACCTGGGTGAGCCGCAAGCTCACGGTGGCCGAGGCCATGTTCCTCGTCTCGCACGGTTACGACGTCGACGTGAACGTCCACGGGGACCCCATTGCCTCGAAGAAAGGGGCTCAGATGTACAGCGACGCTGTGTTCGTGCTGGAGCAACTCCAAGGGGTCGGCCGGCGCACCAAGAGGTCCAAGAGGTGAGCGAGAACAAGCCCCGAGGTCTTCTGGCGGCCCTGGGAGGGGCCAAGTTCAAGTTCGGGCCCGACACCCCGAGCTTGCTCGCCGTCCCCGGTCGCTGGACCCTCGTTCCTGAGGAGGCCGAGACGGAGTACCTCGTGGGCCTCGTGGAGGGTCGCTACGACTCGATGAATGCGGGTGACGATGACTTGGTTCAGCGTGACCTGAAGCAAGCGCGTGCCGAGCTAGAGCGTCGAGGAGTCCCTGTTCCGAAGAAGCCCTAGAGCGTCGCCTTGTAGGCGTCGTGCCGCTTCTTGGCCTCAGCCGCGATCGCTTCCATGAGGTTGAGGTAGTCCTCCCCCTCCGGCCCGCTCATCTCTTCTGCTTCCTGCATCGCGTGCTCCACGTCCTTGAGGATGCGGGCGGCGCCGGGGTGAGCTTCTTCGAGGCGGTGCGTTGGTCGTAGGTGTAGGACATGGGGGCTCCTGATAGAGTACACCTCTGTTTGTATCGAAGGATCACGGTGTATCCTTGAATGGTGGCCTCCGGGCCTTCCGGACGATTCCCGATGGATCGGCTTCGGGTTCGTGCGGTAGAGGGTCTGAGATGAGGCGCATCGTCATCGCACCGCAGCAGGAGGGCAAAGGGCGCTCGTTCGAGGCCCTTTGCCTGGCCAGTGTCATCGCCGATGGTCTCTGGTCGGGCGGCAACGCAACGACCGACGACACACGGCCCGTGTGGGCGATGTTCGCCGGAAGCGACGCGGAGATGCGCCCCTTCATGGCGAACCTGACTAGCGGCCGGAAGGGCATGTTCCTCAAGGCCAACGAGTACCACAACTCCCGCAAGGGCGGTGATCGCTTGGAGCTGCTCCGCTCTGCGGGCTACCAGGTGACCTGGCAGCGGGAGCCTGAGGGCATGATCGCCACGGTGTTCCTTCCGGACCTCTTTCGGGCGGATCCTGGGATGGTTGATCCGAGCGGAGTTCGGTTCGTCGTGCTCCCCTCCGCTTCGTGGGCGGCAGAACAGAAGATCGAGACGGCCCCCATTCTCGAACACGCGACGCGCTTGGGCTACCCCCTCACGGAGGAAGCGTTCCCGTCGCTCGTGTCCGTCGCGTTCCTCTTCGCCGTCTACTTGGACCGCCGGACCCGTTGTCCGTTGCTCTCGGACGGTCGCTTCTATCTCCAGCTCCTCCTCGCCTGTTTGGACGCGGGCTACGCGTCGTGGTCGGGGGCGGAGAAGTACTCGTACCGTGAGAAGCAGTGGGGGCGGCATTCGCACCACGTCTTCTTCGAGGTCGATACGGCAGACGTGGGGTTGCTCCCCGGCATCTCTTTCAAGGCCAGCCACGAGCAAATCGAGACGATTCTCGCGGAGCAAGTGGCCCTGTTCTTCCAGCACACGGGTGGTGTCTAAATGGCGAGGCTTGAGAGCGTGGCAGTGGCGGGGTACTACCCCACCCCGAGCCGTCTGATCCCGCGCATCGCGGCGGTCCTGGCCCTGCCAGAAGAAGCCCGCACCCCGGCGTTCCTCGACCCCTGCGCGGGTGAGGGTTCGGCCGTCCTGGACCTCATCAAGGAGCTTCGCGGCGGCGGGGACAACTGGTCCCGAGACAGCCACCTCTACGCGTGCGAGATGGAAGAGACGCGCTTCAACGCGTTGAAGAAGACCTGCGAGGGAATCTCCTACAACCTGTCTCGCAGCCTGGTGCACGGAGACGCCTTCCGGGTCACCTACGCGCACGGGTATAGCCGTGGCGTCTCCCTGCTCTACCTCAACCCCCCGTACGACCTCGACCCGATCCACGGGCGGTTGGAGCAACGCTTCCTCGTCCGCTTCCTCGGGACGCTGGCAACCTCGGGCGTTCTCGTTTTCGTAGTCCCCTATTCGGCGCTCAAGGCGTCGGCCGAGACCCTTAGCCGGGAGTTCGAGTCTCTCCGGTGCTTCCGTTTCCCGGATCCGGACTGGGACAGCTACAAGCAGGTTGTCCTGATCGGCGTCAAGCGTTCAGCGCCCCTGCTGAACCCGGACCCCGATGCTGTCCTGGCCGTCCTCAAGTGGGCGTCGGACCCGTCCGCAATGCCCGTCCTTCCGGAGGGTGGTGAAGTCGAGCGCACGACGGTCCCCGCGACGGTCGACTACCACGGTAGCTACGGGCTGACCGAGTGGGTCATGCGTCCGGTCGATGTGGCGACGCTCACGGCCAAGGCTCGCCCCTGGATGCAGACGACGCGCGCGGGCGCTCTCGTGCCGACGCCCGGTATCATCCCCGACGTGCCCGTGGCGGAGATGCTTCTCCGGAAGTACCCCGTAGCGATGCCCCCGCGGCCGGCGCACATCGCGGCCGGTATCGCCAGCGGCATCTTCAACGGGGCCCGTATCGAGTCGAAGAACACTCGGCTCCCGCCCTTGCTCGTGAAGGGCGTCTTCGACCGGGAGTTCCGGACCATCGAAGAGAAGAAGAACAAGGAAGGGGAAGTGCGGGGCGTCGTCCAGGTCCAGCAGCCGAAGCTGGTCACCACGGTTCTCGACCTCCACACGCATCACTACCACGTGCTCAAGACGGGCACGGAAGCATCGAAGGCTCCGTCCGTCGAGTCGATGACGGTGGCAGACCTGCTCGCGCACTACGGCGAAAGCCTCATGGCGGTGATGGAACGCCAGTGCCCGATTCTCTACGACCCCCGCACGGATGCGGAGAGCATCACGCTCGCGTCGTCGCCCCGTCGGCTCTTCTCGGCGCAGGCTCACGCCTCGCGCGCCCTCGTAAAGCTCCTTGGGGGCACGGGTGCCTCTGCGGCTTCTCGTCGCGGCAAGACGGCGATCCTGCTCGGTGAGATCGGGTCGGGGAAGTCCACCGTCTCTCTCATGGCGGCGCGCTCCATCGGCGCGAAGCGGATCCTGATCCTGTGTCCGCCGCACCTCCTGACCTCGTGGAAGAACGAGATCTCTGCGGTTGTTCCCGAGGCGACGGTCCGCGTTCTCCAGAACGTGGCGGATGTCGACGCCCTCACCGAAATCCCGATGGATCAGCCGGTCGTGGCGGTCCTCTCGCGAGAGTCGGCCAAGCTCGGTCACGGGTGGGAGGGGGTCTCGACGGGGGCGTGCCCGAAGTGTGGGGCTCCGGTTCCGACGGACGTGGATCTCGTGAAGAAACGCGCTCGCTGCGAGGCGAAAGCGTACACGCTGGGTTGCTCCAAGGCCGCGATTGCGCACCGCCTCGCCGTGCTCCTCCAGCCGCACGCCCCGACCGACGGCAACGTGACGGCTCTGATGTCGGGTCGGGCGGGCCGTGCCCGCAAGGTGAGGTACGCGGCACGGATCAAGGGCGGCGCGGCGCCGGTGTGGGCAGGGATCCCGAGCGAGATCGTCGACCGGGTTCTTGCGGAGATCGTGACGGCTCGCCTCGAAGGTGAGGGGGCCCGGGAGAAGTTGGACCGGGCTCTTCTGAACACGCTTCTTGCGGCGAACGACACGGAACGTCTCGTTCGGGCCATCCGCCTGCTCATGTGGGCAGAGGAGGGGTGGGGCGGTGGCCGCGACCTCTCGCGAGACCTCGTGCTGCTTCTCCCCCCGGGCAGTGACCTCCAGATGAGCCTCATCGAGGAGATGCGCGCCGTACCGACCCATGGGTACTACGGCTACGGCAGCTACGGCGGCAGCGGGCCGTGGGGGGACATCAATCGCCGGATCGGCGAGCTGGCTTCGGGCAAGGGGCTCCCCAACTTCATGGGGGCCGGCGAGCTGGCGTTCCGGGACGGGCACTTCGTCGTCGCGGAACACGCGGCCGGGTCCATGCGCCTCGCCCGGGAAGTGCTCGCTTCCTTGTGCTCGCTCGGGCACTTCCCGATGGGGCCCGAGTGCGGCGAGCCTCTCTTCCAGGCGAGCCCCGCCCCCCTTCGCTACCCCCTCGCCCGCCTCATCTCGATGCGTCACCCGCGCCTCTTCGACTTCCTCGTGCTGGACGAAGGGCATGAGTACGCGACGGACGGGTCGGCGCAGGAGCGGTCGGCGCACCGTCTCACGGGGCTCGGCCTCCCCACGATCCTGATGACGGGGACGATCATGAACGGCTACGCGGAGAGCCTGTTCACGAACTTCTGGGCCCTTTCCCCCGCGTTCCGTACTGAGTTCGACCGCAGCGAGCGCACCAAGTTCGTCGATCGCTACGGCTACCGCAAGCGGCTCGTCGAGGACAAGGACAAGGAAACCGGCAAGATCGTCGAGTTCGGCTCGCACACCGATCGCGTCGAGCGTCAGGAGCGCTTCGTGGGGAACGCCCCCGGCGTCCTTCCCCTGTTCTTGCTCCGTCATCTTCTCCCGATGTCGGTCACTTTGCACAAGACTGACCTCGCGATCGACCTTCCGCCGTGCCGTCAGCACCGTCATCTCATCCAGGCGGAGACGGACGTGATGAAGCAGTACCGTCATCTCCTCGATGCAGTTCTCGCGGCCGTACGCAAGGACCAGTTCGAGCCGGACATGGCGGGAAAGCTCTTCGGTCAGCTCTCCGAGCTGCCGTCGTACCTCGACCGCGCGACGGGAGACGTGGGCAACTGCGACAAGGGCGTCTTCGAGGTCCGCTACCCCGAGTCCGTGGGTTCGGCGCTCGTGGCGGCAGCAACCCCTCTCGACCCCTCGACCCTCCTCGCGAAAGAAGAGTGGATGCTCCGGACCATCGAGGCGGAGCTGGCCGAGGGTCGGAACGTGATGGTCTTTGCGTGGCACATCACGCTGCTGCCGCGCCTCGCGCGCATCATCTCCGAGCGCATCGGTGAGACGGTCCCGGTCCTCTACGCCGACAAGGTGTCGACGGCCAAGCGTCAGGACTGGATCGATCGCGAGATCGTCAAGAAGAAGCGCCAGGTGCTCGTCACCAACCCTGTGTGCATCCAGACGGGGCTCAACAATCTCGTGCACTTCGCGACGGAAGTGTGGATGCAGAACCCGGCGTGCAACCCGGTCGTGTTTCGTCAGGCGATCGGTCGCATCGATCGCATCGGGCAGAAGATTGAGACGCGGGTGCACGTGCCGATCTACGTCGACACTCTCCAGGAACAGCTCCACGACCTGCTCATGCACAAGGTCGCCGTCTCCGTCTCCACGGACGGCCTCGACCCCGAGGCTGCTCTCCAGGCGGCGGGCGTGGCGGAAGACGAGTACCTTGCGGGCCTCTCGATCGGCAAGCAGCTCTACGCCATGTTGACGGAGGGTTCGGCGCGAGAGAGGGCTCGGGATGAGGAGGTCTTCCGCGTGGGGTCCACCCACAGGAAACCGGCGGTCGTTCATCACGAGCCCTCGGTTATGGACTTGATCGGGATGATCGAGGCGGGTGCTTAGGGTCTGGTGTACCTGATAGACGCGTGGCTCCCGACCTCGATCCCGGTTACCCGGATTGGCTGCTGCCCCTGACGGTTAGCGCGATCCTCCTCACCGTCGTACTGTACGACCTCTACTTCCTCCTCCTCGCACGTACGACCGCTCGCAAGTAGAGAAAGACCATGCGCAGCCCCCTGTGGATCTACGAACCCGCGATGATCACCACGACCACCTGCGTGGACTGTGGTTTCGACATGAGGCTCAAGCCCGACCCGAAGACGGGCGCGCACATGATCGAGCCACACCACGGGGCGACCAGCAGCCAGCGGTGTCCTGGGAGCGAGCGTCCGGTCGTGTACATGGGGGAGCGCTTCGCAGCCGTCTCCTTGTTCGTCCGTGACTCGGACGGGTACGTGCTGTCGACCTCCCGGAAGACTGACCTGACCGACCTCGGCCTCCCCGGAGGCAAGAACGAGCCTGGTGAGTCCCCCCTCGACGCAGCCATTCGAGAGACGAGGGAAGAGACTGGGGTGGCCATCCACGAGGCCGAGTTCATCTTCCGGCGCCTCGACTACCGGCCCGGCGAGTCCACGCCGACCCTGCCCGTGGCGTGCTTCAAGGTCCTCCGGTGGGAGGGCCCGGTGCGCCAGGTCCAGGGAGAAGGTCGGGCTGCATGGGTTCCGCCAAGTGCGATCGTGACGCCGAACTGCTCGTACCGCGAGTACAACCGCGCCCTGTTCGCCCTCGTCGGAATCGACTGTGGCTGAGCCGGGGACGGTCAACGAGGTTGTGGAGTACGTCCGGGCCCACCCGGGCATGAGCGCGACGGAGCTTTCCCACGCGCTTAGGCGCCATGCAGCCTCCCTCTCCTCCCTGCTCGTGAAGCTCGTGCACCAGGGCACGCTCCAGCGCCAGTCGGGGGTAGGCCCGAGAGGTGGGTGGGGCTACTACCACCCCAAGCCCCCGCGAGTGGTTCGCAAGGGGCCGTCGGTGTGGGTGCGCCTAGCGCGCGGCGTGGACACCGATCTCTAGGAGTTCGCCTTCACGTCGTGCAGCTCATGCCAGATGGCCGTACTCGGATCCTTCACGAGGTTGCGGCACTGGTCACACCGCTGCTCCCGTTCGGTGCGGCAGGGGTGCTTCACCTTGCAGTGGACGCACTGGCTTGCATGCGGGGAGGGTCGCCTCTGAACGCACCGCCCGTCCTTCGGGCGCATGCGCATCCAGTGGCGACATGTGCTGCACTTCAACGGGAAGTCGCGCTGAGCGTACTCCTCCGAGGAGAGCTTCTGGGGGGTCTTGACCCGGACCCTCTTCTTGAAGTCGACGCGGATGACCTTCACGAGGAGGCCGGAGGGACTGCCGGGCGCGCGCCGGCAGCCGTGTGCAGCAAGTCCCGGAGTACGAGGCGGATGTACGAGTGGGTGACGCCTCCGAGGAGCGGGACGATGTACTTCTGCGTCTCGTCGAGGTAGCGGGCCCACCGGGCGTCCTTGAAGGTTGTCTTCCCCTCGCGGAGGTTGCAGATGCGGTCGACGATCTTCACGAGCTTCGCCCGCGACGATGCGGCTTCGAGGCGGGCCAGGTAGACGGGTTTGTCTTCCCCCTCCCGCTGCGTGAGGGCCACGACGTCCTCGATGACGATCTCCTCGACGCCTTCCGCTCGGAGGTCCTCTTCGGTGACCTCCGTGCCGTCGAGCTTCCGCCCGTCCTCGATGATGTCGTGGAGCCAGGCGGTCGCGACGAGCTGGTCCCGGTAGCGTGTGTACTCGTGCTGTTCGCGTTCGCTCACGGGGAGCCCACCGGGGCCTTCCGGGCCGGGGTCGGGGGTCGGGCCGATCAGGTCGTGGAGGAGCTTCGCGAGGTCCTCCGGATGCTTCCATGCAGGTCGGGCCGGGCTCGTGTCGCCCTTCGCCCGCTGTCGAATGCCGGGCATCCAGCGCCGGGCCAGCTTCTCTTCTTTGGTCTTGGTCATGTTTTCTACTACATCTCTACACCAGAACCCGCCGGTGTAAAACTCGGTACGATGCGCTTCTGGGGGTCGTGGGAGGCAGGGCGACAGGGCACCGGGTACCGGAAGCGTCTCCTCGCACAAGGAACGCTTGGGAGCCTCGGTTGGGATTCGTGGGTGATCGACTACCCGGAGGATACCTACATCCCAACGCATGTGGATGAGGTTCCGGGCCGCAGACACTATCGTGCGAACCTCGTCCTTTGGGGCCCGAAAGAGGGCGGGGACTTCGAGGGCCTCGCGATTCTGCGTGTTGGGCGTCGGTTCACGCTGTTTCGCCCGGACATTTCACCCCACTCTGTCTCTACTGTACGGGGTCGTCGGGTAGTCTTGTCCCTAGGGTTGGCCTTCTAATCCATTGGTATCGCGTGCCTCATCAGGAGATAGCCCGCGATGCCCCGACCGACGCCGCGTCCCTACGACCTGGACCATCTGTTTGCGCTTCACCGACAGAAGGGCCATCACCTCCCCAAGTACGAGGCCATCCGAGCGGCCGCGGTGGTGTTTGCGGAGACCCTTCTGGAAAACGTTCCGCCGGGGCCAGACCAAGACGATGCCATCCGCCACGTGCGCAAGGCCGTCATGATGGCGAACTCGGCGGTGGCTCTGGAGGGCTCGATCCTCAAGAGCGAGGTGATGATCAGCCACCTACTCGACCGCGTGCTCGACCCGGTTCGTTCGCGTGGTGGGGTGGTCGAAGCGATCTTCATGAACAAGCTCGACGTCGAGAAGCTCCACGGCCATGCACGGTTCGATCGTGAGTCGGATCCGGACCGCCTACGTCAGGGTGTCGTGGGACACGTCGAAGGCGCTGCCATCATCGTGTCTTCGGCCATTCCGGAGGGCTCCGTCCACGTGGTCGAGCGGGGTGAGCAGTCGTCGCCTCGTCCGGTCGTTCTCGCGGTGACGTGATCGCTCGATTCGTCGCCAACCGCCTCCAGTACGCCCTCCAGACGTTCTTGCTGGGGCGGGGCCTCGCGGAGGGTGGGTACGTTGTGCTCACCGGCGCAGCCTTGTGGCTGCACGGAATTCGAGAGGACTTCCGAGACGTTGTGCTCCTAGTCCCAGGGCTGGACGCGGAGAAAGAGGTTGGTGACTTCGGTGGGTTCGTGTTCGAGGCTACTCCTACCCTCGAACATCTTGCGCCGGGGCTCACCGAAGAAGTGCTCCGTGACGTCGAAGTCCGAAGCGGGATTCGGGTGGCTTCGCTCTCGTCGACCCTACGGATGTTGTCTCTGACCGGGCGCCTTGAAGATGCCGCGAACGCTCACACGCTTCGGGACTTTCTAGGGACACGGCGACGCTGAACTCGGTGTACCGGCGCGCGCATGGACATCACCCCCGACCAGCTTGCGTTTCTCAACACCATCCGTGACGCTGTGGCCGCGAACGCCGTGAACAAGGGCTTCCGAGACCAGATGCGGAAGGACATGACCGACGAGCAGTGGAACGGCCCGCTCGGGCAGCTCGTTCGGGCCGCTACGTACACGTCCAACCAGCACGGCGAGGCGTCAGAGTTCTGGGAGGCGTTCCGTAAGGGGACCCTCGACAAGCTGTGCGACAAGGCCGAGAAGATGCAGGCGATGGGCCTCCCCCCGCTCACCAACGCGGAGGAGGAGATCGCGGACGAGATCATCCGCGCCCTCGACAAGGCACAGGCGCACGGTGTGGACGTGGCCAAGGCGGTCGCCGTGAAGCACGCGTTCAACACTGGACGCCCCCTGCTTCACGGGGGCAAGCTCGCCTAGATGGAAGGGATCGTTCTCGGGGACCGTCTCGCAACGCTCCGCCAGATTCCGGAGGGAGCGGCTTCCGCTGTGCTCACGTATACGGGGAGTGCGGCGGTCGAAGACTGGACGGAGATCGCCAGGGTTCTCCGTCCCGGTGCGCACGCGATCGTGTTCGGCACGTGGCAGGTGGGGGTCACCCTTCGCCGTGTTGGGTTCGAGATGCGTGACTCCCTCTTCATCACCCATGGTGCGAGGGTCGTCAACGAAGTGGCGTACCTCGTACGTCGCCCGCTTCGAGCTTCCACGGTGGCTGCACAGACGCTCGCTACCGGGACGGGGGCCATCAACATCGACGGGACACGGGTGCGCCACTCTTCGGCCGCCGACTTCGAGAAGCACAAGGCGGGGGTCGAGGCCCTCAAGGCGCGCGGGGGTTCCCTCGGGAACTCTTGGAAGAACTCGTCCGACTTGGCCGGGGCGAACGATGTGACGCAAGCGGGCCGGTGGCCGGCGAATGCCGTCTTCGCTCACGCTCCTGCGTGTCAGAAGATCGGCTCCCGCCGGGTGCCGGCTCCCGTGATCAACCGCTTCTCCGACGGGATGAAGCCGTTCGGAGGTGGTGCCGGCCATGAGTACCACACGGTTCAGACCGGGGACGCCGACGGGATGGAAGAGGTGGCGTCCTGGTCCTGTGTCGAGGACTGCCCGATCTCAGCCCTCGACAGCCTGAGCGGCGTTACTAGATCGGGGGCCATGCGTCGTGAGGTCGAAGCCTACGAGGGGGTGTCAAACACGCCCTTCCTGCGAGGTCGTTCGGGCCCCTCGAATCAACACGGGGATGCCGGCGGGGCCTCGCGGTTCTTTCGCACCTTCGCCACGCAGACTGCGGGGGCCATCCCGGTCGAGCTGCTCAGCTACCTCGTGCAGATGATCTGCCCGCCGGGGGGTTTGATGCTGGACCCTTACTGCGGGCTCGGTGACGCGTGTGCTGCCGCCCGCTGTGTGGGCCACCGGTTCCTTGGCCTCGTCGAGTCCGAGAGCACCTACCAAGCTGCGGTGGACCACGTAGGGAGCTTCCAATGATGGACATCAACGAAGTCAGCACATGGACGGCCGAAGAGGCTCTGGCGGAGGTACACGCTGTTCTGCCCCCCGGGTGGCGGTTCGGGTGCAAGGAGGAGCCGAAAGGGTACTTCGAGTCCACGTTCACGGACGAGGAGGGGACCTTGCAGTGGCGCTCCCATCTCGTGGTGGACTTCAAGCTGGCCGTCCTCGATGCGTACGGGTGGCTCTACGCTCGTCGCAACCAGCCGAAGCACCCCAAGTGGGCCTTGAAGCCCGACCTCACTCCGCAAGCGGTCAATGCGCGTCTCGGGCTCATTCCGCCGAAGCGCCGTCCGGACGTCCCCGACCCGGGTGACATCGATCCGGAAGAGATCCAGCGCATCTTGAAGCAGCAGACGACACGTTGAGGCGTTTCGGTGTACCGTCGCGCCTCGTCCAAGGAGGAATCGGATGTCGATCAGATATGGGACCGTAGCTCGGAAGGGGATGCTGAGAGGCGTCCAGAAGCTCGCTGACACCGTGGCAGTGACGTTGGGTCCGCGTGGCCGCAACGTCTGCCTGGAGAAGGCTTTCGGGCCGCCCCTCATCACGAAGGATGGGGTCTCGGTCGCCAAAGAGATCGAGCTGTCCGACCCCTTGGAGAACATGGGGGCGAAGCTCGTTCGCGAGGTCGCCTCGAAGACAAGCGACGATGCAGGGGATGGCACCACCACCTCTGTGGTGCTCGCGGCGCACCTCTTCACGCGTGGCCTCGGCCTCGTGGAGGCGGGCTTCGCGCCGGTCTCGATGAAGCGTGGGATGGACAAGGCCAAGGACCTGATCGTCGATCAGCTCATCGGCTTCTCCGTGCCCGTCAAGACGCAGGAGCACATCGAGAACGTCGCCACCATCTCGGCGAACGGGGACCGGGCGATCGGCAGGATCATCGCCGATGCGGTGGCTCGCGTGGGCCGAGACGGCATCGTGAACATCGAAGAGGGGAAGGCAGCGGAAACGGTCGTCGAGACGACCGACGGCATGAAGTTCGACCGGGGGTGGGTCCGCCCGGAGTTCATGACGGACGAGACGAGGCAGGAGTGCGTCCTCACGGATGCCTACGTCCTCATCACGGACCACAAGCTCAGCACGGTCCGTCCGATCGTCTCGGTCATGGAGAAGCTCGTCGCGGACGGGAAGAGTCTTCTCCTCATCGCCAACGACTTCGAGGGCGATGCGATCCCGACCTTCGTGGTCAATCGTCAGCGCGGCGCCCTCTCCTGCTGCCTCGTGAAGGCTCCCGGGTTCGGCGCGCAGCAGTCGCAGCACCTCCACGATCTCGCTGTCCTCACGGGTGCGACCTTCATCTCGCGCGACCTGGGGATGACCCTCGACTCGCTCACGATGGAAGATCTCGGCCGCGTCGGTCGGGTCCGCGTCACGCAGAAGGACACCCTCATCACGGACGCTGCGGGGGACCAGGCGGCCATCGACGATCGTGTCGCGCGCATCAAGGCGGAGATCGAGTCGTCCGGGTCGGAGTACGACAAGGACAAGCTCCGCGAGCGCATGGCCCGTCTCCTCGGGGGCATCTGCGTCATCAAGGTCGGCGCGGTCTCCGAGCTGGCGATGAAGGAACTCAAGGCCCGCATGGAGGACGCCCTCTACGCGACCAAGTGCAGCATCGAGGAAGGGGTCGTCCCGGGTGGCGGTATCTCCCTGATCCGCGCATCGGATCGAGTGAGGGAGCTGCTCGCGGCGCAGGGGGAGGTTGACAACGACGTGCCGCTCACGTACCCGCTCCCCTCGGGGCCGGACGAGCAGGCGGGGTTCGACCTCGTGATGCAGGCGTGCGAGCAGCCGCTCATGCGCCTCGCGCAGAACGCAGGCAAGAACGGGGAGCTGTTCGTCGAGCGGGTGCGGTCCGCAGGGTCGACCGACGAGATGAACGGCTACGACCTCTCGGACATGACGATGAAGAACCTGCTGGAGGCGGGCGTCCTCGATCCGGTTCGGATCGTCCGCCTGGCTTTCGAGAACGCCATCTCGGTCGTCGGCACCATGCTCACGACCGAGGCGGTCATCCGCAAAGACCCCAAGAAGCAGCCCGAGGCGATGGTCTGATGCCCACGTTCGTCGAAGCTGTGAGGAGCGGAGACGCTGTTCTCGCGGACATCGACGACTGGATCGACGCGTGGCACGTGGCCCCGAACAACTCGGGGCCACTACACGCCTATCTCGGCCTCACGTGGGAGGAGTACGCCGCGTTCGCGGAGCGTCCGTCATCCCTCGACGAGATCCTGCGTCGCAAGGTCGGCTAGAAGGCGAGGTTCGTGCCCTTCGTGGGGACCCACAGGTCCGTCGTCCTTGCCCACTTGATGTAGTCGGTGGAGAAGTACGCGAAGCCCTTGTCGCCCCAGCGGCCGCCCCAAGAGTTCTTCACGATGAAGGCGTTGATCTTGGACAGCCAGCCGACGATGATCATCGCGTGGCCACCGTCCGAGTGAGCCGGCGGCGTGAGCACGTAGCTCCCGTCGTACTCGTTGAAGACCTTCTCGTTGATGTCCGTGCCGAAGACGACGGGGTGGTCCGCACGGAGGGCCGAGATCACTTCGTCGATGCGGTCGTCACCGGTCCCCTCGATGCGGTAGTAGCTGTGGATCTTGTGCCCGGTCGCCTGGCGGAGGGCCTTGATCGAGGGGCGGACATAGACCTTCGACTCGTCGTAGGGCCACACGGTCTCGTCGCAGACCCCGAAGCGTGAGAGCACGTCGAAGCACGTTGAGATGTAGGTCCCTTCGTCCTTGTCGATCTCGTCGTGCTCGTCTCGGGCCATCGAGTAGATGTAGAGCCGGGCGACTTGAATCTGCGGTTGCGGCTCTCGGCCTTCGGACTTCGCGAGGGTGTCCTCTTCGATGGCTCCGAGGATCTCGATCGAGTCTGCGGTGGCGTTGCCGGCGCAAGCGGAGAGCTGGAGCTGGTTGGTGTCCGTGCAGAAACCACGCAGGTCCACGTCACCGGTCGAAACCGTGACGAGTTTCGGCTTCAAGTCCGTTGCGAACTTGAGTGCCTGAGCCACCTTTTCCGCAGGATCTCGCCTGTACCCGTAGACGTTCGCCATGCCTCAGCACGCCCAATAAACGATTCGTCGCGGGCCCTAGGGGAAGGACGAAGCCATGAACCTCAAGCCCCTGCTGTTCGCTGCCGCCGTCGCCACGCTTGTGTGTGCGTGCCCCCCGAGTCGAGACCCCGCCCCACCGAAGCCCCGTCCGGCACCGGACACGGAACTCTGTGGCGCCGTGTGCAAGCACATCGGGCCCGAGGGGTTGAACTGCGAGGAAGGGCAGCCGGTCTACGACTCAGACAAGCCGGGCCCCAAGGGCGTCCCGAACGAAAGCTGCGAGGAGTTCTGCGCGCTCCAGCAGAACAATGGCGTCGTGCTGAACCCGAAATGCCTGCTTCTCGTCAAGTCCTGCGACGAGATCGAGGCTGCACGGAATAAGGTCTGCCAGTGACCTTGTAGCGTCCCGGGTGGGTGGTGGGTCTTCTTGTGCCCGCCCCCTTTCGTGGATGCACGACTGCTGACAATCCGGGGGCACCGTCCTGTGTTTCTTCGTCGCATGGACCTGCCTGCGTTGGCGGGTGCGATCGTCGACTACTATCGCGGACGCGTGCGTGTCTCTCGGGTGTACCAGGCGCAGATCGAAGCGGTCTACCTTGAGGGCCCGGGAGTCGACATCCTCGTCCGCCAAGAGGACTGGTTGAAGATCATCCCCCACCTCGTGGACGGCACCTTCGCCCCTCAGAACAGCGCTGTGATCAAGCCTCGCAACACGACAGATGACACGCCGGCCCCACAGGCCAACCCGGAGTTCTACGGGCGCGTGCTCTTGACCCTCCAGACCATCTTCACCGACGACTTCCCCACCTCCCCTCTCTAGGAGAAAATGCAGATGCCGATCGATCCTGCCGGGACGACCCCTGGCCTCCCCCCTGGTGCCGCCGACCTCCCCAAGAGCTTCATGCGCTGCAAGCAGAGCCGCACGGACAGCGAGGGTCGCGTGGTCTGGTCCTGTGACTCGATCGAAGCCTACGAGATGCAGGTGCCGGGCAACGCGGGGTTCCGCATGTACCGGTGCGTGAAGTGCGGGCACACGCACAACGTTCAGATGGGTGGCAGTTTCACGATCGGGTGACCAGACATGGACGTCGCGAAGCTCCAGGCATTCGAGCGTGAGGTTGGGGCCGCCATCCCGGGGTTCCAGATCCGCTTCAAGAACGAGTCACCCCTGATGAAGGTCTTGGGGTTCTTCGCGTACCCATTCAACCGCACGTTCATGGAGTCCTACACGACGACGCTCGCGCCGAAGGTGTGGTTCCCGAGCAGGGAGTTCTACGAGGCGCAGCCGGCGTCGAGCTTCTCTATCCTCGCCCATGAGTACGTGCACCTGACGGACTCCAAGAAGAGCTACTGGACGTACACGCTCGGGACCATCTTCCCTCAGGTGCTCGCACTCATCCCCCTCGTTCTCTACGGGGTCTTCGGTGGATGGCGAGCGTCTGTGCTCCTGGCGGCCTTCCTCTTCGGGTTCGTGATGAGCCTCACGGTTGCACGCACCTCGATGAGCGCGTTCTGGGTGCTGCTTGGTACTACCGCGCTCGCGGTGGGGACGGGGGCCGTGCTGATCACAGGGTGGTGGTCGCTGCTTCTGCTCGCCGCCATCGTACTGTTCCTGCCGTGGCCCTCCCCGGGCCGGGTGCACTGGGAGCTGCGTGGCTACTCCGTCCAGCTCGCCCTTCGGCAGTGGCACTACGGATCCGTGCCGGACACCTACGTCGACGGGATCCTCTCCAACTTCACCGGCTCCAACTACTACTTCATGAGCTGGGCGCCGGCTGCCACAAGGCAGCGTCTTCTCGACATCGTGGCTCGGGCAAAGAGCGGGGAACTCCAGAAGGAAACGCCCTACGACCTGGTGTACCGGTGCGCGTCGGAATACGGATTGATCCCGCCCCAAGGGAACTGACCCATGCCCGACAACCTGCCGAGACCGGAGGCGCACATGCGCTGCCTCCACTGCAAGCATCCCCTCGAAGCGAGTGGCCAAGAGCCGTACCGCTACGTTTGCTCTGCCTGTGGGCAGAATTTCGTGGCGGTGATGCAGCTCGTCCCCGTCGAACCTCTCCGTCCTCTGCAACTTCCAGCAGCGGAGGAGCCCGGTCGTGCTGGGTGACGTACGAGGTCAAGATCGCGCGCTCCTGTACCTGCGGGGTGTGATCGATCGGAGGGTCGTGAGTCCGCTTCTGTTCATCGGCGACGATGGTACGGGGCGACGCTTCGCTGCGACACAGACCGCCAAAGAGATCTTCTGTACGGGCTCTCGTGCCTCAGGGTGCACGTGCCTAGATTGCAGCCAGATCGACGAAGGGGTGCACCTCGACTTCAAGGTCGTGTCTCCCGCTGATGGGAAAGACATCGGCATCGATGCGATGCGAGAGGTGATCGAGACTGCGGGTATCTCTCCCACTACGGCACCGTTGCGCCTCTTCGTGATCGATGGTGCGGATCGGATGACAAGCGCCGCAGCAAACGCACTGCTCAAGACCCTAGAGGAACCTCCCGAAACGTCTCGCTTCTTCCTGCTCGCTGAACAGATGCAACGGGTGATCCCGACCATCCGTTCACGCTGCGGTAAGGTCCCTTTCAGTCGTCTACCTGAATCCGTTGTCGTAGCCGAGCTGTCCAAGTTCGAGCGCGACAACACTAAAGCTCTTGTCTACGCACGTATGGCGGACGGTTCACTCGGCCGCGCCACACGGTACTGGGGCGCAGGTCGCCTCCGCACACGAGATCAAGCTTGGACGCTGCTCGAACAGGGTTTCAGCGGGGACTTGTCGTCTCTTTTTTCCGCCGTCGACGCGGTTACGCAGGACATTCCCCTCGTGCTTCGTTTCCTTGAGTTGATCCTTCACGACTTCCTCATGATCCACCACGAGCCAGGACGAATCGTGAACGTCGACCTCGCCGACAAGATCAACGCGCTCGCATCCGAAGGCGTTCTGGTGAAGGCGCTTCCGCGTCTCCTCACGGGCACTCGGGTGATCCGTGATCGCATGCGTGCGTCCAAGATCAACGCGGCCTTCCACATGAAGACCCTCTTCGTCGAAGCCTTCTCGGGGAACTGAGCGAGACATGGCAGCGCCGAAGAAGAACAACGTGCCTTTTTTCGTCTCTTATGGAGGCGAAGACTACTTCCTCGATCAGGACATCGAGAAGGCTCGCCAGTGGAAGGACCGGGAGATCATCTTCGTTGATGGCGAGGGGATGCCCGACCAGGAGTTGGTCACGCTGTGCGAAGAGCACGGTGAGGAGCCTCGCGTCGTCATCGTCGACACGGCGAACAAGATCAAGGGGGACAAGGCCCTCAAGCTGTACATCGAGGAGAGGAGCCCCACCGACCTCTCGACGATCCTCTTCGCCATCGTCCGATCGGAGAAGCTCCCTGAGGTTTGGTCCAAGGCGGCCGCGAAGGGTCGCCTGATGAAGCACGAGAAGCTCAAGACCTTCGACAGCAACAACGAGGTCGTGAAGTTCATCGATGCGGAGTTCCGTCGTGTGGGTCTCCGTACGGACGTGGGCATCTCGCAAACCGTCTACGATGTCGTGGGGCCCGGTCTGCACAAGATCGTGAACGAGGTGCGCAAGCTCGCGCTCTTGGTCCCTGAGGGTGACAAGGTGACCAAGAAGCATCTCAGCTTGGTCCTGTCTCCGTCGCCCTCTGCGGAGCCGTACGAAGTTGCCGATGCGGTGGTTGAGAAGAACCCCCGCAAGGCGATGAACACGCTGTCCATCGTCTACAAGACCATGGGGGAGGAGGCGAACGTTCCGATCACGGCGGCTCTGCTCAAGGCCGTCGAGAAGGTTGCGGTTGCACGGCGGATCTTGGACAGGGGCGGGAACGAAGAAGACGTCGCTGCCCGTCTGTCGATGAATCCGTGGAGGTGTAAGACACAGTTCATCCCCAACGTGCGCAAGCACGACTTGGGATCGCTCGTCCGCCACATGGGACGGCTATGTAAATTGGATGTGGACGTCAAAGGACCGGCCCGCTCGAAGCGCACCCTCGTGGAGCTGGCGGTCCTGTCGATTGCTGCCGGGTGAGGAGGAAAGGGCTCCATGCAAGCTGCTGCGGTTATCCAGGCCATCTCGAACGACCACGCCCCTTCGATGCGGGCGGTGGTGCAGAGCATCCGAAAGCGCGACGGTAAGGTTCACCAACCGTTCGACACGTCCAAGCTGCGTCGCGCCATCAGCCGCGCATGGGAGGAAGCCAAGGGAAGCGTCGACGAGAGGGCACTGAATCGGACCCTCAACACGGTCATCGATGCACTGACGGAAGAAGTCGTCTGCGTCGAGAACGTGCAGGATGCCGTCGAGACGGCGCTCATGCGGCAGGGTCAGTTCGCCGTCGCCAAGGCGTTCATTCTTTACCGGCATCAGCGGGCGGAAGCCCGTCAGGGTCGAACTGCGAAGACCCCGGACCCCAAGGCGATCTCCGACTACATCCACGCGGGGAAGTACGCACGCTACCTGCCGAGGCAGAAGCGCCGCGAGGTCTACTCCGAGACGGTCGCCCGCATCGAGGGGATGCACCTGGAGGTATACCCCGAGATGCAGAAGGAAATCCGGTGGGCCTTCGACCGGGTGCGGGAGAAGCGTGTGCTGCCGTCGATGCGCTCGATGCAGTTCGGTGGGCAGGCCATCCTCGCGAACAACAACCGTATCTACAACTGCATGGGGGTCGAGACGGAGTTCATCACGACGCAAGGGGTCAAGAAGTTCTCCGACTTCAAGGACGGTGATAAGATCACCGTCCTAACGCACACGGGGGCGTGGAAGTCCGCCGTCGTGAAGAGCTACGGGACGCAGCAGCTTTTCGAGGTCACCATCGGCCGGGGGCGGTCTTCGTTCACGGTGCGGTCGACCCGAGACCACCAGTGGCTACTGGAGAACGGGGAGCGTACCCGTGACCTCTCCGTCAAGCACAAGCTCGCAAAGGCTCCGCGTCTCGTCGGGGCCTGGGACTACACCGAGGCCAATCCCGAGGCCCGGTACTACTGGGCTCTCGGGTATGTCTACGGCGACGGTACCCTCGTGAAGGGTCGCGAGGGGGAGCCGACCTACTCGATGGTCCGTCTCTGCGGGAAGGACAAGGAACGCTTCTTGGAGCGGTTCAAGGAGTTGGGCTTTGCGACGAGTTCTCCTGCAACCTTCGGCGGCGACGCGATGGCCTACACGGGGAAGTATCTCAAGACGCTGCCTAGCATCGAGCAGGACGGCTTCGAGAACGTCATGGCGTTCGTGCGGGGCTTCCTCGATGCGGACGGGCACAAGAACGAGAACGGGGATTGGCCGAGCCCCTTCAACGGCATCCAGGCAACGGGTGGCGAAGCCATCGACTTCATCCGTAAGGTTTTCCCGGCTGTTGGGGCGTACATCACCCGTGAGGACGACCTGACTGGCCAGGAGACGAACTTCGGTATCCGCCCGGAAACCTCTCGGTTCGGCCTCGTGCTCGGCTTTGGGGATGCCCCATCGTCTCCCTACAGCGTGCAGTCCATCAAGGAAGCGGGATACGAGACGGTCTGGTGTCTTGAGGTCGAGGACGATCACTCGTTCGTCCTGCCGAACGGCATCGTGACGGGTAACTGCTCGTTCAGCCTCGTCGACCGCATGGAGGTCTTCTCAGAGGCCCTCTACCTTCTCCTCTCCGGTTGCGGCGTGGGCTACTCGGTCCAGTTCGATCACATCGAGAAGCTCCCCGCCATCGCGTACGTCGATCCGAAGAAGGTTCGGCACCACGTCGTGCAGGACACCATCGAGGGGTGGGCGGACGGCCTCAAGGCCCTCGTCCAGAGCTTCCTCGACGGCGTGAACCTGGAGATCAGCTATCACCTGATCCGGGACGCAGGGACGCCTCTGCGCACCAGCGGTGGTCGGGCCCCCGGCCACCTCAAGCTCAAGGACTCCCTGGAACAGATCCGCGGCGTCCTGAGCGGCGCGCAGGGTCGCAAGCTCCGCTCGGTCGAGTGCCACCGGATCATGTGCCACGCGGCTGATGCGGTCCTCTCCGGCGGCATCCGTCGGTCCGCGATGATTTGCCTCTTCTCCCTCGACGACTCGGAGATGATGCACATCAAGACGGGCAACTGGTTCGCCAAGGAGCCGTGGCTCGCGAACTCGAACAATTCCGTCGTGCTCAAGCGCGACGAGGTGAAGAAGAAGCAGTTCAAGCGCATCTTCAACATGACTCGCCAGTGGGGCGAGCCCGGCTTCTACTTCACCAGCGACTACGACTACGGCACCAACCCGTGCTGTGAGATCGGGATGAACCCGAAGGTGGTCGTGGACGCCGAGATGCAGGCGAAGTTCGCTGCCAAGGGTGTCACCGTCGCCCTTGGTTCGTCTCACACGGGGTGGGCCTTCTGCAACCTCTGCGAGATCAACGCGGCCCGGTTGACCAGCCTGGAGGACTTCAAGGAGGCCGCCAGGGCTGCCACGATCATCGGGACCCTCCAGGCAGGGTACACGAAGATGCCCTACCTCGGCGCCGTCTCCGAGGTGATCGCCGAGCGCGAGTCGCTTCTCGGTATCGGCATGACCGGGATGCTCGACGCACCGCACATCGCGTGCAACCCCGAATACCAGCGTGAGGTCGCGGGGCTCATCAAGCAGTGGAACATCGAGCTGTCGGCTCGCATCGGGATCCGGCCCGCTGCCCGTACGACCTGCGTGAAGCCCTCCGGCACGACCAGCTTGGAGCTGGGGTGCGTCGGCTCGGGCCACCACGCCCACCACGCCAGACGATACATCCGCCGCGTCACCGCCGACGAGCTGGAGCCGGTCTTCCAGGCGTTCAAGGCCAAGAACCCGCACATGTGCGTCAGGAAGCCCGACGGCAAGTACGTGATCGAGTTCCCGGTCGAGGCGCCCCCCGAGGCGACGATCAAGGACGACATCACGGCCATCCCGTTCCTCGACATGGTGAAGTCCACGCAGCAGAACTGGGTCCTCGCCGGTACGGCCGACTCCACGTACTCGCCGGGCCTCAACCACAACGTCTCGAACACCGTGACGGTCCGCCCGGACGAGTGGGACAAGGTGGCGGACTACCTGTGGGAGAACCGGGAGTTCTTCACGGGCGTCAGCCTCCTGGCGAGCACGGGGGACAAGGACTACGCCTTCGCGCCCAACGAGGCCATCGTGACCCCGGTGGACGAGGCTCGCTGGAACGCGATCCTGGAGAGCTACGAGCCCCTCGACTACACGCTCATGGTCGAGGACAGCGACGACACGGACCTCAAGGGCGAGGTCGCCTGCTCGGGCGGTGTCTGCCTCCTCGTGTAGGCAGCGCGCTTCTAGCAAGTGCGAAGGGCTCGTGGGTGACCACGAGCCCTTCGTCGTTTCCGGTGTACGGGGGCGGCATGAACGATCCCCTCCCGTACATCTCCGACGCTCTCATCACGTATGCCCGGGGTAGCGCCCAAGCGGTCATCCCGAAGGTGGCCTTCACGCTCGAACGCACGACGGTCGAGATGCCGGAGGCAGGTCCCGAGTGGAAGGCGACGGCTACCCTCTTCGGCATCGAGGGCTTCAACGAGGAGGGGCACCCCAACGTGTCCTTCACGTACAACTTCGACGGGGAGGGGGACTACGCGGGGTCGATCGACGCCCTGGCTGCCAAGGTCGTCGACTTCCTCGACGAGCAGAAGGCAATTCGTACCGCCGAAGCCGAAGCCTGTGGGTTGGCTCTGGAGGCTCTGAAACAAGCCCTCCCGGAAGCTGCCCCTCCCCCTCCCGTACCCTGAGGGTCCCTCGCGGGTGATTTTGGATCGCTAGTCTTCTTATCTTTCCGTGACTTTGGGGCCACCTCTTGCCCCAGAGGAGATCGGATCGACATGGAACTGCGATACCAGGGGGGCCACCCCCACCACCTCGTGGCAACGCGCCCCTTCGCTCTGGGCAACACCGGCGTCAACCTGGCCAGGGGTCAGGAAGTCTTCTTCGACGGGACCAAGGCGCAGGTCGACGGAAGTGAGTACGTCTGCCCGCAGCTCCGTGGGGCCGTGAAGGCCGGCTGGCTGATGCCCTTCGACGAGTACGACGAGAACGTCGGACCGGTGGCAACGCGCGCGAACATCCAGGTGCGTCATCCGACGCAGGGCGGCAATCCGATGCAGCCCCGGCAGTCGATGTCGACCGAGATCTCCGAGGAGGAGAGGGTCATCGGCAACACGCAGACGCACGCGGCGCAGACGCGCAACGCGAACACGGGCTACGTGCGGGGTCAGACCCCGGTGAATCCGCGCAACGTTCAGGCGGGTCAGCTCGTCAAGTCGCAGCGTGGCGTCATGGAGGTCGAACTCCAGGACGGTCAGGTGGTCGACCGTGCGCCCCTCAAGACGGCAGCCGGCGAGAAGGCGAAGCACACGCGCACCTCGGCGGACAACGCCAGCGCGGTCGAGTCGCAGATCTCGAAGCTCAAGATCGAGCCCGTTCAGGGGGCGACCCGGGACGAGCTGATCGAGCGGATGTCACCGGAAGAGCGCGAGGAGTACCTCGCGCGCATCTCGGCGAACAAGGCGCAGTACGTCGACGAGCCCCCGGTCGTGGCCGAGTCCCGGCAGGTCGTCAACCGCATCGCCTCGAACAAGACGGGTCAGCAGGAGGGCATCCGCTACGCCAACAGCGTCGGCGGGGGTACCGAGATCGCCGACCCGGCGGGTCTCAGCACCGGCAAGCCCGTGGAGTCGACCTACGACCAGGAGGGGATCCGCTTCCGCTCCGTGAACGGCCCGAAGCGCGACCTCCAGCCCTCGGTACACCCCCGTCAGGCCAGCCAGCAGGCCGCCCCGGCGGCCCCCGCCGCTCCGGCCCCGGCGGCCTACGTGATGCAGCTCTCCCCGGCTGTGCGCATGGGAATCGCCAAGAGCGTCTGTGCGGACGTCCCCGACAACTACGACTTCGCGGCCCCCGCCAAGAAGAAGCTGGCCCGCATCTCCCTCGACTTCGAGGACCGTCTGGACATCATCCAGGCGATCTACATGGCCGAGACGGAGGACTTCAAGCCCCTCCTCGTCCAGGAGTTCCCGGCCGCTTTCCCGCAGAGCGGCGCGTAGGCGTAGCGTTTCCTCTTGTGTACTGCCTCCCTGCGAACGGGAGACGTACCACGTGGAAAAGCCGCTCGACGATCGCTGCAATACGACGACGAAGGTTGCGACCGCTGGCGATGCCAGTCCCGCGAAAACGGCGGCTGGCATCGCCGTGTACCTCCTGGAGGAGCTGGGGGATGCACGGCTCCGCTGTGCGCAACTCAAGAAGTACGTGTCCGAGGCACAGCAACTCGTGGAGAAGTCCACCCATCGGGACCACTTCTTCGAGGTCGCTGCGCACCTGATCCAGGGCATCCCGGACGCCCTCTTCAAGCTGGAGAAGGCCCTGGACGCAGCGGCGATGTCCGCTGCCCGCATGGACTACGAAGAGATCAAGCAGAATCTCAAGCCCGAAAAGGTCGAGGAGCTGGAGACGGTCCTTCAAGATGCACGCGTCCGCTACCTCCAGCGTCGGTCTGGTGGTGGGGTGTCGAACGCCAAGCAGGCGGCTGCGGAGATCCGCCGCATCGCGGACGTGTCGGATGCTACGGGCCGGGTTCCCGTCGAGGACGTGATGGTCCTTCTCGCGTCTCTGGAGCGTGGGGGCCGGACGGCAGGCTCGAAGGTGAGCGCCTCGGACCGTCTGCGCGAGCTGGCTGCGAGTGTCGAGACCCGCACCAACCCGAGCCGGATCGAGATCGCCAAGTCCCTCCGATCGTTCCTCGCGGACTCGGTTCAGCCCACGGCCTCGCAGAGCGCCGTCGCCGTCATGCAGCAGGCGAACTCCCGCGAAGAGGTCATGAAGGGCTTCAAGGAGTCGAACCCGGACCTCACCGAGGAACAGCTCAAGCGCATCGCGGACGAGTGGGAGAAGAACAAGTCCGTCGTGAAGGACAAGTCGGCCGCGGTGAAGGCCGACATCGAATCCGGTCTCAAGAAGGACGAGTCGGACTTGGTGAAGATCAAGAAGGACATCGCCAAGCTGGAGAAGGGTGAGAAGGTCGAGAACCTCACCCTGGATGGCGCCAAGGACGTCGAGAAGGGTCTGTCGGCCGTCATCGAGAACAAGAAGAAGCTCCTCTCCAAGCTCTCTTCCCACCACGCCGAGCAGGTCGAGGGCAGCCACCACGAGAGTGCACAGGACGAGGAGGCCGACAAGAAGGCGTCGGCTGCCGTCATCGATGCAGCTTCGTCTCTGGTCAACGGTGGCCGGATGCTCGGGGTGAACAAGCCCGTCGCCCTGATGATGCTCGCAAGTGGGGTGCAGGGGCTCGGAGAGGCTCTGCACTCTTGTGGGCTCCCCTCGTCGGCGTCGTCTCTCAAGTACGCCGGAGAGCTGCTCCAGAACGCCGCCAAGAAGACCCTCTCGACTCTCTGAGGAGACCCACGAACATGCCGCTCAAGATCGCCTCCAAGAACTTCATCGCTCAGTCGCTCCGTGACATCCTCGCGTACGTCGAGACGGAAGCAAAGCCGAACAAGCACGTCGTCGTCGCCGCACTCCATCGCGTGAAGATGGCCCTCTCCGAGACGGCGCAGGAAGCCGTTCAGGCGATGGGCCCGCTCCAGGCGAACTCCCGCGAAGAGGTCATGAAGGGGTTCAAGGAGTCGAATCCCTCGCTCACCAAGGATCAGCTCGAAGAGATCGCTGACCACTGGGAGAAAAATAAGGATGTAGTCAAGGGCAAGCACTAGGAACTGTGGTGAAAGGACCCCCGTGGAACAAGAGGTTGCTATCGCAGGCTACGTCTATCTCGTCACGAATCTCGTGAACGGGAAATTGTACGTGGGCTGCACGAAAGCCACCCTGAAACACAGGTGGGTCCAACACCTCAGTGCCGCGAAGAAAGGTAGTCCTCTCGCACTGCACGCAGCGATTCGTAAGTACGGTGCCGTGAACTTTACGATCGAGAGAGTCGAGACCGTAAAGGGCGCACATGCTGACTTGATGGAAGCGGAAATCCGCTACATCGCTGCGTACAAGAGTGCCTCCCCCTTGGGGTACAACCTCACAAGTGGGGGCGACGGAGTGGACCTTCAAGTGCCTGGGGTGTATGAACGGATGTTGGAGGGTGCCCGAAAACGTTCCGCAAGCCCGGAGTGGTTGAAGCATACCGCCGAAGCGGCGGCTAGGAGAGCAGCCGACCCTCTTGTGCGGGCGCATCAAACCGAGTCAGCTCGCAAACTGGCTACTAACCCCGAGTGGCTGGCAGCAGTCACGAGATTCAACCGAGATAAGGCGAAGGACCCTGCGTACCAAAGAGCACATGCGGAGGCTATGCATAAGCGCTCGGCAGACCCCGCATGGCAGGAAGCACACCAGGGGAGGATGCTCAAGAGGGCGTCCAACACGGTGTGGCGTGATGCAGTTAAGGGTAACCTGGTAAAGGGCCGGGCTGCTATGGCTGCGAAGACAGCGGCGAGGGACGCTCTTTACTCGGCAGAGGAACTCGACCGTAGGATCCGCAACAGGGATAGCGCCCGCAGGTCACGTGCTCGGAAAAAGAAAGGGGCACTATGCAACCCCTAACTCCACGTCCTGCGTGTGGACGGGTGTGCTCTCAGTCTATCCTCGCGGAGTCGGGCCTTCCCGGCACGGGCCCCTCCGACAAGGGCCTCTCTCTGGATAGGAGTATCCCAGGAACGTCGACCTTCGATAAAGAAGTCGACGACATCCGCGAGTTCGACAAGGCCGAGGAGGGCTCCATCTACCGGGTGGACGGCCCCGACGACCGGGCCAAGCCGCAGAACGACCCCAAGGACGATGAGCGGCACCACGAGCAGTTCAAGCCGTCCATCGGTGTACCGGGCCCACGTGATGACGACGACTCCATCACGAAGTACCCGTACCGAGACGGCATCCCCAACGCGCACAACGCGTCGGCTGAGTTTGTCGCGGCACTCTTCAAGCTCGCTCACGCACCGGAGCTGCTCGTTCGGGCTAACAGTGACGTGAAGGTGGCGGCCAAGATCGACGACATCCTCTCGGGGCTCAACCCCAAGACGGTGCAGCGTGCGGCCACGTGTTCGGCCACGATGAAGCGGGCCGACATCCCCAACCTTCGTTGGATCTTCTCCGTGGACTGCGGGAACGGGCCGAAGGCCGTCAAGGTCAAGGCCGTTCGCAAGGGGAACGTCACGAAGATCACGAAGATGGACCTCCTCTTCTCGTGTTCCTGCAATGCGTGGCAGTGGCTCGGAAGCGAGCACCACGCGCAGCGGGAAGAGTACCTGGACGGCAAGCCTCGCGGAACGGCCTCCGTGCCGGTCGTGAAGGATCCTCGGGGCATCAACCACGTGTGCAAGCACGTGGCGGCTACCATGTCCTCTCTGCGTTCTTGGGAGCTTCCGAAGCCCAAGGCCAAGGGGAAGGTGAAGAAAGCGGGCGAGGAGGTCGACCTCTACGCCCTTGTGAAGCGCGCTTCTGCCATCTGCGTGGCAACCGAAGCTCTCAGGAGCTTCGAGACGGGGCACCGGACCGCCGGCCTCTACGTGAGGGCAGTGGGAGACCCCGAGGGAGCTGGCGCGTACCAGATTCGAGCTGAGGGTACTCCTTGGCCACAGACGTGGACGCCGACCGAGGACCTCGCAACGGCGATGCTCTCGATCGGGGTTACGGGATGAAAGAAGGGATCAAATGCCGAACTATGCGACCCGCTGTACCACGTGCAAAGAAACCCGCGACGTTCGCCTGACATTTGCTGAGTACGACTCGGTGAAGAGCGGTGCGATGGCGGTCGAATGCGAGTGCGGCGGCAAGTCCGTGATCGAGTTCGCTCCCGGTATCTTGGGCTTCGTCATGAAGGACGGGGAGAGCGGCGGCTGGGCCTCGAAGGCGGGCAAGGAGAACAAGTACCGCGCGCGTCGGGCAACGACGATGGCGCAGCGGGAACGGGACAACGTGTTCAAGCCGAAGCTCGTTCCGAACTACGACGGCATCGAAGCTCCCACCTGGAAGGATGCCCAGGAAGTCGCCCGGGACAAGGGCGGTGAAGTCTCGGCCATCACCTACGAACCCCTCGTCAGCCAGGAGCAGAACACGTGAGCCGCCAATTCTCGACCATCCGTCGCCGTCCCAAGCACGTCGACATCATCACCCCCTTCGTGTACGGGACGGCGGAGTACCGCCTCAAGTACGCCACCAACTTCGACGGGGTGTTTAACACGATCATCGCAGCGCCCGCCACGGGCTACCTCGACCCGCAGATCAATCAGGCGACGGTCGCGGTGATGTACGGGAACAACGTTCGGATCATCTTCGACCCGACGAACCCCGCGTACGGCATCGCCTCCGACACGAAGAGCATGTGGCTCCAGCTCGCACGCTTCGACGGTGCCGTCGAGACGTACGTGAGCCCGCCGACGCTTCTCCTCCCCGACGAGGCGAATCACGGTGTCGGGGTCGTAACCATCGCAGGGACGGCACCGGATGTCGTATCTGCGGACCTCGCGCTCCAGATCGACCTCCCCACACTCATGTTCGACATGCGTGTGCACGTCGACGGAGCGAACCCCCTTCTCGTCTCGACGGAGCTTGGGGGTGCGGAGACGCACTTCCCCGCAGGCGAAGTCGGCCAGTTCCTCTCGTTCGTCGCAACGCAGGGGAGCATCTTCGTCCGAGGTAGTGGCGGACCCACGACCTTCTCGATGACCTCTACTCGCGCCTTCCCCAAGTGAGGGCCTGGCTCCCTCACGTTCCCACGGGAGGAGGGTGGGTGTGAGTGTACCTTCTCAACGGCCTCTCACTCTCATCGCTTCAAGCCCGCTTCATTCAGATCAGTCGGTTCCGCACCGCGCAGAACCTCTCTGGTGTGAAAGACGGCACGAATCTGGTGTTCCACACACCGGGTACGGACAAATTCGCCCACAACCTGCCCTTCTTGGATGTCACGGTCTACTACAATGGCGTCCGTCTGACCCTCCTCGACGACTACATGGTGTCGGAGAGCGGGGGCCCCGGAACGGGATTCGATACAATCACCGTCACCATGGCACCCTACCCTGACGACCACCTCGTCGCGGATTACGTCCTCGCGTAGGGCGGACAGGGGTAGGCCATGTCGCAGACGCGCCTCCGATACAAGCAAATCCGAGTCGCAGACGTGCGGCAGGACCAGCACACGCCCGGGCAGATCAAGCTCGCGGAGATCGTGTCGGTCACGCAGGAAGACCTCCAGAGCTACATCCTCAGCCAGGTCAAGCAGATCATCTTCGGGGACCACCCGGGCCGGTGGTTCGACGACTTCCGATCCACGGGGATTCCGAGTCTCTATGACCTCACGGGGATCTCCGGGCTTGCCCACTCGAAGATCGGGATCTCTCTTCTAGGTGCTCGAAACGGGCTGAATCGGACGTTCACGACGCCCGACTACTTCGTCCACGACTTGCCCACCGGGAAGACCGTAGAGGTGTTCCACAACGGCAGACGGCTCGCGCAGAGCGCCACTGCTGACCCGCGAGACGGCGACTACTACGTCACGGGCTCGATCTCAGGGTTCGACACAATAAACCTTTTGAGCTTTGCCCCAGTAGGGGGCTCGGTCCTGGTGGCGAACTACCAGGTGCTTCCGTAGCCCAAGGAGTCCGAGATGCCCCAGTTTCCCCGTTTCAACGCCATCGATCAGCTTCTCGACATCGCGGGGTCTCCGTCGCAGACCAGCTCCGCTACCCTGACGGACGAGACATCCGGGTTCGGCGCCGCGTTGGCGGGCCAGACGGGTGCTGTTGCGAACATCACCGCCGCTGCGGGCGGCTTGTCGACCTTCACGGGTCTGACAGGCATGACGGCGAACTCCGTGGGGAACTACCTCACGGTGTCCGGTGCTGACACGACCAGCAACGGCACGTTCCTCATCACGAACTACATCTCGGCGACGAGCGTGCAGGTCGCGAACGCGACGCCGGGTACGGTGCCGGACCCCAACAACGGTGCGATCACCTGGACCGAGCGTCGGCCGTACACGCTCCTCGACGACCTCAACTTCGAGCGCACCGATCGTCAGGCGATCAAGGGCGTCAACTACGACCAGCCGATCCCGACGTACGTACGTCCGACGGCGATCGGTACGAACGTCCCGGCGAACCTCTCGAACATCGCGGGCAAGACCCTCGACTCGTTCGCCCGTTCGGTGAGCCGTGGTCAGTTCAACTGGGCCGTCGAAGCAACGGTCACGAACATCTACGGTGTGGGTGTCCTCAAGCACTCGGACGCGACGGACGAGACCGGCGTTCCCTGCTTCGACGCCGCCCCGTGGGTTGGTGACTACAACACCTGCTTCGTCGAGGTCACCGACTCGGTGACGGGGAACGAGCTGGAGGTCCTTGCGGGTCTCCACATCGGCGAGAAGATCTTCGGTGTCACGCAGGCCGCAGGTTCGACCTCGCCGAACTCGGTGGGGATCAAGTGGTACTCCTGCCCGAACGGCGGGAACATCGCGACCAGCTCCACGGCGTACACGTGGGAGCAGGGTACGGCGACGGCCAAGACCGGTACCACGTCGGTCACGGTCACCCCGGGTACGAACGGCGCGTCGGCTCTCACAGGTCTCACGGCGGGCGGTTTCGCGACGCCGGCAGATGTCGGCACCTGGCTCACGATTTCGGGTTCGGCGAACCCGGCGAACGACGGAACGTTCGTCATCCTCTCAGTGCAGTCGGGTACGGCCGTCACTGTCCAGAACCGTGCAGCCGTCGCGGAAGGCCCGACTGCCTCGGTCACCTGGACGCAGTACACCAAGACGCAGCCCACGTTCGTCAACCTGACGTACGGCTACAACCAGCGCCTCGACCAGCTCGACCAGAACGCCTTCCGCTTCCCGATGGCCTCGGGCCTCGTCGGTGACGCGGACCTTCGCCAGGACATCATCGACCTCCAGAGCACGGGGGGTTGGGCGGACGGTACGACGAACCTCTCGACGTACCTCACGAACACGGGCGCGAACTTCGTCTTCTTCACCCTCCCCGGCGGCGCTGGGGACACGGTGGTGTCGGCCCTCAACGCCCTCAACGCGCAGATCGGCAACCGGACGTACTCGCCCCTCGGCGTACTCACGAACGGCCAGACGATCACGGCGTCGCTCCAGGCGCTCTCGAACGCCATTTCGGCAGCGAGCGTCGTTCGCTACATCACCCGCCTCGCCGCAGCGGCCCCGGCCAACGTGGCGATCACGCTCCCGGGCGCCGCAACGTACACGATCGACGGCACCAACAACGGCCGCAACCTCTGGGTCTTCTGGCGCGGTATCCTCCGCGACCCTGGCTCGGTGGTCAACGGCGACGACTATGCCGAGACGAGCACGACGCAGATCACACCGTACGCGACCATCAACAAGAACGACCACATCAACTTCTTCGTGGTCCAGTAGTCGCCGTCGGTCTAGTGTGAGTCATGCTCCCGAAGGCTGATCTCGTCGTCAAGGAAGTCCCCTCCCCTCACGGTCTCTGGTGCAAGTCGGGGCACAGTGCACCGACGGAGTTCCACCGTGATGGGGAGAAGGGGGAAGCTCAACCCACGCGGTTCTTCCAGATCGCGAGCAATGCGAACCCACAGGTGAACGGGGTTTACTGTGAGCCGTGCCTCGTTCTCGCTCACGCCATGCAGCGCAACGAAATTGGCGTGAAACCCAGATAGGAACCATATCCAAATGAGCCAGAATCAAGCCGACGAGTCCCCCACGACCGTTCTCGTCAAGCTCCGTACCCGGATGAACGACCTGCTTCGCACGGGGGTCGTGACACCGGAGGGGTTCGGCATGTATCAGCAGACGATGCTGCAACTCCTCCAGGAGTTCGATCGTCGGAAGGCCACCTGCTTTCAGCAGGCAGATACGCTCCGGGCGCAGGCGGCTGCTAGTGAGGCTCAGGGGCACGCCTTCTCGGTCTCTGGCTCCGTGCTCTTCGCGGTCGTGAACGGGTACCTCGACATCCAGGAGAAGAACGCCCGCGAGGAAGCGGAGCGGAAGGCCCAGGAGGCCCCGAAGTCCGAGGTGGTAGCCCCCAAGAAGGGCAAGGGGGGTCGACCCAAGAAGAAGGCCCCGGAAGCCTCAGAACCGGCCGTGGGTGCGGAAGCATCTACGCCGGAGGCGGGCTCCAATGCCCCTGACGAAGGCTGACTTCAAAGACGTAGACATCCTCGACTCGTACGAGCTGAAGTCGGACGGGCGTGCCACAACCACGCCCTCCGTCTACCGCACAACTACTGCGGTCTCGACCACAAGCGGGACGAACACCATCGTTTCGGGTCTTGGGCCGGATGGTGAGGGTCTGCTGTATAGCAGCGATCACCCTGTCGAAGCGGGCGACTTCGTTCGTCTGGTGGGGTCCTCGGGTGCTGACGGCACCTACGTTGTTGCGACGATTGTAGATGACACGTCCGTGACGGTGGAAGGGTCGATCCCAACCTCCACCGGCGGAACGCTGACGTGGTTCTACCCGTCTGGAGCGAGCCGAGTGGGGTTCGACCCCACAGGACAGACGATCACGACGGCTGCGAACCTCCAAGCAGCCCTCAAGGACGTTGCGAACGCAGTCACGGGAGGAGGGATCACCGAGGGGCAGCACCAGAACCTCGACACCCTCGTCCATGAGATCGACGAGAACTCCTACGACGACGTGACTCGTGATGTGAACGATCGGGTCAGCAACGTCACGACGTGGGACAGCCCGGCGATGCTTCTCAAGATCCGGGAGGTCCAGGTGACACGAAACTCTCTGGGACGGGTCACACAGCTCGTGACTATCCAGTACGACGGCTTCGGGGCGGTCAAGGAAACGCTGACCGAAACCGTCAGCCGGACGTGTAGCAAGGTTGCTTCTATCACCCGGGTGAGGACGTAGCACCATGCCTTTCACCATCGGGGAAGTAGAAGTCATCAACGAGGTCAGCCTCGCACCGAGCGCCGTCCTCTATGATGGGGCTACGGTTGCGGACGGCGACCTGACCATCAAGGTCAACAACTTCTATTACGACATAGGCGGCACCAGGGGGAAGTACCTGGGGTCGTGCAACAACGTCGTCGCTGACAACACGACGAACTACGTCTACCTCGATAGCGGGGCGTCGCTGGCCATCTCGGTCGTCGGCTACCCGGTCTCAGGCATCTACATCCCGCTCGCCCGGGTGGTGACGTCGGGCGGGTTCATTACCCGGATCATCCTGGAGCGGGCGTTTCTGTGTGCGTCGGCCAGCACGACGGGGACCGTTCCCACGTCCCTGACCCTGACGGCCGGCGCCGGCATGACGGGCGGTGGCGACCTCTCGGCGAACCGGACGTTCAACGTCGTGGCGAACGCCGACGGCAGCATCACCGTCAACGCGAACGACATTCAGGTCGGGATTCTGGCCACGGACGCTCAGCACGGTTTGAGGGGTGGTGGCACCCAGCACGCCGTTGTCACGACTTCGGTGGCCGGGTTCATGTCGGCGGCCGATAAGGTGACACTTGACGCTATTGCCGCCGGGAATCTGACGATCCCGGTCCGCAACGAGACGGGGATCACTATCCCTGCGGGCACACTCGTCGTGGCGACGGGGTGGGATGCCCCTAGCCATACGAGCTTGGTCGAACCCGCCGACAAGCGGTTCGCGGCTCTGCGTCCAGCCATCGGGTTCATGGTGGCGAATCTCCCCGACGCCACGACCGGGACCGCCACCACGATGGGGCTCGTCCAGGGACTCGACACCTCAGCATTTGCGATCACAGATCAGCTCGTCCTCGGAGACGCAGGCACCTGGGTCCGCCCTCCGGACGCCAACCCCGGTTTCGGTGATGGTGTGGTGCAGCCCATTGGGGTTGTGTCCAGGGTCCACCCGTCCGATGGGCACATCTTCGTCTCTATCGACGGACGTGACGCTGTTTTTGCGAACCAGGTCTTCGCCCTCGCAGGCACCAGCGGTACTCCCGGCTCAACGAACAAGTACGTCACCGACGCGGACACAAGAAACACGAACGACCGCACGGCTTCCGGCCTCCGGTCCGCAACGACAGTGGTGGCAGTTTCGGCCGCAACCGCCCCCACTGCGGGGCAAGTGCTCACCGCTACGGGTAGTTCTGCGGCCGACTGGGAGACTCCCCTTGCGCTGACCGCGAGTGCCCCTGCGAACGTCACGAAGGCGGCGGCAGCGGTCGGTGTCGCGACTTCGGCAGCCCGGGCGGATCACAAGCACGACATCTCCACCGCCGTGGTGGGTACGATCGGAACCGCGAACGCAGAGGGTACGGCCACCTCTCTGGCGCGGTCGGATCACGTCCACGACCACGGCAGCCAGACGGTCGATACCCTCCACGCCCTTGCGGTTGCAGGGGTAGCCCACGGTTTCTTCGACAAGTCGGACAAGACTAAACTCGATGGGATCGCCGCGGGTGCCACGAACACCCCCCTGACTTCCACCGCTCCGGTGAACGTCACGAAGACGGCGGCGGCAGTCGGCGTGGCCACGGACGCTGCTCGCGCGGACCACAAGCACGACATCACCACGGCAGCCCCGAGCACCGTGGGGACGGCGAACGCCGAGGGCACAGCCACCTCCCTCGCCCGATCTGACCACACACACGACCACGGTGCTCAGACGAGCGGGACTCTCCACGCAGCGGTCATCGCGGGAGGTACCTCCGGTTTCATGACCGGGACCGACAAGACGAAGCTGGATGGGATCTCCGCAGGAGCAGCCGCTCTGACGGCTTCCGCCCCAGCGGACGTGACGAAGGCAGCCGCAGCCGTTGGTGTTGCAACCGCCGCAGCTCGTGCAGACCACAAGCACGATGTCTCGACGGCCGTAGTGGGTGCTGTCACTCCGGGCGCCTCCGCAGCCGAAGGTACAGCCACCTCCCTCGCTCGTTCAGACCACACGCACTCTCTGGCAGCTTTCGGATCTACCGCAGGTACGTTCTGCCAGGGTAACGACTCCCGCCTCTCAGACGATCGCACGGCCTCCGGTCTCCGTACGGCTACCACCGTCGTCTCTGTCTCCGCAGCGACGGCTCCCACAGCGGGTCAGGCTCTCGTAGCCACGTCGGGGACGGCTGCCACCTGGCAGACCATCTCGGCCGGCGGTTCGACTCTGGCGGCTGCGCAGGCTCGCCGTACGACGACGCAGACGATCACGAACGCTTGGACCGACATCAGCTTCGATACGACAGACGTAGAGACAGACGCAGCGGTCGTCGATCACCTGGCCGGTACTCCGACCCGTATCCAGGTAGCGGCCTCTGGCACTTATCGTGTCAAGTACGAGTTCGAGGCCACACACGCTGCGGCGACGAACCAGTCCATTCAGGGGCGTGTCTTCAAGAATGGGGCAACTCTGGTCCCTGGGTCCGAGAACCACTCGACGATCTTCCAGAACGAGTCGGACCTCATCGACTGTGACGTAATCGTCACCCTATCGCCTAGCGACTACCTTACAGTCCAGGTTCAGAACGGGACGTCCAGCGCCGGCACCGTGCAGGTAGGGGCAACGTTCATTGTCCAGAGGATGGACGGGACTCAAGGGGCTCCAGGGTCCGGAAGCACCGTCACAGTGCAGGACGAGGGCGTCCCGCTTACAAACACCCCGCACGCAACGCTCAACTTTACGGGGAGCGTGACGGCAACGGATGCTGGCGGTGGTGTCGCAACCATCAACGTCCCCGTCCAGAACCCCACAGCGGGGGAGGTCTCTGGTACTTCGACGATCACTACTTCCAGCGCCACGGACGTCCTGATGACCGGTATGACGGTCACCCCGCCGGCCGGCAACTACCTCGTATGGTTCTCTGGAGACTACATCTCGACTTCGGCAACCACGATGACGGCTGACATCTGGGTCGGCGGCGTAGTCGTGACGGCCTCGGAACGACCTTCGACTCAGAGCAGTGCGACGCAGAAGTACGTGTTCGCCTGCCAAGCTCTCGTCACCGTGAACGGTGCGCAGGCAATCGAAGGTAGATGGCGTCGTGGTGCGGGTACAATGACGAACACGCGCCGAACCCTCTCCTACATCAAGGTGGCATGATGGCAACGCCGACGAAGTACACGTTCACGATCTCGACCGCGTTCCCGAACCACAAGGTCGCGACGGATCGACTCACGAACGAGATTCAAGCGAGCACCATCGTCACCGCCCTCGGTCACATCGACACGGCGAATGACGCCTGCGACATCTGGTTCAAGGACGCCCTCTCGGCCGGGGATGTGACGACGCTCGACGGCCTCGTGGCGGTCCACTCTGGAGAACCCTACCCGGTGCCGGGTTTCCTCCCCGATGGGACCCCACTTGTTGCCATCGCGCAGCGCCAGTCAGACGGCATCCCTCAAATCGCGATCGCTCCGACCACAGGGTCCGAGACAGTCATCGCGAGCCACAACCTCTGTGACAAGTGCTCGTGGTTCGGTGACTCCGTTCGGGTGACTGGGGAGACGCTCACGGACACAGGTGACGGCAAGCTCTTCGGGTCCGCCCACACACACTGGATCGATATGATCTCGGGCCGCGTCCACAACGACGACGGGTGGGTACAGGATCAGAAGAATCGCAACCCGGGCGACCCTCACGGCTATCAGGTCACCGTCAAGGTGAACGGAGTCGCGCAAACGATGCGGGGGCCCTTCGAGGCCACGGGAGGGGACTACGAGGTCATCTGGGAGACGGGGCAGGTCAACTTCTTCGCGTCTCCAGCGGCAGCCCCCGTTGCAGACTACTCCTACGCCACAACCTCGACCTTCTACATTCGTCCGACTCCCGGTAAAGTGCTTCGTATTCTCAAGGCAGAAGTGGACGTAGCCATGGGTGCTGTCATGACGGATACCGTCGTGTACTCCATCTACGCGCTCGTAGATGCTGTGGCGCCTCAACTGGTGGCCGCCAACATGGTTCCGTCGGGGACCATGATTCTCATCGATGAGGTCGTCTACAAGCGCATGGGGCAGATCGCAGCCGAAGCGCAGGGTGCGTACCCCAGTATTGAGGTGCTCGGCGCCTCGGATACCGACCTCCTACTCTCGCTCGACGAGTTTCGCCGCAAGTCGCGCGGTACTCGATCCAAGGTCCAGGCCCTCCCGTTCAACTACTCGACGAGTCGAGACCTCTCTAGCGCCGCTCTGATGGAAGTCCGGGTCCACACAAAGCACGACCGACCCTTCGAGGGGGACACCGTAACGGTAACCTTCTACTGCGTTTCCAAGGACGAGGTTGTGGCCTGAGCCTCAGCTCGTCGGTCAGAAACGGAGTCCAAAGATGCGTGCTCTCGTGCTTAGCGGCGGTGGGGTGAAGGGCGCTTACCAGGTGGGTGCCCTCAAGAAGTGGCTCCTCGAAGACGGTAGGGACTACGACATCCTCTGCGGCGTCTCTGTTGGTGCGCTGAACGTCTCGTTTCTCAGCCAGGCGCCGCTTGGGAACATCGCGGAAGCGTACAAGAAGCTCGCAGATCTGTGGGGCACCATCACCGACGACAAGGTGCGCAAGTCACGGTGCTTCGGGATGCTCTCCGCCCTGTGGAGCGTCAGCGTCTACAAGTCCCATCCGCTGGTGCAGCTCATCAATGAGTCCCTGGACGTGAAGGCGGTGGCGGCATCTGGGCGCAAGGTCCGGGTGGGCTGCACGTCCTGGTCGACGGGGGAGTATCGCCTGGCGGAGGAAACGGACCCGGACTTCGCCAAGTGGGTAGCTGCTTCGGCGAGCTTCCCGGTCTTCCTGGAGCCCGTCGAGGTCGATGGGCAGCTCTGGACGGACGGAGGGGTGCGATCGGTCACCCCCCTCGGGACAGCGATCCGGCTTGGGGCTGACGAAATCGACGTGATCATGTGCACCAACCCGGACATCCCGAACCTGTGGGATCCTGCGGGGCAGCACGCCATTCCGGGCTTCCTGGAGCGCACTGTCGACCTCATGTCCGACGAGATCATCCGGGCCGACTTGAAGGTGTGTGGGCTGAAAAACGACATCGCCGAGATGGACCCCAAGTACAAGAAGGTCTCCGTCCGGGTGCTCCAGCCCTCCAGGAAGCTCGTTCTCGACTCTCTGGCCTTCGACCCGGAAGCCATCCGAGAGATGATCGCGACGGGCTACAAGGACGCCTGCCAGGTGCCCTGAGGACATCGGCGAAGCTCGTAGAGCCGTGGGGTTTCCTTTTATTGGTTCGATCCGACGAGGACCCGAACCAGGTCAAGGAGGCTCCCTATGCCGCTTCGTCTGATCCACAACCAGCTCGCAGTCACCCCCGGCGCGATCCTCGTCGACGACATCGACGACGGCCTGCCGAACAAGGAAGTCTACCGCCTCGGTTCGAGCGGCAACCCGAAGGCTTTCGAGCACGACGGGTACGCCAACAAGCCGAAGCAGCGGTCCTACATCCCGCGCACGAAGATCGGCGAGCCCGCCATCCCGGGCTACATCGACCTCCAGCAGACGCCCCGCGTCGTGTTCTCGGCGGGCAAGGGCAAGATCTCGAAGCTCGTACGAGCGGGCTTCATCACCGCGACCGTCTTCGTCCCCGCAGACGTGGTGGCTCCGACGATGGCGACGGCGGCGACGAACACGCCGGGTGCCGGGCAGATGACCCTGACGGGGACGACCCTCGTGTCGCTCTCGCCGGACGTGACGAGCGTGACGCTCTCGACGACGAACGCCTACCGGCTCCTCGCGGGTGCAGTTTCGCCGAACGGTGACGTGCTCTACAAGGCTGTCGCCCCGAACTCGACGGGCACGGCCATCACGGTCCGTCATGTCGTGGCAGGTCTCGGCACGGCGCTCTCGGTCTCCGTAGTCGGCACGGCCATCACGGTGAACAGCGCAACGGACGGTGGCGGTCTCGTCACCTCGACGGCAGCGGACGTGGCAGCGGCCATCCTGGCTTCGGCTCCGGCCTCGGCTCTCGTCACGGCGACGGCGCAGGGCACGGGCCTCGGCCTCATCGCAGCGGTCGTGGCGACGAACCTCGTCTACCCGAACGTGACGCTCACGCAGACGCAGATCACGGGTGCAGGCGGCAGCGTCGGCGCCACCTCGATCGTCATCCCGGCAGCCCTCGTTCCGACGGGGACCAACAAGGCCGGCGACACCTTCGCGCGCGTTCGCGCCAACGGGCAGCTCACCGCTGCTGTCGCCCTGACCTGAGCTGATGGGGCAATGAGCGCGTGCGTTACCGATACCTACCCTGGCTGCTCCAACAGGAGGGCACCGACTTCCAGCGCATTGAGCAGCGCTGGAGGCCGGTGGACATTCTGTACATCCAGCAAACGCGCGCGCTCCTCCACGATCTCCGCGAGCGGTATGAGCAACTCGCGGTCGCACAGGCCGAGCTTCAAACCCTCACGAAGGCCGATCTACTCATCAAGTTGCTCACCCGCATGCGCATGTACGTGCGCCAGGCGGGTCTCTTCTGGAAAACCGACCACCTCTCGTTCATCCGCGCAGTGGCCGGGTTCTACGCAGACCTCGGCGTCATCATGCGGACCCTCAAGAACGAACAGGACCTCGGCCGCTTCGTCGACTCGGCACCCACACCCCCGACTCCCTCGGAGCGTGTGGTTCCCCGCCCTGACCCGAAAGAGCGTCTCCAGAAGCCTGCCCACCCTAAGACAAGCTGAAAGCACGGAAGGAGTCTGATCAACATGCGCGTTGGCATCATTCGCGGGGATCTCCCGGGCCCCCTCTTCATGGCGGACCTGGAGCCCACCAGCCAGATGAACTTCCCGGTCGATCCGGCGGGGCAGACGCGCTACGTCGGTCGGCCCACCACCGCAGGGGTCGGAGCGGCACTCGCTTCGGTTCATGCACCTCTCGTGGGCATCGGGGCGATCACGTTCCCGCTGACCATCAACGGGGCGAACGACACCCTCCTGCTGAAGGACAACTCGGCAGCCGTGGCGTTCACGACCGTCACCCTCGGGCACGCGGTCTACGCGAGCCTCGCGACCCTCCTCGTGGCCGTGAACGCGGCCCTCGTGGCAGCAGGTCTGAACATCACGGCACCCTCGGGTCTCTCGACGACCCGCCTGATCCTCATGGGTCCGTCGGGCCCCGGGGCGTACATCGCGAACGACACCGTGCTGAACGGCTCGACCGCGAACACGGACCTCGGGCTCCCGGACGGCGCTACATGGACCATCCCGACGGCGGCAGCGACCATCACGGCGCTTCTCCCGGTGGGCGGCCCCCTCGACGTGAGCACCGGCACGCTCGCGACGGCGGTGTCTCCGATGCTCACGGCAGCGCAGATCTTGGCCATCCAGGACGCGATCGCACCGCAGTTCGTGGAGACCGACGTGGCGATCAAGAGCTTCGAGGTGGGCAACCTCGCGGGCTACCTCAAGGCGACGTACTCGCCGGATCCGAGCCGCCTCCCGGCCCTCGCCCTCGGCGCAGCCATCACGGTCGTCCAGAACGACGGCGTGAGCCTCTTCACGGCACCGGTCCCGACCATCTCTGGTGCGGTCCACAACGTCCCGAACCCGGGCGACCTCACCATCACCGGGACCGGCCTCGGCAACTCGGAGTGGGATGCCGTCAAGGTCAAGGTCTCGAACCCGACGACGGGGGCGGTCGTCGTCCTCGATCAGAAGATCATCGAGACGACCGTTTCGGGTGGCACCACGGGGGCGGTCTCGGCCACCTCCATCGTCATCCCGGCGTCGCTGCTCCACGGCCTCGGCGTGGCGGGCAACGTCGCGCAGGTGAAGTACACGAGCCTCGCCTCGAACCGCTTCACCACGACCTGATCGAACGAGGGCCGCTTCCACGCAAGGGGGCGGCCCTCTTCGTTCCCCCAAGATGAAGATCTGAATCGAATCTGGATAGCGAATCGGGAGTCAGAATAGCCGGCACGATCCTTCGCGCCGAGATGAGGATGCATAGATGTCGATGCCCAGGAATGGCAACGGTCGTGGCCCGGCCACGAAGCCGAACGAGTTCTGCACGCCCGACCTGTACTTCGCCGCGTACTTGCAGACAGCAGGCGTGGAGTTGATCCGGCACGAGCGGTACGACGGGCGGATCTACTTCTTCTTCGACACGTCGATCTCGAACGTCGACGAGCTGAAGACCGCGTGGTTCAACAACACCGGCAAGGTGGCCGCGCAGCCTTATGCCCACAACGTAAAATCGTTGAAAAGCATCTGCCACATGCAATAAAGTTCTTATCTGGCATTCGTTGTATGCAGCGCATCTGTACAAAGTGCGGCGTACCTCAGGATGAAGAGAAGGACTTCCACAAGGTCTCCAAGAGGTTGGGGAAGCCTCGTGGGGCTTGTAAGACGTGTGTGAACAGAGAGAACGCCGCTCGTGCGGCGGCCAACCCTGAAAAAGCGAACGCCCGATCGAAGGCGTGGCGTGACGCCAACCCCGGTCGGGCGTCAGCGATCTCTCGTGCCTGGCAACTGCGGAACCCGGACCAGTTTCGGGCGATGCAGCGGAAGGGTCGCTTCAACATCGACTTCGATGCGATGTGGGGAGCGCAGAAGGGGCTCTGTGCGCTCTGTGGTGGGGCCATGGAGCGTTCGGGCAAGCAGTTGGACTCTGTGGTCGTGGACCACGATCGAAGCTGCTGTGCTGACCGGAAGTCCTGCGGCAAGTGTGTGAGGGGTCTCATCCACTGGAGCTGCAACGTGATGATCGGGTACGCGAAGGAAGACCCTCAGGTTCTTCGTGCGGCGATCGAGTACATCGAGCGTTGGAAGGCGCGTCCGGTAACGGAGTAGCGGATCGATATTCTCGTTGTGAAGACGATCAGGGCGACCCCCTCTGTCAAAGGAGCCCTGAGCAATGGCCAACGCCAAGAACGACTATCTCCGCAGCGCAATCGTCAACGCGGTCCTCCGCAACACGAGCTACACGTCACCCGTGACGGTCTACGCGGCGCTCTACACGGTGGCCCCGACGAACGCGGTCGGCTCGGGCACCGAGGTCACCACTGTTGGCACGGCGTACGCGCGCCAGGCCATCACGTTCGGCGCTCCGTCGCCGGCAGGCGCGGTGGCGAACTCGGCTCCGGTCGTGTACCCGGTCGCGACGGCGCCCTACGGCACCATCGTCGCGATGGCGATCCTCGACGACCCGACGGCGGGCAACGCGCTCTACTACGGCGCGCTCGGCACGAGCAAGACCGTGGGCACGGGCGACCAGGTGTCGTTCGGCACGGGCGCGCTCACCGTCACCGAGACCTGATGCAGGTCGAGGTCACGGCGGGGTTGGAGGCAGGGGCATCCGCTTCGGTGGGTGCCACTGCTTCCTACGTCCTCATCGCGGCCTTTTCCCCCGCTTCTGGTATGGTCCCTGGGGGTGGGGTGGCAACGGACCTCGTTGCCACCCCCAGCGGGGACGCGAGCTTCGCGTCCGACCCCTTCCCCCTCAACACCTCTGTGGCCGATCTGCGGCCCGAAGCCACGGTCACGTCGGACCTGGAACTCTATCGGATCGTGACCTCCACCCTAGTGGGTGCGTCTGGACTTACCGCAGTCCCGACACTCATGAAGGCGAAGCCTAGAGCTGCTCCCCCTGTCGTTCCCGGTCCAGGGGTGGTGATTCCCGGCCCTAACACGCCCTCGTACACACTCACTGTTCACCGGAGGCCGTGATGCCTGTCGTCGACGTAACTGCTGACCTGTTCCCCGATGCCTCCTATCTCGGAGACACCGCGATCCAGTACGTCGTGGATGCGGCGCTCGAACCGGAAGCGGGGACGACGGCCGACCCCACGGCGACCTACTCTCTGGACGCAGCGCTTGCTCCGGACGTGGACTTGTCCGCAGGGGTGGTTCTCCAGATCTCTCTCCTCTCGAACCTCGCCCCCTCAGCGGGCGGGAGTCCGGACGGCACGGCAACGTACGCCGCAGACGCAGCGATGTTCCCGGATGCGGTGGTAGGGGCCACAGGCTTCCTCACCGTAGGCGTTACGGGTGCTCTCTCTCCGACGGCCGCAGTGGTGGCCCTTCTGACGGAGCTGGACTCGGTGACGGTGATCCTCACCAGCGACGCGACGGTGGTGGCGAACCCCATCTACGTGAAGCCGGTCAACGCAGCACTGAGCAGCGGAGCCACAGTCACGGCGAACATGATGCTCGTGCGCTACACGCCAGCACCCGGATTCCGCAAGGCAGCCGTCCCGCCGCGTCAGATCATGTACTCTCCCGCACTCCCGAAACTCAAGGTCCGGGCGCCGCGCCGCCCGTAGGATGAACATGGCCCAGATCGGAATCGAAGCGAACATCGACTGTGGGGCGGACTGCGCTGCCTCCGGGCGTCTTTGCATGTCCCTCAGCGCTGCCATCGTCGGGAAGACCGATCCCCAACCGGTGCGACAAGCTCCCCCAGCAGCTTCTCCCATCCCGGTGCCCGGCACGATCGACCTCGGAACGGTGGTGCTCCAGCGGGTAGTTCCGACGAAAGGCTGAACCGCGATGCCGAACACGACACGTGGTCGTCAGGTCTACGTCAACACTCTGGTGTTCGACCAGTCCGACTTCTTCCAGACGGACGGGTTCACACGTGTGGTGGGGCTCACCCCATCGCAGCTCGTGATGAACCTCTTCTACAACAACGAAGCGCAGCCGTGGCCCTTCGTGGATGGCACGTCGATCTCGGACGTGAAGGCCACTTCGGGGTCGATCTACTGGAACGCCATCCCGGGAGCGCCTGGATTCTACGGGGTCCGGTTCCGTCCGAGCGCTGTGGGGTACTGGCGTCTGCTCATCTCCTACCCGGTTGGGCAGCAAATCCTCGCACAGGACTACGACGTCCTCCCAGCGTCTCCGACGATCGAACAGGGTCTCAAGCCTTCGTTCGTCAAACCCGGCACGGTCTAGTTCTTCCTCTTGTGCGCCGGGGCTCATAGAGCCATGCCTAAGAGCCTCTACCTCGACACGGTTGTTCTGAACGCGGCCCTCCGCAACATCCCGTTCACTCCCCCCGCCACGGTCTATGTCGCCCTCTTCACGACGGCGCCAACCTCAGGCGGTGGTGGTGTGGAAGTGAGTGGTGGGGGTTACACCCGTCAGCCTGCCCCTTTCGCCGCACCGGTGGGTCAGGTCTGTGCGAGTAGCGCAGATGTGGTCTTCCCGCTCGCGTCTTCGCCGTACGGCACTGTCGTCGCCTTCGCACTCTTCGACGCGCCGACGGGGGGCAACATGCTGTACTTCGCGAACCTCTCGTCTCCGCGGACGATCGGCATCAATGACCAGTTGCGGTTCCCCGCAGGACAGCTCGTCGCCACCGAAAGCTAGGGCGTGACCTCCCATGCTGATTGACGCTGGCGGCACCGTCGGCGGCGTTGGGGAGCTTCTCGGCGTCGTCCCTCTCATCGTCCGGAACATCCTCCAGGGTGTCTCTGGGTCCGGTGACGTGCTCAGCGCGCCTGGTAACGTCTGGTACGTTTCGGGGTACACGTTCGGGCAAGGGGATCTCAACGACCCCCTGCGTATCGACGCGTCGGGGACGACCGCCGGCACGGGGGGTGTGTCGCTCGTTGGTCCCGCCATCATCTGGGCCTTCACGAGCGGTGACGTTGACGGCCAGGGTTCTTTCTTCGACGCAGGCGTCCCCCTTCCGTTGGAGGGCACGTCGAGTCTCGCAGGGTATGCCGAGGTTCTGCACCTTCCGCCGATCTGCCCGTGCCCGCCTCCCCCCTACATCGAGCTGCGGTGGGGGCAGTTCATCTCGAAAGACGAGCTGCCGTTCTACCTCCGGACCAACTCGGGCGACCGGTACGCTCCCTTCGCCATCAACTTCACGTTCTTCCAGGTCCTTCCCGGGGGGATCAAGCAGAGGGTGGGTCCAGCCGATCGCAGCCCGATCATGTCCGACGTAGGCGACTTCTACGCGGTGGGCATCGCAGGTGAGGGCGGGCAGCCGGGTGAGTGGGTCGTCCGTTGGGAGTGGCAGCGCTACCAGAACGGCCCCGTGTACAAGCAAGAGTACCCGTTTGTGGTTTTGGATGCGGTTCTCGCGTACGACCCGAACGATCTGACCCCCCGCAAGTGCAAGTACGGTTGGGAGGAATAGTGGCGCAGCGACAGGCAGCAGAGGACGTGCTCGTTCGTCACCTCGCCACGGGGCAGACGATGATGGTTCCGCGCGCCACGCTGCGGGCGGCTCCAGACGAGTATCAGACCGTGCACAACGCGTTCGTCGAGCCGACCCCACTGGAGGTCGCTTGCGCTTCCCTCCTCGCCCACAAGACCACATGGAGGCTTCCCGACCTCGAAGCCGAACGGGAGGAGTTCGAGCGCGCGGGCAAGCTCGTAGGCGTCCCCGGTGACGCCCTACTCGAAGCAGCCAGGACAGCCCCCACGGTGGTGCTCTCGGACGCCATGTGGTCCACGATGCAGAACACGGACTCGTGGGGCACCGATACGATCGACAAGGCGATCGAGTACGCCCGCCTCTACGACAAGGACATCCGAGACCTGATCCTTGGCCTGGGCGGCAGCATGGAAACGCCCATGGTCATCCAGCGGCCGGATGGCAGCACCGTTCTCGTGGGCGGGAACACTCGGCTCATGACCTTCCGGGCCTTTGGGCTACGTCCCCGGGTACTCCTGGTGCCCCAACCGCAAGCAAAAATCCCCTTGTACGAGGACAAGAACATGCCGCGCGATCCCGCCTTCGAGTTCAAGCACGCCCTCACGGTCCGCAACGTCGTCGCGCGCTTCGTCGAAGCCTCGACGGAGAAGACCGCCACGACCTTCCCGACGCAGGAGGCGCTCGACGCCTACCTCAAGAAGCACCCGAAAGCCGACAAGTCGAAGCACACCGTCGGCAAGCCCGGTGGAAAGGGCAAGCCCGAGAAGAAGGAAGAGAGCAAGGGCCAAGAGTCGGGCGGGGAGAGCGGCGGCGACAAGATGCACAAGCACAAGGGTGATGCTGGTGCAGTGCGCGACCTCTCGAACAAGCTGTACGAATTCTCGCAGGGCGGCGGCTCGATGAACGAGATCGCCCGTGCGCTCGAAAAGGGCGAAGCAGTCTCCAAGAAGAAGATCGACTCGACGATCAAGAGTCTGGAGCAGCATCTCGACCTGCCGGAGGGCATGAAGCTTCCCGGAGCAAACCCGCAGAAGGTCGATCACAAAAAGATCAAGTCGGTGATCGACGGGCTCAAGAGCATGTCGGAAGAGTGAATCGATGTCCACGGCGTTCTACAAGGGTCAGCAGCTCGGGCGGGAGGACCTCAACATCTTCCTCGTCTCGTCGTCTGACGTGCCGGTGAACGCCGCGGAGATCTCCTACGCCCTCTACGACTACACGACGGGGATGGAGGTCCTCCTCGGTCCCGCGAAGCGGACGCCGGTGAACCCGTCGGTCGGCGAGTACTACTCGTCGATCATCATCCCTCTCGACGCCAACATCGGCAGCTACCGCATCCGATGGACGTTCAGGCAGTCGGTCGGGGCAGCGATCCAGCAGGTGCTCCAGGAGTTCGAGGTCGTCGACAAGGTGACCGCCTCGCTCATGGGCACCTCGACGTTCACGCAGATCGAGAGCGACCTGATGCGCCGCCTGCGCATCCTGCTCCGCGACAACTGTGTAGGTGGGGAGGAAGAGGTCGAACTTGACGTGGGGGGCGAGAAAATGGTAGTTACTATCCGTGATCTCTACGAGGCGATCCACGGAACTACTCCCGCCCCCTGAACTGGTACCGTTGCTTGCGAAGCACGGTATTTCTTGGGAGGTGTTTCGAAAGCCCGGTCGCCCTCCTTTGGGGGTTGCCCAGAAACGCAGTGCTTTGGTCACAGAGTTACATGCCGCAGGGACCCCCTGGAAGCGGATGATGTCTCTGACCGGCTTGTCACTCGCTGCCATACAACGACTGACCAAGGCAGCGTGGAACGACGCCTCCAGAGCTAACCGGGCCGCAAACGCTGCTGTCGTTGGCCGTGCAGGTAAGGGCCGAGAGAAGCCGTGGCTCTCATTGCGGATGCAGAAAGCGTGGGAGGCCGGCTCGTTCGACTTTCACCGTGGTCGTATTCGGTCTGTTGAGGAGCGGGAAACGCTACGCCTTGTCGCACAGAGGCCCGATGTAAAGCATCGCCGCCGTGAATCCGCGCTTCGCAGGTGGCAACGTCCTGAGGAGCGTGGCCGTCTTCTGGCGTATCATCACCGAGAGGATGTGCGGGCGCTCCGGTCTGCGGCGCAGACACAACGTATGTTGGACAACCCCGAAAAGTGGCAGCGGGGTCGCGGCGAGTGGGTGTCCCCCAAGAAGTGCACACGGGCACTCATTTGGACGCGCAGCAGCTATGAGCGGGTTGTGGTGCGCCTTCTGGATCGTGACCCGTCTGTGAAAGAGTACTTGTTTGAGCCACGGGTAGAGCTGCCAGATGGTCGTTGGATCCTTCCCGACTTCTTTGTGACCCACCATGACGGGTCCATCGTTCTGGTCGAAGTGAAGGCGAGCTGGACCCTGAGCCTCCCCCCGGACCACCGTGTGACGCGCAGGCTCGAAGCAGCTTCTTCCTATGCAGCGCGCATGGGGTGGGACTTCCTCATCTGGACGGAGAAGGACTTCGATGCTGAGCCCCTTGCAACGCGAGAAGATCCGAGCGGCCTTTGAACAAGGGTCGTTGCGTGTGCAGTCTGTCTCCCCCGAGGGTCAGTCGGAGTGGAAGCGCGTCCTACACGTTCATCGAGCTGAGGTGGGTCCGGAATCGATCCTCAAGGTGACGACCTCCAAGGGTTCGTCTGTCCTGACTGGTGGTCACCGGGTGTTTCTGACCCCGCGCACCAAGGTAGAGACGGAGAGACTGAGCACAGACACCAAGGTTGCGAGTCACAGTGCCTCTGTACAGGTTCTCTCTGTGGAACGTCTGCCCTCCAGACAGTACATGTATGATCTGACAGCGGAGGACTGGCACAACTTCGTTCTCCACCGATCCGGGATGCTCGTCTCGAACTCCCCTGACCGCAATTACCACTTCCGCCCCCCGACCCACGAGACGACCATCCGGCAGTTCAACCGGGTCTTCGGCTTCATCTGGGAAGAGGAAGAGCTGAACGAGTACATCCAGCGCGGTCTGGATATGATCGTCTCGGCACCGCCGCGCACGCCCTTCCCGAGCGTCGATGTGATGGTGCGTGAGCGACGCGAGTGGACCACGCTCCTGCTCACGGCCGCGCAGATTCACGCCCTACAGGCGCTCCGCATCAACTGGGTGGCGGACGAGTTCGACTACTCCATCGGCGGCGTTTCGCTCGGCATCGACAAGGCAAGCAAGTACGAAGCGGCGATGAACGCGGCGGCTGACCAATTCGACAAGCAGCTTGATCGCGCGAAAGCCACCGTCAACTTCGTCCGTGGTCTTCAGCAGCCGAAGTTCGGAACGGGAATCAGGTCGAGTTTTGGACCCTATGTAGGTGCAGGTGTACTCACACCTAGAAAGTTCGTAGGATTCGTCATCCCCTTGTTCCTGTTTTGTAAGGTTATTCTCGATATGCTGTCCCCACACCTTGCCTAACGTAGGGCCCTACGGTACAACACCTGTGTGCCCGTCACTTGCCCCCACTGCCAAAAGCACTTCGCTACCTCTGACGTGATCAACTCTCGCCACAAGTCTGTGTGTGAGGGCTGGCGAGAGGCACTGGGTGATCGCAGACCAAGGCCCTGTCTGTGTGGGTTTGAGGCGATGTCTGCTACGCAGATGAAGCGCCATCGAACATCGTGTACACGTTGGGCGGAGCGCGATCGGGGGGAGGTGCAGATGGAGCGTCTTGCGGAGACCCTCCAACGAAATCATGGCGAAGGTGTGGTAAACCCCCGAAGCATTACGTCTGCTGAAGAAAGACGTAAAGCCACGCTAAGAGAGAGGTACGGAGCGGAAAACAACTTCGCACGTGAGTCCGCACTTTTCGCTCAAGTACAAGCAGCGTCGAAAGCGAACCACCGGTCGCTTACGGGGGAGGACAATCCTTTCTCTCGTGCTGACGTAAAAGCTAAGATCCGAGCTACACATCTCGCACGTCGTGGAGCGGAGAACCCTCAGCAGTCACCTGTCGTTCGGGCACAGACACGCGCTACGAACTTGGATAGGTATGGCGTGGGGGAGGTGTTAGCTTCTCCTGAGGTGCGGGCGCGTATCATTGCGACCAACACTAAACGGTACGGGGGGCCATCTCCTGGTGCCTCGGCAGAGGTTGTGGGGCGTACACGCCAGACGAACCAGAAGCGCTGGGGTGTAGACTGGACCGCACAACATCCTGGTGTGCGTCAGCAACAGTACGACACCATGGAAGGACGGTACGGCAGCCACTTTCTAGCCTCGGATGAAGGTCGAGCGAAGATCCGAGAGGCACTCATAGAAAGGTATGGGGTCGATCATCCTGCAAAGATCGACGGGTTTTGGGATAGGGCCGTTGAGACTTTCTTGCGCAAGTACGGCGTGACACACCCTCTGCAACTTGCAGAGGTGCTGGAGAAACGACGCACCGTATGCTTGGAACGGTATGGGTTCGATAACCCCATGAAGAGCCCAGAAGTCTACGTGAAGGCAGTCGAGTCGTACAAAGCTACGTGTATGGACACCTACGGTGTCCCCAATGCCATGATGGACCCCGGTGTGGCTTTCAAAGCCCTCTGTGCGAATGTACGATCGGGGCCGAACCTGTCCGAACGGATGCTTCATGCACTCGTCCCACAGCTTCTCTACACGGGGAACGGTACATTCTGGCGGTGGTTGCCTAAGCTGGGGCAACACAAGAACCCCGATTTTCTTCTTCCCGGCCCGGACCTCGCACGCCCGAAAATGGGTATTACGAAAGCGGTCGAGTTGTTTGGGGACTTTTGGCACTCCCGAATGTTCACGGGCAAAGCGAACTTCGATCACGAACAAGAGCTGATCGGAGCCTACGCAGACATCGGGGTGTCTTGCTTGGTCGTGTGGGAGTCCGACCTCAAGGCAGACCCCCAAGAAGTACAGGGGCGCGTCGCAGAGTTCCTGTCGAAACTACACAAGCCCTAGTCCTTCGACGTGAGCTTGGCGAGGTTCCTCGCGTACCGCATACCCCCAAGGAACATCTCCAGCTCGGACTCGCCTGCGAACTCGACGAGGGCGTCCTGACCCTCTTTGCCCGCCTGGAGGAACAGCACCGCGACAGGTCTGTCCTTGGGTGCCGAGGCGGTGGCCGCTTCGAGAGCTTCGGTGGCCTCCTGTAGAGGGTGGGGTGGGAACCTCACCGCCGTCTTCATCCTGGCGTGTGCTTCGGCCTTCGCGAGAAACGGGTCCAGGTTGAAGTCCTCGGGGAACCCGTACTCGTCGGGGTGGCTCACCGACGAAGAGTACATGATGCGGTGCGGCTCTTGCTCCGCTAGGAAATCTCCGATCTTCTCCGTGTCCTCGTGGGCAAAGGTACGCTTTTCATCCCCAGCAGAAACCACCACCTTCCCATCGGCCAGAGACACGACCAACACACCTTGGCTCATGGGTGTCTACTACACCGTCTAGGAGTTCATGTCTTCCCTCGCCCATCGTATCTCTGTGAACCTGGACCTACACGTGGCACCAGGAGCGTTCCCCTTTCAAGTCTCGGGCGACCTGCTCGTGGACGGACACAAGGTGGAGCACGTGTCGTCCTTGGAGATGCGGATGTCCGAGGCAGGCGAGCACTTGCTGGTCATCCGGTTCGCGGAGGGGATGACTCCGGAAGAGGCGCGGAAGGCTCCGCCTGCGATGCGTGACGCGATCGTGTACGCGATCCGGGGGCTTCGGTGCTTCCCGTTTGTCCGCATCGAGTCGCCGTTCCTGAACGCGTAGCGTGAAGCTGGTGTACCTAACGCCTTGAATGGAGGGCACTTTGCGGCTTGGTGGGACGGTTCCCGGGTGCACAAGCACCCGGGAATCACCATGCTGCGACGAGGGGTAGCTCCCTTGGGAAGTGCGAGCCATGGCCACCAGGATCCACCCCTGCATCTGCGGGTTCACCTGCCGGACGTACCCGCAGATGCGGCGACATCGGCGGGCCTGCGTCCCATGGGTCAATCGTTCGGATCCGAAGGCGATCCGCAAGGCACGCCACCAGTTGACGAGAGAGGCACAGGAAGCTGTCGGGCCGCCAAAAGAGCCGGTCTGCCGCTTGTGTCGCCGTCGTTCCGACCATCACCTCCACACCTGCCCGAACTCGCAGTCGGAGCGAGCCCGCAGGGAGCTGATCCGTCAGCACGGGATCCCGTTACGTGTGTGGCGGCGGGTCCTGATCGTTTTGGCGAAGAGGTACGAGACGAAGGCTGAGGTCCCTCCTCCGTCTACAGGCGGAAGCGGAAGGTCAGATCCGGAGACAGGTTCTTGAGGTCCCGGGCGGCCTTCGCCGCTCGCCCCGTGAGCTGATGGGACTCGAAGTGCGTGGTCCGCCCGAAGGCGTTGGCTGCGTGCAGGTGCAGGACCGCCTCGTCGTCATGCAGACCTTCCGTCTGAACGACGACCGACGCCGTGAAGCCGTGCTGTCGGCAATACCCCGCGAAATCCAATAGATTTCCGGAGGTTGCGTTGTTCAGTGCGTGCAGAGAAGGTGCCCCTTTGGGCATGGTCATAAGGTCCATCGGTCGAGGTTCTCCTTGTAGAAACACCCTACTGCGGACTACCGATCGGCCCCCGCACCGATCCATCCAGATGGAGATCGAAATGAGCACCGAAGTGGATCCGAACACCAAGCGCCTGTCCGTCGAAGACCCCATCGACCCGGCCATCCTCCAGCGCTTCGGCGATCTGGAGTCGGCGCGGATGCGCCTCGGAGCACAGCTCCTCGATGTGGAGGCCGAGAAGGTCAAGATCATGGTCGCGGCGCGTCAGATCGACGTGGAGCGTCAGCGGCTCTTCGAGAAGGTCCTCAGCGACCGTGGCGTCGCGCCCTCCACGCCGGTCGAGATCGACGCGGGTACGGGCAAGATCCGGGTTCTCGTCCCCCAGGGAGATGCCCCGAACGGTCAGGCTGCGCAGGCGGCCGCCGCTTCCTGACGTTTCCACTTGTCCGGGCCGGTTTGAGGAGGCCCGATGCCCTACTCGACGCAACGAGACCGGACCCCCGGGCCCCTGGAGATCGAACGCGCGCCTTGGCCGGCGGCCCCGCTGAACCTGTTCTCGTCGAGCGGGTATCACGCGGGTGTGTTCGATCTCCAGTGGGATGACCCTGCCCAACTCCCCGTGAACGGGCGGTTCCGGATTCTCGGGGTCAACGTGTACCGGTCGTTCGACTCGGAGTTCGGCCCGTTCGAGCGGGTGACCGACCTACCTGTGGGGGCGACGTTCTGGCGTGACCAGACGGACAACGTGCTCTTGGAGGAGGACGTCTCCGACCAGTTCATCCTCAAGGGTCTGGCGACGGCTTCCGGGCAGGATGCGCCGAGGTACGTCTTCCGGACCCTCCACTCGCCGATCGTCAAGGAGGGGTCGCAGCAGATCCCTGCGGATTACCCGCTCGACGTTCGTGTCTTCGTGGACGGTGTGGAGGCGCGGGTGCTCCGTGTCTTCGGGAAGGCGGGGGAGGTCGAAATTGACCCTCGCATGTTCCCGGAGGTCGGGACGCAGAGCCTCACCCCGGCGGTGATTCCGGGTCCGAACAGCCGGGTGGTCTGCTACTACCGCTACACCCGGACCCTCCTCAAGACGGACCTGGCGCAGAGGGTGTTCTGGCGGGTGGCCACGGTCGGCATCCCGATCAACCTCGACCTCGCCACGGTTCAACCTCAGGACCTCGTGGAGACCCCTCTGGAGAGTGCGGCCGCTGCCTCGTCCTACGAAGTTGAGAAGCTCGACTACATCTGGCGCGAAGCGGTTCGTCGCAACCGGTGGATCTTGGAGCAGGGCGGCGAGCGTGTGAAGGCGTTCCTTCGCAAGAACGTTGGGGTACCGTGCCCCTGTGACCCTAGCGAGCAGCACAAGCAGCCGCAGAACGACTGCCTGAACTGCTACGGCACGGGCATTCTTGGGGGGTATGAGGGACCGTACGACCTCATCGTTGCCCCCGACGACGCCGAACGGAAGATCTCGCAGACGGAACTGGGTCGAACGGTCGAGCACTCCTACGAGACCTGGACCGGGCCCACCCCCATCCTCGCGCATCGCGACTTCATCGTGAAGGTGAACGGCGAGCGCTACTCGGTGGGCGGGGTGCGCTTCCCGAACAACCGCGGGAACATCATCCAGCAGCACTTCACGGTCGGGCACCTCGACGAGAAGGACATCCGATACAAGGTGCCGGTGGGATCTCCTCTACACGCGCCCGCGGTGCAGTTCGCACCGGACGGCCCAGAGAACGAGGCGTCCTCTGGTGTCACCAACAAGCCCAACATCCCGAGTGAGCAGCAGCTTCGCGGCCGCACGATCGCTTGGGAGAACCTGGAGTACTAGCCCGTGGCGCACCCGTTCGTCACCGTTGGGCAGATCAACCTCAAGCCCCTCGTCACCTCAGCGGCAGCCCTGAGGAAGATCGACCCGGAAGCGGTTCTCCGCAAGCTCCGGGCTGACGTGATGAAGAGGGTCAAGAACAACATCATGATGCAGACGACCTTCTCGACGCGCGCGCGGGCCGCGCTCAGTCGGGCGTTGAAGGTCGTCGCGAAAGCATCGAGCATTCAGATCACGGCAAACCACCCGGCGTTCCGACCCCTTCTCATGGGTCGCGAGGGTGGGCAGATGCGGTGGCTCGTAAAGGCTCGGGCTCCCATCCCGATCATCACGGAAGAGGGAGAGCTGATTTTCCGCTCGGCTACGCCGCGGTCGATGAAGAACGGTAAGTGGATCCACCCGGGTCACGAGCCGACGACCATCATCGAGAAGGCTCGCAAGGAAGCTCGCGAGCACATCAAGAAGGCCATCAAACGAGACCTTCAACGCCAGGTCGCAGCCGCATTCAGGTCCAAGTGATGAACGATGTGAAGGTGATCAACACGAAGACAGGGACGATCCTCATCGAGGATATCTTCGTTGACGTGCCACATGGTGTGGTGGTGTCCATCTCCGCAGAGAAGGCTCACCGTTCCAAGGACCTGTGGCGTCTCATCAGCCAGCGTCTCTTGTTCCAGTTCCACGGGGGGTCGATTCATTCGGCGGCACCTCACGGAATGCCTCACCCCGCTCCGCTTCCCGTTCCTACGGTGGCTGCACCCCCACCCCCCGTCCCCACGGCGGCAGCACCTCCCACGGCTCTCGTTTCGGCCCTGGAGGAGCAGAACCGTCTGCTTCGCGAAGAGATGTCGCACCGTGACCAGGCATTTGCGGCCGTGCTGATCGTGCAGCAGGAACGCTTCAACGAGATGGCGGCGCTCATCCGCGGGGTTTCCGCCGGCAGTGGAGGAGCCTCCTCGGCTGCGCGTGCCGAAAAGCCGGCCTCGGATGCCCCCTCGGGAGACGCCCCCCTCTTCATCCCGTCCACCATCAAGCCCACCGACGTGAAGGACTACGTGAACGTCCAGAAGGACGAGGGGCAGGCTGGTGGGGTTGGGGCAGCTTCCGCTGCTCTCCGGAAGATCCGCGAGAAGGGGCCGTCTTGATAAAGTTCCTTGTCAAAGACGCCCTGTAGGAGAGCCCCCATGCACGCTCGTCAGGCCAGTCTCATTCAGCAGTCGCGAGAGGTCCTTGCCAGGGTCGTCCCGCACCCGGAGCAGCTCCAGGCCAACGTGCCCAAGTACCTCGCGCAGCTCGCGAAGATCGAGCACGCCCTCAAGGAAGCGGGGAAGCTCCTCCAGGACGCCCACATCGAGCTGAGTGCCCTGGAGTCCGACTCTCCCATCGCGCTCGATCCGAAGGTTGGTCCCGCGTTCAAGGCGGCGGAGGCCAAGCTCACGAAGGCGTGGGAAGGCTGGATCTTCCCGGGCGACATCGAGCACCTCCGTACGCTGCTGAAGGACAAGGCGGTGAAGTGATGGCTCACGATCCCAACGGCGCGGCAGCCTACGCGATCTGGCACGACCCTACGCAGTACAACCACTTCGCGCACGGTCCGCCCTACCTCCCCGGTCAGACCGTCGATGGGGCTCCGATTGCATCCGCACGTCCGAAGACGGCGGCGGTCGGCGCAGACACGCCGCTCATGCTGCCGCCGTCACAGTGGCTTGCGGGAGCGTCTCCGGAGAAGGTCTTCGGGCTCTTGAAGGCGCAGTACGCGGGTCCCTTCGGGCTCATGGGCGTGCTGCTGTCGATGCTCCGGGCGGAGACCGTCATCCACCAGACGCACCACTGGCAGACGAGGGGCCCGGACTACTACGGGGACCACCTTCTCTTCGATCGCCTCTACAACGACACGAACGGGCTGATCGACTCGTGGGCCGAGCGCACGGTCAGCACGGGGGGCGTCGAGTACGTGGGTCCGGTCATCCAGATGGCCCACCAGGCGGTTCTCGTGGCCTACGCGCAGCCGGAAGGTCTCGAAGGGCCTGCGAACTTCCCTGCGTGCAGTCTGGCGGTCGTGAAGATGGCCATCGCGCTCGTCGAGGCTGTGAGGGCGGACCTGACGGCCCTCAACATGCTCTCGTCGGGCACGGACAACATGCTCCAGGGCATCGCCGACAAGCACGAGGAGTTCGTCTACCTCCTGAACCAGAGGACGGCGAAGACGGCTTCTCAGTCGGGCTACAAGTACGACTGCCGCTAGAGATTGCTCTTATGCCAGGCTCAGATGTAGGAACAATGCCTGGGCGAGAGATACCCAAAGCCGAACTGGAAGCCGTACTGGCTGCGAATCCAGACGCACGGCTGTCAGATTTGAAGACGTTTTTCCACTGCGGGTCCGCAACGATCCAGCGTGAACTACGTCGGCATGGGCTACGTACCAAGACGCTTTCTGAGAGGGACAAGCCATGGTTGGAGGGGGACCGAAACCCTCTTTGTCGATGGCATCGTGTGCACCCCGAGTTCGGAGAGCAGCAGCGAGGTGAAGCGAACCCTGTCCACAGGGTCAAACACCTCTACCAAGATCCCAAGTACGTCGCTGAGATCACACGTGGGATCAGAGCACACGTCCAGTCTAAAGCGGGGCGCTCCTACGAAGAAACGTACGGTCCAACTCAGGCAGAGGAGTACAAGGCCAAGCTCCGAGCTGCCTCACCAGAGAGGCTTCGCAAGTTTCAACGACGGGAGACGAAAATTGAGGCTTGGGTCAGAGGGGTACTAGAACGCCTCACGGTGGATTTCGTCGCACAGGGACAGGTGGGGGACTTCACCGTGGACTTTCTTATCCCCTCCCTGGGAGTTGTGATCCAAACCGGAGATTACTGGCACGGTAATCCAGCCGTTTACAAGCAACTCAGCCCGAGGCAGAGACAACGCAAGGGGCTGGACACTTTGGCCGACAAGCAGGCTTTGATGCGAGGGCTGTCTGTGCTTCGTCTGTGGGAACGTGACATCCAGACAGACCCCGCAGCATGTGAAAATCGAATCAGGGAGAAGATCAAATGGGCGACGCGAAAATGAGACCTGGGGTCGGACTCGACGTGGGAACCATGAATTTGGTTTCTGCTCGCACGAACGACAACGACAAAACCGTGACACAGAGGGTCCGCGACGCCTTCCTGGATCTAGACCCGGAGGCGAAACGCTCTCTCAGGATGTCCAAGGTCTCGTACATCGAGAAGGATGGGCAGATCATCGTCATCGGGGACAGTGCCCTTACGATGGCAAACCTGTTCAAGCGTGACGTGCGCCGTCCGCTGGCACGGGGTGTCGTGTCCTCCGCCGAGGTGGACGCGCAGGAGATCCTGAGCCTTCTCGTCTACAAGGTCCTGGAGGATCCGGTCGTCTCCGGCGAGAACTGCTACTACAGCGTGCCCGCTGCCCCGGTCGACGACGAAGGCCAGGACATCGTGTACCACACTGAGATCTTCCGGAAGATCATCACCGAGCACGGGTACAAGGCCGTCCCGACGAACGAGGCGATGGCCATCGTCTACTCGAACTGCGCGGACGACGGCTTCTCAGGTCTCGCGGTGAGCTTCGGGTCGGGTATGTGCAACGTGGCCCTCTCGTACCAGACGGTCGAGGGTCTCTCGTTCGCCCTCGCACGTGGCGGTGATTGGGTCGACGCCCACGCAGCCAAGGCGATGGGTTCAACGCCGGCCCGCATGTGCGCGATCAAGGAGAAGGGCGTCAATCTCACGAAGCCGGTTGGCCGTGAGCAGGAGGCGATCGCGCTCTACATCCGCGCCCTCATCACGTACTGCCTCGACAACATCGCAGCGCAGTTCCGCAAGAGCCAAACGAAGATCGACCTCCCCGATGCCATCCCGTTCGTCGTCTCCGGCGGTACGTCGAAGGCCGACGGGTTCATGGACATCTTCAAGGAAGAGTTCGAGGCCGTGAAGAAGCGCGGCTTCCCGATCCCGATCAGCGAGGTCCGTCAGGCGAAGGACCCGATGACCGCCGTAGCCGAGGGCCTGCTGGTTCTCGCGCGTGATGCCCACTCGGAGTAGGAGACCGTTCGATGCACTACGCCCCCAACCACCCTGCATGGAAGACGGCCTCGGATCCGAAGACGGCTTCGGGTGCAAGCATGGCGGACTACTTCGCCTCGTTCGCACAGACGTTGGCCTATTCGTTCGAGGCATCCATGGGCCTCGGCTGGAAGCTCGATCGTCGCGTGACGACCTCGAACACCGAGCTGACAGGGGCGTTCATCATCGAGAACCCCAAGACGCGGGGCCAGATCTCCGTGTCCCTCTTCGCCGACGGTAAGGCCGTGAAGGCGATCGCGTCGGCCATCCTCGTGGAAGGTCGATTCGACGTCCACGGGGGCGGAAGCGTCTTCATCGATGCCAACGAGATGGGCCGCAATCTCGCGAACCTCGTTCACGGCCACATCACCCGGCTCAACCCGGACAATCTCACCGTTCGTTGATCGGGACCTGGGGGTGAGGCTGTAAGGCTTCCCTTGGCCGGGTCCTCCACCGCGCAAGCCAGAGGCCCCCTTGTTCTACTACCTCATCAACTCCCTCAAGCGTCGCCTGATCGCGGAGTTGCAGGACAGTTTCTCCCGGCACCCCATCTACGAGAAGATCACCCCCTTCATCCAGAACCGGTTCGCCTTCGATGAGCGGCCGCAGCTCGGCATCGTGGTGAAGGGGTCGACGGCCAACAAGGTCCAACTCTCGGCCGACAACTTCATCGGGACGGTCAAGAGCTATGTGATGCTCGCGTACGTCCCCCCGATCGCCAACCCGATCGAGTGGGTCCGAGAGGACCTCGAAGCGGTGAAGGCGAACGGGGATGTGATGCCCACGCCGCCCGGGGTCTACTACCTGGAGATCCTGACGGTTCCCGATAACGTCAACGACACGGGCACGTTCGTCATCGACCCGCTTCTCACGGTCACGGACGAGGCTTTGCTGCACTTCATCTCGGGCGTCGAGCGTGAGGCGCAACTCCAGCAGGTGCCAGTGAAGAACACCCTGCGCCTGTGGCAGGACAGACGGTTCCTACTCGAAGAGGGGGCCGACTACACTGTCGACTACAGGACGGGTGCGATCCGATTCATCGGGCAGTTCCCCCCGGACGCGATCGTGACGGCGGACTACCGCTATGCCACACAGTCGATCGGTCCTGTCCCGTACCAGTGGAATAACGCGGACTTCAAGACCCTTCCTGGGGTCGTGCTCGCTTTCGGCAAGCGGTCGAAGGTCGGGGACAAGGTGGCGATCGTCGTCTACCCCGATCGTGTCGACACCGCGAACGCCTACGGCGGTCGATGGGACATCAACTTCGACCTCTCCGTGATCGTGGCGAACGACACCAACGCGATGGAAGAAGTCGCAGACCTCGCCATCATGTACATGTGGGGCGAGAAGCGAGCCAACCTGTCCTTCGACGGGATCGAGCTGACGGACTTCTCCATGGGTGGTGAGGCCGAAGAGTCCTACGACGAAACGGCGGACATTCGGTACTACACGGCTTCCTTGTCCGCGACGTTCCAGTCGGACTGGGAGATCCACATCCCGCTCCCGCTGACCATCAGCAAGCTCACGCCTGGCTACACCGGAGCCAGGGACGGGAGCCCGCCTGGCCTCGTGAGCGACATTCCTGGCGGGCTCTACTTCGCGACCGTCCCCATCGCCGTGGGGAGGAACGACAAGTTCGAGCGCATCCTGTGACCTACATCAGATGAAGATCGGAGAAGTCCCATGCCCGTGTACACGTTCGAGTGCCAGGACTGCAACGTCAAGTTCGACCGCAACCTGAAGATGGGGGACCACGAGAGCCACCCCTGCCCCTCTTGTAAGGAAGGGGCGCCGAGGGTCATCGAGGGGTTCTCGTTCGCCTTCGCTCCCGGGGGGTCAGCGACGGCCAACTCGGGCGTCCACGACCACGACTACCCGACGGCCGACAAGCTGATCGGGAGGGACGCGGACAAAAAGCGGGAGTTCAACGAGGAGCGGGACAAGATCAAGCAGGCGGCCCGTGAGGCGGCGGGAACCCACGCCCTCATGCGAGAGGACTCCTCCGAGGCGACGGAGTACCGCCCCATGGGCGAAGCCGGCCGCGATGCTCGCCGTCGGTTGGCGAAGCAGGCCATCGAGACGCTTCGATCCGGGAAAGCTCCGAAAGGCGCTGTGGCCAAATAGTCGTCTTATGCGGGCCGTGTGCTGTACGGCTCGGTACGCCGAGTCGTAGCCGCCTCACCAGCGGCAAGATCGGATTCATAACGGATGGGATCAAAGGCTGGTCGTCCAAGTGGGGACGGCTTGACGGTTGTGTGGGTCATTGTTTGACCCGAAATCTGGATCAAAGAAGCTCTGCCGCCCCTCCGAGGAGACCACCCCCATGGCCTTGGGTCCGTTCATCAGCTACGTCCCGCCCGGCGTCTACACGCGAACCCTTGCGGAGGTCAACCTCCAGAACGTGGTCGCGGGTCTGCGTATCCCGGCGATCATCGGTGTCGGTCAGGAAGAGCTGGAGCAGCTCGACCTGGAGATGGTCCGTGGATCTAGCTCCACGGTCGACACCGAGGTCACCGCAGAAGACGTGAGCCTGAGCTGGGTCGTCGATGCGACGAACCCTCAGAACCTCGTCCTCGGTGCGCAGGACGGCACGCGTTCGACCTTCCGGGTCCGCAACTTCCCGCTCGTCGACGGTCAGGGCTTCGGGCGCGTCACCAACGACGTCCGCAGCGTGGTCGTGACGGTGAACGGCACGCCGGTCGCCATCGGTTCGGTGCAGGGCGCGAAGGGTCTCGTGACCCTCCAGGTGCCCACCCAGCCGACCGACACGGTGCGCTGCACCTACTTCTTCCACCGCGGTGACACGAGCTTCACCGACGACGTGTCGTCGCAGGTCACCTCGACCAACGCGACGCTGATCGGCCCGGGCTACGAGCCCTTCAACATCCAGGCTGGCATCAGCGACACGTTCGTCATCACGGTGAACGGTGGCACGGCCACCATCGTGTTGACCCCTGGTTCGTCCACCACCGCGGTCTCGCTCAAGGCGATGATCGATGCGGCGCTGGTGCCGGGGCTCTCCACCTCGGTCTACATCGACCCGCAGGGCCGCAACCACCTCCAGTTCACCTCGACGGTCTCCCTCCTCATCGGAGACGGCAACGCGAACGGTCCGCTCGGCTTCACGTCGGGCGCGAGCACCGGCCGCAACGCCGCGTTCCGCGTCTTCCAGCGTCCGATCGTGGACGGGACGAGCGCCGGCACGACGACGACGGACCCCTCGAAGGTCGTCGTCAAGGTGAACAACATCCAGGTGATCCCCACGGCGGTCGACGGTGCCAACGGCATCGTGACCCTCGCCTCGCCGCCCGCCCCGGGTAGCAGCGTCACCATCCAGTACTGGGCGAACACCTGGCAGGGGACGTTCGACTACCTGCCGAACACCTCGATCACGAGCGTGATCCGCTGCGGCATCTCGGCAGGCCGCAACGACTTCCTCCAGGGCCAGGACTTCGTGATCGCGAACCCGAGCCCGACGGTCTCGATCGTCAACTGGGGCGTCGGCTACTCGGTCACGCCGACCACGACGACCCCGGGTGCGACGCCCTTCGGGACGCAGCAGATCATCCCGACCCTCATCGACCAGAAGATGTGGCTCGCGGCCTGCGTGCCGGTGGTCGACACCTCGGTCATCCCCGCGGTGACCTCGACGACGGACTTCCTCCTCCCCGAGATCCCGACGACCGGCAACGGTCGCAACACGCCGCTCGGCCTCCCGCTCTACAACGCGGTGGCGAACGCGCGTCAGGACCTCGTGACGAACCGCCCGGACCTCGTGGTGGTCTATGCGGGTCGCAACCTCCGTGATGCTCTCAACCGTCCGGTGCAGACGGTCACGGCAGTCGACGGCGTGAACCGCCGCATCACCCTCAAGAACGCACTGCCGCCGGACTGGAACGTCTACGCGACCTTCTACTACAACAAGGTCTCGGACGACACGTTCATCCTCACCAACACGGTCGCAGGGCCGGTGGGGTCGGGTCAGTACACGCTCTTCTCGACGCTGAAGAACGCGGGTCTCTACCAGGTGCGCTTCGGCACGAAGTCGGGCCTGTCGCAGACGGTCCAGTGGCCGCGTGGTTCGGAGACGATCCCCGACGCGTACCACACGGGTGCGGGTACGGCAGTGTCCGAGACCGTCACGGTCACCTTCGGGACCGCATCGGCCACGAACGCCGCGTACACGATCGCGGGCGGCTCGCCGTACAACTTCTTCGCCTCGACCTCGGCAACGTGGGTCACGAAGGTCAACGGCGTCGACATCACGGACAACCTCGCGACCGCCTCGAAGGGCTGGCTCGTCGGCGCGCGCGTGTCGGTCACGGGTCTGAACCAGATCACGGTGCCGGCCTCGCCGAACAACGTGCTGAACCTGACGATCGACGGCACCGACGTGTCGGTGGCCCTCACGTCCGGCGTCCGTACGGTCGCGCAGATCCTCACGGACATCAACGCCGCCATCGACGCTGCCCCGGCCTTCGCGGGCACGGCGCCGAACAACCTCGCCACGTCGTTCCAGATCGGCGGCGCGGGCGGTCCGGTGTTCTTCGCCATCCAGAGCTACTCGACGCCGGCTGCCCTTCCGGGCGGATTCGACGCCGCGAGCTACGTGCGCGTCCGTCAGGGCACGGCCGAGACCCTCCTCGGGTTCACGACCTTCGCCCGTGCGGACGGCACCCCGGGCGCCGTCAACAAGCCGGCGACCATCCTCGGCACCAGCGTCGGTCCGTTCAACATCACGACGGGCCTCAACGACACGCTCCTCGTCCGGGTCAACGGGGTCGACTACTCGGTCACCCTCCCCGGCGGTGCAGCAGTGACGGCAGCCGCAGTGGCAGCCGCCATCAACCTGGTCCCGGGCCTCTCGGGCGTCGCGGCGGCGGGTACCCTCGCGAACGTCAACAAGGTGCGCCTCACGAGCCCGACGAACGACACGTCGAGCGCGATCATCATCGGGTCGGGTTCGGCCAACACGGTCCTCGGCTTCACGCAGGGGGCACAGGCCAGCCAGACCCTCGTGGCGGCTCAGGAAGTCGTCGACGTGCTCATGAGTGACGGTGCCTTCACGGCCGGCGCGGTGGCCTACACCGCAGCGGTCGCGGGTCACACGTACATCACGTTCGAGTCGCTCACGACCGGCGCGGCCACCTCGTCGATCGGGTTCACGAACAGCGCGAACTCGGCCTTCAACATCCAGTCGGGTACGGGCATCATCCCGGGCACCTCTGGTGACGTGGGCGAGGACGCACAGGACAACTACACCGTCACGTCCACCAACCCGAACGGGTCGAGCGGCACGGGCACCCCGGGCCAGACCTACACGGATCCGGTGACGGGTCTCCGCTTCACGGTGCTCCCGGCGACGACCGGCAGCTACTCGCCGGGCGGGTCCTTCAACATGACGGTCTCGCAGACGTTCCACGTCTCGCCGAACGTCCCGACCTACGCGATCGGCGGCCTGGAGCTGATCGTCGCGAACACGGTGGGAATCGGTGTCAACGACACCTCGACCCTCTTCACCTTCGCCCCCTCGGGCGTCGAGCCGAAGAACGGCGACTTCTACTTCATCTCGTACCGCTTCCTCAAGCAGGACTTCTCGACTCGGCTCTTCCAGCAGCTCAAGACGGTCGAAGCCAACTTCGGCACGACGAGCGCAGAGAACCGCGTCACCCTCGGCGCCTACCTCGCGATCCTCAACGGGGCCATCCTCGTCGGGATCAAGCAGGTGCCGAAGGTCCCGAACACGAACCAGGCGAGCGACACCGACTTCATCAACGCGATCAACGCGCTGGCGACGCCGCTCCCCGGGAACGTGAAGCCCGACATCATCATCCCGCTCGGTACGTCGACGTCGATCTACACGGCGCTGACGAACCACTGCGAAGTCCAGTCGGGGGCTCGCTACCAGAACGAGCGCATGGGCTTCATCGGCTTCGCCGGTGGGACCACGCCGACCGCGGCACAGAGCGTCGCCAAGTCGCTGCTCTCGAATCGCATCGTCGCCTTCTACCCGGACACGGCGGTCATCACCCTGACCGACGAGGTGGGGAACTCGTTCGAGAGCCTGGTGGACGGGACCTTCTTCGCGGCGGCCGTGGCCGGCGCGGTGGTCTCGCCCGCAGTCGACGTGGCCACCCCGTACTCGCGGCGCCGCATCCAGGGCTTCACGCGCATCCCGCGCATCCTGGATCCGGTCGAAGCGAACCAGACGGCCGTGGCGGGCGTCACCCTGCTCGAAGACCTCGTGACGTTCCTGCGCATCCGCCAGGGCTTCACGACCAACATGCAGGATGTGCTCACGCGTCTGCCGACGGTGACGCAGATCGCCGACTTCGTGCAGCAGCAGTCGCGCGGCACCCTCGACTCGTTCGTCGGGACGAAGTTCCTCTCGAACCGCGTCAACGAAGTCGAAGTCTCGATGACGGCGCTCTTCAAGACGCTCATCCAGGCGGAGATCATCGGCGCCTTCGCGAACGTGACCGCAGCGGTGGACCCGAGCGATCCCACGATCCTCCGGTTCTCGGCCAGCTATCAGCCGATCTTCCCGCTGCTCTACCTCGTCCTCACGTTCAACCTTAGAGCACAGATCTAGGGTCCAGCACAATCTAAAGAAAAGGTTGACTGGTTGGTAGTCTGAGCGTAGGCTCGGAACCGCGGGAGAAACCGTCACCTGTCGTATCTGTGGGCACTCGGCCGTGACTCTGGCTAGCCACCTCAAGGCTACGCATGGGGTCACGGCCGACGCATATCGGGCACAGTATCCTGACGCCCGCATCCGGTCCGAGACATGTGAAGCAAACCGACGAGTCGCTATCACACGGGCTCACGCTGAGAATCCCCGAACGGGACAGAAAAAGATCGTCACTTGCCCGTGTGGTGCCTCCCATCAAGTGGGGTTGACCTTCGCATCGAAGGATCTTCGGTGTCCGTCGTGTAAGACCCAAGATGATGAGGTCGTGTGGCAGGGCAAGATCGAAAGGGAAGACTATGTGACATGCCACCTCTGCGGTCACCGCGCAGAGAGCCTGGTGAGTCACATCCGATCCAAGCACCCAGAGCACGAAGGCCAGTACGAAGGGGACGTCATCTCCCGCAGGTCTGCGATCAGGGATAAGGCAACCCGCAAGGGCCGCACCCTCTCCGCCGAGACCCGGGCAAAGATGTCTGCCAGCGCAGGATGGAACCGGGTGGTCATCGCTCAAGCGATGGCGGCACTCGGGCGCGACTTCAAGGTCATCAAGCGTGAGTGCGAACGCCACGGTCTGGAGACATTCAGCCACCGCCTCCGTCAAACTCTCTGCCTCGATGCAGTGTCGAGGGCTCTCGGGGGTGTCGTGTACGAGCAGGAGTGGAGTCCTCGCCGTTTCGTCAACCCCTCGACCGGCCATCGCTTCCGCTTCGATGGCTTCTTCCGCTTCGATGGCTTCTTCCCCTCCCACCACCTCATCGTGGAGTTCCACGGCTACCAGCACTACGTTTTCCCTAGCGTTTACATCAAGTGCGAGGAGCGGTACTTTGCACTACAGGAGCGGGACCGGATCAAAGAGAACCTGATCCACGAGGATCCTACCCTTCGGTACTTCCTGGTGCGAGAAAACGAGCCCTACGCTGACCCAGACTATCTTCGGGACCGTTTGATCGACGAAGGGATGTTTGACCCGGGGAAGTAGTCTCCTTGTCGGAACGCATCAAGCATGACCGTCCGCTTCCCGAAGAGGGTCTGTCAGTGTCCGGTACCCCCGGCCCCGAACGTCATGCGGTCCATTGCGGACTACGAGATGCCGGTAGGGACGACGGGCATCAAGTTCGTGGCAGCTCTTCCGTGTGTCTTGCTCGACCACGGGATCCCGATGTTCAACGAGGATCTGGTGATCAAGACCGTGTGGTCTGCGGCCGCCCGTCTCGCGGACATGGGGCTGATCGACGGGCAGACGTTCCAGTTCATGCGTATGGCCGTCCCCTTCAACCCCATCGAGTGTGCGGCGTACCTCGGGGAGCCTGGAGGGGCCGCGACCATCCTCGCGTGGGAGGCAGACACCACCCCCGTACCACGAAGCGCCTGGATGTCCCTGGCAGTCCGTGTCCGCGAGGTCGCACAGGAGGGAGGGTGCGTCTTCGAGGGACTCGTCAACCCGCCTGACCTGCGCAAACGGGTGATCCGGATCTATCCTCCGGGCACCTATGGTGTGCACCTCGGCTCTTAGGCGACCCGGCGTTTGAAGGCGAGCCGGATCCGGTTCCTCGCGAGAAGCAGGGCCCTTACAAGGTCCGTACCCTCCGCGATCAGGGACCCCTCTTCGCCTTCCTCTGCGTACTCCACCTCCCACACGATCTCGTTCAGGTCCTTCGAGCTGAACAGTTTGGGTGACAGCTCCGTGTCGAAGTCGAGGTCCAGCCCCTCCCATGCGAGGGGGTCCGTGTCCTCCCACTTTGCGAACGGGGGGAAGTCGTCATCCATGACGGGGTAGCGAGCAGAAAACGTCTTCGAGATCGAGATGTTCGGGGGCATCTCGTCGAGCAGCAGGGCGAGAATGCGCGCACGGTTACGAGAGATCTTCGGCATGGTGGGCCTCCTCTAGGTACAAGGCCCGTACGGCCCTCTCGTGTTGCACAAAATCGTCGGGGTCTCGTGGATCACCGTGCAAAGCTCGTGTCGTTTTTCGTGTCCTCACGGAACCACCCGGAACGTCTGTGAAATCTTCTCTTATCGCCCGCACACGGTGTGGACATCTGGGCGACGAAGGACAGGTACGAGCGTGAGCAGGAAGAGGCGGAGCGCCTCGTCCGCCCCTCGCCGAAGACGAAGCCGCCTCGTCGCGATCTTCGACGCGAGACGATGAAGGACCCGGACCTCGAAGAGGACCCGGACTATAAGATCAAGGATGCGGCGCTGCGCGTTGCGGCCCTGTACGTCATCGCCAAGAAGCAGTCCGAGCTGGTTACGGTCCGTAAGAAGGACACGGGGGCGCTCGTCCACATCAACGAAGAGACCCTCAAGGGGCCGGACGCCGCGAAGTATGAGGTCATCCGGGACGAAGAGGAAGACACCCACGGCGAAGAGGACGAGGAGCCCGAGGCGGGCGAGGACGAGGACGACGAAGAGAGGGAGCCCCGCGAAGAAGCGAAGCCCGAGGGGCCGGAAGGCGTCCACCCGGACATCCTCGAAGGTGCCCGCAAGGCGTTGCAGGCCGTCAAGAGCGACCCGAAGGCGAAGCAGTTCGCCAATGCCCTTCTGACGCCGGGCGACCAGTTCTACCAGATGGCCCACCCGGGCAATCCCAAGAACCGGGTCCCCATCCCCGAGGCGAAGCGCGACCAGTTCTGGGGTGCGAAGGACTTCACCGAAGCGGCTGCCATGGCGGCTGCCATGAAAACCGTCGAGAAGTGGGACAAGCAGCAGACCAAGGCCAAAGCGCCTAAGACGCCTAAGGCGAAGCCTGTGGCTCCCAAGCAGGAGGCAGCTCCCAAGCAGGAGGCAGCTCCCAAGCAGGAGGCAGCTCCCAAGCAGGAGGCGAAGAAGCCCGACTACTCACAGGAGTGGGAAGACCTCGGTAAAGAGGAAGGGTGGGCTCCGGCCAAGCCGGAAGCTGGCGACCCCGGCAAGACTGTCAAGCTAGACAAGCCGAAGAAGGCCCCGGACGCGGAAGAGGGCTCAAAGACGAACGCCCCGGAAGCGATGGGGGAGAGGGGCAAGACCCCCCTACCGGACGCTTTCATCAACGCTCTCCCTACAAGCAGGACCGACCCAGCGACGGGTCGTCCGGTGTTCCTGAACCCGGGGGCAAGAAAGAAGGGCCCCGCTGAGAAGTACGTCCCCTTCGACAAGCTCCCGCCCGAAGAGCAAGAAGCGCTCAAGACCAGGGCTAAGGAATGGTCGGAACTCCGTACGAAGGCGGACGAATTCGCCAACGGCCTCCACAAGGAGCAGAAGGATCTGATCTCGGGTCTGGACGACTCGATGAGCAGCATCTCGAAGGCGGTTGTGAAGGTCATCGAGAACGCCAGCTCCGAAGACCGTATCACTCCTGACGACGTGGCGATCGAGCGTGTACCGCAGCTCAAAGGCATTCGCATGCCCAAGGGCGTACACACTATCGGCGATCTCAAGAAGCTGGTTTCGGTCAACCCCGATGGGTTTGACACCGAAAAGCAAGAGGCGGAGAGCTTCAAACGAGACGTCCTCAAGTCGAAGCAGTTCCGCACCTTTGCGGAGGGGTCCAAGGACATCTCGTTCGATGAAGAAGGGGAAGCTCAACCCCTCTTTCATAACGAGTCCACCAAAGAGTTGGTGCCTTTCGATCAGCTCGACGAGAGGGGGAAGAAGAGCATCGTCGACCGATTCGAGGAGCACAAGCACCTCGAAGGGTTGAAGGTCCTACAGGGGGACCATCCCAATCTCCAACAGGTTCTCAAGGACCTATCCGATCCGAACAGCGATCTGTCTCAGCGCCTCTCAAAGGATCGCGAGTCTGGTGACCATCTTGTGGAGAGAGTCATCCCGGAGTTGAAGGGGGTGTGGCTCCCGGCCCGCTACTCGACGGTCGATGGTCTGTCCGAGGCCGCTAAGAAGATCCACCCTGCCAAGGATCGCATGGCTGAGTTTGCGAAGAGCGAACTCAGCACCGACGCGTTTCGGGAGTTCGTAGACAAGTCGAAGGACTTGTCGATGGAAGGCGGTAAGCCGGCCTTTTACGACGCTTCGTCGAAGAAGTTCGTGCCTTTCGAGAAGCTGGACGAGCGTGCACAGCAGGACGTGGCGGATCGTTTCGAGGAGCATAAGCACCTCGATGGGCTTCGGACGATTCAGAAGGACAACCCCAAGCTGCGGCACATTCTCCAAGATCTCTCTAACCCCGAGAGTGAGCTATCACAGCGCCTCTCGGAGGATCGGGAGTCCGGCGGACATCTCGTCGAGAAGGTGATCCCCGAGCTAAAGGGCATGGGGCTCTCTGGCCGGTACGCCACGGTCGATGCGTTGACCGAAGCTGCGAAGAAGCTGCACCCCCCGATCCCGAAGCCGAAGCGTCGGGAGTATGACGAAGAGGAGGCGGACGAGGCGTACCACCGCATCTCGAACAGCATCCCACACGAGCTGAAGGATGCGCAGACAATGGAATTTCTCGGGCACCTGTCCGAGATGCATCCCGATGACATGGATGCGGCGTTGGAAGCCTACCAGTCAGCCCGGTCCATCCCCCTCAACCCGAAGAACACCGAACACCTCCTGTCTTCGGCGCACGAGTACTACGAGACCGACCCGGAGAAGGTGCGTCCGCCGGAGAAGGTGCGGAACAACAAGGGGGACTGGGAGGACTTCTCGTCACTCCCGCCGGAGCGCCAGGCCGAGGAGTACCGCAAACACCAGATCCAAACGGTTGCTCTGTCCCTTGCGAACAAGCACCGGCTCGGGGAGCACTACGAGAAGTCCGGGGCACCCACAGAGCTGGCGAACGCTCTTTCCTCCGCGATCCTGTCCCACAAGTCGGGCGAGGATGGAGGGGCCCGTGCCAAGCGCCTCTCGGATGAAGCTCGTAGTGTCTACGAGAACGTCATCGACAGCGGCGTTACGAAGAAGATCTCGGATGGGCAAGCGAAGAAGCTGCTCTCTGGTATCCCCGACCCGGCCGTCAAGAAGCTCGCCATCGGCTACCTCCAAGCCAACGACTACATGCGGGCGACTGAGATGTTCCGGGATCCGAAGAACGGCATCAGCGAGCACTCTTCCCCGAGTGACATCGCGAGAGGTCTCATCGATGCCAGTGAGGCGTTGCGGGACCGTGAGAGTCTGTACGAGGGGGAGAGCGTTCTCGACCCCGCAAAGCTCTTTCGCGGGAACATCGTCGACAAGCTCAAGATCCTCGTCCCGGAGAAGGCTGAGGCGGTCCGAAAGAAGCTCCAGGGCTTTGAGAACAAGGACTACGAGCGGAAGCTCAAAGAGTACGAGAAGGCGCGGACGAGGTACGAGAAGGCACGGGCGAAGGGTTCTGCTGATCCCTACCGAACCGCTCCGCCCCCCGAACCCCCTGTGGCACCTGCGGGCTACCGTGGGAAGGGGAAGGGGGACAGTGCCAAGCTGCTCGAAGAGCAGCTTGGTCGGATGGGTCTAGGTAAGACAGCCGCCCGAGTCGCTACACGCTTCGCCCTGTATTCTTCTTATCCCCTCGTCTGGGCGATGGGCTCGGAGACCACCACACACGTCCGCGAAGCGGTCTACCATGGCGTTGAGCCCTACCCCAAGGGCCACGAAGGCTTTGCTGCGTACGTGCCGTGGACACAGGCGCACCAGCGAGACTTCGGCCAGGCGGACTTCCAGTCCCTCCTGACTGCGGCGCAGGACTGGCTCAAGACGCCCGTTCTGTCAGTCGCCATCGACGGGATCGTGCGAGACATGCAGCTCCGTGCGGCTCTCGACCTCGCAATCCGTACGCACGGTGATGGACGCTACTCGGCGGGGGTCGACCCTCCGACCTACAACAAGCTGCTCGCCCAACTGGCGGGTGAAGAGGGGGGAACCCTTCTTACCGTCCAGGCGAACAGCGTGACTGCAACTTCTCCTTATGCCCACGAGGAGAAGAACGAGGAGACCCCCATGTCGCTTTCCGTCAAGCTCTCGAACTACGCCAGCAAGATCGCCTCGACCCACCCGGAAATCGCCTACGACCTCGTTGCGTTCGCGCGCGAGGCCGGCGAGATGCCGCCGCAGTTCCGTGAGAACGCGGAGAAGAAGAAGGAAGAGGCCGAGGCGAAGAAGGAAGAGGGCGAGAAGAAGCAGGCCGCGCAGCAGGAAGTCGTGCAGCAGGCCACCGAGGAGCAGCAGAAGCAGGCGTCCGCCTACGCGCAGATCCGCAGCTCCGTGATCCGCACCGCAGCCGCCGACCCGCTCGTCCGCGAGGCGCTCAAGCCCGTCCTCCAGCTCATCAAGCAGATCGGCTGATCGACTCGCCCTCTTCGTCAAAGTCATCGCTCGGCACGCCGAGACCCCAAGGAGACACGTACATGCCCATGCCCAAGTTCGCAGCCGAAGAGGCCGAGGAGACCCTTCAGTCCCTCGACAAGTGCGCCCACGAGATCCAGCTCAACTACAAGTCCTGGGGGATGCCCTTCGAGGCAGCCAAGGCGATCGTCAACGTCCTCGACAAGACGGCGGACGAGATCGAGATCGCGACCTTCGGCAAGGAGTCCTTCGAGACGCGTCAGGTGAAGGAAGTCACCGCCCGTACGAAGACCGCCGAGGTCATCAAGCAGGACGCCGACGAGGCGTACATGAAGGGCTTCGCGAACCCGATGGCCCCCGTTCAGGTCGAGGGCGACGAGCCGTACATGGCCGCCTACAAGGACGACCAGTCGAGCGCAGTCCACCACGGCAAGTCGACGACGGGCCGTCCGCTCGCTCCCTGACGCCCGGCTCTTCCTCGGCCTCCATGGGAAGGGACGGTCGGCTGGTCCGACCGTCCCGTGGCCGTGCGACCCCCAGAAGACGTGAGGGATTGACGTGATCGACTACTGGAAGCTGAGCAAGGACTTTTCGGTCGGGGATACCGTCCAGAAGTTCTTCCCGGGGTACGCCGCACTCTCACCGTTCGTCGGTAGGGTCACTGCGGTCATGCCGGGTATCGGCTTCGTCGACGTGCAGTTCCCGCACGGCAACGAGAGGGTGTCCGCAGACGAGCTGGTCATCGTCAACCCGAAGATCCAGCGGTTCCTCCCGCCCACCCTCGACCAGTCGTATAGCTCGTACGAGATCGAGAAGGCCCGTCAGGCATCACGCACTCCGCGCCTCTGGCGGACTACGGAAGTCCCGCCCACGTTCCACCGTGAGCTAGCGCACCTCTGGTCCCGGTCGGCCAGTGAGGTCGCTGCGTACGACGAGCTGTGGCGCCGCCACGCTTCAGTCGTCCCCGACCATGTGCTTCGTGACGAGGTGCAGAAGTTCTACCTCGTGGGGTCGAACTTCGTGGACGTGCTCCTCCAGCAAGCGGTGGAGTCCACGATCGTAGCGTCGGCGCACACAAAGATCGCCGCCTACTGGGTCGCGCAGAACCGCCAGTACCGCGTCACGCAGCAAGAGTCCCTGTCGAAGCGTCCGTCCTGCCCCCGTTGCGGGACGCAGATGCGACGCACGACATACAAGATGTCAAAGGGTGAGAGGCACCGTCTCTTCGCCTGCCCGAAGGACCTCTATCTGATCAAGATGGACAACCTTCTCGGCCCCGACGGCAACCCGGTGGGGTGGTGATGGCTTTCGCGAAGTTCGGAAGTCCTGCGCAGGTGCGATCGAACGTGGCGGAAGCCATGTCGATCCAAGCCGGTGAGCGCGTCATGGGCGCAGCGGGCAAGAAGGGCGCAGTCGTGGAAGCGCACGGGTTGACCCTCAGCGTTCTCTACGACGGTGATGACGACCCCACGACGGTCTCCTCGACCGAGGTGCGGAGGGTCGCGTAGTCCTATGGCATTCCTCAAGTACGCGAAAGCGGCGATCGTGAAGCCGACGATCCACCACCAGGGGTGGCAGGATCGTATTGCGTCTACGGGCGGGGTGTCGCTTCTCTCGAAGGAAGCCTCCAAGGTCACAATCGAGAAGTACGACCCCAAGGACTACTTGCTCACGCACTGCACGATCATCGCCTCCGTCGACACGGAGACGCCGGCCTCGAAGCTCGGTAAGCAGATGGTCGACGGCTTCCAGATCGACCGCAAGTACGGCGACTACTACATCACACTGCCCTCCACGAAGTACGTCAACAACAACCAGGACGCGTGGGAGCGCAAGTTGCTCCTCGCCTGCTTCAAGACGTTCGTGGGCGGTGAGAACTACGTCGAGCACATCCAGATCCCCGAGCTGTCGAAGGGGAAGATCATCGACGCAGCAGCGCGCGACATCGGCGACTCCATCTACGTCGACATCCTCGTTGCGACGAAGAAGGAACACCGCCCGCTCATCTCGGCGATCACGAGCGGTCAGCTCCAGACCCTCTCGATGGGCTGCCAGGTGCAGTTCACGATCTGTTCGCGGTGCGGCAACGTCGCCTACGACGAGACGCAGCTCTGTCCGCACATCAAGTACTTCAAGGGCTCCGAGTTCATCGACGAGCTTGGCCAGAAGCGCAAGATCGCGGAGCTGTGCGGGCACCTGTCAGAGGAGCCCGGCTCGGTCAAGTTCATCGAGGCGTCGTGGGTTGCGAACCCCGCCTTCACGGGCGCCGTGCTCCGCAACATCCTCTCGGAGGAAGACGCAGCCCGCATGAGCGTCTACCTCGCGTCGGCCATTGCACAGGGTCCGCGCACGGCAGACACGGGCGCCATCCAGAAGGCCGCCGCACATCTCTTCCCGCCGGACGCAGAGACGGCCAAGCTCATCACCAAAGAGAACCACCAGGGTGCTCTTCTCATCCCGCGCGAGTTTGCCGCCACGGAACTCCCTGCGGGTGATCCTCGCATCGAGGAGATGGTCGTAGCTCGCGCTGCGGAGTGGAACCAGGACCAGATCGTTGCGACCCCCAGGATCGCACAAGGCGAACAGCAGCAGGGTGAAGGCTTCCCTGCCCGTCCTGAGGCCGATGCCGCCCCCGCCGCAGAGGACAAGGATCCTCTCGCAAAGATCGTCGACGACCTCGCAGGCGCTCTCCGTGAACGCGCCATGGAGAAGCTGCGCGGCGAGATCAACAAGGGTGAAGGCGAGAAGGTCCGTGATCTTCTGGAGCCCAACCCCACGAACGACAGCTTGATCAAGTCCGCGCTGAAGCACGCTGCATGGAAAGAGATCGCCCGCACGGTGGTCGCCATGACGGGCGGCGGAGAGACAGCGCGGAAGGTGTTCCTCGGCCTGGTTCTCCACAAGGCTGGGGGTTGGAAGGCAGTGCAGACCTCAGGTGCCCTCACGGGTCGTGAAGTCCTTGCTGTCTCTCGGGTCCTCGACCTTGCCACGAGGCGCGCTTCCCAGGCGGGGGAAGGGCGAATCTATCGAACTGTGATGGCTGTCGGCGGAATCGGGTCTTTCCGTAACGCTGACAGCTATTTGACGGCCTGCCGCCAGGCCATGGGCCGGAACCTCACAGACTCAGAGAAGGCTGCCCTACTCGCCAAGGGTCGGCTCTTCGCGTTGGGGTCATCGTGAATCCTTTTATCAGACTCTCAGTGCGAGGAAAGGTTACCTGAAAATGCGCGTCCGCTCGACCTGGAACGATCAGGAGATCGCCAAGAAGGCTTCGGTGGTGAAGACCGCCGATCCGTACCTCATGAACCAGGACCACGTGAAGGTCCAGCCGCCGGCAGACAAGTACGTGACGGGTGACCCCTCGACCTTCGCCGAGGACGTCCACCCCAACGACTGGTCCGTCGAGTACGCAGGTGGTCAGACGAAGCGTGACGAGATCGGCCTCCCGGCCTTCCGTCCCGAGACGTTCAACCACCCGGAGAAGACGGCGGCCGATCAGGGCCTCCTCATCAAGAAGGCGGACCTCGCGACGACGACCGCGCGGATGATGCTCGGCTCGAAGGCCACCGAGGCCGCCGTCGAGGATCAGGCCGTCGCCCTCATGTACCTCCCCGACGCCAACCTGATCGCGACGCACGCGCGTCTCGCGCAGGACCAGGGCCAGCAGGCCCAGCAGGACCAGGGCCAGAAGCAGGCTCAGGACCAGCAGGCGAAGGGTCAGGAGCAGGCGAAGGGTCAGGAGCAGGCGAAGCAGGCTCAGGACCAGGGCCAGCAGGACCAGGGCCAGCAGGAGCAGGGTCAGAAGCAGGCGTTCACCAACGCCCAGCTCCAGGCTGCCATCCAGTCGGGCGACATGACGGCCATCCAGGCCGCCATCCAGTCGATGGTCCAGGCGCAGCTCCAGGCGCAGCAGCAGGCCCCCGTGATGGCGAGCCAGCAGGCCGCGCTCCAGCAGCAGGCTCAGCAGGCTCAGCAGGCTCAGCAGGCTCAGCAGGCTCAGCAGGCTCAGCAGGCTCAGCAGGCTCAGCAGATGGAGGCCGCCATCCAGTCGATGGTTCAGCAGGCGCTCCAGCAGGCGATGGCCGGGCAGCAGCCGATGGTCGCCGTGCAGTCCGGCGGTCAGCAGGTGATGGCGCAGCAGGATCAGGTCGCCATCCAGGCACAGCAGGCACAGCAGGCACAGCAGGCACAGCAGGCACAGCAGGCCGCGCTCCAGCAGCAGGCACAGCAGGCGCAGCAGGCTGCCATCCAGGCACAGCAGGCCGCGCAGCAGGCTGCGCAGCAGGCCGCGACCTACGCGCAGCAGGCGCAGCAGGCGCAGCAGGGTCAGCAGGCGTTCACCAACGCCGATGACCAGCTCCTCGACCAGATGCTCGGTGGGCCGGCTCCGGCTGCCGAGATGATGGGCGAGATCCAGCTCGAACCGGCTTCGATGGACGTGGGCGAAGTCGTCCTCTCCAGCGACGACGACGTGCTCAAGACCCTCTTCGCCGGCCAGCAGGAAGTGCAGGAAGCACAGCAGGCGCAGGGTCAGAAGACGGCCTCGCAGCACGCGATGCGCACTGCCTCGAACCGCACCGTCGGCACTCGCCCGACCGGTGGCGTCGCCAAGATCGGCGGCGTCGGTGGAGCCCCCGCAGCTCCGAGCGGCGGTGGCGAGATCGGCAAGCTCACGTCCCTCTGGTCGTCGGCCCCCGACGTCAGCGAGGCGTTCGGACTCCCCAGGAACTCCTGACCGCCCCGGGATGAAGGGCGTCCCGCTTCGGCGCGCCGCCCTTCATCACGACGAGTCAATCACCCACTTAGTGGGTGCTAAGATCGAATCGAATCAAAAGCCACCCCAGTTCCACTGTCGCAGGAGATTCAACAATGGCATCCCCCCTCGGCGGCCAGTCCTCGGGTGACTTTCGGGAGACCTCTGGTCGCGTGCAGCTCTTCTACGTCGTCACCCGCAACTCGCAGGGTGTTCTGACGCCGGATGCGTTCACGCAGGCCAACCCCCCCATCGTCACCGCGGCGGCCAACAAGTCCACCACTCTCGCAGGGATCGTCAAGGCTGGCGTTCTCGGCGGTTCGATCGCCTTCCCCCGCTACGACTTCGGCAACGGATTCGTCGGCGGTCCGGTCAAGGTCTCGTCGGCGTACGACGCGCGCATGAAGCCCCTCGGGTTCTTCATCAACGACGCGCTCGGCAACGCGTTCGAGAACACCCCCGGCGTCGCATCGGGCCGTGGCCCGTACGTCTGCGGCTCGGGCTCGACGATCGGCGTCTCGGTCTACGAGACGAAGCACCAGATCACCGGCTCGGCCGCGATCACCTTCCAGCCGGGCGACATGCTCTTCGCCTCGGTCAACGGCCTGCTCACGAACGTCCTCGAAGACGCGTACGAGTATCAGGTCGCCGGTCAGAACGACCTCAAGTTCGTGACCCTCATGGGCGTCTGCAAGGTCGCCCCCGACGCGAACAACTCTCTCCTCGTCCTGGACGTTCGGGTCTGATCGGTCCCGATCAACCCAGACCCGGCTGAAAGGTAAAGGACCAGAACATGTTCCAGACGCAGCAGCAGATGATGGGCGGCTTCTCCCCGGTCGCCCAGCAGCAGATGGTGGTCTCCAACGAGACCAAGCAGGCGATCATCAGCGAGTACATCAAGACGGCCGCTGGCCGCGCGAAGCTCGCAGCATCGATGATCCAGCCGCTCCGCCTCCGTCGCGACTACACGGCGGTCGGTCGCAAGACCTTCCTCGTGGAGCAGCTTCCGGACGGGGCACTCCCGATCTATGACAAGGACCCGGACGTCACGGCCTTCGTCGTCGGCGAGGAAGGCGAGAACATCCTCGCCGTCCAGAAGCCGCGCCGCGTGATCTTCCCGCTGTTCGAGATCGCCTCGAACCCGGAGATCCCGCTCACGCAGATCAAGGAGCGTCGCTTCGACCTGATCGAGCGCAGCCAGGACCTCGCGAAGGCGCAGATCCAGGCGGCGGAAGACGAGCGCGTCTTCGCAGTCCTCGACAGCATCGCGGTGTCGGGCTTCGACACCCTCCCGGGTCAGACGAACCCGGACGTGGCCGTGGTCGCCCCCATCTCGCCGTCGGTCCTCGCGGACGCGTTCGCCGAGATCGAGCGCCACGACCTCCGCGTGGCACGCATCTACATGAACGCAGTCGACTACGCGGACATCCGCAAGTTCGGCCGCGACATCCTCGACATCGAGTCGCAGGCAACCCTCCTCAAGACGGGCCTCCAGGCCGTCCTCTGGGGCGCGCAGATCATCACGAGCCGCCTCGTGCCGGTCGGGTTCGTGTACGTGTGCGCAGAGCCGGAGAACTTCGGCCGCTTCCCGGTTCGTACGGAGCTGACCGTGCTCAGCGCCGACGACCCGAAGAACCGGACGATCGGATTCTCTTGCTTCGAAAACATCGGCATTGGGGCGTTCAACCCCCGTGGCCTGACCCGTCTCGTGATCAGCCGCTTCTGATAGAAGTGGCCTGAGAACAGGCTAGAAGCTCCGAAGGCCGGTTCCGAAAGGGACCGGCCTTCGACGTTTTGAAAAGGCGCCAGACGCTTTCGTCACAGCACTTGAGGACGAAAGCGTCAACGTGGTGTACACTATCGGTATGCGTCGTATCGAGTGCCCCGTACCCCCCGAAGAACTCGCTCGCCTGTACATCGAAGAGAAGCTGACCGACGAAGAGATCGTCACTCGCCTCGGAGAACCCACGACCCTGAAAAGGGTGCGTTCTTGGCGGAAGCATTATGGCATTCGGACGCTGGAGCGTGCAGAGAGGAACACCGTCACGCCTATTGAGGGGCGCCTCCAGTCCATCCTGGTGGGATCGATGCTCGGTGATGGCCGTCTCTCGCGAACGCCTCATGCAGCTCGTTATCAGGAGAACCACTCTGACGCGCAGCACGCGTACATCGAGTGGAAAGCCAGGGAGTGGGGTCAGTGGGTGCAAGCCCCTCTAGCCCCTGTTGTGTGGCGCAGGGAAGGGCGTGAATTCCCCGGGTGGCGCTTCCACACAGTTTCCCATGCGAGCCTGGTCGAGTGGCATGAGCGCTTCTATGACGGGGATGGCCCGAAGCACCTTACCCGGGAGGTCCTCCACGTCGTAGACAGTCTCGTCCTAGCCGTGTGGTTCATGGACGACGGTTCGGTAGGCTGGTGGCCTCGCATCACCTTCGGCATGGACCCCGTGAGTCAGGGCATCGCGATGGGTGTCTTCGACCAGTTTGGCTTTCGTCCCCGATGGGAGGTCTGCAAGGGGAACACTGGAGTCTTCCACCTGGAGGGGGAAGAGCAGGCTCTCCGGTTCATCGCCCTCGTGAAGCCCCACATGCCAGAGTGCATGACCCACAAGCTCACCTTCGGCTTTCAGGGGCCGCACTACCAGGTCAGGCAGGTGCTCACGCCGAAGGTGCTCCGGGAGATGTCCGCGAAGGGAGTCCCCATCAAGCGCATCGCGCGGGAGCTAGGACAGACCGAGACGACCGTGCGACGGCATCTCGTCGAACACGGCATCCAACACCCTCGTCAGGTGGGGCGCCCCCGAACCCTCCCCTGAAATAAGCCGAAGGTCACTCACAACGCGTTGTGAGTGACCTTCGTGAGCACGGGACAGTACCAGGGAGTGATCGCAGCCCGCGTTCGTCTCAGGCCCGAGCCGACCCGAAGACAACCCCGAAGGGGCAATAGGATCGTGACCCCCGCGGATTGACTCAGTTCTACGGCGCCGAACCTCTCACGTCCAGAGGTACCCTCGAATCGCGACGAGCCTCTGGAGCTGAACCTGATCTTTCCTGTCCCGGGCTTGGTCCGCCTCGAACCAAGCATCTCGAAGCGCGCGGCTCGTCTTCTTGTCCGGCGCCGCTTTCGAGCGCTCGAACATCTCATCGACCTGCTTCGCTTCCGCCTCCCGCTCCGTCTTCCACCAGCGGTAGAGGGACATCATCTCCCGGTGAGTATCGAGCTGGCTTCCGACCTCTTCTCGGATCTGCTCCTCGGTCTTGCCCGCGCAGTAGGACTCCAGGTCGCTCGGCTCTTCCTTCTCCACGAACTCGACGAGAATCTTGAAGCAGGCCCAGAGCATCACCGCACTCCGGTCACGCCAGCCGTACTCCCACTCGTCTCCACCCCCGGGGTTGCGAAGGTCGAGGATGTGGAAGCGGTAGCTCGGAAGCGTGTGGCACTTGAGCCAGTAGATGGTGTCGTCGACCCTTCTCCACGCACGACGGAAGGGCTTGGGGACTTCTTTGCGAAAGAACCACGCCACGGGGTAGTCCCGGCGCATCTCGGCCCCCCACGCCTCCCACGTGTAGACCTCTCCCTCCATCTCGTCGAGGAAGTCCTCCATGGGGAGGGCGTTGTACTCCGAGCGCCCCAGCTCTTTCGGGCCGGGGAGGGGCAGCACCTTGTCGAGAACCCTCTCCGTGAGCGGCTTCCAGTCCTCCTCGAAACGTCGGAGAGCTTCTTCCAGGTGCTTCTTCATGCCTCTCCCTTACACCAGACCCGGTGTTACAGTGAGGCCATGGACCTATCGAAGACGACCCCCGAAGAGCGCCGTCACATCGCGCTCCACATGATCTCCCCGTTCCGCTGCGGTGGGTGCAGCTACAAGGTCGATGGGGAGCGTATCTACATGGCGGGCGGCGTGTGGTACACGGAAGCACAGATCAAGGCGTGGCAGGCGCGCACCAAGCCGTGTCCTGTGTGTGGGGAGCCCGTTCAGGACCTCAGCGGCGGCCCCGGAGCGGTCTCACAGCTCCACGTCTAGCGGGTCCTCCGCCAGTAGCTTCCGCTGCCATGCGCGGCACAGGCGCTTGCCCTCGATGCGCTCCATCACGGTCTCATGGAAGCGATGGTTGCCCACGTGGCAGAGCGACCCCGGCACCTTGGGGTTACCTTTCGGGCTACGCCGGCACCGGCAGCCGATGGCCTTTCCCTTGGCGAACCACCCGATGGGGTGGGGCTTGTAGCCGAACGACACCCAGACCTGACGCGCACGTCTAGCGTAGCGGGTGGTCCGATCCCTTCGATCCCCTCGATGCGACATGATTTCCTCCACTCCGCGCGCCCGTCAGGCGCGCGAGAGTGACGGAGGGCCGCAGGTGGGGCAGCGAGGGCATAGGGGAATCCTACCCGTCTCTAGTTCGAGGTCAACTCGCGGATGAGAAGGTCGGTCACGTACTTCGCCAGAACCCGGTTCGCGACCGAGATGACCTGCTCGGCCGTCATCACCAGCGGGTCGTTGTCGGGCACGTCGTAGATGACCACCAGGGTGGTGAGCATGCTCTGCAACTCTTCCGTGAGGAGGTAGAGCGTCTCTGCGTCGAGGGCCGCAGTCGAGAGCGTGAGGTGCAGCACCCCGTCCGCGATCAGTCGCGTGTGGAGGGAGACGGCCGTACGCGGGCCGTCATCGGAGTGGCTCAGGAGCCACTCTTCGAGAACCTCAGGGACCTCGAAGTGAGCGCGGATGGTATCCCCGGCCACCACCATGGGCAGGGAGAACTCGTTGGGGTTCTTGGCGGGGGAGCTATCCTCGGCAAGCCCTTGGACGACCCCCACGAGGCTGGCTTGCAGCAGGGTGGGGTCTTCCAGGCGGGCGTAGTAACCGAAGGGGTTGTGGCGGGGGTTGTGGGTCATGCCCGAGAGACGCAGGGGCGGAGCGATCTCTGACGCGGCCGGTGTACTTCTCTCCCATGAAGAGCGACGCCACTGCCTCCCTGTGCCCGTGCACCCTGGACCCCATGTCGTCGACGTGCGGGGTGTGGGCGGGGAACGAGAGCGCCTGCGTCTGCACGGACAACGGGATCTCGCACGAGACGGGGCGACCGCTCCCGTCTTGAATGCGCATCATCCCGTGCCGTGTGTGCGGGTACGGTCAGCCCTTGGTGGCGATGGAGAAGCGAGGTTCGGCGAGGCCGGTGCCGTAAACCCACGTCCAGCCGTTGTGTCCCCGGACGCCGTAGCTCCCAAGCTCGATGCCTTGGTACTCGATGTCGTAGCCGTCTGCTGTCTGGACGATGCTTGTAGCCGGAGAGCCCTTAGGGAGCAGGGTGGAGTGGAAGAACCTCTGTGCGGTCAGCGCCATCCCGTGCGCGAACTTTCTCTTGAGGTCTTCGTCCCACGGGTCCTGGCCATCGGAGATGTAGACCAGCTCGACCTTGAAGAACGTGGTCTGATGGAGACGGTCCGGGGGATCATCCCGGAAGCAGGGGGATGCAGCCACGTAGCTTTCGCCTCGCTTGAGCTGGCCGTCGAGCATCATCGCGACGAAAGACTGCTCTGCGGAACCGACGAGGGCCCCACCCGTGGTCTCGTGGGGAACGTGTCCCGGGGGGATGGTGACGTCGATCACTGCACGGGGAACGATCCATGGGACCTCGACGTACGTGAAGCCGTGACGTCGGTAGTACTGGACGGCCTCCCCGATGGCGCTCCAGTTGATCACTTCGACCTCCGGGAGCCATCACGGAAGGCCCGCTTCGTCGCGTCCGACATCTTGCGCAGCTCCTCCATGTTGGAACCGAGCTTCTCGGCGACCCCTTCGAGGGCGCCGTACAGGTCTGACAGCTCGACGAGGGCGAGGATGCGGTTGTCTTGGTCGAGCGACTCTTCGAGTTCCTCCAGCTCTTCACGGATCTTGGAGGGGTCGCCGTAGAAGCCCTTCGTCTCGATCTCACGCAGGTGGTAGCCCATGCGCCGGCAGGTACACCACAGACGGTGTACAGTAGAGGCGTGCCAGACCTGCTGCTTTCGTGGCCCACGCTGATCCTGTTCGGGATCGCGAGCTTCATCGGCTTCTGGCTGCGCAGGCTGCTTCACGTTCTCGCGCGGGACGCTAAGCAAGCGGGAGCCTCCGCGTGGGATCGACACCTACCGTGAGGTGGTTGTCGAGGTGCCGTGGCGCATGCCTCGGTGGGTCATCCTCTGCGAGCCCTTGCTCTTGCCTCTCACGGGAGCGCTCGTGTTCTCCCCTGGCTTCATGCTGCCGGGGGTGGCCGGGGTAACCCGTATCGCTTTCGGCGCGTTCGCCGGGCTCAGCGGGAGTGTGACCTATCGCCTTGTGAAAGCGCTCTTTGGGGGTACGACGGCGAGCTTCGGCCCCGGCTGACTACCCAACGAGGGCTTTCACCGCGTCGAATTTCGCCGGGCTGGCCTTTTTCAAGGCACTCGGCTCCAAGACGTACGCACGGAAGCACTCGGCGAAGTCCTCGACGAAGGGCTTGGAGGCGGCGTACTCAGAGATGAACGGCGGGGCCCCCCACGGGGCCTCGTGTGTGTGCACGTGGGCGTGCTCTTCGACGGCGTGGCCCAGCTCGTGGGTGACGAAGAACGCGAGGGTGCCCGAGGAGTGCGTACCGCTCTCGACGACGAGGCTAAGGACGCCCCCGCTGTCCCACGAAGCGTCTTCCGAGCCCCGCCCGGAGCGGAGGCGGATCTTGTGGACCATGTTGTCGAAGACGCTCTTTGCCTTTGGTTTCAAGCCTTTGAGGGCCTTGATCCAACCGAGGACGCCCTTCGCTGCGTCTTTCTGGTGCTCCAGCCCGCCCTGGAAGATGACGCTCTTGCCGGTGGCTCGCCCGAGCTGCATCCAGGCGTCGTTGAACGACACCCCGGTCTTCGGCTTCGGTGGCTTCTTGGTGAGCGCCTTCTTGAGTGTCTCGATGGACTCCTCATCAACACCGCGCTCCTCCAGGAAGGCGGGCAACTCCACAGCCGGGAAGGCGTCCATGCCCCCGATGTCGAGCTGGTAGGCGACGGACTTGAGCTTGCTCAGCGCCATCGGGGACAAGCCCTTGGTGTGGAGCAACTCCTCGACGTATTCCTTCGTGATGTCGGTGGTGGCGAGGAGGAAGCGCGTCGCCACGCGGGTAGCCGTGTCCATCACCAGGGGTGGCGGACAAGAGGGTTCTGCTCGGTGTAGTGTCAGACAGCGCATTCCTCACGCGTCTCTAGGGCCATGAGCATGATGAACTGTCCCCCCGGCATGGGCGCCTCGTTCGAGATCGGCTTCGCGCGTCGCCAGACCCCGGAGTCGAGCTTCGCCCACTTCACCGGCCCCACACCTGACGAGACGGACTACGACCTTCTCCTGCTCGTGCGAGAGCACTTAGGGAAGGCGATCCCCGTGAACAAGGAGCGGACCATCCTCCGTGTCTCGGTGCCCGTGGAGGGCTTCTGGACGGCTGTGCGCCCCCTCCAGGAGGGCGACGTGGTTCGGACCACGTTCGCGCCTCGTGCCCCCGGGGAAGAGGCCGTACTGCGTACGGTGATGACGGGGGTGAAGGTCCCGGCGAAGCACGTGGAGATCATCCTCTACCACCGGGACGCGCTCGGTTCCGACGCCTCGACGGATGCGGACTGGGAGGTCGTCTCGATCAACGCGAGTCCGTACGACGGGCCCATCCCGATGGACCCGACGACGATGGCGCGTAACCAGCTCCAGAAGACTGGCGGGACGTTCCAGCGGCTCTACACGCCCGAGGAGTGGGCGGAGTCCGCGTGGTTCTGGTCGACGCACGCGAACGTCGAACCGGCGGCCAAGTAGCGGGCCAGGACGCGAGCGGTGATGCTCGCGAACTTGTGCTGGAGGACGCTCTTGAACGACTCCAACTGGTCCCGGTCGAGTTCCCCGCCCATCACGAACGCCTCGAAGACCTCGGCGAACGCCTCCTCGATGTTGGAGGAGGCGTAGTCGTTCAGCGGCGCCACGGGCTTCTTGTACCCCTCGTCGTCCGTCGGGCCCTGCGGGAAGTCCCGCTTGTGCACGGTCTCTTTCGTGCGGACGAGGTTGTTGAAGACGGCCCGCTGCTCGGGGGTCATGACCTTGAACCAGTAGCGGTGCCCCATCTCGTGCACGATCGTGTAGGCAACGTGGTTCGTCGCCGGCATCGTGAGGTGGATCTCGTCCTTCCCGTATAGGTAGTGGGCGGCCTCCCCGTCGTTCGTGTACCCCCACTGCTTGCGGAACTCCATCTCCTCGGGGGTGTAGACCTTATTCTTCCCGAGGTCGATGAAGCACTTTCCCTTCCAGACGGCCTGCGTCAGCTTCTTCCTCGACAGCTCTGCATAGGCTTGGTCGATGAAGCCGATGTACTTGCGGACGTCGGTGGCCGTCAGCTCGGGGTCGATGACGATGACCTTCATCCCGTAGATGTCGAAGACCCGATCCGCGGTCTTGTCCGCGACATCTACACCCTTGCTACGAGCATCGGCGAGGTCGGCCGCGTCCTCGTAGAGGATCTTCATCAGCTCGTCGAAGTGGCGCGTGACGGGGGCGAGTGTCTTGACGAGGTGCCCGTACGAGAACGGTTTGAGGCGGTCGTAGAGGGCGTCCTCTTTCTCCTTGAGCGGCTTCACCTCGGGGTGCTTCGCGAAGTACTCCTCGGGCCCCAACTTCTGGAGGCGGTCCCCGGTCTCGTCCTCGATCTTGAGGCGAGCGTCCTGCACGGCGTACGAAGCGTGCGTGTGCTCGTTGTTGAGCTTCTCGTACTCGGCGCTCTTGACCTGGATCTCGTGCAGCACCTTCTCGACAGCGGCTTCCATCTTCCGACGGAGGGCGAAGAAGTCGTGCTTGGTGTTGTACCCCTGGCGCTGGAAGACCACCTGCTCACGGAGGCCCTTCACCAGGTATTCCAGTGTTTGGAACGTCTTGTAGGCCGACCAGTTGTTCTTGAGGGTGTCGTTCCAGAGCTTCTTGACCTTGAGGAGCCACCCCTTTGTCAGGTCTTCCGCGAGTTTCGTCTCGGCCGCGTAGCGGTCGAGGACGCGGATCGGCATGGGGGCAACCGGGGGCGGGCTCATACACGGCCCGCCGCACAAGAGGCTTTTCAGCCGTCCTTGTGCACCCACGCCGTACGGGCGAGGTCGGTGAATCCGAGGACGGATTCGGCATCGGCGAACTGCGCGACGGCCTTGAGGGCGGCGGCGACAGCCTCGCGGGGGCTGCACTCCGAGTTCAGGAGGGCGGCTTGGACGGCGTGGAACGTCTCCAGCGCTAGCCTACCGCTGTGAAACATCTCCGTCGTCGGGGAGGGCGGCGATGGCGAGGGTGGAAAGACCACAGGCTCCGCCGTGGAGAAAGCGGAGGGGGGAGGGGGGAGGCCGTGCGACGGGGCGGGCTTCTGAACGAGCGCGCCAAAGAGACTCCCGAGCGTACCGTTCAACGCCTGTGCCCCTTCGCTCGTGTTGTCGAGGCCGACCGTCGCAGGTCCACCGCAGCGGGGGCAGGTCTTGCCCGCCGTACGCATCTCTTCGAGCTGCGCGGCCGTCTTGCCGAGCCCGGTCTTGTAGCCGGTCCACTGCCAGCGGTGTCGACACTTCGAGCAGGTCGACTCGTATTGGAGAAGCGCAAGCTCGAAGGGCAGCCGGCCAAGGCGAAGCCTTCGATGGATCAGCGGCCCGCCACGAAGTAGTAGGGGGAGATGAGCGACCGCAAGTGGAAAGCCAAGGGGGCGGGGGACATCCTCAAGATCCTCTTCGACGAGTTCGTGATGTTCCACCCGCAGGCGGACGGGAAAGTCCCGGTCCCCCACCTGTGGATCCCCGCGAAGTCGGAGTCGAACCTCGTCATCCTCGTGGGGGACAACGCCTCTGGCAAGAGCGTAGCCCGGCGAATCATCTCGCAGATCTGCCGTGAGGTGGAACCGAGGATCGAGCCGATGGCGGTCTCGATGCAGGGCCGCACCGGTGGCGGGATGGCGAACGCCTTCATCTACGGGGACGAGGGCTTCGAGTCGACCGGTCAGGTCTCGGCGCGCACCGTGACCACTGGCATCGCCACGTGTCGGAACCGCAAGAACCCACACATGGTGTTTTGGGACGAGCCGGACCTCGGGCTCTCGGACTCATGGGCGGCCGGGGTGGGGGTGGCCATCGCAGAGTTCTCGCAGAGCCTCCCGGAGATGACCAAGGGGGTCTTCGTGGTCACGCACTCGAAGGCGTTGGTCACGCAGCTCCTCTCGGTCCCCCACCACTATGTGCACTTCGGGGACGACAAGAAGCACCCGGCGGACCTGACCGCGTGGTGCAACAAACCGGTCAGGTCCCGGTCGATCGAGAAGCTCGCTGACATCTCGCGCAAGCGCTACCAGGCGATCCAGGCGGCGATCAACGCGAACAAGAGGGAGAAGTAGCCCTACTTGATCCCCGGCAGCTTTGCGTTGTGGACCCTGGCGTGGAGCTGCTGTGCGGCCTCGTGCGCGTCCTTCTCCACCTCGGTCAGGTAGTCAGGCTTCTGCCTCACGTACGCCCCGAGGGGGACGCAGTAGCCGTTCACAACACCGTGGTCCGGCGGGTCGAAGGTGGTAGGTACGGCGTCCGGTCGGGCGGTGGTCCTCCGAAGCGTGTTCGCGATGGGGTCGTCGACCTCGATGGACCACCCGGTCTTCTGGAGGTCCTCGATCTCATCTTCCTTCTCGGCCTTACGCAGGGCCCCTTCGACCTCTTCGAGGGACTCTCCGGCGACGGTGACGTGCAGTCTCTTGGTGAGAACGGCGTGGAAGATGCGGGTCATCGGGCGCGCCGGTACACCGGCTGGTGTAGTCTCGGCCCATGCTCCGTGCGCTTTCTGTGGCTCGAATCCGTCAGGATGGAGGCCGAGAACCGGCTCTTCGTGGGGACTTGGCGGCAGGGGACGAGGTGCTCATTGCGGGGGAGCGGGCACGGGTGACCGCGATGGGCTGGGAGCAAGCCCGGGCTCACACGCAGGGTGGGGCGCTGTATATCCTGGAGCCCGACTTGAAGGACCACTGGCTCTGCACGAGCACCTTGGTCGAGACCCGAACGTCCATCGACGCAACAGAGATCCATCCACGCCTCTGGCAGGGAGGCCGTCCTCCGATTGGGCCCGCGTTGTGGGAGGCGGGTTTTCACGCGGTCGTGCTCTGTGCCGAGCAGTACCAGCCTCGCAACGAGGAGTTCCCGGGCGTCGAAGTCATCCGCGCACCCTTCTTGGATACGGACGAGGGGTTTCGTTCGGGGGACCTCGGCTTCGTTGTGTCGGCGGCACGACGTGCAGCCGCGTTGGTCGAGGCGGGCAAGACCGTGCTGGTCACCTGTGAGTTTGGGCACAATCGATCGGGCCTGGTGCTCGGTACGGCTCTCCACCTGGTGACGGGGTGGAAGGGGGACCAGGTGGTACGAACCATCCAGAGCACACGAGCCCTGGCTCTCTCGAACTCTCTGTACGTGCGCTGTCTCCACGGGGATCACGAACCGTTCGTCGACGCGCTTTTCCCGGTGTAACCCCCAGGTATGCAGATCAGGGTCAAGAACCTCAAGGCGGCACAGGTCCTCCTCCGCCGGGGGTGGATTGTCGTCGGGAAGAACGCCGACGGGGTGGCCCTGGAGCGAGACGTGCCGGCGAGCGTCATTCTGGACACAGCGGCGGATTTCCTCTTCCGGCCTTCGCAGTACGCGAAACGGCCGAAAAAGGGGGGTGTGCCCGCGAAGCTCGTCGAAGACGAGGTGTATTCCGACGAAGCCGCGCAGTAATGGGGTCCCGGCTGATACGCCTTTTATCGGAAAGGCACGGCATGAGCCTTCAGCGCCGCCTTGCCTCGGCCGCCCTCGACCTCCAGCGCCGCATCGGTGCCTCCATGCCGAGGGGCTACCGCCTGATGCTCGGCTTCATGCGTCTCGCGACGGATTCCGTCGCGCAGGCGTTCGGTCTTCTCGTCTACGCCGAGTTCCTCCGCGCGGGCGTCAAGAACATGCCCGACATCCACGGGACCCCGGCTGCGGAGTTCGACACGTCGAGCCCGCGTCTCATGAACAAGCTTCCCCACGGGTACGGAGCCACGCTCGGGGATCGAGCCGCCAAGATGCTCTACGCCCTCGGGTTCAAGACGCCCGACGTGCACGACACGCTGAGCGACTACCAGCTCGAACTGCTCCACGGGCACAGCTTCTCGGGCAGCTATAACGTCCATCAGGCCGAGAGCTACGTGCTCGATGGGCTCAAGAAGTTCGCCCTCAACAAGATGGCGAAGAACAAGCGCCGTCAGAAGTACCACGGGCCCGGCGGGCACGAGGACGACGAGGGGCACTTCGTTCAGATCGACCCGGAGGATCCGAACGCCTTCAAGAAGATGGATCAGGCCATGACGGCCGAGCAGCTCCACAAGTTCATGGAGTTCCTCAAGACGATCCACCCGGACCTGCCGCAGTTCTTCCACATGACCTCGGAAGGTCTGACGGCGAAGGACATCATCAACAAGGGCCTGCTGCCCGGGTTCGCCAAGCAGTTCACGGGGGACCTCGCGATGAAGTCCTTCGACAACTGGAAGCGCAAGAAGGTGACGCCGGCCATCGAGCGCTACCTCAAGCTCCACGACGACGAGTGACCCACCGCGCTCAAGCGCCTCTCGGCCCGCAACCCCCATCTTCGGATGGGTCGGTCTGCGGGCCGAGGTGTATTAGAGGGCATGAGTTACAGCTCGGTCTACGCCATCAACAAGCAGGGGGATGTGGTCTACGTGGGCGCTGCCCGGAACAACCACGCCTACGCTCCCCATGCGTGGGACGTGATCGCCAAGAAGACCGGGTTCGGCGACTTCCCGTGGAACGACAAGGCGAAGCTAGCCAAGTTCTGGCCTCTCTTCAACTCCGGGAAGCTCTCCGAGAGGGACAACCTGGTCCTCGGCTCGACCTACGACCGCGTGTGGGTGGCGCGCGAGAACCTCGGTGCGTTGGCGGCCGCGCTGCGTAGCTTCTACGAGGAGCACTCGTGGATTGAAATGGATCCGTCCAAGCCGTGGCGCACTGAGCGGACCCAAGTGGCCGAGACGATGCTCGGGGTGGCGAAGCTCCTCGACGAGGTGGCGAAGGACGAGACGCACCGTGGCGCGTGCTTCAACCTCTGCTCGGCGAACGAGAACCCTTGGGTCGTCCGCTACGGCGAGATGAACAAGACGGAGCAGGCAGCGTTCCTCGCTGCCACGGGACTCGTCGAACAGCCTCCCAGCGAAGAGGGCGAGGCCGACGAACTCCAGTACGAACACCGCCCCTACAACTTCGACCAGGACGTTGGCAAGAAGCGCATCTACGGCGGCGAGCCCTTCGAGCTGTTCGACGTGGAAGGCTACAAGCGCAGCGAGGAGGGTTGATGGCCCGCAAGACCGGTCGGACCGTGGCCGTCGAAGAGGCCGTGGACCGCTTCGCCGACCTCTTCGAGGAGGGGGTCGAGCTGCTGAAAGAGCGAGACCGCCTCCTGCGCAACCCAAGGGTTCAGCGCTTCGTGGAGGTCGACGCTCGCTGGAGGAAGATCCTCGACCAGACGAACGGGACGGCGCACGTCATCGGCCACCTGGTCGGCAACGAGCACCGGGAGAAGCGCGCCCGGGAGCGCAAGGTCACCAAGAAGGTGTCCCGCCGGAAGGCGCAGGCGCACTAGGGGCTCGGAGCCGTCAGGTCGCGGAAGTTCGCGATCTCGTGAAACACCTCGGGGCAGGACTCCAGGAGGAGCTTCTGCGCGAGCATGTGATCCGAGAGGGGCGTAGGGTCCCGCGTGATGATGCAGTACTCGACCTTGGCAGTGCCGGCCTCGTCGAGCAGGAACACGTTGTGGGCGAAGCCGTTCTTGATGCGGTAGTTCCGCCCGTCTCGCCCCCGCACCTCGAAGTGTCCGTGTTCCTGTAGGGACGCTGCCTGTGCCGGGGAGAGCACTTCCAGGAGGAGGCTTCGGGCCCTGGCTTCCTGCCGCTCTTTCTCCACGCGCGCGAGACGGCTCTGCTCGAACCTGTCGATCAACCCCTGAGCCATGGCCTCAAACCACGCGTTCTCTTCGTGGTCCGGGTTCTCCCTGCTCCAGTCGAGGCGTCGCTGGTGGTCCTCACGCTTCGCGATCATCCGTCGATACATCTCGCGGGTGACCGGGTGAAGACGCGCGACGTTCCGGCCCCCACGACCACGGATGGTATCGAGGACCAGCGGGGCCAGCTCTTCTGGCGTTCCGCACGAGGCGGGGTCGACCCGCCAAGACAGGGGAGGCGGTCCTCGCTCCTCGGTGCCGGAGGCCAGCTCCTCTGGGCAGGGGTCGATGGAAGCGACACCCATGCACGTGAACTCGAACTCTTCGCAGTACGTGCGGAATGTGACGATGACGAGGGCCTCCTCCGGGGCTTCGTCGAGCAGGGCCCGGAGCAAGGGCACTAGGTCTTGGATGAGGACTTCACGTAGGGGGACGATGACCTTCTCCCTGAGGTTGAAGGTCGGCTGCCAGCTAGGCACGTCGCCCTCGTAGGGCAGGACGTGGTACACGGCACCCGGGGCACGGAAGATGGGGAGTTCCCCATCGTGGAGCCAGTCGATGAGCAGGCGCGGCATGATCAGGCGATGCGGCCCATGCGCACCATGTCGTAGTACTTGTCTCCGACGAGGTACTCGTCTTTCAGCAGACCCTCGAACGCGAAGCCTGCTTTGAGGTACATCGCTTGCGCCGCCAGGTTCTCCGCTTGGACGATCAGCCAGACCTTGTGCAGTCCGAGTCGCTTGGGGTTGAAGGCGTGGTGGGTCAGGAGTTCGTCGATGGCGGCTGCCCCGTACCCCTGCCCCTGCATCTCCTTGCGGATCGTGAGGAAGAGACGGCCGTTCTTGGAGGGCCAGTGAATCTGGTTGATCGAGCACTGGCCGACGTACGTGCCGGGGTTCAGATCGTCCCCGGCGAAGAGCTTGCGGTCCGTGGCGAAGATCGAGAACGCCCGGTCGTTCTTCGACGCGATGAGCGTCTTGAGGTACGCCGCCTCTTCCTCTCGCGTGATGTCCTTCTGGCGTGCCGCGAAGTACGCCATCACCTCGTGGTCGTTCACCCACGTCATCACGTGGTCCAGGTGGGACTCGTGGAGGGGGACCAGGTGCAGCATCGGAGCGGCTCTCATGCTCTAGGAATACACCGACGTGGTGTACCGGCGCGCTCGGAGGTCACAGCATGGGCGCGGATGGAAGTGCGTACGTCGTCTACGGTTTTCGCGTGACGCGGGACCAGTTCTTCGAGAAGAAGGGCACGGAGATGCTGTGCAGCAGGGGTCACACACCGGAATCCGAGGGGCAGAAGTTCTGCCCCTCGTGTGGTGGCCCCTTCACCGAAAAGCCAAAGGAAGTCTTCTCCGCGCGGTTCCGCAAGTTCGCGAAGAGCATCGCGGGCTACAACAACGCCGAGGACTGCTGGGCAGACTTGCGAGAGAGCGGCATCTACGAGTTCGTGGATCGGGACTACTGTGACCTTGGCATCCACGATGTAGGAGCTGTGGAGTCGAGCATCCGGGACCCGTCGGGCCCTCTCGCGGTGGGGTTCAAGTTGATGCGCCAGACCGGAGAAGCCCAAGGCAGCAACCCGGTCTGTTCCGTCCCCCACACCGAACTCGACTGTGCGATTCGGGGGCTCCCTCAGGTCGCGGCCGACCTCGGCATCACCAACCCTGAGTTCGAGCTGTTCCTCACCTTCTATTGGAGCGTCTAGGCGGTGTAGATCCGTAGGGTGGACCCCAAAGACGCCGAAGAGCTTCTGAACGCACTCACTTCGACCGTGCAACGGTTCCTGGCCGCCACAGATGCGCGTCAAGTGCACGAGGAGTGGGGGCGTCTGCGGTATCTTCTCACGAGGGAGGATCTGCTCCTGGCACGTCTGACGCTCGTGTCCGATGTCCAGCGTCGGATCGAGCGTCAGATGAGGGAGATCCTGCCCATTTTGACGGAGCGTGGCGCCTTCATCGATCCGAGCGCCCTCGCGAACTTGCGGATCGACATGGAACCCTTGGCTCCAGCTCCCATGATCACGCTGAGCGCCATCTTTCGGCCAACTCTGTGGGACCGGCTCCGCACGGATGACAACTTCTAACGTGCCCGGTGTAGATCCGACCCCATGCCTGCCGACCGCCCGATCCATGGACGCGCCGAAACCCCCGAGCAGAAGCGCGCTATCATCGAGAAGTTGCTCCAGATCTGGTTGATGCAGCCACACTCCAGGTTGGGGCAGCTCATCGTGAACAAGGCGCCTGGTCTGCACCCGAACGCTCCCCTGTACTACGTCGAGGACGAGGATCTCGTCGCCCTCATGGAGGCAGGGACGATATACGAGAACGTTCCTCTGGACCCCCTTCTGCAAGTTGTCGAACGCAGGCCCCGTCGCTAGAACGGGATGTCGTCGTCCTCGTCGACCGGCGGGGGTGCAGGCAGAGTGGACACGCGCTTGCGCCAAGCAGCGAAGAACTCCTCGAATGACATCGGCGGCTCGCAGCCCTCGAACTCGGCTTCGTACGCTTCCTTCGCGGCCTGTTCTTGGGCCTCTGCGTACAGCTCGTCGAGCATCTCGGCCCGGGCGTCTGCGTGCAGCTCTTTGAGCATCTCGATGCGTTCGTCGTCGATGTCGATCATGGTCACCCCCAAGAGATTACACTGCCGGCGGGGGCCGTGAGCGCCAGAGCCCACAGACGACGCACCGTGTCTTTGATGTAGTCGGGACGACGCCCGCAGATGATGAAGCGGGCCTGGTCGGCGCTGCGCAGGGGCTCCACGGCATCACGGCCGGGGTCTTCCACGTTGCTGTTCACCACCTGCATGCAGAGGCGGGCGAACTCGGGGGACGGAAGCGACCCACACGGCTGGTACTCGTCGGCGCCGGGGGCGCCGAGGGCGATGAGGAGTTCCCGCGCGTTGGCGTTGGAGACGTTCACCATGTTGTCGTACATGGCGTCCTCGTCCTCCGGCATGCTGTCGATCATGCTGTCGATGTCCGTTTCCCCGCCGATGATGCTGAAAGTGACGCTCATGTCCCTCCTACCGTGCGTGGGTGGGTCTGATCCATCCCGGAGGATCTCTTTTTCGCTCTTCCGAGGGGTACGGGCCCCGCCCGGGATGGAGGATCAGATGCCGAAGACGATCGAAGTGGGGGACGACGACCTCGTGGTGGTGATCAGCCAGCGCAGGGGTACCGTCCCGGCCGACGACCTGGAGCGGATGAAGCGCGAGGGGCGAGCGGACGCGGACGCCACGGGGCAGACCTACTCCGTCGTCTCGAAGATCTACGCGGGGGAGAGACAGATCGGCGTACTGTCCTCGTTCGACATGCGCCTCTCGGCCGACGCGCCCCTGCCGCAGATCACGGCTCGTTTCGCTGAGGGGATGCCTAAGACCACGTTCACGACCTGCTCGGATCGTATGCAGGTATCCGTTCGGGAGTACGCGCACATGCTGCGCCGGTTCCCGTTCGTGAAGGTCGAGACGCCGGAGGATGCCCCGGAACCGCCGCAGAACGACGAAAGCGCGCCGAGCGACACCTGAGCTGTACGGCCCGGTGTACGGGCGCGCTCCCATGGCTGACATCCGCGAGCTGCACGAGAAGCTCAAGAAGATCCGAACCAGCAAGACGCTGGAGCTGAAGCCCACGCCCTTGCTCCGTACGGAGATCATCGGGCAGGACGGCAAGCCGCAGCCCTTGCGACTTCGCTACTACCAGGCGCAAGGGATCTTCCACCTGCTCGTGCAGCCACGCATGGTGCTCGGGGACGGCACGGGCCTAGGCAAGACCGTCGAGGTCATTGGGGCGCTGTGTCACCTGTGGGCGCCGAACAAGGAGCCTCACAACAAGGTGATCGTCGTCACGCCGAAGTCGGCGCTCCGCCAGTGGGCAGGGGAGATCGCCCGCTTCACGGTCGGGGTCCGGTGCTACGTGGTCTCGGGCACCCCCGAGAAGCGACGGGCCGTGTATGAGGAGTGGAAGGCGGCACCTACGGGCCCCAACTGCGAGAAGGCGGTCCTTCTCCTGAGCTACCCCATCCTGCAACGCGATTGGGACGCCGGGGGCCACGTACCTCTGCTCCCGAACGGGCACCCGGACCCCAAGAAGCCGGTGACCCCCGGCCTGCTCGATCGGCTCACCTCCGGCATCCCGAGTCTGGTGACGGTCTTCGACGAAGCGACCGCGTTCAAGAACATGCGAACGAAGACGTGGCAGACGTGCCGCTTCCTCTCGGATCGCTCGAAGCGGTGTTACGGGCTGACGGCCACGCTGTTGAAGAACAACTTGATCGAGGGCTTCTCGATCTACAAGGCTGTCGTTCCGCCTCTCTTCACCACGAAGCAGAAGTTCATGGACGACTTCTGCCACGTCGTGCTCCAGAAATTCGGGGCGCGCCGGATCCCCATTATCACTGGGTACAAGCACCTCGACATCTTCCGTGAGCGTATCGACCCCTACTTCCTCGGCAGGCCCAAGCACATGGTCTCAGACGAACTCCCGAAGCTCGTGACGCGTGAGGTCCCCGTGGAGATGTCCCTCGCGGAGGACGTGAAGTACAAGGAGGCCCTGGACGGCATCCTCGAACTCGGCGACGGGGAGATGAAAGAGTTCACGGAGACCAAGGCTCTCACCTCTCTCATCTACTGCCAGCAGATCGTCAACTCCCTCCACACCCTCAAGTTCGAGGACGGACAAGAGATCTCGACGGGGTTCTACTTCGACGAGTCCACGAAGGTCAAAGAGAAGGGGAGCAAGGAAGAGGCCCTTCTCGACCTCATCACGGGCGAGCTGGACGACGAAAAGATCATCATCTACACACGCTTCGAGAAGCTCGTCACGCGTCTCCAGCAGATCCTCAAGGACGCGAACATCAAGAGCGTCCGCATCACGGGCAAGGAGTCGGACCTCAAGCGTCGCGCCGCGCAGCAGACGTTCCAGGACATGAGTTCCGACACGAAGGTCATCTTCATCACGGACGCCGGGAGCGAGGCCATCAACCTACAGTCCGCGTCAGCGATGATCTTCTACGACGCGCCGTGGAGCTGGGGCAACTACGTGCAGCTCCTCGGGCGTTCGATGCGCATCGGCTCGGTCCACGACACGGTGGTCGTCTACCACCTGATCGCAGAGCGGCCGGAGGGCAAGTACAAGTCGAACAAGACTATCGACCACCACGTCCTCAAGCTGCTCGGCGGCAAAAAGGGGCTCGTCGACAAGGTGCTCGGCGAGGCGGCGGTCGGGGCGCTGGAATTCGGCGCCGAGAAGCAGTCTGCGCGTGACCTGATCCGCAGCATGCAGCAAGAGGAACGAGGCCAATGAACCACGATCGCGAAGGCATCTACAACGAGATCAACATCGAGCGCAGCAAGCAGGATCGTCTGTGGGGCGGTCCCGACCACGACGAGTGCAACGCGCCGAACGACTGGATCGGGCTCCTCACGAAGCACGTTGGTCGGGCCGTGCACTGGCCGTGGAACGTCCGCACGTTCCGCCACCAGATGGTCATCGTCGCAGCCGTCGCCGTGGCCGCGATCGAGTGGGTCGATCGCGACGGAGAGAAGCACGAGAAGGGCTGACCCCCACCTGGTGTACGACGAGGCCCACCTCATGTCCGACTACCCCAAAGTACAGTCGATGCGACTCGTGCTCGAAGTCACGACGTCAGACGCCCGCGTCTTCCGAGGGGCGACGAATGCGGTGGGTCTCGATAGTATCTGCGAGTACGAGGATGCGCGCGTCTTCAAGGTCCTCGACGCCGTGGCCAGAATGGGGGACCCCTCGTCGGCCGACACCGAGCTGACCGACAAGGACATGGTGCACCTCCTGTTCAGGAAGCTGACAGAGTTGCAGTTGCCCTCGTCCTGCACGGTCCTCCCGTGGGACAGGGGACCGTGCGGAGACACACCCACCACCCTACTGGAGCTTCTTCGCAACCGTCTCCTCAAGAACCTCGAAGAGGGGTACTCACAGGAGAATCACGAAGAGGTGGAGCGGCGGAAGCGCTCGGCGTACACGTGGGGTCTGCGCATGCAGGCCGCCATCGACCAAGCGGGAGACACGGAGACCCTTCGCGATGTCTGATCCGGTCTGCGAGATCTGCGGTGGTGCGGGGGTCATCCCGGTAGATGACCTGAACGTCCGGGAGTGTCGGTGTGCTCGGAAGCGGGCCATCAGAACCTATCTCGGACCGGAGCTGTGTGCCGTGCCCACGCCTCCGGGGAGCCCCCTCTTCGTCCACGTTCCGAACGGGGAGCCAGAGGACCTGACGAAAAAGAACCTCGTCATCCGCGGCTACTGGACCGACGTGATGCCTCACATCAAGTGGGCGCTCGGTGCCTTGGCCGACCGGTCCTCAGGGGTGTTCCCCAAGTACACGATGCTGACCGACGAGAGACTCCGCACGGTCTACGTGGGCGCTGAGTCCTACAGCTCTCGTGCACGTAGCAAGCGCGACGACATGCAGACCTTCAACACGCTCGCGGACATCGTGGGGCGTGACTTCGATCTCGTCATCATCCGACTCGGGCACTTGGGGTACAAGAACGTCGCCATGCCCGGAATCTTGAAGGAAGCGCTGATGCTCCGGGAGGTGGCGCTCAAGCCAACCTGGCTGATCGACTCCCCGCAGTCCCCGTTCACGATGGGCCACTTCGCCTACTCGGAAGACGTGTACGAGTACATCAAGAACCGCTTCGAGGTCGTCGAGGTGTCCCACTTCGATGAGGGTCGAGACGAGGGTGTTGCACCCCAAGGGTATAGCGAGTGGGGTCAGCCTACGGCCTCCGCCGTGGAGGAAGTGGGCCTCGGTGAGGAGCCGGTGCCGGAGGGTCACGGGCAAGTCGAGGCCCCCACGGCCAAACGCACGGGCGGGATGAGGCCGCCCCCGGAGCCGAGTCTCGCCACTACGGCTGTGGCGACCGCTTTCCCCGGCGAGAACAAGACGAAGAAGAAACCGTGGGAGAAGAAGAAAAAGGGCAACAACCGCGGGGGAGGTGACTGGTGAAACAGCTCCTCCGCAGCATCGTCGACTACGGAGGGTCAATCTCGCAAGAGAACCTGATCCTCAACTTCCAGAAGCTCATCACCTCGCAGTTCGAGTGGGATCGTCCCGACGACCAGCGCATCTACGATTTCGTCAAGGAGTACTTCCAGCGCCGGATGGAGCTGCCTTCGGCGGGCACCATCGCGCACTACTTCGGGGCGCTCAAGGATGTCGAGATCGAGGAACGCCTCAAGGACATCGCGGGGGCCGAGCCCTTCGTCCGCACGAACTTCGCCTACCTCCTCGACAACGCGGTGGCGGAGCGGATGCGGCACAAGGCCGTCCAGCTCCTCAAGGAGTCTCAGGAGATCATCTCCAAGGGCCTGGAGATCGACGGCGACCGCAAGTTCGGCGTCCGAGACGGCCTCACACACTTCGCCTCACGCGCCAACGACCTCATCGTCCCCGACCAGAACGCGAAGACCGCAGGCAACGTCCTGACGGACGGTCAGCGCGTGTGGGACGAGTACGTCCGGTCGAAGAGCGACAAGAGCAAGATGTGGGGCAAGTTCACTGGCCTCAACGACATCGACAAGGTGTGTCACGGCATCAAGCGCGGCGAGCTGTGGATCCACGCTGCGTTCCCGGGCGAGTTGAAGACGACCTTCGCCCTGAACTGGGCGTACAACCTCGTCACGCGCTACCGCACGAACGTCCTCTACTGGTCGTTCGAGATGCCCTACGAGCAGATCTGCCTCCAGCTCCACGTCCTGCACTCGGCCAACCAGATCTGGCTCGCGAAGGGGCACAAGCCGCTCGACTACCGCAAGGTGCGCGACGGCGAGCTGTCACCGGAGGAAGAGGCGTTCTTCCAAGAGGTCATCCACGACTTCAACAACAACCCCGAGTACTGCGCTCTGGAGGTGCGTTCACCGGACCACGAGGTCACGATGGACGACGTGAAGCTCGAATCCGAGCTTCTCCACAAGCAGAAGGAACTCGGGCTGATCGTCCTCGACCACGGACAGCTCATCGAGGCCCGGAAGAAGAAGCGGAACGTCAACTACACCGTCGAGCTGAACAGCGTCATCCGCGACGCCAAGAAGCTCGCGCTGCACTTCAACCACGGCGAGAAGATCCCCGTGCTGATGCTCTTCCAGATCAACCGCGATGGGAAGGACGCAGCGGACAAGGACGGGGGCAAGTACAAGATGCGGGCCCTCACGTACGCGAACGAGGCAGAGAAGAGCGCCGACGTGATCTCGACGACCTACCTCAACGAGGACCATAGGCGGGACGGGACAACGTTCATCTGCAACCTCAAGAACCGCGACAACCCGCTGTTCGAGCCGTTCAAGGCATCGGTCGCCTTCGCGTGCCGCCGCATCTACAACATCACCTCGTACAACTCTGCGTCCAAGGGCATGAGCGTCGAGGAGCACACGAGCCAGCTCACCGACCTGCTCAACGTCTGATCTGGTGTACGGGGTGCAACCGATGGCACGAGCACGAGACTTCGCAGGAGAGGCTCGTCGCGAGGTAGAGCAATCCGATGCGGCGAAGCAGTGGGTCAAGAAGCGAATCGAGCTGATCCACAACCGGGTGACGGCGTACGACGTTCTCGCCCGCAACGGGATCGAGCTTCGCTTCAACGGCACGCGTGAGGAGCAGATCTCTTGTCCGTTCCACGGGGCGGACAAGAAACCCTCGTGCCGCTTCTACCCGGAGTCCGTGAAGGGCTCCTCGCACATGTGGTGCTTCGTCTGCCAGGAGCCCGGATGGGACTGCATCGGGCTGTGGAAGAAGTTCACCAACTTCGAGGGCCGGTTCACGGGGCTCTTGCGAGACATCGAGAAGTCGTACGGCATCACCCCGCCAGAACCGCCGGCCTTCGGAGGGAGCTACGAAGAGGAGGCGATTCACGACGAGTCTAGCGACGAAGTGCGGAAGCTCTTCGAGGTGTGCGAGCGGCGCCTGCTCAGCGCCAAGCGCTGCTTCGAGCTGCGGCCCTACCTCACCCTCGGTTCTGCTCTGGATCGTCTGGCATACGAGCTGAACAACGGAGCACGTACGCCAACGGATGCCATCCCCATCCTGCGGAAAATCCTCGACAAGATCGGGGAGAGGGAGCGTTCGTGCCCCGACGGTTGACGCTCCGCCCGCGCGAGCTTGGGAAGCTGGAGCTGTACCTCATCTACAACACAGCAGGGGAGTGGGAGTCTTCTTGGCGAGCCCTCCAAGATCACGAGGTCGCGGCCCTCTTCACCGTCGTGACGAAGACGGTGATGGACCAGGCTCTCGTCGGGTGGACGAAACCCCTCGTTGATGCGCTCGGGGTACAACCGCAAGGGGCTCTCAGAAAGCTCCCTGTGGTTGCCCGTGAGTGTGACACGCGTACGCGGTGCTCTCTGTATGCCCCCAACGAGTGTCACCCCACGGCGAAGAAAATGCCCTGGTGCTACACGCCCGGAGGTCTCGTAGACGACGAACTTCGTCGTCTCGTCTCCGAGGCGATCAACCTGTGGCGTGAAGGGGTGTACGTGGTCGTCGTTACGCAGGAGAAGAAGCCTTGAGCGATACGCCGGTGACAACCAACACGAGTGCAGACGACGACCTGGAAGACACCCTCGCCTTCCTCGGGCTCAGCGGCCCCTCAGAGCCGACCCCGGCTGCGGCCCCTCCCGCGCCCGCGCCTGTGGCTGCGGTGGGGGAGACGGACGATCTGCCGGGAGACCCTCTCCCGGGTCCGAGCCAGGATGCTGAGAGCCTGGAACAGCGCGCGGCCGCGCTCTACGAACGGGTCAACGGACACCCGCCGCCCCCGGAAGAGGTGGCTGCTGCACATGCAGGCACGCCGCTGCCGGAAGACGACGGGGATAGCCCGGACGACTTCATGTTCAACGCGGGTATCCAGCCGGAGAGGCAGGTCCCCAACCCGACGATGCCGTGGATGAAGCACCACAACTTCGTCCTCGTGAAGAGCATCGAGCAGGTCAACGAGATCGTGGACGAGGCGATCAGAGTCGGGCGGTGCGCGCTCGACCTGGAGACCCAAGGGCTCGACACCCGCATCTTTTACGACGCCAAGGGCAAGCCGCGCACGGTCCACCAGATCGTCGGCTTCTGCATCGCAGTCGGTGACGCGAAGACTGGCTACTACATCCCGGTCCGCCACAACCCGATCGACGACGGCCCCGCAGGCAACCTCCCGGTTACGCAGGTCGAGGAAGCGATCTCACGCCTCTGCTGGGCGGCTCAGCCGACGCCCGGGCCGGACCAGACGGACCCCCTCTCGTTCCGCGTGTTCGAGAAGCCCCCGCAGGTCGTCATCGACTTCTGGAACGCGAAGTTTGACCAGGAGATGCTCTACCCGGTTACCGGCATCGACTGGTGGCACCCGGAGAGCTTCGAGGACGGGCTGCTCGCGTCCTTCGTCATCTACTCGGCGGACAAGGCCCTCGGTCTCAAGTTCAAGTCCATGGAGCTGCTGCGCGATCCCGAGGGGAACGCGTACGAGATGATCAAGCTCAAGGATCTGTTCACGCAGGGGCGACGCATCCAGTTCGACACCCTCGCGCCGGACGAAGAGGGGGTCAAGAAGTACGCGTGCTCGGACGCCATCTGCACGCGTCGTCTCTGCGACATCCCCGACATCATCCCCAAGGTCAAGAAGCGGAAGGACCTCTCAGGCACCTACCGCATCGAGAAGCAGGTCATCCAGGTCGTGCGCACCATGGAGCGCAACCGCGTCAAGATCGACGTGGAGTGCTTCCGTCGCCTGCTCGTCGTCCACATCGAGAAGCGGGACGAGCTGCACAAGCGCATCATTGACTTCGCGGTGAGCAAGGGGTTCCACGGGTTCGAGCCCGGGTCACCCAAGCAGCTCAGTGACTTCCTCTTCTCCGGGGAGCGTGGCCTCAACATCACGGTCACCGAGAGTCTGGACTGGCCGAAGGGGAAGCCTCCGATCAACGAGAAGAGTGGGCAGTACAAGACCGACGCCAAGACGCTCGAAGCGCTCGTCGAAGAGATGGGGGACAACGCCCCGCCGGTGCTTCAGTGGATCGTGAACTGGCGTGAAGAGGACAAGGTGATCGGCACCTACCTCGAAAAGCTCACGACCAACTTCGACCCCGACTCACACGAGATGCGGTTCCAGTTCAAAGAGACCGGGGCCGCGACGGGACGCTTCTCCGCACCGCAGGGTGACGCAGAGCAGGGGTTCGCTGCCGTGCCGATCCACGGCATCCCTGGCGCCTCGGCACTCCGCAACGGGTTCATCGCCCGTCCCGGCTACACGATGGTGAAGTCGGACTACGCAGGCGAGGAACTCCGCATCGCCACGAACGTCTCGGGCGAGCCAGTGTGGATCAAGGAGTTCCTCGAAGGGGAAGGGGACCTCCACACCATCACGGCGCGCGCGTTCTTCGGCGTGGACAAGCCGACCAAGGAACAACGCAAGGCCGGCAAGATCGCCAACTTCGCACTGCTCTACGGCGGCGGACCCGCAGCGATCATGCGCGCCATCCCCGGGTGCACGCGTGAGGAAGCGGCTCGCAAGAAGCAGCTCTTCGACAAGGCGGTCCCCGAGTTCGCCAAGTGGATCAAGAAGCAGCACGCCACGGTCAAGGAGAAGAAGGGCGTCTACACGGCCTTCGGTCGGTGGATCGCCATCCCCGACATCGATTCGCCCGAGAACGCCATCAAAGCAGCGTGCGAGCGCCACGCGGTCAACTACGCGATCCAGGGGTCCGGCGCAGACATCATGAAGATCGTGATGATCCTGCTGCACAAGGAATTCTACAAGCGTGGGTGGCTCAAGCAGGGTGGTGACGACACCGTGAGGATGCTGCTCACGGTGCACGACGAAATCGTCTTCGAGATCCGCAACGACCGCGTGCCGGTCGTCTTGCCGGTTCTTGTGCGGATCATGGAGGCCCCGACGAGCATGCCTTCGCCTCCGCTCTCTCCGAAGTGGAGGGTCCCCCTGATCGTAGAGCCCCTGCTCGGTCAGTCGTGGGGCGGTCAGTACAACTGGGACATGCTGACCCGCGGGAAGAAGGGGAAGCTCTCGGACCTCAAGGACAACGAGAAGGACTTCCACGTCCAGGTCGGGGACAAGCTGTACCACAAGGTCCCACCGTGGCTCGAAGGCATCCTCAAGCCGGGGTGGGAGACGGACCCGGAAGTAGCGGGGATGCAGCCTCAGACGGCTCCCGTGAACGCCGGAGGGGCAGCTCCGACCCCTTCCAGTGCTGCCCCGGCGCCCATCAGCGCCCCGTCAGCGCCCGTTCAGGCTTCGGCCCCCATCGTCATGACCCCGGCCAAGCCGAACGTCTGGGACGCCCCTCGGGCCCCCGCCAAGGCTCCGGTTCCAGCGGCGGGGAGGAAGCCCTTCACGATCCGCCTGAACAACGTCTCTCGCCAGACGGTCAAAATCGTGCAGGGCGTCTGCTGTGGTATCGCTCGGGACGTGGACCGTGGGTCCCCTCTTCGACTGATCGACCCCTTCGGGAACATCTTGATCGACCCGTCCTTCGGGGTTCTCGTCGACCCCGAAACGTTCGCTCGGGAGCTTCGGAACTTGGCGCTCAGTGATGGGGTGGCCATCGACGCCGAGTGATCGAGGTATTATCCTTCCCTACGCCATGGCTGCTCAGCTCGACCTCTACGCGGAATGCAACGTCGACGGTGCTCCGCTCGACGCCTTCGTAGAGGGCTGCTGTAAGCGTTGTTTCAACTCGGATTGCACCCGGGCCACGTTCGCCCGGGGGCCGTTCGAGCAGCGCGTGCTCAACTGGGAGGAGCGCCTCTTCCTCAATCCTCCGAAGATGTCTGAGAGCGACCCGCGCTTTCCGACGATCGCACAGCAGTTCTTCGCAGAGGTCCCTGTCACTCGGAAGGCGATGATCTCCGTGCCCTCCGAGTGGCACGACCCTCGGGATCTCGCGGCTGCGGCTGCGGCTGCGGCTGCGGCTCCTCCGGCAGACCTCCCTACGGAGACGAAGGCTCTGCCGGAGCCCCCCACAGCCGGGCCCCAACCTCCGGCAGAGGCACCTCGGACAGCGGCTCCGGGGGCAAGGGGGGTCTCCAACAACCCCCTCTCCAGCGCTCTCAACACTCCTCGGGTAGCGCCTCGAATGTTGGATGGGGCTCCTGCACAAGCGAAAGCCCCTCCCGCAGACCCGTGGACGGCAAAGCCTCCGCCTGCGGACCCTTGGAACGCCCCTGCCCCTGCTCACGGACCTGGAGACGAGCGCGTCGTCCCTAGAGGTGCGAAGATTCGATTGAAAGAGTAGGTGGTGACCCGGGCCGGTGTACAAAGCCCACGGAGGCGACGACGATGATCATCCAGTACACGATCATGAAGAAGACGGGACAGGTGGTGGCCGAGGTGCTCGACCGTGAAGGCGAGAACTGCGAGAAGGTCGTCGCCTACGCCGCGGAGTTCGGCCGGCAGATCTCCGACGAGCGTACGGGTCCGTCGTGCGACGGCGCGAACGAGATCACCACGGAGTAGCCCGACCACGAGTCGGGGGTACGAGAACCCCAGCCACGCGAAGAGGAAGCATGTCCCACAGAGTCACCACGCAGACCGAGATCAAGGATCGCAAGCTCGCCGAGGCCGCGCTGCGCCAGATGGGCAGCACCTTCGCTGCCGAGGGCAACGGCATCCGCATCACCAGCGGGCCGCTGAACCGAGCGTTCATCGACCTCGGCACGGGCATCGTGTCGGGCGACACGGACTACCGCCACAACCCGGAGGTCCTCGCGAGCGTCTCGGCGTTCTACGCCGAAGCGAAGCTCCGCAACGACGTGCAGCTCCGTGGCGGGTCGGTCAACGATCGGACCGAGACCGCCGATCGAATCGTCATCGTCGTCCGCCAGTCCGAAGCGCAGTTGGGCTGAACTCCCCAACGGCGCCGCAAGGCGGTCCGAAAAGGCCCCAACCCTACGAGCTGTAGCGGTGGGGCCTTTTTCGTTGGTCTCTCGTCTCTACTTAGGGTCCTCCGGTGTATCAGAGGGAAGGACCGCAACTCTCCACGAGGCTCCGAAATCATGGCTGGTAAGATGAATCCCGAGCTGAACCTCCAGATCCGCGCCCTCTCGCGTGTGATCTACTTCGTCACGGACGAGGAGGACCAGTTCCTTCTGAAACTCCGCGCCGTGCTCAAGAAGTCGATCGATCACACGTTCGTCTTCGACGCGGCGGTGGGGTTGCGGCCTCTGACGGAGTACGTGGACGACTGGAAGTCGCGCAAGCACGAGACCGCCGAAGACAAGTTGATGAACATCAACCAGGCGCTCATCGAGGTCTACAAGGCGGACCCGAAGAACTTCATCAACTTCTACGTCTTCACCGATCCGGAAGTACACCTGGAGAACAAGCACGTCCAGCGCCGCGTGCTGCGTATCATCCACCAGCTCAACGCCGACATCCGGAACATCAAGATCCTCATCTTCGTGGGGACGGCGAAGTACATCCCGCCGAGCCTCCAGCGCTACGTGCAGGTCGTGCACGACAAGGGGCTCACGAGCGAGGAGATCCACGAGCTGGTCACCGAAGCGTGCGGGCCGCTCAAGATGCCCGTTCCGTCGCCCGACGAGTGCGGCGACCTGTTCCGGGGCATGACCACGTTCGAGATCAAGACTGCGATCGCGCAGAGCGTGATCCGAGCCAAGAACGACGGGCTCCCCCTCAACGGGTTGAACCCTGCTCTCCTCCACGACTTCAAGAAGCAGGCGATCCAGCGCACCGACCTCGTGCAGTACATCGACACGTCGCACGAGACGTTCGAGAACGTGGGCGGGGCGCAGTGGTTCAAGCACTGGGCGACCAAGACCCGCGCGGCGTGGACGCCCGAGGGCAAGAAGTTCGGGCTCAAGCCGCCCAAGGGGGTCCTCTGCGTGGGGATCTGGGGCTGTGGCAAGTCTCTCTCCGTCAAGGCGCTCGGCCATGCGTGGGGGATGCCGGTGGTCCAGCTCGAAATGGGGCGGCTCCGGTCCGGGACCGTCGGCGGTAGCGAGGGCAACATCTACCGGGCCCTTCGCATCATCGAGGCGGCGGCCCCCTGCGTCGTGTGGATCGACGAAGCCGAGAAGAGCCTCTCCGGCATGCAGTCGTCGGCGCAGACCGACAGCGGCATCACGGCCCGCATCATCGGCATCTTCTCTACCTGGCTCCAGGAGACGAACGCCCCGGTCTGTCTCGCGATGACGGCCAACGGGCTCAAGACCCTGCCGGTCGAGTTCGTCAACCGCATGGACGAGCGGTTCTATTTCTCGCTCCCGAACGACGAAGATCGCGTTGACATCCTCAAGATCCACCTTCGCAAGGCGGGCCAGGACCCGGTGCGGTTCCACGATCTCGTGGCTCTCGCCGACAAGGCGAAGGACCTCGTGGGCCGCGAGATCGAGCAGGCGGTCGGCGCGGCGATGATCGAGAGCTTCCACCAGGGGCGGGAGAACCTCGACGAGGAGATCCTGGCCGAAGTCCTCCAGCGCAAGCCGCGCATCGTCCGTACGATGCCCGACGAGATCAAGGAGCTGGAGGAGTGGGTCGGCTACGACCAGGATACGAACGACGGGATCCGTGCCCGCTTCGCGGCGCCGCCCAAGCGGAACAAGCCGAAGTTCACCTCGGTCAGCGGGGGCTGAGAGACCAACATGGCGGACCTCGCACACCTCGGGCCCGAAGCCGGGGCCATCACCGTCGATACGAAGGCCAACCCTTCGGCTACGGGGCTCTTGGCGGCCCGTGGGGCCATCGAGCGCAGCTCCCTCCTCAAGGACATCTTCCGGTGGTCCAAGGAAGAGCATTGGGGCCGAGACCGCCTCATCGAAGCCGTGCTCCCCATCATGGCCGAAACGTTGGACACGCACGAGGGTGATGTCCAACAGGCCACCGAATACCTGGCCGACGAGTACTCGCAGATCGGGGACGCGATCCTCATCATCGACCGGGAGACCGGTCGCGCCGTCACCCGTGTGACGGAGGAAGACATCTGGCAGCCGGCCCCCGTGCCTCGTGAAGGCGGGGGCATGGCGAAGCCTCTCCCTCGTCTTCGCCCCGAGGTGGAGGGGTTCCTCGTCCGGTGGCAGTTCGACAGGGAGCGCGACAAGCGCATCCACGCGGAGATGCTGGCCCGCTCGACGCAGACTCCGATGCTGCGGGAGATGGGCGATCGTAGACTCCTGCCGGTTACGGCCGGTGGGCGTCGCAGCGTGTTCAACCACATCCGCGAGATGCTCCCCGAAACCCTGGGCCTGGGCCTGGTGCAGGGGACGGCCAAGGAGTTCCTCGACCGCTTCGACGTACGGCAGGACGAACCCACCACTACCTACAAGGTTCAGTCTGCGATCCGCTGCGCCGGGGTTGCGCGTGCGCGTGTCCCCATCAGCGACCCCACGACCTTCAACCTCTCGTTCGACCGCGTTCGCCATCTCCAGGCCGCCATCGGGCTCGGATGGGTGGCCGAGATCGCCCACGAGGTGTCGACTCTCGCCCACACGGGGAGCTTCTCCCCTGTGGACGTGAGGACGCTCCAGCCGGGGGATGTCGACCCGGCTCTGTTGTGGGTCGCGGGAGCCGACGATGCGAAGGCTCTACGAGCCGTCTCGCCCGAGGCTTCTTGCCTCATCTGCGACGTACTCCCCGTAGGAGTGGGCGCGAAGGCAGGGGCCATCGTCGTGGACCCCTTGAGCTTCCGGTGTGAAGAGAGGGAAGTCTACGACAGGTGGGAGATCATCGCGACGTTCGAGTTCGCGGTGCACCTGGACCCGGAGAAGGTGCGTGCTCTGCCCCTGTCCGGGGTGACCCGGACGGCTTCCGTCACCTAGCCCTTTGATGCGGGCCCTCCTAGTGGATGGCCTACTACTCGCTGGTCGTGTGGACCCCGACAGAGATCGTGATCCAGGCACGTCGAGTTCTGCTCGATCCCGGGGTCAACACCTTCAACGTCGAGGTCGACGACATCGACGAACTCACCGCCTTCCTGAGGGAGAGCGGAGCACGTATCGTTCAGTGCAACACCCTCGACCAGTTCGAGCCCGTGCCCGCTGAGCCCGAGATGTTGCTCGCGCTCGCGTCACCACCCTCCCCTCCGCGCCTGTGTCACATCGACGTCGGGCAGGTGGTGAACGCTTCGGTAGGGTTGGCCGATGAGGCGCCTGACCGCCGGTGAAGTCCGTGCGATGGCCCTTGGGTTCATACAACGAGCCCAAGGGCCTATCCTCGTAGGGAAGCTCGCCCTGCACCTTGGGTGGTGGATCTCCGTCGAAGAGACGGAAGCTCTTGTCCTGGACCTTGTGAGAGAAGGCTACCTGCGCCTGCTGACGCCCGAGGAGGCAAGTGCTTTCGGGGTGAGGCACGGGTATACTCGCGCACCGTCGTAGGAAACGTCATGTCCGAGCTGTCGACCCCTGCCGGTTCTGGTGTACCGGCGCGCTCCGCCACCAACGCCGCGCTCAAGGAAACCCGCTACTTCGATGTCGATGAACCGGCACTCTGCTGGTCGTACGACCTCGATGAGTTGGACCTGCAAGGCACTACGGTTGGCCGGAGTGCTCATGCGACGAAGGACCCTGGCCAGCGACGTTGATGAAGTCCTCGCGGACTTTCAGACCCCCGCCCTCCAGATCATGGAGAAGGTCACGGGGAGAGCGTACCGCCCCGAGGACTTCGTGGTGTGGGACATCTTCTCGGTCCTCAGCGAGGACGAGAAGAGAGAGGTCTTCGCTGAGATCGAGCGCCCTGGCTGGTGCGCCGCCCTCCAGCCGACGGAAGGCGCCATCGAGGCCGTCGCGGAGCTGCGCACGATCGTAGACGTGTTCCCGGTGACTTCCCCCTTCCACAGCCCCACGTGGATGTACGAGCGGACCTACTGGCTCGGGAAGCACTTCGGGTGGAAGCCCGGCGAAGTCGTCCACACAGGCTCGAAGCAGGTCGTCCTCGCAGACGGTCTGCTCGACGACAAGCCCAACCACGTCGTGGACTGGGGCAACAAGCACCCGGGTGGCCTCGCAATGCTCAAGCACATCCCGAACACCCGGATGATGCACGAGATGGATGACCGGCGCGTTTACACGTGGGCCGAGGTCATCGAGAAGGCCAAGACCTTCGCCTCACGCAAGGACGTGTACGAGCTGCTCAAGGAGCGGGAATTCACGTACGTCTCCCTCGGGAGCGACGCCGAGGCTCGTACCTGTGAGGAGTGCGGGGCCCGGACGACGGGGGACTACCTGCACCCGGCCAAGGCTCCAAAACACAAGCCTGGATGCAGACTCGACGAAGTTCTTCGAGGCATGAAGTGATTAGGAAAGGGACCCTCAGATGAAGACGGCAAGTGTGTTCGTGCTCACGGGAGAAGACGGGAAGCTCCTCCCGCCCGCAATCCAGGCCACGGTCCTCGCGAAGTACAGTCGATCTCCGCTCTCAGCAGAAGAGATCGTTCATGGGGTCACCCCCGCAGACGCAGACACATTCCAGGGCAAGTGGGGGGTCGAGTACGGGCACTCTTCGGTCGCCGAGCTGACCACGCTGCCCTACTGCTTCGAGGGGGTCAGCATCATCGCGAGCAAGGTGCTGGAGCGCTATCAGCGGGCCGGGTACAGCGAGAAGTCCACGCGCTACCAGGTCTTCTCAGAAGAGAGCTTCATCGAGCCCCAGGGCGCGCCCGACCTTCTGCGGGATGCCGCCAAGGTCGCCTACCGGACGTACCGTGACCTGGAGCGCCCGGTCCTGGAGCACGTGGCGAAGCTCGTGGGCGGAGCACCGATCGAGGAGCTGATGAAGAAGCCCTCGGTCAAGGCCCGCGCCTTCGACAACCTCCGCTATCTGCTGCCCGCAGGCACGGGGACGAACCTCGCAGGCGTGTTCAACGCGCGCGATGCCCGCTACGTCATGTCTGACCTCCTCGGTAGCTCGAACCCCGAGCTGAGGGCCATCGGCGAGCGCATGGTGGCGGCAGCCTCGAAGTTCGCTCCGGTCTTCGCGATGGGGGCGAAGGCGAACACGTTCGAGCCCCCGATCCGAGACCTCGGCAGGGGTCGAGTCCCCCGTACGAAGAGCAGCGAGTGGCGGGTCACCATCGAGGACCCCATGACCGCAGACGACGCGTTCCGCCACGAGACGCGCTTCTGGCAGAGGGTCTCCGACTGGCACGGGCTCGACCGGGGGGCGTTCGGAGCACTCATGGAGACGCGGGGCAAGCACCCGGTCCCGGAGATCTTCAAGACGGTCCCGATCACGTTCGACGTGATGATGGACTATGGCGCCTTCCGCGACCTCCAGCGCCACAGACGGTGCGAGCAGTACGTCGAACCCCTCGGGACGGACTACGGCTACCTCGTGCCGGACGACCTCAAAGGCACGGAGTTCGAGGCCCCCTACCGCTCGGCGATGGACGAAGTGGGCACTGCGTGCCGGACGATGATCTCGTCTGGCGTGTCCTCCTCGATCGTCCAGTACGCCGTACCGCTCGGCTACCTTCACCGGTCCATCTTCCAGATGGACATGCGTGAGCTGTACTACATCACCGAGCTGCGCACGCAGCCGCAGGGCCACATCTCGTATCGCCGCGTCGCCTGGGAGATGGCTGAGCTGGCAAGGGTCTGCTACCCGACGCTCATGCCGTGGAACCGGGCGATCAGACCGGACGCGATCGGAGAGCACCGCTAGGCCCTCAGAGCACACCCTTCACCTGGGACCCCTAGGAAAAGCCTGTCTGGTAAGGCACTTATCGCGGGGCAGGTGAAGGGAGACCTCTGCGCACATGTTCCTCTTCTACGCCGCCGAAGGCCAGGGTCCGCTCCACGGGACGGTCCACGACCTCCCTGAGTACGAGCGGGCTCTCGAAGAGCTGGACGACGCCCACCTACGCCCGGCCGGGACAGGGGACGCCTACTGGCAGCGCATCCGCGCGAAGCTCCTCTCCGAGTCTTCCAGCCAGGATCTCGCCACGGCGATCAAGGAGTGGGCGAGGAAGGGGGCCCCCTACTGGGCCCCCCACTCGCACTGTGAGCTGTGCGGGAAAGAGCCCATCGCCTGGAACTTCCCGATCCAGAACAAGATCCGGAAGCGGACGCTCCACATCGGCTCCGAGTGCATCGTCAACTTCCTCAACATCCACTACAAGACCGACGTGGAGCGCCTCCGCTCGCTGATCTCCAACGAGATCAAGATCCTCAAGCGGCGGCAGGAGGGGGTCCAGAAGGGCGGCGAGATCGTCGAGTCCTCCGAGCTGGCGGACCTCGAAGCCTCCCTTCGTGCGATGGTCCACGCCGCCGGCACGGGCGGGGACTTCCACATCTTCAAGCACATGGTCGAGGTCAACAACGGCGTTCGAGTCCTGAACGCGTTGAAGATCGACTCCGCAGCGCGCTCCGATGCGATGAAGGCCGTCAACGCCTGCATCGAGATCCGTCAGCTCGCGACCCGGTTGAAGCTCCCCTCCTCCGACAACACGGGGGTCATGGAGATCGTGCAGGGGATCCTCACGAAGCGCGGCAACAAGGGCAAGGCGGAGCAGCTCCAGACGCTCAAGTCACAGCTCGGGAAGGTCTTCCAGGGCCGCGCGCCCAACGACGTGATCATCCGCATCTACGATGACCTGGCGCACTACCGAACGGGGCTCGTCTCGGCCGCGCACGGGCACGTGGAGCGCCTCAAGACGAACCTGCGCGAGAAGTACCACGACGTGCTCACGACGCTCTCCAGCTACGAGTACCTGTCCTTCGTGATGGAGGCCGGCATCGGGGCTCTGAGGGATGCGTACGCCACCCGGTTGAAAGAGTACGAGGTCGGGGTGATGGACCGGGGCCTCGTGGAGCGCATCATCGCGAACCCAGCGAAGTACCCGGCCGACACGTTCGACGTGACCACCTTCTTCCCCGAGGCGGATCTCCGGTCGAACCCCGATGCGCGCGCACGCGCGGCCGCGAACGTCGTCGAGTTCGTGCATGACGTTCGACAGGGCCACTGGAAGCCGATGTTGAAGGTCGCCTCCCTGGCTTTCCAGGTGATGATCAAGGACGAGGCCGGGTTCCAGGCTGCCGTCTACCAGGCTGCCGACGACAGCCTCATCCTGCCCGAAGAGAAGGGCGGCAAGGCGATTCAGGACCTCGGCCGGCTCATCGAGATGCACAACCCGAAGCTCGTCACCATCCTGATCGATGCAGTCGACGATCTCCACAGCGTGCGGGTCGAGAAGGTGGGCTTGAAGGTCGTCGAGCGCATGAGTCACGACCTCGGGTTCAACGTTGCGGAGACGTTCCGGCGCTTCGACGCGGATGCCCCCGGTGACCGCGCTCTCTGCGAGCGTCTCCTCGCCGAGTGGCAGGGCGGTCGAAAGCCTTCGGCGAGCGAGGTGCGGGAGTTCGTCAGCCGCAAGGGCTCGCCCAAGGCGCACTACAACATGTTCGACGCCCTCCACGAGGAGCTGAACGCAACGCTCGGGCCCACGTCGAAGACGGCAGCGGCCCCCCGCTTCTCCCTCGCCCTCGGTGTCCTCGGCGCCTTCTCCCACAGCTACCTTCAAGGGGTTCAAAGAGATACGAGCGAGCTTTTGGACGGGGTACATCGAAGGGGCTGCTCGTAGGGGTATTGAGTTCAACCTCACCATGGAGCACGCGTGGAGCCTGTTCGAGAGGCAGGAACGCAAGTGCGCGATCTCGGGAGAGCCTCTTATATTTGAGGCGGGGAGGAACTCACGGACGACTGCATCCCTAGACCGTGTTGACAACACGAAAGGCTACGTGCCTGGGAACGTTCAGTGGGTCCACAAGGTGGTGAACTTGATGCGCAACGCACTCCCTGTGTCTGAGTTCACACGGTGGTGTGCTCTGATCGCAGAGCACACGAAGAACTCTTCTATCAGAGGGGGGTAGGTATGAAGGTGCGCGTCGCTGCCGTCCAATTCGCCGCCAAGTACGGTCAGAAGATGGAGAACCTTCGCCGTCTGGCTTCCCTTGTTACGGAGGCTGCGGCGGGCGGAGCGAAGCTCGTCGTCCTCCCTGAGCTGTGCACGACCGGCTACTCGATGATGTCGCCCGCTGAGGCTCGGCCGTTCGCCGAACCCATTGCGCACTTTGGCGCGGACGAGTTCGAAGGCGGGGACAGCGTTCTCGTGATGTCCAAGCTGGCCCGAAATCTTGGAGTCCACATTGCGTGGGGTCTCGTGGAAGTCGACGTAGGTAACGGTGACCTCTACAATGCACAGGCTCTCGTGACCCCCACGGGGGAGATGTACTCGTACCGAAAAATTAACCGTTGGGGCCAGGATCACTGTTGGGCCAAACCGGGCAGGGCCAACCCCCCGGTCGCTACCCTCGACCTCGGTGGGGTCGAGAAGAAGGTCGGACTACTCATCTGCCGTGACATCCGGGATCGGGTCAACGACAAGTGGACCTCCCTCTACGAGAGGGGTGACGCCGACATCGTGGCGTTCAGCGCCAACTTCGGTGACGGGGGCTTCCCCGCGACCGCTTGGATGGACTTCGTGGAGAGCAACCGCTGCACCCTCGTCGTCTCGAACCGCTACGGTCGCGAGGCGAACAACAACTTCGGAGAGGGCGGGGTCTGTATCATCCAGCCGCCCGACAAGGTGCACTGCGAGGGGCTCCTCTGGAACCAGGACTGCATCGTCTACGCAGAGGTGTGACGAGCTAGTCGTCGAGGAAAACGTCGATCAGATCTCCCACGAGATCTACGCTGTCTCCGACGTGATCTCCTGAGCTGCCGGAGGACCACCCGGAGCCCGAATCGCCGCGTCGAAGGATCACCACAAGAAGGGTGACGAACACGATGAACCCCACGGCCACGAGGATGATCATCGCGTCGTCGCTCATGGCCGAGAGGGTAGGGCGTACCCTCCGTCTTGTCACGTTCCGTCCGACACCACGGTGACCTGGAACTTGCTCCCAAGACGGGAGCGCAGCTCCGGCATCTGTGACTCCGGCCCGAGAACTTCAACGCTCACGGGCCGGGGCAACACCTGCTGTTGCTTCGGACGGGGACGGAGGACCACCGTGGGGATGGGCGAGATGAGCTGCTCGGGCCAGTCCAGAGGCACATCATCGTAGTGCTCACGCTTGAGCGCCACGAGCCACACCTGGATCAGGTCGCGCGTCTTCTCGGGCGGGGGCGGAGCCTCCACTTTCGGCTTGGCCTTGGCTTTCGCCTTCGGTTTGGCCTTCTCGGTTGCGGCTGTCTTCTTACGGGTCGCCACCGATCCTCGCTCCTGTGTCTGAGCTGCGAAGTCCAGCTCTTGTAAGAGCGCGGAAGTGAAAGGATCTGGCGCGACAGCAGCGCTAGCCCACCTCTCCCTACTAGGATTCGTTTTCGCCCCCCGAAGAGGGCGAGCGTCTGACCGGGGGCTTGAGGGGCTTGTCTCCGGTCTCCCACGGCATCTTCGGCCGCTCTCTCGGCGTGCGCGGCGGCGGGGGCGGCGGGAGTGGCTTGTTCGCGAGGTTGAGGTCCGTGAACTTCTTCTCGACCCACGCCTTCTGTGCCTTTGAGAGGCACGTCTGCTTGCCGAACTCCAGGTCGTCGTACATCCCCTGAAACGCCTTGCGCTCACTCGGGTTCAAGTTCTGCGTCCCGAGCACTGCGCGCAGCATGGTCATGTCTGAGGGCGGCTTCGCCATCCGTGATTCCTCCGGGCAACGCCCTGAGGTCCACGGATGATGCCTTCGTTGGCGTCCGTGACGAGGAGCGTCAACGTTCGCCGGTACACCGAATCACGGCTGCTCCAACTCGCTTCCACCGAGGCTGACGGCTCTGCGGTAGGTTGGTCGGGCGAGCCTGCGCGCGCGGTTTCGAGGGAGCTTCGTGGCCGATCATGTCGAAGAACGCTTGGTTGCACGCCGCAACCGATCGTCCCTTGCCGACTGCGCGCCGCACGAGTTCGACACGCTTCGGATCAAGCGACTCCAACACACGCCGTTCGTGGTGGTTGCGCGCCCGAGGGATCTCCGACTCGAAGTTGGGTTCGTACTTCGGGGAGTAGTAGGTCCAACGGAACGGGTTGTACCCTACGTTCAGCTCCGGGTGCTTCTCATCGCACGCCGTGATGCAGCCGAGGTAGTGTCTGTCTTCGTCCGAGTAGCTGGCAACCACGTCACGACCCCTTGGCCGTAGCCAGCAAGGCACGCACGCGGTTCAGCTCGTCATCCGAGTGGACGGTGCCGCCCGAGTTCAGATCGAGGTACCACTGGAGGACCTCGGCGCGCGTCTTGAGGTCGTTGATGTGGAACCGGAAGTTGTGCCGGACCCAATTCATGCTGTCCTCGAAGTCGCGGTAGTAGTGCCCGCCGAAGATGGGGACCTCGTTGCGCAGGAAGGCGAGGACCGCTTCGAGGCGCTGTTTGCCGTCGACGATGACGAACTTCTTCGGCTCGCGCTTGATGCCCGTGTTCCAGTTGGGGTGGTTGAAGTAGATGCTGCGGCCCGACTGCCCGCCCTTGAGACCGTACTCGATGAAGCGGGTCTGCTGCTCGGGGGTCCAGACGTAGCCACGCTGGAAGTCGGGGTTCAGGTCGAGCCCGTAGTCCTTCACGTACTTCTCGATCGTCAGGTTGAGGTCGTCCCACGACTGATCGACGGCGTAGCCCGGGTGACGCGTGAATTGGGGGATGCCCTGAAACCGCATGACCCTACTACCTCGTGACGCGGGGATGATCCATCCGGGCCCCGCCTACGACGACACCGACAGGTGGTACTGCGCGTTCCCTTCCTTCTTTTCGACCAGCTCCCAGAAGGTCGGCGGCGCCCGAAGGCCCATTTCGACCAGCTTCGCACGAAGCCTGGCCGTCCCCTTGGAGTCTGCCGTATTCGGGTACGCGATGGTCGACCAGACGGTCTCTTCCTCCGCGTCTTCGCTGAGATCGAAGATCGTCAGGTAGAAGTGCTGGAGCGGGTGGTCCCACCCGGCCATGACCTCCACCGGTGTATTGTTGGAGAGCACACCCCGGAACAAGACCTGGCTCATGCCCAAGCTGTACACCGCAACGCTACCCCGAGGATCCTGGTGGGTTGACCGCCACGGCCGGCGGATGGCGATCGGTATCGGTACGGAGCCTGTGGTTCGGCCGGGCCAGAAACGGCGGCGCCCTTGTCACATCGAGGGGTGCCACACGCAGATCCTCTTCCTGACGGACGATGAGATTCGAGCCCGGTGGCAGCGCTATCGACCGCCGATCGAACGAGGTGTCACCGCCCCTTCGTGGTTGGCCGTAGGGGAGGAGGTCGACTACGCACACAACTGCGTCGTCGAGCGGCGGCGCCCTGCGGTTCTCCGCATCCAGGAAGTGCGCTACGGCTGGCTCTTCGCGACTGGCGTTAGCCCGATCGGCATCGACGCCTCGGGCAAAGAGCTGTGGGTGACGGACGACCGAGGCCAGTTCCACTGGCCCGACCAGTATTACGACTCGTTCTTCTGGCCTGTAAGCGCAGCGCTTCGGGCCCTTGTGCCGGGATGGGGCAAGCGCATCTCGCTGTGGGATCACCTCATCGTGAACGAACTTCAATGCTAATCGACTTCACCGCGCTCGTTGTTCGCGTCCACCCCGATTCCTTCCCCGGGGCACTCGTTCTCCAGCTCGGGGCAACGCATGACCTTCCCGCTCAGGTTCTCGTGGAGAACACGCGTTCTCTGATGGGAGACCTTCCGAGCACCCTCATGTTGCCTCGACTCCAGTTCGACTTCGCGCGAAGAACCATTGAGCGAGGTGGGTACTGGGTTCTCGACGCGGACTCCGTGGGTCAGCCCGGCGAGGGCAACGACTACGTGTTCTCCTTGGAGTCGGCCCACGACGTGGAGGGGGTCTTCAGTGCGCACGCACGGCATCTGACGGTCACGTTGCAAGCGGAACCCTACATGGCCCTCGACGGACGGGAGAGCCTCCGGTGGCAGGTGGTGCTCGCACAGCGCAGCGCTTGCTTCGAGGTCGCACTTCCTCTACCGGACTACTCCCCGACGCGTCGCGTCCCGGACCTCTTCGGGGATCGCGCCCCGGTTCCCGACACGACGGATGTGGAGGCGCTTGCAGAAGAAGTGTCGCCCCCCGCCTTGGACGCGTGGACGCGTCTCTTGGAGGAAGAGGCGTGAGAATCCGTCGATCCCCACCGGTCTACGCTGTCTTGACCCCCTTTCCGGAGGCGTGGGGCTCGATGGCAGCGGTAGACCAAGGGGAGCTAGCCGAGCACCTCTTCACGCAGCTCGGGGTGGAGCGCCCTTCCTCGAAACTTCCTCGCATCTACCACTTGTCGGATCCGGGGGGGCCCGCGATCTACGCCGACGCCACGCACTACGTGAAGACGGCGCTCAACGTAGAGGACTTCGCTGTCTCGCAGGTAGAGCACTGGTCGGGCTACACGAGCTTCCACGTCACCTACGAGGAGGGCGGGGAGAAGCGTCACCAGGTGCTTCTTGTTGTAGGGTTCGGTCCTTGTCCCGTCCCGCTATCCACGTGGGAGAGGGTTCTCGACGATACCCGCTTCGACGAATAGCTTCGGAGGTGACGTGCCTACCCCCACCCCCGCCCGATGGCAGCTCCGGTACGTGGTTCTCTCGGCCGAGGATCACACACTCATGCGCCGGCACTTCGATCAGCTTCGACGTGATCCTCATGTGCAAGACGTGAGCTTCCACGAGGTCATAGACCATCCAGACGCCTTCGACTTTGAGGTGGTCTTCGTCGAAGGGGCTACACGGCCGCAACAGCGAGAGCTACACGGCCTACATCTACGGTACGCCCACGACCGGTCTCTCACCTCACCCAAGCTGCGGGAGTTCGTCCGCCGAACCCAAGAGGCGGACCGTGATCGCCAGCTCCGTGAGGCCCTGCACCATCCGGGTCCCATTCCGGACCTACACGAGCCCTTGTGGGCTACCGTGGAAATGCTCGTGCAGGAGCGGCGCAGCGGTCGCCTGGCTCGTGTCGTGGAGGTCGTTACGGGCCCTTTCGTACGAGTCCGCTTCGTGTGGGTTGAGGGGGATCGAACGCCCGAGCTGATGGACGGGTACATCTTCACGCGGACCTTCGAGCCAGCGGGTAGAGACCTGACACCCCCTACCTGGCAAGAGCGCCTACTCGACACAGACGATCAGCTCTGAACGGGTTTCCGGTGTACCTCTGACCTCGGAGCGGCGGCAAGGTCCGTTGCTCCGAGGCACCCCACGCAAGCAACGGGATGCCTCTGCAAGTGCTGCAAGCAAGCGAGGATCCCATGGAAGAGCGTGAGGCCCACGAGGCCACGTCGCGGCGTAGCCGCGAGCAGAGGAAGATCGGCACGGAGAAGTTCGTCGTCAGGGTGTTCCGCGAGAAGGTCATCGACGCCGCCATCAAGGCCGGCACCCTCAAGGGGGTTCTCGACGACTTCCTGCGGACGGTGCTCACGAGCAAGGACGCGGACTCGACGGACAAGAAGTACGCGAGGACGACCTACCAGGACGCTATCGTCCGCATTGGGGGCACTGGTCTTCCCGAGTGGGCGAGGGAAGACGCGGTAGTGTCGCCCGCGCCTGTGGAGGCTGCTCCTCCGGTGCCTGCACCCATCGATAGCGCAGGTCCCTCGAAGCCCTCCTTGAACACGCCGAACCCCGGTCTGCAATGGCTGCCCGTCACGGACAGCACTCCGACCCGGTTCCTCGGCAAGTCGGACGAGGAACTGGTGGACGAGCTGGCGGCCTCCCCGGAGATCATCCCCGGTCCCCGGCCCTCGGACTCCCACGTCTACATCAGCGACGAGGAGTTTTACGACCTGATCAACGAGGCGGAACACGACGAGTTCGCGCAGTTCAGCGAGCACCCGTTCATGCGGTCGGAGGGGCCGCTCTGGACCATCATGCGCGAGAGCTATGCACCGAAGATGTCCCACCCGTTCCTGGAGACGTTCGAGTTCCAGGGCGCCCGCTACGTCGCCATCGGGTCCGCCCATGGGACGATCCCCTCGGGGACGCTCAAGGGCAGGAGCATCAACATCAACTTCACGATCGTCCCCTACCGGTCGATCCGGGACATCCCCGAGAGCATGATCGTACGGGACAAGGGCAACGTCCTCTTCATCTCGTACGAGAACCCCGTGAACCCCGGCATCAAGAAGTGCCTCTACGTCCTGCCCCATCGGGCGGGGCGCAAGATCCGGTTCTGGACCCGTATCGACGAGAAGGACACGAACAACGGGAAGCGGTTCGTCGTCCTGGATGATGGAGTGTGCGGGTACCACGAGGTCGACCGAAAGGACTTCTGACCTCCCAAGGCCCGGAAAAACCGAAGGCCCGCTCCTTTTTCAGGGGCGGGCCTTCAACGTGTCGGACCGCGACGATCAGATCGCCGGGGGCGCCACGACCGTCTTCTTGGCGGCGGGCTTGCGCGCGGCCTTCTTGGCGGCGGGCTTGCGCGCGGCCTTCTTGGCCGGCGCCTTCTTGGCCGCGGTCTTGCGCGCGGGGGCCTTCTTCGCGGTGGTCTTGCGGGCGGCCTTCTTCGCGGGGGCCTTCTTGGCGGTGGTCTTCTTGGCGGTGGTCTTCTTGGCGGTGGTCTTCTTCGCAGCGGGCATGAGACGTCTCCTTGTTCTGATCCGATTCCGATTAGGTCACGGAGGGTTGTAGTGTTTCCTCAACAGCGTAGGTGTTGTCAAGGAAGCTGATGGGGGTCGATGTCGATTTCCCCAGAACGGGTAACCCAACCCGTCGCATGGGCGTGCCGGTACACCGGGTAGCGGCTATCCTCTGGTCATGAGCGACGAATCTTGCCCGACCTGTGGAGCCCCGACCCAAGACGACGGCGTGTTCTCAGATGACGCTCTCCGCCTCGCGATGACGATCGCGGAGACGAACGATCCAGTCGAACGCAAGCAACTGATGATCGAGCTGTCCGACATCGTGGCTGAGGACGTGATGGACTTCCTCCTCGAAGTGCCGGAGGGAGCGCACCAAATGCTGAACGAACTCGCTCACGTGAGGCTCGAATACGAGCAGGCCGCCCTTCGTGTCGCCAGGGCCTTCTATCCAGCGATCAGACAGGTCGCCGTGCGTAAGGGCGTCAGCCCGGTCTCCGACCTCCCCCCGCAGGACAAGCCGCCCGCGAAGAAGCCGAACTAGTCGTCGAGGGGGCCTTGCCCGTTGATGATCCGCTCGTACGCGGACATGGGCGGGGGCTCCGCGGGGACCGTTCGGGCAGGGGCGGTTCGAACAGGGGCCGTTCGGACGGCTACCCGAACTTCTTGGGGCGGTGAGACGACGCCTTCACGAGCCCGTTGCCGGATCTCGCGCAGGGAAGGGGGGGCCGATGCGGCCGTCTGTCGAAGTGCCTGACGGCTCCCCACGACCTCCCCGTCTTGTCGAACGACTCCGCCTACCCGAGGTCCAGTAGGAGTGGGGGCACGGGGCGGGGGTCGATCAACACGGAAGCGGGCGGCTTCGCTGTAGCGAGGGCGAGAGGGAGCTTCGTACTCGTCGGGAGTCGAGAACTCGATGTCCACCCCACTGCTCGCGATTTGCTCCATCTCGGCGCGCCCGAGCCACAGCTCTTCGAGCGCCCCCGTGACAGGCGGGGCGTCCTCACCGTTGTCGTCCCACGAGACTTCGACGGGCTCGTCCCCACGACGCCCTCGAACGGGTGCCTGGCTGCTGCTCGGGATGACTCCAGATCGCATCGCTTGGTACTCAGCGAGTGCGTTGCCGGACATCAGTATGTCGGGGGTGAGGTCCGGCAAACCGGAGGTGGGGGCGATCGGAGTGGCGATCGGAGTGACGAGCGGGGCCCGTGCAGGAGCCTGCACGGCAGCTCGCACGGCCTTCTGAACGGCCACCTGGATGGTGTCCCAAGAGGGCGTCACGACCGGGGGCGGGGACGCCACGGGTTGAGGGGCGGGGGTTCCGGCTGCGATCCGGCGCATGGCGAGGAGGCCCCGAAGCTGCCCATCAGGGCAACCGCAGGCTCCGGGCACGTCGTCTACGTCGTAGATCGCTGCACTGCACCTTGAGCACCACTCGATCTGCATCGGCATGGGATCAGCCTCCTCGAACGGCTCCGAGGTAGCGCTTGAGCACACGACTCGCCGTACTAGAGCGTGAGGGCCACCCGGTCTGCCCCTCGTGCATCGCGAGACGCACGGCAGCCTTGTAGCGGATGCTGTCCTTGACCTTCTCCGGCTCTTCCGCCTTCTCTTGCTCCGGTTCGTCTCCCGGACGAGGAAGACCGAGCGAGAACGGGAAGGTCACGATCACCCGGGTCATGACCTGATCGTCGACGTGCCCACCCCACAGCACCAGCTCGTGAGCGCCCCACGAGATCGGGACGGGGAGGTGCACGTTGATCCCACCATCGTAGTGCAGGTCGGGGGCGGAGTACCCAAGCGTGACGTGGGGTACGTAGTCCTTGAACTTGCGGTTGTACTCGATGTCGGCTTCCCCGAGCGCCTCGGTGAGGCGGGCCCTGAGGACGTGGATCTCGGGAGAGTCGATGAGCCCGATGATCGGGGTCGTCTCACCGGGCGGGAACGTCGTGATGTGTGACGTCGAGACCGTGAAGGGCCGGGTCTCGGAGACAACCTTGAAGACAGGTTCGATAGTGCGCGCTACGTCCTCGATGGGGATGTCCCCGAGGACGAGCAGGGTCACGTGGAACCGATCGAGCGGCTCCGGATCACCGTACTTGGCGACGTCCGGCACCTCGGACAAGAGGCGGGCGGTTTCGAGAGGAACGCGGAGGCCGAGGAATGCCATCGGGTCACCACCAGATCGTGTAGTTGACGGGTGGCACGTGGTACTCGTGCAGCTTCGCATCGAGCAGGCTCCGCTGCTTGTCGGAGAACGGGTGCCTTCTTTCGGCCTGGCCCATCAGGGACTTGGCGAAGTCGGCGGTCCACTGATCGCCCTTCTTCTTGGCCTCGCCCATGAGGGCCGAGAGGCCGGCACCGACGGACAGCGCGTTCGCGGCACCGGGAGGACCTTCTTTCTCGACTTCCTTCGCGAGCTTCTCCAGCTCGCCGCTGTACCAGTGGAGGGCCTTCTCCAGGTCCTCCCCGTCGAGCTTCTGGATCAGCTCGAAGTTCAGGCGGCTCTTCTTGTTCAAGCTGGCGGGGAGAAGGCCATAGAGGGTGACGTTCAGGCTCCCGAGGTCGTACTTCGCGTTGAAGCGCTTCCAGAACTCGTGGTACTTCGTGGTGACCGCTTGCACGGCCTCGAAGATCGGGTCGATGGGCTTGCGGCCGTAGTCAGCCTTCGTCTGACCGTCTGCGAACATCTCGGGGTCCCAGTGGTCCATGTGGATCTGGCTGACCTCGTGCCCCGCCAGAGGCTCGTCGATCATCTTCGTTTCGAGCTTCTTGACGTTCTTCTCGACCGTCGAGAACACGAACTCGATGTCCTTCAAGTTCCCTTTCACGGCGTCCGGATAGCGCTCCCACCACGGCCCCTTGACCATGGCCTCGCTATCGGCCCGGCCCTTCTTGAGAATGGCCAAGGACTCCGAGACGAACTTCTTACGCCAGTGCCCCACGGCCTGCGCATCCTTCTCGACCATGCTGACCAACTCTGGCCAGGAACGCGCCAGGGCCTTGCTCGCGAAGACCTCGTGGGAGGCTGCAAACCGGTGGGCGACGCGCGAGACGAGCGCGTAACGGTGGGCGACGCGCGAGACGAGCGCGGACGGGGTGGGCATACCTACGCCCGCGCACAAGAGCGTTACCGCAGCGCTATCGCGAACCGTGGCCGTACTTGCCCGCGAAATTCGCTAGGTAGGACAGGGCCTCCAGAAGGCTGGTGTCCCCGCCCCTTCGGCGGTGAGCTTGGCCTGACCTATCCTCTGCCGTGACACGAAGATGACCCCCAGCAAAGTTGTCGAGGAATCTCTTGTCTCCTCACACGGGTGAGGACCCATGCGTAAGCTACGACGCCTGTGTGAAGCAACACGAGCCATTTCTCCCGGTGGGGAAGTGATCGTGCGCGGAATTCCCGACCGAGATGACTGGTGGGTATGCGTCGTTCGCGTGGGCGACGTGATCCTGTTCGAGTCGGCTGCGGGCCCCTTGGACTTCGTGCTCGACGAGACCACCAGGAAGATGCTCACGATGTCCCGGCGGGTGAAGGCAGCAATCTTCTCTCGTGCTGGAACCCCCGTACCCACCGAGCCGTCCGACGACGACGCACCTGACTCGGATGATGACGAGACGGACTAGGCGGTGTAGAAGGGTCGTACAGGAGTCGACCCATGCCCTCCGAGGACGACAAATCCGAGCTGGAAGTCTTCTGGCGGTCGCAGCACCCGGAGCTGTTCCCCGAGGAGGCACCCCCCGTTCTCCTTGGTGACGGCTCGCCGGTTGCGCCCGGTGAAGTCGTGATCGCGCGTCAGGGCAAGTACCTCGTTCGAATCTCTCCTGCGGGGGAGGTGGGCTTCGAGGGAGGCTACCAGCCCGACGAAGCGGCGCGGGACTTCTGGACCGCCGTGGCGCGTAACCGCCCTCGTTCCGAAGACGAGGAGGTGTCGTCCATCCACCGTCAGATCTTGGAAACGCTCATGCTCCGTCTCGGGCGAGCGGATCTCCAGTGCGAGCGGGCTCGCATGAGGGCCGGTGCCGAGGACGCTACGGAAGTCGATCGCTTCCAGGCCGACCTCGCCACACGGAACCTGGAGGCGATCGCGCACACGGTCATCGAGTACGCGCGGGGGATGGCCCTGGCCGCCGTTCAGGCTACAAGATCGTCTGAACCGAGAGGAACGTCGGGTTGAGCGTGTTGGGTTGCGCGACGCGCCCCACGATGTAGCGGTTCGGTGCCCGTGGGTCCGCCGAGAGAGTCCACTCGTCTTCCTTCGTGAAGAAGCCCCGAAGGCTGAACCGGAGAGCATCACCAGGGGCGTACACGAGAGGGACGAGGGGGCCCCCTCCAGTGCGTGACGCGTACGTGTAGCGCTCGAAGGTGGACGTTGCGATGAGCCAGTTCCCCGTGCAGAGGACGGCGAAGCCGTAGGTTGGCTGGTTCTCGACGTACGACACGTACTGGTCGGCGGGTTCGTCCGACCCCCACAGAAGGAACCCGCCGTAGGGGCCGTCCGAGTAGGTGACGAGGAACTGGTCGACGCCGGGAACGTCTGCCCACTGCACACCCTGGCCGCCGGTCCAACCGCCGGTCTTCAACGTTGTGGAGACGGCCACCGGGATCGCATGGGTCTTGGCGAAGACGATCACGTCCCGTGTGCGGAAGATCTCGGGCATGGCACAAGGTGCTTCCGATAAGTGGCCTACGCCGTCGGGCTTTGCTCGACCCGTTTCGCAAGCACCGGGTGTTTTTGACGCAGAGCCCGGCGCTGGTAGGTCGTACCCTCGAAGCCAACCAGGACGCCAAGGGGGGAACCATCCCTTGCCACCCACTTGTCGAGCACGGAGAGAAGCTCCCCCAGCCCGCAGACGGTCGCGTAGTCAGCGTCCTCCAGTCCGTCGAACAAGACTACGAACCGACTCAAGAGCGCGTTCTGCGCTGCGAGGGTGAGGAGGAAGCAGGCGGCTTCGACTTGATCCACGGCGTACAACGGGAAGGGCTCGATGTCAGCGCTCCGAAGGGCAGCGACATCCTCGACGGAGAGGGGGTGGCCGGAGATCCACCGAGAGAAAGCACAGACGAACGCCCGCGCAATGCGGTCGTCGGCATGCTCTCTGAGCAGGAAACGGGCTTCCCACAGCGCCCGATGAACACTCGTGATGAGAGGGGTAGCCTGATCGAGGAGGTCGCGAAGGGTCTCCTCCACGATCAGCGTCTCGGTCCGAAGTAGGCCCCACAGGAGGTTCCACGTTTCCTCAGGGGACTCGTCGCCGTCTCGACATTCCGCAGGGATGCGAGCTTTGGAGATCTTCTCCAGGAAGGCTCTCGTGACGTTGCCCTCCAACCACGTGCGGCCTTCCGCTAGCTCTTCGATCGCTCCCGTACGAAGTGTTTCGAACCGGGGCGAAAGGTAGCTGGCGATCATCGCAGCTCGGACCATGGTGGGCCCGGAAAGGACCGCGACGGTGGGTCGGTCGGGTCGGTGGAAGTTCATGGTCCATCGGAAGAGCGGTGCCACAGCGACTTCACGCGTCCCACTCTGCGCCGTGCGTGCACGCATGTCTGCGTGCCGCAGGGGCTTGGCGCGCGCCGCTCGTTCCGGCTCGACCTCAACGGAGGCTACTGGAGGAACGACCCTCAGGGTGGATTCGCTTTTCTGCATCTCTATGTTCAGGTCTTAGAACAAGTTCCGTCTCCCGGAGGATACCGAGGAGTTCGGAACTCACTCTCTGTGGATCCTGGCCGTCCCATCCGAAGAGGAGGGTGGCCGGAGCGTGTCGGACCTCGTGCAGACTACAGACGATGAGTAGCATGGGTAGGTGTGGAATGGACGCGTACGCCAGAAGCAGCAGACCCCATGCTCGGTCTACCCGCTCGGTGGCTGCTACGGCGGGTAGCTGTGGTGCCCACCGGTCACTGTTGAAGAGATCGTAGGTTTCTTCGGCAGTCAGCTCTTGACCCTCGAACCACTTCCTGGCGATGTCGTGGAGACGGGTCTCCTCGTCCGGGTCGACATGCACGACAGAATCCAGGAGGGCTTTGAAGTTCACCGGGAGCTGAGAGCTGCGTCGCACCCAGTTGTAGAGGATGTCCTTCTCTCGGGCCAAACGGCGCATGGCCCGGAGGACGAGGGACACGGGGTGAGGTCTCGGTTTCGGCCCCTGCTCCGATACCAAGAGCCGCAAGAGGTTGCGCAGGTACTCGTCAACGGGCCCTTCAAGCACGAGCTTGTGGCGAGCGCTCACATGCCCAACGGCATCTCGGAAGTCCTTCGCGGACCCCACGGCCGTCAAGAGGATGGGAGGTCTGATGTTGTACCCGGAGGGGAGCGCAGCCTGGAGGACCTCCCCTGGCGTGGGGGGCTCGGGAGGATGGACCAAGGCCCACCAGCTCTCGATGTCGTCGGGATCCACCTGGTGTTAGTACACCGGCCTCCTGCTCTACTCGTCGGAACCGCTACGGCCCGGCTTCTCCACATGCAGCAACCGATCTGGAATCCATTCGGGCACGGGGTCCTTCGAGGAGATACCGAAGACCGACCAGTGCTCGGGTTCTCCGCTCAGTTGGAAGGCCAAGTGGCCGATGAGCAGGGACTTGATGCACCCCGTGATGTAGTCGGTGATCCCTCGTACGTCCTTCCCCGAGGCTCGGACTACCTTGATCTGGTCGAAGATCTCCTGGATGAGGGACCGCATCTCTTTCGTGACCCACGCGTCGTGTGCACGGGGGATGATGAGGTACGACTTCGCCGTCTTCTTCTGGCCGAACACGATGGTCTGGTAGAGCGCCAACACAAAGGCTGCGCGGAACCGCTCTCGGTTCAACTTCCGATCCGAGTAGCCGCGCGAAGCAGGGTACGCGTCGTAGAGCTGGCAGTGTTCGGGCGTGGGAGGCGTGCCGAAACAGTTCTCGTGGAACTTCGCGATCGAGTACGAGTTGCTCACGGTGCGAGAATACACCAGCTAGGGGCGACCTGGTGTACAGGGACCACCGCTCCGCATGCACCCCTTGTCTGCCCGTACTCCGACGACTTCCCGTGGGGCTCTCGTCCCCCCTCGTCGCGTACGTGTGCTTCTTGCGAGGGGTCTCGTCGCAGGTTGTGTCGAAATGCCCACAGGGCAAGGTGAGGATCCTCTCTAAGAGGACCCCCCAGGCTACCCTCTATTGGGTTTCAATGACCCTCTATTGGGTTTCAATGACCCTCTATTGGGTTTCAATGACCCTCAGGGGATGCCAGTAGTCGTTCAATAGGCAAGAAAAAGTGACGTACGGGACCCCAGGATCGACGATTAAGGTCGATCCACCCTTGCGTGTCCGCGTTACGTCCATTATCTAGGCCCCTCCCCATCCTCGTAAGAGGGCAGCACATGCAACACACAAGACCGTCCAACTTGAGGTTGGACAGGTTGATCGGTGGGGGTCAAACCCGTAGGAGGTCGAAGTGGAACCTGTCGTCGCCTGGATCGTGAGCTTCATCGTTGCGGTTGCCCCGGCAGACCGCCCGCAGTTCGTCAAGGACGCGAAGGAAACCAAGGATGAGGCTCTCGTCCGATACAACTCGATCGCGAGGGATGTCACCGAAGTGGTGTGGGCAGATCCTCAGCCCCCTCTCTTCGCGGGCCCCAACGGTCGAGCACGCACGGTTGCTGTGATCCTCAGCATCATGAGCCACGAGAGCGGCTTCCGGAAGGATGTCGACTTCGGGCTTGGGAAGGGTGCCAAGGGGGACAGCGGGCGCTCGTGGTGTCTCATGCAGCTCAACGTCGGTGAAGGCCGCACGTTCTCATGGAACACGGTGAAGGGCCGCGCTGCCTATGACAGCGACCCCTCGTCGGAAGTCGTGAAGGGGTGGACCGGCAAGGAGTTGGTCGCCGACCGCAAGAAGTGCATCACGGCCGGTCTTCGGGTGATGCGCATCTCATTCGACGCGACGGTCAACATGCCCCTGTCCGACCGCTTGCGCGTCTACGCGAGTGGCAACGCGAACGCAGGCGGAGAGGCGTCTGCACGTCGCATGAACCTCGCGACCAAGTGGTACGCGAACAACCCGGCGCCCCTCAGTGACGACGCCATCGCAGACCTTCTCAAGCCGAAGGCGAACCCCACGGTCTTCGTGCCGGTCGTCCCTGTGGTCACGGGCCCGAAGAAGGTGAGCGCGTTCTCGAACTGGCTCGCTGACGTGTCGATCAGCAGCCTCTAGGCTGGAGAGAGTTCTTATAGGGCTGTCTATCGGAAAACGAGGAGTACCCCATGTCGATGGACAGCCACGAACTCGCTGCACTCAAGGCTCGCTGCCTGTACGCTCGTACCCACGGCTTTCAGGTCGGCCACGCAAAGGAGTACGCGAAGCAGCTCGCCTCGGAGGTGGGTGCCTCGGGGATGATCGATGTGTCGATCGACGGGCTCCTCGCGCTCATCGCACAGGCGGAAGCGCTACGGGCTGCACCGAAGGCAGCACCCCGTGCCCCCAAGCCCGCTCCCGAGCCCGTGAAGGCCCCTGCCCCCAAGCCCGAGCCCGAGCCCGCTCCCGAGCCCGCTCCCGAGCCCGCTCCCGAGCCCGCTCCCGAGCCCGCTCCCGAGCCCGTGAAGGCGGAGGAACCCGCTCCCGAGCCCGTGAAGGCGGAGGAACCCGCTCCCGAGCCCGCACCGGCGGAGGAGCCCGCACCGGCGGAGGCAGAGCCCGTCGTCGAAGCCGCCCCGGAGGCAGAGCCCGTGAAGGCCAAGGCCCCCGAGGGGAAGAAGAAGCGGAACTGATCTGACAGGCCCGCGCTAACGCAAAAAGGGCACCCCCGAGAGGGTGCCCTTCTTCGTGTCTACCCTACCCTTCAGACTGCGGGGGGAGGCTTGCGCCAATCGTCTGCCATCGCATCCGGGTCCGGCGGGCAAGCTGCCACGGAGGGCGTCCGGGCCCACATCGTGAAGGTGTCGAGGTCTTCCTCGCTGCCCATGAAGCGGTTGAAGTCGGCATCGACAGGCTTGCCGAGAGCCGTTGCCTCACCAGGGAGGAAGAGGCCCTTGTCCCCGTCGAACTGCCAGAACGTCTCGGCGATGTTCCGTGACGCCCAAGGCTTTGCGATGGCGGGCTTCTCGCCTTCGCTCACCACGTGTCCGGGGTACTGCGCGTGCCAGAGGGGACGCTTCGCGAAGAAGTCGTCGTCGATGTCCGCACACGCCTGCTGCCAGAACCACTTGCCCGTGTAGAGAACCGACCGGCGCAGACCGAGGCGCTCTTCCACACGCATCACACAAGCGCGTGCGATGTCGAGAAGCGCTTTCCCTCGAACACGGCCATTCCCGTCGTCCTCGAAGTCGATCGCCGGAGGGAGGTCCGTCGGACGATCGAACTCGCTGACCACATCGCAGAAGTGATCCGCCTGCTTGAGAGGGTCCTGCGTCGGGACGAGCCACATGTAGAAGCCGCGACGCTTCATCGGCGCGCTCGACGTAGCGTTCCAGACGAACTGCTCGTCGACGCCGCCGGTGCCGTGGGTGGCCTTGAAGTACGCGAACTTGACGGGGCCGACGACCTTGCCGGCGTTGTCTTTCACCACACACCCGTCGAGTGCGTTTCCCTTGAGCTTGCCTTGCCAACGAGCGGCATCGAGTCCGAGGAGCCAGGTCATGTCAGGGGGCGGCGACAAGAGGATCCGGGTCCTGCTAGCCCTCCTATCGGCCTGAGAGGGTATGCGAGCCCTCGTCCTCAGCGGCGGCGGGTCTCTCGGAGCCTTCCAGGCAGGCGCTATCCAAGGGCTTGCTGAACAAGGGGCGACGTGGGATCTCGTCGTTGGCACCAGTGTAGGTGCCCTCAACGGAGCCTTCCTTGCGTGTGCACCGAAGGACGAACAGAGGGCCCGGGCGGCCGAACTCGTTGCCCTTTGGTCACAACTCCACACCCGTCACGTACATCGTGCGAATTGGTTCGGAGCCCTTGCCGGGATCGTCCCCTGGCTTCGAGCCAAGCCTTCGTTCCGAAGCACCACCCCGCTGCGCCACCTGGTCGAGCGGTACATCACCGGCAGCTCGACCTTCCACACAAAGTGCATCGTGAGCGCGGTGGAGCTGCAAAGCGGCCGGGTCCACACGAGCAGCAGCGAAGACGCCTCGTTCGCCAAGTGGGTGCTCGCCTCTGCGGCGATCCCGCTCGTATTCCCGCCCGTAGAGATCGACGGGGCCTCTTACGTTGATGGGGGTATCCGACGCAACGACCCTGTGTCTGTGGCCGTTGCAGAGGGTGCCGACGAGATCGACATCATCCTCTGCTTTCCGCGTGGCCTCGGGGACTGGATGGTGGTGCCCCCGAAGCGGGCACTCACGTTGACCACCATCGCTGTTGCAGCCCTGATCTATGCTCTCGATGGGGTGATGGAAGGGGACATCGACGCGTGGACGAAGCAGGAGTTCAAGGGTAGGCAGGCCCCTCGTATCCGAGTCTTCGCCCCCGCATCGATGACGTACGTGAACCCAGTTTCGTTCGATCCTGCGATCTCAGCGCAACTGCTTCAAGCTGGCCGAGCCGCCGTGGGTCAGTAACCCGTGGCCCCGAGGCTCACCAGGGTGTCGTGCGACCGCGCACGCAGAACGTCGAGGGTCTCGTCGTTCTCGATGATCGCGTCGAACGCCGAATCCGGGATGCTCGCCTGCTCTGCCTCTGAGGGGTGGAGCCCGGCCCCGCCCCCAAGTCCAGCCCCGGGTCGACGAACGCGGATGACCTTCCCGCCGCCTTCACGGATGACCCTCATCTCGTTCTTGAAGCGCACGTCCGTGATCGCGACGCCTGCCGCCTTCTCCGTCGGGTGCCGGTCCGAGCGCCAGATGCCACGCGCCCTGTCGTAACGAAGTCCAGCTCCGTTGGGCCCGAGCAGCTCCTTGGCGTTGGTGACGCCAAGGAGCGCCCACGTGTCGGGGTAGCACTGCCGCCCCCACTCCGTGCCGAGAAGCTGGAGGGCATACCTCGGCGTGAGGTAGCACGGGGAGACGTCTTCCTCATTGACCACGAGCAGGTCGTCTTCGACGAGTCGGCGGTTGGCTCCAGCCCCACAGCAGGCGCACGTCATCTCGTGCTCGGCGAGCCGATCGGCCAGGACCCAGGTGTGAGACCGAGGGTAGCGCTTGTCGGGGGTGTTGCGCATGTGGGACGGCCCCCAGAGCTGGTCGTCCGTGAAGCGGTAGACCGTCTTCGCGATCTGCTTGAGGGGATCAGCGAACGCGATGCCAACGAACCGGAGGTCTTCCCCGAGGAACTTCGCCACCGTGTCCTTGCCGCTGTTCGCTAACCCGCTGATACCTAGAAGCATCCTACTACCCTCCATATCTTACCCTCCATATCTTACCCTCCATATCTTACCCGTCACCACGTCGTGCACGGTGGAGCGATCGATCCCCAGTTCCTTGGCCATCACTCCACACCCATCTGTCCGGCTGTATCGCTTGTATCTTGCTCGAATCTGACGGACGACTTCCTCAGTCAACTTTGCGTTGGGGTGGTCTGTCCCATGTGGCGTTTTGCCTTTCGGGAGAGCAGGGGCGATCCCGGCTTTCTTTCTGCGCTGCTTAATCAGCCCTCGCGACACACCGCAGGTTTTGGCCAGTTCCCCGTCACTCAGCTTTCCCAGTTGACCGAGCAGGGCAGACGGGATCTCGATCTTGTTAGGAGGGGGTGCCCCCTTCTGGAAGGTGCACTTGACCCGACTGCGATCGTTGGAGGCGTGGATACCAGCCCTTCTTCTGTGGTACGTTACCGTCTCTCGACACAATCCAGCCATTTCCGCGATTCGAGCGTCGGAGATCGTTCCGAGAAGGCTTGCATACTGCGGGGCGAGGGCAGCACGTGTGTGAGCCCCGTTGCCGCCAGCGTGCAAGTTCAGAAGCGGGTGTCCCTCTGCTCGTAGTTTGGCGATCCACCGTCGTTCGGCGTCCTGCCATCGAAGCTCTGTGGTTACTTCGAGTGGCCGGGTGAGGGGGTGTAACCCCCTCAGGTGTAGCTGCCGGATCCACTCCCCTTTGGGGGTTTTGTCGCGACCACTACGTGCTCGGTACTCGTGGTTGTGAAGTCGTCTCTTGAGCGACGTCACACACTTCCCAACGTAGCGGATCTCACCAGATATAGGGTGAACGAGGGCGTAGATGTGACTCGTGAGCGCCATACTCAGGACGTCCTATAACCAGACTACCAAAGCCTGCGAGACCGAGGATGCCGACGATCACGGCGTCCTCCCGAGGATGACGCTTTCGAGAAGGGCCATCCGGACCCACAGCCCGTTGCGAATCTGCCGGAAGTAGGCCGCGCGAGGGTCCTTGTCGATGGTGGTCGGGATCTCGTTCACGCGCGGGAACGGGTGGAGGATGCGCGCACGAGGTTTCAGCCCCGCGACGATCTCGTCCGTGAGCAGGCAGGAGTCCTTCACCTCCGCGTACCCTTCCGCGTACGTGAAGCGCTCCCTCTGCACCCTCGTCATGTAGATGACATCCGAATCGTTCAGGATGTCCTGCGCCTCGTGGAGCCCGTTCTTGACGGTGCGCTCCCGTCCGATCCGATGCTTGACGGCCCGGTAGGTAGGGTCGTCATCCCCGATCCGGTTGAGGCGGAGAAGGAAGGGGGAGACGAGGTTGATCTTCGTGTTGTGCCGTGCGAGGAGCTTCGCCAGCGAGTGCACCGTACGGCCGTGCGCAAGGTCGCCCACGAACGTCACGTTCAGCTCGTCGAGGCGGCCGCCACACTCCTCTTGGATTGTGAAGAGGTCCAGGAGCGCCTGCGTCGGGTGTTCTCCGGCACCGTCTCCGGCGTTGATGACCGGGACCGGGGAGACAGCGGCCGCCCGTGCGGCTGCGCCCACCTCCGGGTGACGAAGAACGATCGCATCGGCGTACTGACCGAGGGTGACGATCGTGTCTTCCAGCGTCTCGCCCTTCGAGACGCTGGAGAACTGCACCCCTTGAGTGATCGGAATGACCGAGCCCCCGGCCCGAGTCATCGCAGCGATGAAGCTGGACGAGGTGCGGGTCGAGGGCTCGTAGAAGAGGCAGGCGAGGACCTTGCCCGCGAGGCTGCTCGCCTGCACGTCGGCGTCCCGAAGAGTCCTGGCTCGTAGGAACAACCTCTCGATCGAGGGGTTGTCGAACTGGTCGATGGAGACTGCGTGTTTGATGTCCGTCATCGGGGCGCGCCGGTACACCGGACACGCCCCGAGGGAGCGATCACTTCATCTCGACCGTGGCGCCGGCCTCACGCAGCTTCTTCGTGAGGTCTTCCGCCTCCGCCTTCGCGATGCCTTCCTTCACGGTCTTCGGGAGGGCTTCCACGAGGTCCTTCGCCTCCTTGAGGCCGAGGCCCGTGACTTCCCGGATGACCTTGATGACCGAGATCTTCTTGTCCGGGGCGGCGAGGCCCGTGAGGGCGACCTCGAACTCCGTCTGCTCTGCGACGACCGGGGTGCCCGGCAACGGGGTCGGCGGGGCCAGGTTGACGGCAGGCGCCGCCGAAACGCCCCAGGCGGTCTCCAGCTTCTTTGTGAGGCCAATCAGCTCCATGACGGAGAGCTGGCCGAGCTGTTCTGCGATCTGATCCGTGTTGACGTTCGACATGGCGTGGTGCCTCCGGTGGACTCGGAGGTATACACCACGTCAGCTCAGAGGCGCCAGGTCCAGACCGTCCCGCCGACCGCCGTGAGGGCTTCCGCGAACCACGCTTCCGTGATGTGGGCGACGAGCAGGGTCTCCGCCAGCGCCTCTTTCATGCGTAGTTCGAGAGCTACGGGTGTAGGTCCCGCCTTCTCGACCGCCCACACGAACGTGGTCGCGAACTCCGGCAGCTCGTAGGCGCCTTCGGGGAGGTTCCGCCACTTGTCGAACGCCTCGATCTTGGTGTGAAACGCCCGGACGGCCGCTGTGAACTTCCTCGCCGTCTGCGCCGCAGCTTCTCCGAGTGCCTTTGGGTCCGTCTTGACGGCCTTGAACTGGTGTTCGAGAGCGGCGTGGACAGCAGCGGCGCTGGTGGATGCGATCTTCCAGCGGGGGTCGTCAGGGCGCATCGGTAGACCTTTCGTGGGCGTACGTCGAGGCGCTTGTATAGGTCGATTAACCCAGCCTCCCTGACTTTGACCCCCCGCCGTTACCCTCTTCCACTCTCTTGATCCAGTTGCAGTTTGCACAGAGAATCTGGTACCCAACCCCTTGAGTCCGGATCACTTTACGATATAGAGCTTCCCCCGACTCTCCTTGCCGTCTTCGTTGGTACCCGTCCACAGCAACGTGATCGATTTGAAGTGCTCTGGGGTCAGCAAATCCACACACCCGACACTTGGGCCCCCCAAGCACTGCGAGAGCTTTACTTTGTAGTGCGTAGTAACGCTCTCTCCGCACCTGAGGGTTGAACCTGTCTTTCATATCAGACAGGCGTTTCATACGGAACTCCGTATCGTTCTGGTAACGCTCTCGGAGCTTGCTGTTCCGGCACGCAGTGCAAATACGTCGATCGGAAATCGCAGGGTTGCCGCAGGTACAGAGTCGCATAGCCGGAACAAGACATAAGTAGAGTATTGTTCCGACTGGCTACGGCTTGTTGACGACCCACCCCTCTTCGTCCTGAGGGCTAGGTGCTCCGAACGTGTCCGAGAGCTGTCCACTCTCTTTCGACACACGGATCATCAGCGAGCGAATGCGCTCCAAGGTCTCGGTGTTCGGGGGCGGAGCCTTTCGAGGGGCGGGGAGGATCGAAGCCAGGTAGTACGACCGCACAGGGTCGAGAGTCATCGCAGCTTCTCCGAAGTAGTGCTGCGACGCGGGCCCCACCCCGTAGAGATTGGGGCCGAACTCGACGACGTTCAGGTACGTCTCCATGATCACGTCTTTCGACAGACACGACTCGATCGCGAGCGACAGCAGGACCTCTTGGGTCTTGCGTCCAAGCGTCTTGGTCCGTCGGAGCCAGACGTTCTTCACGAGCTGCATCGTGATGGTGGAGCCCCCGCGCACGAAGCGGTCGGCCTTGAGGTCGTCCCGCAGCGAGTTCTCGATGGCCTCGGGGATGACCCCCTTGTGCCCGAGGAACCCGGGGTCTTCCGTCGACATCACGGCGGCCGGAAGCGTGGCGCTCACTTCGCCGATCGGGGTCCAGTCCTTCGTGCCCGGACCCGTCGTGCGCACGAACTCCTTTCCGTCAGCATCGTAGGCCGTGTAGGTGAACTTCCCCGACAGAGGCTTGAACCCCTCACACGAGGCGTGGCAGTCCGCCTTCATCTTGAACGTGGGCGTGGGGGGCTTCACGGCGACTGTGAAGGACAAGGACCCCTCCAGGCGCATCGTGGCAAGGGGGCCCGTACGCAGCTCCGTGGGCAACGCATCGACCCACGCCTGGCACTTCGCATCCCCTTCGAGGGACATGTCCCCCGGGCTGATCACCACCCGAGCGGGGCCGATCTGAACCGGGATCTTCGTCAGGTTCGCCAGATCCGCCACAGGGATCTTGGTGCTCACGTCCTTCAACGTGATCGGCCCCGTGTGCAGAACCGCCAGGTCCAGAGTCACGTCCCCCATGAGATACACGGTCGCGGACTTGATCGCTGCGTACCCGGACTTGACCGACACCGGCCCAAAGGTGGCCGTCTTGACCGATACGCTCGGCTCTTTCGGTTTGAACTCGACGCCAGTGACGGTGATGTCCTTGGGGGTCGGGGCCGGCAGCTTGTCGATGTAGGGGAGCTTGAAGCTCGGTGTGGCCGTCAGCGCCTCGGCCGTGACGAGCGTGCGGTCTTTCCTCACGCAGACGGTGGCACCAGACACCGAACCCTTTGGGTGCTGCGCCTCCACCTTCTCGGCGCAGACGCGAAAGTCGTCGAACGTGACCTTCGTGGCAGTCCCCTTGACGTCCCCCTGCACGACCGTGGCCGCATCCAACCACCCCACGACCCGTCTCTTCGTGTCGCTGTTACCGCCCCCTGGCTTTTCCGTCAGGGTGAGGGTAGCCGTCCCGCCCTCTACGACGACGCTCTCATCCGGGAGCACACGCACGAGGGGTAGCTGTGCTTTGACCCCCTCCCTGTCGATCTCGACCCCGTGGAGTGCGACACCACGGAACGATAGGGTCACCCCGCCTTGGATGTGGACCCCCTTGTAGTGCTGCTCCACGTAGCGTCGCACCATCACAGGTGCGACGAACCAGGCCACGACAAGAGCAACGGCGACCACTCCCGCGACGGTACCTAGAACGACCGACCATCGGGGACGACGGGATTTCTTGGTTGCTTCCATGACCCCCCTCTTACACCGAGGGGGGTCATGTCGTCGAGGTGGTGCCCTTGTCCGGCTCCAGGGTGCCGTACTGCTGCATCTCTTCCTCTGTGGGCACGGCGATCAAGATCTCCGGAGGGTCAACGGTGAGCCGCAGATCCTCCGTCTCCAGCTTCTCTCCGGGCTCTTCGATCGGTGGAGTCTGAGCCTCCACAACAGGGTCACTGGCCCCGTGGGCATCGAACTCTATGTGGATCCGCCCCGCTTCATCGACCGAAACGGTGAGGCGTCCACCGACCCGTTCCACCTTCAAGGCGTCCGTGACCGACCGAAGGCGTTCGTCTGTCCCTAGGGAGAGAAGCTGTTTCGCCGTCACATCGACAGCGCAGACTACGATCCGAGCCACAGCTACCTCTTGATCATGACGGTCGTTGCGCGTGTGCGCACACGACGGATGGCCCGTAGGTGCAGGACGATCTCGACCCCACCCTCCTTGGGCTTGCAGCGGATCTGATCCCCATCCTGATCGGCGAGCACGACGTACTTCTGGCCTGTGGGGACGATCTCCACGTCCTCGCCTTTCTTGAGCGGTTTCCGAATCGCCATCGCCCTCACCTCGATACACCGGATGGATCGGCCCCCCTTGGCGCGGTAGTAGGAGTGCTGGAACCACCCGGCAGGTGAAAGTGTACCCGCTCCAAGGAACGTGAACCATGCAGGAAACGGAGGCAGACATCACGACGTTCGTGCGGACCTGCTTGCGCCCGGACTGTGCTCGAACGACCGCCGAGATAGCTGAGCTGAGTGGTCTGACCCCATCGAAGGCGTCGCACCTGTTGCATCGGATGCTGGCGAAGAACCAGGTGCGAATCCAGCGGGTGAACCTGTTTTCTGTGGAAAAGTGGGCTCTGACGAACGGGGCCGACCTGGACTGACGCATTTTGCCCTCCAAATCGGCTCAGTGTGGTGTAGGGGTCGTGCATCCAACCCCGGCCTGCGGGTAGCACCACAGGCTCACCACTCAACCAGAAGGACCGAAATGGCCAGCAAGAACAGCAAGGCGCCCACCAAGAAGCCCATGACCAAGAGCGCGTTCGTCGGCGAGATCGCCGAGAAGCTCGGCACCTCGAAGGCGAGCATCGAGCAGACGCTCTCGGCCATCGCCGACATCGTGCGTGGCGAGTTGGGTCCGAAGGGCCCGGGCGTCGTCGTCCTCCCCGGCCTGCTCCGCCTCAAGGCGGTCCACAAGGCCGCGACTCCCGCGCGGGACGGCGTGAACCCGTTCACGAAGCAGCCGATCAAGATCGCGGCGAAGCCGGCCTCCACGAAGGTGAAGGCCACGCCGGTCAAGGCGCTCAAGGACGGCGTTCAGTAGGTCCCTTCGGTGGGAAGGACTCAAGGGCCGGCGGGATCGTCGGCCCTTGGCCTTTAACGACGGTGTAGGCTCACCTCATGCCCCACGAGCTGGTCTTCGAGATGTCCGTGAGCCCGGACGTGCCGGTCACGTCCACAAGCGCCGTGTCCTTCGAGACCGGTGCCAGCCCGGAGCAGACGCGGGACCCCTCGGTGTTCGCCTACGAGCACCACGGCGCAGGGTTCGACACGACTTCCCCGGGGGCTCTCCAGCGCTTCTACGAGGACCTCCTCCTCGGCCGAGCCCTGCCTCTACGGTTCGAGACGCGTGCGATTGCGGGCATCGACACGGTGGTGGCGGTCGCGTTGTTCATGCACCGGGACCTAGCGATCAGTCCCGCCACGGCCCCTTTCGTTGCGATCGTGGACGCAACGCACCGCCTCGGTATCGCATACGCCGCTCATGTCGAGGTCCCCGTCGAGCGCTTCCTGCGACTTCTTCGCGCCTACGTCCTTCCGGACACACCCCTCAGCAAGCGGGAGGTCGCTGATCGCTTGGGTACGACTTTGGGGTGGGTCAGGTCGTACCTCATGGACGGGACTCTGCCACACCTGGGTGTTGAGGCACCTCCGCCACGTGTGCTCGACCATGGGGCCAACGGGTTCGTGGTGGCTCAGGCGAGCGGGCCTCTGCCCGATGCTTGGATCGACCTGTACCGACGTGGGTTTCTCCGTGGGCTCGTCGTGGGGCCCGATGCAGATGGGCGGCGACGCGTGCTCGCTGCACGCAAGAGTCCCCACGTAGCATTCGATCTCACGAGGGCTGCGGCGTACCTCAACGAGATCGAGAGATCGATCGGAGGCCCTCCGGAGTGGAGGGAGGATGGGCTCTGGCTCTCTGGACCCTCTGTGGGCACGACCCTCTTGTTGTCACACCTCATGGAAGTTTTTCTAAGGGTGTGATGGATCACAAGGGTACACGTGTTGTAGAGGGGGCATGAACATGATCACCAGCAAGCAGAACCCGTCACTACTCACCCATGCTCGGGTGTCTATTGACGAGGGCACGTTCGAGTGTGACGCCATTTGTGACGAGTGTTACGTGCGCGACACGCTGCCTTGCCCACCCCCTGTTGTTCACGTTGAAGGGGATGACGTGGAGTTCCACATCGACCTCGAAGAGGACGACGACCTCCCCTGGTGACCCCAACGAACGTGAGGGGCTCCGCCACCGCCTCTCCTACCTGAACGTGCGCCTCGCTAATCTCCTCATCGGCCGCCAAGCGGTGGGATGGCGACGTTCGTAGACGTGTTGCTTGGGACCGACGGGCTGCGCGATTGGGCGCTGTTGCCTGACGGTACGAAGTACATGCTCGGCACGACCTCTGTGTCCAAGCTCGTAGCAGAGCTGGCTCCGACGGGAGAGGCTCGTCGAGCCCTTGAAGCGTTCCTAGCCGGCGACAAGGCCCGAATCCGGGTCGATGTCGACCGGTTTTTCGCGCTTCTGGCGCCTACCCGCACACGTTTCGGCTCGTCCACAGATCCACTTATCTATCAGGGGGATCGGACCTCACAGCCGAGGGAAGGCAGCACCATGGCGGACATCGACCAGGCAAAGAAGGTAGCCCTCCAGCAATGGGCGGCCCATTTGGAGCAGCACATCGCGCTCCTCAACCAGCATGCGAAGGAAGCGTCGTTGGGCAACGCCTCAGCGACGGCGCTGCTGAAGGGCGGGGTCCAGAAGCTCGGTACCATCGCCACCTGGGCCGAGCGCTCGTTCGGTGCAGCCAAGCAGGCTGCCGAGCAGCAGGTCGCCGAAGAGCAGGCGAAGCAGGCTGCCGAGCAGCAGGTCGCCGAAGAGCAGGCCAAGAAGCAGGCTGCCGAGCAGCAGGTCGCCGAAGAGCAGGCCGAGCAGGCCAAGAAGCAGGCGAGCACCTCGAAGATGTCGTTCGACGCCTTCAAGGCGAACACGGCACTCGTCGATCAGACCCTCCGCACCCTCGATGCGACGAACGGGAAGATCGATCGCCTCGTCGCAGCGGGCAAGCGCTTCAACGCCGCCAAGGCGAAGGGTGACCTCACCAAGATCGCATCCCGTGTCAGTGAGATCTGCGCAAGCGTCGATCTCGCCAACACGTGGCTCAAGGACGACCTCCAGGCGCTCTCGAAGAGCGCGAGCGAGATCGCCGCACTCTTCCCGGCGGACGCCTGATCCTCTCCCCCACGGACCAACCGGCACCCCCGTAGGAAGGTATTGAATCAACATGCCCGTCCCCACTAGCAACTACATCTACCGCATGGGGACCGCCCCGAACACCAGGGCCGTCGTCTCCCAGAAGAACAAGATCTACGGTTACTCCGTAGGTTCCAAGTCCTTCCAGCAGCTCGGGGCAGTGTCCGAGTTCGGGCACGACGAGTCCCGCGCGGTCGACCCGGTGCGTGGCGTCGGCTTCGGCGACCAGATCGCCGAGCTGGTGCCCGGTGTCACCGAACCGATGACCCTCACCTTGAACCGCACGCTGCTCTACGCCGCGAACGTGTTCCAGGTGGTCGGGTACAAGGGCGGGATCGACGGCTTGGTGCGTTCGCTCCGGCATCACCGGTGGCCGTTCGACATCAAGCAGGAGATCGTCTTCTCCGAGATCTCTTCCAAGGAAGAGAGCGTCGGCCCGGGCGTGAAGAACGCGACCATCCAGTCCGGCCCCGAGAGCCCGATCGTGACCGTGAAGGCCCTCTTCACGTTCTTCGAGGGCTGCTGGCTGAACTCGTACTCAGCGAGCTACACGAGCGACGCGGCAGTCGTCGCCGAGAACAGCTCCGTCACGGTCACCGACGTGATCGATGGCACCTCGCAGTACGGCGAGTTCGTCGACACGGGCCTCGCGGCAGCCGGCACCGGCGGCCCTGGGCAAACGTGGTCCATCCGCTTCGCGGGCGGCACCTCGGCATCGTCCGCCCTTCTGTAGTCGTAACCGACGAGAATGGTGGCGGAGCCACAGATGGAATCGAATGGAAACGCGGCGGAGAGGGTGGACCTTCATTCGGAGGTCCACCCGTAAGCCGCAGCAGTCGATCCCCAGCGATGGCTCTGCCACCCCACTCGTCTCAGATGGAGAAGAGATCAAATGGGGAGCAGCACGATTTCGGCCAAGACCCTCGCAGGGGCCGTAGACAAGGCGCGTGGACTCGGGCTCTACGAGGAGCGGTTCTCTCTGAGCGACGACTGCGAGGTCGTCCTCCGCAACCTTCGTCCCGACGAGTACGAACTCGCCCTCAACGACTGCAAGGGCCTCGAAGGGATGGAGTACCTGTACACCTTCCAGAAGGCGCACGTCTCACGTGCCCTCTGTGAGGTCAACGGGCAGAGCCTTCGGGATGTGAAGTTCGTCGAGGTCGACGAACCGGACCCCAAGGACATCAACAAGATCAAGACGGTGAAGCTGGAGCTTCACTCCTATGTACGGAAGTACCTCGTCGACACATGGTCGAAAGAGATCCTGTACGTGGCCTACCGCAAGTTCGGGGATGCCGTTGCCGAGGCCGAGAGGCGCTCGAAGGAAGGCATCAAGTTCATCGTCTCGGAAGAGACTCAGGAAGAGCGCTTCCGGCGCCTCCTCGGAGAGATCAAGGACACTGAGGGTGACCTGCCCCCGGAGCTGGTGGAGCGCACGCTCGTCGAGTTCGGGTTCATGCACCACACGACGGCAGAGCAGGCCAAGAACATCGACGACCAGCTCGCTTCGGTCGCGCCGGTCCCTGTCGCCCCGACTCCGCAGGCTCCGGCCCCGGTAGCCGCCGACCCGGCGCCCGAAGAGGTCGCACCGGAACAGACGCCGAAGGTGGACCCCGCTGCACTGGCAGCGGACCCCGTGAAGCTCATGCGCACGAGGGTCCCGCTCAACCGTCAGGCAGAGCCCGCCCCTGTCCCCGTTCCTCGATGGGCTCCGCAGGCTCCGGCCCCACAGGCGCAGGCCCCGGTCCAGCAGGCCCCGGTCGCGCGTCAGCAGCCGTACGTGCAGGCTCCGGCCGTGCTCAACACTCCGCAGGCTGGTGGTGGGCCCGTCGCCCTCAGCCGGTCGGCACGCATCGCCGCCCTGGAGGCCGAAGGCGATCCCGGTGTAGCCAACCTTCTTGCGGGGTCGTCCATGGACCGCCAGCAGGCACCGCAGGAGATCCCTGTGCTCACGGGCCGGTCGAACGATCGCCCGGATCCCGCAGCCGTTCTCCCCACCATCGACCCCGCTCCGCCGGCCGGTCTGAATCCTCTGTACCGGCCGCCGCCGAGGTAGTCGGCCGTGAACGCGGCTGACGCAAGGGATCCCGAGTATCAGGCCGAGCAGGCGAAACTGCGCCGGCAGCAAGAAGGCACGCCTTCGGAGGAGGATCTCGTCATTGAGGTCCCCAAGGACCCCGAAGTCAACCCCATCGTCTACAAGGACGTGGAGCCGATCCTGTTTCGCGGGTTCCTCACCGCACACGCCACCGTCAACGACGTGCCGATCGTGTTCAAGTCGCTCAACCACCACGAGTTCGAGCGGATCAACATGGTCTCGGGGACCATCGAGGGGCACACGCAGAGGTTCTGGAACGTGTTCCTGGCGTATAGCGTGTTCCTCTTCGACGGGATCAACGTGCTGGCAGATCGTGCGAAATCTGTCCAGCAACTCGTCAGACTCTTCGACGACATCCCACGCCCGGCCAGAGAGCGGATTATCCGCCCGCTTTCTGAGGTCAATCGTCGAGCGACGAACGCCATCCGTTTGACGGAGGCGTTCGCCATGGAGTGGCAGTCCCGCTACCGCTGGGTGCAGCTCAAGGGGCTCGACCTGACGACCACCGCTGTCACCGGCATCGAGGGTACGGATCGTCTAGGTCTCAACTGGGGGCAGCTCACGTGGAGGGCTGTGAACCAGTTCGAGGACCTCAAGGAGCAGCACGAGCGGGAGTGGGAGAACGCGAAGTTCATCGGCTCCTGCATGGCCGGGAAGGGCATCTCCAAGGTCTACCAGCAAGATAGCGACCGTCGGCAGAAAGACCGGGAGCAACGGCTGGCACGTAAGGACGCCGTTCTCCGGGAGGTGGTTCTTGGAGAGGACCCCAACGGCGAACGTCTTCAGAAGAACGGAGCCGTCTTGGTCGTCGCCCACACCGCGGAGGAACTAGCAGAGCAGCTCACACGGGACCTCCGTGGAGAGAAGGACTTCCACGACTTCGTGGTGGACCAGGCGCAGCACGAAGTGAAACGCGCCGAGTACGAACAGAAGCAGCGGATCGTGGAACTCGCGCGTACCCACCAGGAAGAGATGGGGAATCGTTTTCTTTCCGGTGGGACTGACATGCGAGGGATCACAGCGGCAGAGGTACGTCAGCGGGCCGAACGTCAGCGGACCTACGAGGCGCAGCTCGCCGCGCAGCGTATCGTCCCTGTCAATCAGCCCGGGTCGGACGCCGAAAAGGACGAAGCGTTCAAGGAGAAGTGGGGGTTGTCCCCTGGCAACATCCCCATGAGCGACGACGACCCCTCGAACGCGATGCCGGTGCACCAGAGCCGGCCCAGGCAGACTCCCTTCCGGAGGTGATGACCCGTGGCCGAAGACACCGAAGTACTCTCATTTACACTCGACATCGACGGCAAGCGCGCACAGGCGCAGGTCGCGGCTGTCCAGAAGAAGTACAAGCGCGAGTTTGATCGCATCGCCAAGGCGACCAAGGGCGTCAACGTACTCACAGAGAAGCTCCTGAAGGTCTCCCACAAGCTCGGGACGGACTACGCCAAGGGCTTGAAGCTCTCGTACAAGCAGGTCGATCAACTCAACTTGCGTTTGCGTACGTTGAACCAGCAGATCAACGAGAACAAGGCGGCATCGATCTCGGCCTCTGGGGCGACCCTCAAAGGAATCAAGAGGGAGATCAAAGAACACGAGAAAGAACTCGAACTGTTGCAGGAGATCGGCAAGCTCCAGAAGACCGCCAACATCGGCAAGGCTTTCGAGGAAGCCACTGAGGAGATGGGGGAGAATCTTCGGCGAGAGGTGGAGGACGCCTTCAAGTCCATCGTCAAGTACAAGTGGTCCGATGCAGGTGTCGAGGTCGGAGAGGGCATCACCGATGCCCTCTCCGGCATCGGTTCACGAGATATGGCAGGAGCCGCTAAGGGCTTCTTGAAGGGCATCAGCGGCGGCTTCAAGGGGCTAGGTGCTGCCGCTACTCGATACGCCGCCAAGAAGCAGGCGGACCCTGGTGCGAGCGGGTTTGGCAAGGCCATGGGCAAGGCCATGGGCAAAATGGGCCCCATGCTCGAAACCCTGTCTAAACTCGGGCCGATCCTCGGGGCTGTAAGCGGCGTGATGATGGCAGTTGTCAAGCTGTTCCTCGACGCGGAAGCCGGGGCTAAGCAGTTCAACAAGGACCTGCTGTCTTCTACGAGCACCTCCGAGTATCTCGCGAGCAACCTGGGTAATGCGTCTGCTGCTGCTGCCGACCTAGAGGAGACGATCAGAGAGGTGCGTGACGCTGCGTTCTCCTTGGACAACCTCGACTGGGGTATCAACAACAAGGACCACCTCGCGGTGCTGAACACCTTGAATGCTGAGGGCGTGTCCCTCAAGCACATGAAGGACGAAGCAGAGCGTGCGGGCAAGTCGATGGGTAACTTCAGTGCGACCATGACACACGTGGCTGTCGCCTACTCACGCAACTTCGGTGTGAGCCTCAACGAAATCTCCTCCCTACAGGCGGAGATGATGACGGAGCTTGGTGGGTCTCTGGCGTCTACCACAAAGGACTTCGCCGCCATGCAGATGGGTGCGGCGGAGGCCGGTATCGCCTCGAACAAGTTCTTCAACATCATCAAGGGGGTAAGCTCGGACCTGTCCCTCTACAACATGCGCATGGAAGACGCCGTGCACATGTTGACCCTCCTCGGGAAGGTGATGAGCCCCCGGAACGCGCAGAAGTTCCTCCAGACGACGATGCAGGGCTTCAAGACGATGGGTCGAGCTGAGAAGCTCCGCATGACCCTCCTTGCTGGCCAAGGAGCTACCAAGGATATCGTCGAACGCGACTTGAACCGCAAGACTAAGAGTCTTGCGGAGAAGATCAAGGACGCGATGGGTGGAAAGGGCAACGTCGAGGACATTGCCAATGCCATCAAAGCGGGGGGACAAGGCGCAAAGGACATCATCTCGAAGCTACCCAAGGAGATGCAGGGCGAGATTTCCGAGGCAGCCAGCCAGATCAAGATCGACTCAAAGCGCTCCAAGCGAGGGCTCTTTGGACTGTCTACAGCAACCGGAAACCTCGGTGCTGGCGGCGTGTTCGAGATGTACAAGAAGTCGATCGGTCGCTTCGGAGGGAAGAAGCTGGAGGATGCAGCCGGGTCCCTTGGTGGAGAGATGATGGCCGAGAACCTCGGCATCTCTCAGGAACAACTCGACCAGGCGATCAAGTTCGAGCAGGCCATTGACGACCAGAAAGAGGCGTTGATCGCGCAGGGCTGGGACAAGAAGAAGGTCGACTCGATGGAGACCGATGAAGTCCTCGACACCATGTCGAAGGAAGACAAGGACACGCTGCTGAACGCAGGTAAGCAAATCGACTACGCGAAGAAGCAGGCCGACCTGACCTCCAGCTTGCTGGATAAGCTGGATACGATCATGGACTACATCCTGAACTACATCTACGACACACTGGCAGACATCTACTCGCTGCTTGGACAGGCCCCCATCTTCAAGTCGTTCGTCGACCCCAAAAAGATGGAGGCCATCAATCTGCGAAACATCATGAAGTACAACAAGAAGAGCAGCGACCCGACGGTTCAAGCCGCCTACAAGAAGTCTGGCGGCGACATGAAGAAAATGAGTGCGGAACTGGTCTCTGGGTTCAAGAAGCAGTTCGAGGAGCGAGGGGACACCATCGAGCGCTTGGAGAAGCAGGCAGGCCAGACGAGTGACCCCAAGGAGAAGAAGAAGCTACTGGATCAAGCAGCCGTCCTCAAGAAGCAACAGGCCAGCGAGCAGGGGGACATTGAGCACTCGGCGCGCCTTGATGACCGTTCCAAGCTCGACGCCCTCGGTAGCTTGAAGGGCTATAGCAAGGACATGGATAAGGTCATTGCTGAGGCCAGGGACTTCTACGCCGAAAACGGCGACGAAATGGGTCTTCCAGACATCGAGGTAATCGCTAAGAACGCTGGGGTCAAACTGGACGCAGAGGACAAGGCGGCCTACCTCGGAGCCCTGTTGGAACAGGGGCCTACGACCTACATGAATGGGGAACATGTCGGGGAAGGTGGTCTCGAAGACGACGAGCAGGTTCAATACCTGATCAACAGCCTCGATCAGCTTCACAAGAAGGCGGCCAAGGAGAGCGGCGCACCCCCCGAGGTGGCGGGTGAGAGTAAGATGTCCACCGTTGCCATGCCTGTTGGGGGCGCTCCCGCTGTAGGAGGCGGTGCTGCAAACAAGGTTCCGGTTACGATCCCTACCGCCACCGGGACTGGTGGGACCCCCGCTACGAACAAGGTCCCCGTGGCAGGGGGTCCGCCTGTGCCCGCGTCGTCGAAGGACGCACCTCCGACAGGGAAGCAGGCGGAAGCCTCGAACGACACCCTGACCGACATCCACAAGGAAGCCGTCGCTGCGAAGAAGTTCGACAAGGGGTCGGGAGCGAACAGCCTCAAGGGCAAGATCGAGGACGCCACCCTGGAGTCGGTCCGAACGGCGCTCTTCGAGTACTACCTGTACAGCGGCTTCGATCGCAAAGACGTAGCGGCTGCTATGGCTAGCGGGAAGAGTATCAAGGACATCACTGAGCAGACGATGGACCTCGCCAAAAAGCAGGGGTCCACGTTCAACCCTCAGACGGCCGGCGTCCAGCTCGTAGAGCCCAACGCGGCTGGTGGCACGGTCATGCGCCCCGCCCCGGGCGAAGCGTTCGCGTCCGTCGCGCCCGGCGAGACCATCGTACCGAAGGGAGGGAAGGGTGGCGCTGCCGTCATCCAGAACTTCAACGGGCCGCCGAGTGCGGAGTTCGAGTCCTATATCAAGAACGGCACTATCAAGCTGATCGCCGAGTACGAGCGGCGCAAGAAGTTCCAGTGAGGGGAGGGGTGAGACATGCCCAGAATCCCGTCCCCTAACCCGGACTTCAAGCAGAACAAGGTACTGCCCACAACGACGCCGATCTACCGGCATGGGTTGGACGAGCAGAAGTCCATCCCCATCCCGATGGCGTTCCAGATCACGTCGCCGTTCGACACGCATCGGTGCCTCTTGCCCACGGCGCTTGTGATGCACGTGAACCCGGCGACCTTCGGCATTACCGAGAACAAGAAGGTCGAACGGATCCAGACGCGTGGAGGGTGGGTCGAGCAGCACTGGGGGGATGACCTGGCGGAGATCAGTGCGGACGGCTCCACGGGCGCCTTCATGAACATCTACACGGGGCTCTCCAGCGTGCTTCGCCAGAGGACCATCGCATGGGACCGCTACCGGGACCTGCATGACCTCTTCCGAAACAACGGCTCCGTCTACGACCCCTACGGCAACATCGTCCTACAGGGCAACGTGATGCTCATGTTCGATCGGGGGACCTACATCGGGTACTTCACGACCTTCGAGACAGAAGAGACGGACGAGAGCCCCTTCGCCTTCCACATCTCGTGGTCGTTCAAGGTGCAAGAGACGATCGTGAAGATCCCGACCTTCCCGGGTCTCACGAAGAACTACACAACCCCGGACTTCCAGAGCAAGAACGCCCTCCAGGCCGGGCCGGATCGGGGTCTGCGTGTGACCAGCTCCGCACAGGGCGTCGTCAACTCCCCACTGCCCACACCCGCGAAGAAGTGAGAGGGCACAGTGGCACTCAATACAAGCACCGGAGTCGACCCTAGCGCGTCCCCCACCGTTCTCACGGAGACCGGAGGAGTGCCTGCGGGTGGCATCACCACGGCGTCCCCCACCTCCCCTGAGCAGCGCGTCTACCAGCAAATCGAGAACACGGCGGACACCTACGCCCCGCAGGTCTACAACCTCCTCACGCAGTACAGCCGGCTCCGGACGGAGGACGACCCCGCAACCTCCGACTTCGTGGGGTTCTCTCAGTCAGACGCGTACCACAAGGACGCCAAGCCCTTCATCATCGGGGTGCTACCCCCGTCTTCCAACGTCACGGGACGCCACCTCGATCGTTCGGCCAGCGTAGCCTCGATCACAGGCTTCGCCGACGAGCTGAACATCAAGGGGAACACCAGTGGTGGAGCGGGTCTGCCCAACGGAGCCCTACCACCGGACTTCTGGACGAAGTATGTGGCGATGTGTAAGCGCCTTGGTGTGGACCCCAAGGTCCTCGCTGCCGTCATCAAGGGTGAGAGCGGCTTCAAGACCACGGCCGTGAACAAGCAGGGTAACCCCCCTGTGCCCGTGGCCAAGGGCCTCAACCAGTTGATGCTCGATCCCGCGAAGAGCATCGGCATGTCGGAAGAGGACTGGAAGAACTACGAGAACACCTCGGCCGACAACCAGCTCTATTGGGCCGAAAAGTTCTTCGCGAAGGGTGGCGTCAAGGGTATGACCGCCACGGAAGCCTACCTCCGTAATTTCGGGGGCTTCCAGAACTCCGGTAATCCCCCCGGGATCCTGTACGCCAGCGCGGCGTACCAGAAGAAGTACATCGAGGACCACCCGGGGTTCAAGTTCCCACGGGCGGACTTCCAAGACCTGGCTTACCAGCAGAACCCCGGCTTCGACGTACCCAAGAAGGACGCCACGGGCAAGGTCATCCAAGAGCCTATCGGAGCCATCAACGTCGACCAGGTGGCCGAGTACGCAAACAAACCCCTTCCTGACTGGATCACTGCCGGCATTGCGCAAGGTGAGGCGGCCTTGAAGGGCGGTGCCGACGGCACCCTCAACCCTGGTGCGGGCCCCACTGGCGGAGCAACGACGGGGGACTGGAAGCCGAGCGGGTCGGGTGACGCCAGCACGGCGAAGAAGACGATCGAGAAGACCTCCAACAAGGACCTGAACCTCACCGACCTCGGAACGAGCTTCCAGGCTGCGCAGGAGGCGATGATCAAGGCGACGCAGCGAGAGCTGGACAAGATGGCGAAGACGCCGCCTCTCCGTCTCCTGGTGAACCCCACGAGCTTCAAGGTGAGCGGGGAGAAGATCATCTCCGACGGCAACTATGGCCGTAACGGACCCATCATCGAGCACTGGGGCGAACAACAGGACAAGATCGAAGGGTCCGGCAAGCTCGCCGGCTTCTACGCAGTCAGCATGAGCACCGGCGGTGGGGGGCTCACCCGCACGGGCCGCAACATGTCGGACAGCTACCAGAACTTCCTGTCCCTCTACCTGCTCTACAAGAACAACGGGGGCGTGTGGCTGAACAACGAGGGCATCGTCGGGAAGACGGGCGCTCCCACGCTCTCTGTCGTGGGGTCGATCTACATCTACTACGACAACATCCTGTACATCGGGAGCTTCGACAATCTCAGCATCAACGAGGCCGACACGGGCCCGTTCACGCTGGAGTACTCGTTCTCGTTCACGGTCCGAGCGTGGTTCCTCCTCGACAACGTGAGCGATCCCGCCCTCACCTTCGGGGCGCCGCCCTTCGTGCCCCCCAACCCCATCCTCAACGAGTCCTCTTCCGCCATCCCCAAGACCGTCACCGATGTGGGGGCCGAGAAGGTTCCACCTCCTCCCCCTGAACTACCTGTGACCGCCACCGAAGTTGCTGTAGGGGTCTGAACCATGGCACGAGGACCGTTTCAGGGGACCTACCAGCCGAACGTCCGGCAGACCGTGGTGACGGCGCCCGACGCGATCGTCTACATCAACGGGGAAGTCGACATGATCGGCTGCCCGTCGTGCAGGCGGCGCTTCGACTTGAACAAGTACATCACGTCGGTTCAGGTAGACCTCTCCGTCGAGAGCGTCCCGGGCTCGGCCTCGATCTCGCTGTCGATCCCCCGCCACACGATCGACGACTTTTACTTCGAGGGCAACCCTGTCATCACGCCGATGATGGAGGTCGAGATCTACGCGAAGGGCTTCTACCTCGTCGAGGGTGTCCCGCAGTATTACCCCATATTCTGGGGGCTCGTCACCGAAGTGGGCGACGACTATTCAGGCGGGGAGCACTCGGTCTCGATCTCGTGCAGCGACATCCTCAAGTGGTGGGAGCTGTGCCGCATGAACATCAACCCTGCGTTCACGGCCCCGAGCGGGCAGCAGGGGCGATCGATCTTCGGCAACGTCTTCTTCGGCTCGAACCCCTACGACGTGATCTGGTCCCTGGCGCAGTCGTCGTTCGGCGACGCCATCATCGGCACGGGCTCTCTCGTGTCGCTCTACAAGGAAGCCGGGCAGCAGGCGACGTTCAACTCCGCCTTCTCGGACATCATGCTCTACTGGGAACAGCGGTTCCGGCGCGTACGCTCGAACCTGCTTCTCTACGGCGTCAACGGGATCGCCGTCCGTGGCGACTCCCTCTACGAGCCGTACCGCACGGGCGGGAAACCGAATGACCCTGGCCACTTCGCGTCCACGGCGGTGGCAAACGCCAACGGCGGCACGCAGGGCGGCCAAATGGTGTTCGACCCCTCAGATCCGCAGGTGACCGCGTTCCACACGGTCTTCTCACAGGCAGGGCAGGTCAACTTCTGGCAGAGCGAGTACCAGACCAAGCTGGAGCTGGCGAACTCAGCGAAGGAAGCGATCGGCTTCGAGTTCTACATGGACGTGGACGGCTCCATCGTTTTCAAGCCGCCCTTCTACAACCTCGACATCCTGTCGAACAAGCCGCTCTCGTGGATCCAAGACATCGACATCATCGAGTGGAACCTGTCGGTGTCCGAGGCCGAAGTCGTCACACAGCTCACGCTCCAAGGGTTCTTCGGCGGGAACGTCGACTATGGGTTCTCCGAGGAGTGCACCCCCTTCACGTCCGTCACCGACTACCACCTGCTGCGGAAGTACGGGTGGAGGCCCGAGAACTACAGCTCTGAGTTCATGGGCGACACCACGCTCATGTTCTACCACGGCCTGGACATCCTGGACCGGAAGAACTCGCGCAGGCATCGCGGCTCGGTGACCATCCCGTTCAGACCGGAGCTGCGTCTGGGGTTCCCCATCTACATCGCCCCGAAGGACCAGATCTGGTACATCACCGGCATCTCCCACAACATCGCGTTCGGCGGGCGCGCTACGACCACGCTGACCTTGACCGCGAAGCGGGAGAAGTTCCTGGCTCCCAAAGGGATCGGAACGCTCAAGTTCAAGGGTGTGTCCAGTGGGGCCGTCTCAAACCCCGGGAACGCGGCCTTCCCGTACAGCTCCCGCACCCTGTCCAACTACGGGTCGTACGACTTGCAGGTGGGGACAGCGGCGACGGTCCCACCTGTCACAGACATCGCCCCGGGGGCTGTGAACCCCTACGAACCCCTGATCATGCAGCACCCGAAGACGGGCCGCATTCTCGGGTACCCCAATGCGGTGATGGTCTACACGCGCCCGTTCAAGACGAGTCCCGATCAGTTGAAAAAGGACGCGGGTATCAAAACGACGCCCAATCCGAATTCAGCCGCATATGCGAAGAAAGAGGGTGAGAACTACGCCAAGAGGGTCGATGAGACGACCTCTAGTTTCATGACGGACAGCATCGACGAGCTTCGTGCGAAGCACTCGAACAACCGCTACCAGTACGGGCTCAACTCGGCGGGTGTGTACGTCTACGCCTACGAGAAAGAGAAGACCATCGGAGAGCTTGTGCTCCTCCCGGCGAAGAACGTCCATACGACGGACGCAACCGGAGCAGACACGAAAGTCTTCGAGGGATCGACGGGCATGATCCGTCCCGTCAGCGATGAGCGGGGGTTCGAGGTCATCGGCCACTTCCGATACGGGCGCGGGGTCGCTCTCCGTGACGGCCAACTCGTCTACAACTCAGGTGAGAGGAACAAGGCTGCCAACGTCGACGTGCAGCTCGCTCTCTCGGGGGGGTTGTTCGAGACTCTCCAGGCGCAGTCGCAAGGCATCACCGCCCTCATCTCCGCCTACGCCAACCCGGCTGATGCCCTGGCCCGGCTCCAACCGGAGGACCTCCAGACGGCCGGGGTGCAGAACCCAGACTCGAAGGATCCCGACCTTCGCATGGTCACCAGCAGCGTGAACTTCGTCGACTCGGCACCTCTTGGGTCACCAGAAGCTCAGGGTCTCCCCTCCAGTGTGGAGGCGTCCCAGCTCTCGAAGGCTCTCACGATCGCAGAACTGACGGTCAAGGACGGCAACACCATCGTCGACACCGACTGTGCGTGTATTCTTGGGCGCAGCGACCTGGCGTTCATCTCCACGGGCTACCAGGTGCAGGTACTCACCCCCGCGAGCCCGGCTCCCGCGCTCTACGACGGGAAGACGGTGGGGCTCGTTGGCGTGATCGCGGGCGACACGGCTACCGCCGCCGCACTGAACGAGGCGCGTGGGATTGGCGTGGGTCTCGGGGCCGCACCGAGTATCTCGGATGCAGTGCCCGTGACGGGCGCTCTTCTCTCTCCCTCCCGAGAGGAGGTCATCAAGCGTGTCGACCTCTTTCTCGTCAACCTCTACACGGCGCTCGATGGGCCCCACCAGGCGTTGGAGCAGCGTCTCCGTGACGGTGGGATCGCACTGACGCCCGGAGAGGTCGACGGTTCGACTGCGGACACGGGTACGCCCTACGGTGACCTCACCCCGCCCTTCTCGGAGCCTGATCGCTACGCACTCGGGGACACGAAGGCGACCCTCGGCAACGCCTCCACGGCGATCAAGGACATCGGCAACGCGTGGAGCAGCTTCGGGAGCAACCTCAAGAACAACGCCAAGAAGACGCAACTCTCGCAGGACATCGCCAACGAGCAGCAGGCTTTGCAGCGGTACAAGTCGGACAAAGCGCAACTCGAACAACAGGCGGCAAGTGGCACCACCATCGCCTACCCTAGCCTCCCGGACCAGATCGCCGCGCTCGACAAGAAGATCGCCAGCACGCAACAGGACATCGCCAACAAGCAGGCTGAGCTGTCTCAGCTCGGATGAGGTAGCACGTGATCCCCAAGAGCCCCGCCCCGCCTATCGGCCACGTCCCGGGCAAGGAGTTCGTCAGCTCGGGCGACGCCTTCGGGATGAAGGTGGGGCTGATCACGCGCGTCGACGAGATCAACCTCAAGGCTGACGTGAAGATCCTCACGGGAGGTGGGGACCGCTTCGAGATCGACCTCACGCAGGCGATGGCCGGACCCCGGAGCTTCTGGGGCGGCGTCCCCGAGGTCAACTCCCTCGTCATCATCGGCTACCGGCGCAAGCACAAGCAGCTCTACGAGGCGATGATCCTCGGGTACATCCCGGTGGGGAACCGAAGCGGCTTGCGCTTCGACCCGTTCTCACCGGAGAACCCCTCCGCCGTCGCCTCGTCCGACAAGGCCCTCTACGACGCCGTGTACGGCCCGATGATCCGCTACAAGCGGCTCAAGCTCCAGCCCGGAGACGTGGGCGGCATGTCGGCTTCCGGCGCGGAGCTGGCGTTGTCGAAAGACGTTCGCATGTGCAACCGCGCAGGCGACCTCATCGAGCTGCGCGACTCGGAGCGAACCCTCGTCATGCAGGCGACCCACAGGGTCGAGGCGGAAGCCGGCGTTCACCGTTGGTCCGGCCCTACTCGTCGAGGGGCGTTCTGGCTCCCGGGTGACATTTTCGGCAAGGACGGAGTGACGCTCAAGACCGAGGCCGATCGGTACTTCGGTCGAGACGACCTCCAGAACGCGGGCCCCGGCTCCCCCGGCTCCGCAACCAAGTTCGCCAACTCCTCCGGGAAGGTGCTCGACGCCTTCAACGACGCCAACGAGTTCCCGCCCGTCACGTACTCCAACGGGAAGCGCACGTTCTATACAGCCACCGAACCGGCCGTGAACTTCGAGGACCCGAAAGGGGCCGCCGACGCTTTCACGGAGCACCGGCTGGAGATGTACCACACGACCGACGCGTCCACGGACGTGCTCGGTGAGATCGACGGCTTCCAGATGGACCGTCGCGTCATCTTCATCGAGCAGGTGTTCGGCTCCATCGTAGGGAACGATGCCTTCTCGGGGATGGGGCAGAGGCAGTACGGCCGGCTCCTCAAGCCGAAGATCTTCGACGCATGGGGACAGCTCGGACCGGGCAAGTTCTCCATGGAGGAAGTGCCGCGCACGCCCCTGGAAGGCGACGACGAGTCGAAGTCCACGGCGGGCGCCTACCTCATGCGGATCCGCTCCCCCCTTGGCACGACCGAGGACGACTCGTTCGCAGTCGCCGTGTCGAAGCAGGGCAAGCTGTTCGTCAACCTCCCGGGCAGCCGCATCGAGAAGTACGCGGACGCAGCGAAGAACGTCTCCGCCGAGATCAACGCGGAGGGTGGCATCAAGGCCCGCATCGGCGCGTCTTCTCCGGACAACGTGTCGCTCAACCTGCGTCTCGACGGTGGCATCGTCGCAGACATCGGCTCGTCGTCGGCAGGGCAGGCGATCAAAGTCAAGTATCACTCGTCCTACTCGGCGGAGTACCTGGGGGTCCCGGACATCAACGATGTGGCCTACTCCATGTCCGTCACGGGCAACGGAGAGGTGCTGTGCTCGGCGGATTGGGTCGAGAACATCCTCGGAGCCAAGAGCACGACCGTCAACGGCGGCTACAACCTCATGGCCGACCGAATGCAGCTCAACGCGCAGTCGGGCATCACGTTCAACGCGGGGGAGTGGAACGCTCTCGTTTCCGGGAAGACGCAGGCCAACTACGCCCAACAGGTCCAGGAGACCATCGTTACGGGCGGGAAGCTCTCCACGATCCTGGCGGGGGGCTCGATTCAGACCGTCACGGCGGGTGCCTACGCGATCAACGTCCTTGGAGGCACCACCTCCATCACAAGCGCTGCGGGTGCCTACGCCGTTCAGGTCGGTGCAGGGGGCATCACGATGACGGCGACAGCCGGGGCCGTTGCCGTCTCCGCGGCGGCCGGAGCCATCTCGATGAACGCGGCGGCCGGAGCCATCTCTCTCGTCGCCGGGCTCGCGGTCAGCATTACCTCTCCGGTCCTGGTCTCCCTCGTCGCCCCGCAAGTGCTCTTGGGCGGGCCAACGGCTGTGCTCGGGGTTGCCCGGGGGACGCCGATGATGCCCCCCGGCTCTCCCTCGCTGGACTGGATTACCGGTTTGCCCTTGCAGGGGGCTGCCATGGTACGCTCAATCTGAGACATGAGTGCCTCTACACAGGCTACGAATGCCAATGACCGCCCGGAGGTGAACCTGCTTCGGAACGCGAGGGCGCGAGCCACAAGAGAGGGGCTCCCTTTCAATGTCACACTCGACGACATCCGAGCGTGTCTTCCTAACGATGGTCATTGCCCCATCACACGAGAAGCATTCGTACTAGGCCAAGGGAAGGCCCACCCCTACTCCATGTCTTTGGATCGTATCGATCCTGTCCTGGGGTACGTACAGGGAAACATCGCTGTTATCAGTCACCTTGCCAACACCCTCAAGAACAACTGCACAGATCCTCAAGTTTTCCGCCGTATCGCGGAGTACCTTGAAACCGCTCTTGGTTCCCCGGAGACGTACTGATGGCTCTCACACCCACCGGCGTCCGGGGTGCTCTTCTCTCGAACCTGGCTTCGACGGGACATCTCGGCGCAGCCGTTCCGAAGATGGCGCAGGGGCTCGCCAACGGGCTAGTGGCTTGGGTCGCCCTGGTCAAAGTCCAAACCGTTGACACCGGAACGGCAGGCGTAGGAGCGGGGGTGACCCCACTGGTTGTTGCGATGCCTGTTGTTCAGGCGGTCGTGCAAGCCGGTTTCCTCGCGCATGAGATCATCGGTCCCTTCGCACCGTCCACGGTTCTCGGGCTTTCGATCGGGCTTACACAGGCGTTCCTGCAAGGCCAGATCATGACGACCCACCCGAGCGTGGGGGTAGGAGCAGGCATCTGTACGTTTCGCGCACCGCCTGCATCTCCGTTCATCCAGACCGCACTTTCGGCTGCGGGGGTGAGCGGGCTAGGAACCGACAAGCTGGCTTTGGCGGTGGGGACCGCCCTCGACGCACTCTTTAGTGCTCTTGTATCACCCGTGGCTATAGCGGGACCACCTTCTCCGTCGCCCTCGGCAGGGGTGGGGTTCGGCCAGATCGTATGAAAGACGGGATCGCACATGGGCTACGCGCTGAAAGGCTACGTCCTCGAACGACCGCGGGTGGGTTCAGCGAACTCCCCGTTCACGGCTTCCCCGGACAACTACGTCTCGGATTCCGTCGCGTATGCCGCAGCCTACCCCACCGGCAGTGAGCCGAACCCCAGAGCCGACTACCTCGTCCTCGTACATCAGGACGGCAACCTGCCCACGGCCTCGTTCGACTGGACGAAGAACGAAGGCGCCGTTGTAGGCGGTGCACAGATCGGCTTCCAGCGCTTCGACTACGAAGGGCGTGAGCAGCGCTTCAAGCTGCTTCCTGGAGGTCCTCCGAGCACGGCGGCGGCCCCTCTCGGGCCCAACTCGAACACGACCCGCCTGACGGCCCCGAAGCCGGCGCTCTCCAACCTGACCCTGTTCCCCATGCGCATCGCTGTGGGATCGGTGGGCAGCGGGACGACGTTCACCATCGCTCTCGTCCCGAACGATGGGGCGTTCAGCGCGCCGTCCGCAGGAACCGTCCAGCTCTCCCTTACCACGGGGAACCTGAACTGGAACACCACGGACCTGACGACCTACTCCGGGCAGATCGTCAGGTTCCAGCAGCAGGGGTTCTTCTCGTTCACGGACTCGAATGGCCACCTCGGAGTCCCGCCGGCTACACTGGTTCTGAACCCCCTCCCCGCGACGGGGCAGTTCCCCGTGGTTCGGATCGGCTACGGGCTCCCCCTCACGCCGATCCAAGTCCCGAATGAGGGGGCTTTCTCTCTGAGCCCCGCTGCGGGTACGTTCGAGTGGGCTCTCACCACGGGGCGTATCAACCTCAGCCCCGTGGACGTCGCCGCGAACCTCGGCAAGGCCGTCTACTACGACGGGGTGGTGCTTGGGCGCGCACTGACGTTGCCGTCCTCGACCCTCGGTTCGATGCCGGCGGGGTACACGTCCCTGTCGATCGCAGCTCTTCCTCCGGATGGAGGGGATCTCGTCTTCCGTGCGGGGACCGTGCAGTTCCCACAGTTCGAGATGGTGACGTCCTTCGCGGATTCTGTGGGCAAGGCTGGCGTCGTCCAGGTGCTTCGAGTGGGCTTGGGCGGAGAAGCCCGGTTCTCCCTGGCAGACCGCACGTCCTACGCGGGTCAGACGGTCACCCTCACGACGGGCGACCTCCCCGTCGACCACGGTATCTCGCTCCGTCTCTTCCGGAACCCGGTCAACCTCGGTGCGGGCGATCCCTCACTGAAAGACGTGACGGCTCTGTACCCGGTGACAGACGCCACGTTCGCGGACCCTGTGATCGGCGCTCCGCAGGTGTTCCTCCCCTCCCTACCTGTCGACTCCCTCCCGCTCACCGTTCGAGTCGAGCAAGGTACAGGTTCCTTCACGGGGGCCCTCCCTCGCCTGGACGTAGCCTCTCCGCCTGCGGGTCTCGGCTACGTACTCGACCTCGATCAGCGTCTTCTCCAGTACGCGCAGCGCAAGAACCAGGCTCTCATCCCGACCTTGCAGCCCGTCGGGGGCGTCATGCTGCCGGACCCGCTGGTCCTCGCGTCCAACGTCGTGTTGGAGCTGGAGACGGGCACAGGGACCGGCATCTACATGCCCCTGACTGTCGGGGTGGACGCACTCTTCGACAACACGTCGGGGGCGGTGTCCTTCACCTCCACGCAAGGCACTCTCGTCACGAGCGGGACCGGAGGAAGCACCGCCTCCACGACGTTCACGGATCCGGCGAAGAACTTCGCGCTGGCAGGAGTCGCGGTGGGTGACTCCTTGCTTGTGCCGTCGGGGGCGGCGGCAGGGATCTACCTGATCACCGCCGTTGGGACCACGACCCTCACCCTCGATGCAGCGGCGCCCACGGCGGCGTCCGTGAGCTACGAGGTGCGCCACGGCCGGGAGATCGTCGCCGACCGTTTCTTCTCTCCTCTGGTTCTCGCCGATCCGCAGACGATCATCGAGCGTGTGCGGGCGCTCGGGGCTGTGTCGAACGCACCTCGTCTGACCGTGATGCTCGCGCAGGTGGGACACGTTCGCTTCCGGTTCGGGGCGACCACGATGTCCACGTTGGTCACCGTCGTACCGAACGATGGGTACTTCTCCCCTCCGACCAGCATTCCGAGCGGTGTCGTACAGGTGAGCGCAGCGACCGGAAACCTGAACTTCTCCGAGCTGAACCTGGGAGAGACGGTCTACGGCGTCTTCCAGCTCCAGCAGTCCAAGGACTACCGACTGACGCCCCCCTTGGGCCTCATCGACTACACGGAGCGGGCGCTCACGGATGACGAAGGGTACCTGACGTACCTCCCGGCATCCGGCTCCGCCCCCGTGACGGAGCCGGCCACCTTCCTTGTGCGGAAGGAAGTCACGCAGCCCCACACGACACCGACGTCCATCCTGCACTTCAACCCCACGGGGAAACACGTAGCGTCACAGCCCGCACCCGCGGTCTACCGAGGTGGTCGACCGCAGACGCTCAACGTCCAGTGCGTCGTGGACACGACCGCGGGGACGATCCGGTTCCTCCCGGACAACCAGGTCACGGACGCACTGCCTCACGGGGCGATCGTCGCGCCCACGGAACGCGTCTACATCGACTACTACGTCACGCAAGCCTTCGGAGGGGAGAAGACCACGACGGTCCTTCAGCCCCCCATGACGGTCGCGCAGTTCATCGCCAGCGCGGGGGACACCGGGTTCCTCCTTAGCGGAGATTGGACGGCAACGTTCCGGCCGGACCTGCTCTTCCGCATCGAGAAAGAGCAGGTCTACCTCATCTCCGCGGCGACGTACGACACCACGTCCAACGTCACGACGGTGCAGCTCGCCGCGGGACAGTCCTTCCGTGACGACGTGACGAACCCGAACGTCTTCCTCGCGTCAGGCCCCACGCCCACATCGAGCACACCGGCGCGCCCGTCGTACTTCGTGCTGGAAGCTGCAAACTGGAACGCTGCGCCGAGGGGTACGCAGTCCATCGTGTTGGTCGGGGACCGTACCGCTACGTACCCCGCAGGCACGGTGGTCTACTTCCAGAACGCCACGGGGCTCAACGAGTTCTACCAGGTCACGGGTTCGACTTACGACAAGGCTGCGGGGGCCACCACCGTCCTCGTGGCAGAGAACTTCTCGAAGCAGTACGCGCCGGGCACGGGAGGCGCCCTTCTGTACCGGTCCGTGCGTCCGGTCTTGGAAGCGAGCACGTCGGCCGTCTCCACGAGTCTGACCCCCATCCTCACGCAGCCGTACACGGTCTACCGACGCGTGATGGGTCAGCCGGGTTCGATCCTCACGTCCCCCGCGGACTACGCGATCAACGACTCAGGGCGGATCACCTTCGCTTCCGCGCTTCTCCCCAACGAGGAGTTCGGCATCCTCTACACGGGTCACCGTAGCGTGGGCCCGGGTCCGCGAGTGCGTGCCTCATACACCTCGATCATCGTACCCACGGCCTCGAACGGTCTGCTCGGTCAGGTCCTCAAGTCCGACTACACGATCGATTCCCCGGACTCGTTCTACTACCGCGTCGAGACGTTCACGAACTTCAAGGGGGAGCTGGCGCAGCAGTACGAAGACGACGCGAAGTCGGCCGTCCCCTCGAATGGGCCCAACACTTCGAACGCGGGACAGACGAAGCTCTCGGATCAGGGACGCCCCTCCGTGTTCTTCGCAGAGGGCCATCTCGCGAACGAGGACATCGTTGCCCGCTCCACCCTCGTCTTCTACAACGACGGGATCAACTACCTGGAGGATGTCCTCCAGAACCTCGACGGCCGTGTGGTTGGGCACCGAAGCGGGCGCTTCCGCTTTGACGGGCTGACCACCAACGCGCCCGTCACGACCATGCAGGCGGCGACCAACCAGATCGACGATCAGATCAAGGTCTCCGACGCCCCCTACCAGGTCTCGTTCACGTTCCCGACCTTCACGCTCGTCTCCGTCGGAACGTACCAGGCTCTCTACCTGCCTTCGGCTGTGAGCCGGTTCTTCCCCACATTCCGGCACTCGTTCGGGGTAGCGGCCGCTGGAGTGGCCACGGGGGATGCCATCCTCGACACGGGGGCGAAGAACCTCACGTCTGTGGAGAACGTGAGGACCCGGCCTGCCTTCGCGCGGGTGACCCAGCCGGCAGTCGTAGGGGCCACGACCCTTACCGTAGATGCCGCGCAGGGTTCGGCCACGACCATCCGCCCCCCGTTCCTCACGGGGATGAAGTGTGTCGTCCAGCTATCAAACGGGACGTTCCTCGTTCCGGATGGGTCGCCCATCGTGGTCTCGGCCACGTCTCCGACCAGCATCGCCTTCGCCCCCGGTCTGCCGGTTGCGGTCCCTGCGGGGGCAACCATCTACCGCGCCCCGAGTGATGACTCGAACGCGAGCGGTTCCCCGCAGCCGGGGGTCAACGAGAACGTGCACTACCCGCCCGCGAGCTACGGGTTTGCCCCCGCTCAAGGGCAGCTCACCTACGTGAAGGCCATGCCGCCCCTCGACGGCTCGGCCTCCCCCGTCCCCGTCCCGAACGCGCTGGTGACGAAGCAGATCCCGGCGGGGCAAGCCCTGTCTGCCGACGTGTACCACAACGCAACGTCGACGACGCCAGCACGGTTCCCGGCGCTCGATGGCGGGACGGTGGACGACGACGGAGAGGTGACCCTCCCCCTGGTCGGGCCCTCGTTCGCCGCGGAGCTGACCTCGGTGGGAGGCGGGCTCTTGGCAAACGAGATCCAGCTCATCCAGTCCCCGAGCGGTACGCTGCGCACCGCAACGACCGCGCCTTTCGTGGGGACCGGAAACCTGGACGCACTGAAGACGACGATCACCCTCACGGCCGGAACCTTCCCCTCGCCGGTCCCGGTTGCCCACGACCTCGTGCGCATCACCTCCGGGGTCAACGGCACCACCTCGTACCGACGCGTGGTCACGGCTACGGCGAACAGCGTCACGGTGGACACGGCTTTCGCCTCCGTGGACACAGGTTTCACGTTCGTGGTGGGGGTGTCGGCCGCCCTCATAACGGGGGCGGCCGCGATCGCTGGGACCACACTCACGGACCTCTTCGCCGACTTCGTGGCGGCGGGGGTTCAGCCGGGGCACACGGTGGTCCTGACGACGGGTGTGTCGACCGGAGAGCGTCGTCAGGTGCTCACGGTGGACTCCACCACGCAGCTCACGCTGGCTTCGACGGCTTCCTCCGGCGCCTACCGGGTGACGAACTCGCTCATCGCCTTTGGGGGTGCACCGACCTCGCTCTTGGAAGGGTCCCTCGTACCTGATCTTCAAGGCGAAGTCGTCGCTCTTGGCAACGAGCGCACTGCCATCGAAGCGTACCTGAACCTCGTGTTCACGGACATCGTTACGCCTTCGACAGCATCGGCCTCCGCGACGACTCTGACGGACCCCTCTGCCACTTTCGTGTCGAGCGGGGTGACCACGAACGATCTCGTGTTCATCCGAACCGGGTCCGCTGCGGGCATCTACCAGGTCGCATCGGTGGTCTCGGATACCTCCATCACTGTGGCGTCCGCGTTCCCGACGCCCGATCTTGCCGCAGGCTATCGAGTCGTGAGCTTCTCTGGAGTGGGATTCCAGACACTTACGTACCTCGTGGCTATCCTCCTGCAAGCGGACGCGTTCCTGGTTCTCACGCAGTCGTTCCTCACGCTCGTCACAACGCCTGTCTCCGTTGTGAAGCCGGGTCCGGTGGTCGACCCTCTCGCCTTTGCTCGGGCCACGCTCACAACGGACCTGAACACGCGATACACGCAGGCCACGACCCGTCAGACGTACATCAACAACCCGTCCAGCGGCCCCGTCGCTCTCATCACCAACGCGCTCTCGGGCACCGAGAGGCTCTACGACAAGAGGTTCACGTGGATCGACGCGAGGATCAACCTGGGGACGGGCATCCTGGTCAAGCAGACCCGAGCCGTGGCGGATCGGATCCAAGCGCAACAGGACGTAGTGAATCAGCTCACGAAGCTGCTGGCGGTGTCTCCGTGACCCCCGAAGAGAAGCCTGTGGAGGGCGAGGCCCCGCCTTGCCCCGAAGAGGAGAAACCCGGCGTCGAGTGGAAGTACAAGACCGAATTCGCCATCCACGGGAAGATGCGTGAGGTCATTCACCTCGCGATCAGTGCCACCGAGAGTGAGCTAGCGACGCTTCGACGGAAGCTGGCCAAGGCGCAGTACGGGGGTTGAAGTGGCTGACGAAGGCACCTCACACCTGACAGCGGTTGCAACCGTCACGATCCCCATCACGGCCAACCTGGCCGCCGGGGCCGAGCTGACTACGCCCGGTCTCGGGCCCGTGGCTCTCGATGCGGGGGCTACGGTCAGCGCGGAGTTGACGTACGCCTCAGGTGTGCGTGTCACTGCCGCCATCCCGGCAGGGGCGATCACTACAACCTCGCCTACGGCAACGCCGGCCACCACGACCCCGGCTACCCCGTCCTCCTCGGGCGCGTTCGACGGTGCCTGGCACAACTTCTCGTTCCAGATCCCCGGGAAGGACCTCACCGAGAAGGCTCGCAGCGCCCTCGAAACGTTGATGACCTACCTGGAGGTCGTCAAAGCCGTTCTGGAGACGGTCAAGACCTTCCTCGTCGACTTCGGCAACCCGATCAAGGCTCTCGTCGACGCGCTCGTCAAGCTGATCCTCCAGCTCTTCGAGCTGCTCAAGCGAACGGGCGTCTACGCCTTCAACGACTACCCAAACCCCTTCTCGGACCCAAACTTCAAAAAGAGTTACGGAGGATACAAGGCGTTCACGACCCGCTTCAAGTCGTCGCTCTACGACGAGCGGGACCAGAACCGCCCGCAGCCCGTCGCCGGGGCCACGAAAAGCGGGTTCGTGATGATCGTCGTCGATGCAAGCACCTCTCTCCAGCTCCTCAGGCTGGCGAGGCAGCTACTCCGCTTCTTCGGGAAGGACCTCACGGCACCGCACTACCAGGCGCCGTCCAACGTCAAGGTCCTGCCCGTCGGAGCCAAGGGAGATCCCATCCTCTCCGTGGTCAAGGCGTTCGGCACGCAGCCCGAAGCGATCGCCATCGAGTGGTCTCTGCCGACGAACCAGCAGTCACCGGACCCCGGGTTCTCGGACCTCGTGACGAGCGTGGGGACCGAGTTCATCCCGCCGAAGTTCCTCATCGAGCGGTCGGACTTCCCGGTCACACCCGAGATCGACATGTCGGAGGTCGACAACCCACACGCCGTGGGGGTTGTCACGACGACATATGAGACCGACTTCGAGCTGCGCGGGAAACCCGGTCAGAGGATGAAGCGCAAAGAGCGCGTGACCGACGAGTACGGAGATCCCTTCGTCAAGTTTCAGAAGTACACGGTCATCGACGCGACGCATGCAACGGGCACCTTCTTGCTCGGGCAGCTCGGGAAGTTCCGGTACATCGACAACGAGGTCGAGTTCGGCCAGACCTACTACTACCGAGTGCGAGCGTTCAGCGGCGACCTTGCGGTCGCCTCGGACAAGAGCATCGACTTCAAGATCCCGGAGCGAAAGGACCCCATCACCAACACATGGGTTCTTTCGTGGCCTGCCCTCGGCACTTCCGACCCCCCTGTCATGGGCCGAGCTTCGGGTACAGCACGTGTTCGCCTCGTGAAGCTCCCGTCGAACTTCGATGTGGTCGGGAACCTGACGAACATCTTCCAGGCGGCGTTCTCGCTCAACTTCCACCAACCCGTTGCCTCGGACGCCAAGTTTGATAGCGCGGGGGTCCCCGTTGCCCCGACGCTGAACAGCGAGGTCGGCAAGGGGTCCCTCGTGCGGCAGGGCGGCGTTCTCTCGCAGCTCGTCAACATCCCCCTCATTGGCCCTCTGGCTGCTGGTGTGGCGGATCCTGGGGGTTTCAAGAACGACTACGTGATCGACGAGGCCACCGGCAAGTACCCGGAGATGCCGTGGCAGAACAAGCAGGTGCGCCGCTTGTCGGCCCGACTTGCCACCACGGTCGCGAGCGCTCTGCTTCAAGCGGGTAGTGGTACCATCGAGCAATTCCGCACCCTGATGCAGACGCCACCCCTGCCCAAGGGGGCGCCCGCGGACGCTCCGACGCTACCTGCGGGGACGAACACCCTGGAGAAGCTCATTGCAGCGATCGTCAAGGTAGACGCGGACGGCAACACCGACCGCAACACGGTCGTGCTGTACAGCGACATCTTCGCCGACGTAGCGACGCGCCAGAACATCCTCCAGGCCGTCAACCTCATCCAGACGTTCACGCTCAAGGGGACGCCGCCGGACTGGATCCAGGTCAGCATCCTGCGCGACATCATCCCGTGGAGCGGGCAGTTCCTCTACGACCTCTCCGCCAAGATCAATGCCCTGCTCGATGCCTACCGCGGCACGATGGACGAGATCAAGGACTTCATCAACCTGATCGAACGCAAGATCGACACCCTGGAGCGCTTCCTCCAGTACCTCATCTCGCTCCTCGACTTCATCACGAGCCTGTCCGTGGGCGCGTACTTCCTTAGCCTCCCGGAGACCGGAGGGGACATCCAGGACTGGATCCAGGCGATCGACACCGCCGGAGGCACACCTCCCACCAGCGGCCCGAACGGCTACACGGCGGGGACGGTCTTCGCGTACCTCGGCCCGGACGTGGGGCCCTACGTGACCGCCTTCAACGCGATATTCTGAGGAACCTCTTAATCGCCCGCTCTAGCAGGAGACCCAGGTGGCGTTCGACTTTCTCGGTACATTCACGCAGGGCCAGTTCGATCGCTTCGCGGCGTTCGTCCGAGGGCAGCTTGCGACCGTACCGGCCCGAATCGACCACCTCTCCGCAGAGCTGGAACGTGTCGGGGTCTTGGCCTTCGCCTACAACAGCGACGGGACACCGAAGAGGTTCACGGCCGACCCCGTGGACTCCTACCTGGGCAAGCTCCTGGCGGTCTACGAGATCCTAGGGGGAGACGCGTACTACGACTTGAACCTCCGCAGTGCAGGGCAGCCTGTATTCTTGCTCAAGGGGGACGAGACCGGTAGCCCGCAGACCTTCTCGAACGGGGATGTCATGGGGTCTCCGGGGCTTGGTGACGCCCCTTCCGCACGACTCATCGGGCAGGCCCGTGCCCCGTTCTTGGATACGCTGGACTACCGAAAGGAGTACCTGGAGCGGAAGATCCGTCGTCTGCTCGACTACTCCGACCAGCTCCAGCAAGAGATCGCCGTCCTCAAGGTGATCAACCAGAGTGCTACCACGACAGGCTCCCTCGAAGGGCTGTTCGTGCAGATCCAGAACCTCATCGCCGACAAGTCCTACCGCGCGATCACGACGTCGACGGACCCCTTCGGAAAGAAGGCTTACGCCCCCTACGCCCCCTACGATCCCGAAGGCAAGGGAGCTACGGCTGCGAGCATCGAGCGTACGTTCGAGGAGGGTATCGTCAGCCCCGGGTCAAAGGGAGGGACGGCGGTATGAGCTACGACCGGCAAATCGACCAGACTTGCACGCACGGGGTGCTGCAAGAGGCTCTCTACTTCGCGGACGACCGACAGACGGTGGCCCCGATCCGGCCGATCGCGAACGCTCTCTCCGTCAAGGTGCGGCTGAACGGGGTTATCGACGTGCCCTCAGCCGGTGCTCGTATCTCTGCCACGCTCACCGGGACACGAGACGCGCCCTTCAACATCAAGACGGGGGCGAACAACGTCTTCCGTATTCAGGTGGGGACAGGCGCCGTTCAGACCGTGGTTCTTCCGGCTTCACACAAGATGCCGTTGGACCAGATGGTCTTGCTCCTCAACCAGGGAGTGGCGGGCGTCACGTTCTCGGCCGCAGGGTCGCGTGTGAAAATGACCTCCGCGGACGAAGGTAAGGGAGCTACCGTCTTTCTTTCCGCTGGGAGCACGCTCAACCAGACCATTGGGTTCCCCCTGAACCGTCAGGTGCGAGGCGTCAACGTGGCGCCCGGGTGGACGCTCATCAGCGACCCCCGCACGCTCGCAGACCGCCCACGACGCCTCATCGTCTTCGACGAGCCAGTCCACGGCTTCAACGACTACGTGGAGATCAACTACACGACGGAGCGCAACGAGTGCCGTCGGTGCGGGGGCACGGGCACCGAGAACGACTGGCGCTACGCAGTCAACGGTGAAGTGGTCCAGGTCGTGGACGAGGCGCTCCTGATCCAGGAGATCCAGAAGCTCTTCTATACGGTGTTGGGGTCCAACCAATTTCACGACTGGTACGGGACGAACCTCCTCGACACGGTGGGCAAGAAACTCACACCGAACAACTTCATCCAGAACCTCATCGTGTCGGATATCTACCAGGCGTTCCGACGCTGGCAGAGCGTCAAGCACCAGCAGGAGACGAGTGCCGGGCAGTACGTGTCCGACCGTGAGTACCCCTTCGCCCTCACTGCGGTGAACCTCCAACAGAGCACGAAGGACCCTACCGTCGTGTTCGTTAAAGTGGTTGTGCAAAACCGTTCTGGGGATCCCATCCAATTGGATCGGGGCTTGAGGCTTCCGACACCACTTTCTCTCGTTGACCCAACGGCCGCACAAGGGCAGATCCGCCAATCACTCAACGACTATGTGCTCACCGGGTAACATGCATGCGAACCCCTCTCGAAAGTGCCTACGCAGCGTTCAACACCAATGAGCCCATCAAAAAGGTGGCCGCTCGGCTAGGTGTAGGGTTCCGCACGGTTCGGGTGTGGTGGATCCAAAGGTATGGCGAGAAGTCGGTGGCTTCACGCACTGCTAGGGTAAAGGCAGCGGCAGCAACCAGAACCGGAATCTCACGGAGGATTACACCTGTTTTCGGGGAGAAAGCCTGCACGAAGTGTGGGGCCTCAAAGAAGCTAAAGGAATACCCAAAGAAGTCTTCCGGATCTGGGAGATCCTCGTGGTGTCTGGTTTGTTGTAGGACCTACCGAAAAGAGCAAGGGTACAAACGCGCAGCTCTTTCCGAACGGAGGAGATGGATCGACTCCCTTAAGGATCGCCCGTGCGCTGACTGTCAACAAACCTTCCCTCCTGTGGTCATGGACTTTGACCACGTGCGCGGAGACAAGGTGGCATCTATCAGCCTGATGTTGGGTTGGCGGAAGGACAGAATCTTGGCGGAAGTCGCCAAGTGCGACGTAGTGTGCGCCAACTGCCACCGAATTCGTACACACTTGCACAGGAAGGTAGCCTGAGATGGCATCGGCTCCTCAGATCGCACTCAGGGACGGAACCGGGTTCACTACGAACCTGGTGTTCACCACGAACCAGGAGGCTGTGGTTCTGACCGGTACGGTCGGAGTAGACACGGCTGCGATCCAGGTGTCGATCAACGGGGCTGCCTTCGTTTCGGATCCGACACTCGTTCTTCTGGACCTGCTGACGTTCACGATCCCGAACCCGGCCTCCTACCCGTCAGGGCTGCTCCTCGACTTCGGCGTCAACACCATCGCCATCCGAACGATCGACATCGTGGGGGGCGTGAGCGCCACATCCACGGCCGTGATCACGAGAGTCAGCATCCTCTCAGACACGGGTGCTACGATCCCTACGGGCGTGAGCGTGCGTCGCCGCCGGGACACGGTGGACATCCTCGCGGCCGTGCCCGTACCCACGGTGTCCTTCCTCGGCAACGTCGCAACGGTCATCCCCCTGACCCTGGACTTCTTGGGGTTCAACTTCTACGCCTCATCGTCACCCGGTGGCTCGACCGGGTACTTCAAGGTCAATGAGAGGCCCGTGCTCTCCACGACCTTGTTCAGCGAGACAGTCTTCACGACCTTCTCGGATCAGACCTCGTGGACGGACCCGACCTACACCTACGTGCGCGTCAAGGTGACGGAGGAGGACGCGTTCAACAACGTCCTCAACGAGCGTCTCAACAGGGTCTACCTGACGAGTTCGTTCACCGACAACCTCCGGTTCTCCAGCACCCTGGAGAACTACCGGCTCGACCAGTACGTGTACTTCCGCCACAACCGCGCGGGTGGTGCAGGGATCACGAACTCCGACCAGTTCACGGGCGTGGACGACACGCAGCCCCTCTACTACGTCGTCACCGGCGTCTACTACGACAAGACGAACAACAAGGAGATCGAGACCTCCTACTCGCAGGAAGTCCTCGGTGCCCCTCTCGTCATCGACACCACGATCCGGGACCTGCCCGGACGCACGCAGTTTCAGGTCACGCTCGACTACCTGACGCAGGTGCAGCAGGTCAACAGCAGTATCGCGCTCATCCCTGGGTCCACGACCCGTGATGTGTCGATCGACCCCTTCGCCTCAGAGGCCGAGCGCATCTGGTTCATCGTCGACTTCGTGCACCGCTCGCAGAGCTTCTTGACGCTGATCCAGGTTGACGACGTGAACGGCACGGGTGTGTCGGATGCCGTCGCCAGCAGCGCCTACAAGCAGGCCCTTAAGGCAGCTCTCGGCCTCCCTGACGATGCCTCGGTGCAGAACCTCATCGATCAGCAGTTCGACAAGCTCGCGGCCAACGAGAACAAGAAGCGCCTCCCCGGTCGCCCCGCCGTGGGTCAGGCAGTGGTTTACACGAACGCCAAGCCCACGCAGGACATCGTAGTGCCGGCGGGGTCGTTCGTGTCGACCGACTCGGACCCCACGAACAACCTGTCCTCCGTTCGCTTCCGCATCGGTGGTTCGTACACGCTGCCCGCTGCGAACGCATCGGCCTTCTACAACTTCGACACCAAACGCTACGAGCTGATCGTAGACATCGTGGCCGAGAACACTGGCTCCACGGGGAACCGATCCGCAGGGACCATCAAGAACATCACCGGGGTCTCCGGGGTGTCGGTCACGAACACGGAGTCGACGGTCTTCGGCACGGACCGAGAGTCGAACGCAGACCTCGCGACGCGCGCACAGCTCGCCTACTCCTCTGTCGACACGGGTACGGAAGGCGGCTACGCAGCCACCGCAGCCGAGGAAATCGGCATCATCAAGGCCAAGGTCGTCAAGAGCGGCGACCCCCTCATGATGCGGGACTACGACCCCGTTCGAGGCAAGCATATTGGGGGCAAAGTCGACATCTGGGTGCAGGGCCTCCGAGAGCGCCAGGTCTCGGACACCTTCGCGTTCACCTTCGAGATCGCACGTGACATCCAGTGTGCGATCATCGACCTGACCAACCTCGTCTTCCGCGTCCTCGACTCACGCGTCACGCCCACGACCCCCATCGTCGAGGTCCTCAACAACCCCGCGCAGGGTCTTGGGGTCCGCAACGCCACGACGGGTCTCACGTACGACCTCACGGGCGTGACGATCCTCGACTATCAGACGTTCAAGATCAACACCGCGATCGCGCAGCCGGTCACCCACATCGATGACGTGATCATCGCGGACTACCGCTTCCGCGTCATCAACCAGTTCCGGTTCACGCTCCAGCCGGTCCGCCGTGTCGTCTCTGTCGTCGGGGAGGTCTCCGGGCCGCTCGACACCACGCTCGGCTATGACCTCTACAAGACAGACGACCCTCTTCTCACGGGTGAAAGCACGATCGCTCAGGACTACCTCTCGATCAACCAGGTCAGCGGCGTCCCGAGCGGGAACACCCTCACCGTCAACGACGAAGCCCACGTCCTTGTAGGGTTCGTGCAGGAGCCCCTTCTCTCGATCGGCATCAACACCGAGACGATTCGCGTCTTCAACCAGGCGCGCACGATCGAGTACTCAGGGCCGAGCGCCGTCAGCCCGGACTTCGACATCATCGTCGGTACAGCAACGACCCCCGTGAAGATCGTGCGCACCGCAGCGTCCACCATCTCGAACGGGCAGCAGGTCTCGGTCGACTACGTGCACGACGAGAACTTCACGGTCACATACGTCGTCAACGACCTCCTCCTGGAGTTGCAACAGACGGTCAACGTCCGTCGACACGTGACGGCAGATGTCCTCGTGAAGCAGGCGGTCGAGAACCCCATCGACATCGAGACGACCATCCAGCTCCTCAAGGGGTCGACTAAGGACAAGGTGGACCCGGCCGTTCGTACGGGGCTGAGCAACGAGCTGGACAGCAAGACGATCGGCCAGGGGATCGCGCAGTCGGACATCATCAGGGTGATCGACTCGACGACAGGCGTGGACTACTCCCCTGTGCCGTACGCCAAGACGGCCTACGCCAACGGATCGCGCAAGCTACGGGAGTCGATCCTCTCCACCTACTTGGCCCTCCCGACCCTCGCGATCGGAGCCAACGTCGCGTACATCCTGACGAACCCCCTCCAGTACCCGACCACGGACGGGGGCGGGACGAAGACTCAGCATAAGGGGGTCTTCCAGGATGACGTGAGCATGGCGCTCGCCTCGACGCTCTCCCAGGTGGCCTTCGCACCGAAGCAGGCGTTCATCATCGGTGCGACGGGTGCCGTGATCGCAGGATACACGGACGACGCGACGCTGATCGCGGCGGGGTACACGACCCCGGAGACCCGAGCCGCTGCTCTTCTCCAGCGGACCGCAAACCACATCATCGTCTCCATGTCGGGTGCGGGGCTTCCCCCGGACAACCCCGGGAACCACGCGTACGCAGCTAGCTACGTCATCAACGGGGACAAGGGCGCCCACGACATCTCTGCGGCGATGGTCGAGTTCATCACCCTGGGTGACTTCACGATCACTTACAGGTCGGCAACGTGACGGGGAGGGTCTGAATGGCGCGGTTTCAGAACGATCCGAACCGGCTCAACTATACGATCGAACAGTCGGGCAAGGAGTACAACCTCCGTCTGCTCGGTCGCGCCCAGTCGATCCTCTCGACCCTCCTCGGGCTCCTCCCGTCCAACTACATCTCGACGATCCAAGGCCCGAACTACACGAACGAGCTGAAAGCTGTTGCCGTAGAGCTGGCCCGCATCGAGCTGTCCCTGGAGGACGTGGGCCGAGACCGGTCCTTCCCCACGACCCGCAGCGACTTCCTCTACTCCATCGTCGGCTACCTCTTGCTTCTGAACGGCAAGCTCCCTCCGCTCGCCTTCGATGACGTGGAGTTCCGCAACTTCCTGCTCGCCCTAGTCGGCATCTACTTCCAAGGGTCGGTCCCGAAGTCCATGTCGGACGCGGTGGCGCTCTTCTTCAAGAACGACGCGATCCAGGTCACCGAGAACTTTCTGCTCGTTCGGGCTGGCGCCAGTGGGTACGACATCTCCGACCAGTTCGGCTTCCAGGTGGACGTGCTGACTGGCGGGGCCTTCCCGACGGACGTTTTCGCCCTCGACTCGGCGACCCGCATCCTACTGGACATCATCCGGCCCGCCCACACGCTCTTCCGGATCCGGTACATCTTCACCGACCGGTACAAGCCGAACGACACCTTCGGGAAGGTCCTCGACTCGATGCGGTGGCACCTGTCAGCCTACTGGTACGACGACTTTCGCTCGTACTGGGCTGGCATCCGGGACCGCAACCGTCTCGGCGCGAAGAAGAGCCAGGCCGTCACGGGAGAGCCGCACGGCTCCGATTTCTGAACGTTAGGGCGTGGGGGCCGCTGGTTTTCTTATCCCCCGGGGAGGGGGAGGACCCGCCCACATGCTCAACGAGACCACCCTTGTCCGCCGCGCCAAGGCTCGGATCACCCATCAGCGTCCGGTCGACTACGACGAACGCACGGGGATCTACACCTACAGGACGATCGACGAGTGTGAGGGGCTCAACATCCTCACCGATGCGGGCAGGGTCACCCTCCACACGTACCTCTACGGTTCGGCGGGACAGCGCGCCTCCCTTGGTGGGGGCCTGAACTACATCGCGCTCTCCAACGACCCTGCGGCCCCTGCGGCCGGAGACCTAACACTTCCAGGAGAGCTGTCTGGCAACGGACTCTCCCGAGCCCTTAGCACGGTCACGTTGCCCACGGGGTCCGGCAACCAGACGATCCTCCAGTACGTCTTCACGTACACGGGCCTCGTCTCACAGGGCATCCAGAAGACGGCTCTCTTCGATGCGCCGGTCGCGGGCAACATGGCGCATGAGATCCCCTTCCCCCAGCGCACGCTCTTCACGAACGACACCCTCACGATTCAATATTCCGTACAGGTGGGGTAGACCCTTGCTCCACGGCTTTATCTACGGTCTCTACGACCCCGACAGCGGAGAGCTGCGGTACATTGGGCAAACGACGAAGAACCCAGTGGAGCTTCGCCTCAAGGCCCACCTGTGCCCTTCGAGCCTCCGTCGCCACTCCTACTTGGCTCGCTGGCTCAAGGGGGTAGTGGGACGAGGGGGTCGGCCCATCATCCAGTCTCTTGCGTGTGCCACTTCGCAAGAGGATTTGGATGTAGCTGAGATCGAGATGATCACACAGGCTCGACATGACGGGGTGCGCCTTGTGAACTTGTCTGACGGGGGTGGTGGGAGGGCAGGGTTCCACCCCTCAAAGGCATCCGTAGAAAAGACTGCGGCTGCTCAGCGAGGTGTACCCAAACCAAAGCACACGCCGGAGTGGTGTGCGATGATGTCCCAGCTTATGAAGGGTCGGAATCCGAACCCTTCGGAACACTACGAACGGCTCGCAGCCGCAAAGCGCGGTGTCCCTCGACCCCCGCATGTTCGTGATGCCGTCCGTCTGGCGAATCTTGGCCGCCCCTCTTCGATGAAGGGCAAAGAGCTGTCGGCGGAAGTCAGAGCTAAAGTGTCCGCTTCACGACGGGGGAAGGCCGGGGGACAAAATCACCACGCTTGGCGTTCAGACCTGAGCACGTCTGAGATTCTCTCCCTTCTGAGCCAAGGGTTGACCAAAGTGGAAGTGGCCAAACAGCTTGGGGTCTCTGCAACGTTCATCCACCGACGACTAGCCCCGCTTCGAGCGGGGGGTGCGAGGATCTGATGGCTCAGGCGATGATCCAGTTCACGCAGGGTGCGAACATCGGCGGCAACGGCCAGTCGGTGCTCGGCTTCGTGCGCGGCCTGCCCGTCACTCTCACGGACGCTGCCGGCCCTGGAGCGACGAGCTGGAGCTGGCAGATCGTCTCCTGGCCGAGCCCCCTGTCGTCGCCACCTAGCATCACGAACCCCACCGCACAGGTTGCCACGGTCGACCCTCCGACCCTCGACGGCGTATACCTCGTCAAGCTGACGCGTGTGGACCTCTCGGGGACCACGGTGGACATCCGCTTCTTCGGCGTCGCTGACGAAGACGGGATGATCCTTCCGAGTCCGGGCCAGTCGTCAAACATGCACAACATCGGCGCGACGCCCACACTGGCGATCGCGGCGGGTTGGGCAGGTCGAGCGGACGCTACAACGAACGATCAGCTCGATGCCTATCTGAGGTTCGTTCGCACGCGTGTGGGCCGTTGGGTCGGCAACGTCCAACGAATCAACTACACCAGCTCCTCGGCGTCGGTCGTTCCGTACACGGATGGCACGGACAAGCCCTATCGCATCCTGCTCGCCACAGGAACCGGTGCCTACACAGAGGAGCTGGTGACGACCGGGACTGCCATCGGCAAGACGGTCCGCTACCTGCTCTCGATCGCTTCGACCTCGGGCGGGTTCGTGCTCCACAACGGTGTCGGGGGGCCGGCAATCGCCACCTTCACGGCCCCGGTCAGTGGGACGTCTGTGTACGACGCGGAGGCGGTCTACGACGGGACCGACTGGCTCGTTTCGCGGGTCGCCCCGGTCTCTCTGGCGGCCAACGCCTACGTTCGTACGAATGCTGCCGGGAACCTGATCGGCGCTACGACCGTCGGGATCACCGACCTCTCGATCACCAGCCAGACTCGTGGGGACGTTCTCTTCTTCAATGGTACGCAGTGGACACGACTCGCGGCAGGCTCTTCGGGGCAGCTCCTCCAGACGAACGGCGCCGGAGCAGACCCCACGTGGGCAACCGTCTCCACGACACCTTCGGGCAGCGCTGGCGGAGATCTCTCGGGGACGTACCCCAGCCCCACAGTCGCGAAGCTGAATGGGGTGACGGCCCCTGGTTCCGCACCCTTGGCCGGGCAGTTCCTCAAGGCTCTCGGTGCGACATCGCTCACGTACGCCGCTCTCACGGCGGGCGACCTCCCCTCGGCGACCGTCGGCGCGCAGGGCGCCATCATCCTCGCCGGAGACCTGTCCGGAAGTGCGGCGACCCCTGCGGTCGTGAAGATCAACGGAGCCTCCGTCCCCGCTTCCGGTGCTCTGACCACAGGGCATGTCCTCCAGGTCTCGGGCGTGTCGGCGCTGGCCTATGACTACATCGGGGATGCGAACGTCGCCTCCGGGGCGGGCATCGCTGGTACGAAGATCTCCCCGAACTTCGGTGCGCAGAACATCCTGACAACCGGCACGATCACGGGCGCGAAGCTCCAGGTCGCTTCCACGAGCGGTCCCACGCTCACCTCGGGAACGGGGGTGCCCGTCTCCAACGAAGCGAACGGATCCCTCTTCCTTCGCACGGACGGCACGGATGCTTCGTCTGCGCTCTACTCGCGCCAGGCCGGCTCATGGTTCGCTCTTGGTGGCGGGCAGCCGACTGGTAGCGCGGGGGGCGACCTCTCCGGTACTTACCCCAATCCGACCGTGGCCAAGGCCAATGGGGCGACCCTCCCGGCAGCAGGTGCACTCACAACGGGCCACGTCCTCCAGGTGAGCGGGGTTTCGGCCCTCTCCTATGGGTACGTCGCGGATGCGAACGTCTCCGCTTCGGCCGCCATCGCGGGCACGAAGATCAACCCGAGCTTCGGCTCACAGAACATCCTGACGACGGGGACCCTGACCGTTGGGGTGGCCACGGTTTCGCAGATCCTCTTCGCCACGGGGTCGAGCCCGCAGTGGGCTGCCGTCCAGCAGATCAATGTGGCGATCTCGGATCACACGTTGTCGGCAGCGGAGTACGGTCACCCGGTCATCGAGTTCTACGGGAACACCCCGGCAGACCGCACGGCCATCTTCCCTCTTCTCAACGCCAACGCGGCCTCGACGAGTGGCTCTGTCTGGTTCGTCCGCAACGCGACGACGGGTGGGTTCAACGTCAACGTGAAGGGGCCGACGGGCCTTACGGTACAGGTGCCTTTCGGAGGCTCTGCCATCGTCTACACGGACGGAACCAACTTCTACTCGCTCGGTTCAGCAGGCTCGGGCGGTGGTACGTCAGGGCCGGCAAGCGGCGATCTTTCAGGGTCGTATCCCAACCCCGTCGTAGCGTTCCTCTCTGGCGTCAGTGGCATCGTCCAGGCGGTGGCCCCGTTCTTCGCCATCGACAGCACGATTGTCACTGCGTACACGTTCGCCCCGGCCAGCTCCAACTCCCCCTCTGGAGACGCCTACAACTACATCTTCCAGGGGCAGCACGGCAAGCCCGGCATCACAGCGTCCGCGGGCGGCAGCGTTCAGGTCATTGGCGGAAACGCTGGCAGTGCAGCGGCTTTCGGTGGTGGGCTCATCGTCACGCTCGGGAACAACACCTACAGCTCGACGCACGGGGGGTACATCCAGGTCCTCCAGCACTCGGGTATCTCCGGTGTGCTCCAGGTCTGGGAGGACGGGACCCCCGCTGCCATCGCCCACGTTCTCGACACGGGCGTGAACATCGCCTCGGGTAAGAAGCTCTACATGGGCGGCACGGGCGTGAACCCGGTGACGCTCACGAGCATTCCGACGCTGACCTCGGGCTCGGCGACACCCGTAGCCAACGAGCCCACGGGTTCGGTCTACATGAAGACCGGGGCAGCGGATACGACCGACGTGCTCTGGGTGCGTCAGGGCACAACGTGGGCGTCTTTGGGCGCTCCGTCGGGCTCGGCTTCGGGTGACCTCTCGGGGACGTACCCCGGACCGACCGTGGCCAAGATCAACGGCGCGACGGTGCCTGTCTCGGGCAGCCTCACAACGAGCCACATCCTGATGGTCTCGGGGGCGGCAGCACTCTCCTACGGCTATCTGGCCAACGCCAACGTCTCGGCCTCAGCGGCCATCGCGGGCACGAAGATCTCGCCAGACTTCGGGGGCCAGACGGTCCAGACGACGGGGACGGTCCTCGCAGGGACGCAGTTTACGGTCGGCTCCTCTGGTCCGACGATCACGAAGGGGACCGGGGCTCCGGCGACAACGCCGGCAAACGGCTCGCTCTACATCCAGACAGATGGCACCGACGGCTCGAACGGTCTCTACACCCGGCAGGGTGGGGCCTGGTACCAAGTCGGTGCGGGTGCTGGTGGTCCTCCCACGGGCCCTGCGGGAGGGGACCTCTCGGGGACGTACCCGAACCCCACGGTCGCCAAGATCAACGGCACGAGTGTCAACGCAACGCCCTCGGCGAACACGGTCTTGGTGGCGACGAGTGGGACGGTCTCCGCGTGGAACTTCATCGTCAACGCAAACATCTCGGGGTCGGCGGCCATCGCGGGCTCGAAGATCACCCCGGACTTCGGCTCGCAGACGCTCACGGCAGGCAAGCTCACAGTCCAGACGAGCGGGCCGACCATCACGAAGGGAACCGGTGTCCCTGCCTCGGCCACGGAGCCCAACGGTTCGCTCTTCATGCGAACGGACGGGACGGACGGTACAACGGCGCTCTACTCCTACCAGGGTGGGTCATGGGTTGCCGTGGGCACGGGTGGTGGAGCAACTCCAACGGGCCCTGCTTCGGGGGACCTTTCTGGAAGCTATCCGGGCCCGACGGTCGCAAAGCTCAACGGGGTGAGTGCCCCTGGGTTCGCGCCCTCCTCGGGGCACTTCATCAAAGCGACTTCTCCCACGCAGCTCACCTACACGACCATTAGCACGGCCGACCTACCCAACTTCTCTGCGGGAGACCTGACGAACACGTATGCAAGCCCGCAGGTCACGGCACTTACGGGTTCAGGCGGTGTCGTCACGATGCGCACCGGGACGTTCCGGTGGGAAGAAAACCAGAACCCCCTCATCACGCAGGCCACGGCGACCTCCGACCACGCGACCCACGCCCTGACGATCACGTCGCAGGCCCCGTGGGCATCGGCGGCCCTGAACACGTCCCCGGGCAACATCGTCTTGACTGTCCCCTCGCCTGTGGGCGCGGGAGCGGCCGGGAAGGTGTCTTTCAGTATCTCCGGTGCAGAGCAGGCATACGTCGGTCTCAACCAACTCGTTCTGGGGGCATCGACGGCCCTCTATCTTGGAGGGCCGACGCTACCGGCAATCTCCAGTGGTGTAGGCGCACCATCTGGTTCGGCGCCAGACGGTTCGTTCTACCTCGTTCAGGGGTCCACGGTAGCCGCCACAACTGCCTACGTTCGGGCAAACGGTGCTTGGTCAGCGTTGAGCGTTGGTGGCACCACCAACGCTTCGGCAGTGGCCTACGTGGACACGAACACGCCGACGTTCGGTTCTACCAACGTTCAAGGGGTCTTGGACGCCTTGAAGAGTCTCGGGGCTCCGGGTGGCACTCGTCTCTCGGCGAGGACCTACGCTGCGGCGTACGGAGTCTCTGGGGCGCAGTCAACGGGTACGACGGCGTTCACCGGCATTGGACTCATCCGGTTCAATCCGAACCACTACTTCCCGACCCTCGATGGAGGGTCGACCAAGCGGATCAAATTCAAAGCATACCTGGAGAGCACGAACGGACTCACCGCACAGATCCGGCTCTACGACCTGACCTCGGCTTCGGTGGTGACCAGCTCGACGCTCTCTACATCGTCGGCGACGCCGGTGCTTCTTTCCTCGGTCGACATCTCCGGCAACCTCGCAGCCGGAGCCGAGCACGACTACGAAGTACAGATCGCGTTGGTGGGGTCGCCAACGGCAGGTGACCAGGCAACCTGCAAGATGGCCCAACTCGAAGTCACCTACGTCTGAGGCACCGATGGCGGCCACCAAGTACTTCAAGATGCGAGCAAAAGACGGGAATGCTGCTGAACTGACGTGGCGGCACTGGACCGTCGTGGGTCAACCGGACGTAGACGGACGGTACTACCAAGGACCTTTCGTGGGGGAACACCCCAATCTGCAAGAGATCGTCGTGGCCTCGAAGTGGGAGACCCGTTCCTAATGGCGAATGTCACGATCCCCAACTACACCCTCTCTGCAAACACCGAGACGACCAACGGTGTTTGGAAGCTCACCCTCGCCCTCATCAAGGCAGGGTGGCTCTACCGTGCGTCGGGCAACGGCACGTCGAAGGACACCTCCGCCGCTATCACAAGCTGCCTCTGGGGCGCCCCCGCAGCCGTTGGGGGGCAGACCGGCAACAGCTTCTCCATCACCACAAAGACCGGGGACGACCTCTTGCTCACGGGACTCACGGGTCTCGTCAGCCCCACGCCGAGCAACCAGGGTGGCTCAGAGGGGCGTTTCCTGACCATCGCCGGAGCGGCTTCTGGTGGTAACAACGGGACGTTCCAGATCGTCAACGTTGTCAGCGCGACGAGCTGCTGGATTCGGAACGCCTCTGGCGTCGCAGGCGATGCCAACAACGGTACGGTTGGCCTCACTTGGGCTGAGAAAGACCCCATCACGGGTGTCTCCTACCCATCGTTCGGCAACGGGTCGTGGATTCTTCTTCGTGGGCCGAGTGTTCTCAAGATCCCGATCACGGTCGCAGCATCGGGCTCGTTCTTTCGTGGGGAGACCATTACGCAAGCTACGACCGGTGCAGAGGGGGAGCTTGTAGGCATCACCTGGGATGGGACCAGTACGGGCTATCTCGTGGTCATGCCTCGGGTGACGGGATCGGGCGCGAGCCGACGTGGCTGGCACCAGGACGGCACCTCCACCTATGTCATCACAGGCTCGACGAGCGGGGCAACGGTCAACCCAAATGGGACGATCGTTGAGTATGTTCAGGAGACGGTGTTCAGTCAGAACAGCAACTCGGACCGTTATCGAGCGGGGAACATCTTCCACCAGTGCGTGGACATCGTGGGGGAGAGCACCTCGTTGTTCTCCACGTTGGCGGGTTCCGCAGGCTGTACGGCAGCCGTGTGCCCCGGTGGAGGTGGAACGAGTAACACGTTCCCCTCTGTGGGCACTTGGGCCCCGAGTGGCACTGGAGGAACGACGCTCGGGCAATACTGGCATCGCACGAACTACACTGCTGCGGGCCCATTCGGCAACGCTCAGATTATGGTTGCCAACGCGATCGAGCGCACCGGACAGAGTGCGGACGGCAGCTTCATGTGGAGCGTCGGTTGCACTGGTAGCGGCAACGGTGCCCGTGCAAACGGGGGGTTCTTCTTCATGCGCTGCGATGACAGTGAGGAGGGAGATGTCAACCCGTTCGCATGGTGTACCCTCACGTCCTCCGTCAGCATCGGGACACGCAGTCGAACCACAGAGGTCGGTGTCATCGACAACGACATCTCGTGGCGGATGGGTAACCTTAGCAATGGTGCCCGTGGAGCTTTCACGGGTTGGCGTAAAAGAGGGCTCTCCGGTGACGGCTTCGTCGATATGCTCGCCGCAACGCTCGCGTGGGGGCACGGGTCTGGGCTAGCTAGCCTGTTGAACTCGACTCCCACTACAGACCCCGAAAAGGTCGCAAACGCAGTCAACACCGTTGCGGTGACAGAGCCCGTCTGGGTTGTGACCGAAGTTGCGAACATGAAGATCCGAAAAGGGACCCTTCGCTGGTGCCGGTCTCTCTGTGGATCTACGGCATTTGACACATACGACTCGAAGAAGTGGGTCACGTTGGATACTACCGGTACAACGCTCTACGATCAGGCCGTTTGCTTCGGTCCTTGGGACCAATCCACCGCTCCGGTTCAGTGAGGAGACATGGCTCACGTCGTTGTTCCGAACATCCCCCCGCCCGATACGTTCAACTGCTACTACTTCCAGGCAGTGTGGAAGCTCACGCGCGCCATGAAGAAGGCAGGGTGGATCGTCAAGGCGTCGTCTGACGGCACCAACAAGGACACGAGCGGCCTACCTCAGAACGACAAGTGGGGCATCGGCGTCATCACGAACAACGGCACCATCGCGGGAACGAACTTCACGACGATGAACAACGACCTGCTGACCCTCACCGGGTTGTCAGGTCTCTCGACGGCGGCTTTCGGTGGGAGCGAAGGCAGGTTCTTGACCATCACGGGCGCGAATACGTCTGGGAACAACGGGACGTTTCAGATTGTCCAGGTGCTCTCGGCGACTTCGTGCATCATCCGTAACGCGGCGGGGTCCACCGTGGAAACCTCGGGGTCCATCTCCTGGACGGAGCGAGATCCCACGCTCGACATCGTAAACACCAACGCCAACAACACCGTCACCATCGGTAACGCCTCGTGGATCTGCATGCAGGGCCCGAGCACGCTCAAGGTCCCGCTCTCGACCTTCCCGGTAGGGACGTTCTTGCGTGGCGAGAAGGTCACGCAAGCCAACTCGAACGCCGAGGGTGAGCTTCTGGGGGTGACCTACGACCCGACCTCTGGCGTGGGGTACGCAGTCATTCTCCCGCGACACACAGGTTCCGGAGCCGGTGCCCGAGGCTGGTCGAACACAGACGTGATCACCGGAGCCTCGACCAGCGCAACGCTGACGCCTACAGGCACGATCGAAGAGTTCGTGTGCGAGATGGTGTTCGCCCGCGACTCCACAGACGCCAATCGTCGCGGGCACTGGTTCTACCAACGCCTCTCCGTGCTCACAGAGAACGCGCAACGCTTCTCCTACCTCGCAGCCAACGCCGCTGGTTGCACGGCGACCGTGGGTCCGTGCCTTGGGGGCACCGGGAACACACAGGCTGCTGTGCCTAGCACAGGAGTCTTTGGGATGTATGGTGCCCTTGGGGGCGGGACGTCGAGCTGGTGGGACCCTTCCAACCAGTTTCAGTCTTCTGCGACGGGAAACTCCCATGTCATGTGCGCGAACGCGATCGAACGTCCCGGGCAGAGTGGGGACGGTTCTTGGATCATCGCCATGAACATGGTCAGCTTCTCGTCTGTTGACTACGCGGGATTCTACTTCCAGCGTCTTGACGACACCGAAGAGGGGGACGTTGATCCCTACGCTTGTTGGACGGGTGGGCACACTAACACGTCGTTCAGCACACAAAACGCCTCCTATACCAAGACAGGGCTGCAAGGAGACACTACCGACCACTACAGCTTTGCGTTCGGGTCCATCAACATCCGAACGGATCGGTACAACATGAAAGCCACTCGTCGCCGTGGCCTTGGTTCCAACGAGAACATCGCAGTCTGTTTGCCGGCAATACTTCGTCCAGGGACGGCATACAACGGTGGCCCCGTCACACTGATGAACTCGTGGGGCTACTCTCTGACGGACCCCGAGAAAACTCAGTCCACGTACGTTCAAGCACTTCTCCGAGAACCCATCTGGGTCACATCCCCAAACCAGGGTTCCCGACTTCGTAAGGGTACATACCGGTGGATCTACCTGGCTTGCGGCGCTCAGTGTAATGACACATGGGACGGTAAACGTTGGGTCCAGTTCAGGAACCACTGGCAGAGCACGAACGCCAATTCTGACGGGATGCCCTACCTGTTGGGCCCGTGGGATCAATCGACGCTTCCACTGTCCAGCAACCAGTTCTACTGAGGGGGTGAAACGTGGCCTCAGTCGATCGTGGTGCAACGACTCTTCGGTGCTGCGTACAAGCGGGCCGTACCATCGCAGGTCAGCCTACGAACCCCCGTTCTATGGACAAGGGCTCGGGGGCCTATGGGGGTGCTGTCCGTCAGCACACTTTCGTCACCCGTGGGTGGGGGATAACGGACAGGGACTCTAACATCACGTTGATGCTGACCCCCATCGTTCGTTCCGGCACGAGGCAAGAACGGGTCCCTGCCGGCTCGACGGCTACTGCCTCGCGTCAGTACGACATGGCGAACCCAAGCCACAGCACACACACGGTGTCGTTGTCGATGCTCACGTCCCCATGGAGAGACACTCGACACGTCTGGACGATGAAGACGCAGGCGCTTGCCAAGTTCTCCAGCGGCGGCGCCTCGGTCATCATCCCCCCTGCGTCGAACGTCGTCACGTACTACAAGATGCGAGCCCGTGACATCGACTGCGGGACGCTCACATACAGGACGTGGATCGTCACGGGAGCACCCGACAGCACGGGGGTGCTCTACTCAGGAGCCCGCTGCGGTGTGTCTCCGCTCACGGATATCCAGGTGGATTCCGTGTGGGAGGTCACCACCTAGCTTCTTCTTATCGCCAGGACGTTTCGAGCCCTCTAGCAGGAGCCAGACCCAGATGAGATACATCCAGATCCCCGCCCCCATCCGCCTCCGTGACCTCATGACCGACGAGGTGACGGACCGCACCTACACCTTCAAGGAGTTCATGGGCCAGATGCTCATGGACCTCAAGTGGGGGAAGACGGCCGCCGACATCTTCGTCGCATCGGACATCCGGCAGAAGTTCAAGGATGTCGAGTGGGCCTCGGGCGCCGTCGTCGATCTCTCGGATGCCGAGTGGGAGCGGCTCTCGGGCGTCATCAAGGAGCCCTCGTCGCCGTACGCTCCCGTCCTCGTGGTGCAGGTCACGGACTTCCTCCGCGCCGTCACCGACGCTCCCTCGAAGAAGCCCGAAGCGAAGAGCTGATCCATGTCGTACGGACAGGGCTCCTACGGAGGTACGCCCTACGCGGGCTACGCCCTGTCCTCTGGGGGGCCGCAGCTCGTTAGCACGGACCCCGCCATCGATGCGTCGGGGGTCCCGGTCAACGCGACGGTCGCTTTCGTCGTTGCGTCGGACGCGGACCTCGACCTCTTCACGCTTAATGTGACAGTGGACGGCAACCCTGCCGTCCTCGCTGGCGTGTTCGTAGGGGCCTACAACGGCTCGATCTACGTCGCTCCTAACCCGGGCCCCATCGGCACTCCGGGTACCTACGCCCTCGTCACGATCTCCACGCACCCGGACTTCGCAGACGGCCGCCCACTGCTGATCCACATCGAGGTCAGCGACGTTGCAACGGTCTCGGGGAGCTTCACCTACACGCTCTTCACGGGCAACGCGAACGTCCCGCTTGCAGAGTCCGTCGCCGTCGCCGAAGCCCTGGTGACCCGCCAGGGTACACGCCCGATCGTCACGGAGACGGTCACCGTCACCGAGTCTGGAGAGGAAGACGGCTCGAACGTCGCGGTCGTCTACGAGACGGTAGCGATCGCCGAGCACCTCCAAGGGGCAGCCCCCACCAATCTCGACTCGTACACGATCTTGTTGCCCTTGACGCAGCAAGTTCAATATGACGGGGTGTGCGATTACACAAAGTACGTGATCCGCCCCACGGACGGTGGGGTGCCGATCGATGTCGTGGACGCCTACCCCGAAGTCGACGTGATCGGTTCCGGGACTGGTGGGTCCGTAGGCGATCCCGACGAGGGGACGTTCTTCACGCACGTGTTGAACCTGCCGGGGTCGTTCACCTCGCAGAACCTCGGCGACTACATCGAGGTCACGGGTCCGGCGTCCTCCCCTAACCTCGGGGTGATGGCTCGCATCAGTGCGATCCTGTCCCCCGCGAGTGTGCAGGTGGACAATACCCTTGTCGCCACGGATACCTCAGCCCTCACGTGGACACACACCACGGCTGTGCGGCGTATGGTCCTGACGACCACGAAGCCCACGAACAACCGCAACTACGCGATCACTTACCAAGGGCTCAAGCAGAAGGTCTCCGGGCTACCGATCACGAGGCACGACAACCTTCTCACGGTCGTGGACCATCCGCGCCTCTCGGCGGTCGAGTTCCTCCCCAACGGCTTCGTCCTGGTGACGTTCAGCGAAGAGATGCGAGCCGACTCAGGGATCGTGCGGATCGAGGACTACACGATCACGGGTCCCACAGCCGTCCAGATCCGGAGCGCCTCGCAGGTCTCGCCCACGCAGGTGCTACTCCGCACGGTCGGAATGGGTGCGGGCACCTACACGCTGACGATCAACGCGTCCGGTACGCCGCACGACATCGCCGGCAACCCCATCGACGCAAGCTTCAACCTCGGGACCTTCTCCGGGTCGGTCCCCCTGGATGCTCGCTCGATCTTCGTGGACAAGGGCCCGATCGCCAAGCCCCCGTTGACTCTCCAGTCTGGTACGGGCGCTTCGGTCGTCTCAGTCACGGATGTGTCCTGCCCTGGAGCATCGTTCACCACAACGGCCATCGGGCATTACCTGAGCCTCTCCGGGGGCACTACGAACGGTGGGACGTTCCTCGTCACCGGCGTCGTGTCCGCAACGCGCGTTCGAGTGCAGGCGTCGTTCTCGCTCCCCGACCCGGCCGCAGGCACACTCGCCTGGACGCTCTTCGACCCTCGCCACGGGCAGATCGCGGACAACGCCACGGACGTGGTGGTCCGCATCAATGGTGTGCCTACGCAAGCCAGCAACGTCATTGGGCTCCTCGGGCAGATCGTAATGCCCACGGCGCCCCCACACAGCGCTGACGTGCGCGTCGACTACTCGTGGGTCCGTGACCCCATGGTCGAAATCCGGGCGCTGAACAACACGCAGTTCGCCTTGAACTCGCGTAGGCGTACGGACCCCCTCACGCAGCACACCTACGCGTACCGGTGCGTTCTGACGCGGCCTGAGAACTTTGTCCCTCCGGTCACCGTTCAGTCAGGTATCAACGCGGCGGTCTACTCTTCGACGCAGTTCCAGCTCCCGGGCGCGTCGCTCAGCTCTGCGAACGTGGGCATGCGTCTGACGATCTCTCTCGGCGTCAACGCCGGGGACCATGTGATCGCAGGCGTCACGAGTGGAAACATCGTGACGATCGTGGGCGCCCTCACGGCCGATGCGACACTGAGCCCGTGGACCGTAGTAGATCCGAAGGATGACTTCCAGGCGGCTCTCGCGGCCCCCCTTCAGCGTGACGTGAAGTACCGCGCCTACGAGCGCGCGTACACGGCACTGTTGAACGACCCCAACCTTCTCCTGCTCAACTCCCCAAGCCAGAAGATCGCCTTCCCGCCGCTCAGCCGGCCGATCGATTCGACCTTCCTTCGCTACGAGGCGACGGTCCTCCCCGAGTCGGATCCGACAAACCCGTGGACGCGTGTGGGCACGGGTACGGCGGTCATCTCTTCCAACCAGCTCGTGGTCGGTGACAACACGGGCGGGCCGTTCCCGAGCGGGAACCCCATCTTCTGGACACGGCCCGTCGACCTCACGTTCGACCACGTGTTCGCAGCCGCCTGGCGCTGCCTCATCAACGCGGACCCCATCCCGCAAGGCGTCTTCACGGGCGTCGCGGTGGGGTACTCGGACGACCTGCGCGCAGCCATCGTCGGCTTCCTCGATGACGGTGGAGTGAAGAAGATCGGCTTCCTCAAGAAGGGGTACGGCAACGACCCCTCGGACATCTCCGCCTGGTCCGGTGGCATCGACGGTTCGGGCAACGCCACTGGAGCCCCCTTCGAGTTCGACTGGTCGATCCTCCACAGCTACCGCATCTACCGGGACCTTTCGGGCATCCTGCGCCTCTACGTCGACGGAGAAGTGGTCGAATCGCTCCGCCTCGTGGAGGCTGACCTGCCCTTCCTGGAGGAGCTGGACGACCCGTTCCTGGCTCTCCAGGGGGTGTTCTTCGGTTCGATCTCTCGCCCTGCGGAGAACACCTCGACGTGGAGCTTCCTCAGCTACACGGTCCTGCCGACCAACCCCACACAGACCGCACCGTCCAGCTTCGTCTCCTACGAGGCTACGCAGCCGCCAGAAGAGTCTACCCCTCCGTGGACGCCCATCGGCTACCACGGGAACGAGACCATCATCGGGAGCAGCGTTCTGCTCGTCGACTCGACGAGTGCGACGACGGAGGCCACCGAGGCGCTCGTCGGGCTCGTCGGAGGTGACTTCCGTGGGTACATGAAGATCGAGCCCTTGCTCATCGCCTCGTCCGACGTGGTGCTCGACATCGGAGCACAGCTTCGGACCTTCACGCACGGGATCGCCCCGAACGCGATGATGGCGGCGATCGATGATGGGGACCGTCTCATTCAGCTCTGCTTCTTCCCGGATCACGCCAGCTCGAAGTACAGCTACGGCGGGCGTTGTCTCCCGGAGAACGCCACTCCCACCGCGTGGACGCCGATGGGGACGGCTACGGCAACGATGGTCGGCCGTACGCTGCGCATCACCGACGCGCTCGTAGGCAGCGGCAAGGTCTACTACGTCGACGACACGAACCTCCCCCACGTGGTGGCCACCTCGGGCTCCTACATCATGGAGATCCGAGTGCAGGTCCGGTCCTACACGGTGGACGGGACGGGCTTCGCAGGCATCACGGCTCAGACCTACGACCTCGGGAGGTCTGTGGGCATTTTGCTCCAGGACGTCAGCGGGACGCGCTACGTCACGTTCCACTCGGACGGTGTGCCTCTCTTGGGTGGGCAGTTCGCCTTCGAGTGGTTCGACGGCAAGCCGCACACATACCGCTTCGTCGTTGTGCCCGGATCCAACGTCGTCTCGGTGTTCGCCGATGCCGTCCTCCTTGGGACGATGCCGTACACGTCGTTCTCCATCCCGGCACCGGTTGCCAACGGGGTCATCTCATGGGGGTCGGCCACCTCTAGCAGCACAGGCGCCCTCTCCGTCGTCGACTGGTTCTACGCGAACGCGTGGCAGGTCTACAGCAACCCGAAGCGATTCGCGGGTATCTGGAAGGGTACGAGCACGGGCACGCTCGTGGACTACCACCTCCCGACCAAGACGCAGGGGCGCAACGCACTCGTGATCGGGAACGCACTCGGAGACGGCGCGGCCGACTTCGTGGCCGCAGGAGTCGTGGCAGGCGACTACCTGATCGTCGACGATGGCCCGAACAAGGGCGTCTACCTCATTGCTTCCGTGGCCTCCATGGCCCTGACCGTAGACGTGTCGACACCGTTCCCGGTGCAGCCGTCAAGGGTCACGTACCGAATCCCTGCGCAGGTCGACTGGTCCATCCAGCACACCTACCGGCTGGTCCGAGATCCTGGGGGTGGGGTTGCTCTCTTCCTCGACGGAGCAGCCGCCCCGATCATCCAGCTCGGGTACAACAACCTCGACCTGCCTTCGTCCCTCGCAGGGATCGTGCGGAAGATCTCCGGCGGACTTCCTGCGATCGCGTTCGGAGCCTTCGACCCGACCAACCTCTCGCAGTCCTCGTGGGACTTCGTGCGCTTCGGCATCGTCCGGTCGCCGGTCGAACTTCGCACCGTCCCGCCCCACCAGATCCTCAACCAGCGGAACACCATCTCGTCGCCAGAGCACCTCACGGCGATGGTGGCGCACCCGCACACCGGGTTCTGGAGCAGCTCGACGGGGATCCCCCCGCAAACGGCCCCGGACTTCCTCCAGGATGCGACCATCGCGGCCTACACGCGGTTGAACCAGGGTACGCCACCGATGCTGCTCACGCAGACGAGTGAAGTGCGCCACCCTGTCCCCACGCTCGTCCCTATCTCGGGCCTCAACCGGCCCGAGGACGTGCTGAACAACAACGGGCCGTTCATCCTCAACAACGCTACGAGCCAGATCCGGCTAATCGTGCCGGACGACGTGCTCTACAACAGCCTCCAGCTCGTCGAGACGATCACCGGGGACTCCGACATCCTCGCACCGTTCGACGACTCGTTCTCGGACCTCGGGACACTCTCCTACCAGAACCGTGTCTGCCTCGTCTACGACGGCACGGCTCTCCCCGAGAATACGCTGTCGCCGACCCCGTGGACCATCCAGAGCGACAACCCGAGCGAGGTGTCCCGTTCAGCCTTCGCCGGGGTGTTGACGTACGGAACCCTGGGGGTCGGCACGAAGACGGCGTACCGCAACATGACGCCGCTCCCGGACGCCCCTGGTCTCCAAACGCAGATCCTCTTCCGGATCCGGCTGCTGAACGACGCCTCCGGGGGTCTCGGGGACTCGCAGGTCCGGTTCGGCTTCTCCGCCCCCGGCCTGACCTTCGGCTTGGGCCTTGTCACCGTCGTCACGGGAGAGAGGTACGTTCTCGTCTACGACATGAACAGCCTGACCATCGTGGGCGGACTCCCGTTCGACTTCTTGGATGGGTTGTTCCACGACTACCGCATCGTCCGCGACCCGTCTGCGGGCACGGTCCAACTCTTCATCGATTCCTAGGAGCCCTCAGATGCCTTTCGTCGGCCCCTACGGAACTAGTGCTCTCGGTATTGACCCGTACGGGTCAATCGCGGACTTCATCGTCACCGGTGCCACCGCGATCACCCCGTACGCGATCGACGTCGAGTTCAACGATGTCGTTGCGTACGACGCGGCGTCTGCAAATCCGGCGAACTACCAGGTCTCTCCTCCGGTCACGGTCACGTCGGTGCAGCGTCCCTCCGGGACGACGGCACGCCTGATCGTCAGTGCACCCCCGCTCATCCACATCCCCTACGAAGTCACCGTCGTAGGGATCACGAGCACGGTAGGCACGCCGATCAACCCGGCGCACAACACGGCCACCTTCGCAGGGCCGAGTGGTCCTGGGGGAGCTTTCCGCGCTGTCGGGACCTCGGAGACCCGCATCCACCTGGTCTTCAACGCAGAACTACTCCAGAACGCGGCACTGACGGATCCGACGAGCTACACGGTCACGGAGGTCAACGGACCCCCCATCCCCGTGACCTCCGTGGTCGTTGAACGAGGAGCTACCAGCCTCGTCCTCGTCCTCAGCACCCCCATGCGCTCGACGATCTACTACCAGGTGGCTCTAGGCCCTGGTGTCGTCGACCTTGGCGGGGACGCCATCTCCCCGCCCACTTCGGCTTTCCAGTGGGTCAAGGCGGCCTCGACGGGGACGTTCCGAGTCAGCGACTTCACGGGAGAGGTGTCTGGAGGGCTGCTCGGGAACCCTCTCGGGCTCGTGTTCTTCTCCCCGGCACTCGTCACCGCCGTACCGAATTCGACCATGCAGGTCGACGAGGTGGGCGTCTGCTCGAAGGCGTACGACACGTACACCCTCCCGCAGCCCCTCGACCCACGGCCGCTCTACACGTTCGGAGGGTCTGTCACCCCGACCCCCTACGCGACGGCGCTCAACCAGGACGTTCTCTTCGCCCCCTTCCCCCGGCTGGTGGACGCCAAGTTCATCCTGGAGTTCACGGGGTCGCACAACAACGACTTCGTGCCGGCGCCCATCGACGGCGCCGTGACGGCAACCTTGCAGGAAACGTGGGTCAAGAACCGCGTCGCCCTGTTGAACAACACGGCCTGGAAGCTCTTCGACAATACAGGGGCGACGGTCCCTCCGGTCTTCATCACGGCCGACAACCTGACGCCGATCCCCCCGGGTCCGGCCACGTTGCTCATCGTCAGCATGCCCCTCGTAGCCGAGGCAGCCACCAGCGCGGCGGCGGCGATGGGCTACGGTGCCACGGCTGCGGTTTCGGCCTCCGCCACGGTTTCGGCCTCCGCCACGTAGAACCGCGCGGTTCCTCTTATGTCCCCCTCCGATTGAACGCGGAGGGATGAGAATGAAAATCGGCGAGCAATTTCGCTCGGTACAGGCGGCGCCCCCTAGCTTCGGAATGGGCTTGCGGAACGAGGAGAAACTCGGTCCGTCTGGCTACTACATCCGTGGCGATGTCTTCATCACCCTCCGAGACGGCGAGACCGGGGAGATCCAGGACGAGCGCGAGCACCGCAATCTCGTCGTCCTCGACGCCTCGATCCTGATCGCTCGCTTGATGAAGCTGAGCGCCGAGCCACCGTTCAGCGCCTATGTTCTCGCAGTCGGTACGGGTGACGTTGGCTGGAACCCCCTGGCCCCGCCCGCTCCGACCGCCACACAGCGCGCTCTCTTTTCAGAGCTGAGCCGCAAGACCTTCGCGCAGACGCAGTTCATCGACGCTGGAGGCGTCCCGACTGCGATCCCCACGCACGTCGTGGACTTCACGACGACGTTCAGCGAGTCGGAGGCCGTGGGTCCACTCTGCGAGATGGGACTCGTAGGCGGGAACATCTCGACGAACCTGTCGATCCGCAACCCCGTGAGTCCCCCGAACGGGCCGTACAACCCTCTCGTCGATCTCACGACGAAAGAGACTCTCATCAACTACCTCACGTTCAACGCAATTTCCAAGCCACCTACGTCGACGCTCACAATTACGTGGCGACTGACCTTCTGAGGGGGCCATGCCGCACAAAGATCGGATCGAAAAAAACGCCTACCACCGAGCGTACTACGCGGGGCACAGGGATGTGCTCAATGGCCGTATGGCCGTCGCCAACAAGCGTCGACGACATGATCGTTACGCTGAGGTCCAGAGGCTCAAGTCAGAGCCCTGCACGGACTGCCGAAGGGCCTTCCCATACTACGTGATGGACTTCGATCATCGTGACCCGGCATTCAAAACAGATGATGTCGCGTCCATGGTCAAACGTATGTTCACCTGGGAGACGGTGCTGAACGAGATCGCCAAGTGCGACCTCGTATGCGCCAACTGCCACCGGCTTCGCACGTACCACGGCAGCAACAGCTACAAGACGCGACGTTTCGAGCAACACAAGGCGATTCTGGACGAGTTGAAGTCTACGACCCCCTGCCTCGACTGCGGTGGGTACTTCAAGCCGTGCCAGATGGACTTCGACCACACGGGGGTCGAGGCAAAGGTGTCGAATGTCGCGCGACTTGTGGGGGGCCCCACCAACGTCCTCGTGTCTGAACTGCGGAAATGCCACCTTGTGTGTGCGAACTGCCACCGCAGTCGAGGATTCACGAAAGTGCGTCCAGAAGCCCCCTGTTACGGGGATCTTCTCATTCAACGCTTTCGTGAGATCGAGACACGCATCCCGACCCCAACGGACCAGAGGTTCGTGCCCTTCCCCCACCCGGAGCTTCTTGGGGTGGTGCCTGACAAGGAACTGGCGATGAAGACAGGCATTTCACGAGAGATGGTGGCTTGGTACCGGCGTAAAGCTGGTGTCGTGCTGAACCGTCGCGGTGAGAGGGCGGCATGAGCCAGAAGAACTACGGGCCTGCCGTCTCCGGATACCTCGACCCCGATGGTCGTGCGTGGGAAACGGCGGTCTACCAAGCAGGCAAGCCGGTCCTCGACAAGGAGCTGAACCTTGCGCAGGACATCGATGACGGGGCGGCACAGCGCGCCATCCGTTTGAGCACGCCTTCCGGGTGGATCTCTCCAGATCTCCTCGGAGGTGCACCTCTCGGGTTCTCGATCACGGCCCCGAACATCTTCACCATCAGCCCGCTCACGGCACACGTCAACGGGTGGATCATCCAGGTCACGAACACCTCGATGGTCACGGACAACCAGATCACGCTCCCGGCAGCTCCCGTAGGGGCTGGCACGAAGCGCACGGACGTCGTGATCCTGGAGGTCTGGCGCAAGCTGATCTCGGCGTCTCCGAGCACAGATGGCAAGTCCTTCACGGGACGCATTTGGCTCAACGGCAACGTGAAGGTCCCCATCGGGTCGGACGCCGCACTGAACCCGGCGGATGACATTTTGGATGCCGGCGTAGGCGCGGAGTCCACCAAGCGCGTCCAGATCCAGTACCGTCTTCGCGTGATTTCCGGGGTCGACATCTTCGCCTACCCGTACGTCCTCAACGACCCCGCTATCTTCGCCAACAGCAGCCCCACGGGCCCCGCTGCGCCGGATGGCGTGGCCACCATCTTCCCCTACGTCAACCAAGCTGCGAACGGTGACCCCGCTCTCTGGCGTGCAGGTGACGGCAACCCGGCGAACGCTCTCAACACAGTCGACGGGTACGTCTACGCGATGCCTCTGATCGGCGCCTTCCGTCGCAACCAGACGGCGTTCGATCGCAACTCGAACCAGAACGGCGCAGGCGCTTTCGGTGGCCCCTCTGGACGCCCCGACGGTCGTTTCTACGACCTCCTCGACGGAAGCGACCTCGTAGACTTCCGCGTGGGTGTCTCCCCCACCGGATGGGACTACTCGGACGTCCTCCGTCGCTCGTTCCAGAACCTCCTCGACAACGACCTCAACACCGAGTGGACGACGACCCTCTACGGTGGCGGGGTGAGCGGGCACACGTTCCTGTTCAACGACGAGATCGGCATCAGCAACGCCCACGGTGGAGACGGCATTGTCACGGGTTCGACGCCCGGCGGCCCGCTCATCGGGGAGTTCGATGCAGCTCGCCGCGTCTTCTCCGATCGCGCCATCACCGAAGTCGTCACGGTGCGGATCCCGGCCCCCTTGGGCGGGTGGCTGATCGGGTCCACGGTCACCATCGACCCCACGGCGCTTCCGATCTACCCGTACGCAGCCTTCAACTGGGCCTCGTACAACCCTGCCGAGGTCCTGTTCATGGACATCGTGGCAGCGAGGTGGTCCGGTGCTGCGGCGGGCAAGAAGTGTGTCGACGCGATGCCGTACATCGGATCGGTCTCTGGCCTCGGGGCAGATCCCGTGGTCCCCGTGGACCTGTCCTTCTTCGTGTCCTACACGGGCATCGGCCTCACCGACGAACCGCTCGACATCGACATCCTCGTGGCGTACCCGTCGGGCCAGGGGCTCACGTACACACCGACAAGCACGTACGGTACGTCTAGTATTACGGTCAACAACCCGGCACAGCTCCCCGCAGCCGCTCCGGTTGCGTACTCCGCTCTCGCAGCCTCTTGTGGGTTCGACAACGCCCACCGCGAGGTGCAGCTCCAGTACACGACGGTCAACCAGACCATCACGCTGGCTGCGAGCACGGAGACCGTCAACGCCTCGTCCTTCATCATGCCGGAGCGCGTGAACACGATCAACACCGTCCTCCGGAACGGTGGTCCGCTCGTGGGAGGCGTCTCGCTCGACTCGACGGGTCGCATCGTCACGTTCTCGAACGCTGCGGACTACACGAGCCCTGGCGACGTGATCGCCATCACGTACTCGTCTCTCAGGCCCCTGCCGCAGAACGACGAGCAGATCTCGCTCTGGTACCAGACCCGAGCCCCTCAGACGGTCCGCAGTGCCATCGTCGGCACGACACTCTCCGTCATCCCCCGGTATGTCTCCGACAAGATCTACACGCTGACGGTCGGTTCGGGGTCGCCGGATGAAGCGTACCCGTTCCCCTACGCGTACGTGCAGACGGGCGGGGTGTACCCCACTTCGGCTGGTAGCTTCGACGGGGAGCACATGTTCAACGGGCGTGCGGAGGTGGCTACGGCGACCTTCAACGCTGCCACAGGCTTCCTCCAGCTCCCGGTCAACGTCCCCTACTCCCCGGACACGACCAACCTCGCGACGTTCACTCGGGGTATCGGCGACACGGACGTGGAAGGGCGCACGTTCTTCAAGAACTACTCCGGTGGGTACGTCCCGAACGCGTACGCACAAGACCTGTCCGATCCGACGCGCCACAAGGTCATCCTACCTGTCCTCGTGGAGCTTCCTCCCGCCTCTCCGATCGGGATGCCGGGGCAGCTTGCCCTCATGCTCCTCATTCGGGGAGCCTTCTTCGACGAGAGGAACAACGTGGTCTTCAACTCTGACCTTACCCAGAACACGACGGTCGCGAGCGTGTTCCGGATCAAGGGCAACCTCCTGAGCAAGCGATGACCCCCAGCGAACGAAGGGAAGCTCTAGCTGCGTTGAAAGCCGGGCCTTGCCAGGACTGTGGGCACTCGTTCGCGTCGTGTGCAATGGACTTTGATCACCGAGATAGGGCCTTGAAGATCAAGAAGATCTCTTGGCTGTACCTCTACGCAGACTGGTCCGTCGTACTAGCGGAGGTTGCAAAGTGCGATCTTGTGTGTGCTTGTTGCCACAGGCTCCGTACATACAAAGGTGACCACAGCTACCACACGAGAACGTACAAGTACCACCGAGCAATCGTAGACACCCTGAAAGAACGACTCCCTTGTGCAGACTGCGGTAGGAACTTGAAGTCCTGCCAGATGGACTTCGATCACGTAGCGGAGAAGACCACGCATGTGAGCTGGCTTCTTCGACACACTCTCGAAGAGCTTCGACGAGAGGTTGCTAAGTGCCACCTTGTTTGTGCGAACTGCCATCGCGTACGAACGAACACCAACACGAGGCAGACGAAGAACGGGTACTCTGAGGTCCTGCTATCCGTTTTCGATGAAACTGCAAGAGGTGTGGAGTACCCCGCAGATCTCAGACTCGTTCGGGAGTGGCACGCACTTGTTGGAACGATGTCTGACGCTAAGGTCGCGGTGCTTGCTGGAGTCACCCGATCTGCCGTGAGCATGTGTCGAAGGGGTAAGAGTATTCCTTCGTTCCGGGCTGCCCGTAGGGACACACTTCAAACGTCGAGCATGGTGGGCTAATGCCGTCGAACAAAGACCCCAACGCGGTCGTCAACCCTGGCCCTGGTCGTCTGCCCGCAGGCACCGTCCCGGCGTCGTCTCTCCTCTTCGTGTCCGGTGGCGGTGGCGGCGCGGCTCTCAGCGCGCACATTCTGAACCCGCACGACGCCCACATGGCGAGCGCGATCGGCGTCAACCCGTACTACCCGCCCGGTGGGACCACCCCCGTGCTCTCCAGCGTCGGAGGACCGATCGACGGAGAGTCCGTCCTCGACTTCATCGAGCAGGCCAAGTACCTGTTCCCGGTCCGCCCGAACAAGATGGGCTTCAGCAATCTCGCCGTGCCGAACAGCGGGTTGCCGGGATGGGGCGTGAGTGGGTACCACGGTGCGTACACGAACGGCACCACCGCTGTCTTCTCCCACTTCATCACGCCGAACCTGGGGCTATCTGGCGCCACAGTGGGCGTCGTCTACCCCGCTGACCGTGGCGTGGTTGCCGTCTACTTCTCGACAGACGGCAACTTCCTCAACGCAGGGACGACGACCCTCTACGCAGCCCTCTGGTTGGGTTCGACAGCAACCCGGCCGGCTGCACTAACGTGCCCTTCGGCGGACTTCAACGAGACTCTGCGAGACACCACACAGGTGGACTACACGGCGACGAACGTTTCGCCGGACATGATTTCGCTCACGTATCGTCTCCCGTACCTCAAGGATTACTCGGCATACCCGGGTTCCTTCTACACACCGTACACGGCGGACTTTCCGGCCTACCAGATCGCCAAGTACGCGTTGCACCAGGTTGGTTACGGTGCCGGCGCCCACGGTTCCTACCTGATCGTCCACTGGCGTGAGACCTACGCCATCTCGGACGCAGCGATCGCTCCCGCCGCCATGGCGGCCAACTACCTCGCGGCGAACATCTACTCGGCGTACCCCCCGAACTACGATGCGGTACCCGAAGACGCCGAAGGCATTCAGTCCCTCAACCGTCGCTACATCTTCCGTGACGCCCTCTCGGCAGCAGCTCCCACAACTGCTTCGTGGACCATCACGGAAACGGGTGTCATCCCGACGGTCACGATCTCTGGCGTGGTGCACTACCACACACCATTCGTGTTCGACACGGATCTGCGTGTGGACGGGCTTGTGGACAACGCATGGCTGCCTGGAACGATCGCCTCCGGTGCGCTTCTTCCTGCCGACTTCGTGACGACAGCGGACCCGATCGCTTACGATCTCACGGACTTCGGAGCAATGGCCTGGCTCCCCGTCCCCTACTACCTCACGAGGAAGACCGGAGCCGGTTCCACCTACACCAACACGGCTGCTCCGCAGGTCGGAGATCAGGTCCAACACCTCGATCCCGCACTAGCCTACGCTGGTATGTCCACTCCTCACACCCCTACCCTGGGGGTTGCCCGAGTGGTAGCGCAGTTGCGCCGGCCGGTCTCCTCGGCGGCTACGACCAGCTCTCTGGCCTTCATCTTCAACTCGTGGGCGCAAACGGGCATCACCTCGTCCACGGACACGTTCGAGCCCTTCCGGGACGAGAAGTATCGCTACCTGACCACGCACACCCCCGTGGCGACGGATCGTATCGATCCCACGCTCTCAGCCCCTCCGGCACCGTACGTCTCGGCCACCGTCATCACGGTGGGGACACAGGACGCGCAGGTCGTTGGGGATCAGGCGATCTACCCTCACGTCGACTACTCGGCCATGCACCCGATCGGGCAGCCCAACTACTCGGCGGTCTTGGCAGGAGATGCGGCCAACCACGTCCGCATCTACCAACGGGCATTCAATACGGGGATCGCTCGAAACACCGGGAAGATCCGTGTGAAGGGGCTCACCCTCGCCGCACTCACGGCCGTGGGTCCGTACACGGGAAACGCGGCTCTGGACCACCCGGGAGGCGCTCTCCTCACCGTGCAGGTGCCTGGTGCAACGGGCCACTGCGACCTCGGCCGGACGATGGGCGACCCGGACCTGAACTTCGCTCTGGAGCTACGCGGCTGCCAGACGGGAGTTCTGTCCCTGAGCGCAACCGAACACATCATCTCCTACAACACCGGGTTCTTCACGGCGGACAACGGTGCGGGGGAGTACCCGATCTTCTTTGGGTTGGGGCTCGTCAAGGGTGCGGGTTCTTCCCTCGCCGTAGACGAAGTAGAGTGGCTCCCGCCGTGATCGGCGTAGAAGCCACGAAGGTTCTTATCAGCACCACCGGGATGAAGCAGGGATAGGCGGAAAATGGCCGGTACTTTCACCGCAACGGGTTCCTACTCGAACCTCACCCGCAAGGAGCTGGAGCAGCTCCGTCGTGCAGACTTCGCCGCTGGCGGGAAAGCACTGACGATCGGCGACTCCGGCCTCCTGCCGGAAGGCGTCGTTGGGGTGGGGTCCGTCAACGCAGAGCCCTACCAGACGCTCCCGTCCCTCTTCCTCCAGGACGTGAACTCGGTCGCGCCATCCGGCCTCCCGCTGTACGACCTGTCGAGGCTTAACCAGGTCGCAGACGTACCGTCCCCGGGACCTGCGGAAGTCGCCAAGTGGTACGGCCCCTCTGAGACCCCCGTGCGAACGGGGCAGCAGGGGTTCGCTTCGGACACGACCCACTGGGACGACCTCCAGGCGGACTTCATCGCCGCAGGGGTGAACTACGGCGATCTCCTGATCATCCACGCGTCCGAGACCGCAGCGCTCACCAACGGCAACGCCGTCGCCTTCATCAGCGGCGTCAGCACCACGCGGCTGACCCTGACGAGCATTCGCAAGACCACAGGCGCCGCCACCCCCCTCGACGCAGGGACGGAGCAGTACGCGTACACGATCGTCAAGCCGAAGGCCGTCCAGCTCTTCGCCGTCCCGGGGTCAGGCCCTCTCGGACGCGAGCAGACGTTCCTCATGGTCAAGCCGGGGTCCACGCTCCATTCGGATCCGGCTCCGACCCTCACTGCGATCAACGCTGACCGCATCGTGAACATCATCCCCCCGTTCTACGGGTTGGGGGATCGTGCGGATGCGATCTTCGGAGGACCCACGACTGGAGGCCCCGGGCAGGGTCTCGATGCCACGGGCTACCGTGTCATCCTCTACAAGTCCGACGGCTCGGGTACGGCGCCGGACATGATGTCCCCAATCGCGTCGCTGAACCCGGTCATCGACTCGACGATCCCCGCTGCTGATCAGCGGATGACGATCGACTACGCAGCCGGCGTGGTCCGCTTCTCGTGCGCGCCTCGTCTCGGGGATGACATCAAGGTCACGGGCGGGGTAGGTCCCGCAGGACGTCTGAGCCTCTTCGCGGTCTTCTGGGCCGTCGACCATAGCTTCACCCGCAACAGCGCAGCGACTCTGTACAGGCCGCGCAGCGACATGTTCAGCGCCCGTGAGCCGGGCCTGGTCATGTTCGATGTAGATGCTTGTGTCTGGCGTCTGTCGTCCACCACGGCGAAGGACTCGAACTTCTTCTACGCACAGGCCCGCGCTTCCGACGAAGATCTTGTGCAAGGGGTCGAGTTCGGCACCCTCGACGGACACTACCCGGGTCCGGCAACGCATGCGTTCCGTTACTTCCGCTACACGAGTGGCTTCGGGGCTGTATCGGGTTCGTGGCGCTTCGTGCAGAACGGCGTCAGCCCGTCTTTCACGGACAGTCCGACTACCATGGAGCTGCACGTGGGGGATAAGACCGCCCTCACGATGGGCGACAGCTCGGCTCCGGCGCAGTCCCCCGGTGCAGACGCAAACCCGCAGCAGGCTCTCCCTCTCGGGTCTCAAACGGGCGCAAGGGATACGACCGCAGACCTGGATCAGCTCCTCAAGGATGCGTTCGCCAGCGGCTACGGCGTCGTCCACCTCCGCAAGGGTCGCTACTACTACACGGGGTCTCTGTCGGTCCCGCCCGGAATCATCCTCGAAGGGGAAGGTTCGGCAACGAAGCTCGTGTCCCGCCAAAACGTGGCGGTTGGAACTACCGACCCCTTCGTGAAGTTCGGGCCGAACACGCCTACGGGTGTCTACGATCCGACTTCGACGACCACCATCTTCGGGACGTTCCTCAGCCCCCTCACGTTCGATCTCCCGGATGATGTCACGGTCTACGGATACGACATCGCGTGGAACTCAAACCGAAGGGTCTGGGGTGTCTTCCAGGCCATCGGCACGGGCCTGTGGTTCAACGAAGTCCGTGCCGACGGTACACGCGTCTACCCTGCGCCGACGGGTACGCACGCCTCGGTCACCACGGTCGTTGCCGGTGTCGCAACCATCACGGGCCTGACAGACATCACCCCGAGCGTCGTGGGTTTCAACCTCACGATCTTCAGTGCTGCCTCTGGTGGAAACAACGGCACATTCAAGATCATCACGTACCTTTCCCCTACTTCGGTCGAGGTCTCCAACATCACAGCCGTCGGAAACGACGCGAACAACACCTTCATCTCCTGGTCTCTCGGCACCCCCGGCATCGACGTCAAGAAGACGACCACTCCGTTCTTCAACGCCACATCCGGGAACGCACGGAACCACACGCTCGGGCATTACCCGCGTGTTGCCTATCACGAGGGCCAGGACGAGTACTCGGTTGTATGGACGCAAAGAAACGGCGGCACGGGTCCAACCGTGATGTACCAAGGCGTCCGAACGCTCGTGATCACCAGCGTTTTCGGGCAGACCTCTGGAAGCGACTTCCTGTACGATAGCAGCACCAATTTCACGACGGCGGGCGTTATGCCCGGAAGCTCCCTCCAGATCGTATGGGGGAACGTCAAGGGCGACTTCCAAGTCACCGGGGTGTCTGGGAACACCATCTACCTGGATCGACCTGTAGCCACGGACATGGGGGGCGTACGGTATCTCCTCAAGGGGGCTACCACCACGCTAGCATCGCCGTACGAGATCCTGGCGGACGTGCCGGCCCCCTACAACGTCTGCACGGACCACCCGTCTGTCGCAGTCGAGAAGTACTCGACGGGGACGGGGTACAAGGTTGCCATCGGGTTCTGGGCCTATGATGGAACGCTCCTGAACTCGACATTCGCGACGTTTGCATACACGGCCGGAGGCGGGACGTTCACCAACGTCACCGCCGACCACAACGGAGCGATGGCGAACCAAGTCGTGTCCTCCACGGATGTGGACGCGGACGACTACGGCGGGTTCCTCTACGCGTACTCCATCCGAAGTCACCCTCTGTACTTCGGGACGGCAGGCGCCAGCAACACAGGCGACTTCACGGACGCCGTGTTCACAGGCATCTGGGGTTCGTGGGCCGCGTCCGGTATCCAGCGTGGAAGCCGGTTCCTCTATCTCAATGATGCCGGTGCTGCTGGAAACCGTGGGTTCGATGGCGTGGTTTCCGCCTTCGTGAACCCCTCGACCATCCACCTCATCACGACGAAGCCGGAACCTGTAGGTGCTGTCGACTACGACGACAACACCGGCATCGTGTGGGCAATTGCACCCACCTCGAAGCTATGGGTCCGCCGTCTCAACCCGGGCGGGTTCACGGACGCTGCCATCGCGTTGACGGACAACGACTACACGTCGAATGAATACGCTCTCGAAGCACGCGAGCCGGACTTCGTACGTATCTCACACGGCGACAACAAGTGGCTGCTCGTCTACCAGAGCTTCAACACCACTTCATACCTGTCGTCGGACAAGATCTACAACTTCGACAACGGGCTTGACTCGTCCTTCATCGACGCAGCGGGTCTCACAGCCAAGTCCCCCCACCCGTTCCGAGAGCACCTCTCCACCTGTGCTGTCCTTCTGAACGACGCAGGGCAGATTCTCTCGCAGGCTCCGCGTCGCATCGACGTGTCTGCGGCCCTGGCCACCGAGCACATGGCACGCGACATCGAGGTGTCCAGCCGGTCCCTCAGCTCACGTGCGCCCATCGGCGTACGTCCGAACCAGGGGTGGTACGACACGCGCTCGCACGACCGTGAGGTCTCCGCGCTCAACTTCCACCACCAGTGGAACACTACTCTTGCAACGCCGGTCGTCCCCTCTCTGATCCCGGACGTGACCTGGACGGGCTCAGACTGGTCCATCGTCAGCCCCTCAAAGGGGGAGATCCGTTCCGAGCTGGGTACGTACACGGTGTCCGGCGGCGTCTTCTACCTGTCCGATCCGAGCTTCTACTTCGGTGACGGGTTCACGCCGGGACACGACGGAAACCTGCTGCGGGCCACACTGAGCAACCTCGGAGGTGGTCTCTTCGGGGAGGTCGTCTTCTTCCCGGACGCCGGGCCCAGCGGCACTCTCGCTGTCATCACGGGGATCTACGACGAGCACACGATCACGATCGACACGGACCTTAGCCTCCTCGCACCGGCCATCGCAAGCGGGACCACACACGTCAAGTGGGCGCTTGCAGACGCAGGCGGGAGCAACGGCCGTATCAAGAACCCAGGGTTCCGCGTCGCATCGGACGGGCGGCTCCTCATGGGAACGAGCTACACGACGTTCGCGGATGACACGCCTCCGACGAACGGCACCCCGTCGACTTCTCTGACTCCGCTCATGTACCGAAAGGAGCGGAACCTCACCAACAGCGCCCTCAACGGCATCCGAGAGGACTTCGGAGACGATACCCACGCCCGTATCGAAGGCAACATCTTCTACGAGGGCGTTGCAGTCGGTGACAAGAAGGGCTTCTCCGAGAAGTACGCTGCTCGGAACGAGACCCCCAGCGTCGCTATCGCATGGGGCGACAACTGCTACGGCTTCCTCGACCGCATCTACAGCGGCGCGGTCGCCCCACTCGCGCGTACGGCGTTCTACCGTCAGTCGTTCGGACCCTATCAGTCAGGTCTCCGGTCGCTCCAGGTGGTCGGGACCAACGCACTGAGCCCCACGCAGTATACGTTCAACCACGTGTACACGAGGCACGGCTCGCCGGTCACGTTCACGGGAGGGTTTGCCACCGACGGCTACCGCAACTGCTTCGTGTACCCCTCTTCGTACTCGTACACCAACGCGCTCGATCCTCGCACGGTCATGGAAGCCGTGTACACGGATCAGACGGGGCGCACGAAGATCCGGACGCGTGCACACGAGCAGCTCAACCTCCTCGCGGTGCTCTCGGGGCAGAGTGGAGCGGCCGCCTCCATCACCGCGTTCTCTTCCGGCCACATGACGGTCACCGGCCTTACCGGCATGACGCCGCAGTCGGTCGGGCACTACCTACAGATCAACGCAACGACCACCCTCGCCAACCGGGGGTACTTCCCGATCATCGCCTACGTCAACTCGACCACCGTGCTTGTCGCGAATCCGCTAGGGTCCGCTCCTGACGCAAGCAACGGGTCGATCACGTGGATCGAGTCCCTGGAGCAGCAGCAGAACATCCGCACGGAGTTCATGAACGACCTCTGGTCGAACCCCAACGGTTCGCCCTACGACTACATGGCGAAGAGCCCTACGACGCCGAGCAGCCCGGTCGTCATCTGGGACGGTAGCCGGTTCGTCGCTTGCTGGACGGCTGCCAACTACTCGATCGTCCAGCCGTTCAACGGATTCGTGTGCTTCGGCACGATGCCGGGAGACGAAGACGGCTTCGAGCAGGGTACGGAGCTGACCGGCGACGCGGTGATCCAACACAAGATCACCGAACTCGCCCGGGTTTCGTGCGGAGACCAGAACGGGTTCCCCACGATCTTGGGGACGCACCAGCTCTACGCCTGCGACATGGCCTACTCGGGCAAGGTCTACGCGGCCGTGTGGGTCGCAGGCACGAACCCGACGGACGCCGCCCCTTACGGAGGCAGCGCGATTGGTGTCGCGATCTTCACGGGCACCGGCGACGCCAGCGGCGCAGTGTCCTACCTGATCAACGCCTCAGAACTGACGGGAGCGTACACCAATCCAAAGATCCTCTGGGACGGCAAGAACTTCATCGTCATGTGGAGGCGTGGCAGCCTCCCTGGTGGGACCGACCCGCTCCGTCAGATCGAGTACGCCATCGTCCCCGAAACGGGCCTTGGTTACGCCGTCCAGGTGAAGCGTGTAGCCGCAGAGGATGCTGCGATCGGCAAGTCCTTCAACGCAAACCTCGGTATCGGGGTCATCGCTGGAGACGGGTATCTCTACGATACAATCGATCACCCGGTGAACTGCCAGCCCGGAGACATCGTGATCGTCAACAAGACCCGCAAGGGTGGTGTCGACGATTACCGTGATGCCGGTGGCTATGTCGTGCTCGACCACGATCTCCTCACGAGGAAGATCTTCATGCACCCGAGCACCTCCACCACGTTCAAGAACGTGGGTCCGGGCACGGTCGTGTACGGGATGATCCTGAGTGGCGGGATCGGGGATGTCACGAACCTCCCGCAGCTCGCCGAGAACACGGGGTTGATGAGTGCCGCAATGAGCGGCATTAACCCTCGCCCGAAGGCTCTCGGGTACGGGTCGTGGGCAGACCTGGCACCGTTCGGGACCACCATCCTCCGCCTCAACGATGCCGTGTACAATGACGTGACGGACGAGTACGCCGTCCTCTACACGGGCATCAACGTTGGCGTCGGCAACAGCGCCATCGTCCTCTCCACGTGGAAGAAGGGTACCTTCCAGTTCCGCCAGGAAAACGTGATCGTGCCTCTGGTCGGTAGCGAGGACGGTGTAGCCTCGCTCGCCTGGAACGGTCACCAGTACCTCGTCGTCTACAACAACCAGACGACGGGGGACCTGACCTGGTACATGGTGACCCCTTCGGGCCAGGTACAACGGTCGGGCACCCTCGCTACTCTCACGGGCTCCTCTGGCGTGTGGGGTATTGCGGAGGGTCAGGCCCCTGGCCCTGGCTTCACGGCCCCCGTCCTCACCTCGAACGTCAAACCCAAGGCGAGGAAGGTCACGATCCGTTGGAACAACCGGATGTCTCGGTGGGTCATTTCTGCTGGGTACCTCTGGCACGACGACACGGGTGCAGCCGCCTTCGGGTACTACACCTCGGCGACCACTCAAATCCCTGTGGCGTTCCCCCTGCTCAAGTCGGGAGCCAACCTCAACAACGTAGCCACGTGGGTAGGTCGAACCCTGACGTTCAACGTAGCGGACGTTCCGGGTGCAGGGCTCATGAACATCCAGCCGGGTGTTCGTCTCTTCAACGTGTCGGCCAACCCGGTGATCACGCCCATGGTGGTTCACTTCGACGGGAACCGCACGATCACGCTCGACACAGATGTCATCGAGGTGTCCCCCGCGTCAGCCGCCGACTTCACCACCAACACCCCGATCAGCGTCTACATCATGCCTCGCGAGGACGTGTTCTGCTGGACGATCAGCGACAAGATGCCGGCTGTCCAGCTCACCGATGCGGACGAGGTGACCCTCCACGATGTGGAGATCACGGGTAGTCAGGTCGACATCGAAGAGCGCTTCGTGCACATGTCGAGGCCGGTCTGGCAGTCCGGCGGTCCGTCCTTCGGCGAACCCTCGCTGTACTACCGGCTCCGTGGGAGCCAGTACAATCACCGCTTCCTCACCCCGGCGAACAAGGTCGAGACACTGCGTCTCACCAACGTCAAGTCCACCACGGCAACGAAGTACGGGTACGGGTTCACACCCGGCAACCCCTACTTCGATAGAACCGCCTTCCGCAGCAACAACGGGAGGGGGTGAGGAACATGTCAGCGCACTACCTCATCGACATGTTCGGGCCGGTCGTCAGCAACCTCAAGATTGTCGACGTGCGGTACCCCGCCAACGGGCAGTCTGCGTTGAACGGTCAGTTCGTTCTCCGCGTTCCGGACGGGGTGTCTATCTTGACGCCCCCGACGAGCCTGTCCGACCTCATCACCAAGAAGCACGCGGGGCTTCTCGCCTACTACGCGGGGTTCACGAGGATTGTTTACGACGACCTCCTCAACACCGCCGACGTGGACCCTCTGAACTCTCACGGCATCAGCCCGAACGGACCCAATCCGCCGTCGCTGCCGATGGGGGAACGAGCGTCTCCGGCCCTCAACCCCAAGCCGGCATGGTCGCTCACGCCGACGGGGGTGCTCCAGACGGTCATGATCCCGCTCGTCGGACCGGCGCCCGCCTACGTGGTCCCCACGTGGGAGCTGTGGGAGGCCGTAGATACTGACCCCGCTACGTCTCGGTTTACGAGAGTTTACAGTGAACTCGCTGCTACATCCACGTACATCACCGGGGAAGTCAGCTTCGACAACGGGGTCACGTGGACGCCGGCCACGAGCGGCGCTGTCGTCTTCATCCCGCCGGCCAGTCAGGGGCTCAGCTTCATCCTGAAGCTATCCAACCCGCACGCGAGCAAGCGCGTGCGGATCGGTTCGTGGGCGCTCACGTATTAGCACTGATCTATTGATACCGTGCTCTTCTCAAGTACGGACGTGGCGCATTTGACCTAACCGTCCTCGAAGTCGTCCCCACACAGGTAGAGGCGAACGCCGCTGAAATGAAGTGGGTAGGCCACTTTCAAACACAAGATCGAAGGTTTGGCTACAATCTTGAGCCCGGCGGTAATGTGCGGTGCACTCAGGAAGAGACCCGGAAGAAGCAGAGCGAAGTTCAGAAGAGACGGTTCGCACAACCAGGGGCGATCGAAAAGCTGTCAGCTTTGATCAAAGCCACCCATCCTGGGATACCGGACTCCACGAAAGCTGCCCTGAGTAAGGCACACGCGGGGCATACGAGAAATCGTGGGGTGGAGCGGGGACCTCAGACCGAAGAGCACCGGCAAAAGATCGCGGCTTCACGTCTCGGTCGCACCTTCCCCCATCGGTGTAAAATTCGTCAGATCGACGCACTTGGAAGTACGGTAGCTGAGTACCCCTCCCTGTCAGCAGCCGCGAGGGTTGTCGGATGCGCACCTGACACTCTCGCTCGATGTGCGCGAGGGGTGACTGCAATGGTCGCCGGGTTCCGGTGGGAGTTCGTCGAAGGGGTCGACACTTCGACCCCTCACCAGTGAACACTGGTGAGGGGTCGAGTCGTTTCAATCGTGGACGCAGCGGAGCTGGTTCGACGAGGCCGGCGCCGTGACCCACTCTCCGTAGTAGATGTCGATGACCAGAGGCGTGCCCGTGGGCGTCGAATCACTCGACCAGTACTGCGTCAGAGGGGACGTTGTAGTCACAGGGAACTTGAACACGGGAGGGGCGTCCGGCCCGTAACACGAGACCTGCGCGTAGTTCGTAGTGTACGGAACAGGACCCGTGACCTGCCCTAGGATGGCTTCCCACTCGGCCTTCGTGGGCACGCGCCATCCGCCTTTTCCGTAAGAGGCGCACGCCAACGAGATCCCCGACAACGACGCTTTGATGTCGCTGTCGGCCCACGTGAGGCCGGTCTTCGTGTCCTTGATGGCGTACCCGTCGGGCGACTTGGTGTCCGCGACCGTCGAGAAGCGTCCGAGAGGTGCATCGCACGCGCACGTGGCCCTCTTCGTGCTCGTGGCGTCGAGGCAGGCGTAGTTACAGAGGCCGCCAATGGTCACCCACGCAGTGCTACTCGTGCCACTATCGCTCGTACCACCGTCGCTCGTGCTAACGCACTGCTCCAACTGCATCCCCACGCACCGCCTCGTCCACTCTGTACAGGGAGGGCCGGAGTCGCCGGAGTCGCCGGAGTCGGCCACCACCCCCGAGTCGACCATCCCGGTGTCGGTCCCGGTGTCCCCGGCCTCGGGAGCGCTGTCGGCCACCCCGGTGTCCCCGACCTCAGAGGCGCCCGTGTCGGTCCCGGTGTCCCCGGCCTCAGAGGCACCCGTATCCGACCCGGTGTCCCCGGCCTCGGGAGCGCTGTCGATCGTCCCGGTGTCCCCGGCCTCAGAGGCGCCCGTGTCGGTCCCGGTGTCCCCGACCTCGGGGGCATCGATGTTGGGGAGGGTCTCGATCTCCGCTCCGGTGTCCAGCGTGGCCGAGTCGTCGTCCCCCGGCGCGACGTCGAAGTTACCACCTGAACAGGCCGCGAGAATTGCTGAAGTCACCGCTACGAAGAGGGTCTTGGTCTTGGTCATGGGAACACTCCTAGACCCTGTACAGCGCGACCCCGGGGGCGATCCATCGAGGGGGCGGACATTCTCGTGCCCGTTCGGACATTCTCGGACCACACCAGCGGCATAGCCCATCCGGAGGTCTCGTGCCCGACCGGGGCCAAGGGGCCACCCTCGCGTTTCTTTTCATGCTTCCGCACGGGGAGGCCGCGCTTCCATTGATGCGGCCCCGGATGCAGAAGGGATCGCAGAAATGACCGACAACTTCGGTGGTGGGGTCTCCCGGGTTCTTGCCCCTCAAGGTACTGCATTCCTCCAGGTTCTCTGGCAGGAAGGGAAGCCGCCGCTCGACTCCGAGTTGAACTTCCTCCAGCAGATCTCGAACGAGGAGCACCGAACGGGCGCCCTCCGAGACACCCCGTCTGGTTGGCTTGGCAACGAAACCAGTCTCCCGTCGGACTTCCAGACGAACCCCGCGTGGTCGAACTGGCTCCGCTTCGGACGTCAGCGCACGGGCGAAACCCAATCGGTCATGTGGGCTGCGGTCAACGGGTGGCTCATCCCCGTCGCAGGCACGCGTACGGGTACGCCTCCCGGTGCACCGAACAACAGCGACACGACGAACGTGATCGCTCTCGATCCCCCGCCCGCGAACAGCGGTGACTTCCGAGTCGACTTCGTGTTCCTGGAGGCGTGGGTCGCGCGTATCCCGCCGAACCCGTCGACCACGAACAAGCCGGCAGGGTCCGCCATCTGGCGCTACGGCAACGTCGAGGGTGGCTTCGCGTTCCTCCCCGATGATCTCGTCGATCCGGCCATCGGCTTCGAGACGACGCAGAGGCTCCAGCTCCAGTACCGCATCCGTGTCGCGAAGGGGCTCGTGGGTCTCACGAGCAACCCGGACGGCTTCGACCCGGCGATCGTCAAGGCGCAGGGCGCTGCGGCTTCTCCGACGTCATTCATCTTCCAGAACATGCGCACCACGCTGGGGGATCCCGGTCTGTGGCGAGCTGGGGATGGAACCTCGAACGCTCTCGGCACGGTCGACGGCTACACGTACGCCATCCCGATCGCCGCCGTCTTCCGTCGCAACGGCGTGGCCTGGTCGGGAGACCCGAGCCAGAACCTCAACGGCGCGTTCAACCGGAACCCGCTCGCGGTCGACCGAACCGGAATCCTAACGTTCTCGACGGTTCCGACGCTCGCTTCGTCCATCACGGCCGCTGCGACGACGTTCGTTCTGGCGTCCTCCTCGGGGGTGCCGCTCCCGGCGACGCCTGCATTCCCGGTCCTCATCAAGGTCGGCGACGAGCTGATGACGTACGCGGGCATCACGGGTACGAACGTCACGGGCGTGATCCGTGGCGTCAACGGCACCCGCGCCGAGACGCACGCAGCGGGCACTCCGGTCGTGGTCATGTCAGGCCGTCCTGACGGTCTCTTCTCGGACCAGATCGCGTCGACCGACGTGCTCGATCTCCGCCACGCGATCAACCCGAACGGGTTCGACTACGAGGCGATGCTTCGAACGAACCTCGACAAGCTCGTGCGCGGACAGCTCCGCGCCAACTGGAAACGCTCGGGCGCGGGGCCGCAGGGTCCGTTCGTCGCGTACCAGGACAAGATCGCTTCGGTCGGCAGTGGTGTTGCTCTCGGCGTGACTCGTCTCGACGGCGCCGACGACATCCGCATGATCTTCTCGGACGCGGCTGCGTTGCAGCCGGTCGAGCTGATCGCGAAGGCCAACGGCGTGGCCGTTCCTTCCCCGTCCAACGTCGGGTGGTCCTTGTCGCTGACGGTCACGCACACGACGCGTGCAACGCCGAGCGTGTTCTCTCCGAACGACGTGCTCTCCATCCCGATTTCGCAGTTCAAGAGCGGACTCCCGGGTGGTGACGCCGATCAGGTGCGCTTCGTCAACGATGGGTACGCACACGCGGTCGACATCCGCGTCGATGGTCAGACGACCCCGGTGTCCGCGTCACTGTACACGGTGACTCCGGCGAACCCGGGGCCGAACGACGACCTCGTGATCACGCTCGGACCGAGCTTCCCGGCAACCGGCAACCAGCTCTACATCACGGCGCACGTCGTGTACGGGGCAGGGCGCGGTCTCTCCCGCAAGCCGGACTCGATGCACTCGGTCAACTACATCAGCCCGAGCACCGAGCTGCTTCTCCAGCAGTCGGGGGTCGTGCCGACGAACCTGCCAACGAGGATCACGTGGGCACCGCTCTGGTCGAAGTACCGGAGCGCGATGTACAAGAACTCGCTACCCTCGACCGCAGAGACCTACGGGGACCTCGGCTCGAAGACGGTCATCCTCCAGCCGTTCCGTCGCATCGTGTGGCCGACCGAGTTCCGGACCATGGACGGCACCTCGGCCAACGTCGCCCCGACGTCTTTCACGACGGGTACTGTGGGTGTCGGCGCTGGTTCCACGACGTTTACGGATGCATCGAAGAACTTCGTCACTGCGGGCACGCAGATCGGAGACGTTCTCGTTGTAGCCCTCGGTGGGGCAGCCGGAACCTACGTCGTGACGGCGGTGGCTCCGGGCGCAGACGTGACCAAGCTCACGCTGGCAACGTCGATGCCCGTGGCTGTGGGTGTCAACTACACGCTCTCGCACGCGCAGAACCTCATGCCGCTGCTCAAGGCGGATGCGGCCACGCCGAAGTGGGCAACGACCGATCCCCTCCAGCTCTTCTCGGGAACGACGTTCCCCACGGCGAGCACCAACAACCTATACGTGACCCTTCCGCGGCATCTCGTGCCCGGTTGGGGCGAGGTGCGTTGCCCGATTCTCTGGCAGGACGCGGCCAGCACGAACTTCGCTGAGGGCGTCAACTTCATGTGCTTGTCGAAGAAGGGCGCGTCCTTCACAGACGGGGACAAGAACTACGTCCCGTACTCGAACGGATCGCTGTCGTACGCGATCTTCTCGACGTTCAACTTCAACCCGCCGGGCACCCCGGCGACGTACAACGCGGCGTTCACCTTCGGTGGCATCACGTTCGCGGGTCTCCGCTTCTTCACGGACACCCGGGGCCTGGGCCGCATGGGCCTCGAACTGCCGCCGTTCTACGGCATCGCCCGCCTCTTCGCCGTCTATGAGGCGGGTGACTACCAGGCCAACGGGTCGGCATACAACCCGACGACGCGTGCACCCACTGGCGCGGGCGCACGCAACCTGCTCCGTCAGGACTTCCAGGGTCCGACCTTCTGGGTCGAGATCGACGACGATGGTGACAGCACGTTCATCATCAACGCCGACGCGCTCGACCTCTCGAAGTCGGTCCTCAACCCGATCACGTCGTTCGCTTCCGGGAACTATGTGATCGAGTCGTCGATCTTCGGCTTCGACCGGGGCTCGTTCGACCTCAACCACGAGTTCCGTCTCGTGCTCACGAGGCCGACCAGCACGTCGCTGATGCGCAACCAGGCCGTCGACCCGGTGCGCACGAACAACGTCAACGCGATCATCAACGGGCCGACCAGCGTGCTTCCGGGCCCCGCCACGGGGACCGATCAGGTCGTCGTCAACTACTCGCGTACGCCCTACCAGGGGGATGCGTGGGGCTCGCAGACGAGCTACTCGGACATCGGGTACGCCCCCGGTCCTCTCACGAGCGGCGTCGCCTACCAGCTCTCAACCACACACCTGATCCCGAACGGTCTCACGCGGCCGAACCAGAAGGTCCTCGAAGTCCTCGCCTCTGTGGGTTTCGCAACGACCCTCGGGACGGGACGCTTCTCCGGGGACACCAAGAACCCGACGCTCCTCCTCACCAACGCTTTCGACTTCCGCAACGTGGGCTACGAGGATCCCACTGTCTACCCGCCGGTCTCTCCGATTGCAGCGCGTCCGCGCGTGCTGATCGACGGAGCGGCGAGCGGCGAAGCCACTCTCATCGAAGCCGATACTGCCTACCTAGGGGCCACTGAGCGTCTCCCGCTCGGCGCCCTGTGGAGGGACAAGGACTTCCGTGGGGGCAGCCTCGGCCTCGGGGACGGGACCGCAGGCACGTTCGTCTACCTCGGGAACACGGGCGTGGGCACGCTGATGGCGGGCCTCGCGCAGATGAGTGCCCTGGAGCAGTCGGAAGCTCCGCTCAACGCTGCCTCGACCGCTTCGGGCGCCCCCGGGGACGTTGTGGTGCACGTCGACGGGGAACAGGGGAACTACTCCCTCCTGGTCAACTTCCGGACGAACCGTGGAGGGTCCGCCTTCACTGCTTCGGGTTCGCACCCGGGCGGGGAAGTCGTAGCCGCCCAAGGCCAGATCCAGGCACCCGCAGGCCACACCAACGTCATCACGGGTCGAGCATTCCTCGTTCGGAACGCGCCCACCAGCGTAGGCGCCACGGAGGTTTCGCCGGGAGACGAGCTGATGATGCTGGTCATCACGAACGGCGTCCAGCTCAAGGACACCAACCCGAAGACCTCCTACATCGCCATCAGCACGAACGGGACGGCCGAAGGGACCGCAGCGGCAGACCTCTACCGCATCGAAGGGCACCCGCTGCTGACCAACAACGTCCACTACGCGGTCGATCCGTCGACCATCATCCTGAGCCCGAGGTTGACCTGATGGCCGTCAAGCACATGAACTACCTGGACATCCCGGTAGAGCAGCGACGGGAAGCAGCCGCGGTGGCGCGTAAGCGCCTCCACGACCATCTCTCCAGCCCCGTTCTGACGCCGGACCAGGCAGCGACCATCCACAGCAAGCTCGTGGAGATCGACAAGTGGGAGGCCGGCGAGCTGTCCGTCAGCTCGTTGGACCCTGAGGTCAACGTGACGCGTTCCACCAGTCACGTCGTCTCTCTGACGGAAGGCGTCAAAGTCAAGGAGAACTGACGATCTCCCTGTTTTTCTTATCCCCGGTAGGGGGTGAAAGGGCTTCCCCCTTATGGACCTGTTCTCCACCTTCGTGAACTGGCAGACCGGCCTGCTCTGCCTCGGCGTGTTCGTCTTCACCTACGCGATCCGACGCATCGTCGAGACCGTGTGGCTCGCCGCGCCGACCAACCGGTACTACGCGGGGATCTTCCTGCCCCTCGGTGCCATCGGCACGGGGATGGTTCTCGGCCTACTGTCGAAGAAGTTCCCGTGGCCGACGCCGCTCCTCACCAGCGTGCTCGCTCGTGTGATGTACGGCGGGATCTGCGGCCTGGCGAGCGGGTGGGTCTACGTCCACTTCCGCAAGTTCATCAAGGAGCTGGGAGGCAAGGACAAGGACTCCACGCCGCCCGCAGCCTCGGTGGCAGCTCCGGCCGAGATCCCGATCCCCAAGGACCCGGAGCCCCCGGAGCCTCCGAAGGGCTGAGCCGTGGCTGACACTCAGGAGAGCCCCTCGTTCTGGGCGACGGCGTGGGAGAAGACGAAGGCCGTCCTCAAGTGGGTCGGCACGAAGCTCTTGGCTCCCGGCGTGGGGCTCATCGTGGCCATCGTCCTCATCATCCTGGCAGGGCTCCTGCTCACGATGGGGCTGAAAGAGCTACAGATCGGTGGCTGGCTGGCTCGTCTGCTAGGCAAGAAGGACCCGGAGGCGACCGTCATCGACGTTGCCAACTCCGTCCCTCCGAACCGCGTCGACAAGGACGGCAAGATCATCCCGGTGGGCGTCCCCGACTCGAAGGGGGACACACAGGCAGTGGTCGTACCGATCCAGAACCCAGGACTCTTCTCGAACCCGAGTACGGTGACGTTCACGCCTCCGGGTTCTGACAAGCCCGTCGAGGTGCAGCTTCCGGACGGGGTGAAGAACAAAGACGTGGACAAGGTGATCGTCGTGAAGCCTGACGTGATCGCGGTGACCGTGAAGGACAACTCCGGGGTCTCCGCTCAGCACGTCGACGACCTCCTCAAGAAGTACGGCGGGAGTTGATCATGGACGGGCACTACCACGTCCTGTGCAACACCTGCCGAGCCATCGTCGAGCAGTGCAAGTGCTACGGCGAGACCCCCGTGGTCTACGTGGACTCGTGCGAGAGGTGCAAGCCCGGCGAGGAACACAAGGTCGTCCCGGCGCCCGTCCACGAGCACACGAACAAGATCTGCCTAGCCTGCGGCAACACCATGCAGTGCCGGTGCAAGGGCCCGAAGCGCACCGAGTACGTTGACTCGTGCTACCAGTGCAACCCGCCTCCGGAGATGGCTCCCATGCCGAAACTGTCCTCTCAGCGCACGGCAGCCGTGAACCGGCTCGAACCTCTCGCCGAGCTGTCGCTGAAGGACATGCAGGAGGCGACGCGCAAGCTCCAGACGGCCCTCAACATGATGCGCCTCATGGGTCAAGAGGCTCGCGGCTTCCTGCCGAAGAACTATCAGCGCAGGCCCGGTCTCAAGCAGAAGGGTGATGCGTTCTACGCGGTCGCCGAGATGGCGGACGAGATCGTCAAAGACTTCGAGAAGGCGAACATCCTCCACGAAGCCAACCGCATCATGTCCTTCATCCAGGAGACCGTGAGCGAGACGAAGGCGTGGATGGCGGACGTGAAGACGGCCTCCGACATGATGCCCGTCCGCGTGATGCGCCGGTACGCCGGCAGCTCGGTCATGAACCGCATCCGTGACGTGCACCAGTGGATGAACGAGGCTCTTGCTCGCACTCACCAGAGCGAGCAGTTCCTCAAGGGCATCCAGTCCGAGGTCGCGATGATGGCCCACGGAGGCGACCACGCTGCCAAGGCCCACGCGGACCACCTCAAGAAGGCCCTCGACGGCATTCTTCGCGTCGAGAAAGAGACGCGGGCACTCGTCGACGGGCTCGACCACCTCGCCCGCGAATTCAAGTAGACGGGAGGCTTCCCCATGCGTCACGCCCTAGCCGTTCTCGTAACGGCTCTCGCCCTTCTGACTTCTTCGGCCGCGTGGGCGAGTGACCCTGCCACGCCCACAGCTTGCGCTGCGGGGTCCACGTGCGTGCCCAAAGAGGACATGGACGTGTTCGTGAAGGTCCTCAAGGAGAAGCACTGCCTTCAGACGGAGAAGCCGACCTTCACCGTGGACCCCATCACCATCGTGGTGGACAAGGACAGCCGCATCTACGGGAGCGGCTCAGAGCCCGTGCCGTGGAAGCTCCATATGTCGTGGTGCGGGTACAGCGTCGACGGCTCCGGGAACATGAAGATCGTCGCTGCACAGCACGTGGAGCCGGACTACGGGTTCCGCTTCCGGGTGAAGGCGTCCATGGGGGTCCTCGGGCTCGACGCGTTCAAGCGCAGCCCGTGGTCAGACGCCGTGGACGTCGGTGTACTGGTCGAACCGTTTTTCTATCGTTCGTTGAACTTCAACGTTGCCGTGGGGATCCGGTCGTTCGGGGCTGGCGTTGGTCTCGACCTCACCAGAAACTTCGGGTTGTATCTCGGCTACGCCGTAACGTTCTCCGAGCTGCGCTCCAACCCATTCATTGGGGCCAACTTCGCTTTCTGGTGAGACATGAAGCCTTGTGTCTACGTAATTACTCACTGCGCGTCTGGTAAACGCTACGTGGGCAAGGCGAATCACGCCGTAACACGGTGGCGTGCTCATCACACAGATGCACGACGGACCTGCCCAGAGACTTGCATTGGCCGTGCTCTAAAGAAGTACGGGCAGAGTGAATTTGAGTTCAAGGTTCTTGAGTGGTGTATCACTGAGGATGCGGCCTACGAGCGAGAGCGCTACTGGGTGTCTTACTTCAAGTCGGACCAACCGGAGTTTGGGTACAACATAGAGAGCGGAGGACGAGGGGGTAAGACTCTCTCTGCTGAGAGTCGGGCAAAGGTGTCGGCTGCTCTAAAAGGGAAGCCCCTGACCCCCACGCATCGGGAGAGGATCGGAGCCGCGCAACGCGGGAAGCCTCGATCTCCTGCACAAGTGGAACATGTAACAAGTCTGATTGAGGCACACCGAGGCGTACCATTTTCTGCTGAGCGTCGAGCTGCAATGAGCCAGGCCCGACGAGGGCAACCAAAGTCCGAGGAACATCGAGCCAAGATCGCTGCTGCGATGAAGGGCAAGATGTTGGGGCGGAAGTTGTCCGATGAACACCGAGAGAAGATCGGAGCTTATCAACGGGGACGCCCTAAGCCTCCGGGCCACGGGGCTAAAGTCGCCGCTGCCAAACGTGCGCGTACGGAAAAGGAAGACTCTCAATGAAAGACTCGGCCGGGCTCCACCTCGTCATGGACGCGTACGTAGCGGATTCGTCGGTCTTCACGCGCGAGCGTTTGGAAGACCTGTTCGCGAAGATCGTCGAGGCGTTGGAAATGAAGCCCCTCGACAAGGCGCAAGTGTACGAAGTCCCGGTAGATCCAGAAGTACTCGAACGCGTCAAGCGCACGGGGACGTTCGAGGATGAGGGCGGCATTTCGTCGATCCAGGTGATCTCGACGAGTCACCTGTCGCTCCACGCATGGCCCCTCCAGAACAAGTTCAGCCTTGACGCTTTCTCGTGTAAGGACTTCAACGCGGGGCTTGCGATCAACATCATCCGCGAGATGATGGGAGTTACCACAGATCACGTGCACGTGATCCAGAGGACCTTCCCAAGGCAGAAGATGGATTGACCCCACGCAGGATCAGTCCATCTTGCCGTTTCCGTGGATGCCGAACGGCACGTAGACCCGATCAGCGTTGACCTGGACGATCTGCGGGGCCGAGGTCTCGTCTGCGAAGACGAGGGCCGTGAGCCGCCCTCCGTGGACGCCTCCGGTGTCGATGCCGTAACACCACGCTCTGACCCCACCGGGTCGGATGTCTACCCGGGGCACGTCGAGGGTGTGGACGACGTGCCCGTAGACGACCCCCTGAGGGCCGTCCCAGACCTCCATCCACGGATGGGTGCCCTCGGGTACTTTGATGCCGTCGGGGGAGCGGTCCATGGGCACAGGCTTACCTGTGGTGTCGTCGACCCACCGCAACCGCAGGATGTGATTCTTCTCCTGCTTGTCGATCGGGATGCGCGGCATGAAGCCCGCGTGCACCGCGATGGTGCCGCCCCCGAGGTCGGCGGTGACGGGGAGCGTGCGCAGCCAGGCCACGTCCTCGGGCTTGAGGGTCAGCCAGGGTGCGAACCGGTCCGGCCCGATCTTCATCGGGTTCTCGTACTTCGGGTTCGCAGCGTGCTTCTCCTCGTGCCGAAGCCAGCGCAGAGCCGTCTCCTCATGGTTGCCTTTGAGACACTTCCACCCGTTCTCACGGACGAATTGGACAACACCCTGCGAGTCCGGGCCCTTGTCGATGAGGTCTCCGAGGAAGACAAGACGATCCTCCTGTTCGACCTTGAGTGCGTCGATCAGTCGACGTAGCTCGTCGAGCATTCCGTGGATGTCACCGAAGACGATTGTGCGAGGCATGGTCAGGTTACTTTTAGCTCGTCCCCTGCATACACACTCAGGATCTCACGAGCCCATGCGAGGAGATCGGTGACGCGTTGCCCCGGAGGTTGTGACGAACACCACAACTCCAGGTTCTCCAAACGGTTGTCGTCTCGAACTCCGTTCTTGTGGTGTACGTACTCATTGTCTCGCAGGGGACGCTCCAGGAACTCCGACATCACCCACCGGTGCTCTAGAATGCCTCCGTTGGTCGTCGCGTTAGGATGACCCTTTCGAACAATGACAATGTACCCATCCGGTGTGATTGTCCCACCCTCTCGCCGCCGCAGATAGTCTGGGTTCACGAACTTACGATGAAAGTGTTTAGGACACAGCCCTCTACGTCTAGCTACTTTAGCACACCCACTCTCCAAACAAATCTTTGACGGTCTCCAGTTGCGCTGCTTGACCCGTATCGAAGTGCAACCCTTGCACTGATAGCTGAGGCCGTCACTCTTGGACTTGTCCCGATAGAAGTCGGAAGTGTCCTTATACACCCCACAAGTGAAGCAGGTCTTCTCCATGAACAACACGACGGATAAAAGGAAGCAGTCACTCTACTTCCCGGAGGAGACCCTCCAGGAGATCAAGGACGAGGCGGCCAGACTCGACCGATCCCTGTCTTGGGTCGTTCAGCGCGCCTGGAAGATCGCGCGTCTGGAGGTCAAGAAGCTGCCGTCGGATCCGTCGGATCCGACGCTTCCTACGCCGGAGAAATGACCGAAGGCTCCATGGTGGCGCTTGGTTCGTCGCCGTGGAGCCCTTTCAGTTACACCACCCGAGCCAATCACCAACCCTCGTGGTGATCCTGGCGCTTGGCGCCGCCGCGGGGGGCGCGGCGATCCTTGAAGATCTTCACGCCGTAGCCGTAGCGGCGCTGCATCGCGAGCGCCACGGCGCTGCGGGGCGTGGGCTCTTCGACCTTGATGATCTCGACCTTGTTCTTGCGGGACATGACACTCTCTACAATGGGAGGGGTATCATGATCCATCCAGAGGGTCTGCGCTAGTACCCCTCGAACCAGTCGTCGGTCTGCTGCACGGCCCCGAGACGGCCGATCATCGCGCGGAAGATGGGGTTTCCAAGCGCACCGCGTCGAGCCTGGCGAATCTTCCGGACGCAGACCACACCGGGGAGGCCCGTAAACAAGTGGAGCGCGATCCCGGTCACGAGACCCGACCGGTTGAGGCCCATGCGACACGTGACGAGGACCTTCTGACCTTGCCGGAGAGCTGCATCGACCCGACGTGCGGCCGCAAGGGCGGTGGCAGCCTGCTCTCGTGTCACCGCCTCGAAGTTGTCATCGTTGGCGGCGTGGACCACCTCGACCCCAGGAAAGTAAACGGCTGCGGGCTGGTACTCTTGCGCGCACAACACCAGCATCGTGAACCCGGCGGCTGCGATCGTGCCCCCGACGGGGGGTGCAGCTCCCTGCCACAAGTTCGGGATGATCTGGTTCGCGTTCGAGTACATGGGTCTTCACCCCGGAGGCTGCTGGCCTCCGGGCCTAGGGGAGGGGAGAAGCGGCGACTACTTCTTCGCGACCACAGCGACGGCTGCGGCGGTGTCCGCGAGCAGGGCTGCGGCTGCGGCTGCGTTCGCGAAAGGGGACATCATGGGCGAGGGCGTGTAGAGCGGTGCGATACGCACCGGGGTGCTGTCCTTGTCCCGCTTCGGCGGGGGCCCGCTCTTCCGGATCGCCTCGTGGAACTTGCGGCTCAACTCGACGGTCTTGGCCGACTCGTCTGCGAGCTTCTGCATTGCGTCGTTCTCTTCCTTGGCGCTCATGATCACTTTCTCCTCGGAGGAAGCTGCGGGGTCGTGGGCTGAGGCTGAGGCTGAGGCGGCGGCTGAGGCGGTGTGTCGATGTACCCGAGGGTCGCCATGACTCCACGGAGGAACCCGTTCACGGTGGACAGGTTCTCCTGGAGCTTCCGGATGTCTTCGAGACGCTTCGCGGAGTCGTGGTCGAAGCTGTCTTGACTCACGAAGTCGCGGCTCATACGGTCCACGTCCTTGCGCATCTCCTCGACTTCGCTCTCGACCTGCTTCGCTCGGTCGAGAGCGCTCTTCGCGATCTTCTCGATCCGTTCGTAGTCCTGTGAGTGGTCCGGCGCGTAGCTCGGACGACGGTTCATCGCGCGGGTGAACCAATCCGGGGGGTCGTCTTCGAGGTTGTCGAACCCTCGACGGAGCTTCCGGATCTCCTCGTTGGCCTTGTCCATGGCCTCGGTGAGCTGCCCGAGGAGCAAGAAGAAGCCAGTGCGGGGTTCGATGGAGGATCCGGCTGACCCTACAGTCTTCTCCACGCTGTCCAGGCGCTTCTTGATGTCCTTGAAAACAGCGAGGAATGTGCTCGTCGCCCCGGCACCCCCAGTGATGAGGCCCGCGACGGCGTTCTGGATGAGGCTCGTCCAATCTGACATCTCACTCTTGCGTCTCCATCGGAAGATCCGCGAACCGCGACGGTAGACGCAAACTGTCGCGTTGATCCCTACGTCCCCCTACGCCGATGGATCACCCCCAAGGTCACGTTGTAGAGGGGGTACGGGAGGCTTCGCTGCCCCCGCGGTGTAGGAGGATCCATGGGTTGGTTCGAAGTTGACCGTGAGGGTCTGGCCAAGTTGCTCAAGCGTAAGGGGATGGAGTTCATCCTCTACGAGCTGGTCCAGAACGCGTGGGACACCAAGACCAGCAAAGTCACGGTGAAGATGGAGCCTGTCGAGGGGCGCCCTCTCGTGACGATGCTCGTCGAGGACGACGACCCGGATGGCTTCGCGGACCTGACGCACGCGTTCACGCTGTACGCGGAATCGAACAAGAAAAGCGACCCCACGAAGCGAGGGCGTTTCAACCTCGGCGAGAAGCTCGTGCTCGCCGCATGCGAGAAGGCCGAGGTCCTCTCGACCAAGGGGGGCTTCGCCTTCGACAAGAACGGCCGGCGCCCTGTTCGGAACCATCTCGAACGAGGCTCTATCTTCTACTGCGTGTTGCGCATGACGCGCGACGAGTACGCGCAAGTGATCCGGGCCGCGAAGCTGCTGCTTCCTCCGGTCCCCACGACGCTGAACAACGAAGTCATCCCCATCCGGACCCCTCTTCGGACGTTCGAGGCCACGTTGCCCACGGAGATCGCTGACGCGGAAGGCTACCTGCGCAAGACGGCGCGCAAGACCACCATCCGTGTGTACGAGCCGATCGATAACGTCTCGCGTATCTACGAGATGGGGATCCCCGTCGTCGAGACTGACCTCCCGTGGACGGTCGAGGTCATGCAGAAGATCCCTCTCAACTCGGATCGGGACAACGTGACTCCCGCCTATGCGCGGGAGCTGGCGGTCCTCGTGCTGAACGAGATACACGAGACCCTTCGGCCCGACCAGGCCGCACTCCCGGCGATCCAGGAAGCACTCGCGGATGAGCGTGTCGTCGCCGAAGCCGTGGACACGGTGCTCACCCACCAGTTTGGGGAGAAGCGCGCCATCTTCGACCCCACGGATCCGGAGGCGAATCGCCGCCTCGTGGCCGACGGGTACACAGTGATCCCCGGCGGAACGTTCTCGAAGGACGCCTGGAGGAACATCCGTAGCACTGGCGCTACCCTTCCCTCGGGGCGCATCGCGCCTACGCCGAAGCCTTACAGCAACGACCCGGATGCGAGGGACGCTCGCTACATCCCCGAGTCCGAGTGGACCCCCGGGATGACGAACCTGGCGACCTACGCCCACGAGCTGGCGTGGAAGCTCCTCGGCCGTTCCGTCGACGTGCACTTCGAGCGAGGGCGCATGACGGACCGGTGGGCCGCGAACTACGGCGGCGCGCAGCTCACGTTCAATCACGACCGCCTCGGCAAGAAGTGGTTCGAGCGGGGGGCGACCGAAGAGGTGAACGACCTCCTGATCCACGAGCTGTCGCACGAGTACGGGGGGCATCTGACGGACGAGTTCGACCACGCCCTCTCCCGTCTCGGCGCGAAGATGGTGTCCCTTGCCCTCAAAGACCCCGACTTCTTTCGGAAGTACAGTGCGAAGTAGCGTCCGACGGTTCTAGGGGTACACGGCCGCGCTACCGTGGTAGGATATCTTGGACTGGAGCGAAGACTATGGCGGAGGACACACGCAAGTATCAGCGGATCAAGACCCGCAAGATCAACGAACGCCCGATGATGACACACCCCGAGTGGAGCAAGGGGGAGCCGCTCGATGTGTACGTAGGGCAGATGGACGCCCCCGAGACGTTGCCCAACGGTGCTCCGAACAAGCACCGTGTGGCCTACGCCCCGGTCGTCCTCATTGGCCAGGAGAAGGGGGTCAAGCGTGGGATGAGCCCGCGAACGGCGCGCGTCCTCGCTCGGATGCTCCTCCAGGCCGCAGACGTGGCCGAGGAGCTGGAGATCTCGATGGGGTGGCACCCCACGCAGGACGGCCGATAGTGGCACGGGAGACCATCACCGCAGAGACCTGTCTGACGTGCGGTGCCTGCTGCGTCTCCACGGAAGATCAACCTGCACTCTGTGACGTCACGGCGGAAGATGTGGTGCGTCTAGGCCCCAAGTTTGTTCGACTCCACGTGTACCAGTCGGACATGGCTGGCGAGGGGGCCATCCGAACGAGATGGGCCACACAGCGACAGGGCCCCTTCAAAGGGGCTCAGATCTGCGCCTGTGTTGCCCTGCGCGGCAACCTCCTCCAGAACACGTCGTGCTCGGTCTACGAGGACCGGCCCCGAGCATGTCGAGAAGCTGTGAAGCCCGGGGACCGCATCTGCCGTGAGACCCGGGCCCACTTCCGTAGCATCGCACACGACTTGCGAGAGGGGCTTGAACTCACGTAGAGCCCCTCTCCGGGAGTTCAGCCAGGCAGACCGCTGCCGGTCACGGCGATCGTCGAGCCCTTCTTGGCGACGAACACGAAGGTGACGGTCATCGCCAGAGTGGCCTTGCCGGGCTCCATGCCCACCGCCGACGCCTTGGGGCCGTTGCCCACCGAGAGCGTCTTGCCGTGCTGCTGCTCTTCCTCGATGGTCCAGGTCGCCGGCTCGTAGGCGTTCGGATCCAGCCCGAGCGCTTCGCACTGAAGGCGGAACTTCACCCGCGCAGCATCGGCCGCCACCTTGAACGCCTGCGCATAGATCTCGGGGCTCTCGTTGATGTTGAAGACGGGCGAGGGGCTCTCGACGCCCTCGATGCTCGTGAGCGCGTCGTGGAGGCGCGTTGCTTCGAGCACGTTCTTGGCCGTGAAGGTGATCGAGTAGGCCGCCTTGTAGCCGAGGAACCGCAGCTCCCCGGTGGTTCGGTCGTGCTCCTTGCTACTGTCCACGGCGAACGTCGTGCGCAGACGGTCGGTGTCGATGCCGGCGGCCGGACCGAACGCCTTGAGGACCTCCCAGATGGCCGCGATGCGCTCCTTGGCAGCTTCCTTGGCGGCCGGACCCGTCTTCGCGACCGTGTTGATGTTTGCCTTGAAGGTCGCGCTGACGAAGGCCGTCGGGGTGCTCCCCTTGGCCTGGACGTGGATGCTGTCGGTCGATCCGTAGTGGGGCATGGTGCTCTCCTCCACGGCCCCTTACACCAACCCGGTGTAGAGCCCGCCCATGCCCCTCTCCAAAGCCGAGTGGACTGAGCTGCGCGCCAAGATCGCCCTGGAGCCAGAAGGGTCGCCCGCCCGGATCGTGCTCGCGGAGTACGACCACGTGTGGGGTGCATGGCGAGACGAAAGGGCACAGGCTGCGATCGCCTTCTTTCGCAGCAACGACCACCTGACGACGGAGGAAGCTACACGTCTCGTCGACTACTACGAGGACAACCCCCTCAGAATGGAGAACGGGCCGTGCCGCGCCTGTCAGGGGGTGGGGCGCGTCCCTCACAATGGGTGCATCGGCGGCGTGCTGGAGCGTTGCACCGTGTGCAACGGCAAGAAGAAGGGTCTGCGGGTCCAACTACCGTGGGACCCGCACGGAGAGCCCCTGACCTTCGCCGGGGACCCTGTAGAGACCCCGAAGACCTAGCACTCGTCGAGGAACCCGGCGTTCATGAAGCCGTGGTACGTGTAGCTCCCGTTCGGTTGCTTCCCGATCAGGATGGAGGGACGGACGGTGAAGTGGGGTGCTTCCCCGCTGCGCGTCCAGCCTCCACCGCTCTCCTTGGACTGACGAACCCCTCCGCCGGTGGTGGACGGGCCATCGATGGTCCAGTCGCCCCCGGGTGTCCGCACGATGTAGCTCTTGCCGTCCGGGCCCCGCCAGTCGAGATCTTCGAGCCAGTCTGCACGCCAGAGCGCTCCAACGGGGGCGTCGATGGACTTGTCTGTGTTGCAGTTCTCGGGGCCGGTGAGCGCGTAGGTTCGCCCTGTGGCCTGGTGCACGTACTTCCGCCGGTGGTTGACCTGCCACTGGTCCTCCGGCTGGAAGATGTAGGCGCAGTGATCACACTTGAGAGGCCACCGCGGGTCGTCATGGGGCACACCCAGGTCGCCCGACACAGGCATCTCTGCCTGGATTTCGCTGATCAGGGCTTCGGCGTTGTGGTATGCACCGGGGGCGCGAGGGCACTGCCCGGCCTCAGGGTACGTCGATCGGTACCGGCGCAGGTAGACCCAGTGGTCATTCGTGCTCTCGATCAAGAAACACTCGATTCGACGTGGATGAGACATCACCAAACCTCACCGAAGAAAGGATCCTCGGTGAGGCTGGATTGACCCAAACCACGCCCGAGCTACCCTGAGGACGCCCGCATGCGCAACCGAGAAGACTACTTGGAGTGGGAGAAGGTCAAGGAGTTCGAGGAGCAAGGGCTCGTCGTAACGGTCCTGATCCTCAAGACAGAGAAGCCGAAGTACAACCTGGAGGTCGGCTTCCGCACCCACCAACAGAAGGTGATCCGGCGTCTGCCCCTGACCTTCATGGGGCAGGGGCAGCCTACCCTCAAGAGAATCGACACGGCTGCGTTGGGTCGGCTCGTCGTCGCGGCCGAGGACTACGCTCTCGCAGAGATCCAGAAGCTCGAAGGGGCTCGTCGGGACCAAAGGGTAGAGCAGAGCGTCCAGCAGGTCACCAAGGACCTCCAGAGGGGGCAGACGGGGCCGCGGACTCCCTTGGGCATCAAGAGCCTCGGCAAGCTCGACAAGGCGAAGCGTGAGGCCCGTGAGGCCGAGGTGAAGGCTGAGCCCCCGAAGGAAGGCTGACGGTGTACATGGGGCTATGAGCCCCCGGAACCCCCTCCCCTCCTCGAACCGAGGAAATGTCGACCCCCCTGGATGGATCGCCTCCGGGGTCGTGGGGTAGAGGGAGCATGGCTCGAAAGAACTACTACGCGGGTGCTTGTTCTGGCTGCGGCGCGAACGTGGGCGTGGGCCAGGGCTTCGTGTTCGGCCCCCCGTGGGTCACCAAGTGCGCCCTCTGCGCCGGGGAACTCGATTCCGTCAAGATCGAGGTCGCGCGCGACGGCCAGAACGTCCTCTTTCGCATCCACGGCTTCCTCGGTGACCGTTTCGGTGAGTATCGCGCGGCTACGGCCAGCGCCCGCTACGACGGCACGCGCCGGGTGAACGTCGCGTCGCTCGACAAGGCGATGTTCATCGTCGATCAGCTTCGCAAGTCGGGCTTCGTGCTCGACATGCTCCCGGAGCTGTCGGCGGCCCTCCAGGCCAAGGCGGCGGACTTCAAGGCCGGTGTGACCGAGGCCGAAGGGCGCCTCGACGAGGCCGACGCGCTTCTCCGTGGGCGCGGCCTGTTCCTCTTCCCGTTCCAGCGTGAGGGCGTCCGTTGGCTCACCAACCGGTGGGGCGCGCTCCTCGCGGACCAGATGGGCCTCGGCAAGACGGTCCAGGCGCTTCTCGCGATCCCGAAGAAGTCCCCCGTCATCATCGTGGCCCCGGCGGTCGCGAAGGGCGTGTGGAAGCGCGAGGCGGCCAAATGGCGCCCCGACCTCAAGATCGAAGTCCTGTCGGGTCGCGGTAGCTTCCGCTGGCCGCAGGCCGGCGAGGTCATCGTCATCAACTACGACATCCTCCCGGCGGAGCTGGTGGGCAACTGCGCGTGTGGCACGGTCCTCATCGCGGACGAGGCCCACGCGGTCAAGAACTCGAAGGCGCTGCGCACGACCCGCTTCCGCAACATGTCGGAGCTGGTCCGTAAGAACCAGGGCAAGGTCTGGCTGCTCACGGCCACGCCCCTCCTCAACCGCCCGCAGGAGATCTGGTCGGTCCTCCAGGCGGCCGACATCGCCCGCGAGGCGTTCGGCAGTTGGGACAACTTCTGCGTCGCCTTCAACGGGTGGCGTGGCGACTACGGTTACGAGTGGGGCACCCCGGACGAGGCGCTGGTCACCAAGCACTTGCGCAAGGTCTCGCTGCGCCGCATGCGCATCGACGTGCTCCCCGAGCTGCCGGTGAAGACCTACCGCCAGGTCAGCGTGTCGATCGACGCCAAGGCCGTGAAGGCGTGCGACAAGGCGATGAACATCCTCCGCGCGCAGTCCCCGTCCCTGTGGGACCGGATCATCAGCGACGAGGATCCCTTCGAGGCGGACCTTCCGGAGCCCCTCGCCCTGGAGTCGATCGAAGACGCCCGCGCGAAGATCGCCCGGATGGACGGGACGAGCTTCACGGAGTTCTCCCGCGCCCGCGAGATGCTCGCCCGCGCGAAGATCCCCGCTCTCTTGGAGATGGTCTCGGATTACGAGGAGCAGGAAGAGCCTGTCGTGGTCTTCTCCGCGCACCTCGCGGCGGTCGACCTTCTCGCCACTCGTGAGGGGTGGGCGAAGATCACCGGCGAGATCCCCGCCGAAGAGCGGTCGCGCATCGAGGAAGACTTTCAGAATGGCAAGCTCAAGGGCATCGCCGCGACCATCAAGGCCGGTGGCGTCGCGATCACGCTGACGAAGGCGTGCCACGCCATCTTCCTCGACCAGGAATTCACGCCCGCTTTGAACGAACAGGCGGAAGATCGCGTGTGTCGCATAGGTCAAAGCCGTGGCGTCGTCATCACGCAAATCGTCGCGGAGCACCCGCTCGACGCGCGCATCTTCACGCTCCTCGCCTCGAAGCAGGCGATGATCAACGCTTCGGTCGATGCTTCCCGCATCCGCGCGGGGGACTCGGTGGAACCGGTCCTCCTCCCCGAGGTTGACTTCGCTCGGCTGGCGGAGGAAGCGGCGAACGAGGCCCGCAAGGCCGACGAGGCGAAGAAGAACGCCGAGGAGCGTATCGCCCGATACGCCGAGGAGCGTGCGAAGGCCGTCGCCGAGAACCGAATGCTCCCTCCCGAGCTGCGTCACGTGCAGCCGGCCGACGAGCCCGCGCGTCGTGGTCCCGCCAGCGCCCGTGACAAGTGGGCCATGTCGGCGGTGCTCACGCTCGCCGGTCTCGACCCGGATCGCGCCCGCATGCAGAACGACGTGGGCTTCAACGCGTCCGACGGTGGCATTGGCCACAAGCTCGCGAACGAGGTCCTCAGCGGCCTCACGGACAAGCAGTGGGAGCTGGCCGCTGCTCTCTGCACGAAGTACTGGCGCCAGGTCGGCCGCCCGCCGGCCAACGGGGAGTCGTGATGTCGAAGAGCACTGAGGACGTGAAGAAGGCCCCGTTCATCGTGACGCCCGCGGACTTCCGCAAGCTCTCGCGGGAAGCGGACCGGTGCATCACGGTCGTGACCGTGTTCGACTGCCACGAGTACGGCGACCGTATCAGGTGGCTCCGGTTCGGTCAGGCGAACCTCCAGTACCACGAGCACTCCAAGCAGTGTGTGTTGAAGGCGTACCTCGGAGACGCTACGGACTGCGAGCACGACAGCGCGTACATCCTCCAGCTCCCGCTCATCGGTCTGACGTTTCAGAGCCCCCTCTACCACACGATGGAGTTCTCGGCGTGGATCGACCCCAACGGCTTCGAGGAGTTCCGCGTCCCCCGGGACGGGTACGACCCTGCGAGCCTTCCGGACGCGGATCGCTGCAAGATGAAGGGCTGCCGGAAAGGGCACCTGATCGTCCCTCCGGGCTACTACGCCGGCCCGAAGCCGGACAGGGAACTCTTCGAGGCTGTCCGCGGCAAGCGCGTCGAGGTCTCCGTCGGTGTAGTGCGGGACGCGGAGTAACCGTCATGCCCGAGCCTGTCTGTGCGCAGTGTGGGACCCCCGTTGCGAACTCGTACGTCACGTGGAGGGACGAGCAGGGGAACACCACGAAGGTGTGGTGCAAAGAGTGCGACGAGCTGGACCCGATCCCTCCGCTACCGCAAGGATCGGGTCCTGACCTCGCAGCTCACGCTGAACGCCTCGCTCTTCGCGGTCCGTGACGAACTCGCGCGGAAGAACCGCACCTTCCGGCTCGGGACGGACCCCAAGGAGTGGGGACGTCAGATCAACGACCTGCGGAACGTACCTCCGAAGCACGTCCCGGAAGAGCGCTGGCCGGAGTTCAAACACATCCTCGCGCTCGCCCTCCAGGAAGTGGATCGAGGGGTTGCCCTGTACCAGCAAGCGGACACGCTCGGCTTAGGGAGCCTCAACACGGTCATCACCCTGGAGCGAGTCATGGGTCACGTCGCACACGCGCACGAACGCTGCTGTGTGTTCGAGAACGACCGCCCCGTCGCGCAGCCGCGCACCTACGACGACGTGAACGCCTCGTACAAGCGCGTCGAAGCGTTCGTGAAGAACGAGTTCGAGCCGAAGGTCTGGTTTGGGGGTCTCCAGGCGTTCGTCCAGAAGGCCCGCATGAAGGGACACTCGGCGGAAGTTCCCGGGCTCAAGTTCCTTTCCTTCTGCATGTGTGCTCGTGCCATGCAGACGCTCACGCTCCCAAACGAGTCGTCGATCACGCTGATCACGGCAGAGGATGAAGCCGAGAGCCACATGGGCACCCAGGGCATCGATGCGACGGAAGAAGACGCTCTCCTCGCTCTTCGTGCAGCCACGAACGCGTGGACGAGCGGAGCGATCAAGCTCAAGGACGATGGCGAGGTCACCGTCGTCTGACTCTCGCTGGTGTACTCAGAGAGGGATGACCGAACACGAAAAGCGTCTGTCCGAAGTCGGAGTCAAGGTCCAGTACGAACGAAACTGGGTCGGGGAACCAGGCAAGGGGCGGCACCCGGAACCGGACCCCACTCGCATCAACCGGGTCTACCTCCCGTTCAAGCCCGCCGACTGGTGGCAGCTCGTCACGCGAGACGGGGAAGACTACATCGGGCCCTGCTGCGGCACGACCGGGGCGATGCAGGACATCCTCTGTGGTGTGCACCGGGACTCCGGGTACATCAGTGACTCCGACCTTCTCGAACTTGGACAGCTCGGGGAACAACACGACGGTACCGAGTGGTGGGCGGACGAGCTGACCTCGCAGAAGCTCACTGCCCGTCTCAAGGAATGGAAGACGCTCGACCGATGGACGAAGATCGGCGTCATCTACCAGGCGTGCCGGGCGAAGCTCCGTAGTGGGATTCTCATGCGGGCCAACACCCGCACCCCCGAGGCCGAAGACGGCGACAAGAACGCACTCAGCACGCTGGAGTACGGTCTCCGGTTCATCTCGTACCGAGATCTCTTCAGGAACAGCTTCGAGGCAACGACTCCCGAGCAGGTCGAGTGGGAGAAGACGCGGAAGGTCCAGGAGCACGTGCACCAGCAAGTGCTGCTCGCCAGGGTCATCCCGGCGGCCCGGAAGGTCGTCGATGCCCTGCTCCGCAAAGCGGGCCCGCCCTTCGAGGGGGTCTGCATCGTCCTCACCGAAGAGCACGGACACGTCATCTCGAACGGCCACGGCCTGTGCGTCTACGAGACGGAGAAGAAGGCGCAGGAAGTGATCGACAGCCAGCCGGAGGAAGCGAGGCCGAAGCTCGCCCTCCGCCCGTGCCGTGTGTCGGTCGAGGAGGGGCTCCGCTTCCTGGACGAGGCGACCCCATGAAGGCCATGACACGAGGGGAGGCTAGCCAAGAAGCCTACCGTCGGTGGGGAGCCTTCGCGCGGTCCTTCGGGTGCACTACAGGCACGAGTCCCAAGAGCTTCTCGGTGGGCATCTTGCTCGGCCGGGACATGTGGGTGCTCGGCAAGGGGGCCTCGTGGGAGGAGGCGTTCCAGGACGCGGACAAGCGCAAGCCCCCGAACGAGAGCAGCTTCACGAGATGGCGCAGTCGAGTGATGGGCTTTCGAGGATCGGTCTAGCCGTGGAACAGGTACAGATCGTCGAGGTCCCGGAAGGGGCGTTCACCGACCTCCTCGCGGCCCGCAAGTTGAATGGGGAGTACGAGCACTTCTTCCCCTCCGAGATGCAGGTACGATCCTGCGACACGAAGAACCCCATCGTGCCCGTGCGGATCTCTCACGACCCAACGGGCACGTACTGGGGGTGGTGGGACGCGAAGCACCAGCACTTCACCATGATCTATCCGAGGAAGATGCTCGCGGAGATGTGCTTCACCTACGGGTCCGCAGCCGAAGAGAAACGCGGCCGTGGGCGACTGGTCTCTCTTCGCGTGGAACCTAGGTGACGAACCTCACGAGAGGTGTCACCCTCCCTTCGTGTTCGTTCGTCTAGGGCCTCTGCTCCTACCCGAATCCTGTGTAAGGTGCATCGACACGTCTCACATGGAGACGGAGCACGCCCTGGTTGTCCTTACCCACCCAGGGGATGGACTCCAAGGGGAGCCTTTTCGTGTCGTAGGGCACGACGCACTGGAGCTTCTCGCGCACACTCACCCAACCTGGTTCAGGGGGCGGTGCTGGCTCCGGTGGAGGTGGTCCTTCCACAACCTGTTCGGGCACTCCCTCTCGTGCATTCTGTCCGCGCTCGGCTTCACGCGGTTCGGGGTCCGAGTGCATGACGCGACGGTCCCGCGGCCACCGCTAGGGGCCGGAAGGGGGTAGAGCGATCCCGCGCTGCTTCAAGAACGCCTCCGCGAGCTTCTTGATGCGGTCGGGATCCGCTTCGAGCGTCTCCACGATGTCCGCCGAAGGATCGCGAAGCCCGTCGATCTGCTGCTTCTTGAGCCCGAGCGTGTCTGCTACGACCGGATCGCTACCAGTCTCGGAGAGCAAGAAGTACGCGAGCACAGGTTCCGGCTGCCCGTCGCGGTAGACGCGTCCAACGCACTGTTCGTGGACGCCCGGGGACCAGTCCAGCTCCCCGAAGACGACTGTGCGGCACTTGTGCTGGAGCCCGTCGAGCCCTGCGCCCGCACGCAGTGAGATGATGAGGAGTGGGGACTCGTCTGCAAGGAACTTGCGCTTCGACTCATCCTTCTGCGCAGAGGACTCCGACCCCGTGTACATCACCGGGCTGAGATCCGCGAGCCGGTGCATCCAGAGGGAGTAGACCTCGCGGTGCCACCCGTAGAGGACGACTTTCTCCCCACTCTCGATGAGAAGCCGCACGAAGTCCGCGACGTACGGAGCCTTGGCGATGCCCGTTGCCTGCCTGAGGATGTTGTTGAACTCCTCGCTCGCAAGGAACTTCTCGCCCTGCTTGCTCTCCCCTTGCTTGAGGATGATGCGCGCCAGCTCGGCGGCACTGCCTCCCACACGGTCGAGAGCTTCTTCGTCCGCGTCCACGTGATGGATGGCACGGGTCAACGCAGGCAGCTCGCGCCCAACCTCGGCGCGGGTTCGACGGAGCATGAGGCCCGACCTGCGCACGTAGGTGCCGAACGCTTTGGGGTCTCGGATCTTGGGCTTGTCCCCGGGCCGGGCTCCGTACCCCCAATCGATGCACCACTCGCGCATGAACTCTTCGTGTGTCCCGAGGGAGTCCGGCCTGATGGAGTCGATGACGTTGTAGATCTCCCCGCCGTAGTTGTAGATGGGGGTCGCGGTGAGCCCCATGCGGTAGGTCGTGGCCGAGGAGATGTGTCGCGCGGCCGCGTGCTTGTTCGTACCCGCATGACGAAGCTCCTGAGCCTCGTCGTAGATGACGGTCTTCACCTTCTCGGCGAGAGTGTCCGCCCACCCTGCGAGCTTGTGGTAGTTCAGCAGGATCACGTCGGGGAACCGGTTCGGTGCCTTGGAACCCCGAGGGGCTTTCGTCAGGTCGTAGGGGGTCCCCTTCTTGACCACGTGGGTCGTGAGGTGGGGGGCGAACTTCTTGATCTCGGCCTCCCACTGGCGAGGCAGGTGAGCGAGGGTCACCACGAGGGCAGGGAGCGCGTTGGCTTCCGTGAGGACGCAGATCGAACTGGCTGTCTTCCCTAGACCTACATCATCCGCCAACAGAAGGGACCCGTTGCGAAGGACCATTTCAGCCGCGAGCCGTTGGTACTCGCGAGCGGGAAGGGCGAGGGTGTGGAACGGGGGAGGGACGTGATCGGTCGACAAGATGCCCGCCAGGGCGTCTTCCCGGCCCCTGTGAGCCTCTGCGCGCTCCTGGAGAATGTCGGGGCGGTCTACGTCGAATGCGAAGCGCTGTGTGAACCAGGCAAGCTCCCGGCAGTTCTCCTCGGTGGCGGACAGCCGCACCTCCCCGAAGGCGTTCTGTGCGATGCGCCCGAAGACACGCTTGAGGCGCATCATCACGTGGGGCTCGGCCCGGATGCGCCAGACACGTAGGTCCTCGTCGTAGACGGCCGTACCGACAACGGGAGGGGGCATCAGAAAGCAGATCCGGAGAGGTAGAGGGAGCGGAACTCCACACCCCCGAGGGAGGGCATCCGGAGCTGTGTGGCGTGCCGCATCAGCGTCGTGGCCAGCACGAGGCCCGAGAGTTTCCCGGTCGAGGCGTACCGGTGGAGTTGGCGTGTCACCTCAGCCGTAGACCCCTTGATCTTCACCTCGACGCCGATGGCGACGCTGGGGGCCTGTACCTCACCGGAACCGAAGACGAGAAAGTCGACGCGGCCTGCCTCGTCGAGCTGAGCCTCGCGTTCGTAGAGGAACCCCCTGGCCTGGAACAGGCGCTCGATCCCATCTTGCAGCTCGATTTCGTCGCCAAACCGGAGCCGGCAGGCACGAAGAGCACGGCATATGTCGTCGATCACGGCGGGCACGCTACACCGGGTCAGGCGGACGTGTCCGGGTCCGAACCCGGCGACGCGGTGATCGTGATCATCGGCATGATGATCGTGTGGTCGGTCGGCTCCGGAACACCCGGCTGGCGAAAGAACTTCATCACGCCGTTGTGGCTGGCGAGGGGGGCGAGATTCGGATCACGGAGCAGGTCCCGGATGTCCATGTCCTGCCCGTCGACCTTGCACATGATCGCTACGCAGATGCAGATCTGCGAGTAGTCGACCTCGGACATGTTGTGCGCCCACCCACGGCCCTGGATGAGCCGGTAGACGCGTCCATTGGGGTCCTTGAAGCCGCTGGCGATCTGCTCGCCGACGATGCCCTGGTAGCTCGCCCCCTCGAAGTGCCAGCCGTAGTTCTCGGCCCCGTGGACGCCGTAGATCAGCTTGGTCTGTGAGAGGTCGTTGTCGATGACCCAGTGCTTGCCGACCGTGCAGATGAGGCCCTTGGGGTTCCCGAGCTTCGCGAGGGCTGCGTCGATCTTCTTCGACTGATCGATCATCGCCGCCGTCGCCGACGTGATGGGACGCGGCATCGGGGGCAACGTCACCTGACGCTGCATCCAGATCAGGTCCGCGAGCTTCGGGGTCAGCAGCATGCACCCGGTCATGTCGGCGATGATCTGCTGCGTCTGTGCGTTCACGTTGACGCGCACCCCGTCAACCTTGAGGGCGTCCGCGAAGACCTGGAACTCCGCATGGTGCCCGTTGTAGTCGGACGTGATGGTCGCGAACTCGACCTCGAAGCGCCCCTGGCGCACCTGGTCGATGATGTATGCCTCGCGGGCGGCCCCTGCTTCCGGGAACGTCATACCTGCTGGAAATGGATAAGTAGGGGACCGGATGGATCACCCCGAGGGTTCCGTTGTAGTAGGAACATGGCCAAGCAGCACACCCGGATCGGCATCGTCGGCACCTGCCCCGTCTGCGAAGGGGAGTTCCACGTGCAGAGCGGCACCATGGTCCACCACGGGTTCGAGCGCCCGGGGCACGGGTCCATCGTCGGCGACTGTTGGGCCGTGGGTCGAGAGCCCTTCGAGGTCTCGTGCAAGGCCACCCAAGAGTACCGTGCGATCATCGCGCAGCAGCTCACCAACGCGGCGCTGCACCTGAGTGATCTCGTCGAGGGGCGTATCAAGACCCTCCACAAGGACGTGTCTGTCTACGGGTACAAGTACGGTCGCCGCACCATCATCGAGCCGAAGTACGAGGAGTACACGAGCACGGAGACCGATCCGGCGCGCCGGTACGAGTGGAAGAGACTGTTCGACCACGCAAAATTCCAGGCGGAGTCGCACGTGCGCATGCTCCAGATCTCGGTCGACCGCCTCGACCGGATGATCGCCCGGTGGGAGCCGAAGCCCCTCCGCGAGGTGACCGAAGAAGTCCTCCTCATGGAGAAGGCTGAGCTGGAAGCGCGCAAGAACGCGCGGGCGGCGGCCGCACAGGCGAAGCGCGACGCGGAGAACGCGAAGCGGGCGGCGCGTGAGGCCAAGGAGAAGGCCGCTGAGGACGCCGTGAACAGCTTCTACGCCGAGTGGGGCCAGAAGTTCGCCGAGCTGGCGAAGGAAGGCCCCGAGGCCGCCACGAAGGCGCGTGTGCTCCAGGACGAGATGCGCAAGGCCGCCAAGAAGGCGAAGCTCCGCTACCACTACAAGGATCACGTCGACGCGGCCAAGATGGGGCAGGACGAGGCTCTCGTGACGCTCAAGCTCGCGTACAAGTCGAACAGCTACTTCAACTACATCGGGTTCGGCTACTAGCCGGCCCGGGATCGGATCCCATGCCCAAGAAGAGTGTCCCGCTGAGCGAAGTCCCCGACGCCGACCTGATCGCCCGCATCGAGCAGAACATCCCTACCCTCGTGCGGCACTTGGGTAACGCGACTTCACAGACGACTATGTTCCACGTCTACACGCAGCTCCAGCAGCAGGCCGTGCCGAGCCAGGCACCGCTTACCTCCCTGGGGGAGATCGGCGACCAGGTACGGGATGCAGGTAGCATCCTGACGAGGATCACGGCCGACTACATGGAGCTGCACCGGCGCATGGTGCACGCGACGAAGCCCAAGAAGAAGTCGGTGTAGAGAAGAGCATGAAGATCAGCACTCTGTGGGCCGTGCTCGACCCCACGCCCGTCTCCGAGATGGCAGACATCTGCTTCGAGGCCACTCCAGAGGACTTCTGCAACTGGGCCGCCGGAAGCGCTTGCCTCGGACGCGCGCCCGAGGACCGGAACCTGACCCTCTACACGACGGGGGAGGAAGCGAAGGCCGACGCACAGGCGCGCATCGAGCGGCGAGACAAGAAGCCGGCAGTGACCGTAAGGCTGAACGTCCTCGATCGCGCCCGTGTCGTGCGGTACGAGAACGTTGCGGATCGGGGCTACGTCGAAGGCGAGCGCCGCAACCGGGCCGCGACGATGCCTTCGCTCGTAGGGCAGACCGTGGTGATCATGGACGTGTCCGACGGGCACGGCCTGAGCTACCGGGTCATGGCCCCCAACCTCGACGGCGCGAAGGGCCGTGAGAAGGCTCTCCCCCCGTGTTGGGTGGAGGCCACGGAGCTGGAACCGGCCCCGGCGGTGTAAGTCCCCCGCAACATGAAACAGAACCCGAGCCCCCTCGTGGGCCTTGCCGTAGGCGATGCCCTCGGGATGCCCTTCGAGACCGCCCACATGCTCGACAGCCGCCTGCTGGCGTGGGACGGCCTTTCCTACCAGGCGAGCAGCTTCCACGGGCTGGCTCCGGGTCAGTGGACCGACGACACGATGATGTCGAAGTGTCTGGCCGAGTCCCTGCTCGAACGGCACGGGTACGACCCGGTGGACGCGGCCGCGCACTACACGAAGTGGTTCCTCTCGGGAGAGAGACGGGGAATGGGCCGTGCGACGGCAGACGCCCTCGGACGCCTTGCCCGTGGGACCCCGTGGGACAGCAGCGGGGTCAAAGGTGCGGAGGGCAACGGCACCGCCATGCGTGCGGGAGTGCTCGGCGCCTTCTACCACGTGCTTCCGGCATCGGCGGCGGAGTTCGCCCGCCTCGACGCGACCATCACCCACCAGTCGGATGAGGCACAGCACGGGTCGGCCGTGATCGCCGCAGCGGTGGCGCTTCTCGTCACAGGGGTCTCGAAGAAGCTCCTGTTGTCGTGGCTCCTGACCCATCTCCCGAGCACGTCCAAGATCTACGCCGGCCTGCGTTCGATCCAGGCCATGCAGGCAGAAAACCGACGCGTCGAAGACGTACTCGGGACCGACCTCCAGACCGGGGCACACGTCGTCCAGACGGTGCCCGCAGCCATCGCGGCGCTCGTTCTGACGGACAGCTACACGGCCTGTGTCCAAGCGGCCATCCGAGCAGGAGGGGACACCGACACGACGGCTGCCGTCGCGGGCGGGCTCGCTGGCGCCCACTACGGCTACGCGGCCATCCCGGAGCACCTGACGAAGGGGCTCGAAGCGTGCGATCAGCTCCGGCGCCTCGAACTGGACCTTATGCAGTACGGCCATTGAGCCGTGTCGCGCGCGTTCGACGACCTCTTCGACGACCCCGAGTCCGCTCGCAAAGCGGTCCGGGACAGCACCGTCGAAGCAGAGCGCGCCGTCGTACAAGAAGTGGAGACCTGGCTACGCCGCGCCCCCACGTTGCATCGGAAGGCGGCAGACAAGGGGCTCGACGCTATCGGGGACGTAGGGCTCCCACTCGATGGAGCCAGCGATGACAGTCTCGTAGAGAGCGTCGTAGGTGTCCTCCTCGGAGATCCCAGGAACGCGACCCGCAGCCTCGATGATGAGGGGGCTTTGCCCCAAAACCGCTGCTTGATCCAGAATCGTCGTCCGCTGCCTCAGAAATCGTCGTCAGCGATCCCCACATGAGCCTGGTGCCGGTGTACGACGCCCGCACAGCAGGCGGGCGCCAGGACGCGAGTATTGCTCGGTCCACTGAGCGTTGCTCCAATGGACGGTGATGGCAGGAATCCCTGGGATCGAGCAGAAGCCGTTTCTTGCGCGTGAGCTGGCATCGGCGACGCTTCAAGCCTTGCTTCCAGTTGTCGCGGGTGTCGTCGCACTCTGTAAGGAGAAGTCGCAAGCGACTCCCGACATGCTCTTCGTCTGGGCCGCCTGGTGTGCGCTCGCTATCGCAGCCCTGTGCGTCATCGTTCGGGTTGTGGCGGCCTACTACAAGGATAAGAAGGACATGGAGTCTGCGAGCCCCGCCGAGCTTGCAGGGTGCCTCCACGTGTTGCACCGCATGATCTACAAGGCGAAGGGATTCGATCCATCAGACGTGACGAAACTTCGGATCACGCTACACAAAGTCGACGGCGACAATCTCGTACAACTTCTCGATTACGTTGGCGGCGACGCCGACGATGACGGCAAGCATGGCCGAACGGCTCGAAGGAAGTTCCTGATTCACAGCGGCATCATCGGACGGGTCGCAAGGATGTGCGTGCCCCGTATCCTCGACCGCCTGCAAGACCAGTCGTTCGACGACTGGGTTCGCCATCTGGTCGAACACCTCGGCATGAAGGATGCCGACGCAAGGAAGACGAACCCGAGCCGCTTCGCGTTCATGGGGGTGCCGCTGATGACCTCCGGCAAGGTTGATGCCGTGGTGTACTTCGACGCGACGGAAAGCGGCTTCTTCGACGATGCAACGGTAGCGCTCGTTCTCGAAGGTTGTGCTGGCCTTTCCACTTATGCGAACGAGAAGTATAAATGAGAGGGGTGAGCACGATGCCGGACCAAGACGCGCCGAAGGTTGGTACCAGCGAGAGCCCGAAGGTTCCCGAGGTTCGTACTCCGGCCCCCACCGGGTTCGTTGGCGGCGTCCGTGAGCGGGAGGTGAAACTCTCGCCTGAGATGCAGGCCGCGCTGACTCTCAAGCGCGGGTTGCCGATGGGCACGCTGCGCTAGTCCCAAGACAAGCGACTGGTGGACCCGTCGGCGGCGTTACTTCGCCTTCACCACCGCCAGAACCTTCTCCGCCGTGGCCTGCACCGTGTCGAGAGCCTTCTCGGCGAGCTTGGTGGCCTCGGCCGGAACCGCAGAGATCGGGTCAATGGGCGGCGCGCTGACAGGCCGCTGTTCCAGCAGCTTCGCTGCAAATGCCCTCAGCCCATCGGCGTTTTCAGGCTTGATCTCGCTCTCGATCATCAGCATGAGCCCGACGGCGGCTTCGGTCCTGCGGGTCTCGCGGGCATCCGCGAAGTGGCTCATCGCGCGCCCGTGTGTTCGAGAGGCGAACCGGTACGCCAACGTTGCGATCCCAACGAGCAGAAGAACTGCTCCAGAGGTCGCTGCGAGAGCTGGCCACAGCTCCCTGATCGAGGGTGCTCCCGCGTTCGGGAAGACCGTGTGCGCGATGACGCACGTGACCGTGGTAAGCCAGCCAAGGACGGCGATGCACACGGCGGCAATGAGCGTGGCCGAAGCCGTCTTCGTGACCCCGGCCGTGCTCCCGGTTGCTGCGCCCGCCGCTGTGACGGCATCTTCGTAGCTGCGCCGAAGGACAACCTGGAGATTCAGCGTGCGGTTGCTCGCCGCCTTCCACGAGAGCGTTTCGAGCGAGGCGAGGGTCTCCCGGACTTCGGCTGCCGTCTCCTTGGGTGACGCATCCTTCCGGCTCAGATCCGCGAGTTTGTCAACCTCCGTCCTTAGTTCTGCGTCGTCGCCCGGTGGCTTCGGTTCGGGTTCTGTCGGCTTCTTCGGAGCAGGTGTCGGCGCGGGCTCGTCCATGGAGACGACGACAGGCTACACGACCTTAGAAGTACGGCCCAGCCGACTGAATCCACTGCGTGAGGGCCGCGTCCCCGCGCGTTGCCCATGCACCTGTCAGCCGCGTGACAAGGACCACGGTGCCGCCGAGAACGCCGAGCCAGTCTCGTAGCGCCGCGCAGTCGGTGTTCGTCACGACGAGGTAGACGCCTTCTTGAAGCGTGTAGAACCCCATCGACGCGTTCCGCAGCGCCGTGACGATGTTCCCGAGCACGACGGGCGGCGCCTTTAGCTGGACGAGGTGCACCATACAAACGCCGCGCGATAACAGCGCTCGCCACGCGTATACCGGCCCAATGAGTTCGGGCAAGGAAGCTGCGGCCGATCGGCATGGTCCGACCTCCACTAGCCGCGCCTTCCGATGCGGACAGAACTCGCGCGTACTGTTGGAGACCGCGCGGCATTCCTGCCTCGGGGCGAACCAACGCCCCGGAGGGAGACGGTCATGCGTGAGTTCAACGTGTACGTGGACAGGGAAACCTCAACGCGAGCTGGTGCTGGTGGGACGTTCCAGATCATCGAGCTGGTCGAGGCTAGACTCGACGTGACGCATCTCGTCGATCAGGGGATCCATTTCACCGAGGTCGCGGAAGTTGAACGGCACCTCTCGTCGAAGCTGGGGGAGACGGTCTCCGTCACCGAGGCTGGGTAGGCAACCGGGTCTGCGCATAGGGGCGACAGCTTCTCAAACGTGGCCTTGCGCTGTTGCGCTCGTCGCCACGGACAAGCAGAAGGCCGTCGATCCCCTCGGCGGCCTTCGATGTTCCCCGGCCACTCGATGCTGTTGGCGAACACCGAAGGCTGGTGGTGGTTCTACTTGCGCTTGCCGTGAGCCTGGCTGACGACGGTAGCGGCGATCCGCTTGGTCGTCTCGCTCGACCTTCCGTCTTCGAGGGCCCGAGCGGCTCGGGCGGCCATCTCGGGGCTCGTCTCGGAGCCCTTTTGGACCTGCGCAAGCGCGGACGCGGCGAGTGATCGAGCGATCTCGCTTGCGTTCTGATCCCGCAGGACCTCGGACGCAACCGTTGCAACGCTGGGACTCGTGTGCTTCTCGTTCTTCGACATCAAGAACCTCCGTTCCACGGCGCACTGCGTCCGTGCTCGAAGGTCTGCCATGTACTGAGCCGATGTCCAGCCCGCTCTACTTCGGGGGGCAGCAGAAGACCCGGTTCACCCCCGAGTTGTACCGGGGCGTGCAGTGCATCGCGCTCGCTACCGAGTTCATCTCGTCGTACGTCCCACCTTTGAAGCGCAGAGCGTACCCGGGCGCCCCCATCGCCGTGCACGAGTCATCCTCGTGTTCGCCAGCTTCCTCGAACCTGACCTTCTTCCTGAGGTCCGCCACAGACGGCCCTGGTGCCTCAACAGGGGGAGGCGGCGCGGTCACGGCCGCCGTTGCCTGAGCCGGGGCGGAGGCAGGGGGAGGATCGGCAACAAGAGTCGCGACGATCATCTCGTCGTCGTTCGTCTCCGCCGTTTGGGCGAACGTGAAGCGCACGTCCCCTCTCGTCGTGGAGACCACCGTACCCTTCACCATCCCGAGGTCTTTCGTGACTTCTTGGAAGGGCGTGCCGGGCTTGATCACCTCGACGAGGATGTTGCTCGCAAGTGCCATCCCCAACGGGCTCCCCTCCTTGTCTTGCACGAGCGCGACCCTCCGAAGCTCTTTCGTCTCTGGTACCTCCCGCACGGCCACCACGACGCCATCGAGGGTCGCTGACCACTCGTTGGGCTTCGAGTAGCGGGGCTCCGGCAGCTTCATGTTCGCGAGGTTGCCCTCCGTCAGCTTCTCGACCTGAGCGTTCCACCGCTCTCTGAACTGCTTGGTCGTCATCCCGAGCGAGCTTGCGGGCTGCTTCGGAGGATTCGCCTTCGCCGGGCCGGAGGGCTTCGCTTCGTCCTTCGGGTCGTCCCCGCCGCCGCTCTTCCCCTTGCAGCCGAGCAGCGCAGCCACCACGAGCGCCACGACGAGCACCTTCTTCATCGACGCCTCCAGGGGTCACAAACGCCCCGGGGCATATATCGCCCCTTCCGTGGTCGGGTGGCAAGCCGGCGCACTGCGACGGGTGGCCAAGCCTCTCGAAGAACCCGTCGCCGCGTACGCGCTCGTCATCGGTCAGAAGCTCCTTGCTGCACGCAAGGCACGTGGGCTCTCACAGGCCGACGTGGAGCACCTGACCAAGATCGACCGGGCGAACATCCGCAAGTACGAGAAGGGCCAGCTCAACATCGGGATCGAGACGCTCGTGAAGATCGCCAACGCGCTCGGCGCCGACGTGGTGATCGATCTCGTGCCACGAAAGGCGGGCAGCGAGTCCCTCAAGTCGGAGTGACCCTCTACGGGCCCTTTCACGATCAGGCTTGAAAGAGGCTGGATCGGAGGTCAACACGCCCTGTGTGTCGATTTTTCGGAGAGGGGCCCGACCGAATCGCCAATCGAATCAACTGCCTGCATCTTGAGGGTCTTATGCGACCCTCAAGTCGCGGAAATCGTTGGCGAAATGTGCTGGGCAGCATGACGGACGGGTGCTAACCCGAGCCGCCTCATGGGTCAGTCCACTACAGCCATGCCGTCCACGATGGTCGTCGAGGTCGCAGGCATCGCGATCACGACGGACTCGATCACCACCGCCATCGAACTCGCCCTCGAAGCATCCCGACGCGGCCTCGTGAAGCGTTCGACCACTTCGGAGGCATCCACGACAATGCCCTCCCCGACCGTCGCGCAGTCGCCGTGGGAGCAGTTGATCGAGTACGTCACGCGCCCCGAACGCCACCGCCAGCTCACCCTGCTCCGCGTGCTCAAGTCGCAGGGCAGCAAGTACATCTCGCGCGACGAGTTGGTCGCTGCGCTCGGCCTCAACCCCGTGGGCGGCGCGAACAAGCTCGGTGGGGTGCTCACCGGCGTGCTCAAGCAGGCGAACATCGTCGGCTTGAAGGCCGAGAAGGTCGTCGAGCGTTCGACGCTCGGCTACCGCGCCGGACCGCTGCTGCTCTCGCATGAGCTGCCGGAGGTGACGCCCGCCATGTAGCCGTAGAGCCCCGCCGCTCTGCTGGCGACAAAAAGCAGAGAGCACTCGGTTGCCGCCGAGTGCCCCTTGTTGTTGGCCGCGCCTTCCTTCACCGGGAGATAGCGTAGCGGGTCGCCCCGCGCGTCCGACAGCCCTTCTACTACACCGAACGGCGACTCGCGCAAGTCACTTCTCCAACTAACGGAGATGCGCATGAAATCCGCGCACTTGTGCGTGGGCTTCGTCGCCCCTGTCTGCCTGCGGCTCCGCCGCTGGTGGGCTCGGGTCTGACGTTGCCTAGCGCTTCCGCCGGGGCTTGCCTTTCGGAGCCTCGACGGAAGCCACGCCCTCGTCTGCGGCGTCCTGCGCTCGCGGCTTGTTCCAGTACGGCGACTTGCAGTTCGGGCACACACGCGGCTCCTCGACAGGTTCCTTCGGCTTCGGGCCGGGGTCCTCGGGGTCCGTGGGGCGCTTCCGCGTCTGCACGTCCGACTTCCGGTGCTCCGGCAACGGCGGAAGGACGAGCCCGCGTGGCACCCACCGATGCCCACACCGCAAGCAGATGTAGCCCCAATCGGTGATCTTCACGAGCGTCATGCTCTGATAATACACCGCGCGGGGTGACCTTGACAGGTATGTACCTCGTTGGTAATATACCAAACATGATCGACCTGAACACGGAGATCGAGGCTCGCCGGGTTCGTGGTGCTCTGCTTGCGAAGACGAAGCGCGTCTCGTCCATCGGCGGGAACTTCCTCGTGCCGTCGCAGACGCACGGTGGGCGGTACCTCGTCTCGCGCGACGAGAAGGGCGCGTGGACGTGCACGTGCCCGGACTTCGCGGAGCGCGGCGTGGTCATGCCGTGCAAGCACATCGTCGCCGTCGAGATCGTGCGCGCGCAGATCACGCCCGATGGCACGCCGATGGCGGATCGCCTGCGCGTCACCTACACGCAGGACTGGACGAGCTACAACGCCGCGCAGGTCAACGAGAAAGAGAAGGTCGTTGCTCTTCTCCGTGAGCTGGTCTCGACCGTACCCGAGCTTCCGCGCAAGCCGGGGCCCGGCCGGAAGCCGCTCCCGATTGCCGACGTGCTCATGTCGGCGATGGCGAAGGTTTACATCGGCTGGAGCGGGCGTCGCTCGATGAGCGAGATGCGCGACCTCGGGTCGAAGGGCCTGCTCGACAAGGTACCGTCGTACAACAGCGTGTTCCGGTACATGGAGAACCCGGCGCTCACGCCGATCCTCGTCTCACTCGTGCAGCGGGCCGCGATGCCGCTCGTGGGACTCGGCGGACAGACGGACTTCGCCGTGGACTCGACGGGGATCTCGCTCCGGACCTACGCGCCGGGCTATCGGAACGAGAAGTACGGCGTGCCGGTGCCGAAGCAACACGGGTGGGTGAAGCTCCACGCCATCGTGGACACGACGAGCCACGTGATCACGTCGGTCGTCGTGAAGCACGGGAGCAGCGGCGATGCGCCCGAGTTCAAGCCCCTCGTTGAGCAGACCGTCAAGAACGGCTTCAAGCCCGCGCGCATCTCGGCTGACGCGGCGTACGCGTCGCACGAGAACATCCAGTGCGTCGTGGACCTCGGCGCCGAGCCCTTGGTCCCGTTCCCGATTGGTCGTGGCTACGGCGCGGACGCGCCGGAGAGCTACCGGCAGGCGTACCACTACTTCCAGTTCAACCGCCCGGCCTTCCTGTCGAAGTACGGCAAGCGGCAAAACGTCGAGGCGACATTCAGCTCGTTCAAGCGCGTCGTGACCGACACGCTCCGTTCAAGGTCGGCAGACGCGCAGGTGAACGAGGCGCTCGCAGCGGCCGTTGTGCACAACGTCATCCAGCTCGTGCACGCGATGTACAAGATGAACTTCGAGCCGCACTTCCCGATGGCGTCGAATGGGGGTCTCTCGTGATCAACTTCGACCTCACGCCGGAAGAGCAGAAGCACGTGCGTGCGGCGCTGGCCTTCCTGCGGCACCGGCTCGGCACGTGGAAGACCCTCTCGAAGGTGCTGCGGATGAAAGAGAGGTCGCTCACGAACGTGGCGAACGGCCGGACGGTGACGCCGATGTTGGCGTTCAAGATCGCCCGACTCGGGGCCGTGACGGTCGAGGACGTGACTTCGGGGCGGTTCCCTTCGCCGGGCACGTGCCCCCACTGCGGCCGTGGGCCCGACGGTGAACCCATCCGGCTCGCAGGGGACGAGTGAGGCTCGATTCGTCAGAGCTTGCGCGCCACGGCGGCCTTGTCTTCCGGTACCGGGCGCGGGAGGACTGCGGCGAGCAGCGCCTCGTCGAACGTCTCCCGTCGAAGAAAGCCCGCCTTCGAGAACCAGACCACCTCGACGAGCCCGCCGATCTCCATCTTCGGATCGCTCACCGTCATCGTCGGCCCGCCCGACTTCAACGTCACCGTCTCGCCCTTCGCGAACTCCATCTCGATCACCTCCGAAGTCGCGGTACACCGGAAGTCCGTTGCCGCGCGCTGCGTTCAGAGCGATGCCCTCGACGTGGGAGGCGCGAGACGATGAACCGCTACTATCGGACGAAGGAAGACGTGACGGCGCTCACGAAGGACTTCCCCAAGTTCGAGCACCGTTCGCAGATCGGCACCTTCGTGACGCTCAAGCACAAGGGCTTCGTGGAGATCGGGCTGCTGCACTCGGTCACGAAAGACGCCCTCTGGTTCGCCCGAGGCGGCCTCGACAACAAGGCCCACCAGCTCGGTGTCACCCCGGCGGTCATGGACTTCATCGTGAACGACGGCCCGTTCGAGGATGCGTGCAACCAGCGTCAGCTCGTGAAGATCTACGGCCGCACCGAGAAGGGGAAGCTCGTCGAAGTGGTCGCACTCAACCAAGGCAGCCTAGTCGACCCGTAGACTGCTGAACGGGGCTGGCGAAACTCCCGTCGTGACTCACATGGACCTACAACGCTTGAACGCGCCTGGTGCTCCCATTCTACGCGGATGACGGAACGGTCTACTTCTCGCCGGGGGTGGGTCGTCGACGGCTGGCGTCTCAAGTCGGGTGGTGTCTCGCGCCGACCGGCTGCTCGACCTTGCGCAGAGCGTCGAGGTCTTCGTGCGAGATCATGCCGGGGAGATACACGCCCAACTCACGGCACGCGCCGGCCGCCACCTCGAAGGGCTGCACCTACAGCTCCTACCGCACCTGTCGAACGATAGAGAAGTCGTGGTCCACGAGACCGTGCTCGACATCGGCTTTCCCATCCCGGTTGGCAACTGCTCGACGTAGCCGATTCCGGACGATCTACGTCCGCCGCGCTGCGGCGCTGGCACGATCCTGAATGCCGACGGCCGCCTCAGATTGCGGGCCCCGGCCGCTAATTTGGGGCAAAGCCTGATGAGGGCGCTCTCGGGGATGCCGATGGGGTGCCGCTCCCGAAGGATGTCGAGTAGCACGGCTCGGATGCGATCACGCATGGTGTAGAAGCAAGGGTATGAGTACCATCCGCGAGTGGCTCGTGGGCGTCCACAGGGACGCAAGACACAGCGTGAAGCCGAGCTGGCCCCGAACGATCGCCGACGTACCCGGAATCGTAGTTCGCCCCCGGGGCCCGAGGGTGCAGTGCTCCGGCACGCCCGTCAGCATCGAGGTCCTCGCCTCGGAGGCAAACGCCATCAAGCTGCGGGCCGTTCTCGGGCCGGAGTTCTCCGTGCAGCTCCTCACCAACTCGAAACCTCTCTCCTGAGGCAGTCCCGTGACCGACAAGCCCAAACCCAAGCCCGAGATGGTACCCAAGATGGGACCCACGGTCTTCGGACCACACGTGAACCTCATCCTGTGCCGGAACCCGCACGCGGTGATCCAGGCGCATGGGCTGATGGACGACTTCCTCTACGCGAAGGGTAGGGACCTTCTCGCGTCCCGGTTGCTCCCCATCAGCTTCGGGGTTGGGGCCCGTCGTGGGCTGATCCACCAGTGGCTCGACCACATCGCGGATCTCGGCGGACAGTGGTGGCTCACCACGGTCGATAGCCCTGCGATCGACTGCCTCGGCTTCACGTCGGCGCAAGACGTGTACGAACACCTCCACGTCTTCGAGGGAGGCACCGTCCGCAACATCAGCGAGCGGGAAGCGGGCAACTTCTACAGTGCCTACGACGTGGGCATCCAGTACGTGAGCGAGATCCTTCGGAGCGAGGGGATCCTCTAGTCGCGCTCGAACTCGGTGAGGGCCTGCTTCACCGCCTCCATCTCCGCCACCATCAGACGGATCGTGCGGAACGAGACCTTCTCGAAGGTGGCGATCGCCTTCTTCACGGCCTTCGACACGTTGTCCCACGAGCGGTAGCGGTCGATCTCGACGAGCCAGCTCTCGGAAGTGGCATCGGGGAGGCAGGTGATCGTCACCCCACGCTTCTCGTTCCTCGCGACTACGAGAGCACGCTCCACTTCGTCACCCGCTTCGCCGATCGTGGAGCACAGGAGAACTTGCTTGGCCATGCCCTCCCGTACACCAACTAGTGCGGGTCGATCATGAGGATCCCCTGCAAGTGGTCGTACTCGTGCTGGACGGCGACGGCCCTGAACCCTCGTGCTTCGATGGTGAACGGGTTGCCGTCGAGCCCGATGGCCTCGATGACGACGGAGGAGGGGCGGGACACTGCGGTCCGCAGGTCCGGGAACGAGAGACAGCCTTCGAGACGCTCCACACGAACGTCACTCGCGGAGACGATCCGAGGGTTGATGAAGACGCGCTCGCCCCCGACGTTGACGACGAACAACTGGAGGGCCCGGCCGATCTGCGGGGCCGCTAACCCGCACCCATGAAAGCGCGGCAAGGACGCCAGCATCTCGCGTGCAAGCTCGCGGATTCCTTCGTCTACGGAAGTGACAGTCTCGCACGCAGCACGGAGGATCGGATCCGGGTGGTAGCGGAGCTGGAGAGCTTCGTACGGCAGGGCTGTGTCCATGACTTCCTACTTGTATGTTCGCCAGAGTAGCATGGCGGACTCCCAGCAACGCATGAAGCAGTGGCGAGAAGAGGAATCCTCTGAGCGGGACACCCTTGTCACGTGCCCCGCGTGCAAAGGGAACGGCAAGGTCATGCTGGAGGGCACCCGGAGCTACCGTCTCGTGCCCTGCAAGTGGTGTGGCGGCGTCACGGGCGTCACGAAGGACATCCACGCGAAGTTCCGTCGTTGGATGCGCATCGCAGGTCACGCGAAGGCGAACGGGCGCTGTCCGAGCTAGCGGTTGTCGTCCTTCAGCTCGTCGATGGTGGCGAGCCCGAAGCACCAGAGAACGGCCTGCACGAACCCGAGCCAGCGCATGGACTTCTCGATGCGTCCCTCGTTGAGCAGCTCGCGGATGCTCCCGCACATCCAAAGGACGTGCGCGACGGCCTGGTGACGCCGCGGGAGCAAGCCCTTGGAGGTGAACCTCTCAGGCTGCCCGGCAATAGGCGTGCACTTGGCTTCGTATCGGTCGAGAGCGTCCAGAACTTGCTGCGGCGTCATGCCGCTGCCCGTTACACCGCGAGTTCGAGGATGTCGGCGAGAGAGCGTCGGTCGTCCGGGACTCCGACCTCAAGAGCCAGTCGAGCCCACAGGGTGGGGGCCTCTTCGTAGACGAGGGGGATGTCCTCGTGGGCGGCAAAGCTCGACCCGCCCGTCTCGTCTCGATCCTTGATCACCGTCACGCAGCCGTCCCGCACAACCTCCACGAGGTCGCAGTACTTGGTCGTGTTGAGGGCGGGGAGGCGGGGGGTCGAGGCCCGCAGACAGAGACGCCCATGGCCGTCGGGCAGGAGCCACACCCACAGGTAGAACCGAGAATCGCAAGCGTTCGCCTCCGACAGAAGCGTGAGAACCGTGGCCGAAGTAGGGTCGATCAAGACCTCCTTGCAGAGCTTGATCGTCAGCTTCTCCAGGCGCCTCCACGACATCGCGTCCATGCTCTGGATCTACACCGAGGATGAAGAGATCTTCGGCAAGCCGCTGATCTGACAGCAAAAACAGAAACGGGGCTCTTCCGTGAGAAGAGCCCCGTTTCTGTGGTCGGGGTGACTACCCCACTGCGTGGATGTTCACGTCCTCCGAGCGGACGTACGGCCTCCACTCCTCGGGGAGATCACGCATCCCTATGAGGGGCGTGTTCATCGGGAGGGTCTTTGGCCGGTAGGGCTTCTTGAGGAGCTTCATGCCCGCCTGCTCCGGCGTCTTGTTCGCCTTTCTGGCGTTGCACGGGTAGCAGGAGGTCACGATGTTCTCCCACACGGTCTTGCCGCCCTTGTGCCTCGGAACTACGTGGTCGTAGTTCAGCTCCCGCATTGGCTTCGCCGTACCGCAGTAGCAGCACTGGAAGCCGTCACGCGTCAGCACGTTGATGCGGCTGAACTTCACGCCCTTCTTGTTGACCGAGACGGGCTTCTTCAACCGTGCGACGGCCGGGACGTTCATCGTCGTCGAAGGGGAGCTGACGGTCTCGTCGTAGATCTCCAGGATGTCGATCTTCCCGAGGATCTGCATGCAGATCGCCGTGTACCAATCGACGATCCTGTGGGGGGCCATCCAGGGCGTGAGCAAGAGCGTGTTCCGTGTGCACATGGGAGTAACCCTACCTTCTTCGCTTCTTCTTCATGGTCTTTCCAAGGGTGAATGTTAGCAGCCCTCGCCCATCGAGGGGGTGCTACCGCGGTGCGAGGAGGGGGACTTGAACCCCCAAGACCTTTCGGTCGCCGGAACCTAAACCCGGGGCGTTTGCCATTCCGCCATCCTCGCGTACACGTCTTGCTGTCAGCCTTCGTCTACAGTGTGTAGTGACAGGTAAACCTGTCGGACCCACTTTTTGAACTCCTCTAGGGTCCAGTCATTCTTGGCCCTGTTGCACTTGTCACAAGCAGGGACGCAGTTCTCCGGTGTGTACCCCTCCTTTGGGTCAAGGCGATCCACACCGTTCACAGCATGCTTAGGTAGGTCAGCATTCTGTCCCCCTGATGAGTCTTTCAACATGCTGCCGACAACACCGCAGTAGTAGCAAGGCTTCTCCACGAGAGCGCAGAATTGCGCAGGACTCAACTCGAAGCGTAGTCCACGCGTTCGCGCACCAGTTACGTAGGATCGATAGTGCCTCCTCTTTGCCCCTAGACCACCAGGAAGCGTGAATAGCACTGCATTTCGAGTACGAGCCAAGTCGTCCCGTAGACACCCACAGCTCTTGCTAGCCCCACGTCTTAGTACATCGAGGCGCACGTTTGCGACTGCACCACAATCACAAAGGCAGGCACACAAGTGCGTGCCGTGGCTCTTGCCTGTGATCCCCTGTATGATCCAGCGCCCAAACCTTGCGCCGACCAACCCTGTAATCGAGTCTGCACCCATCCTCGTACCCTAACACCTGAGCCCGGGTACGGCAAATCTGTCACAAGGTGCGAACGACGCTCCCGGGTTCGTACTCCACCCCGATGGCGTGGAAGCCCCCAACCTCGCACGCGAAGTCGTGAGGCTTCCGACCCTCGGGGACCGCAAGCACGGCCGCGCCTTGGGGGACCGGAGCAGACCACAGGGGCATGTTCGCGGGGGTCACCCCGGTGATCACGAAGTCGACGACCTTCTGGTTACCGTTCCAGGAGGTGAGGTAGTTCCGACGCTCGTGGTCGACCCACCCGAGCAGGTAGACGGAATCCCAAGACGGTTCTTTCATGATGGGTGGAAGCGGCGGGAGTCGAACCCGCGTCCGAGAGATCTCTGTCGTCGCTTTCTACGTGCGTATTCGAGCTTGCCCCCTCGACGGGGTTCGCAGATTTGGCCGCGACCTAGCTTCCCTGCTTGTCTCGCCTGACCCCCGGGAGCCCGAGGCTTTGGCCAGCCCTAGTGTTTGACGATCCCATATGCCCCTACGAGGACTACCTTGGGGCGGGATCGGTCACGCAGCCGCCTTGAGAGCGGTGATGACGGTGCCGTTGTCGTTGGCGTTTGTTTCGGCTCGAATCTTTTGAGGCCCTACGAGCGCGGGCCTACACGCTAGCGAAAACTTCCTTCCCCCGTCGAAACCGGGGCGCTCCCATTAAGTTCCCGTTTTGTCTTGCGACTGGGACAGGAACCGGACCCAAGGGGCGAACCGGTTGCCCGGGTCACCCTCCACCAGCCGACGGCTTTCGCCGCCTGCGAGATCAATGTACACCGGAGCCGAGGCCCCGTCCAACAGGTTATTACCCGTTGCGCGCAAGGAACCGTTCGAGGACGCGTTCAGCCGCAGACTTCTCAGCCGGCCTGCCGTCCTCATCGCCCTTGCAGACCAGGGCGTGAGGCTCGACATCCACCTGATGGGGGCGGAACTCCAGCCCGGCCTCCCCCACGACCGCACGGAACGTGCGGAGCTGCTCGGTGCGGTCTTCCCACACCTCGACAACCTCGACGTCCGGATGGGCCTTGAGGAGGGCGCGGAGCTGCCCGGTCTTCCACGCGATGGAGTCGTCGGAGTCGCAGAGGTGGAACTCGTCGAACTCCAGCCCGGTCTGCTTCACCAGGGCCCGCACGCGGCCGTCGAACCGCTCCCCAAGGCGGCCGGTCAGCATGACCGTGTACGTCTCATCGTCCGCGAGAGCCTGCTGCGCCGCCTGGAGCGTGGGAGCAACCCACCAGTCGTCTCCGGGGGTCTCGGGCACGCAGGGCGGGTTCAACGACCCGGGGTGTGTCCACCAACCAGCGTGGGGCCACCAAGAGGGGCGTTCGGGGCTGCGGAACAGAGTCCCATCGAAGTCGAAAACGCAGAGGCGCTTGATCACGGCTACGACCCCTGAAAGGAAGAACCTCGAATACATGAGGGTGGGCTGTACAACCAACCCTTACACGTCAAAGCCCTTGTGAGTCACCTTAGGGTGAGCCTATGCAGTTCCTAGGGCTCCTCTCCCAGGTTGGTGCCACCCTCTTGCTGACGATCCCTCTCCTCAGAGTGACGTGGCACAAGAGGCAGGGCCGATTCCCGCTCTGGGGGACCCTGTGGAAAGTCACCCTCTACGCCGTCATCCTGAGCTTGCTCGCCTACGGCATCGAGATGGTTCTGCACGCGGCGCTGGCACCCTCACCGGAGGACGAGCCGCCCGTCAAGAGGACGGATAGGGTGAGCAGTTTGTACCCCGACGAAGAGATCTACCCATTGCTCGCGGATCCACACCCGCGTCGGGGGGACCCCTACCCGATCCACCGCCTCCCTTGAGTCCGCGCGCCAGGAATCGAACCCGGTCCGGAAATTGATAAGAATTCCTGGGGCCTACCAGCCCCACGCGCGGGAGATGTTGCGTCCCGCGCGTATGCTCAACTTCGCCATCCCACCCTCCTAGTCGTCCTGCACTTCCTCTGCGGTTGCCAGGATGGCATCCGCGAGGGCCCGGTGCATGGTCTCCATCTCGTGCTTGCGGAGGATCTCGGTGACCCCCGCCAAGTAGTTGTTGTACGTCTCCGACCCGATGAGGGTGAGCGCCGCCGTAAGGCCATCAAGGGCCCGAGCATCGAGCGGCGTCGTTGTCCACGTGAGCGAGTCGTAGAGGAGCCCGAACGCCCATCGGTACATGGGTACGTTCTCGCTCTTGGCAGTCTCACGCGCCTCTCGGAAGAGCTGGCGTAGTGCCTCGCGCTCTGAAGAGACAGGAGGGGTGAGAGCGCTCACGATCGTGAGCGCTCGGTCACAGACTACCTTCGCTTCGCTCGGGGTCATGCCCCGGTACGCACACCGTGATCAGCCGGTGCTACGCCAGGTCGGTCCGTAGATCTGCTCCATCACCGCATCTTCCAGCACGCGTTGGCGGGCTTCCTCCTCTTTGGCCTCGCGCTTCCTGCGCTCCTCCCAAAGAGTGTTCCGCATCTCCTTGCACACTTCTTCGAGCTGCTTCTTCGGCTTCTTCGGCTCCCTCTCCTCGGGAGGCTGCTTCGCGGCGGGACGGTGGGGTTGCTTGGTGGACCGAAGGGGTCGAGTTCCCATCAACCTTAGGGTCTTACAAGAAGTCGATTGGGATTCGCGTGTGCGGTGTACTCTGCACACATGCACGTAGCTAGTCGGTTCGTCAACACGAACACTTCACCGCCCGATGCTGGGCGTGCACTCGCCGAAGCTCTTCTGCGTCGCGAGTGTCTCGGCGAAGACGTCAAGCTCAACCTACCCCCAGCAATGCTCATCGCGTGCTTCTTCGGGGGCTTCCTGCAACACGTGGCGGACACGGAGCCGTCGCTCTTGGAGGTCGCCCGGAAGACGCTGTGGGTTCCGGAGTTCGAGTTCCAACGCGAGAACATCACGCGCTGGATGGCCGACTTCAAGCCCGTCGTCTAGTCGTGCGCGGCGTCCGTCGCCGCATCCACGCCTGCGTCCTGCGCCGCTTCCCACGGGAGCGTGTCCTCAGGCCAGTCGTTCGACACCTCCCACACTTCATCCGTCGGCGGGTACTTCGAGGAGTACCGTCGAACTGCTGCCACACCCCCGTCAGACGCAGGTGAGGTGAGAGTGGAGAAGACCGTGAGGCCGTCCGAGCCCTTCTGCGATCGCTTGTGGTACCCCTCAGGCTTGCCGTCGACCTTCTTGAAGCGTCGCTCGTACGAGCCGTTCGTCTGAGCGCCGTACGTATACGTCGGTCGGGCGACCTCGACGCTGCCGAGGATCTCGACGCGCAAGGTCGCTCGTGACTTGATCTTGGGGTCCACTGTCGTGGTGGTGTGAATCACCACCGCCTTGTCTGAGCTGTTCTTGACGCGAAGATCGAGGGCGTAGCACCCCTTTGCGGTGCTGTTGGGATCCCCGCCACACTCCGGTGGGAAGTTCACCGTCGCATCAAGGCCGAGAGGCATATACGCCGAAGGGCGTGAGTGCGGGGTCCTGGCCACGATGTCGAGTCCGGCCATCAACGCAGCCGCATGGGTCGTCGAGCTTGCCTGGCAGACGCCCCCACCGAGGCCCTCAACCATCTCACCGTCTTGGATGACAGGGGCGACGAAGAACCCTCGCGCGGTCGTCCTCGGGCCCACGGTGGCGTTGAACGAGAACGTCTCTCCGGGACCGATATGGGTCCCGTCGAGGAGGGTCGCAGCTCGCTCCACGTTCTTGGCTCTGTTGCCCCCCGCCCCGTAGACAGACTCGAACCACCCCAACACCTTGGAGAAGTCCTCGGGGGGTGGGGCGACCTCCGCTTTCGCAGTGTCTTGGCCTGTGTCCGCTGGAGTCGCGTCGAAGCCGGCCTCTCCAGCGGAGGCGTCCACGGAGGCAGCCGGTGCCGAGGGAGTCGAACACCCAACAAGAGCCAGACACAGGAGAACACGGAGCTTCATGGGGCTCCGTCTACTACACCTGTGGGCGCTACGCAGTACCCGCTTTACGCGTGGTGGCGAGGATCTTCTCGACGAGATCCGGGTCCTTGGTGAACCGCACGACGAACTGCACGACAATGTGGTCCCCGGCCTCCAGAGCGAGGCTGTGGTGCACGTGCGTGGTTCCCGCCATCAGCGACAGAGGGTTCTCAACCCCCTGTACTTCCAGAGCCTTGGCGAAGGTGGTCGTGAACGCCTCGATGGCTGCATGAGCGGCTGCCGCCTCGGCCCGGTCCAGTTTTTCCTTGTCGGTCACAACCCCTCCTACACCGAAGCCCCGACCATTTCCAGCCAACGGTCCTCGATCATCTGCGCGTAGGGGACATGCGAGAAGCCGTAGCTTCCGAGGGCGAAGAAGTCGTTGACCTCCACAGGCAAGGTCCGGCCGTCGGAGGTGAGCCCGAAGTCGATCGAGCACGAGACGGGAGCCGAAGTGAACGCCGCACCGACCCGCTCGACGATCTCGTAGTCGATGCTCTTGCGCCAGTCTCCCCGGTAGAACCGGGAACCCACACACTTGCGACGGCTCCAGAACGTCCGGTACTCGACGACGAAATCGACCGGATCGGAAGCCAGGAGCACCACGTCGTCCTCGAAGTTAGCAGTCTGGATGAGGTCGTTCAGGTCACCGCTCGACACGTGCCCCGTGAAGAGCTTGTGCTTCGTGAGCGGTTTGATGAACGCCTTCCGGTCACCGGCCCGGAACTCTCCGAGGGTCGTCGTCCAGATCCTCCGGCCCGCGAAGGGCAGGATCTCGTCCGGCATGGTTGGCACATGCGGGTCCGGGACCCCGAGGCGGGAGAGGGCGTAGCGAACCGACCCTATCCACCCCTGGACGATCGTGTCCGGGGCAAGACCTAGGGTGTCCAGCTCCTCCATCCTCACGAAGGGGATCGTTTCGAGCCCCATGAGACGGAAGCCGTCCCACGCTGCGTATGTGCTCTCGGTGATGAACTCGCCGTCGTCCCGCTTCTGGAGATAGGCCCTGCGTGCGTGGGTCACCACGCACTTCTACACCCGGAGCCGGATCAGCGACCCATGTTCCGAAGCATCTTCGAGGTCATCTGCGTGAGCTGGTGGGCCTCTTGCTGCACCGGGTGCATGTGGCCGAGCACCTTCATCATCTGGTCGTAGATCGGCTTGAGGTGGGAGGGGATCTCCTCCATCTCGTCGAGGCCGAACTTGAACGAGTGCAGTGCGAGGTACGCCTTGCGGAGGAACTCCTCAGCCTCGCCCGCCTTGTAGGTGACGGCATCGAACTTGGCGGTGCGGAAGCGGGCGGCAACGCGATCGGCGCTCATGCCTCTCGACGGCTGAAAGAAGGATCCGCGAAGTTGGGGGGCCCTCTCGGTCAAAAACCTAGTGAGAACGAGTCCTTGCGCCGGGATGAACTGGAATTAGACCCTCAGACAAGGAATGCCCGATGGATCAGCGTCTTGGCACGATTGTAGAAGGCATGAGGAGACCCCCATGCCCAAGCAGTTGACCTACATCCTGTGTGTGCTGACTTTGACCGCCCTGGGTTGCTCCAGTGCGGACTTCAACCTCGCGGACCCTGTGAGCGACGCCGACAGTCAGGAGTCGGGGGCGGTCGACACGGGCACCACCGAGGTGGGGGACACGGGCACGGTCGACACCGGGACCGATACGGGGACGGTCGACACCGGGACCGATACGGGCACGGTCGACACCGGGACCGATACGGGGACGGTCGACACCGGGACCGATACGGGCACGGTCGACACCGGCACGGGAGACGCGGGCTCCGTCGCCTGCACGCCCGGGGCGAGTCGCTGTACGGGCACGCAGTTGGAGCAGTGCGTTGGAGACAGCACGACGGGGACCACCTCGTGGGTGACCAAGGGGGGCGTTTGCAACTACGCTTGCCTCGATACGACGCCGGACGGTGGTACGGCGAAGGCGACGTGCTCGTGTACGGCGTCGGGCCGCTTCATGAGCGTGACGGACACCAAGTCGCCGGACGGGTTCGCTGTCAAGGACACGAAGACCGGCATCACGTGGGCGAACAGTGACTTCAAGTACCTCTCGACCTACGGGTCCACGCAAGCGAACGCGGCGAGTGCTTGCTCGGGGAAGTACGGGACGGGTGGGTGGCGTGTACCTACGAAGGCCGAGTGGTCGGCGATCGTCGCGCAAGTCGCGGGGCCGGGGCCGTGGGGGACCAGCTACAAGCAGACCTCGTGCTACGCGCCGGATGCCGATGCGGTTCTCAAGCTCCCGACTACGTACGCGACCGCGAGCACTCAATACTGGACGAGCGACCACACGCCCGCCGGGCTCGGAGTCGCGATTGATGTCTCCGTGGGAGAGTGGGTCGAATCGACGGACAAGGTGATGCAGCTCCGCTGCGTACACGACTGAGCTGAGCTGTTGCGAGACGATCCTCTTATCTCCGTAGTGCGGTTGAACGGAGGGTCCTCGCCATGGGCGACCGCAAGTTCCGCATCTCCTATCGACCTGGTGAAGACGCAGGCGTTCTGGCGAGCATCTACGCGGTCCCCGGCTGCCACGCGGAGGGTCCAACACGAGAAGAAGCGCGACGGCGGGTCATCGAGAACCTGGCCCTCTTCTTCGAGGATGTGCTACCCGAAGACATCACCGAAGAGGAGCCCCACTAGAGCGCATCGTCGTCGAGTAGTCTGGAGTACAGGTCTCTCGAAGGGGGCACATCTGGGGGCGGTCGAGTGGCTTCTACTGCTGCACGGAGGCAACCGAGCAACCCCTCTCGACTCGCCATGGTCCGATACCTGTCGTAGAGGATCCTGGCGAACGCGTTGTTCCGCGTATCGAGGATCACGTTCCGAGGGATCGTGACGTGTAGCTCGCAGACGAGGCAGACGAAGCCGTAAGCCCGCTCCACCACAATGTCCGCAGCAACCCACGCCTGGTGCTCGTGGTCTGTGAGGGCTTCCGCGTAGGACCTTGCGGAAGCGGCGTGGAGGCGCTTGATCATCGCGCGCGCAACTACACCGTGGAGTGGCACCCCCGGCAGGACTCGAACCTGCGTTGACGCGGCTTAGAAGGCCGCCGCCTGATCCACTAGGCTACGGGGGCAAGAATCAGAACCGGATCTTGATCGCTGCGCCCCCACCGTTCTCCTCGGGGGCGAAGATCAGCACGAAGCGGGGCGTGAGCCCCACGCGGACCGTGAGCTTGGTTCTGGTGAGCCAGAACGGCTTGCCCACGCCCACATGCATGTAGTCCGCCCACGACCACGCCTTCATGTAGGGAGGTGGCGGGACGCGAAGCAGCGCCTCGATGTTCACGAGCACGGGGTCTCGCATCGGCGCCACGTAGTAGCAGACCTCCGCTGTCGGCTCGCTCGTACGGCACACCACCATACCGAAGCGAGCCGACAAGGGGATCTTAAGGGAGAGCGCCCAACAAGGCGCCCTCCCTCCGTATCAGTGCAGCAGCATCGACTTCTGAGCGAGCTGCATCGGCGTGAGAAGATTGGCCTCGATGGGGTTGCACTTCTTACAGCCGATGTTTCCACACGGACCCAGGCGGTGGCGCATGCTCCTGACGGTCTTGCGCTGTACCTGCTTCCTCGCGCGCTTGCTCTTGGTGTTCTGCCCGGAGAGCTTCCGGCTTTCGTAGAGGGCCTTCTGCGCTGCCTTGCGAGCGCGCTTCTTCGACCGACGGAGAGCCTTCGACTCGGACTTCGCCTTCTTACTCATGGGACCACCCAACGCCGCATCTGTCGATGGCGGAGCGGGCGGCCGGGGATGAACCAGCGGCTTCCAGTCCTACAGGTCTGGTTGTTCTACCCCCGAGCACGCCCGCAACACGGGCCTAGCTCGACGGAGCGCGTGACGGCACCTCCGCGTGATGGCGTCACGCGCAGGCGGCAGCGGTCATCTTCATGGAAGTCCTCCGTATTGATGGGTTGGAGCTTGTACACCAGTTTGGAGCGGGTGAGGGGAATTGAACCCCCATCTGAACATTGGGAACGTTCTGCTAGACCTTCCAGCTACACCCGCTTGTTCTTTCTTCCGTAGTTGCCCGTTTGAGAGTGACAGTTCGGGCATAGAAATCGCAAGTTCGTCTGCTCGTCGTTGGCTCGGTCGCCATCACGGTGGTCAATCTGTAGTACCAAGGGCTTACCATTCCACTCGGCCCCCTGTCTGCACACAGCACAGGTATGAGGGACGCCCGATGCGATGAGCGCGCGACGTAGTAGCTTTGGTCGCCCCCTTCGATTAGGGCCTCGAATGAGAATCTGCTCGGGGGTTTTTGTTCTACCCACCTCTCGACCTCTCGACCACCCCTGACCTGCGGGAAGGTGTCTCGCGTCGATACCGTAGGCTTTGATCCTCGCTTTGATGTGTGCGTGCTGACCCCCGGAAATTGAGGTGACCCCGAGCTTACGAAGAACCTCCGAGATTGAACGGCTCGCACGCACAGCTTCTTCGAGGATTTCCTTGGTGTACTTGACTGGCATGGCACCCTACGTGGGGTATAAGTGCCTTACCAGTCAGACACACGGTTCTCTGTTCTCCGTGCGGTCCCGGTAGTGAAGTCCTTGTCCCGCTTCTGGGGGATGGACGTGAAAACCGTTGTCATCCGGTGGGTTGTGTTCGGAGTCCTCACTGTTGCTGTGGGCTTGCTCGTGCTCGGCCTCGTACACCTCGGCGACTAGCCCTGGTGGTAGGAACGACGGCTGAACACCAGGTCAGGCACGGCGCGGAAGTAGCGCACCACCCGATGGTTCTTCCCCTCGGCGGGGGGAGCACCGTCGATCTGTGCGTCACACGTGCCGGCGAGCGTGTTCACGTGCCCCACGAGGAGGACTCGCCCGTCTTCCATCCCCACGACGAGGCCAGGACGAAGCATCGCCTCGAAGTCGAGGTCCGCGACCCGGTTCATCGCCATCGCCAGTTCAGCGACAGCGGGGTACTCGTCCTCCTCGCAGTACTCGAACGGCACCTCGTCGAGGTCGAACCCCGCCGCCCACACCTTCGGAGGTGTCGCACGCACGTGCGACATGTCCACGAAGGCGCGCCAAGCGCGGACGATGGGAAGCGCCGGGGCCGGGCAGTGACCGTTGGTCCCGAACGTGTTGTTCACGTCCCCTACGAGGAGACGCTTTCCGTTGTCGAGCCAGAGCAGCACACCCGGCGTCATCGCCGGACCACCCACGAGGTCCGTCATGCGTGCGTCCACGCGGACCCACTCGTCAGAGCGCTCCTCGTGGATGTCACTCATTTTGGACATCGAGGTCCTCCCTTCCATAGATCTTACACCGTTGCTCACATAGGGTTGGCACCCGCTTGGAGACCGTGGCGCTGTGCCGGGTTTCAGCGGTGTACATAGAGGTCGTGAGCACCCTCGGCGATCTTCTCAGCAAGGCGACCCGAAAAGCTGCCCAAGAAGCTGCCACCAAGGTGATGCACGAGTTCGTCAAGGCGAACGCGGGCTCGCCCGTCATCTTCATCTACGACGACGGGGCCACGTTGCCGTGCCACGCCACCGTGAAGGTGCTGGACGGCCCGTGGTCGGTTCACCGGGTCGGGTTCTGCGGAGAGGACCCGACCACGGGCCCGGTCCCTTGGTGCAAGGACCCTGATGGGGGGCTCTGCCACATCTGCGCAAAGTACGTCGAGAAGGTCGATGGGCTCTGGCGCGTGAAGGCGAAGCCAGTCCTACAGCCCGTGTACTACCGTCAGGCGGAGCGACACGATGCGTACATCAGCGATTGACCTCTACTCCGCCGCCTCGACCTTGCGCCCCTCGCGACGAGCACGGTGCTTGGCCGCCTTGCGGCAGGCGCGCTCGGGCTTGCCGCCACGACACCGGGCGAGGCTGAGAGGCGAGGATCCGCAGCAGCCGTAGCGGCAGGTCTGCATGTCACGCGCACGCGATCCGTAGAGTTTCATGGCAGGGGTACTACAGCGAGGGCTTGGTCCCGATCCATCGGAAGGTCGTTCTGGAAGTCGATCCGGAGCGTACTGTACCGCACGAGGTCGTTCGCCATGTTCAGCTTGTTCAGGAGCTTGGCGACCTTGACCCCACGCTCGCGCGTGGAGGGCTGCTGCATCAGCTCGTCCAGATGTACGAGGACAGCCCTGACCTGCTCTGTCAGAGTCTCAAGGGCCTTCTTGTACTTCTTCGCGTCCTTCTCCAGGTCGGCGGACGCTCTGACTCGTTTCCTCATGGCCGCCATGAGGCATGTTCTACACCGTGGAGGCTCGTTGATTTCCTCATACTAGATCGAATCGTGGGCGCCAGCCTGACGCCCCGAGCACCTCCTGCGAGGCACCCAAAGTGAAGGTCGCGTTCACGCACAACGTCAAGACGAACGCCAGCGAAGCCGAAGCCGAGTTCGACTCACCTCACACGGTCGCCGCGATCATCGAGGCCATCGAGAAGAACGGGCACGAGTGCATCCCGATCAACGTGACGGGGACGCTGCCGGACCTGATCGAGAAGCTACGCAGCGCCGAGCCGGACATCGTGTTCAACACGGCCGAGGGAGTCAGAGGTCGTACCCGTGAAGCGCTCTACCCCGCCGTCTTCGATGAGCTGGGGATCCCGTATACGGGGAGCGATGCCCACGCGCTGACCGTCACCCTGGACAAGTTCCTCTCGAACCTCGTCGTCGAGAAGGCAGGGGTCCGCATCCCGCGCGGCCTGTTCCGGACCGCCGGGGACAACAACGACGGGTACTGCCCGCTCCCCTGCCTCGTGAAGCCGAACTTCGAGGGGTCCTCGAAAGGCATCACCGACGCCAGCGTCGTCACCGACTCGACGCAGCTCAACGCGACGGTCTCAAAGGCCCTGCGGGCCTACCCCGAAGGCATCCTCGTCGAGGAGTACATCCCGGGGATCGATGTCGTCGTCGGGTTCGTCGAGGGGTTGGGCCCGGAGGTCCTCACCCCGTGTGCCTACGAGATCAAGCCCGAGCTGGCGTCCAAGTACCGTCTCTACGACTTCCGCTTGAAGCACGAGGTCGCCGACCCGATGGTCTGCGCCTGCCCTCCGCGACTCCCGGCGAAGACCATCCAGGAGTTGAAGCTCTTCGCGAAGAAGGCCATCAAGGCCCTGAACCTGCGCAACTGCGCGCGTCTCGACTTCCGCGTCAGAGACGACGGGACCATCTTCTTCGTGGAGGCCAACGGCAACCCCACCATGGAGCCGGGTGCGTCGCTCTACGTGATGACCAAGGAGCACGGCCTCGACTTCGCTGGGACCGTTGGCCACGTCATCAACCAGGCCGCAACCCGGTGGTCGAAGGCGGGACGTGTCACCAAGCGTCTGGAGAAGGCTCGCAAGGCGTGGATGGAGCCGTCCGCGGGTTGAATCGTCATAGTGGGGCCGACAGGGCTCGAACCTGCAACGTCCGGCGTGTAAGGCCAGCGCTCTACCATTGAGCTACAGCCCCAAGGATTCGTGGAGTTGACCGGGATCGAACCGGCGACTTCCAGCTTGCAAAGCTGGCGCTCTCCCAACTGAGCTACAACCCCGTGCGCCCCCTGATGTCGGCCAGGAGGCCCGCCGTTGACCTAATACACCGTCTCTCGCGATGGCTCGGGGCCGGGCTGGCCCCGGCACCATCACTTCTTCTTCGCCTTCTTCCCGTTCTTGTACGTGCGCCGCCAGCAGACACGGCACATGTACGGACGACCGAGCATCTCGGTCGCCTTCCTACAGAAAGGACACATGGTAAGACATCACCTCCTTTATGACGGAGGCGGTCCTACGGCGGGTGTGAGTCCTTCAACATGTGGGAGTTCCTTCGCGCACGAGTGGTTCGGGCGGCAGGATTCGAACCTGCATAGCGGGAACCAAAATCCCGCGTCCTGCCATTAGACGACGCCCGAGCAGAAACCTACGCCGAGAGGCGTTGTTGCTTGAAGTGTGCGGCGGCGTGTAGGCGGGTCATGGCGTGCTTTGCTTGGTAGGGGGCCAGGGAATCGAACCCTGATAAACGACACCAGAAATCGTTGTCCTACCGTTGAACGAGCCCCCAACGATGACCCTATCTTGCCGAGCTTGGGCTCGGCCGTCAAGGGCCGTCGGATCACTTCCCGTACATGTGCTTCTGAAACTCCGCCTGCGTCTGCTTCAAGTGGGCGAGCATGGCCCCGAGTTCGTGCTCCACCTTCGCGAGCGTCACATCGATCTTGCTCGGCTGGTTGAGGAGGTAGCGAGCCTCGCGCGTCACGCTGTCGTGGAGGTCGTTGTAGTGCGTGTGCCCATCCAGGGTACCGACCATCTCCGGGTGACCGTAGGGCCCGGACGGGATCAGGATCTCGGCGTAGGTGAGGTCACCCACAATCGAGCTACCGTACGCCTCGAACTCCGCCTCGAACTTGTCCGACATCGCCCGGAGCTGTGCGTTGACGGGTCCGAGCTTGCCCTGGATGATCTGCCCTAGCTCGATGTACCCGGGGTTGCCCTTCTGACGAACGGCGGCCTTTTTCAGGTCCCCGAAGACGCGGATGACCCACTGGACGACGCCCGACTCGGTGCCAAGGGCGGCCTTCCAGTCCTGCCCGTGTAGCTCAGCGAGATGCTTCCGGGTCTCGGCCGCGATGGCCGGGATGTTCTTGCCGGGGAGCGTGTCGAGCTTGTTGGCGATCTCGGTGAGGGCGGCCGCAGCCTCGTCGTGGAGCTTGCGAGCCTCGTGCTCGAACTTGTTGACCTCGCCCACGGCCTTCTTGGCCGTCGCGAGTGCCTTGATGACACCAGCCTCGCCCTTTTTCAGCTCGGCTTCGATGTCGTGCTTCCCGTTGTTGGGATCCACCGAGATGAAGGCCATCTTCGAGCGCACCTCAGAGACGTAGCGGTGGGCGACACGGCGAGTGAGGGTGGCGTGGTCCATGGTCTTGTGGCTCCTGGAGCGGCGCACCGCTATGGGACGGGAACCACAAGAGGATTTGCGCCCTACCTCGTCACGCCTTCTCCGTCCGAACGAACCGGATCAGGTGCTTGGCGTCGTCGAACTCGGCGGTGATGTACCCCCACCCCCGGGCGTTCACGCCGAAGATGCCGTTGATGACCCCGAGCATCCCGATGTGGGGCCCGCTTTCGCTGTCCCCTGTCACCTGCGCCGTGGGGTGGTCGGCGATCCCGCTCCCGCACGCCACGCGGTACTCGACGAGCTGCTCGACGGCTTCCCGGTCGAGGGCGACCAGCTCGTTCAGGACGGCGATCGCATGGTCGACCCGATCCGTCATGTCGACGTTCGAGTGCGGAGGCTGCGGAAGGGTCTTCTGGACGGGACCGTCGATCATGACCGCGCCCTACACCGACTAGCGCTTCGAGCCGTGAGCCTTGCGTACGCGGAGTGCGATCTCACCGAGCATGGGTAGCCGCCCTACCACCGGATCGGGGTCGATGAAGGCGCGGTAGATCGGCGCGATGGCCGCCGGGTGAGCCATCAGGGCTCGGAACACGTCCTTCTCTGGATCGCCACTGGCCTCCGATCCGATCTGCTCCAGAAAGAGTCGGAGCCGGCGGGTCTGTTCGTCTTCCTCGTCCTTGTGCTTCACGGCGACGGCTCCATCGGTAGGTAGCGACGAGGGTAGAAGTCGCACCGAGTGTTGGCGGGCGAGCTGGTGAACCCGAACGCCTTGCAGTGTCGAAGATGCCCACAGGTTCCGCACGAGGAGCCTTCCGGCAACGTCATGCACGAGTGCTCGTCGCACTTCTTGTCCACGCAGCAGCCGGGCTGATGGTTCACCGGAACCTCTTGAGTCGAAGCATCACCTGGTCCCGGAAGTCCGCCCCGTAGGCATCGGAGATGGCTTCTTCGAGCTTCGCCAGGATCCGATCCCTCTTCATCCCCGCTTTCAGGGCCTCGTCGTAGAACGAGAGCCAGTCAGGGATCGCATCGCGGTCCGCGAGAATGGAGAAGAGCACGTCGAGGGGGACCCCGATGGTCTCGAAACATCGGTAGACCCCGGAGACGACTCGCTTCCCCTCAGGGGTGACGCCGGTTTGAATGAGCATGGGGTCCTACTTGAGGCGATCGAAGAGGGCCTGGTCGTCCTTGCAGTAGGTGCGCAACCGGTCGAGCCACACACGGCTCTTGATCTTGCACATGACGGGAACCTCGGTCTTCCGGTCAGCCTTGGCCTTGCAGATCACCCCTTCGTCCGTCACCCCCTCCAGGCGCCCCTCGTGGACGTTCTCGACGAACTCCTCGTCGATGGGGCCTTGGTGGATGAGCGCCGGTACTTCAAGGTGGCCGTAGTGACGGAGGAACTCCGTGGGCGGGAGGATGCCCCGCTTGTACGGGCTCACGTCGATCAGGGTCACCTTGTGGGGTTCGTCCATGACGTGCGCCCCGAACGCCGAACTCGGGCCGTAGAACTCGAAGAACGCGACCGCACTCTCGTACCTCTGTGCGCGGAAGATGGCCGAGAGAGGGTCGCCGTACTTGTTGAGCACCAGCTCGCGGGACTCGTTGAGGAGCCCCGAGTCCGTTGCGAGGAGCTGCTTGCGGGAACCGAACTTGTAGAAGCCCTGCTTGCGGTTCCACTCGGCGCGGATGTTCGAGCCGTCGATCTTGTCGAAGACGTGCCAGGTGAGGTCGCTTGGGAGGAACTCCCTCACGGTGGGGATGGTCGGGAAGTCCTTCATGCGCGCCCTCGTAGGGCCTCTTCCACTTCGGCTTCCGCCTCAGCCTGCTCGTCGTAGTTGGGGAGAGGGGCTACACGCTGCCGGTGGTCCGTGGGGATGGCCAGGATGCGGTCTAGGTCGGCCTCCCCGAGCATCCGATCCCGCACCTCGGACCTGGCTTGGTCGAGCCCACGAAGACCTGCGTTCGCCCACTGCGTGATCCTCGCCCTCTCAGAGGTCACCGTTCGCAGCCGCGCTTTGAGCCGCGCCGTGTTCGGAAGGCTCGGCAACTCGGCCCGGATCGCAGCCGCGCGATTCGAGAGGGCTCGGTAGCTTCGAGCTACCTCCTCTGCGTGCTCGATGTCCTGCTGCATGGCTGCAAAGTGCTTCTCGTTCGACTCCGAGACAGCCTGCACCCCGTAGTACCAGATGACCATGGGGACGAGGAAAGCGATGCTCAGGAAGCCCGTATGCAGGACCACGAGAAGGGTGATGGAGAGCGGGATCCCCGTCAGGTAGAGGAACACCTCCAGGAAGTTCCGCACCCGCTTCGACGATCGCAGAGGGACCACGAGGGCCTGAGCCTCTCGCGTGGACGCCACCACGTGCGCCTCTGCGTCGAGCTGGATCCCCTGGAGCAGCTCGTTGGCGTTGTCCAGGTGAGCCTGAACCACGGGGCCCGACGCCTGCTCGTCCCGGATCTTGGTGGCGATCTCGTCCCGCACTTCTCGTTCGAGCTGCTCTCGCACCTCGACGCGGACCTTCGCCTCGATCTCTTCGTACAGCTCTTCCCGGACCTCTTTCCGGAGCTTCGTGCGCGCACGAGCTTCTCTCGCCGCATCCTTTGCGGCTCCCATCGGAGATCTGGCCATGCCCCCTTCTACACCGGGGGCTACTCTTCGTCGTCGAGGGACATCGCGAGGTCGAATACCTCTCGCATCGATCCCTCCTCGGCTTGCTTCACGAGCTTCTCTCGCAAGGCGGGAGACTGCGCCAGCTCCGGCTGGACCGTCAGGTCTCCAGCTTCGTTACCCCACCCGTCCCACCCGGGGGCGGGCTCACCACGGCAGAACAACTCGACCCTCGGCATGGGCCCGTAGAGAGCCTCGATGCCCTCTCGGACCTCCACAGGCTTGCTGGAGTGCAGCCCGCCGGGGCGAGGCGCGAGGATGACCTGTGGCTGCGCTTCCGTGAGGAGCGGCAGAGGGCGCCCTTGCTTCACCGTGGAGGCGGCCAGCACGTACTCCGTCGTGGACTTCGTGATGGAAGGGCGGACCCCTTGCCCGTGGATGACGCGTCCATCGTTGGTGGTCTTGACCCACACGAAGGCGACGCCGATGTAGTGCAGCCCCCACCTCTTGATGAGGTCGAGACTCTCACTCAACTTGGGCGAGGTGGTCCACATGAAGACCACAGCGGGAGGCGCCAAGAGGCGGCCCACCGGAAGAGCTGACAGTTCATCGAGGGTCATGCCGTTGTAGTGTTTGCCCGCCGCCTGGTCCTTATCAGGGTCCCCGTAGTACTTCCAACAAGGATCTGCATAGACGACCTTGTAGCGACGCGACGGCCACTCTGCGGTGTCGAGGGGGAGGATGGCCATCAGCGGGGGCACCAACAGGCGTTGATGAGTGCTTCGACCCGTGTGCTTGGTGTCCCGTTGTCTGCGCCCATGACGCGCAACGTACACCTAGGAGGGGATCAACCCCAGCCTTTTCCCTGTACGGATCCGATGGCAGTTGGAGCAAACAAGGTCGCACTTTGCGATCTCGGCTAGCAACTCAGCCTCAGAGAGCCCCTTGGACACAAGGCTCGACAAGTCACCCCTTTTTTCCTCCCCTATACGATGGTCGAAGTCCATCACAAACGGGTGGTAGGGGTTACCACAATCCATACAAGGCTTTCGTTTCTGTTCGTCAAGGAAGCCCCGAAGACGACCCCGTTTGGTCCTTGCTCTGGCTACGCTCTTTGGGATCTTCTGTGCGCGCGTACGTAAGTAGTACGCCCTCTGGTACCCACACCTACATCGTTTACAGAAGTTCTGCCGTTCGCCCGTAGCCCGACACTTGATGTCGAAGTCTCCGGCAGACAGATCCCCCTTTTTACAAGACACACAGCTTAGGGAGCCCACGATAGAGCTTCCTATAAGAAGAGTAGCGCCCCCGGAGAGAATCGAACTCCCGGCATTCTCTTTAGGAAAGAGACGTTCTGTCCGCTGAACTACAGGGGCAAGGAATGAGGGGCTCAGGAGCAAGGTGTGGCTCCCGTCCGCAACGATAGAGAAGGGCACAGCCTGAGGTCGAGGGCGGACCCTGCCAAGGCAATTAGCGCCTAAGTGTATCGTCAACGGGGTCGGGTTCCGTTCCAGCGGATCTCTCCGCCAACTGGTTGTGGACCCTCATTCGAGGTGACGGGGGCCTGACCTCTCGGTCCGGCCCCCGTACACCCCCTTCGACCCGACTCGCGCCGGGTCCAAGTTTGGTTGAGCTTCGGCGTGGGTACCCATCCCACCACTAGCCGCCTGCTAGACTCGAACCAGCTTCTCCGAAGCTCTTCACCCATGCGCCCCCAGGAAGCGGCGATACAGCGGGGAACGCTCTAGGTGCTCGGGACCAGGCTACTCGAAGAGCGCCGGGTCCAAGTTCTCGATCTCGACCTCGCGGGCGTTGGCCGTCGCGATGGCGGAGCGGAAGGCCCCGGCACGCTTGGCCGCCACGGAGGCGAGCTTGACGGCCTCGTCGGTCGAGACGGTCTCGACGGCGAAGACTTTCGACGGGTCGCGCTCGTCCTGCGCGTTCCCGTAGCCGTAGCGGTCCTTCTTCCCGCCCGCAGCGTTCCGCCACATCTTCTCGATGCGACCGACGCCGCCGACCAGCTTGACCGCTTCGGAGAGCGTCATGTGCTCGCCGAGCACGTCCACGGATACCTTGAGGTTGTACTGCGCCTGCGCCGACTGGAGCCGCGCGACGGCGCGCTCCGAGGTCGCGAACTGCTCGATGACGGCCTGCGGGCTCGGCTTCTTCTCATCCGGGAACTTCTTGAGGGTTCCGTCGAACGTGTCCGCTGCCGCCTTGGCCCGCAGCTCGTGCTGCCTGATCGCCTCTCGGAAGGCGTAGCCCGTGACCTTCATGACCTCTTCTCCGTTCCGTTCTGTGTGATTGGTCGGTCCCTGCCGCCCTGCGCACTGTCCGGCGCACGATGGAGAGTCCGTGGGGTGACCAACGGGAATCGAACCCGTATAGCTGGAGCCACAATCCAGTGCCTTACCTTTAGGCTATGGTCACCATGAGCCGGACCCTATGTGGGGGTCCGGCTGGAGTAGTAGCTTCGCGTCCGAGTGACAGACCTGGTTGATTGCTCGTTTATTTGACGAGTGCCTTTGCCAGTTAGGCTACTCCCCCGTAAATGGAGGGGGAGGTTGGATTCGAACCAACATTGCTTGTGAGGTCGGTCTGATGGTCGCGAAGCGGTCGCCCGTCCCGGAGTCGAACCGGATTTGCGTGTGAGAACCACGGGATGCGCCCTTGCGGGTGCGAGGTGTGATCCTGGGAGCTGTTTAGGCTCCTGCTCCAATTGCAGGTGGGGAACCGATCCCCTGTGACGGGCATATGCGTGACGAGAGCAAACCCTGCAACTAGTGTGGCTGGCCGTCCCGGAGTCGAACCGGTTGGCGTGTGAGAACCGCTGAGTGCTCCCTTGCGGGTGCGAGGTGCGATCCTGGAAGAGCTGTTAGGCTCCTGCGTTGCAAGCAGGTGGGGAACCGATCCCCTGTGACGGCCACATTCGTGTCAGTAACAACCCCTTGCGGGGCGGCGGAGGATTCCGGAGTCGAACCGGGGCGTGTGAGAACTGCTTGGTGCGTCCTTGCGGATGCGAGGTGCAGTCCTGGGAGCTGTTAGGCTCCTGCTTGAAATGGCAGGTGAGGGACCGACCCTCTATGATCCTCCAAGAGTGACGTGACGAGAGAAGTTAGGGGCGTCCGAGGTGCACTGCTGGACTTTGGTTGCAGTAACAGGACTCGAACCTGTACAAGCGGCTTTTAAGGCCACCGTCCTACCATTGGACGATATTGCGTGTGAGCAGTGCGTGATGGTCGCCCCAGAGGCGGATCCTGGATTCGAACCAGGCAGGCTTGTGGGCTCGTCGGGGGTGCGCCCTTGCGGGTGCGAGGAGACGAGCCGGATCGTTCCGTATGAGGGAAAGTGGGGGCCCTAGCCCCGATCCGCCGAAAGTGTCGAGAGAGCTGCAAAGAGCGAGAGAGTGTGGAGCCCGTCCTCGGAGTCGAACCGAGATGTCTTGTGAGAACTGCGGGGTGCGTCCTTGCGGATGCGAGGGGCAGATCTGGAGTTAGAGCTTTCGCTCCTCCGTGGAAGGGAGGCGAGGAACCGATCCTCTGTGAACGGGCGTAACGTGTCCTGAGTCGTGGCTGAGAGAAAAAAGTTACTCGCGTCCGAGTGACAGACCTGGTTGCTTTTGCAAGCTCGTTTTTCTGACGAGTGCCCTACCAGTTGGGCGATCTGCCCCGAGGGGGCGGAATGGGACTCGAACCCATATATGCGTGTGAGGTCAGTCTAATGGTCGCGAGTGGTGGGGAACCTTGGATTCGAACCAAGAAAGCGTGTAGGAACCGCGATGTGCGCCCTTGCGGGTGCGAGGTGCGATGCCGAGGTGCGTTAGCGCCAGATTTACGTTCCGGTGAGGGACCATCCCTCAGTATTCCCCGTGTTGCTGGTTGTACACCGACTCGCTGCCGACTCGGTGCCTTTTCTTTCGGAGGTTCGCCCCACCAGCTCGGGAGCAACCATGGACTCGACTGATGAGCTTGTCAAGGGTCTTTCGGCCTCTTGTTGAGAGGCTGCGAGCGCCAGTCCCCAAAGAGTCCCTGTTCTCTCGCCTCGCGTACCGTTGGGACCATATGAAGCCAGGCTTCGTAGGGCATCGACCCACGGATGTAGTTACACCGGAGGCAACACGGAACCACGTTGTCTTTCGCGTGGGCACGAGTGTTGTCGATACGGTCCAGGGTCATACGGAGCGATGTATCCCCACAGTACTGACACCCGTTGCTGAGGGCTGCCTCAACGAAGAGTGTGTCTAGGTCGTTACCCGTTCTCTTGTTGCGACGATCGGACATCCGACAATCAACAAGGACGTAGATGTGGGGGTTCTCTTCGCGGTGTTTGCGTTGGTAGTCCCGTCGAAGAGTCGGATCGGCTTGACCACGTTTTACGCGGCTCTGGCACGTGTGGCAGACCCTACGACGGTACCCAGAGGAGGTCTTTGCGAAAGACTTCTCAGGCTTCGAACCCAGACACTTCGTACAAGTTCGCAGCATACGGGTGAAGGCTCGTCAGGAGCTTAGCGAGCCTTCACCTAGCCGTCAAGTCCCGGTCGAACCGCCGGGGTTGATTTCGAAGCCGCCCTTCTTGCCGTCCTTGAGGAAGGACTGTGCGGCGCGCGCGATGTGCGCGGACGCGAGGCTGATGAAGGGGAGATGCTCGCCGTCCTCGCAGGTCGCGCCGGCTCCGGTGCCCTCGTCGTCGATGACGAACTTCTCGTCCCACACGACGCGGGCGAAGCCACCGTCGGCCGCGAGCGCCCCGTGGAGACACGGGATGTTCTTGGCCCGAGCGTACGTCTGCACGACGCGGCGGGCGGCCCCGTTGTCGAGGCAGTCAATGATGAGGTCCGGCTTGCCGATGACGTTCTCGGCGTTGTCGGTGACGAGCTTGTGCGGCACGACCTCGATCTTCACCCCCCAGAGGAACTGCATCGTCTGCTGGAGGGCCATGACCTTGGACTTGCCGACGTTCGGCTTGCCGTGGAACTGCGAGAGGACGTTTTTCTGCTCGACGCGATCGAAGTCGATGACCTTGATCGTCGCGCCCGCGCTGCGGAGGAACTGGACGACGTGAGACCCGAGGGCTCCGACGCCGATGACGACGATGTTCTTCATGTTCCCCTGTACACCGGCTAGAGGTCTTCGTCTCCCAGCAGACGGTCCCACAGGGAGGTCTTCTTGGGGGCCTTCCCTTCGAGGACCTTTGCGTACCCCTCGGCGTACTCCCGCACAGCCTCTTCGGGCATTCGACGCACCTTCTCGTGCGCGATCGTCTCGTCTTCGTAGACGATGACCTGCCCACAAGAGATGCAGCGATCCAGCGACGAGATGACGCGATCGAGGTTACGGCTCACGATGAGTAGGCCGTCCGTACACGCAGGGCAGTGGACCTTGAACTCGCTGTCCGAAGACAGGCGCTCCAAGGTCGCGTGCCGGACGTGGAGCGGAGGCTCATGCACGTTCTCGTTGAGCATGAGCCTCCCTTCTCACGCGCCGAAGGGGGTCTTCGGGCGGACCGAGATGAGGTTGTACGGGCGCGCGTCGGTCGGCGCGAACCGGTCGATCACGTAGTCGTGGAAGTCCGCAGCCCCGTCGGCCGGGATACCGGGCACGCTACCCGCGCGCACCGCCTCCGTGATCCACTGGCGGACGTCGCCATCCGCCGAGTCGAGCGGCACCGGGTCCACGAGGTTCCCATTCTGCCGGTTCCACGTCACGTTCACCATTGCTTCGTTCGCGTTGATCATGGGCGTTAGCCCTCCCTTCCACTTTGATTCGTTGGGCCCGGAGGCCAGTCACTTGCTGAGGCGTCTCAGCTCGGCAACCCACGAGGGGTCTTCCGCGAGGCGCTCCACCTGGTAGGTGAGCCGATGAGGGCCCGCCCACCTGCACACGACGACCGCCTGGTCGCTCGTGATCCACCAGTCGAGGCGCTGCCCGAGGGCATCCTCGATAGCGGCGAAGGTCGTCACGTCCGTGTACGAGGGGCCCGGGACCCCACCGCCGGGATGGCTGTGGGCGAACCCCTTGATGCTGTCCCGGTTGTCCCAGAAGACGTACCAGAGGTTCGCCTTGCGGAACGCTTCCTCGGACGCGGGGAGCTTGGCCACGTGGTCCGGGAGCGACCCCCCGGATCGACCCTCCGGCAAGTGCCAGTGGAGGGCCTCTCCGTGGATGTCGACGACGACGCCTGCTTCCATCATGACGAGCTTCCTTCTACACCGAAGAGTCAGTCGAACTCGTCTTCGTCATCCCGATCGTCGTGGTCGTCGTGGTGCTGATCACCACCCCCGACATGACGGAAGACGACGAGCTTGTGCTTGCGGACCGCCTCAGCGATGACAGCAGGCAGCGACTCCAGCGTGAAGTAGGTGTCGCCCTTCTCGCCGGTGTTGTGGTTGATGAGGCAGATACCCGCGTCGACGATGGCGAGCGTCTTCTCCTCGCAGGTGCACTCGAAGCTCCGGTTCTGAACCCGGAACCGAACCACCATCTCCCCCCGGACGGCAGAGCGCCGGTGGTCGAGGTACGTCGCGCCTCCAACCGCGAGAGCTGCCGTAGCAGCGGCCGCGAAGTCGACGAGAGCCATTTGGCGGCGTCCCGCACCGTCCCCGAGCTGCTGGACGAGCTGCTGCCGGCGCTCTTCGCGCTGCCGCTTCTCTTCCTCCTCGCGGAGTCGACGCTCGATCTCAGCCCTTCGACGGTCGGCCTCCAACCTCTGCCAGCTCTCCATGCGGAAAGCCGCGTCGAGGGCGGGGGTGACGCCGGGAATGCCGTTGACGCTGATGTGGCGCTCCAGGAACGCCTGGAGGACGCTCTCCTCGGGGCCCGAGGGCATGTCCTGGCCCTGGTAGATCAGGGGCCCGTCCTCGAAGCCACGGCCCGCGATGATGGGTACGAAGCGGTCGAGTCCGGGCTCGACGAGATGGATGGGCTCCGACTGCTCGGTGATGAGCGCGGGGTCCGGGTCCACACGAGCGTCGTTCCGGACGAGGCGGTCACCGACCAGGTAGCCACGCTGGACATCGACGAGCAGCTCCGGCTGCGGGTCGACCGCCTTCTCCCACCGGGCCTTGCGGGCCGTGATGGTGAAGCGGTGCCAACCGGGCTCCGGGGGACGGCGCCCCTCGATCATCCACGTGCGATCGACCGAGCGAAGAACTTTGCCCTCGACCCAAGGGGCGATGACGGTCTCACCCTCCGTCTGTAGCAAGTCCTTCCAGCTCATGGTCCTACCTCGTGGGTTTCGTGTGCCGGCAGTCGAGGCTGTTGGGGTAGCCCGCGTGTACGACACGGCAGCCCATCGACGACAGCGAAAGCGGATCATCGGGGCGGGGTTTCCCCGGCTCGTAGTAGTGCTTCCCCGTGGGGAAGACCCCGAAGTACTCGAAGGCGTGCAGGAGCGTGTCGTCCTGCTGAAATTCGGACCTGAGGTAGGCCCAAACGTCGGCCTCGTTCGCCCCGCAGCGCTCGGCCACGCGACGAACGAGGTCTTCGTCGATTCTCACGAACGAGAACGAGATGTGGGGATCATCGGGCATGGTGGGCGCCATGCCCGATGACTACACCACTAGGCGGCCCAGGCCGGCTTCTTGAGCACGTCCGTCTTGAGGATCGTGTCCACGAGGGTCTCACGGACACGCTGCGGAGCAGCGGTCGTGACGGCCCCCACCGGGGTCGCCGCGACGAGGTTGCGGATCGTGCGCGGGATCGCGTACGGGTCCGCAAACGTCTTCTCGTCGATCTGGAAGCACGGGATGCCGAGGAGTTGCGCGGTGTTGCGCACCGCCATGCCACGCCCGTGACTCTGCCGACCGAGGACACGCACGAGGCCGAAGGCCATCGGCCGGAGTCCAGAAGCCTGGACCGTCGGCACGAAGTGCTGGTGCGAGTCCTCCTCGTCGCCGATGAAGATCATCAGCACGTCCTCGTCGTCGGCCGGCTTGTACTTCGAGAGCACCTTGACGCCATCCGCATGGTTCGTCCCACCCTCCGCCTGGATGCCCCGGAAGGCGTTCTCGACGCCCGCAGCCGAGGCGTGCTTGATCTGCACCTCGCGGCCCACGGTGTTGAAGATGGAGACGTGCAGCTTGTCTGCCGGGAAGCCCTGGAGGAAGCGTCCGATGTGGCTCTTGGCCGCCTCGATCGCACCATCCATGGAGCCCGAACGGTCGACGACGACGTAGATCCGGAGGCCCTTCACGACCTCGGCCACCGCCGCCTTGATGGCGGTATCGGCCGCGTCCTGGAGCTTCTCCGCGACCGCCTTGGACTTGACGCGCAGCGCGATGTTCGCTGCACGCATGTCGTCGGCCTCGCGCATCGCCTTCTCCCACCGCTCACGCACGTCCTGCACGTTGAGGAGGCCCAGCTCCTCCAGGGTCGGCGTGAACTGGATCAGGTCCTTGTTCGAGAACCCGCCAGCCTCGATGGTCGCCGCGACGATGGCCCGCGTGAGCCCCACGGCCTTCGGGATGAGCCCGATGACGCGCTTGTAGTTGGGCTTGGTACGAACGATCGTCTCGCAGATCTGCTGCTCGGTGAACCCCTCCCACGTCTCGGCAGCCGTGACGGCCTTGCCGATGTCGAGGGCCCGGCGCCCATCCTTCGCCTGCGCCTGCTTCCACCGGAGGATCTCGAAGAACTTCGGGGTCTCCGGCTTGTAACCGATGGCGCACGCCAGCTCCATGACGGTCGAGCGGAAGCCCGCCTTCACGAGGCCCTGGAGGAGCTTCGGGTTCTCCTCGCGGTGCCGCAGCCACTTCTCGACCGCCTTCTCCCACCGGCCGTAGAACGGCTTGCGGGCGCTGCGGCCGAAACCCAGCTCGCGGTTGACCTCGGCGACGGCCGGGATCGTGAGCAGGTCACGGATGCGGAGCAGGAGCTTCGGGTTGAGGTCCTTCTGCCCCTTCTCGCGGATGAGCATCATCGCCTCACCCACGTCGCGGTAGTCCTCGTCGAGGAACGCGACCTTGCCTCCGTCGAGGACCGGATCGCCCTTGCGGCTCTGGACGAGCATGAACGCCGCCAGGATGACCTTGAGGTCACGGTGCTCCTGGCCGAACGCGTAGCTTGCCCACCGCGCCGCGAACTCGTTGTCGATCTTCCAGACGTCCGCGACCTGCTTGTACATCCAGGCCGCGACCTCCGGGAAGAGCCCCGCCGGACGGTACTCGCCGATAGTGACGCCGTTGTCGGCCTTCACCGTCTTGCCGTCGTCCTGGAGGACGCCGAGACGCGTGCGGATGGTCTTCTTGCCCGCCTTCGTGAGCTGGTAGACGACCTTGATGCCGTCCGGGATCGGCGGACGCTTGACCTTCGGGACCTTGGGCGCGTTCGGGTCGCGCTTGGCGCCCTTCTCACGCTTGACCCTCGGGGCAGCCGGCGCGGCCGCGACCGGAGCAGCGCCCGGCTTCGGCTCGACCTTGTGCGTCACGTACGTCCACTTGACGCCGATCGCGGAACCCGGGTCCTTCGTGAGGACGCCCGGGCGGTTGTGGACCATGTGGTCGGAGTAGGCGAGGACCGTCTGGATGATCCTCTCGGCGGGACCGAGCTTCTCGTTGGGGTTGTTCGCGTTCATGTTCATTCGTCCCGGCACCTTGGATGGGCGCTTGCGCGTCCGAGGGGGGTGCCTGTTGGGGGTCCACTGCGTCGTGTCGGCCGGTACTGTGTACACCGGCGAGAGAGACCCCAAGATGAAAATGGGGTCGTAGTGGAAGGAGGTGGAGTCGAACCACTGCCCTTTCAGACCTCCGGTGTTCGAAGCCGGTGCCCCACCACTGAGGCGTCACCTTCCATGGTGCGAGGTCGGGGGATCGAACCCCGTACGGTCTCCGTGTGAGAGAGACCAGGCTCCAAGCCGTCACCTCGCGTTGTCGTCTACCTGGCGGAAGCGGAGGGATTCGAACCCCCGGACGTGTTACCGTCGTCGGTTTTCAAAACCGAAGCCATGAACCACTCGGCCACGCTTCCAACGTTACCTGTTCATACACCACCGCGCGTCACGCAGTCGCACACCCAAGCGCCAAACAACCCCTCTTCTCGGAGCTGTTTGATGAGCGGGACGAGTCGGGTCCACGCTGCGTAAGGCATGTCTCGTCGCATGTAGTTACACCGGACGCACGCAGCGACCACGTTCGTTTGAACGTGTCCGATTGTGTTGTCAATCCGATCGAGAGTCATCTTCAGCTCGTTCTCACCGCAGTATACACACCCACTTGAGATCGCTGACTCGATGAACGATCGAGTCAGGTCGTTCTCCAGTCCCTTGCGACGATCGGCAGAACGAGTATCCTTCAAGATGAAAGTGGCACGTTCTTTGGGATCGCGTCGCCGTTGCTTAAGACGACAGTTACTCTTCTCTTTGGTTTGTGCAGACCGAGTTCTAGGAGGACCTGACTTCGAGCGTTCTCTGGAAGCGGCCTTGTCGCACTCCTTACAAGAGGCGCGCCGCGCGTAGAACATGGTAGGAGATTTAGAGTCCCCGCATTTTGTACAGGTCTTCACAGAACCCTGTAGGTATCAAAGGAGTAGCGGAGAGAGGGCGGCACGATCACCATACCTTGCGGTACCCACCGGGTAGCAACCGGGGCCAGTCCCACCGACTGGTTCACTCTCCAAAGTTTCCACGGCGGAAGAGGGAGAACTCGAATCCCAGCCGCTTGCGCGACCACATCGCTTTCCAAGCGAGTCCGACGCCTTGCCGGTTCCCCTTCCATGAAGGCGTCGAGGGACGCCTAGAGCCGTTGATGGGATTCGAACCCACTGAGTCGACCTTACCATGGTCGCGCCCCTCCTAAGGAGCCTCAACGGCGAACGTAGTGGAGTCAGGGGGAATCGAACCCCCATTCCCAGCTTGCAAGGCTAGTGTCTTCCCTTTAGACGATGACCCCGTTATCAATCCCATCACTGATAATCAGTGATGGCCGGTGATAATCACCGCTGTGCTTATGGTCTGGGTGGCGGGATTTGAACCCACAATCCCTCGCTCCCGAAGCGAGTGCTCTACCAGGTTGAGCCACACCCAGATAAGGGGTGTCCCGTGAGGAACAGAGCCCGGTCCCCTCGGCTGGAATCGAACCAGCGTTGAACCGCTTCGAAGGCGGGTGCCTCGTTCCACTAGGCTACGAGGGGATGGAGGGCCCGGAGCCCTCAAGCTGTCATGTAGGGCTGAGCGAACCCGCCCTTGATCATGGCATCGTTGACGCACAGCTCCGTCCCGTCCGCGACGGTGACGTAGATGGTCGCGAGCCACCGGCCGTACTTGTCGGCCTTCCCGGTAACGACCCGCAGCGGCCCGAGGCCGAGGAGACGGGTCAGCTCGTTCTTCGCTGCGAGACCCGCAGCGGCCGTGGCCCCGTGCATCTCCGGGGCGTTGATCCCCGCGAGCCGGAAGTCCAGGTCGGCGGACTTCTGGAGCACCACCGTGTCCTTGATGAAGAACCCGAAGTCGATGTTGAGGGAGAAGTTCTTCGTGAGGGCCATGTGCACCGTGTCCCCGTCGACGACACGGGACACGGTAGCGGAATACTCGTAGGTGGTAGCTGCGGTCGGCATACTGTGCGCCGACGGACAAGAGGACTAGAGCGGGTGATGGGAATCGAACCCACATGAACCTCGTTGGCAACGAGGGGCCTTACCAGTCGGCATCACCCGCGTGTTTCAGTCGACCCAAGGAAGCTCTTTTCGACCTCCTTGGGCATGGTGGTTGTTGCAGTCCTTCTCGCCATCCTTGGTACGTTCCTGTACGGCACGCTTGCAGGGTGGGTCGCCCATTGGGTCGTCCATCAGCGGTGGGCCGGGCGGCTCTACCGCTCGCACATGAATCACCACCTCAAGCAGTACCCGCCCAACGACCTGCTCTCGGAGAAGTACCGGTGGGCCGGGAAGGATGACACGACCATCATCTTCATCCCGCCGATCACCCTCTTCTTCCTGCTGTATGGCGCCTTGCTGTGGCAGCTCGGCGTACCCTGGATCGTCTTCCCGGTCATCCTGGTTGAGGCAATCCTCGTAGGCGCCCTGCATGACTGGATCCACATCGCGTCGCACATCCAGTGCCACTGGCTGCTCCGCTACCGCTGGTTCCAGCGTCTCCGTGCCCTGCACTTCATCCACCATGCCGGGGACATGCGCAAGAACATGGGCATCATCTGGTTCGGGTGGGACCGGGTGTTCGGTACGTACCGCCCGTAGCGGTGAATCTTCTTCTACGCCCCGTTGGAGAACATGGCGGAACCGACGACGAAGCCCTCCCTGTTCTCCAGCATGCGACCGCTCATCTCGCTCGTCATGGCCATCACGGCCCTGGTCACGGCGGCGACGTCGCTCGTGAAGGCGCTCGACAAGAGGCTCGAACAGGCGAGCTACGAAGCGCTCTCCAAGTCGATCACCGACCTCCAGAAGGACCAAGCCTCCCTTCACGTGCAGCTTCTCGCGCTCCGGTCCGACATCGCAGCCGCTCGTGACCGTGACGGCGATGGGGTTGTCGATGTCGAGGAGCCCATCGCCTGCCCCGTGCCGGCGTCTTCGGTCTCTGTGTCCGTTGCCCCGAAGCTGTCGGCGTCACCCGCGTCACCCTTGACGCACAAGGTCGCGATCAAGAAGCTCCAGCCTGCCCCCACGGTCAGCGCGGTTCCGGCCCCGACTCTGACGGCCGCCCCCCCGCCCAAGTGGTCGGACGTGATCGACAAGGCCGACAAGCTGTAGACCCTACTTCGCCAGCTTCCGTGTGTACTCGAAGACCTTGCGATCTTCGACCAGGAAGTGTCCGTGCAGCCAGTCTGAAGCCAGCGGAAGAAGCCCCACCCCAACCAGTCGAAGAGCAGGAAGTTGGCGACCTTCACGCTGATGATGGCTTCGAGGAAGAGGAGTCAGCGGAAGCAGATCTCCTCGGAGATGCCCGCCCACAGGCTGATCCAGAACCCCTTGACCAGGATCTCGTGGCCCGAGGGGCGGTAGAAGCGTTCGAAGAGCGAGCCCTGGCCCCGCAGTAGCTCCAGGAGCGTCTGGATGACGACCGCCCACGCGAGGCAGGGCCACGCTGCAAGGATCCCGTCGATGAGCGGCGTCTTGAAGCTCCAGAACGAGAAGACCTCGTACGGAAGTGCCCACGGCCAGACCCACCTGACGATGGCGATGACGAAGATCGCTTGGAACGTCTTGGCCAGGTAGTTCCGGCCCTTGTTCTCCTCAGAGTCTCTTCCCATGCCCCCCTGTACACAGTGAGGCTTGGGTCGATCCATCGTGAACACCTGCGTCCAGGCGGGAGTCAAACCCGCTCCTCGGGGGGTCGTAGTGCTGCTACGCACAGCCTCCCCCGCGCCTTTCGAGGCATCCGGACGCATGGAGCGGGTGAGGGGAGTCGGACCCCACACATCTTCCTTGGCAAGGAAGCGCCGATTACCGATCGGACACCCGCATGGGTTGGAGGGGCCGTAGCTACCCTCGTCGCAAGGACCGCCTCTTGTGTGTCCTCTCACAGTGACAGTTGGCGCAGACCACCGCACACTTAGACATCTCTCTCAAGATGTCCTCTTCGGACCCACCATGCATGAGTGAAAGTTGTTTCGTTTTCGTGTGCTCAGGCAGGTGATCAAACTGCATCACCCAGTAAGGGTAGGTTACCCCACAATCCGCACACGGTTTGTCTTTCCCCTCTCTGATTAGCTGTTTTAGCCGCTCTCTTCGGGCTTTAGCATGTGTCTTACTAGTCTCTATGTGCCTGGCCCGTTTCTGTGGGTCGGCGTAGTAGGACTGCCAGTACACCTTCTGACAATCTTTACAGCGGGAGTTGTAGTACTTCGCTCCCTTCCTGTTGAAACAAGAGAGGGGTTTGCTTTCCGCACAGGAGACGCACACCTTCGTCATGCTAGGGGATTGCAATAAGTAGAGATTGCAATCCGGAGACGCGAGAGGGACTCGAACCCTCGCAAGTCGGTTTTGCAGACCGACCGCTGAACCCGTCAGTTCGCGTCGCGGTCGGAGTGGCCGGATTCGAACCGGCGTTGTGCCTGCTCCCGAAGCAGGTGCCCTACCAGGCTAGGCGACACTCCGTTCTCAGCGCCTCGTACGGGAATCGAACCCGCCAGCGGGTGATCGACAATCACCTGGCCTCCCCAGCAGCCTCACGAGGCAAAGTAGTCAGGGTGGCGGGATTCGAACCCGCGGTCTCCTGTCCCCCAGACAGGCGCTCTAGCCAGGCTGAGCCACACCCTGATGAAGACGGTCTCACGGCCGTCGGTGCAGAGTCTTGGGATCGAACCAAGTTGGTCGGCTTTTCAGACCGATGCAACCACCAGGCTTGCTCACTCTGCGTACTGTGGTCCCCTCGGCAGGAGTCGAACCTGCAACGTCAGCCTTCGGAGGGCTGCGCCTGTTATCCGTCAGGACGAGGGGGTTGGTGATCCGGGAGGTAATCGAAACCTCACCTCGCGGACTTCAACCGCGCGCACGACCATCGTGCTGGAACCGTGAATTCATCTTGTGCTCCCCCCAAGTTATGGGGAGCCGCACACTCGAACTCGACTTCCCCGACGAAGCGTCCGCACGCGCTTGTCTGCGTGAGGTCGTCGTGTATTTGGGGATCGCGTGCCTCCTCTCGGAGACGCAGATCACCGTCCACGTCGACAAGAGCCGGGAACCTGGTGTTCGCCGAGTTGTTGCAGCGCACGGTGGGACGGTTCGCGCCCGCTAGGCGGACCGATAAGGAGGATCTGCATTTCATCCTGACCGCACACACCGCATCGCACAAGCACAGGCTTCAAGCAGCTCCGCTGTGAGGGTCCACTTGTGTAGAACCCTCAGGAAGCAAACAGGCAACACCGTGAGCCTCTACGACGCCTTCTCCGATGACGGGACCACACCAAGACCAAGATGACCGTATCGAAATCGAGAAGGCACTGCTCGGCCTAGTCCTCATTGTCGCATTGATCCTAGGTGCGTTGTTTCGTTAGGCCGAACCCAGATCGAATCAGACCGGATCGGAACACCTTTCTAGCCAAGCACCCTGAACAGGTGTCGGCGTAGGGCGAGGTCTGTAATGTCGATGTGGACGAAGAAGCAGCTTGCGGCGGCGAAAGCGGTCCTGCGCCAGTTCTCGAAGAACGAGTACCGGAAGGCGGTCGAGGAGATCTCCAACCGTGTCGGCCGAGAAGTCACCGAGGCGGCCCTGCGCTCGGTCTTCCTTCGTGAGAGCCTCGGCCCGCCGACGAGCCACATGCGTCCGCCGACGGTCGACACATCGAACGAGGGTGAAGACGAGGGTGCTTCCGAGTCGATCCTCCAGCCGTCCCCTCTGCTCGCGGAGTTCATCCGCATCGCCAAGAAGGGCCCGATCAACTTCCACAACCTGTGCGACAAGCTCGATCTCCCTCCGAGCAAGGCACAGAAGGTCATCGACGACGCACTCAAGCTCGGGGTGAAGGTCCACGTCGAGCACAACCACGTGGGCATCAGGTTCCCCGAACCGGACGATCGGCTCCAGTCCATCGGCGTCCCCCCGGTCGTGGGCGAACGTCAGAAGGTGGCGGTCATCTCGGACACGCACCTTGGGAGCAAGTACTGCCTGCGTGAGCAGCTCAAGGAGTTCATCCACTACGCCTACTCGCAGGGCGTTCGCGAGATCCTTCACCCTGGCGACGTGATCGACGGTTGCTACCGGCACGGCATGTGGGAGGTCTCTCACAGCGGCCTCGACGAGCAGGCTCGGGACCTCTTCGAGACGCTGCCGCAGCTCCCGGGGCTCCACTACCACGCCATCACGGGCAACCACGACTTCACCTTCACGGAGCAGGTCGGGGTCGACGTCGGCCAGTACCTCTCGAACTACTTCGAGGAGCGCGGCCGCAAGGACCTGCACTTCTACGGCAACCGTGGCGCCTTCCTCAAGATCCGCGGCGCGGTCGTCCACCTCTGGCACCCGCGCTCGGGCGTGAGCTACGCACGGTCGTACGCCATCCAGAAGCACATCGAGAAGTACAGCTCGGGGGAGAAGCCCAACATCCTCCTCTGCGGTCACTGGCACGTGTTCTGTTACGTCGAAGAGCGTGCAGTGCACGGCATCGCGTGCCCGACCTTCCAGGGCGGAGGATCTGCGTTCTCCAAGAGCCTCGGTGGCGCGCCGGCCATCGGCGGCCTCATTCTTTCGTGGGACCTGACCTCGGACGGCACCCTCCGGTCGTTCAACCTGGAGAAGCGCTCGTACTTCGAGGTCGAGAAGCCCCGCATGATCGAGGAGACCCGCGAGGAGATCCCGATCAGCGGCGGCGCCCGCAAGCGTTCTCGCTAACCCTCTTGGAGGATGGGAGGACGCCCATGAAAGCCCCCGCGTGGTCGCCCAAGCTGCTCGACGTCTGGGTCTACGAGTTCGACGATGACACGGTGCGACGGCTTCATCGTCGCATCGAGCGTTGTCTCGAAGAGGCCCAGGGCGTCCTCCCCCTGTACATCATGAGTGAGGGGGGCTCCGTGGCCCACCTGCTCGCGATGCAGGATCTCATTAGGTCGGCAGAGGAGAGCGACATCAAGGTCGCCACCATCTGCTTGGGCCAGGCCCTCTCTGCGGGAGCCGACCTGCTCGCATCCGGCACCAAGGGGATGCGGTGGGCAGCCCCCGGGGCGAAGATCATGGTACACGAGTCCATCTCGTCGATCCCAACGGACAAGCTCCGGGAGAACTCCGCGGCGCTCACCAGTGACCTGAACGACGACGACAAGTGCTTCGCCCGCCTCGACGACAACTGCGGCAAGACCAAGGGCTACTTCCGCAAGGAGCTGGACAAGCGCAAGAACGTGAACTGGTTCATGAACGCTCGCGAGGCCAAGAGGCACGGGATCATCGACCAGATCGGTGTACCGCGCTTCGAGACGGACACGACCATCGCCGTCAAGCCCCCGAAGGTCACCGCCAAGAAGGCGAAGGCGAAGGCGTGATGGACAACCCGTACTACATCACAGCGGCGCTCTTCCTGCTGGTTGCGGCTGCGATCCTACTCACACAGTAGACTTGGTGACCCCACGGGGACTCGAACCCCGACATGCGGCGTGAAAAGCCGCCCACCTAACCGTTAGTGTATGGGGCCTCTAGGGCAAGATCCGTCCAACGTAGGATCTTGATCAACAAACGGGTGTTACCAGCACGAACCTTACATGTCCCATACTTCAACGTCTGACGCAGACGTTTGCTAGCCGAGGAGACTGCAACAACGGTCCTTGTAAATGGCTAGTGGACGGCCTTGTCCAGGTTCATTCCTTGCGCCCGCACCCGGTGCTGACCCGGGTTCTCCAGGTCGAGGGCCTGGCGACTTAGCTGGTGGTCGATGCGGGCAAACGTAGTCGGAGTGGCGGGATTCGAACCCGCGCAGGCGAGCACCCAAAGCTCGTGCACGACCAGGCTGTGCGACACTCCGTTGGTACCCCCGGTCGGATTCGAACCGACGCTAAGCGGAGCTTGAAACCGCTGCCTCTGCCAGTTGGGCTACGGGGGCGTGATACACACGACGTACAAGTGGTACAGCGGACAGGAGTTGCACCTGCACTGGACAGCGCCTCGGGCTGTTGCCTCTGCTAGTTGGGCTACCGCTGCATGTAGTACCTGGGAGTGGATTTGAACCACCGCTTTACGCGTCCTGAACGCGTTGCCTCTGCCAGTTGGGCTACCCAGGCGTAGTGAGTGCACACATCAGTCATCCTCCGCTTACGCGGGCTAGGCTGAGGGTTCCCCCAGTGAAGGGATCACCGTCGCAACGCGTGTCATGCCCGGTTGCCCGGGGTTCACGCAGACCAGTGCACTCAGTGCGCGGTTGGGGAATCGAACCCCATGCGGCCTCCGCGTCAGGGAAGCCAGGCTCCAAGCCGTCACCGCGCGTAGCAGGGGTAGAGAGAATCGAACTCCCATAGGCCGTTTTGGAGGCGGCCGTCCTACCATTGAACGATACCCCTAGATCTCCACCGCTCTGTCGTGTGTCCTCTGTGCATGGCAGTTACGACATCACACTTGGCGATCTCTTCTCGTATGGTCTCCCAAGAGGCTGTGTTTCGAGCGAGATGACTCAAGTTGTAGCGTTGAGCGTAAGCACGACGCTCAACGGGGTCTTGGATCGGCATACTGTCCAAGACCCACAAGAAGAATACGGGGTCGCTACGGAGGGAATCGAACCCTCTCGGCCGCCCTTATGAGGAGCGCCTCCTGCCTCAGGTCGTAGCGATGGATGGTGGGCGCAGGAGGAATTGAACCTCCACCTCCTGTGTATCAGACAGGCATCCAGGAACCACTAGACTATACGCCCGTAACCGTGACTTCGTGCAGGGAGAGGGACTTGAACCCTCACGAATTTACTCGCTAGCACCTCAAGCTAGTGCGTCTGCCATTCCGCCATCCCTGCGTGTCGAGGTCGTGTGACCCCTAGTGGAGACACCGGGAGTTGAACCTGGGTCGATCGCATGCCATGCGATTGCTCTACCAGTTGAGCTATGTCCCCGTCACTTCCGTCTGTTACGACTGCCGAATGTAGGTGTCTGCGAGTGGCAGTTAGGACACAAGAACCTAAGGTTCTCTTTCGTGTTATTGGCCCAGTCGCCGTCCTTGTGATCGACTACGAGAACCAAGGTCCCGCCTCTCCACTCGGGGCCTTGCTCACACAAGACGCACGAGTAGGCGACGCCCAGCTCGATGAGCGCGCGTCGCAGTTGGAGAGTTTTCACTCGCGTCGAAGACGCGTGCCCCAGAATCTCTCCGGCCTTCTTTCGCCTTTTAGACACCACGCCTAGGTTGTGGTGCAGCCCTTTGAAGTGGCTCGTGTCTATCCCGTGTTTAGCAATGCGCTTCTGGATGTGCGCACTCATGCTCCCGGAGTAGGACTGGAACCCGAGTAGTCGAAGCACACCCGAGACCGATGTGCTGCGTACAACGACTGCTTGGAGGATCTCTTTCGTGTACTTCTCCATGATGGAGAGGGTATATATGAAGTCTAGCGTCCTCTCCTATTGGCGCCTCGTACGGGAGTCGGACCCGTCTCGACCTGGCGTGACAAGCCAGCGTCCACCCGGTGGACTTACGAGGCACGTGGTGGAGTCAGGGGGAATCGAACCCCCATCCCTGCGATGCGAACGCAGTGTACTTCCGTTGTACTACGACCCCGAGTGGCGTCCCCAGGGGGATTCGAACCCCCGTTGCCGGCGTGAGAGGCCAGCGTCCTAGGCCAGCTAGACGATGGGGACATGGTGGTCAGGGTCAGGATCGAACTGACTACACGCGGCTTTTCAGACCGCTGCTCTACCGATTGAGCTACCCGACCTTGATAGGGTTGCCAGCGTCGTCGACGGTGGCTTCCCACTTGAGCCACTCTTCGGTGGCTTGCTGCTGCTGTCGTTGACGCTCCTCCTCAGGGAGCGCCCTCCAGGCGGCCAGGTTCGCCGCCGCCTGTGCAAGGATCGCATCGGGGTCTTCACCCCGGTCGCGCATGTGCTGCTTCGCTCTCTCCCACGTCTCGTCCATCGAGGCCCGGTCAAGGCCGAGATGTTTGAGGGTGGGTACCTCGTCATCCTCGGGGGCATGTTGCTCACGTACGGTTGTAGTGTTCCGAACACGTGCAGATAGCTTCTTCTTGCCTGCATGCACCTTACGGTGACAGTTCTCGCAGAGGCAGACACACTTCGCCAGCTCCCTCGTGAAGCGGGCACGGCCATACTGGTGCGTCGCCGCCTGCGCGATGTCGAAGTCTTTCTGTTTGGGGTCGGTGTGGTGAGCCACCAGACAGCAAGGCTCATTTTCCGGGCAGAGTAGGCAGCCCGTCTTCTTGAACTCTGCGATCTCGTCTCGGATCTCTGCCACGCGACGAACGGCCACCCGTCGTACACGAGTCTGATGGGCCGCACGGAACACCGCATCATTGCGGTACCGATCCTTCATGTACTGCTTGTGATACTCCGCACGCTTGACCGGATCTTTGATCGGCATCGTAAGACAGTAGCACAATTATGAACCCACAGTCAGCAGCGCCCTCGGGGGGAGTCGAACCCGACCTACAACCAGTTCCGCAAACTGGTGCCTGGAATCCGCCAGGACGAGGGCATTGGTAGCGGGGGAAGGGAGTCGAACCCTACTTGACCTGGAGGCATCGGGTTATGAGCCCGACCAGCAGCCGTTGCTAGCATCCCCGCAGCGCCCTTGGGAGGACTTGAACCTCCAACCTGCCGGTTCGTAGCCGGTTGCACGATCCATCGTGCTGCAAGGGCATGTCGTGTCCGTGCTTAGGGTGCACGTGACCCTAGAGCGGGTGACGGGACTCGAACCCGTACCTCAAGGTTTGGAAGACCTGTGTGCGACCTTCACACCGCACCCGCGTTCCCCGATGCTCCCACCCCAAGGGGGGAGCGCCGAGCTAGAGCCGAGGGCGGGGATCGAACCCGCGATGTGTCTCCACGGCAGTTTACAAAACTGCTGCTCTACCACTGAGCGACCCCGGCGTTACCTACCACGTACACCACAAGTAGATCAAAGTTGACGAGAAACTCAGAGCCGGCGATGGGAGTCGAACCCACTAGGTCCTGGATACGAATCAGGCGCCCCTCCACAGGAGCCTCACCGGCATGGGACGCCAGGACACCCCCTCCGGAGAAAGGGGCCCGGCATCGGCGTACCCGGCAGGGATCGAACCTGCTTCGCCGCGCTTAACAGGCGCGTGCTCGACCATTTGAGCTTCGGGCACAGTAGCTCCGGGACTAGGACTCGAACCTAGAATGGGTTTCCCCGCACGGTTAACAGCCGTGTGCCTTGCCATTAGGCTATCCCGGAAAAACGACGACGCACGAAGGACCACCAGCCCGCGAAGGTGGGGGTCCCCCGTGCGTGTCGGGGAAGAAGGGTTGCCCCCTCCTCCCGTTCACACAATCGAAGCAGGAAAGGGTGGCTGTGCCCGCAGGCCCGGCGCTGTAGCCCCCCAGTACTGTCGGGGGTCGATCACGGTCCGGCTGCTCCGCGCACGAGGGTCTGTCTCGGCGTACCGAGCAAGTCACCCGCGTGCGGCGGCACACGCTCCTGTCTCCTGTCAGCTTGTCAAAGAGCATCGAACGGTCCCTTGCGGGGCGTGTTCGAGTGGTTCTGGGGGCAGGGGTCGAACCTGCATTTCTAGGGTCAGAACCTAGTGGCCTGCCAATTAGCCGATCCCAGAATGTGTGTTTGATTACTACGTTTGAAGGCAAGGTAAGTGTCGGGTTTGAACGTCGCTGAGATTCGGAAGAGAGTTGGTGGGTCCGGGGGGAGTCGAACCCCCACTAGCCGGGTAAGAACCGGTTATGCTGGCCGTTGAACATCACGGACCCGTGCGTACTACGGCTCCGAAGAGCCTGGTCGGGGGCACGGGAATCGAACCCGCCTTCTATCAGATTAAGAGTCTGCTGCGTCACCTTGACGCCAACCCCCGAAGGTTGGTGGGACGCCAGGGGATCGAACCCTGCCCTGACGGGTTAAAAGCCCGCTGCTCCGCCCTGGAGCTAACGTCCCTCGACTTTCCGCCCGCATTTCGCGGGCTTTCGCTTCTGTTTCATCGTCTGACCTCTTCTTCTCTCGTTCTTCGGTGGGGCGTGAGGGAGTCGAACCCCTCGCTTGAAGGCCACTGGTTTACAGCCAGCTAGTGCTCCCGGGCACTGGTCACACCCCGCAGGAGGTGGGAAAGCGCCAGGGTCGATAGCTCTCTCGGAAGGGTTTCTTGGACATCGGGCGCACCTGTACTGGTCGAGCCTTGGGCTCTAGGGAATACTCGCCGCGAGGCCGAACGGTCGGGAGGACCGGGCAGGGGAGTCGATTTGGGCTGAAACGTCGAAGGCCGCCGAGGTTTCCCTGGGCGGCCTTCGTAGTCGATCGAGCTTTCGCTCGTGTTCTACGTTGGCCGCCTTCGCGGGTCCTTCGCATTCTCCTGACGGATGGCGGCAAAGGATCCCGCTTCGACATGCATGGGGTAGCCCGTAAGGCCCTGCTCACTCAGCACGCACGACGACCAGGCCGCGGTTGCGGCTTTCGTCGTCAAGCTGGTGGTGAGCGTCAGGGTTGCCATGTCGAGGTCGGGTTTCTGGGTGCGGCGAGACGACCAGTCTCGGGCCTGTGTGTCGTACGAGACCTTGGACGGTCGTGCAAGGAAAAAGTTTCGAGCCAATGTCGATTTTTCGTAAACCCCTAACTTCACTGGGTTTTTTCGGACGAAGAATCGACCTTTCGGTCCCTCTGGCTACGGGTGAACCAGGGTCAGGGTGGCCCCCACGGAGGCGGTCCCTGAAAGCTGCTTCACGGGTCCGTACACCACCGTGGCGTCGACTGCAAGCGCGGCGTCCGAGGACAAGTCCGAGTACGCCGAGTCCTCCGTGTTTACACCGGGGATCGGGGGTGCATACTGCGTGAACTGGACGCTGGTGACCCTCATGTCCGTCGTGCCGTTGATGCCCACTGCGACGTAGGGCGTGGGCTGCACCACCCACGTGGCCTTCGGATCGAGCGCAGGATCCCACGGCATCGCGATGCCGTTGCACGTGAGGTGTGCATACCGGCCCGAGGCCGCGAAGATGGGGGCCTTCGTGTCGTACGCGAGGGAGATGTCGAGCTGCGTGCCCGCCGGGTTCGTGAAGCCCACGGGGAGGGAAGTGTAGAGCGTGGCCCCCAGGACGTTGGTGAAGCGGGCCGTGGGGCGGTTCCAGGGGTCCAGTCCGATCTCGATGCGGGTGGCCATCGTGGCCCCAGTCGTGTCGTCGTTCGTGACCAAAGCGGCCACGGACAGGGAGGTGATGCCGTCCGGCGGCCCCGTGACGACGACCGCGCGCAGGACCCCCCGAACGTTCGTCATGCCTGTGGGCACCGGGTAGATGCCCACGCCCCCGCGGACAGTGAGCTGCTGCGCGTTCCCGATCACATCCGTGACCGAGGGCTCCCCCATCGTCGACCCACGCAGAGGGTTGGACGGCCCCCCGAAAGTCACGATCTTCTGCGGTACGACGATGAACGTGTCGGGCATGACGGCCTCCACGGACCAGCCCCGACAAGTTCTTTCCCCACGGAAGTTCTTTTCCCTTCCCTCGTGGTGATGGACCACGAACTTCCGGCACACGTGCACGCGATGCTCAAGAAGGCGTCCGAAGACGCCGCCTCCGCGCCCCGCCGCGCGTTCACGTGCAAGGTCTTTGGCCCCGAGTGGAACAGCTTCGTGGAGGCGTGGGCTCCTCGCATCCACGCCTTCGTGGAGCAGGCGCTTGGGGAGTACGGCACCGAGCCCCGTTCGGAGATCCTCCCTCTTCCCCCGGGGATGCACGTGGCCGGCGCAACGGCGAGCTTCGACATGCTCTCGGGGCAGACCCGTATCTGCAAGAGCGTCGAGGGCAAGCCCGGGCAGACGTTGGAGAAGCTCACGCACGAGTTCACCCACGGTAGTCTCTCGAAGTTCCCGGAAGGTGACCCCTTCTACGAGGAGGGCTTCGTCGACTACACGACGTGGCTCATCGCGCACGCGCCGTACTGGGGCGAGTTCCGCGACGACATGATCAAGTCCGCAGCGTACAACATCGCGCACCGTCGCGACCGAGCACTGCACGACATGTCCGACTACGAGCGCAAGCGGTGGGCCGGCGGTCTCTTCGCCTCCCTTGCACGTGGGCCCTACATCCTCTCGGGCCTGCGCATGAAGAAGGGCGACGGGAACTTCACGTGGTGACGAGCCTGGTCGAGCGGGTAGCCCACCGGTTCCTCGTCGCCAAGAGCTTCATCCCCGAGTACGCCAAGGCGCTCCAGGACTACGAAGCTCACGGGGACGAGAAGCCCATGAAGGCGCTCATCCACCAGGTGTGTGACACGATTTTGCCTGGAGGCGGCAACATCCCCTCCCCCTGGTTCAATGCCCTCGGCACAGCGAAGCGCAACGCCCTCAAGAAGCTCGTCTACGACGGGGAGAGCATCCTCAAGCTCCTAGACCCCACACACCCGGGATACGAGCGGAACCCCAACTGGCGAAGCTACGTGGTCATGCAGCTTCAAGCCTGGGCCAAGCGTCTCAGGACCCTGGAGATCGCTTCGGAGGCTGAGGACGAGGAGCGGGTCCTTCACCGAGACGGCTTCACCATCACCCCGATGCCGGGAGTCTCGAAGGCCGAGACCGACGCAGCGTTGGAGGCCCTCGCGGAAGCTGCGGGCAAGATCCGGTCGAGGTTCCCCGAAGTCCTCTACGGAATGGTCTACTTCTCCACGCACTTGGGTGCGAAGACAGCCGCCCACTACGTGGGCGCCGACGACACCGTTCACCTGAGCGTCCGCGCCCGGAAGCGGTTCTCCGACGTGTACACGATCATCCACGAGTTCGGGCACCGCTACGACGCGAAGTTCTTCAAGGACGCCACGCTTCGCAAGGAGTTCTGGAGCCTCTCGACACGCAAGGAGTTCGAGAAGGTCGTCTTCCACGCGGCGCTCCGCAAGCAGGTCGCGGAGGAAGCTCTCGCCATGGTGAAGGCACGCCAGAACGGGACGAAGATGCCGACCCTCTCCAACGAGGCGATGCTCTGGTTCTCTTCCTCCCCCGTGACGGGGATCGACATCCGGAAAGAGACCTCCGCCTACCTCGCCGGCAAGCTGACCGACGAGGCGTTCATCACCCAGGCGATGGGCCACAAGGACGTCGAGATCCAGACGGACAAGCTGCTGCACGGGCCGCTTGCGGTGACCCCCTACGGGGCCACGAAGCCGACCGAGAACTTCGCGGAGGCGTTTGCCCACCACGTCCTCGGGATGTCGATGCCGCGAGAGTTCGAGGACCTCTTCGCCAAGCTATGACGAGAAACGCGCGAGGCAGGTAAGGATGACCCCCTACCTGCCTCTGTCGACCTCACAGTCGCCGTGGGGCTCATGGTGTTTACCGCCCGTCAGAACGCCGTTTTTCGGCCCTTCTTCCCGGTCCCGTTCCTCCCTTGGCACACGTTGGTGTGGCGTTTGGGGTAGACGAGCGGCTCCCGATGATTGCTCAGTCCGGCTCTCATAACCCTCGGGTGGGGGCGCCGGGTTTCTAGTGCTGCATCCGGGTCACCGGTCTACCGCACCAGAGCCTTGTTGGTCCATCTACAACGGGGCGCCGGGACCGATCCATCCGAAATCTTCACCCGGTGTATCTAGGAGCATGACCAAGAAGACGCCCCTCGAACGATGCCGGGCTGCGTTCACCGCCGCCATCGCCACCGCTCTCGGGGAGCCCCCGGAAGAGGTCTCCAAGTACGTCTGCATGCCCGAGGCAGGGCAGCTCGTGCGTGACAAGGGGGACATCTCGTTCCCGACCTTCCACCTCGCGAAGTCCCGCCAGACGGCCCCCAACCTCATCGCGACCAAGCTCGCGGCGGAGGCCAAGGCGGACGGGCTGGTGTTCGAGGCGATGGGAGCGTACGTCAACGCCTGGTTCGACTTCCCCTCGTTCGCACGGGGGGTCATCGACGCGGCGACGGTGGAGGGCCCGGCCTACGGGACCACCTCGACGGGGGAGGGGAAGACCGTCGTGATCGACTACTCCTCGCCCAACATCGCGAAGCCCATCGCCTATCACCACATCCGTTCCACGGTCCTCGGGAACGCCCTCGCACGCCTCCATCGAGCACACGGGTGGAAGGTCGAAGGGATCAACTACCTCGGAGATTGGGGGACGCAGTTCGGCATGGTCGCCGTGGGCGTCGAGCTGACGCCGGGACTCGATGCCCGTGACGCCAGCGTGGAGATGCTCGTCGAGGCGTACGTGAAGGCGGCGCGCGCTGCCGAGGTGAACGACGACGAACGAAGCATCCTCCCCCGAGCACGGGCCTTCTTCGTTCGGATGGAGAACGGAGACGAGGGAGCCCTCGCCCTCTGGCGGTCGATCCGCGACCGTTCCATCGAGAGCTTCAAGCGGGTCTACGCGAGGCTCGGGATCAGCTTCGACCACTACGAGGGTGAGAGCAGGTACGACAGGACTCGTACCTCTGCGACCATCGACGAGATCGCTCGGACCGTGGGGGTCAAGGAGTCTCAGGGCGCTCTCATCGCAGACATCCACTCGAACCCCCCGATCGTGCTCCGGAAGACGGATGGGTCCTCGCTCTACGTGACGCGGGACATCGCGGCTGCGATCGACCGGTACGACCGGTTCAAGTTCGACCGCTCCCTGTACGTCGTCGCTCTCGACCAGTACCACCACTTCGCACAGGTCTTCGGCACGCTCCTCCGGATGGGCAAGCCGTGGGTCGGGGACTGCGATCATGTCGGCTTCGGCCGCGTCCATGGGATGAGCACCCGGTACGGGCGGACCATCCTTCTCGAACACGTGCTCGACGAGGCCGTGGCCCGTGCCCGGGAGAAGGCGCTGGAGCGTACCCCCGACAAGATCGCGAAGCTGCGGGACCTCGATGAGGTCGCCCGGGCGGTCGGCATCGGCGCCATCATCTTCAACGACCTGCGCAACCGTCGCGAGACCGACTACGAGTTTGACTGGGACCGCATCCTCGACTTCGAGGGGGATACGGGCCCCTACGTCCAGTACGCGCACGCACGTGCGTGCAACATCCTCCGAAAGGGTGGACGCACCACCGACTACGACGCCACGGCTCTCTGTACTGCTGAGGAGAAGGCCGTCGTCCACGCTATCGCCGGGTTCCCCGAGGCGATGTCCCGCGCCATCATCCAGCACGAGTACGACGTGTCCCTCGTCGTGCGCCAGCTCCTCCTCGTCGCGTCGACGTTCGCCCGTTGGTACGCGGCCGGAAACGACGACGCGGAGAAGCGGATCCTCTGCACCAACCCGCGCCAGCTCAACGCCCGACTCGCCCTCACCGAGGCGGTTCAGGTCACGCTCGCAGCCGGCCTCGATGTCATCGGCGTGGCGGCCCCGACGATGATGTGAGGGCTACGGGTCCTGCGCGGCCAGCTCTTCGATCATCTCGATGCCGCTCATCTCCTCGGGGAAGCCGTAGAGTTCGTCCCCCTCGTCGACTTCGCAGTCGATGCCTGCCAGGCACCCCCGCCACTCGTTGCCCACCGTGAGGAGGCAGAGGACGGGGACGCCTCCGGTCTGGCTTCGGGCGTCCCACAGAAGGACATCCCCGTCTTCCGGGGCGGCCGTGAGGAGCCTGGCGAGTCGTCGCCGGTCGAGCATGACGGAGGCGACTCCACCAGGGCGCTGGCCGTCGATGTGGTAGGGGTCATCCAGGGAGGGGGCCTCTCCAGCCCACGCTCGGAGGGACGAGAGGGAGGTCGGACGTGCCCCCCGAGGCTTCAACTGGAGGAGCTGCCTTGCCCACTCCGAGCCGCCCTTGTCCGTGATCTCGGGGACGACCGAGTTCCCCCGTTCTGCCACGAGCCACTTGCGGTCGGTTGCGACTGTCCACTTCGAGCGACCGACCGTGAGGGAGAAGATGTTGCGACACCACTCCGGCTCGTCTTCGGCGCGGGCGACAAGATCAGCAAGACGTTCTACAACGTCGGACATGGGCCTCTCGTGGTTCGTCTACATCCTGCGAAACGTTGACGGTTCCAGGCTTTACACCGGGATCACCAACGACATGGCACGGCGACTCGCGGCGCACAACGCCGGCAAGGGAGCGAAGGCCACCCGGCCCGGTCGTCCTTGGACCGTTGCGTACCAGGAGGGGCCGATGCTGAAAGGAGTGGCTCTCCGTAGAGAGCTGGAGATCAAGCGGCTGACGAGGGAGGCGAAGGACCGCCTGATCCGGGGCTAGATGACCCCGTGGTTGTGGAGGAGCTGGCAGGGGTCACAGCACGTGGACGGCTTGACGATGTGCCCCTCGGGCAGCGTCTCGGTCGGCTCCCCGCAGAACCGGCAGTAGTAGTGCATGGGGGACCCTGCCGGGAGCCGAGAGTTGTCGACCTGCTTTCCCTTGTTCTGAGTCTTGCGCAGCTCGTAGTTCTCCAGCGCGAGTTTGACGTCGAACGTGAGCCCGCTGGTTGCCTTCGGATCCCACGGCCCCACCAGACGAGCCGGACCGACGGCCTGCGTGAGTTCCCGCTCGGCGCCGACGAAGGGGGCCGTGGAGTTGTTGTGGCTTCCGTTCTTGAAGTAGTCCCCGACGTACACGAACTTCGTGGCCGCCGTGACGATGGCCATGAGCCTCTTGCGATGCGTGAGGAGCCACGTGACCAGCTCCGAAGTCACTTCGTCGCCAGCAGCCTCGTTTAGACGTGCGCCCTCGATGATCTGCTCCCGAGTCATCGGCTCGCCCCAGTACCGCTCTTCATCCTCACAGGAGGCATGGCGTTCGGCGAGCGTGCGGGTGTCCGTCGGTTCCGTCATGTCTTCATGTACACCGGCGGTGTAGGAAGAACGTATGTCGGTCAGCTTCACGGGCATCAAAAAGCGTGGGATGAAGTACCCGCGCTCGCTCGACCTCAACAACGGTCTGGCGGGGCGCATCCTCCAAGCCATGGGGCTTCCTCCGTGTGAGGAAACGGCGGGTAAGATGCCGCTCAAGGAAGCCATCGCCGGGGTCGAGAAGGCGAAGGGGACTCTCGCTGCGGACGACCTCCAGTACCTCGACGAACTCTCGGCCATCTGCCAGGACCTCAAGAAGGCCCGGCGCACCGAGCTGACCTGGGGATGAAGGACAACGAAGTCTTCCGGGCAGCAGAGCTGTTCGTCGGAACGGCTGCGAAGCTGTACCCGGAGAAGCATTGGCGAATGGACGTGCGATCGTTCGCGCTCACCGTGGAGCGGCTCGCGAAGGACGGCAACGTCTACGCAAAGCTCTTCCAGGTCTACGACGGGATGACCGGGAAGTCGTGCCACGACTTCCACCAGTTGATGACGACCGCGTACACGGCGGGGCTCGTGGCGTTCCTAGCCCCCGAGTTCAAGCACTTCGTCGTAACGATCCCGGGGCGGCTCAACGACCGGTTCCTGAGCCCCTCCGCAGAGGCCGAGCTGCGTGATGTCGAGGCCGTGGTCACCGAGTACGCTGCTTCGGGCCCCTAACGTCGGAACGCGGCTTCGTGCCCCCACGTGACCATCGTACGCAAGGTGTCCTCGCTGATGGCGGGGATGGAGAGCGCGTTCAGGTGCTCCTGCGACGAGGAGACGTTCGAGAAGAACGTGTTGTCCGGGCAGATGACGGCGCGGATCCCACACGCGAGCCAGGCGTTGACCGGGTGGTAGACCAGCTCGGAGATGACGCCCGTGTGGACGTTCGACGTGAGGCAGACCTCGAAGACGACCCCACGCTCACGGGCCAGCTCCACGACGCTCATGTCGTAGGACATCATGGTCCCGTGGCCGATCCGTTGGGCGTGGAGCAGCTCGATGGCGTCCCGGACCTCGGTTGCGGGCCCACCCTCACTCGCGTGCACCGTTCGCCCGATCCCGTGCTCCTCAGCGCGCCGGAAGGCGGTCACGTAGTCCTTCATCGTGAAGCTATGATGAGGCGTAGAGCACCCTGCGAGGTCGATGCCTACGACGCCTTTCCTCGGGATGGCGACCTCGACGAGCTTCTTCGCGACTTCCGGAGGGTCCCCATGGAGGGCGCAGAGGATGACCCCGGCGCGCCCGGCCACCCCCTCGACAACCGCCTCTACGATCTCTTCGATCGGCGCCCCACCGTGGAGCTGCGGAGCGAACCGGATCTCCAGGGTCGTCACTCCGTCGGCGGCGGCGTCCTCACAGATTTCCGACGCGACACGGCGCACGTCCCCCGGGTGCTGGAGGAGACACAGGATGTAACCGAAGCGGTTGAGCGCGTCTTCCAGCCCCATACGAGGCTGGAACCGGAGCTTGTCGAGGCTCGGCGGCGGGTAGCCCTGTGCTTCCGCCAGCTCCAGGATCGTCTCCGGCCGGAGCGATCCGTCCAGGTGTCGGTGCAGGTCTGCTAGCGGGAAGTCGAAGGGCTTCATACCCTCCGACTACACCGAGCTACGGGTACGCGTTGGCGAGCGTGTTGTAGATGTCCTTCACGGCATCGACGGGGATGCCGTGCTTCTCCGCTAACCCCTTCTCGATGCCGTTGATGCGATCGTTGAACGCGCGGCCCTCTTGGAGGTACTTCTCTCGCGCTGCGTCCTTCGCCTGCTTCTTCGCGACGTACACGGGGTCGTGCTCGTGCACGAGGGACGCGAGCGTCACCCAGCCACTACCTCCGCACGAGTTGATCCCTGACCCGAAGGTCTCCAGGAGGTCGTGGCCGTCCTTGACCTCGGACAGGACCCCGACCTCGTTGATGAGGTGGACGAACCTCTGGTTGAGCGGTTGGGATACGACTCGAACGATGTCCCCTGCGGCGAACTCGGTCATGGTGAGGCCCCTACACCGAGGACAGCTTCGCTTCCAGCTCTCCTGGAGGCGTTCCTTCGGCCATGAGACGTGCGATCGCGGCTCGTCCCCCGGTGGTCAGGAAGGCTCCCCACAGCCCGGCAGGGAGCTTCTCTTTGGTGGCCTTGAACTTGGGTACCTCAATGAAGAATTCCCACCACTGATCCAAGTCCCCTTTGATCCGATGCAGCTCGAATCCGATCGTCGGCGGCTGCCGGCTCGGTTCGTCTTTGACGTAGACGACAGCACCTACCCCTACCTCCCGAACGCCTTCGTGTAACTCCTCCAGCAACGCGAGCGGATCGTCGTGACCCTTTCCCGAGCGTGTGGCGGTGTCGAACCCGGGCTTCAATTCGAGCTGCGGCAGCGGCATGGGGGTGGACGTACACCAAGAGCAGTTGACAACTTTCCGGGTACGCCTCAGGATGGAGTGGCCATGCACCACTAACTGCACCTCCCCCGTGGTCCGCCCCGTTCTCCGGTTCGCGCAACGCAACCGTCGAGACAACGAGGAGGCAGGACCATGTTCGAGAATTACAGGGAGATGAGCGACGCCGAGAAGGCGTCCGTGAAGGCGATTCATCAGGCGATCCGCTCGGACCAGAGCATTTCGGATCGCTACCGGAACCTCGCGTGGGGGTTCGTGCGGGGCTTCAAGTTCCGCCGGATCGAGCGCACGCACAAGATCCAGCAGCTCGCGTCGGATGCCTGGTGCCCGACGGACGAACTCGGCTACTCGCGTACCGAGGCGGGCCGGTTCTACGAACACAACATGCCGAGCGCTGTGACGCTGACGCAGGTGCTCGCGAAGCACATCCCCGAGTTCGCAGGGGACATGCTCGATAGTTGGCGGGTCAAGAAGGGCAGCCGGATCGAGGCGTGGCTCGCGGACCCGGAGGGGGCGATCCCGGTCCCGGTGCGCGAGAAGAAGCCCTTCGTTCGGGCGGAGGTGGCGTGATGTCCACCATGCTCGACCAGGCCCACGCGCTCGTGGAGAAGGCGGCGTCTCTCACCAAGGAGGCTCTGAGCGAAGCGTTCAAGGCCCTCCCGAAAGAGGTTCAGAGCGCGTACCGTAAGATGCGGAAGGCGGCGTACTTCGTCCCGGAGAACGCGAACGTCGAGGCTCGCAAGGAGCACGTCTCCCCTTCGGGGAAGTACAAGCTCGTGGTGACCCCGTTCGCCACGTCGCCGGGGTCGTGGAGCTACTCTCAGGGGCTCGTCTACGCCATCGGGTCCGACACCCCGATGGCCGAGGTCCAGCGCAACTACGGCTCGTTCCCGTTCTCGTGGGTCGAGAATCACCCGAAGGGGGACTTCCTCGTCTGTGGTGAGGACTATCAAGGGCAGACGGTCATCGAGCTGGACACAGGGGCGCGCAGGGACCACCTTCCGACGGAGGCCGGGCAGGGGGTCGGCTTCTGTTGGGTCCAGCACCGGTACGACGCGGCCTCGAAGCTCCTGGTCGTCGCCGGGTGCGTGTGGGCCTGCCCGTACGAGTTCCAGTTCTACGACTTCTCCGACCCCATGGCCGGGTGGCCGATGCTCAAGGTCATCGGGGACGACGGGGACGAGACCTACATCGACGACGACGATCGCTGGCCGGAGTTCGGGACCGACGGCTCCATCAAGTGCTTCGACACGATGGACCACAGCGATGACGATGATGACGACGAGGACGAGACGGAGAAACCTGCCACGGTGAACGCCACGAAGGCGTTCAAGCGCGAGGGGCTCCAGCTCGTTCTGGTCGAGGAGTGGGTCTCCGAAGAGGAGAAGGCCCGCCGGATTCGCCGCGAGGAGTCGAACCGCAAGTACGAGGCGTGGAAGGCGGAGTTCAAGACCACCGACCCTCTCTACCTCACGACCACCAAGCTGGAGAAGGAAGCCCCCTTCACCCCGGCCTCCCACGACTCGATCGGGTTCACCTACAAGGGGTGGTGCCCGGACGAGACGGTCAGCGAGACCCGCTGGTGTCGGGAGATTGCTCGGAAGAGCAAGGACAGCATCGAGGTCGAGTGGGGTGTGAAGGTCGGTCCGATCAAGTTGTGCCTTCGCCGGGACGGCAAGGTCGAGAACCAGTTCTTCGAGCACTCGGCCGAGGGTATGGAGAAGGCATTCGCGTACGCACGTACGTGGCTCGGAGGTGCATCGTGACCGACAAGCCCATGAGCAAGAAGCTCGTACGCCGTCTCGCGAAGGCGCTGACGGACAACCTCCCGAAGGAAACCCCCGAGGAGACGGCTGCGCGCGAGGCGAAGGAAGCCGAGGAGAAGGCTCGGTGGGAGAAGATCCGCAAGGACCAGGAGGACGCCGTTCGCTTCGCAGTTCCTCGGCAGATCGAGAGTCTTCGCAAGGAAGCTGCGACCAAGCTGGAGGAAGCTGACAAGCTCGCCGCTCTCTTCGCGGAGTTCCCTGGGCTTCTCCGTCAGGAAGGCCGCTGGAAGAAGATCGCCTTCTACACGAAGGAGGTGAACGGTCGCGTCGATCGGTTCGATCTTCGCCGTAATTGCGGCTGTTGTCGAGATAGCCCGTTGGAGGTCTGGCCCTACCTGGAGACGCCCAACGGCAACGTCTACAGCGACCCGGCGATGTTCTGGGTGGGCGAGGCCGACCCCATGTTTGGCGGGGACATCCCGAGTGCGGGGTGGGAAGAGCAGATGCGTTCGGCGGGCATCCCCGAGGCCATCATTGGGGCCGTCCAGATGCACTTCGAGCGCTCTGCGGCCAGGGCCCGGGAGCAGGTCGAGGAAGTCTACGGAGACCAGTGATGCCCGAACTCAAGTACCCCAGCACGTGTGGGTGTGACCACGTGCCGGAGATCAACGTGTGCGGAGATCAACGTGTGCGGAGAAGAGCATACGAACTACTGCCCTGTCCATGGGTTGGACCTCTGGTTCGACACATGCTGGGGGTGCCACACAGGCGTCACCTGCAAGGCGTGTCGAGATGCGGCGACCCGGCGTGCGGGCCGCCCATTCAACTGGGTCCGTAGGGTTCTCCCGATCGCGGGGATCCGCATCAACTGCGTGGACCCGAGCGGCAAGCACTTCAAGCTCGCGGCTTGGGCCACCACCCTCCCCAAGGCTCTGAACCGTTTCGCAGCCCACCGCCCGCCGGTCACCGGCGTGTACGAAGGATAGTCGTGGACAAGCTCAGACTCATCACCCGTGCCGATCTCCCCCCTCAACACCAGGCGGTGCAGGCGGCCCATGCATTGCGTGAATGGTCGGCTACCCACCCGGACAAGGACAAGGTTTGGTACGAGACCTCGAACACGCTGGCGATGCTCACCGTCCAGAATGAGGCGTCTCTGGACGACCTCCTGGAGCGCGCTCTGCAATACGGCCTCCCGGTGGCAGCCTTCTATGAACCCGATCGGCAAGACGAGCTGACAGCCATCGCTTTGGGTCCGGGGAGGGAGGCTAAGCGGTTGTGCCGGGGGCTTAGCCTGGCTCTGCAATAGTTCCTCTTCCGGGCTCTGCAATAGTTCCTCTTATCCGACCGGGGTAGTGATGGACCTCCACCGCCGCACCCTTCTCGCCCACCGGCTTCGGATTGCGTTGACCGTCGAGGACGCCAAGGAGATCTTGGGGTTCCCGCCGCACTACAACCCCACCGACACCGAGATCAACAAGGCGTGGCGTGCGAAGTCGATCGAACACCACCCGGACCGTGGCGGTGACCACCGGAAGATGGTGGAGGTCAACGTCGCGAAGGAAGTCCTAGAGGGCAAGCGCACGAACGACCGCACCGAGAGGGTCGGCGACCCTGAGGAGAAGAAGCGGGCAGAAGAACTGCGGGCGAACATTGCCATCATCCAGAGGGAGATGTCGGCGTGTACCCGCATCTTCGAGCGGGCCATGGGAGAGGTCGAGGGCACGTTCACCCCCCCGTGGAGGCTGGACGCGCACGAGTTCCTCACTCACACGTTCGCGCACTCCGTGGACACGCTTCACAAGACTGCCGAACACGTGACACAGACGAGTGAGAAGCCCTCAGACAAGACCGTGGCAAAGAAGGTGGAGGCGTTCTGCACGGTGCTCTCGTCCATGGCGCTCCGCCTCGGGGCGCGCGTCAACGGCCTCAAGAAGGCGATTGAGGTGGCCTCGGCACACTCGTCGATCGAGTCGATCAAGGCGGTCCACGTAGCCGCCCACGACTACACGGCGATGTTCATCAAGCTGTACGCCGAGTCGGCGAAGCTCATGACGCTCCTCTACACGAACGAGGGGATGGCCATCCCCTTCGACATCGCGGAGCAGTACAGCGACGCCCACCAGCAGGTGATCTCGTTCAAAGACTTCTACACCCCCTTCAAGGGCAAAGTCGAAGCGGAGGCAGTCGCACAGATCGACCGTTCCGTGAAGACAGTCCGGGCCCTGCTAGACCAGTACGGGGTTGGTCACGGGTTCCCCAACGAGAACGCGTGGAAGGTACCGGACGACTTCCAGCAGGCGATAGAGGCGCTCGGCAAGGCCAGCACGCGCCCGAAAAACGCCACGATCGCCCACAGAGTCGTCAGCCGCTACATCAACCGGGTTTGATCAGGGCTTGCGACGGAGCCCGCCCCGCTGCTTCTGGTCCTCGATCAGCTCGGCCAGCTCGCGCTTGCGCTTGTCTGCGGCGATCCAGATCATCTGTCGATGCATAGGGTCTTCGCACTTGCACTGCTGGACCGTACCGTCTTCGGAGGTCTCCAGCTCGTAGGGCTTGCTCTTGTGCTTGCGGTTGGGGAGAACGAACTCGGCCACCCCCGTCATGAGGACCTTCCCACTTGAGGTCCAGGAGAGCTTCTCGGGGTAGAGGTCAACGTCGATGTCCATGACCACCTTCGAGATGTTGAAGGCAGCGGTGCGGGTCCGGTGGTCGTAGGAGTAGGCCATCACCCCTGCGGGGGCGATAAAAGGTGTAGTAGCTAGGGCATGACCCTGCCTAACCACAGCCGGCGGTTGACCGTCGACACCACCTCCTACCGCTTCCTGGTCACCAAGAGGGCGGCCCCCTGTCTCAACGTGACGATCGAGGTGGAGGCGTTCCCGGGGCGCTGCCTCGTGGCCACGGTGGATGTACGTCGATGTGACGCCATCGGAACGACCGAGGTGGAGGCCCTGGTCCGGCGAGGGGTCCTGGCCGGTTGGGCTCCCGGGGCAGGGGGTCCGGGTCCTTTCCGCTTGGACCCGGACCAGATCGACGACGCCCTGGTCAGCGTAGGGCGATAGAGGTCTTATCACGGGGTGTGGGCATGGACCTCGCCCGCCGAGTCGCTGCCAAGTTCCTTGCCGCCAGCCTGGACGTGGGGCAACACGCCTTCACCGAGCACCTCAAGATCCACCGCTTCCACGGGAGCGTTCGGATCACCGACATGACGAATGCCGGCAAGCGGGGCAAGAAGGTCCGTGAGCTGACGGTGATGCCGCACACGCTCAACGACGAGATGGCGGACCGGATCCTCAAGCAGGCGGTCACCTCCATCCTGCACATGAACTACGACCAGGCGAAGTCACACCTGGAGAAGATCAAGGCGGACCACCCGGAGCTGATGGAGACCCACGAGCGGGAACTCCGTGGGATCGACGTCGAGCCGCCGGGGACCACCATCAAGCTGGAGAAGAAGTTCCCGGACGGCACCATCGTCCGCATCCAGGCGAGCCCGCACGACTTCCACGTGACCAACAGCACCGTCATCGAGGCGCCCGGCAAGGCGGCCCACGGCTACCGTCAGGACACCCTCTACTCACCCGTGAGCAAGAAGGACGGCATCCTGTTCTACGGCTGGCTCAAGGACAACATCTCCAAGGCCGCGAACATGACGATGCAAGAGCTGACGCACGAGTGGGATCAGCTCGGTCTTCGCTACGACTACCACTGAGTCACTTGCGAGCCCTCTCGCTCCGCTCCTTGCGGACGGCCTCGCTAAGACCGACGAGGTAGTTCGCCATGTGGTAGAGGACGTACGCCTCCGGGTGCTCGACGAGGGCTTTCTCGAAGGCTAGTCGACGGTCCTCGCGGGCCTTGCGGACCAGTTCCTTCGCGTCTTCTTCCTCTGAGGTCGTAGCGGGGACCGCCGACATTGTGGCGATCCAGCTCTTCATCAGCTCGGGGTCTTTGGAGAGGGCCTGCGTGGCCTTCTTCTTGGAGTCCCTGATCCGCGCCTCCAGTGCACCTGCGACACCCTTGAGCTGTGCCTCGGTGAGATCGGCGAGGTAGCTTCGATCCTGCATGGGGGGATGGTACACCTGATCGAGAGGGTCGAGTTTAGTAGGTCATTTATACCGCCACTAAACTCGATGTAACCCATCTCTGACGACACCCTGGTGGTGCTTGTGCGAGAGCACGCTAGTGTCACTGCAATTCTTCGTGCTCTAGGTCGACCCTCTGCTTCTGGTGGAGGGGCAGCCTACGTGCGCAACGCTATCGCGCGCCTGGCCCTGGACACATCCCACTGTGTTGGCTGTCAGCTTGGGCCCGAGTGGGGAGGAAAACCTCTCGTGCTTCGGCTGGACCATATCAACGGTGTGAATCGTGATCACAGACTAGAAAACTTGAGGTTTCTGTGTCCTAACTGCGACTCACAGACCGCAACGTTCTGTGGGCGGAGCATCGCGAAGGCCACACACAAGACCTGTCGGTGCGGGACTACGATCGCCAAGTCCAGTGTGCAGTGTCGTTCGTGTGGGCACCGAAAGCCTAGAGCTAAGCGTGCCGCATGGCCTCCGATGGAGGAGCTTCTGGACTTGATTGCAAAGACCTCAAAGAGTGAAGTAGTCAGACAGCTTGGGGTAGCCGAATCATCTGTCCGCAACCACTTGAAGAGGAGCGCCCCCGGTGGGACTCGAACCCACGTTGACGGCGATTTAAAGTCGCCCGCCTGAACCACTCGGCCACGGGAGCAAGACACCAGAACGCCTACTACTACTACTTCCTGAACTTGGCCCTGAGGGCCTCTTCGACGAGCGGGGAGACGTAGTGTCGCACGGAGCCGCCGTACTTGGCGACCTCACGGACGACAGACGAGGAGATGAACGAGTACTGCGGCTTGGTCGCGAGGAAGACGGTCTCGACCGTCGGCGCCTGGTCGGCGTTCGCGTGCGCGATGCCCATCTCGTACTCGAAGTCCATCACGGCACGCAAGCCGCGGATGATCATGCTCCCGCCGCTCTTGCGCACGAAGTCGACGAGGAGCCCCTGGAAGGCCACGACCTCGACCCGGGGGTTGTCCGCGAGCTTCTGGAGCATCTCGACGCGCTCTTCGACGGTGAAGATCGGCGTCTTGGTCGAGTTGACCCCGATGCCGATGATCAGCTTCTCGCAGAAGCCGAGCGCCCGCTTGATGAGGTCCTCGTGCCCGATGGTCGGGGGGTCGAACGTGCCAGCGTAGACGGCGACGAGCCCGTGATTGCCCATGCCCCCTTTCTACACCGGCCGGATGGATCGCCCCTCACATCACGTGGTACAGGGAGGCATGGGACAGAGCAATCTCGTGAGGGTCGAGATGACCGTGAAGAACGGGGTCAAGGTGAAGGTCGCCCACTTCGAGGGCGGCGGCACCTCCGTCGAGGCCACGTGTCACTGCTTCGGGCACCCGCTCCGCACGCACAGCAACCCCTACTGTCCGAACCTGAACCCGTCGAAGTAGCTCTTACGGGCACGTACGTTTCATAGTCCTGGCAGGTGGCGCCGCCGGTAGCCAGGGCAGGTAAAACGGAGGGCCGAAAGCCCTCGATGCCGGTTCGAACCCGGCCGTGTCCACCACTCAACTGATCCGGAGCCGCACCAGTTGCGGGAACAGGACGATCACGAGCAGGGCGCCGATGGCGACCGCGACGGCAGTGGAAGCTCGCACGGACATGCTGCGATCGTACACCGACGGATGGATCACCGCCCGCCTCCCGTTGTAGGAGGGTCATGTCCTACTGAGCCCGCAGGAACAAGAACGGCACCACGACGGTCTGTGGTGTTCACCGAGAAGACCTCCGGGAAGTCCTGACGGCCGCTGCGATCCAGGACCTCGAACGCGCCATCATGAAGGGCGCCGTCGAGAACGTCTTCGGGGACGACGCTCTTGCGAAGCTCCTCGTCAAGGTCATCGCCAACGGTGACTACGTGTACTAGTTCGGTCTCACGGCGTCCGCAGCGATGACGAGCCCGTTTTCGAGCACGACACTGGCCTCGTAGACCCGGACAGCGTGGAAGACGCAGCTCTCGTCCCAATGAGAGCTGATCCGCATTCTTCCTGCCCGGTCCTTCGACCGGCGCCCACAGCACGCGCACACGAAGACCTCGCCGGCCCCCGCGACCTCGTTGTGGTCGAACATCAGACGGGTTCCGGCACCGGCCTCGGGCCCCACGGCCAGCCCCGCAGACCCGTGACGCTGGAGGCGAGCACGATGCTCCCGTGGCCGCGCAGGTTGAGGCAGAAGTCCACCAGCCCCGCATCCGGGAAGAGCGCGAACACCTGGTCAGCTTCCTCGACGGCGCCGCAGGGGACGGGCTCGGAAGTCGTGGGCGCTCCATCGATGTACGTGTGCGAGTGCAGCATGTACCGGACGCGGGGGTAGTACTGGTAGAGCCGCACCTGGATGGGCGTGTCGACCGAGGGCTTCTCCGCGCCGTAGTAACGCACCGGGTTGTTCGAGTCGGCGTCCACGGCCACGAAATTCTCGGGGGCGATGAACCGCTTGTCGATGTCCCGGCGGGACACGAAGATGAGGTTGCCGGACCGGACCGAGGGGAACCCCTTGGCGCAGCGGAACGAGGCGTTCCCCATCATCCGCTCGTGACCGACCCCGTGGATGATCGCGTGGAACTGCTCCGCCTGCTCGCGGACGAGCGCGAAGAACTCCGGGTCGTCCGGGGCCGCGATCTTCTCTCCGACCTGCTCGGAGCCGACCCGTCCGAACCCACGAAGACGGCGCAGCCGGCCGAGAAGCGTTCCGGCCACCTTCCCGATGTCCGTCTCCTTGGTGCAGTACGACGAGCCGAGAGGGTCGAGGACGGTCGACTCCACCTTCGTCCGGCCACCCGTCATCTCGACGAGGAGGTTCGATTTGGTCTTGAGCGCTCGCCCGAGAAGCTCGGAGATGGGGTAGGCCCCGTCCAGATTCCGCTTCGAGGTGACCAGGAGCATCTTCGGCCAGCGGGCCTTGAGGCTCCCGACGAGCTTCGGTAGGTGGTTCGGCACGTCGGCGAACCAGAGGGCCACGTCGATGCCCTGGAGGCGCTCTACGAGGCTCTCCAGCTCGCTGGCGGGGCCGCCGTTGACGTACAGGTCCAGCGAGTCACCCCCGAGCTGTCCCACGACCTCCGCCTGGAGCCGGGTGACGTACCCGGACTTGCGACCACCCGCGTCGTCGAACACCCCGCCGATCAGCGCGATCTTCATCACTTCACCTTGGTGCCGGGCTCGCGCCTGCACGAGGGCGTGAGCATGGCGAGGTCTTCGGGCGTTCCGGCCGCGAGGACCATCCCGTAGGACATGACGCCCATGATCTTGCACGGGGCGAGGTTCGCGACGATCACGATCTGCTTGCCGATCATGTCTTCCGGCGTGAACGACTTGCCGATACCCGCGACGATCTGGCGGCGTTGCGGCTCACCGACGTTGACCTGGAGCTTGAGGAGCTTGTCACTCTTCGGCACGCGCTCGGCCTCCAGGACGTAGCCCACGCGGAGGTCGACCTTCTGGAAGGTCTCGTAGTCGAGGACGGGGGCCGTCTTGTCCGCCTCGAAGGCGGCTTTCGCAGCGGACACGGCGGGCTGAACGGCGGCGGGATCGGTAGGGTCGGACATGCGAGCCTTGTACACCGGCGCGGTGTAGGCTCCCCGTCATGCGTGAAGACCTGCGAGTCACCAAGACGGTCCGGAGCTACCTGCGCCCGGAGGTGCACAAGTCCCTCGAACGAGAGGGCTCCAAGCTCCCGGACCCCGTGCTCGAAGAGGGAGGGATCTCGGTGGGGGATGTCGTCTACGTCTCGTGGATGACGGGCGGGTATCTCCGTCTGACTGTGGAGAACGCACTACCGAGTGGACTCCAAGGTAGAGCCGAGAGTGTTGTCGTCCCTCTGGCATTCACACAGGTAGGGAACGAACCCCCACGTTGGCGCGCCACGGGTTTCCTCACGGAATAGTGGGCTGTCGGATCCTTTGGTGGAGGATCTAGGGGATGAAGGGGACGCGTCAATCCATTCTCGAACACCACGAGACGGACATCGCAGAGCTGCTCGTTGTGCGCAGTGACGCAGCTCTGCGGCTCAAGGATATCCGTCTTCTGCTGGACGACCCGTGCACCCCAGAAAGCGCTCGGCCCGCGATGGAGGCGCTCTCGAAGGAAGTCGAGGCGGTCCTTCAACGGGCCGATCGGTTGCTCAGCCAAGCGGATGCGATCCGCACCCTCTTGCTCTCTGTCGGGACGGTCGGCCTAGCCTAGCCGATCGGGATCTTCCGGCCCGCCGGAGCCTTGGGTACGAGCTTCTTCGCGGTGATGGTGAGGACACCATCGGCGAGCGTCGCCGAGATCCCGTCGGGATCGATGATGTCGGTGAGACGGAGCTTCAACCCGAAGCTCCCGCGTCCTTCACGCTTGCCCGCGATGCGGAGACGGTTCTCTTCGATGAGTTCGACGTCGATGTCCGCCCGCTTCACACCGGGGACGTCGAGGGTGATGACGATCGCCGTCTCGTCGTTCGACACGACGTGGTAGTTGCGACCGACGGACGACTCTTCGGCTCTCTCCCCCGGCACGAACGTCTCGTCGAACGCGCACCACACGCTGTCGAATGCACGATCCATGTGCTCCCACACCTTTTTCAACCAAGCGTCGCTCATAGTGTTCCTCCGACGAGCCTATGGGTAAGGACCGCTAGCGGCGTGTCAACGGTCGTACCACCCGAGGGCGGACACCTCGGTCGCAACCAGGACATCGGTGAGGTTCGGGGCCCGGCGTTGCTCCAGGGCTTCGGCGTTCACCCTGAGGCAGAAGTGCGTGGCCTCCCCACCCTTGCGCTGACTCAGGATCAAGACGTGCTCGTCGAGGGGGATGACCCCTGCGATCCACAGGCGAAGGAAGAACGGCATGAGGGCCTCGACGAAGACCTCCGGCGGGGTGAAGTTGCCGATCGTCCCCCAGACACACAGGCCGCCGTTTCGGCCCGGGTTGGGCCCGGTGCGGCCAGAGATGTCGTCGAGGAAGTAGCGGGCCTCACGCTTGCCGTCGGGCATCGAGTCGTGGTCGTCCCCGAATCGGGGTGCGTAGTCCCGAGCGACTTCTGCTAGAGGGTCGTTCTCGTCACAGCGGAACGTGACGGTAAGGCAGACCGGAGCGCTCATGCACCTTCACCCGGATAGATGTAACCGACATCTTCCCTGTCGGCGATGTAGCGGATCGAGCAGTTCTTGGGGTTGCGCTCCTGCTCGAACCACTCGAAGGGGAGGTGGAGCCACTGCATGAGGAACGCCCGATTGGTCGTCCCGTGGGCCACGACCACGATCGTATCGATCCGGTGCTTCTCTGCGTCCCGGTGGAAGGTTCCGAACGCCTGGTGCACTCTCAGTGCCACGTCGAAGCGGCTCTCCCCGAGAGGCATCCGAGCCCAGAACTCCCCCTCGAAGTCTTCACACTTCTGGAAGTGTCCCTGCTCCGCGGGGTAGCGCTCCTTGCGGTCTTCGTCCGAGAGCCCATCGAACAGCCCGAACTGTTGCTCGGCCAGGTTCACGTGCTCGCGGACACCGAACTCGGGGACCGCTCCGGTTTCACGCTTGACCGCCGCGAGGATGATCTCCGCCGTCTGCCGCGCGCGTAGGTAGGGGCTCTGCCAGAGTCGGAACGGGAGCTTGCCCGATCCTACGTGAAGGCCGGGGGAGAGATTGCGGCTGACGTCCCCGAACTGGTACGTGTACCCAGCACCACCGTAGGCGAGCCACTTGGCGAGGAACACTCCCGCCGCGTCTGCCTGTGCGCGCCCCCGATCCGACAGCGGGATCGCATGGTCGGGCAGCCGCGTGTGCACACTCCGATCGACGTTGGCTTCGCTCTCTCCGTGGCGTACGAGCAGGATCCTCATGGGCCAGTGACTACACCGGAACCCTCGTCAGCCCGAGTTCTCCAGACCCAGCTCGTCGGCCAGCTCGGAGTTCTCGGGAAAATCGAACCGGCGTTCCGCGAGCGCGTCCGCGATCGTCATGTCGGGGGCCATCTTGACCTGACGGTCGTAGAGCACGAGGTAGACGGCCGCCGCGAGGTTCACGCAGTGACGCGTGGGGATGACCACGAAGCGGTGGCAGTGCCGGAGGATGTTCCCGGGGATGCTCCCGTCTTCCGGGCCGAAGATGTAGAGGGGGTTCTTCGGGTGCTCGAAGAGGGGCAGCGACTCGGAGTTCGGGCGCAGCTCCACGGCCACGGGCGTCACGTCCTCGAACTGGTCGATGAACGAGTCGTACTGGCGCAGCTCCACGTCTCGGTAGCCCTTCATCCTCTCCTCACGCGGGAGGCGCTTCTTGACCTGGAGCGCGAACGAGATCCGCTCTCCGGTCCACCAGACCTGACGGACGCCGAAGCAGCTCGCCGCGCGGACGGCCGCGCCGACGTTGTGGGGGAAGCGTGGGTTGCACAGCGCGACAGCCGGGGCTTGGCCCACCTTCTTCGCGTTCTTGCCGTAGATGTCAGCCATGGCGGTCTCTCTCGGGGCAGCGCGAGTTGTGGGCACCGTCGTTGCGGTGGCAGTACCGGCAGCCGTAGACGGGGTTGGGGTTGGGGTCAGACGTGTAGTAGCCTCGCTTGTATCGCGGAGGCGGGGGAGGAGGTTCCGGTTCCGGTTCCGGTTCCGGTTCCGGTTCCGGCTCTTGCTGAGGACAGAGCACGGCCAGAGTCAGGGCGAACGACAAGAGGCTCAGAGGTCTCACGGTTGGGACTACAGTACTGGACGTGGGGGATCCATCGCCAGCTTGGTCAGCTCCTCGAAGACGCCGGCCTCGTCCGCCCCTTCGGCCTTGATGCACCGGCCGTCCTTCACCATGGCGACGAAGAGGCGGCGGACGCCCCCGAGGTGGTAGTGGTTCATCCCCACGATCGACCACGAGGCGAGGACGCCGGAGTTCCAGGGTAGAGTCATCCGGTCGCCTCCTGAACCACCTGGACGTGGATCCGGTGGGTGAAGAAGTTCGTCGCGAGCCACTCGGCCGCAGGGATCATGCCCGCATCGCCCGCGTTCACGAGGACGCGCGTACGGGAGTGCGTCGCCTCGAAGTGGAGGATGAGGGCCCGAAGGGACTGCGCCGCGTTGCGCAGCAAGTCCCTCGCGCTCTCCCCCGCCAACCCCTCGAAGATCTCCCGCCCTACCGCGTTACGGCTCCGGTCGATATACGACAGACCCAACGGGTCGTGTGGCATCAGCCGGTAGGCGTAGATCTCGGCCGTGTCGCCGCTGTACGAGTTGTCCCCGTGGAAGGCCGACTCCAGCTCCGACCAGAGAGCGAGAGCTTGGACCATGCTCAGGTTGTGCATGGTCTTGGGTACACCGGCGCGCTGGGGGTAATGGGATGGAGAACCAGGGCGTCGGGTCCGGGAACCGGTGAGCCAGCAGCTCGCGCTCCTGCAAGGGCCCGTACCCGTCGATCTCGGCGAGGTCCCCCTGGAGCGATGTGTAGTAGGCGAGGTCGATGGCCTGCACGTGGACGTGCGGAAACCACCCGCCGTTGACCTTGAAGGTCCCGACGGTGCCGATCGCCTGCCTGGTGTGGAGCTTCCCCCCTGGCCCCACGAGAGCTTCAGCCAGGTGGGCGTAGATCAGCACGACCGGAGCGCCCTCCGGGTGCAACAAGTAGATCAGTCAGCCCCCTTCAAGTTGGCCACGGGGAACAGGCGGTTCGCGACCCTCGCGATGTTCTCGGTCTCCAGGACGCGGAGCACCTCGTCGAGATCCTTGTAGACGTGCTCACATTCGTCGAGGGGCACGTGTCGGTGGTTGATCATCACCCCTTCGACGGAAACACCCGCGAACGTCCGCTTCACCTCCGCCATCTCGGCGTCGATGCGGTCCTGCTTGTGTTCGAGCTGCCGCTTCGCCTTGCCACGCGCCATCGTCCGGCCCGACCCGTGGTTGACCGAGCACGCCGACTTGTAGGCGTCCGGGGTACTCCCAAGCGGTCAGCTCGCAGCTTTGCTTTGGTCTCTTCGGAGTGAGTGCGGCCCCGACTTGCAGCACTCATCTTGGCACGCGTCTCTGCTGAACGTGTGCAACCTCTAGCCCCGTCCCCGCCGTCGGTGAGATTAGTGAGGCGGGAGCCGGACAGGGCGCGATAGTATGCTACCCACCGCATCTCCGCTGTCGCCCACTCCCTACCCACTCCTGCTTCAATAACCGTGAGGCAGGGCTCCACGCCGTCTTGCAGCAGGGACCTTTTCCAATTCCCGCAGCGTGTGGTGTCTTTACCACTTCGCGCTTGATTGATGTGGGTACGAAGACGATTACGTGGGCTGGGCTGCTCGCCCAGCCCACGTAACGGACGACCTCAGGTTCCCTTGGGTCTGTCAGGGTGTAGACCACCCAAGGTCTTAGATCTTGATCTCGCGATCTCGCATCTTCACTTCGCACTCCAGGACGTTACCCTCCGGAGTGGTGATCTTCAACTGCGTTTCGTCGATTGACGCGAACTCCACCGGCCACGTCTGACCTACTACCACGCAGAAGATCTGCTGCGCCTTGTTGGCGATGAGGGCGCGGCGCGTCTTGTCGAGCGCCTTGTCCTTGTCCTTGAGCCACTTCTCGAACGCCGGGTCGCCGCCGTTCTTGTAGTCGTCGGAAGCGAGGAACTTCTCGACGGCATCGGCCGCGTCCTTCATGAGCTGCGCCGACGGGGTGAACTTCCCCTTCGCCGCCTGCTTCTTGAAGTCGTTGAGGCTCGGGATCGCTGAGAAGCCCTTGATCACGATCGACAGCTCCTTGGCGACGTACACGTCGGTCGACTCGGCCTGGACACTCTTCGGCGAGAAGCCCGAGTAGTCGGTGAAGCCCTGCTCCTTGAGCCAGTCGGCCGCCGCCTTACCGTACGTCTCCTCGAAGCCCGCGGACTTCTTGGTCCCGAACTTCTCCTTGGCGAACGACTTGTAGACCTTCTGCTCGGCCTGGATGCGCGTGAGCGCCCACTCATTCTCGAAGAGGGCCTTCGCCGACGTCGCCTTCACCATCGTGCGGTTGATGACCGGCAGCGACTTGAAGTTGAGGAGGACGACGTTGCCGTCCGACTTCACCACCTCGTCGGAGAACTTCCCCGCCTTGTGCAGCTCGAAGAGCTTCGCGAGCGTCGCCGCTGAGAGCTTGGTCGGGAGGACCTCGACGTTGACGAGCCCATCCTTCACCACTGCGTAGTTGCGGAAGATGAACGTCGGGAACTTGGCCGGGACGCCGGTGATCTCCGCCGGGAGACGGCCTGAGATGTCGACCGTACCGGTCTTGCGGACGAGCAGGCTGACGTTCGGGTGCTCCTCGTTGTACGTGAGGTTGGAGACCGAGTAGCCGTCGGGCGCCGGGTCCGCCTCGAACTTGAGCGGCGCAGGCTTGTTGGAGATGGCCGCGATCTTCGCGCTCAGCTCGGCGACCTTCTTGGCATCCTTCTTGGCCTTGGTCAGCTCCTCGGTGAGGCGCTCGACCTCCGCCTGCTCGTCCGCCGTGAGGACGGTGAACGCGTCGACGCGCCCGCGTGAGATGCGGCTGTACTTGAACGCTTCGTGGTCGAGGAGGACCTTGTTGTCCTCGTCGGACGCGAGCAGGCGGAGCATGTCGAGGACGGTGAACGCGTCGTCCCGAGGCAGGGCGTTCGGATCGTACCCCTTGATGAGACGGAGCTTCGGGTCGAACGACGCGGCTTTCGTCTCCGCCATGAAATCCGAGTACTTCTGCTTGCCGAAAAGCCCTCCGAAACGCTCCAGGAGAGCCTTATCCCCCAACGCACCAAGCAGAGGGAGAACCACTTCGGGCTTCGCACGAACGCTGAAAAGCGAGACAGCAGCGTAAGCAGCGGAAACGGGGTCGTTCGAGGGCATGGGAACCTTTGCTTTCCTAAATCTCTTATACACCGTGTTCGGTGTGAACTATCAAACGAAGACCTTAGAGCCTGGGCCCCACCAGAAGTGCGGGTTGTGCGGGCAGGCAGGGCACAAACGGCCGACGTGTTCTACCCAAAGCACCGCGAACCCTGGCTTGCGACGATGCTGGCGATGCAAGGAATGGAAGCCCTTGGGGGATTTTCCTGTCGCCAACAAGGCCAAGGGGAAGTACCAGCGAACCTGTACGATCTGCCTTCGTCCCTACCGGCGAGCCTGGTACGCCCGTCACAAGGGAGAGCAGATGGAACGCTCGAAGAAACGAGCTTCCCGCGTTCGAGATGAGCAACGAGCGTTCATCCGCGAGTTGAAATCAAAGCCCTGCACAGACTGTGGGGGTACGTTCCACCACGCTGCGATGCAGTTCGATCATGTGAAGTCCGGGAAGGTGATGGACATCGCTCGCATGAAGAACCGTGCGTACTCGATGGCAGTCCTCCAGGCCGAAGTCGCGAAGTGCGAGCTTGTCTGCGCGAACTGCCATCACATTCGGACGTGGCGTAGACGGGAAGAGCGGCTCAAGCCGCCTTCGACGCCTGTTCCGCCAACTGGCTCAGGTTCCCCTCCACCTTCCCCATAGGAGTCGGCGAGAGGTACCACACCGCCTGCGTCTGCTCGGCGACGTGCGCCTTGCCGTCCGCGATCCCGTAGGTCACGAGGTCGCCGTTGTCCTCCATCCAGACGAAGCCGCCGATGACGTCACCCTTCACGTCGATCTCGACGCGCTTGCCGCCGACGACCTGTTTCTTGAGCGAGGCTTCGAGGATGGGCTCGAACTTGTCGAACCCCGCCGCGTGGATGAGGCTCCCACCCGCGCGCTCGGCCATCGCCGTGAGCAGTGGACGATCCGCGTAGTAGCCGTACTCGACGACCGTGGTGGCTGAGAGCCCGCCGGCCGCCTTCTCCATCGCCTTGAGCACGTCGGGGCGCGACCACTGGTTGTCGCAGCCGTCCGAGAGGAACATCAGCGAGTTGACGTTCTTGGGGTACTTCTTCGCGAGACGCTCGATCAGGCCCGGGAGCAGCTCCAGCGGCTCCTTGAAGCCCGTCATGCCGACCGGCTTGAGCCAGCGATCGACCGCAGCGTTCACGTTGTTGAGGTCCGCCAGCGTCGCGACCGGCTCACCTTCCAGGAGAACCCCGCACTGTCCACGCCCGCTGAACCAGACGATGGAGAGGGTGTCCCCCTCCTTGAGCAGCTTCACCAGCTTCTTCTTGACCTGCTCGCGGATCTTGGGGAGATCCCATGACATGCTCCCTGAGCAGTCGATCTCCAGGATGTGGTTGGTCGGGATCTCGACCGGCTTCGCGACCTGGTTCCCCTTCGCGACTTCCTGGCGGACGAGGTACAGTGACTCGGCCACCTTGTAGCTGGTTGCGTTCGACATTCGGTGTTTGCCTCCTTGGCCCGTCCCTTACACCGGCGGTAGGCTCCCGAACGACCTGAAACGCGGGGGTCGGACAGGGTATGTCCGGTCCACCCCCTCTGCGCTTCTTGTTGTACGACAGGGACAGCAAGATGGCGCCGATCTCCCCCTCCTCCGCCCTTTGGAAGCTCCGTCAGGCCGGGGGCATCGATCCGACCGAGGACGTGGCCCCCATGCTTCCCGCCCTCGCGTCGAGCATGGGGACGTTCTCATCCTACGACATCTGCCACGCGACCTACGTGTTCGACTACCTCGCGTCGGACACGAACGACAGCCGAGTCAAGATGTTCGCCTCCTCGTTGGCGACGGAGTATGCGCGCCGGTTCGCCGAGTGGCTCGGCTACGTCTTCCTGAACCGCGCGAACCTCACGCAGCAGTCGAAGGCCATGAAGGCCCTGCAAGAGGCCCTCGGGGACTGGGTGGAGGCCATTCCGTCCATGCTGACGAGCAAGCCGAAGCCACCGTCCGAGTTCGTGCCGGCCGAAGCCACCAAGTTCCTCAAGCTCGACCGCATCGACGCCCTCGGCCAGAAGGTCGTCCGCGTCGTCTGGCAGGATTGGGTCAAGAACCACACGAAGACGGCGATGTCGGAGATGGAGCAGATGCCCATCACCTTCAACTCGTCCCGCCACGTCTATGAGATCCCCAAGTCGAACCTGACCTACACGAACCGCACCAAGCTGCGCGACCTGGGGTTCGAGTTCGACGGGACCGTCTGGTTCACGAAGATCCTCGACACACGCGTTCTCCAACAGCTCCCGCAGGCAGCTCAGCTCGTACACACACCGCCCGCAGCGAAGCCGATGAGGCCCGCGGAGGAGCCCAAGGACTGGTTCTTCAAGGAGTGGCTCCCTGGTAACATCGACCGCTTCACCAAGGCGTTCAACGAGTATGGGAAAGCCGAGAAGGTCCCCTACTCGTTCAAGTTCCAGGTGCACGGCACTGAGGTGACGGTCAACTTCCAGCGCGACATCCACTCGATCCCCGATGCCATCCGCGAGCTGGAGAGCCGCTATGGCAGTGACTCGGACCGAGATGGCTGGATGGAAGCCATCAGCTCCTACCACAACCTCCAGTCGGCCAGCGGCAAAGCGGCCATCCACGCGGTGGACCGGGCCAACAACCTGGAGCACAGCCACGGCGCCATGATGGAGCACTTCCCGCCGGGGGTGCGCACCTGGTACCCGCGCTTCCTCGACTTCAAGTACACGGCGGGGATCTGGCAGATGATCCGCGCCATCCGCGACGAGGACATGCGCGTCGTCGCGAGCGAGCTGATGCCGATGCTGGACCGCATGCAGAGGCTCGCCCCGAAGCCCACCGACTACCGCACCCCGAAGGGTCTCGTGCTGGAGATCACGAGCCAGCCGGGCAAGGCCGCGAAGAAACGGATGCTCAAAGAAGTCATGGTCCAGCACCCGGAGCTGGCCCACCGCATCCTCGCCATGCTCGACGAGCGTGGGATCGACCTCGGGGTGAAGCTCGAAGACGTGGGTTTGGGCTCGGCGTTCAAGCTCCCGGAGTGATCAACCCCCGGGGAAGGGGGCGAGCCGGCACTGCCCGATGTTCAAGCAGGTCTCCGCTCCGAGGATAGCCGAACGAGCGGTCCCGCACCCCGGGCACGGGGGCACCGGGTGCTCCACGTCGAACTCGTCTTGAAGACGGTCAATCTCCGCGAAGACCTCATCGAACCGAGCCATGTCCTCAGGGGAACGGCCCGTAACACGGAAGCCGTTCCGCGTGTTGATCTCGCCGATCTCCTGGAAGAGGGGGTCGAGGAGAGCGTCTAGCTCTTCCCTTGTCACTCGGGCTCCCTCTCCGTGGACTCCGGGAGCGCCGGGATCTCGCCCGTGGTCTGAGGAAGCGCTCGATCTTGCCCTTCCTCGGCCCGCACGCGGTCCTCTGACGCCTTGGCGGCCGCCAGACGGGCTGCCCGCCGCTTCTCGATGTCCGAGGCGTTCTTCGGCACCCCGTGAGTGCGGTTCAGCGCGTCCGCCAGTTCCAGGTTCCGAGAGGCGCTTGGCGTTGGGGCCCGAGGGTTGAGCGTCGGGTTCGTGATGTCGACCGAATCACCCCCGAGGCGAATGATCCCCCCTCCCGTGACGGGGAGGAGAAGTTGGAACGAGAGGACCCGCTCGCTGTACATCCGTGAGTCGGCCCGGAAAGCCGAGTGCACGGTGACGTGGTAACCACCGGCCCCGAGCAGAGCCATGGTGATATCCCTGCCCACCGTCGCGTAGATCTTGTCGAACGGGATGACGTACTCCATCAACGAGAACCCGGTCTCCCCGTCCACGTCGTAGACGACGAGGGGATCGAGCGGGACCGTCATCTTGTTGCCGTGCTCCACGTCCGTCGCCACCGAGAAGAAGACGGAGCCCTTTGACACCCCTGCCTTCCGAAGCGCGTGGATGCGCACGTACTCCGGGTACTCGGCGAGGTTGAAGAGGGGCCTGGGGGTCGTGGCCTGTACCAGCATGACGGTCTCCTAAGTCCGTGTGGGGACCGGAGGGTTGGTCCGGGCCTTCTTTCCGATCTGCACCCCACAGAGGGGGCAGTAAAGCTCCACCTGTGTGGGGGAGACGTCTCGCAACACGTGCCTCATGACGCTCTTGCAGTACTTGCAGGGCATCGGGTTCGGCAAGCGTACAGGCTTCATCCCTCAAGCTGCTTCTTACGACGGTGTTCTGCCCACCGCTTAGCACTTGCAGCTCGCAACTTTTCTCTCGTCTCTTCGCTAGGTCTCATGCCTACATGCGCCGCCGCACTACGTGCTCTATGTTCAGCCGATTTTGGACATTCAGCCATCTGTATGAACTTCGCTAGACGACCAGGTTGCGTTACAGCCGCTTGAATCCTTGCCCGAGTTTCTACACTACGTTTGACACCAAGGGTCGAGACGGCCGTAGGTGACACATTATATGCGGGGGTGAGTGTAGTGATGAAGTGTTGCTCCAAGCGAAGACGTGTCCCCTCATCGTTTGAGGCAATTAGGGTTATGAAGCGAAAGGCTTCCGCACCGTACTTGTCCCATGCCCGTTGAAGATGCGGGGAGTGGTGATTCCCGGCCCGCAAGCGACATCTGTGGAGCTGCCACCGTTTACGTAAGTTGTGTGTACTCCCGATGTAGATCGCACCTGAGACGGTGTTTTCGATCACATACACACCACCACACTGAGCAAGCCCATGTTCGAACCCCTCAAAGTAGGTGGGCTGACGTGTATGCCGGGACATCCCTACCTTCTTTGTGAAGCCTCTTTGAGGATGTTGATGAACAGTTCCCCCTGCTCAATAGCGTCGTCCAAAGCTACATGAGTGTGGGGTCGGTTCGGGGGGAACCACTTCTTCGGCATCGTCTTCTTGGATGTGCCTCGGTACGTAGTCCCCAGGACAGCCATGGCAAACGACTTCATGTCGAGCGCTGAGAATGAGAATGGGCTACCTCCCGTAAAGTATACGAGGTAGTAGTAGACAAACATGAAGTCGAACCCTGCCGGATAGCCTACGAAAACCACGTTCTTCACACTTCCGTTCTTGGACTTCTCGATGCCGGGGAGCCCCTCGATCCACCGCACATAGTCCTCCATGGCGACCTTTGGATCGACCGGGGTTCGACGTGCGTTTTCCCACGCCTGGTGCTGCTTGGGCTCTGACCACCACGCCATCGTGTCTGGGTGTTGGGATGCACCTGGAAGTAACTCCAGGTTGCGCGTGAAGGTGCCGACCCGGGTGCCGTCTTCCAGGAAGGCGGCTGAGCCGAATGAGAGCATGGAGTAGGGGCCCGGGATGGGACCGTCGCTCTCGATGTCCGTGCTGATGTAGATCTCGGTCATGGTGGAAGCCCTCTCCGATCAGATCGTCAGCAGCGCCTCTTCGTCTTCCGGCGAGAGTTCCTGCGGCACGTAGCGGCTGACGGGCGGGGCCTCGATGATCCTCTGCGGCGGGATCTGATCCGCCAGCTCGCGCCGCAGCCGATCCAGGAAGTAGTCGAACGTCATCAGGGCGGAGTTCTCCGCCGTCCACACGTCGTAGGTGGCGTTGCGCTTCTTGTCGTGGATCGAGTGCTTCGACCAGGGGGAATCCCCCGCGACGACGACGAGCGCGTGCTTCGTGTGGGTGCTGTACAGGACGACCGCGTAGGGGGGCGTCTTCTTGTTGACGTTGTAGAGCGCCACATTCTCGTGGGGCCACGTGTCCACGGTCGTGAACACGTCCTTCGCGCCTGACTTCCCCTTCACCTCGATGACACGACGCTTTGACGGGTCCGTGAGCCCGTTCACACCATCGAGGTAGACCTCCAGGTCGATCTCGAACTCGAAGGGCTCGCGGCTCTCCGTCTTGGCTCGGAGATGCGTCGGCGGGAGGATCACGCCGAAGTCCTTCATGCGGAACCGCAGCGCGATCTCGTGCTCGACCTGCAAGCCCCGGATGCGTCGTTCGCCTACGTCTTCGAGAGGGTATCCCATGGCCCGTGCTCTACACCGGAGAGCACGGGCCAGAGGTGGGTGCAGGTGTTACCAGCGAGTCGGGCTCTTCGTCTGCTTGAGGGGCTTGCGACCCTTCGACGACGGGGCCGGCTTCTCTTCCTTGGCTTTCTTGTCGGCGTCGATCCTCCGCAGCGCCTCGGCTGCGGCTTCCTGGAGCTGCTGCGCGTCGGCGGAGCGGGGGACCGTGTACCCGGGACGGTGCGGCGGCATCCCGTTGAACGGAACGACGCCCATCGCGTTCTGGAGGTCCTGGATGCTGACCCCGCCCGCAGGCTGGACCCACCCGGCGGAGGGCTGCGCAGGAGCCACACCCCCGACCCACGAGGGAGCGGCGATGAGGGTCGCCACGGGAGCCAGGGCGGTCCCGCCGTGGATTGCCGGAGGCGGGGGCGTGTCCCCGGTGAAGCTGGAGACCATCGAGGTCTGCGACGAGTTCGACATGTTGTAGCGCGCCGAGCTGAGCAGGGCCTCGTCGTCCCTGTCGAGCCCGGACGCCCCCACGGCGCGAGTCATCGCGGTGCGCATGCCGACGCGGTTGCCGGACGTGGTGCGGTACGAGTTCGAGTCGGCGTACATCCCGTGGAGGTGACTGACGACGCTCCCGAGGTCCGCGTGCCCGCGGTCCTGGAGGCTCTTGGACGTCTTCTGGAAGACCGCCCCGGCCGTCTTGAAGTCGCCCTGCTGTGCCGCCTGCTCGGCCTCGATCTGTGCACGGACGATCTGCGCCTGCGCGACGATCTCGTCGACCGTCTTCGTGGGGGTCTTCTGCTCGTCCCCCGCCTTGACGAACTGGACCTTCGCCTTGGCTTCGATGGTCTTGCGCTCCTTGCGCCCGTCCGTTCCGATCACGTCGTAGGCGATCTTCGCCTCGAAGACGTTGACGGCACGCGGGCCCACGGCCTTCTGCGGGGCGAGGTTCACCCCGAGGACGATGTGCCGCGTCTCCTCCGCCAGGAGGTCCGGGATCTTGATCGTCATGTGCCCGGCCACGTCCTCCTCGGCCTCCACGTCGGAGACGATGGCCCGGAAGCTGTGCTCGTCCGCCGAGGGCGCGAGTTCGACCGTGATGCCCGTCGCCCACGTGGAGACCAGTCCGCCGAGTTCCTTACCGAAGGCGCTGAGGGCGTCGTCCGGGTTCTTGACGAAGGCGTAGTTCGCCTTGCCCACCTTCGCGATGTCCGCGAGAAGCTCCTGTTTCACGTCTTCGCCGTACCCGAAGGCGCTGACGGTCGCGATCCCGAGGTTCTTCGAGAGCAGCTCGATGATGGCCTTCGGCGTGATGGCGACCCCGGTGTTGGCGTCCCCGTCGGTGAAGAGGATGCAGCGGGTGATGACCTCGGCCCCGAGGTCCATTCGGTTCGCCGCGTCGAGGGAGACGAGAAGAGCGTCCGCGATGTTCGTGGCGCCCCGGACCTTGAGCCCGCCGATCTGCCGCTTCGCTTCGTCCTTGTACGCGGTCGTCACCTTCTGCGGCTTGATCACGAGCCTCGCGCTCTGCGCGAAGTCCACGAGCCCGAAGTAGTCCCCGGGCTGGAGGTGGTCGACCATCTTGATGGCCGACTGCTTCGCGTAGGCGAGCTTCGGGCCCTCCATCGAGGGCGACACGTCGATGGCTGCGACCACGCAGATCGGCGGGCGCTTGGTCTCTTCGGCGAGCGGGGGCGCGGTCAGGGAGAGGACGAGGTGGGCGTCCTTGGGCTGGTCGTGACGGATCTGTCCATACGTGAGACGTGCTTCGACCTTCATGGGGGTCCTCCGTGAAACGTTTCGGGTCGGTCCTACCGCTGGTGCGAAGCCCGGACTGGCTTCCAAACCCACGGCGCCTTAGCGATCGTCCGCGGCCAACCCAAACCCGAAGGTGCGGCCAGCCGTCACGAGGACCCAAACCCCCGAGGGAGCGCGGTCCACGTGTAGTGTCCCCCTTCCTATACACCACAACGAGCCGATGGCAATAGCTCAGCGGTCCGAATCATGGTCAAGATTTGAATCTTGACCATGATTCGGACCGCTGAGCTATGGGGTGGAGGACCTACCAATCCTTCTTCACGTAGCCACGCTGGAGGAGGATCTCTTCCCACTCGCAGGAGCCGGGCCGGACGTACCCGAGGTCGGCGAGGAAGCTCTGACCGACGTTCGAACCGAGCCACTGGATGACAGTGGCGGCAACGGTGACGTCGCGGTCGTTGGCGTACGGCGGGTGCCCGGTCCGGACCTCCCGCTGATCGAGCAGGTGGTCGAGGGTTCGGCCCACAGTGCACTGGTGATCCCATGCCTTGGCGAAGCGCAGCTCCTCGGGTTCCCGCTTGTAGCGCCACGTGCTGACGCCACGGTTCTGGATGTCTTCGCCGGGTTCCTTGGTCTTCTTCTCGCTCATGTCCGTGCCTCGCTCCCTTCCTGATCCTGATCTCCGTCACCCAAGGCGAGTGCCTTGAGGGCCATGTACTTGGAGGTCTTGCCGATCACGAGAACGGTGCCCTTCGCGTCCCACACCCACCAGGATCCTCCGGCAGTGTCGACGAGGAGCTTCTCCTCCTTGATGCGCCTCACTGCGTGGAAGCGCTTGGACTTACAGGTTCGGCAGAGGCCCGTGCAGCCCGTCGTTCGGGTGTCACACCAGTCGCAGCGGCTCACGACTGCTTCTCCCACGGCTTGAGGTTGGGGAGCAGCTCGGCGCCGCTCTTGCGGGCCACGTCCCACACCACGGCGGTCATGCCGGTGACGGTGACGAGGACCGGCGCGCTCGTGTTCTCGAAGCCGCCCGGGAAGCTGTAGCTTGAGATCGCCGCGCCACGAGCCATGTGGCTCTTCACGGTCTCGATCAGCTTGGTTGCGTCGCCCGGGGTCTTGCAATTGAACTTGGTGGTCGGCATGTCTCTAGTACAATGCGACCCCAACCCGATCCATCCGGGAAGTTAGGATCGTAGACTAGAACCCGCTGACGCCGTGCGTTGCGAGGAATTCCCGTCCCGGCATCCACCGGCGGTGCTCCAGGGAAAGCACCTCGGGAACCCCGAGCATCAGGATGGGGCTGTGGACCGAGGCGATGACCTGCCCCCCGTGCTCCGTGACGACCCGTAGGACTCGAAGCAGCTCCACCGCGCTGCGCGGGGACAGTCCGGCGTCAGGCTCGTCGAACAGGATGAGGTAGGGTCCCTTGACCGCCTCTTGTTCGAGGGAGGCGATGATCGACTTCACGGTCTCCCCGTGGGACCGGAAGAAGCTCCCGACCTGGAAGAACATCCCGCCGGCCCCCTTCTCGGCGATGCCTGGCAGAGTGCGGGGGTTCTCTTTCTCGAAGTCGAACCCGAAGGACTTGAAGCGCTCCCCCGTGGCCGCGACCTTCACCGTCTGCCGAGCTTCCGCCACCGACATCGGCCCGAGAGCCATGGCGTCGCCACCGAACCCACGGAGGATGGACAACAGGCTCGACTTCCCGGCCCCCTGGTCCCCTACGAGCAGGTTGACCCCTGCGTGGAAGTCGATCCTCTCCGACGCCTTGAAGCAGCGGAAATCCTTCGCGAACGTCAGGGACGAGAGCATGTGACCACCCTACCCCGTCTCTACCGGCGGGTCCACGGAGGGTTCTACACCGAGGTCCTCGGGGGGCGGAGGAGGGAGGGTTGGAGCAATCTCCGCCTCCATCCCGAGGAGACCTCGCAGGAGAGCTGCACGGAGCACGTCAGCGCGTGCGAGGCGCATCCCCTCCGGAGCCATGGTGCGTGCGAGACGGGCCGCCCGATCGGGAACGTCTTCGCCCACGCGCACCGTGATCTGCACGGTTTTGCCGCCGATCTGCTTGGGCATAATGGAGGGGGCGGAAAACTTGATCCTCAAGCCCGCTGCTTCACGGCCAGGTGCACCTGAGCCAGGACGTGGAGTACGTCCGTGTAGAGCCTCTTCGGGTCTGCGTTCCACCGCGTCAGCCTCATGTCCGCAGCGAACCAGTCCGTCTGGAGGGTCCCGGACACAACCGTCGCAACGAGGGTCACAGCGGCGCGCACAGCGGCGGAAACCTGAGGGTCATCCGACATCTCTGCGTACAACGCCCCGGAGATCGACCACTTCACGGCCCGGGGGTCGCTACCTCCAACCGGGCCATCCGGACCCACGGCAGGCTCGCGGCCGCGCCACCAAGCGTTGGGGTGGATCAGCTTCTTGCGTGCGGCCCCGATGATTCTCTCGATCTCAACGAAGATCGCGTCGTCGTTCCCGTCATCTTCCAGGATGCGCTGCCACTGGTCTTTGTAGACCTTATCGAACCGTTCGAGCGCCTTCCGCAGCAGCTCCGGCGTCACCACAGGGGCGGGCGATGGGGGCGGGGGCGGCATCTCGGGTACGGTCACGGGGGCGTAGCTCAGGTAGTTCCGTTGGAACTCCGGTACGTCGGACCTAGTGGTCCCGCCGACTCTGACAAGCGGCGGCTCCAGAGGGGTGCCTGCACCGTGCACGCAGGCACCGGACGGGCAGACCGGACACGGGATCCCCGCCTGGATGGCGGCGTAGGGGCCGAGGGGTGCCCGGGTGCTCGATAGTGCGTCGAGTACCTGACCCACACGAGGGTCTCGCTCCCGGCCGTGGTTCCAGACGTGCTGCATCTCCGCGATGTCGAGCTTCTCGTAGTTCGGAGGGAGAGCGCCCGTCTTGCTCATCCCGTAGAGGATACCGAAGTTGCGGACCATCGCCGTCGTGCGGTCAGAGGGCATGTCTCGATCTACACCACGTCTTCGTCATCGAGGATGCGTTCCCAGATTCCTTTCGGTACATCGGGCGCGGGTACACCCCCAGAAGCGACGGGGACCCGAGGCTTCAACGTGTCTTCCTGCGTGTCACGCACGAGCACGTGGATGCAGTCTTCGTCTGCTTTCTTCGAGCAGACGGGGCAGGGAGCCGTCCAGGCATCGAACCGGCTTCCGTTCGTGCGCTTCGGTTGGAAGACGGGCATATCAGGCTTGGCCTACGGGCTGACGCTTGCCGAAGATGTTGTCCCACCCGGAGCGGAAGGCGTCGCTCGCGACCTTCGCGGGGCCCTTGCGATCCCCTTCGGAGACGGGCTTGACGGCGTAGATGGGGCCGGAGCGGTGTTCCAGACGGAACGAGTTCTCGTCGATCGCTTCCCCTTCCTGCACCGGGCGCATGACACCAGCCTCGATCTCGTGATCGGCCGTGTGACGGACGTAGGGGACGTGCCCGCTCTCGTCGGGAGCACCCCCAATCACGAGCTGGTCCTCACCGGGACAGACGGGCGGCTTCTTGGGGTCATCTTCTGCCATGGTCAGCTCCCATGGGTTAATCTACACCGGCCGTGGTCTTTTTCACCGGATGATGATGCGGATCGGCCGGCTTACCCACCCGCCTACCGCCCCCGTCGCCGAAGTGCTCGACGCGAAGTTGATCACCGTGACACCCCCGCCAAAGGGGAAGGGGTGCCTGTGCTGAGGGAAGGGGTTCACAGCACGAGGGTGCGCAGGGACCGGACGCGGGGGTGCCGGGGCGGGGTGCACCTCGATCTTCTCCAGCTCGTCGCGGACCGCAGACATCACCTTGAAACGCTCTGTCAGCGCCTCGTTCCCGCCGTTGCGGTCAGGGTGTAGCTCCAGGGATAGACGCCGGAAGTTCCTCCGGGCCCTTTCTTTCAGCTCAAGTAGAGCCACCTGAGCCTCAGGAAAGGGCAGGCGTTCCAGTGCTCGCACGTCGTTCGGGTAAACGCCGAGGTCGGCAAACGCCTGAAAAGCCTTGGCTGGGTCGATGGACGACACACGTTCTCCCGGCGGCGGTGTAGCACTAGGAACGGCGCGATAGGAGGTTCCTGCACGGACCTCGCGAGGAAGAATGCCCGTCGGAAATCCACAGATCGGTGAGAGTTGGGCGATGCGCGATGCGCAGGGCCTCGAAGTGCGAGGTGTGGTCGCAGACGCGACGGACACCATCATCACGCTCGTCTCGTCCACGGGTCATCGTTTCCGCGTGGCTCCACGCATGCTGGAGCTGAACTGGACGTTCGTAGCCCCTGCACCGCGCACACACATGACCTGCGGCCGACGAGGCTGTCCCATCAGCGCGTTCTTCAAGTACGAGCGGGATGGTACGACCGAGTACGTCTGCCCGAGACACCTACCCATCTCCATCCAAGCCGAGCTGCTCACGCACTCGCCGAGCGTCGATCCTCGTACCCCTGCGCGAGATCAGCCGTCGATGACCTGCCCGTCGTGCGCAAGCACGGCGACGGCAGAGGATCTCCTCTCGGTTCGTCCTGCGGGCGCTGCGTGGTCCTGGTGGTCGTGTCAGCTCTGTGGCCGCGTGTGGGCGGCCATCCCGTCCCCCGCTGCGGACCTAATCGACATCGCGTCGAGGGGGCGTTGGTACGAGACGGTCGTTCAGAGCGCTCTGAGACACATCCACAGTAGCAGTCTCACGGTGGATCGCGTCGAGATGGGTCCTGCGGCCTTGGGGGACAGTCGATCGACGGACTTGCTAGACCGCACCCTCTCCCTGCCACCGAGGCTGTCGCTTTCGATCGAGCCCACGGCCGTCCACATCGTTCTACGGGAGAACGAACGTCCTTCCAGGCCGAGACCGCCGATGCCCGTCTCCCGGTTGGGTGGGCGTCCAGATCGCCCCACTACGGAAGCGGTGACGATCACCGAGGCAGACCGCCGCGAGTTCGAGCGTCATCGGAACCAGGCAGCCGGGATACCGGAGTGGTTCCGCACGTTCTTCTCGTCCTTGGCGGAGACTCTTCCGACCCCGACTCCAGCTCCGCCTCCCGTCGAGCGTGAGGACCCCGTGCTGGTAGAGGCTGCCCGCACCAGCGGTCTCTCCATTGAGTCCATCCGCCTCTTCCTGACTACGGTGGAGCCCATGATCTCGGCCGCTGGACGGACCAGGGCACAGCTCCGGGCCAACCTCCCGAGGATGGTGAGCACCCTTCTCGCTCCCGGAGCCCCGTGGAAAGAGAAGGCCGGGACGCAAGAAGCCACGGTCGCCCGTACCGAAGGGGATCAAGTCCACCTGATCACCACGACGGGATCGGAGATCGTCGTCACCTTCCGCGAGTTCCTCGACAAGTACGACGCGACGCTGAACGCCAAGCCTGCCGAGACCCCTGACCCCCCGTTGCCGATCAAGGTCGCTTGCGGAGAGGAGTGGGAAGAGACTCGAACGGGTCAGGTCGCGAAGGTCATACAGATCGACAGCCGCCGCAACATCATCACCCTCGACAAGGACGGAGTACGCACGGGGTCGCAGGTAGTCCCCCTGTCTGCCTTCGCTGTCGAGTGGAAGCCCTTCGTGCGAGCCAGCGTCTACGACCGCCTCATTGGCGACGAGGACCTCTGACCATGCCGTCCCCTCGTTGGCTCACCCCCGGGTCTGTGGTCCAGACCGTCGCGAACGATGCGCAGGGCATCGTCGAGGAGATCACGCGGGACGTGTCCCCGCACGTTCTCATCCGCCACCTCAACGACCCTGCGGTTCTATACCGTCCATCGCTCGGGGATACCGTGACCATGTGGCGCCCCCACCGTTGGATTCAACGGGTGGCACCGATGACGCCCCCGTTCCGTGCACGGGTCACGTACCGCGACGAGGAAGAAGAAGCGTGGGAGGCCAGAGAAGACGAGGACATCCCGCCCTTCTGGATCGAGCCGGACCTGCACCTCGTGTGCAGGGGGGTCACGCACATCATCGATCGCGTGGATCTGCGCGCGAGCACCCTTCACGTCACGTACATCGATCCCGCTCGCCCGCACGAAGCGGCGAACGAGCAGATCAGGTTCCGGGACCTCTTGGGGTTCGTCCCGTTCCCCACCCCCGCCGTGGGGGAGTCGTGGGCACAGTGGGTCGAACCCGGCGCCACGGTCACGGTCCAGAGGGTGGTGGAAGTCCGAGGGATCACGACGGAGATTCACGTGCGTGATGAGGGGCAGCCTGCCGGCACGCCTCTCGTCGTCATCCCGTTCCAGGACTTCGCCGCGAACTACAACCGCGTGCGTTCCGTCGAGAGGATCTCTTCCTTCGGTGGTCGCCGCCAGCTTTGCACGGATTCCGTGGACACCCCCGCATGGGCATCGCCCGGGGTTCTGGTGCACAACCTCACCACGCTTGAGGTTGCACGCATCCAGGATGTGTCGGGTTCCTACCGCAGACCGTACGTGGTCTTGAACGGCTCGTCGCCACGCGTGTGGATGGACGACCTCGTGAGAGAGTGGGTCCCGCTGAGGCCGGGTAGTAACCCCGTCACGCGTCCGGAGGAGATGCCACGCCCTCTGTCTAGGTCCTCGTTGGAAGGGACCCTGTGGGTGCTCCAGTCCACGGTCGGACCGACTCTCGTTCGAGTGTTCGACGACCTTGGGGCCCGTCTTCGGGTGGTCTTCCCGGGGAGCAACCACCTGGCCTACATCCCCGCGCAACAGCTCGCCGCGCACGGTCGACAAGCGGAGCACGAGATCTCGGTCAACCCCCTAGGAGGGTTGCTCGGGAACTTCCGGGTCGGTTCCCACCTTCGGCTCGCAGACGGCCGTATGTGCTTCGTGGAGAGCATGCCTTCGCCACACGAGATCCGCCTCGTATCCAGCATGGATGTGTCGGATCTCCACCCCATGACGTTGACTGCTGCTCCGTTCCAAGGACCCTACCCGGCGGAGTTGGTGCTCCTGTCCTTGAGGGATCGCGTATCCCCCGAGGAGCCCGTAGCCCCTTCGCTCAACGTCGGGTCGCTGTGGTTATGGTTGCGAGGACCGGCGGCACTGCTTCGAGTCCTCGACCATGCCTCCCACCACGTGGATGTGGAGATCCTGCCGTCTGGTAACGTGGAGAGGCTCCCGCTCAACGACTTCTGGTCGAACACGTCTGAGTTGGTCTACCGGAACAGCACGTCGGCCTACTCCCCAGACCTGCGAGCGGGGCAGGTTCTCGACATGATCCCGAGGGTCGCTGTGGAGTCCGTGGCGAACGGGCTACTCATGTTCCTCTCGGCAGAGGACGTAAGCCAAAACGACGGCCGGGACTACGTGACTGCCACCCCGATTCACCAGGAACCCCCGACGACGCTTGGGTTCCCGACCGCACCCCGTCGCATTCGCGGCCGTACGGAGTTCGCGACCATCCTCGACGATGCAACGTGGGGGACCGCAGATCTCCTCGACCTGTCGGGGGAGACCGAGCACACCGCACGGGCCATTCGATCGGCACTCGGAGTCCCCGACCTGACGAGCCAAGCGACCCCTTCTCGACCCCGACCCGCCGCACAACCCTCCACGGAAGTTCGGCGTCTCCACCCGGCGTCGGTGATGCACGCCAACACCTCCACGCTGCATCTTCTGCTCCCGGACGAAGAGACGGTGAACGTCGGCGAGGTGTTCGAGGTCCCGGTGCCGACGAAGGACGGGTCTACGGTTCTCCTGTGCGCTGCTGTCGTCGTTGCGGACGGGCTCGTGCACGCGCAGATGGCGACCCCCATCACCAGCACCACGAGCTTCCGTGCAGGCCAGATCATCTCCTCCCGTGGGACACTTCTGTCGATCCGAAGGCTCGGGGAGGACGCGCGCATCGCTTGGGTCGGCCCTCTCGACGACTTCACGCGAGAGCAGCCCGTGCGCTACGACGCGTTGACGTCGGCCTTCCTCGTCGGCGGTACATTGACCACCACGGAAGACACCCCGCCGCCTTTCGGGGACGAGTGGGTCAACACCAAGACCCACCGTCGATGCAACGTCGTCGAGTTCGACGAAGTGCGGCGCACTGCCCGTGTTCGGTGGACGGGGGGCGTTGAAGAGACGGTGCCCATCGCCGACCTACTACGAGACTTCCGTGGGCTCACGCGAGGCTCTACGCAGAAGGCGCGTACCATCCAGGACGCCCCGGGGCGTGAGCTGTGGACGCGCCTTCTCGATGACGACGACGTGCTCTAGGGCTCGCCGTACTGCGCCAGGTAGAGCGCACCGTCGAAGCCGTCCAAGCCCAGCTCTGGCGTCTCGGTGCCGATGTCGATGCGGGTAGGCCGAAACGGCAACCACGGCCCGCTCGGTTCGACTGTCCACGTTGCCGGGGTACCGTCGAAGGACGCGGAGGCAACGCCCCGAACTGCGTCGAAGGATACGACCAGCCGCACGACCATGTTGTCGCCGAAGGACGCGGCGTTCGTCTGTGCGACGGTTACAGCCTGACCATCGGACATCCCGAACTGGATGTTGTTGCCCGTGGGGTCGATGGACACCGCGAAGTAGGCACCGTCCGCCCCCACGATCGCGAAGAGGGACTGCGGAGGGGAGTGCGGTGCGGGGGGCCACGGACGGGGACGACGACGCCGGCCGATGGGGCGGTACACGGACGGGCTCGTCGGGGGGATCCCGAGGTACACCTGCATGTCGAGGTAGCCCCGACGACCGTAGAGGGGGTCACTCGACGTGACCGGGTAGGACTCGGGCCCACGGACGCACAACACCTGACCGGGGACGGCGTTCGACGCGTTGGCGGGGTAGCCGGTGCTAGGGTCTTCCGGGTAGACCACCAGGCCCGTGGGGCTGAGGACTCGGGGACCTTCGGGGAAAACGGGGAAAGCCATCAGGCACCTCTCCCCTACACGTCACGATAAGTACACGGTCAACGTGGGATCTTCGACACGAACTCCCACACGGAATCGACCGCGCTAGCTTCGTCCACCGGTGGGGGTGGTGCGGGTGGGGGACCTGGAGTCGCGGGGGTCACGTGAGGGCGCCCCGTGGCCGTGGCCCGGGCAGAGCGTGTGGCTCCAGCCTGACGCTGACTCCAACACCCAAGGTGGACCAGGCCGGGGTCACCCATGTAGAACGCCACCCCGCGGATGATGGGGATGTCGCACATGATGCAACGACCCCCACCGGGCCCCGTCTCGTAGAAAGACCACTCGGACCCGTGCAGGTCGCGGACGCGTCGAAGGGGCTTCTTGGTTGGGACGAAGAACGGTTCGTCGGGCACCGGGTCCGACACCACAGCGGAGGGGCTCACGGGCGGAGGTATCTCACCCGGGAGGGTGAGGACGACCCCATGTTTCTTCATCAGCTTGAGCGCGAGAACCGCCGACGTTCGCGCCTCGTGCTCGTTGTCCGAGCCCGCGCGAGCGATCAGGTTGCGGATCGTCTCCAGCGGATCTTGTGCCATAGGGTCCAAAAACCCCACGGCACAAGAGGATTCATAGGCTTTTCGCGGCCATCGCCTTCCGGCGCTTGTTTCGCCACGACTGCCACCAGAGGACGGGCCAGAAGAGGGAGAGCAGTGCGAAGGCGATGTAGAGCCCCTGCATCGAGAGCGTCCCCTGAACTCGATCCACGAGGATGTACGCCCTCTTGGCGTCGATGTCCCCCTCGATGACCTTCCGCTCGATCTGGTCGAGGGTGCGCTTGAGGAGGATGAACTCCCGGAAGGACATCCCGCAGTAGACGGTTGACCCCAAGGTGAGGACGAGAATGCCGGGAGTCATGTTCGTCTTCTACACCGTCGACACCTCGAACAACATGTCCCACGTCGGCCACTTGCGTGCTTCTTGCTGCTCCCCGTAGCGCCACAGTACAGAGTCGACGACCGTGAGCGTGTCCCCGATCGCATTCCGGATCGCTTCACACAGAGCGAGGGGGGACGGCTTCTTCGCCGCCACCGCCGCGCGTGTCAGGTGCACGTCGGGCTTGACGACATCGACCCCAAGCACCTTCGCCAGGTGGTAGCACGTGATCTTACCGATGAACGGCAACCGCGTGAGCCTCGGAGGGTCCTTGGCATCCTCCAAGATCTGGCCGATCCCGTCTCGGGTGATGATCTCGGCGACCTTCACGATCGCCTTCATCTTGCCCTCATGCGCGAGGATCGCCATCGCAGCCTTGAAGTTCGTCTCGTCGATGAGTTGCGGGACGAACTCGTTGAAGGCGAACCGGAGGCGCGGCCAGAGCTTCTGCGCCACCTTGGCTCGGAAACCGCTGTTGATGATGACCCACGCGGTCTCGCGCATGACGTAGTGGGCGTCCGGGACTACTTTGGCGAGACCCTCCGCCCAATCGATGTCGTTGGCGAACCCGGCCTCGATGATGCGACGCTTGGCGTGCAGGTAGCCGGTCACGATGTACACGTCGTCGTCCGGCACGCGCACAGTCAGTCCCCCTCTTGGGGCAGGTCGTCCATGTAGTCGAACCCGCTCCTGAGGGCGTCGTCGTCATTCTTGTCGACGGCGTAGAGGGCGATGCGTGCCTCTGCGATCGCGTGGTAGGTGGCCTCGCGCTCGATGCCGAGGTAGCGCCGTCCGGACAGCAGCGTGGCGACGCACGTGGAGCCCGAGCCGCAGTAGGGGTCGAGCACGAGCTGTCCCCCCGTGGTCGACATCTCGACCAACCACTGCATGAGGGCGATCGGCTTGCGGGTCGGGTGCGTGTTCTCGACCTTCCCCTTCTTCGTGGCCTCCGCCTGCGACACCTTGGCGCAGTAGAAGAACGGGATCTCCGGCCGGGGCCCGTCATAGGGACCGCTCCCAGGCTTGCGGTAGACGAGAACAGGCTCCCACGAAGGCTTGAGGGCCGTGCCGAAGCCCTTCCACTTCTCGACCTCTTCGGGGCTGACGCCCGGCATCTTGGCGAGCGCCTTGGACACGTCGAGGCTCTTCGGGAAGCCTTGTCCGTGGACCCACCCGAGAACAGGGGTAGCGAATTCGCTCGCGAGGGTGTCCTCGTCTGTGAACCCGGCCGCTGCGATGCCTGCTGCCATGATGTCCCACGTACGGGTGCCCGCGAACGCGAGGAGGTGGCCTCCGGGCCGAAGCACACGAAGACACTCTAGCCAGACGGCGACCGGCGGGATCTCCCACTCTTTGCCCATGAAGTCGCCGCCCGTGTCGAGCGCACCTCCGGCGAGGTAGTGATCGATCTCCTCCCCTGTGGGTTCCTTGGTGCCGAGCCCGTACGGGGGGTCGGTCACGACTGCATCGACGGACTCGGATGAGAACGTACGCAGCCGGTCGAGGCAGTCCCCGTGGAGGATGGCGTTCGAGGGGGTGGTCATCGAGGTGGTGGTCATCGAGGTGGTCCCTACACCACGTCGGTGTAGTCCAGCAACATGGCCATCGTGTTCGGGCTGACGGGTGGGATAGCGTCGGGGAAGAGCACCGTGTCCACGGTCTTCGCGGCTGCGGGTGTCTCTGTGGTCGACGGGGACCTCGTATCCAGGGACATCGTGCGCCCCGGGGAGCCGGGCTTGGATGTCATCGTGAAGACGTTCGGGGCGAAGTTCCTGACAGCGGACGGGACGCTGGATCGGAAGGCGCTCGGGGCGCACGTGTTCGGTTCGGTGTCGGAGCTGAACCGTCTCGACACCACCCTGGGCCCCATCCTCTTCGAGGCCATCGCGGCTCGTGTCGAGACAGAACGCAAGAAGGGCTGCATCGTGTGTGTCGATGCAGCCCTCTTGATCGAGAAGGGGCTTCACAGGCACTACCGACCCCTGGTCGTCGTCGCCGTGTCCCCTGCGGTGCAGATTCAGCGCATCATGGCGCGTGACGAACTATCCGAAGAAGCTGCTCGGGCTCGTATTGCTTCACAGCTCCCGCTCATGGAGAAGGTGAGTGTCGCCGATCACGTCATCGTGAACGAAGGGACCAGGGCGGAGCTGGAGGCTCGCGCCCTGGAAGTCCTCGCGGCGATCAGTAGCCCGCCTGCCGTCTGATCGGCCGCACCGCGGAGACGGCGCGCGACATCGTGCGCTTCTCCTCAGGCGTCGCGTCCAGACGGTTGATCGAGTGTTCCAGGGTCACGCCCTCCATGAGGAGGTCGAAGAGCGACTTCTGGAACTTCTCCGGGATGTGCGGCAGCATCTTGGCGAGCGCCGCGTTCAGCTCGGCGGACGCCTCGGCGGCCCCGCCGCTCCGCTCGTCGACGAGCAGGTCTTCCCACTGCGCGCCCTCGTTCTGCGCCAGACGGTTCGTGAAGGTGAAGAAGTGGTCGTGCAGCCGCTCCTTTTCCTTGCGCTCCTTGTGGCGGACGAAGTTGCAGAAGTGGTTGCGGACGGCGCGGCGCAAGTAGCCCGCGAAGTTCGCGTCCGTCGACGCCGGGATCGGGATCTTCGACTCCCCGATGCTCTGCCAGATGCGCAGGACCTTGCCCTCCAGGGCCGCCTCCATGCGCTCCTCGTCGAGCTGTTCCTTGAACTTGATGACGTCGCTGCGGAGGAGGAGAGCTTCCTTCGAGGCCCACGTCCCCTTGACGATCTTCGGCATCCAGCCGGACTTCTTCCGGAGCCGCTGACCGTCGGGGCCGAGCGGGATGTTCCCCTTGCGACCCATCGGCTCGCCGCAGTAGCAGCGCCACATGCGCTTGTACCACGGGCCGCGATCCATGCGCTTCTTGCCGTCCGGGCCGATGCGCTCGACGCTCCAGGCGAGGCCGACGAACTGGCACGCCTCGAAGTTCGAGACGGTCTCCTGCGAGTCGTAGAGACGGTCGACGTACTTCTCCAGGAGGTTCGACTGGAGGAGCTTCTCCCAGATCCACTGGACCAGCTCCTCGAAGTTGCGATCGACCTTGTTGTACCGGCCGATGAGGTTCGAGACGTACTTCCCCCACGTCTGGTACATCTCGTCGTAGTTGCGCGGCACGCCCGCCGGCCACGGACGGCCCTCGTTCGTGTCGAGCGACGCACCACGCGGGCGCGTCGCCGGGGGCGGCGTCACGAGCGCAAGCGCAGCCGTGTCGTTGTCGTTGTCGTCCTCGCCCACCTCTGCCGTCACGTCCGTGTCGAGGTCCGTCTCGGACCACTCCTCTTCCGCCGATGCAGCGGTGATCGAACCCTTGCCGACTACGACCAGTTCAGACTGCGTTTCGCTCATGCCATCCCTCGCTCGGTGTAAGTACAGAGCGACGACGACGCCGATCCATCGTCGACCCTGAAAAAAGATCCCGGACGCATGCCGACGCCCACGACCCTACCGAAAAACCCCTGCGAAACCGTACGTGTAGAGAAGGCCCTCTTGACCCGTGACTCGTCGCGTTGTACGTCTGCGTTCGCCCGTATGCCGATGGGCGTACAGAACAACCGCCCTTGTCGCAGCCATCCCGCGCGAGGGCGGTTGTTCGTCGACTTCCGGGGGTTGTGGTGAACCCGACCGTCAGCGTGATCGCAGAGGTCCGGGCTATGAACGCCGCGGTAGCCGCAGCGGACGGGCACGAGGATGTGCGAGGCAAAGCTCGCGATCTCACTCGTGAAGTCCTCGCGGCCCGACGGCCGATCGCGTCTGGTGACGCGATCGAAACGACTCTCGAAGAGGCTATGCGCCTCGTGGCTGGAAGCCCGCTGACCGGTGTGGCCCTCGACGAGGAACACGCGGCCGCTCCTGTGTGCTCCGCCTGGCTCGCCCTTGCGGCCGGTCACACGAAGCAAGCCATTGAACTTGCTGGTGATGTCACCACCACGCTGCGAATCCCTGGTGCGGAGATCGAGACCATGGCCCTGCACTTCTGGGCCGAGGCCATCGAGCGCCTCGCAGAGGGAGATGTGGAAGACGCACGCCGCCTCTGGCTGCGAGCCGTGGACTTCGGAGCCAACTTCGGCACCGAGACATCCAGCGTGATCGCCTGGACGTACGCAGCGAGCTTCCGACGAGGGTAGAGCGGGCGCACGTCCGGCGACGATCCCCCCCACATCGAGCTTGTGGTCACCACGAGCCACCACGGCTACCCCTTGGTCTGGTCAGCCTTGCTTGACCGTCACGCGCGGAACGTCCGTTCGGATCTCGATGAGGTTCAGCATCGCTGCCCGCTGTGCAGGCGTGAGCGTGGCGAGCTTTGCCTCCGCATCGTCGGCGACCTCCACGACGACCCTCTTGCGAAAGAAGGTGCTCCAGAGGCTAGGGTCCATCGTCTGCTCGAAGGCGAGCGGATCGACACCCTTGCGTACCGCAGCCTGCGGCTTCTGGAAAGACACAACCACGGAGCCGCTGCTCCCCTTAAGTTGTGCCGTCGGTTCGTTCGTGTGGGCCACGATGTCCGCAGCTCGAAGACGCAAGAAGTCCTTGGCGGTTTCGAATTCCGCCTTGGTCGCCTTGATCTGTCGATCCGCCTCGACGGCGTAGTCGACGACAAGTCTCTCGTCGCCGAGGGCGACGATCTCTCGTGCAGTCTTGAGCATTCGTACCAACCCGATCCGCTCTGAGGTGGCCCGGCCCGAGGATCGGGATGGGTGACCTATCGAGCTACGCCCGCGACGATACGCCTTTGGGTCGAACGGTCAACACCTTTTCGTTCGACTCCGCACCTGACGGACAATCTATGTCCGTCGGTCTCTTGGGGTGGCTCTCCCACCCCGCACTCCGTTGTCCCTCGTCACCGTCACCACTTGCTGCTGCCGTCACTGCTGGTGCGTCGTCGTCTACTGCTGCTACTGCTACATCCGTACTCGTTGCTGTTGCTGGATCACTCGTACTTGCTGCTGTTTCTCTAAGATCCTGACCTACTTGATCAGGATCTCTCTGATCTGATCCTAGGGGAACGTCACGAGAGAGAAGAGGATGCCGGGTTTCGCTCGCTCTTCCCGGTGAGGGGACCGCTCCGTCAGGAACGATCGCTCAATGCTCCGGGAGGGGGATCGGGGAGTTCCACGTGAACTTCGGAGGCGATCCCTCGGTTGCTACTTCGCGTTCACCGACGTCTGGACCTCCGAGTCCTCGATCGGCCTACCCGTGGTCACCGTCCTCTTCGAGAAGGGGGCGGTTCTCGTGACCACGAGAGCATCTCGTGGCACCCCGTGAGGGGAGCTTCCGTGAGGAAGCCGGTTCGCCAACGAGCCCGGCCATAGCGTCTTTGCGGGACGAGATGACCGACCCCTAAACCTCGGGGGTTCGACCCTCGTACACCAGCTCGCGGGGATCGGCTAACAAAACGATCGGATCGAGGATTTACCTATGAAAATGCACGTACAGGCCCCATGCACCTCCCCACGGTGATCACCTTGAGCGACGTGCCGGGGGCACCGAACGTGCAGCTCGTACTCCCCGGTCCTCTTCGGATCGGGGACCGCATGAAGCTGGCCTTCAAACTCCGGCGGATGAACGGCGGTCGCGCTGAGCAGCTCGACGCATCAGGGGAGTGGAGGGTGACCTCGATGACCCTCGACGCAACAGGGCCTCTCCCCCGTCAGATCCTCCAGGTGGAAAGTGCGAGCCCGAAGGTGCCCGCATGGAAGGCCGTGAAGAAACAGCTTGCGTGGGAGCGACGTCTTGCTCCCGCCCGAAACCCTAGGACGGTCGTTGCGTGAATCGCTCATCCGTACCAACCGAAACTCTCCGTACACTTCCGCGCACGATCAGCATCACGGGAAGCGCCCCGGTCGCCGTCTATCGCGGGACACCTCTCGAAATCGTTCAGGCGATGGCCTCGGAGATGGTGCCTGACGACCTCTCGGTCACCGAAGCCATCCAGGCGCTCATCGTGGGCCTCGCGCGACGGTGGGGCGTCCTCCTGGCCTTCCCAGACGGGTGCGAGGAGGAGCTGCTCGCGAGCCTCTTCGTCTACGCCTTGCTCGACACGGGGATCGGCCGCGAGGTCCCGCTCGTCTGAGCCTGGTGTACTGCCCGTCCTGTGATTGCGATCCTGGACGTCGACTATCGAGGCACACTCGCCGTAGCTGCGGGTGTCATCGCCAACGGCTGGATGGACGCGAAGCCTCAGCGCGTGATCATCGAGCACGTCAGCCCGGTCGAGGACTACCAGCCGGGAGAATTCTACCGGCGCGAGCTTCCGTGCTTGCTCAAGGTTCTCGGGCATCTCCGTGACCCTCTGAGTGCGGTCGTGGTCGACGGGTACGCCTGGCTCGGGGAGAAACCTGGCCTTGGCGCCCGACTCTACGAGGCGCTCGGGGAGACCGTCCCCGTCGTAGGCGTGGCCAAGACGCACTTCCACGAATCGAAGGGGGCCATCGAGGTCCTGCGGGGGACTAGCACCCGCCCCCTGTACGTGACGGCCGCTGGGATGGCCGCAGAAGCCGCCGCAGACCTCGTTCGGGGGATGCACGGGGACTTCCGCCTCCCGACTCTCCTGAAAGAGGTGGACGGGCGGTGTAGAGGGGCGGCATGACCGAGTTCAAGCCCGACTGGGGCTCCCCGCCCGGAGACACGATCGCCGACATCCTCAAAGAGCGCCGCCTCGACCTCCGGGAAGCTGCGACGCGCGCCGGGATGCACCCGGTGACCCTCTCGGCCCTCCTCCGGGGCGAGGCTGCCATTGGGCCGGCAGAGGCCGCCGGGCTGGCCAAGCTGACCGGGGCCTCGTCGGAGTTCTGGTTGGAGAGGGAGAAGCAGTACCGACTCTGGCTCTCCAAGGGCCCCTGACTTTCCTCTTGTGTCGAGGGAGTACAGGATGTCCTACTCCTACGACCACCGCCCCTCGACCGCGCGCTATTCGTACGACCAGCGTACGGCTCTCTCACGTCCTTCCGCGCACGGCGACCCCGTGAAGGAAGCCCTCTCGAACGGGTGGGACGCGATGGAGGAGTTCGTCAAGACGGCGGAGAACGTCGGCTCGACGATGGCCGACCTTCAGGAAGATCCCGTCGATCCCAAGCTGGAGAAGATGGGCCGGCAACTCTTCAAGCTCGCCCGCAAGATCGACCAGCAGAGCAAGAGCTGGCGCGGCCCGTTCAACCTCTGGCTCGAAGGCCGTCAGGTCGACCACCACCGCCTCGCGAACGACCTTGGGGCGACCATCGCCCTCATCACCGACGCGATGAAGCTCCCCGACCCGAAGAACTGGGAGACGCCCCACATGAAGGGCCACGGGACGCTCGCCATCCAGCTCTTCCACACCGCGATCGCAGGCTTGAAGAAGTGACTCCGGCAGCCGGACGACGACTCGACGCCTTGTGACGCGCCCTCCCCTTCGGAGATGTCGCGTGGAGGCTCTTGTCCACGAAGCGTACCGTCTACTACTCCTGCCACTGTCGCCAGTGCTCGAAGGTCCCTAGCAGCGTGAAGGGTTGGCACAAGCGCCAGGCCCACCGGGCTTTCCGCCGTCTCTGCAAGGACATGCTCCGGCACGGGGACGACTCGACGCCGCGCGTGTGCTCGGGCTACCCGGCCTAGCCGGTGTACCTGCGGGCGCATGAAGTATCAGAACACGCAGGCCGATCACGAGATCAACCCCGCGTTCTGGAACGAGGTCCTCTTGGGTCGCACCATCCAGGAGGCCCTCTTCGACAACGATGGGATCAAGGCCCTCAAGCTCGACAACGGGGAAGAGGTCGTCCTTGTTGGTCTTGGGGGCCGGGGGACCCTCGGCGTGAGCGTCGACGACTAGCCCGAGATCCCTGCGGAAAGGGTGGCAGCTAGTGCAGCCTCTCCGTAGTCACGAAGGATCTGCATCGCCCACTCAAAGCGGTAGATGCGGGGAGAGATACTTTCCTAGGGTCTCGTGGAGTTTTTCGGTCATCGGCACTCCTACTCGTCGCTCACCCTCAGCATCAGGTTATGCACGGTCGTCGCGGCCTGCGAGACGAGCATGCCGTCTTCGTAGGCCACACCGTGGTCCGTGTGGATGTGCCCGCACAGGAGCGCGAGCAACGGGTCGTGCGTGCCGTACGAGAGCAGGTTCGCGAGCGCAGTATTGCCGTAGCTTGTCCCCCTCGACACATCAAAGAGCCCTGCCGGAGGGCAGTGCGCGACGAGGATCACTTCGGGCCCACCCTCGGAGATCATCTGCTTGAGGCGGTCGACCTCCCGCTGCATGTCTCGGATGGGGATCGCGTAGTTCCAGGGGCGCACGTCGTACGGGCACCACGGGAAGCCGATGAACGAGAGCCCGTCGTACGTGTGGACGCGGCTCGTGAGGTTCACCGCCTTGATACCCTCAGCACGCAGGCGCGGGGTGGGATCTACAAAGTCGTGGTTGCCGGCGCAGAAGAAGAACGCGCGGCCCCCAAGCCACTGCTTGATGGCCGTAGCGTGCTGGTCGATCCACTCTGTCTGGAACGCCTCTTCCTCGTAAGGGACGCCTCGAAGACTCTGCTTCGTGACGGGATCCGGCTCGGCGTCGTCGAACCGGTTCGGCATGAAGTCTCCACTGTGGACCACGATGTCCGTCCTCCCCTTGAGAAAGGGGAGGTGGCCGTGGGTGTCAGACACGTGGGAGAGGCGGAGTTTCATGCGGGTCTCAGAACGAGCTACGTGTCCAAGAGTTGCGGCGGGACTTCACCTGCTGGCGCTTGAGGAAGTCCCGCTGCCAGCTATCGACGAATCGCCCCGGATCGCTCGTGTCCGTCCAGCGGCCGTACCGACGATGCAAGAATGCCATGTCCTTGAGGTTGTTGCCGCAGATTTCCGCCCAAATGTCGAAGTACACGGTGTTGAACTTCGGCGCCGGGGGAGGGGTCCAGTCGAACACGTCTGCCTGGACGACAGTGAGCTTCGGGTGCCGGACGGTCGGCTCGATGAGCTTGATCACGTCGGGGTTCTTCTCCAGGACCGTGACCGTCTCGACGGAGGACTTCGCGAGGATGGGGTGGAGGATCATCCCGAGCCCGAGCCCTGCGACCAGCACGTGACCGTGCGCGCAGAGGAGGACCGTACGGTTCGACGTCCGCTCCATGTCGGTGTCGGTCATCATGATCTGACCGTTGATGACGAGCCTCGCGTACTTACCAGGCGTCACGTACTCCGAGGGGCGGAACAGCATGCGAAGCGAGACCTGCGGCACCTCGAAGTGCTCAACCTTGACGTTGCCCGAAGATCCCTCCGGGACGATCTCGACCATATGCGGGAAGCGGCTCATGCCTCGATTACAGTGGGTGCCGGCTCCTGATCCATCGGCTGGAGGATCGAAATGTGAGTACGCATGACGCCCACACGCCACTCCGAGAGGAACCCCTCGAACCCCATCAGGTGGGCGATCTCCTGGACAGCTAGCGGGTTAGGGAGGGGGGCCTTCTGGTCGAGCATGCCCACGGACAGGTGGCGGTAGAGCTTGCCGTCGATGCGAGTGAACGAGAAGACGCAGCGGAAGTCCCCGAGCTGCATGGAGTGTCGGGGGTCGTCTCCGGGGGCCTTCACGCCCGGTCCAGGGGTGAAGGGGCTCGTCAGCGCGAAGGCTGTGAGCTTCGCGGCCGCGTTCCGCTCTTCGGGGCCGATGATGAGCACTCGGGTCCGCATCACTTCTTCCCGTTCTGTACTTGGCGTTCGACGAGGGCAACCGTGCGGTAGTTGATCGTACGGTACACCGGGACCTCAGGTATAGTGTAGGACCACTTCCGCTTGATTTCCTTCTCCTCTCGGATGAACGCTCGGACGATGGGGAGGGTAAGATGGGCAGCCAACCACATCGCGTACGCGACGACGATCGTACTACACGTCGTCGCGGGATCGATCCATCGGCTGCGAGTGATGCCCGACTCGGAGACCGCAGGCTTCGATCTGCTTGTGAGACTTCGACGCGACCGGTCCCATGGCGTCCTGTCCTTGGTAGTTCCCCTGGTACGACTCGACCTTGCCCCGCGTCGTGTGGAAGCGGATCTGTGCGATCGGCTCTCCGGGGTAGATGATGACAGGGTGGGTCGCCATGACCTCCAGCGTGTACTGCCCGTCGAAACCGATCTCTCCGTACCCGGCCGTGAAGTGGACCAGGATGAAGAGGCGGCCGATGCTCGACTTACCGTCGATCACAGGGACGAACGAATCCGACTGCACGCGCTCCGCCGTGTGCATCAGGTAACCGATGCCGGGTCGCAGGAGAAATCCACGGTTGTCCATCTCGTAGACGGCGATCTCGTTCGCCATCGCAGCGTCGAGGCAGTTGATACCGGGTCTGGCGCGGAACGGGATGTGAGGGTCCACGTCATGCTGGACGCGGATGCACTCCCCCGGGATGCCGTCCTTCTCCATGGGTTCGAAGTCGGGGACCACCAGGTTCTTGTAGACGGCAACCTTCGAGCCGAGGGTGAGATCGTAGGAGCCGGGGTTCACGCGCTCCGGTACGAAGGGGTAGATGCGGATGCGCCCGGCCTTGTGTTGCTCGACAATCTCGTGCCCGGTGAGGATGCCTGCTTCGGTCATACCCCGAAATACACCGGCCACCGGGCTCTTGTCGATGGTTCTGCTTATCTACCTACACGTGTGATGGACCCTCTCGCGATCAAGGTGGCGCGGCGCTTCCAGGCAGCGTCTCTCGAACACGACTTCGTGTCGAAGGTCGACAAGTTGCTGTCCTACGACCCGGAGAAGCCTCCGAAGCACGAGCTTCAGGAGTTCGCAAAGTGGATCGTGCACAACTTCCACTTCCAGACGCGCTACACGCCCAAGGGGATGAAGCGGGAGAAGGAAGAGCTGGACCGGTTCTATCGTTCCATCGAGAGGGACGTAGAGTACTACGAGCACTACCTTCCTGGCGCCCTGACAAACTCGATTCGCTCGCTGTGGGAAGACCAGCGAATGAAGGCGTTGGTCCCCGCCTGGGTGTCGGCGTTCTCTTCGGTGGAGGGGGGTGCGAAGGCTCTCACCCGAGAGAAGAAGGTCGGGGGTAACACCTACGTCAACATGGTCGGCGTCAACGATGAGAAGCTGGACGCCATGATCGCGGAGATGGAGGGCATCTTCGCCGGCTTGAAGGGGTGGCACCGAGGAGCGCTCTCCGGTGGGATCAAAGTCCACCTGGCGGGGCCCAAGGACTTCCGTGGGACGGCGAGCGGGAAGTACGGGCGGGAGGGGGACATCCTCTGGATCCGCGCGACGGTTGGCGGGCGCATCGAGCGGGCCGGGTCGGGCTACGGTGGCTTCAGCTACGTGGTGACCCACGAGCTTGGTCATAGATACGAGGCGAAACACCACCTCAAGGTGGACTTCGACCGGGCCGAGTGGCACACGACGAAGTACAGCATCAACGACGGGGAATCGTTCGCCGAGCTGTTCGCCCTTTCCAACTTCGGGATGACCTCGATGGCCAAGCCCGGAGTGTTGGAGAACTTCGAGGCGGTGATGTCGGGGGCGCCTCCGGAGCTGAAGCCCGAGATCCCGGAGCACTTGAAGAAGTTCCGGGGTGTTTCGGTCCTCTAGGGTTACTTCTTCCGGCGTCCGAAGCTACCCTCGGCCCCGTGGGTCACGAAGTCGTCGTGGTAGTACGGAAGGTCCGGGTTCGGCCAGACAAAGAGGCTGACGGCCTTCGTGTGGGCGCAGTAGCCCGGGAAGTCGTCGATGTGGAGCTGGATGCCGTGCGCTTCGATGAGCTGCGCCTTGCAGTTCTCCCCGTGCTCGCGGTAGTCGGCGTTGAGGATGCGCTCAGGGGGGACGTCGAACCCGTTATCACGGACGAACCTCGTGCTCAGCTCATGGTCGGACATGTCCGTGAGGACGAAGACCTCGACGCCCCCCTTCTGGAGCGCGTCCACCAGGGGCCGAAAGACGTCGGGGTACTTGGAGAGCACCCCGCCAATGTCGAACGAGACGCGGAGCGGGGTGGGCATACCCTCTTCTTACACCGCTGGTGTACACTGACGATCGATGCCCACGTACGACTACGACTGCAAGGGTTGCGGCAAGCAGTGGCAAGAGGACCAGAGGATCACGGACCCCCCGGCCACGAAGTGCCCGGCCTGCAATGAAGAGAAGGCGCGCCGGTTGATCTCCGGGGCGCCTCCCTTCGTGTTGAGCGGGGATGGTTGGGCGAAAGACGGCTACGGGAAGTAGCCGTCAGACGTAATCCACAAGTCCACTGATGGCGTACGACGTGAGTGTCGCCACGTTGGTGAACGTGTTCATGCCGATTTCCCACAGGACGTCCCCGCCTGTGTCCGTCGCCCACCACGTGCCGAGGCCGTTATATGTGATGTGACCCAGGGAGATAGCCCCCACGATGGTGGTCGTGTTGTCCGGGGTCGGCGTGTACACTGTCGGGGGCGTGCCCGTCTGGAACCCGTTGAGCCAAACAATGCCCGTGGCCGTGAGGATGGCGAGGCGCTCGAACCCGCTGCCGACCGATCCGTTGTTGTGAGAGAGGTCGCGAGCCGTGACGCCAAGCGTGAGGGTTCCGGTTCCGTCGATGGCCGCTGTGTTGCCAGTGAGGCGGTTGAACTGCTTGAGAGCGCCGCCCGTGATCCAGTAGATCTTCCCGGCAGAGGTGTCAGAGACGATCTTCACGATCGAGGCACCTGCACCCGTCTCCGAGGCGTTCACCGTTCGGACGTAGCTGCCGTCGGAAGCGTTGAACTGGAGGACATGCCCCTGATCCGTGGAGACGTAGACGTAGGTGCTCAGCGAGCAGATGGACGTGGGCAGCTCCCCGCCCGTTAGGTTGAGGTGAATGTTCACCGACCACACGAGCGTTTCGCGCCGGTACGAGTTGTAGGTCGCGTCGATCAGCGAGACCGTTCGTCCTGCGAGGAGGAAGAAGCGGCCGCCGTTCGAGGCGTCCGTGTCCATGACTCCGCCTGGCCCACCGCCGATCGGGTTGAGCCCCGTGAAGAGCAGTCGAGCTGCGAACGACGACCCCCGCCCCGTCGTGCCGTCCACGGAGAACGAGAACAGACGCCCGTACTGGTCCATTGTGAAGACGGATGAGTAGGAGCTGTTGAGTGCCCACAGACCATTGGCGGTAATCTCGTCGGGAGGGTTTCCTAGGCCATAGGCATCGGCCCAAGCGCCCGTGAGAGGAATGACAGCACCACTGTAGGTCCCGGCCCCGGGGGCCATATAGAGCTGGATGATGTCCTTCGATCCCGGTCGACTGACGTACCCGGGGAAGATCTCCGTCGGTCCTGTGCCCGACACGACCTTGAGCGTCTTTCCAACGGTGAGCTTGTACGCCGGGGTCAGACAGTAGGCGCCCCCGAGGCGATTCCCACCCATCATGTTGCGGACAGGGAGGCTGCCCGTGTAGTGCTCGGGGTCGTCGAAATTGATGTTGGGTTTCGCCCAACGGGAGAGCCCGGAGATGTCGTAGAACCCGTTGTACAGGCCGTCCCAGGTTAGGACGCCGGAACCCGAGTTGATGTTCGCTTTCCAGAGACCATTGGTCTGGTCGGCGACCCACAGGTTGTAGGAGCCGCCACCGGTCGTGGATTGAGCGAGAGCCTTGAAGTTGAAGCTGCTGATCGTCCCGAACTTGACGGGGGTGAGCAGCGTACTCAGAGCCATCGCTCCCGTCGGGGAGGTGATGGACCGGAGGCTCGTCGCGTTGGCGATGACGAGGCAGATGCGGTTCGGTGCGATTGTGATGTCCACGGCGTTGGTGAGCCCAGTGCTCAAGGACGCCTGGAACACGTTCGTGACGATGTGAAATCGAGCCAGAACACCGGCTGCGTTGATGGCGTGAAGCCACTGATTGCTCGCGTTGAAGAAGATCGGCCGCATCGCCACGATGGGTGAGCCGCTGATGGAGGCGTCACTGAGGGTGCGTACGAACACGGGAGGGTTGACCGTCCCGTCCCACTCCTGGATGGTGCCGTCGCTCTGGCCGAGATAGATGCGTCCCCCCGGGGAGGCGTAACCACCCACCGGTTGGGCGACGCACATGGCTGTGATGGTGACACCTCCAGCCACCGTAACGGAAGCAGCCGTTGCAGTGCTGTACGAGACCCCCTGGAGCCAGTAGTCGTTGCCGAAGCCCTTGTACCAGCAGGCGTAGACATCGCTGTCCCCCGACTGGCTGGAGGTCTTCCAAGCAGAGTCCAGGAACATCTCGCGCAAGGACGAGGTGATGTTCGTAACGACCTTGCGTGCAGTCCCGCGTGCGTAGTCAACTTCGACCACGTATTGACGGCTGCCTGCATACTCCTTGACAGCGTATGCAAGCCCGTTCCGGAACACGGTCTTGCCGGTGATCGCCGGTCGGACCCCCTGTGCCGTCTCGTCCGTAAGGTCGGTCTCCAGGCTGATGACACGAGGTGCCCGCGTCGCTCCCGTGGAGGACCCGGACATGAAGTAGGTATCGTCGCAGCCCGATCGAGTGATCGCAACGACTCCAGTGCTCGCGTCGTTGGCGATTCCTTGGGGGTTCGTCCCAGAGACGATCTGGAGCGTGTATCCGTCGGCCTTCGGACCCTGACCCGTGCCGCCGCTCACCAGGGGAGGGGCCATCTGCTGGGTCATATCGTCCACGGTGGACCGGGCAGCCTTCATGGGCGCTCCGGCGGCGCCGGAGACCTGTGATGCTTGGAGCATCCCGTCTACGTCACCGTCCACGAGATCCGAGCGGTAGCCCGTGCCGCCGTTCAGGTTGATCCACGATTGGATGGCCGCACCCGAGACGTTGACCTTGACGGGGGCGTAGTTGTTGCCCGTCTGCGGCGTGCCGGGGTTGGACCCTCCGACAGCCTGAGCGACCCACGCCGAACCGTTCCACGTGAGAACTTGCCCAGAGAGCGTAGGCGTTGCGCTGACGGTGTAGCCGTTGATCCTAGCCACCGTTGGCGTTGCGAACGAACTACCTGAGAGGTCGCCTCCCGGCGTGGTCGGCGTCCATCCCGCAGGGAACTGCCAGACTAGAGCAGCACCTACCGTTGGGACTGCACTGTTGACCGTAAAGCCTTGAAGACGGGTGACCGTGTTGGCGCCCGGAGCACCAGTGACATCGCCTGCAAGCGTCCCACCAGCAGCAGCGTAGTCGAGACGCCACGGGCCGAAGTAACGGAGGTTCTCCACACCCGCCGGATCTGTGAAGCGGGTGATAGCGTCTGTGGTGCTGGTGTTACCTACCCCCCACAGATACGTTCCGTCATAGGCTAGACTCTTGTGGTTATCGGAGATGTCCGTTGGAGTGATCGTGTATGCGAGTCCACCCCCAGGCACCGTGAGTCCGAAGATATCCCGCGTAGAGAGAGACCCCGCCCACACCCGGGTCCCGTCATATGCGATGGACGTGATGTTGAAAGTGCCTAGCGGGGTAGTACTCACGAGGGTCATACCCGCAGGGTCTACCTCCAGTACGTGGTCATAGGCTGCACACCACACATGACCGCCAGCCATGACCAGGCCATAGACACCGCTGACTGCGGGGTCTGCATAGGACGCGCTGACCAGTGCAGTAGCCGGGTCGATGCGGTGGATGTTGCTGGTGTTGTTGTTGGAGACGTAGACCCACGTACCATCGCCTGTGACCCCTTGTAGGCCGGTCATCAGGAGGGATGCAGTTGCGGCTGGCGGGCTACCCGTAGGTCCGGCTGCGATCATAGCCGCGATGGAGATCTTGGCTAGACCTGCACTGAAACCTTGGTTTGTCACTGCCCACAAGTACGTCCCGTCAGAGTAGAGACTGGAAGCACGGTAGAAGGCTGCAACACCAACTACAGCTCCCGTCAGCTTATCGAGAGCGAAGATGTTGGCACTGAGCCCCGCGAAAGTGCTCCTTCCTGCTACGAACACATAGTTGGCGTCGACTGCGACTGCCAGGTATTGGCTGATTACTGCGTAGCCCGGGTCACTGGGGGTGTGATAGGCCCCGATGGTGGTTGTAGGGTCGTAGGAGAAGACTGCGCCGGCAGTGTCTCCTGCAAGACCCACCCACATCTTCTGGTGGCTAGAGTCCCACGCGATCGCATTGAGCAGTGGGAAGGTCGATTGGGCGAGGGTGGGGACGTACCCCGTGACGACTCCGGCCGGATCAGGTACAGCCACACCACGCAGGTAGTGGACGGAGTTCTTGTCGATCGGACCAGAAAGATCTCCGTCGATCGGCTTGTACCCCAGGGCCCAAGTAGTTGTCGTCGTGGAGCTTCCGGTGACCTTGCCCGAAGCACTCGTGACGGCATTCACGTAGCCGATGTGCGGTGTGCTCGGTCCCCAGCTTGAATCGAACCCTCCCGCGTACACGTAGTTCCCGACGACACAGAGACCCTCGTAGGCGTCTCTGTTGTTCGCACTCGGCTGGTATGTGGAGGAGGCGAGCACAAGGCCGACGGGATCGACGGCTGCGACGTAGGGGCCACCGAACTTCTGCTCCATGGAGCAGACCCACAACCAAGCATTGGGGTTACCGAGGTCGTCTGGACCCTCGATGATGTTCGGGATGGTCCCAAACATCGGCGTGGATGGGTGTGCAAACCCACTGATGGTGGTGATCCACGTGAGGGTCGTAGGATCGACCTTGTAGATGATACCTGTGGAGTTGTTGCTCGCGACCCACAGTGCACCGAAGGCGTACCTCGCCACCATCAGGGCAGTGTCGCCGTTCACGTCGGTGACGACCGTTACTTCGGTCAGCGTCGTGGGGTCGATCTTGGCAAGGTATCCACCGGGACTTGCAGCCCAAATGAACCCCCCACCGTAGGTGATCCACCTTGCGAAAGACGTCCCTCCGTTGGGGAGGAGCGTGAGTACGGGAGTCACCGTATTCGGAGCTGCACCGATGCACGCGGCAGTGGAAAACTTCCAGATCTCACTGAAGTCATTGCAGGCGTAGAAGTTACCTGCACCGTCGGCGCACACGCTCATCGCGCTGGTGCCGCCTGTGTAGCCCCACCCCACGAGCGTCATCGTCGCCTTGTCGATGATGGCGATGTTCTGCGCGTTCCACGTGGCGACGTAGAGGTAGGTGGCATCTTGCTCGATGCCTCGGCAACGCACCACGGTGACGAGACCCAAGGGGCCTGCCGTGAGGTCGCACGCAACGGCGGCGGTTACGGTCCCGCCGGACATCGTGAGCTTCCAGACGTTCTGTGACCCTGCGATAGGCGCGTTCTGGCCGTTCTGAGCGACGTAGATGTGCGTGCCGTCGCTTACAATGTCGCGAGGGGAAGCCAGGTTGAGGGTGATGCCAGAGGTCGTCGTCGTGCTCTTGATCTCGACGAGATCTCGATCGGCCTTGAAGACCGGATCCATCGAGGGGATGCCCTGGATGGCGGCCACCGTCTGGTTCGTGCTCGTACCGGTGAGATCTCCACCTGCGGTGAACCCGCCGCCTCCACCACCGGTGAACTCAGTCCAGGTGAGGAGGTCGTTGCCGAGCTTCCACACCTTGCCGTCGTCCTGCGTGGTGACGAACATGCCGATGGAGCGGTGCGAGGCTGTGATCGCATCCCGGGCCGTGGCGTTGGCGACTTCCTGGTGCCCACCCTTGATGGAGGATGAGTCGACGACGGGGAAGTCGGCGTCGTTCTTCGGGAGGATCGTGTCTTGGACTCGAACGGCCATGTCAGGTCACCGTCACGATGGTAGGGTCACCAAGATTCGCTTGGACCGAACGCCACAGGTCGTAGTTTTCGGTCACTCCGTGGCCGTTGGTGACAGCCACGGCGGCTGCGATCAGCTCGAAGCCGCCCTCGAAGCCACCGATGTAGAACGTTGGCGTTCCGTACGCAGAGCGGAACGCGTAATAGATCTTCTCACCCACTCCGGGAGCATCACCGCCCGCCATGTTGAGCGTCGTAGCGCGTGAGGAGGCCAGGGCGTTGTGGGCGAGGCCCGTGATGAAGGCCGCGTTGTACGGGCCGGCAGAAGAGGACTTGCCCCAGTAGACGTTCTGGATCCACGTGAAAGTGGAGGTGGCCACCTTCGTCACGGCGCCCTTGTTGGCGGTGAGGGTCAGCGTGACGGACTGCCCGTAGACAGCCTTCGTGTACGTTCCATCGCTCGTGAACGCAGTGGGGGTCAGCGTCACGTCCTTCGACGGAGTGGCCTCGGTGTCAGTCAGGACCACAGAATTTGCGGTCACATCCGGGGCCGAAGAGTAGCTCGCGGTCATCGCGGGCGTCGTCACCGTGGCCCCGAGTTCGATTGATGTGCCGCCTGCGAACGAGGTGACGAGGAACCCTGGGAGGATGTCATCTTCCGTGAGGCGGCGCGGGTTGTAGGCTCCACCGTCCCACGTGAGAACGTCGCTGGTCGACGTGCCCGGAGGGAGTGCCGCAGGGTTGCGAATGAGGGGGTTGACGATCGACGTCCACCCGTACGTCAGGTCACCTTCTCGCGTCATCCCCGTGGGGCCGACACGTCGAAGACCCGCGGTGAGGTTGAAGAGGGCGAACGTCGTCGCAACGCTCCCCAACGGACCCACGACAGTCGAGCGGAAGAGCAGTGCGCGCCCGAGGCTGATCTGGTTCGAGAAGGTCACGACAGTGGCGGGGGACGCGACCTCGTGGGTGAGGACGTTCACGCCCACCAACGTCGGTGCACTCGATAGCTCATCCGTCCCGATGACCTCCAGGTACCAGGTGGTCACGTCGAGCGTGTCGAAGAGCTTGATCGAGATGGTGTTGCCCGGGGTGGTGTCGACCCCGTTGTCGGTCGAGCCGTAGGCGCCCGCACCGTCCTTCACCTGAACCACAGGACTGGCGGCCATCAGCAACCCTCCGCATGGGCGCGGATCCAGTCGACCCTTCCAGTGTCCTGGATTTTCGCGTACTTCACACCGGGAGCACGCGATAAGAGGCTTAGGGCTGCGGCACTGCTGGCACCGTCGTTCGCCGTAGAACTTCCAGCACGGGAGCTGTGTCACATCCGCACAGACCGGCACCCCACGCCGGGTTGGCTTCGACGATCCCCCACTGATCCTTGCGGGCCCCGGCGTTGAAGCGCCCCACGTCGAGAACGAGACCGGCCGGCAGCAACGACGGGGCGCTCAAGCCGCTGAGCCCGTGCGTGTAGGTGGTCCACCCCGGCCCGATGCTGTAGAGCGCGGACTCCGCGAAGGCTCGTGCCGCCGCCAGCTCCCCTGCATCGCACGGCCACTCGCCGTCTACTTCGGCGATGTCCCCGTTCCGGATGTAGATCGAACCGGCCACGACACGCTTGCCCATGGGGATGAGGTCCGACCCTCCAATGACGAAGAAGCGGTACTCCACGTCGAAGGACACGGGCTCGCTCACGAGGACCAGTAGGTTCGGATCGAACGCTTCCGTCGCCTTCCGCAGCGTCCGCCCGTTCTCGTACACCTTCGCCTGAAAGCCCTTCTCCTCGGCCGGCTTCACGAAGGCAGGCCCCACGAGCCCCACGCCTCCTCCAAGGATCGCGTGAAGACGGGGCGCCCCACGAGGAGCCCTCTCGGAGACCTGGACGAGGAAGTCGAGAGGCGTTGAACGTCCCACCCGGCGTCGATGGCGGCCCTCCAGAGGCGCTGCGAGTCGCTGGTGTAGCGGGGAGGGAGGACCAGGGTAGGCATCTCGGTCGTTCTACACCGCCGGAACGTTCCGACCTGGTGTATGGGGGTGGCCATGACCTGGCTCGACGACATCGTGAACTGCGCCCACGCAAGGGTGGACGAGCGGGTTCTCGATGAACTAGCGGCCCGGGGGGTATCCGAGACGCAGGTGTCCCGCTTCCGGCTCGGGCAGCTCTACGGGCTCCCGGACAACCTCGACCTGCCGAAGGACTTCATCGAGTGGTCCCACTACGGGCGCCGGCTCGATGACGTGTTCGTGCTCCCCCTCACCACGACCCTTGGCGCCGTCCGGGGGTTGCAGTTTCGACATGTCGACCGTGATCGGTCGGGCTATATGGACTACATTGTGGACAAGGCCGAAGCCGTTCTCTTCGGTCTTGGGGAGGCGATGCCGCACGTTTGGGAGACCGGCTCCATCTGGTTGGTGGAGGGCGGGTTCGACCTCTTCCCCATCCAGAAGCACTTCCCGGGCGTCGTCGCGACCCTCACGGCTCGTGTGGTAGACCCTCTGATCTCCGTCATGCGGCGAACCGTGACGGATGTGTGGATGGGGTACGACATGGACGAACGGGGGCAGCGGAGCAACAAGAGCTTCGCTCGTTCTCACGGGGAAGTGTTCAAGGTGCATCAGGTGTCGTACCCTCAGCCCCTAACCCCGAGCGGCAAAAAGGTGAAGGACCCCGGCGATCTGTGGGAGACGTGGGGAGACGATCGAGTGGGTGTATTTGTGCGAGCGACGATTGATGCGGGCTGATCCCGTCACACCCTGAGGAGATAGGCACATGGCAGAAGGTAAGGAAAAGGCAGCGAAGAAGGCGAAGAAGGAATACCTCGACGCCGAGCCCGTCGCCAAGATGGCGAAGAAGTTGATCCCGCAGTACCACCCGGAGCTGGCGACGGCGCGCATCGACTACGTGTTCATCTCCGAGGCATCGATGAAGAACGGTCGCCCGGTCCGAGGGAAGGTCAGAAAGCTCTCGGGTTACGTCGAGCACCGCATCGAGAACGACTTCGCGATCGAGATCGCCCTCGACCTCTGGAACTCGGCGGATGCGCACTCCCGCATGGCCCTCGTCGACCACCTGCTGGAGCGCTGCACCGGCGAAGAGGACGAAGAGGACGCCGGGGCGCCGATGAAGTGGAAGCTCCGCACGCCGGACGTGGAGGAGTTCACGTCCATCCTCAAGCGCTACGGCGCGTGGAATGACGACCTCAAGTCGTTCGTCGGGGTCGAGAGCAAGGGCATCGATGTCGATGCAATGGCTCGCGACGCGATCGGTCAGGCGTAGATCCGATCGGCAGACGGCTCGGTACGGGCAGAGTACCACTCTGCCCGAGGGCCCCTGTCTACCCGGTGTAGCGGAGGAGAACCGATCATGTGGGATACGCGCTATCGTCCGCTCAAGTACGCGGACGTGCTGGGGCAAGAGGGCAACGTCCAGATCCTCCGAGCGAGGCTACGGAACGGCTCTGCCCTCGACACGTCGTACATCTTCTCCGGGGGGCACGGCCAAGGGAAGACCACGCTCGCGCGTATCCACGCCCGAGCGATGCTTTGCGAGCAGCTCGTCGACCCGAAGGGGGACCCCGAGCCGTGTAACACGTGTGACAACTGCATGGACGTGTTGCGTGAAGAGGGTCGCGCCTTCGTAGAGAAGGACGCCGCCTCGAACGGCACCATCGACCACGCGCGTGCCATCGTTGACGAACTCCCCTTCGCGGTCTTCGGAGCCCCGAAGAGGGTCTATCTCTTCGACGAAGCACACCGCATGTCCCGTGATGCGCAGGACGTCTTCCTCAAGCCGATCGAAGACAAGCGCATGATCGGCATGTTCTGCACGACCGAACCCGACAAGATCCGGGGCACCATCCGATCCCGTTGTGAGGAGTACACGATCCGCAAGGTCACGCGGGAAGAGATTCTCGCGCGTATGCAGACGGTCCTCCGGGCAGAGGGGGTCGACTTCGACGATGAAGCCGTGTTGATGGTCATCGACTTTTCCGGCGGGCACGTTCGTGACGTGCTCAACCGCCTGGAGATGGTCTCGCAGATGGGGAGGGTCAGCGCCGAGACGGTGCGGGAGTACCTGAACCTCGGGGTTGTCTCGACCTACTACGAGATCCTCCTCGCTCTGCACGACCCTCGGAAAGCGGTGGCCCTCGTCGAGCAGGCGTGCGAAAGATCGTCGCCGGATGAGACCGTGAGTGGTATCTCCGAGGCAGCAATGAACGCATACCGACTCGCGAACGGCATGCACACAGACCTGATCTACGTCGACAGAAACCTCGCGGGAGAGGTCTACAAGCGGTACGGCGTACACGCGCTGCGCCTCTCAGAGTACTTCCTTCGTGGGCGTGCTCTGACGCAAGCCGGCCTCCTTTCGGACGTCCTCCTGCTGTCGCAGGCACAAGGGAACCTCCCCCCGATGGGGCCGCAGCCCCCCATCGTCTTCGTGGCGCAGTCCTACGGGGGTCCAGCCCCCGTGTCCGCTCCGGCCCCCACCCCTCCGGTCGCGGCCCCCACCCCCACCCCTGCCTACATTCCGGAGAACCCGGGAGACGGCCCCGTCGAAGCAGCTACCCCTCCTGCCGAGGTGGCCCCTGCTCCCCCGCCGCCCCCGGCCCCTGCTCCCCCGCCGCCCCCGGCTACACCGAGGGACCCCCTTCTCCGCTTTGATGGAGTTGGATCCCTTGGTTCTTCGGATCAAAGGGCTCTGACGGAGGTGGACCACATCGGAGGGGTGCCCCTAGACTTCCCTCGCGGACACGACGAGTCCAAGAAGTCTCCGAGGGTGCCCTTGAAGTTCGCCCCCACGAAGGACGACGAGCTGCTACCTATGCAGGCAGATGCCTGGCGTAGGGAGTTTGAACGTACCTGGCCGGGGGCCGGTGGTGGCGGTGGCTGACCAGTGGGTGATCCTCGAACTAGGCCCAAAGGCGGAAGGCGAGGATCCCGATCTCATCCGCCGGTCCATTCGAGGCTCTATCCGGGATGCCGAAGTGTTCGTCCCTGCGGCGGTGACGACCGTAGGGCAGGACAAGGTAGTTCGGTACGCATTCGATGGGTACGCGTTCGTCAAGAAGACGCACCCGGATCAGGTCTACGTACGTCTTGCGAACACTCGGTATGTAGCGGCCGTTCTACAGCGTAACGGCAAGCTGGCCTTGGCCACCGACGCGCAAGTGCGTCGAATGAAGGCGCAAGTCAGCCAAGAGAGTGAACAAGGCATTTCTGTGGGTGACACTGTACTGATCATGTCGGGGCCCTACCGACAGATTCAGGCCATTGTCCACGAGGACATCCAAGAGCTTTCGCAGGTGCAGGTGCTCGTGAAGCTCCGCTCCAAGGAAGCGATCGTCACCCTCCCCCGCAACTTCCTCCAGCTCGTCACCAAGGCTCCGAAGCCCGCCGTGGAGCGCCGCATGGCGGAAGCTCTCGCTTGGCTCAGGTCCATGCGCCCCGTCCTCTTGTGGAGAAACAACGGGGCCAAACTGCTCCGTCCGGCTGAAGCCCACCGGCGCTTGTCGGTGTGGGTGCCCAAGTGGCAGGCCCTCTACGGGTTCGTCCAGGCCCTCGGTTACACGAAGTTCGACCCCAAGCCCCTCTCCATGAAGGCCGTCGTCCTCAAGAGGGTGGCGTCCTGGCTGTCCAAGTGGCAGGCCACCGAGCCTGTTGTTTCCAGGGTGACGCGGCAAGTCAGTGCAGCCTCTCTGGTAGATCTGAGTGAACGCACCAAGACGTTGGGGCGTCTGGCCTCATGGGAGTCTCGCTGGACCCCCTTGTATTCATTCGTGAACGTGTTCTACACTCCACCATCCCGTGCTCGTGTCGACGAGCGCGCTATGGAGTGGCTCTGGCTCAAGGATGCAGTGGGTCGCCTGGAAGCGATCGGGGAGGAGGTCCGTTTGATCGAGGAAAGCATGAGCGCCGTCCTGGAGATCGACATGGACCACAATCCGTCGTTTCCAGAGCCGGACCCTGCGACGGCCCCTCACGGGACGATCGACCATGTAGTGGTGGACGGCCTGAACCTCGCAGCAAGGTGTGCGTACGCCCCCGGCCTCTCGGAGCTGAGGGACTCGAAGGGTAGACCCTCCGGCATCTACACGGGGTTCCTGAGGAGCCTCGGGAGCTTCGTCAAGCGCTACTCCGGCGCCCTCATCCACGTTGTGTGGGACGGCTCCTCGGGGCGACGGAAGGCAGCGTACGCGGGCTACAAAGCCGACCGCAAGCAGCTCCCCATCACCCCCGAGCAGCTCACGTGGATCAAGGAGACGCTCCCCCTCCTAGGTGTGTCTCAATCCTACCATCCGGAGGAAGAGGCCGACGACGTGATCGCGGCCCTCGTACGCGGCCCCTTGGCGGGGAAGCGGAACCTTATCTTCTCCACCGACCGAGATCTTCTCCAGGTGGTCAGCCGTACGGATGTCTTGCTGACCCCTGCGGTGGGGAAGGCGAAGGAAACCTTTCATGACCCGGACACCATCCAGGAAGCCTGGGGGGTAGGCCCGGACCAGATCGTGGCTCTGCGTGCGCTGTACGGGGATACTTCGGACAAGCTCCCCGGGGTAGGGTTCGATCGCAAGGTTCTTCTCGGGCTTGTCCGAGCGTACGGTACGATCGACAAGATTTTCGCGTCAAACCTGGCGGGACTCACGAAGTCGCAGTATGCCAAGATGCGCTCGTCGGAGAAACAGGTCAGACTCAACGCGGAGCTGATGACGCTCCGCATCGACCTGCCGATCACGACGATCGACCCCAAACCGGATCGGAAGGCCGCTCTAGCGCGGCTGCAAGATGTGGATTGCGATACCATCCTGCCCACGTTTCATCCGGAACGGGTAGCTGGCTTCGCCAAGACAACTTGAGCAGGCGAGGGGTCCACCCACATGTCATCTGGCTATGTAATTCCCGTCGATCCGTCACAACTCGCGAACCGTTTTTCCGGCGAGGAGGGCTCCGAAGAGGACGACCTACTCGACGAGATCGAGTCCGTGGCGGACGACGAGGGGTTCTCGTCCTTCCTGTCGGACGTGGACTTCGAGAGCCGGATCGCCCCTCTCCTCGACCGTATCCCCCAGCGGGAAGCGGATCTCATCTACCTCTACTTCATCGCGCGCAAGAGGCAGGCGGACATCGCCGAGATCTTCGAGGTCACCCAAGCGGCGATCAGTTACAGACTGGAACGCGGCATCCAGCGCATCAAGTTCCTGCTGTCGATCCCCCACGTGACCGAAGAGGACATGCGCCGGGACCTGACGGGGGCGTTCGACGAGACCGACGTGAACATCCTCGTGGGCATGTGGCAGACGACCTGCCAGTCCGAGGTGGCTGAGCTACTGAACCTCACACAAGGCAAGGTCCGACACCGGTTCTTCAATGCGGTGAAGGCCCTCACGAAGCTCGCCGACGACAACGAGGTCTATCGCCCCTACCAGAAGATCTTCGAGGCCATTGGCGGCGGCAAAAAATTCAACATCCTTAGAGAGGTCCGCCTCCCGCAGTGGGCTGGTAGAGGCGGCGATAAGTGCACCTGAAGTTTATCGCTACTGGCAGCAGATCAAGGCTCGGTGTCTAAACCCGAGCCATAAAGCGTACTCAGACTACGGTGGACGCGGAATCGGGATTTATGAAGGATGGGTGAATAACTTCACCGCCTTCTTCGAGCACGTTGGAACACGCCCTTCGCTGCGCCACTCTCTTGATCGAATCGAGAACGATCGGGGGTATGAGCCTGGGAATCTGCGTTGGGCTACCAGCGAAGAGCAGAACAACAATCGACGCCCCCATCGCCCGAAGTCGAGCATGCCCAAGCCACCTTCCGGGCGGGCAACGAACTACAAGCACGGGATGATCAAGTCCCCCGAGTATGTGGCTTGGATTTCGATGAAAGACCGTTGCCTCAACCCGAAAAGTAGCAACTATGCGGGGTGGGGTGGTAGAGGCGTTCGTATCCACGAGCCGTGGGTGAACGACTTCATCGCGTTCTGCATGTATGTTGGACACAGGCCCGGCCCCGACTACTCCCTCGACCGCTACCCCAACCCGAACGGGAACTACGAACCCGGTAACGTCCGGTGGGCGTCGAAGGCGGAGCAGAGTCTAAATCGCCGTCCGGTGCCTGTAGGTGAGGCACACGGCAACTACGCGCACGGCGGGACCAAGACACCAGAGTACAAGACGTGGGCAAGCATCAAGACCCGATGCTTCAACGAGAAGCACGAGAAGTTCTCTGAGTACGGCGCGGCCGGCATCACAATGTGCTCGCGGTGGAGGGGTGAATTCTCCGCCTTCCTTGAAGACGTGGGCGTGAAGCCATCTCCGCAGCACACGTTGTTGCGCGTCGACCGGAGCGGCCACTACTCGTGTGGGAAGTGCCCAGAGTGCACGGTCCGCGGTTGGCCTGCGAACTGTCGTTGGGGTTCCAGGACTGAGCAGAACCGAACGCGGCGCACCTCCGGTCGTACGGGGAAGCTCGACGTGGAAAGGGTCGCTTCCATCCGAGCGCGTTCGGCCGCAGGTGAAAATGACGCTTCTCTGGCGGAAATATTCGGAGTGGCACGGTCCCTGATCGGCAAGATCCGAAGGGGTGAGGTGTGGGCCTAGTTGGTGTACGGACCCCTCATGGGCTGCAACTTCAAGCACGAGAACATCGACGTTCTGTTCGGGGTAGACCCTACCCCGATCGAGGACCTGCCGAAGGTCTGCACGTGCGGTGCAGCCATCACGTATGCAGCGGAGGTCGCCTTCGTCTCCGCTGCGGACTGGGCGCAGGTCGCGCAGGTACTCTCCACGCCTCCCTTTGAGTCGAAGGCGGGGGACTACGCTGAGCTGGTGGACGAGAACGACGAGAACGGGATGGTAGTCATCCGACGCGGTGACGGCGCCCCCGTCTGTTGGGTGCCAAGGGACGTGTGGGACGCCTCACGCGAAGGTTGAAGGGGACCCTCTAGCCTCCCAGGCGGAGATTTCACCCGCTACTTTCCTTTTATCTCGTGCGTGGGTGAGGTCCCCGTGTCCCTCGCCCAAAGCATTCGTTCGCAATCGACCCAGTTCTCGTACCAGGTGCCCGCCGGCCTCTGGAAGTGGACTACGCGCGTCGATACGACCCTTGCGACGCCGCAGTATCAGATCACGGACATCATTTCGCCCTTCGGGCTGCTGCGAGACAGCATCCCTCTCCCAGGCGATGTGGTGTCCGCGATGGCTGCGTCGATCGACGAGATCAAGGCGGCCCTGGCCCCGGCCATCCTTGTGGGCCCTCCCTCGTCGCTTTCGTTCAGCGTCGACGAAGGCCGTGGGTTCTCCCCGGTCCTCGACCTGAGGGTGTCGAACGTCGGGCCATACGGCTCCATCCTTGGCCCGTCCCTGACCGCGCACGATTCGTATGTGCGCGTGGCTCCGGCCAACCTAGGCCCCCTCGCTACGTCTCAGACAGGCATCTCGGAGGTCTCCGTCGACTCGACGAACCTCCAGGCTGTGCAGAGCCCGTACGCGACGACGATCACGGTGCAGGACCCCAACTCTACGAACGGTCCCATGGTCGTTCCGGTGGCGATCACGGTGCGGCCGCGCGCAGTCGTTGCGACGAGCCCCGTGACGCTGACTTTCATTGCGACGCCGCTGCCGGACGGGTCGTTCACACCGATCCCCTACCAGCAGCTCCTCGTCATGAACTCGGGTCCGAGTGGGTCCGTGCTGGAGTACCTCATTCAGAGGCTCACCAGCTACTCCTCGTGGTTGACCTCGTTCACCCCGTCTTCGGGGACGGTGGCTGCGGGCGGGTCACAGCCCGTGCAAGTCGTCGTCGAGCCCATCAACGGGATGGCCTCTGGGACCTACCAAGAGACCCTTCGCGTCAGTGGGTACTCCCTGAACTACCACGTCGACGTCACCGTTCAGCTCACCATCCTCTGAGGCACAAGCACATGCCGGACTTCAACATCGCAGACATGGACCTTGGCGGGGCGGCGGACATCGACGGCTTCCTGGAGAAGGGTGCGCGTCAACGTGTCGGTATCCCGATCCTTCAGGGTGTCGACTCCGGGTCGGAGGGGTTCGACCTCGGCGCCATGGAGTCGGGCAGCACGCTCGGGATCGACGCCATCTTCGCACAGGACCCCCGGCTCTCCAGCGTGAAGCCCGTCGTGGGGTCAGCTCGCCCTACGGCTCCGGTGGGCCGTACGCGCGTCGCCTCCATCCGCCAGCTCGCGGGGTTCGACCGAGTGTCGGCAGAGACCCTCGTGCACCGCAGCCAGCGGGATCTGTGGTCGCTCGGCAAGGAAGCTGACGGGACCTACTACATCGAGCGCCTCTTCGACGACAACGGCCAGCCGGTTCGGGGCTGAGGGAGAACGCCTTGGACGCCAAGCGAAGAACGCGGGAGATCCTCGCTTCCCTTCCGGGAGACGACGGCATGTCGCGAACGGCAGGGGAGCTACCTCCCGGGATGCCGTCAAAGCGCAGCATTCCGAAGAACTACGAGTACGACCCCATGGCGCTCAAGCCGCTCGCGGCGACGCTGTGGCAGTCGAGCATCGCCTTGGGTCACGCTCTCTCTGCTTGCCGGCAGTTCGCCCGGGTGAAGTCGGCGACCGTGAGCCCCGACGGCAACATCGGCGGTCGCGGGTACATCATGCCGGTCAAGGAGCTGCGTCAGCGGCTCTACGAGGCATGCGAGTCGCTCTCTTCGCTCTGCGACACGCTCCACGACGAGATCAACGCCCCCCACTGGAAGCCAAGGCTTGCGCAGCTCGCGTTCGGGGAGAAGAAGGATGTCAGCCGCTTCGTCGACGAGGCCGAAAAGGCTTTCGACGAGGTGGAGGACGAGGACATCGAGGGAGCTGGGAAGCCGAGCGCGAAGAACTGGGAAGCGGTCGCAGTCCGAAAGGACAAGGACAAGTCCCCGGAGCGTTCGGAGCTGCCCGGCGGCGGTGACGCTGAGACCCTCCCGGCCTTCAACAACGACCAGCCGACAGGGAACAACGCCGAGCTGTTCCCCGGCTACAAGCAGAAGACGGCCTCCAACACCTACATCCAGGCGGACTTCAAGCAGGCGAACTCCTCCCTGCCCGTCGAGACACTTCCAGGTCCGCGCGTCGAGCACCTCGATCGTGGAGACCAGCCCGGTCCGTGGGGGTCGTGGAACCGCGGGGAGAACCCCTCGCAGGATCGCTACGACAACCGCCCCCGGGACTACGACTACCCGGGCGACCACGAGAACGAACTCGTCGAACGCACGGCTCAGCAGCTCATGCTCCGAGCCAACGCGCTCGCGACGCAGCTCTCGCTCGTAGCGGAGTCGGCGATGCCGGGTACCAACACCGACACGACGCCGACGGACGCGAACGACTTCGGGATCGGGTACGGGGCCAAGGGTGACGGCATCCAGCACACGCTGGCGGACCCCAAGGACCCCAAGGGCAAGGGTGTGTGGGGTCCGTCGTCGGATCTCCCTCACGACCCCGGTGGCCCGACCAAGGATCCGGCCAGCGCGGACGGTTCGGACATCGAGGTCCAGCTCCGTGACCGCAACGTGTTTGCAGACACGAAGCCGGTCCAGGGTGAAGCCACGATGGTCGTCGCACGCTCGGTTTCGGAGCTGGCGAAGCAGTTGGAAGCGTCCCTCGGAGGGAAGAAGGACTTCCACGACTTCATCGTGATGGCGGCCGAGAACCCCGGCTTCGAGTTCATCGCGACGTTCCCGTACGGGAAGCCCCCGAGGCCGATCGTCGCCTTCCTGGACGACGCCACGGCGATCCTCCCGAACGACATGCAGCCTCCAGTTGCACGTAGCGACTACTTCCCCGGGGACAAGGGCAACCTGGTGAACTCACAGTCGGGGCTGCCGGGCACGCAGCCTCCGGCGAAGCCGACGCCGATCACGCCACACCCGGATGTCACGGGCGGTCCCATGCCTCTCTTCACGACCCCCTTCCAGGCAGGCAGTGAGATGCCGGGGGATGGGGAGAGCGCCCCGAAGCAGATCGGTCGCGACACCCCCATCGCCCCCGGTCAGACGTACGAGGACACGAACACCCCGTACGTTCGATGGCAGCAAGACGTCCACGACTATACGCCCAATACCTACGGGCGCCCCCGTCCCACGATCGCGAGGAACTCAGATGGCTGATCTCGGTGACCTGTCCGACTTCCTCAAGGAGGGGGCAATCCCGACCTCCAAGGAGGGTTCCGTCAACGACGTGTCGTGGCTCGCCGTCGATGACGCCGAGTACCGAGCACAGGACGTGCTGCCGAAGCAGAACCTCAACATCGCGCCCGACCTCGAAGCGATGTGGGCTCACGAAGATCGTCCGGCAACGGACTATCTTCCGAAGGACCACCGGCCGGCGACGATGGGGGACCTCTCGCAGGCACACGGGCCGATCAGCTCGACCTCCGAGGACATCATCCGCACGGCCCGACTCGCGCTCATGCAGTCGCCGGACCCCGCTCGGTTGCGCGATGCCCTCGTCAAGCGGTTCGACCTCGACTCGCTGCGAGCAGCTCGCCCGGTGTTGGCCTCGCTCATCGCAGAGCGTGGGCTTCTCGGCAAGCTCTACATCGACGCGTCGGACTTCTCGGGTTGCCACAACTCCCCGAAGCAGGCCGTGAACTTCGTCAGGAAGTTCGCGAACGATGCTCGGTTCGTCGTCGCAAAGCCGGAGTGCCACGGTTGCACCCACGCCCTCCAGGGGCCGGTCGGCGGCACCAACTGCGCGGTCTTCCACAAGCAGCTCGTCGTCGAGGTGCCCTACTCGGAGGCCCTCGCCGAAGAGGTGGAGCGGGTCCAGTCCTCGAAGGGCAAGGCGGTCCAGGCGTCGAACGCACCTCCGAAGGAACGCGTCCGTCTCGCTCTGCTCGCGGAAGGTGCTTCGTACGGATCGGAAGCCTCGACTCCGAAGCCTGTGGTGAACCCGGCGCAGTACATGAAGCCGACGGTGGCTGCGGCCCCCGTCGTCCTCCCGCCGGACCTCACGGGCCAGAAGAAGACCGCACACGCTGCCGTCGACGACGCCCTTCGTTCGGGGCGCCTCTCGGTTCCGGACGCAAAGGTCGCGTTCCGCACGATCGCAGCAACGCAGGACGCAGACGTGCTCGCGCAGGTCGTGGCGGCTGTTACGGCAGCCGTGGCTTCGCCGCGCAACGCGTATGTGGGTGCGGGCACGCAGGCCCCGATCGCCCCCGTGTCGCCGCAGACGGTGAGCAACCAGCTCATCGCTGCTGAGAGCCTCACGCGCAAGCGTGACGAAGCGGCCAAGTACGCGATGTCCGCGCACAAGGCAGCTCCAGTCGTGGCTCTGCTCCGTCGCGAGATGCTCAAGGGACGGAGCGAGGTCGAACTCGGGCAGGCGCTCAAGTATGCCTTCTCGCTCACCGACCTCCACGAGACCCGTCCGCACTGGGAGCCGATCTTCCGTGAGGCCGGGCTCTACGGTTCGATCTACACGACGCAGGACAGCTTCGCGGACTGCCGCGAGGGGTCGGACTTCATCGCGAAGCACAACCCTGGTATCCGCGCCGTCGTGGCTGGCGAGAAGTGCTCGGGCTGCGTCTACAACAAGATCGGCCGCTGCCTCCTCTACGGCAAGCCCCTCGCGAAGCAGGCCACCGAAGTGGTCACGTGGGAGACCGCCGACGCGGTTCTCCAGGACCACCGGATCGCAGGTCGTGCAGACCAGACGCTCCGGAACGCCTCGGTTCTGGGGAGCACCCCGGAGGACGCTCTCAAGACGATGTACCGTGGGGCGTCGCTCCAGCCGACGCCGGCTCAGGCGGGTATCCGCATGGAGACCGTGCAGGCGTTCCGTGGCAACTCGCCGCAGCACGTGACGGCGGGCCTCGTCAAGCGCGAGATCGTGAAGACTGCATCGAAGTACATGAACGAGGGCCTGTACGGCAACGACCTCGCACATGCTCTCCGCCGCAGCTACGACGAGCGCGACCTCGTGGCCGCCAACGAGGATCTGCGAGAAGTGCTCGCAGAACAGGGCCTCCAGGGCATCTACTTCGTCGACCCGACGGTCTACGACGACTACGGTAAGGGCTGTGAGGAGCCGGCCAGGCTCTTCCGCGCTCGTGTCATCCAGTACGTGAAGGCCGGGTCGAAGTGCGGGAGCTGCGTCCACCAGACGCGTCCGGGCTTCTGCTCGAAGCTCCACAAGGCCCTCGTGGAGGAGCCTCCGTACGTGGACAAGGCCGCGCAGCAGGCGGCGATCCTCAACTCGGGCTCGGCCACGGAGGTCTCGTACGAGTCCCTCATGGCGGGCGGCATGGGGATGCTCGCCGAGTACCAGATGCAGAACGGCGGGATGGTCGTCGAAGTCGACGCCCCGAAGCAACAGGACCCCATCATCGTCAGCTTCGACGACAACCAGGCAGTCAAGGGGTGACGATCATGGACAAGATCGCTCTCAACGACCCTGCTTGGAAGACCGTGGCGGCCTCGTATGGTGCCGTCGACGTGTCGTCGGAGTTCGCTCGCGGGATGAGTGACTACGTGAGTCACCCCACAGCCTATGCGGACACGCCGGAAGAGGGTGTGCGGGAACAGCTCCATCACATCACGTCCGACCTCGCTGAGGTGATCGGCAACCTGCACCACGTCCTCCGCACGGCAGACAAGCCCGATGTGGCGGTGATGGCGCTCAAGGCGGTCGTCACGGATCTCGGTCCCATCGCCAAGAAGTTCGGGGTCCTCTCCTCAATGCACCAGTCCCTCGAAAGGAAGTGACGGGTGGTAACGAGCCTCGCACTTCGCGTCGCTGCTCGCTTCCAGGTGGAGGCGGCCAAGCCTCGTGCGCCCAACATGCGCAAGGACGTGAAGCGCGAGGTCAAGACCGTGAACCCCGCGAAGGGGATCGCGAAGGACATCATCAAGGAGAACGGCAAGCAGGTGGAGACCACCGACGAGACGGTCGATCCGTCTCGTCGCGATGTCCGGCCTGAGGACGTGTTTCTCGCGAAACCCCGGCACACGGGAGTGCGGAACCTCGTCGAAACGGGCGAGGACCTCTCACACGCGCTGGACAAGCAGATCCCCAAGGACAAGGGGTACGACGCTGTGAGCAACCTCTCTCAGTATCTCATCGAGACGCAGGGTGGGGGTGGCGCCAAAGCAGTCGGCGTCAAGGAGAAATGAGCATGTCTGCGGAACATGACGACGAGCTGGAGCGAGTGATCGACGAGGCCACCGCCGATGAAGGCGAGGGGCAAGATGTCGACGACGCAGACCCGATCGGCGAGTCCGGGGAGGCCGAAGGCGGTTCGGATGACCGTGAGGGCAACGTGCTTCGTCTTCTTCCGGTGCACGCAGCGCCGCGAACGGGGAAGAACGACCTCAAGGTGACGCGCCAGCGTGGGCGGCCGCGCAAGGTCGAGAGGATGCCGACGACATCGGACCTCGAATACCACGCGGAGATGTCGAACGAGAAGCAGAAGTTCGTTCAGAACGACCCGATCCTGCGGGCTGCCCTCGGCAAGGCGGACTCAGCGGAGATCCTGCATCTCGTGAAGGCAGAAGTCGCCAAGGAGTCGGCGGCTCTCCAGTTCCAGCGCATCGAGAACGAGAAGCTCGGCAAGGACACCGCGCAGATCTCGACGCGCCGCATCGACGCCCTGACGAAGATCGCGAACATCGAGCTGGAGATCAAGAAGCTCGGTGGTGACCTTCTCGACCTGCACAGCGAGAAGTTCCAGGCGGTCTTCAAGCTGTGGGTGCAGTCAGTCCTGGCCGTCGCAGGCGAAGTCCTCAAGACCGAAGAACTCGACCTCCTCACCAACCGTCTCATGACGAAGCTGGAGGGGTGGGAGGAACGCGCCTCGGTGCAACTCGCGAAGCGCTGATCGGATCCTGAATGGCAGCCACGAAACGCGGCAGCGGGATGGCGGGGCTATTCCGCCAAGCCGCACAAGAAGCCAAAGTCGAAGCAGAGAGGACCGGGACCGAGGATCCTCAGGTCGACGACTACCTCGCGTCCATGATGCCCGTCCCAACAGGACAGGCGCAGCCGAAGAAGCCCAAGATCTTCTCAGTCATCGACTACATCGAGTCCAAGTGGGGTCTGGATCGGAAGCTCTATCCAGTCCAGCGCTTCATTGTGAAGCTCTACTACCACATCCCTCTCGATGACAAGGAGAAGACGATCGAGATCTGGGACATGTTCCGTGAGAACCTCGTAGGGCGTTTCACGGAGGTGGAGTACCTGCGGCACCTCTATGACGAGGGACGCTGCAACATCCGAGAGCAGGACCACGAACGACGCGAGCTGGTGCTCGCCATCGGGCGTCGCGGGGGCAAGACCATGCTCTCGTCGATCTTCGCCTCGTACGAGGTCTACCGCCTCTTGAATATGTACAACCCCCAGGAGTACTACGGTCTCCCGGACGGTAACACCATCCAGATCGTCAGCGTCGCTACCGATAAGGAGCAGGCGGCGATTCTCTTCCGCGAAGTCTCGAATCACATGGCGCGGTGCGAGTACTTCCACCCGTACAAGCTCTCCGACAACAAGACGTTCGTAGACCTCCAGACACCGTTCGACCTCGACACCTTCGGCACGTACAACCGCCACGCCGACGGGAAGTTCGTCAGCTACAACGGCAAGTCCTCGATCAGGGTCACGTTCCGCCCCTGTATCGCGAAGGGCCTCCGTGGTATGGGCAACATCGTCATCATCCTCGACGAGATGGCTCACTTCATCGACGAAGGTGGGTCCTCGGCCGAGGAGATATACAAGGCGGTCCAGCCCTCCGCAGCGACCTTCTCTCCGAAGGGTCCGGACGGGATGGTGCTCAAGCACCCCGACGGGACGGACTACCCGGTCGAGAGCCGCATCATCTGCATCTCGTCCCCCCTGAACAAGCAGGGACAGTTCTTCGACCTCTTCAACCTCGCGATGTCGAGGGGAGAGGGGTCCGAGAACATGCTCGCTCTCCAGATGCCGACGTGGGAGATCAACCCGTCGGTCCCCATCAGCTACTACCGGCAGCGGTTCCACGCGGACCCGAACAGCTTCATGGTGGAGCACGGGGCGCGCTTCTCCGACCGTATGCGCGGGTGGATCGAACGCCCCGAGGACCTCCTCGCCTGTATTGACCCCGAGCATCGCCCGAGGCTCCAGGGCATCCCCCGGGCACCGCACCAGGGCGGTCTCGACGTCGCGGCTGTCGGCGACGGTACGGCCTTCGTGCTTTCCCACGTGGAAGACGACGTGATCGTCATCGACTATCACGAGGTCTGGTACGCGGGTACGGACTGGCGGGAGTCCAACCCCCACCTGACCGAGTTCACGACGCCGTACGCACGCACGCTCCGGGACGTGGAGCGCCTCGACTTCGACGAGATCGCCAACTGGATGGAGGTGATGTGCAGGCGCTTCTACATCACCGACGTCATCTTCGACCGGTGGGAGGGGCTCTCACTGGAGCAGAACCTCCACAAGCGCGGCCTCAAGCAGTTCCGGTCTGAGCGTTTCCAGAAGATGGACACGTCGCAGATGTTCCAGGCGACGAAGCTGCTCATGTACGACCGCAAGCTTCGTCTCTACGACTGGCCGCCCCCGGCAGGCGTGGGGGACAACTTGAAGCACTCCCCGCTCATCACAGAGCTGATGACTCTCCAAGCCGAGCAGGTGAGCAAGAACATCGTCGAAGTCGAGGCCCCGAAGGGCAAGCACGACGACATGAGCGACGCCCTTGTACGTTCGGTCTGGCTCTCTGTGGAGAGGCTCGGTCAAGGGCGCGCGCTTTACGGAGCAACAGCCACACCGACCATCTCGCGGGCGGCGGGAACGGGGGCCTATCAGCTCTCCCGAGCCCGTATGCACGGGGGTTTCTCGGAGCGGGCCGTCCCGAAGAGCCTCGGTCTCCGGTTCCGCCGGTAAACCTCTTCTCTCAAAGCCCTCTTGAGGGCAGCCTATGTACGATGATCCGCTTCCGCCGCCGTTGGTCTTCGCCAACCATGTGATCCGGCAGTTCATCTCGCACATGCTGGCGCCGGACATGACAGTCCACCCGTGGGACTACATCGCCATGCGTGTGGTGTTTCGGAAGCTCGGCGGCCAGTGGAGCATGATCGAGCAGGGGGACATCCACCACCTGGAGCTGCTCAAGGATGTGGTGTTGGCGTGGGGGAAGATGCCTGGACGAGTCAAGGACTCTGACGTGGTGGTCTGATGTCCGAGAACCCGCGATCCCGTGATCTGATCATCCTCTCCCGGGGACGCTCGATCACGCCCACCTTGTCCAGCTCCATGTCCACTGCCGGGTGGGTAGGTGGGACCGGGGTTCGGTGGGCAGGGTCCACGAAGGACGACTTCGAGGTCGAACTCTCCGATGGGGAGGTGGCGGGCTTCATGATCTGGGGGTCGAACGAGTCGGCCGACCAGTTCACGTCGATGACAATGAACCAGCCCACGTACCGTGCGGGTACGATGGCCTTCGGACGCTGGCTCATCATGACCGTGGCGTTCGAGCGCTACACGTACGCCTCACGTACGGGTGGCGGCCCTCTGGTTCCGCTCACCTACACGGCCAGTGACCACCTCAGGTTCAGCCTCCGGGGCCTCTGGACAGTGGAGGACGAGTGGGCACTGTCGGGGGACATTCGAGCCCCGAACGAGAACATCGTGGGGTTCGTCTCGCAGTCCCCCACAGGGGTTACCTCCAACTACATCACGATTCAAACCTCGTTCTGAGGACTACCGATGCCCGAGATCCTTCGTTCCCGTGACTGTGTGCTCCTCGTGAGGGGGGACATCTACGCCGTCACGGTCTCGCAGGCGATGGTGAACAACGGGTGGCCGGGGGGTCAGGGCGTCGAGTGGGTCGACGTGTCGGTGGACGACCGGGTAGTGACCTACTCTTCCGGGCGCTTTGGGGGCTTTCTCCTGTGGGGGAGCGACGAGCCGGCGGACCAGTACATCGCGTCGACGCGCCAGTTTCCCACGTACAAGTACGGAGTCATGGTCTCGGGATCGAGCCTGATTTCCACGTCTTCGTACGAGCGCTACACGTACGCATCGAGGATTGGAGGGGGTCCGCTCGTTCCCCTCCTTTACGGATCGCAGGAGGAGCTTTACTTTAGCCTTCGCGGCCTCTTCACCAAAGAAGACGAGCTGTCTCTCACCGCAGATCCAAGGGCGCCGGCCCTCCCTGTTGGGTTCGTAGCGCAGGTTCCAAGCACCATTAACCGGCAGTTCCTCGGGATTCAGACCATCATCTAGGACCTTATGCCTTCCAACAACCCTCAACAGATGTCCTACGCGGAGATCGTCACGGAAATCCGGGCGATCCACGGAGGGATCACGCGCGGGACCGCGCGGATGGGGGAGCTGTGTAAGGCGCTTCTGGAGCGGTCCAGACGTGACGGCCGCCGCGCTTCGGCGGACCCTGTTGCGGCCATGCACGTGGTCTACGCCAACGCCTGGGCACGTGTTGCCGGCCTTGTCCAACAGGCTGTGCGTCGCACCGAGATGGCGGACCGGATGCTCGACGAGGGCCACCGGAGCCTTGCGGAGGAGAAACAGCGGGAAGAGCAGGAACGGAGGCGCCGGGAGGCTACCGAGCAGAGGCGGGCCCGTGAGGCCCGGCAGGAGGCGATGAGCCCCTCTGCGGTCACTCGCCCGTCGGGTTCGGAGGGGGAGCCGATGGATGATTTGATTGAACTGTACGGCAAGGAGCTGGTTGACGATGCCTCCCGGTAGCTTCACGAACGTTTCGCCTCAGCGGCAGGTCGTCGTCCCGACGGTCTCCTCGCGCATTGGCGGTTACACGTCGAGCGGGGGACACCACACGATGCCTCTCACCGACAAGGAGCGAGAGGCTCGCCGTCAGGCCCGGATGGTGAGCCGCCCCAACGTGTTCAGCCGAACGGCTGGGACGGGAACGGGGACTTTCAACCGACCCTCAGGGGGAGGCCCGAACTTCAACCAGCGTGGCGCGGCCCTCGACATGGCCATGGCTGGTGGCGGGATGGGGATGAACACCTCCATCTCCACGGGCTCGAACTTCTTCTCCCCGCAGCTCTCGACCGACTTCCTGGAGCTGCCGCAGAGCCTCCGCGAGAAGCGGGAGATCTACCGACACTTCTACAACTCTGACCCCCTGGTCGGGCAGGCCATCGACCTGCACACGGAGCTGCCGCTCTCGAAGGTCAGACTCGCGGCCCCGAAGCCGCGTACATGCCCGAAGGGCTTCGATTCGCCGGACGACTACGGCAAGTACATCTTCAACTTCTTCGATCGCATGTGCAAGCGGATCAAGCTCTTCCAGCGCTTGATCACCGCAGTTCACCACTACTGGCTCGACGGCAACGCATTCATCTTCGCCGAAGACTCAGAGGTGCCGCTCCCTCCGGAGATCGGTTACGAGCAGAGAGTCGTCAAGAGGGATGTTCTTTCCGATGACGGCGAGACGATGGAGGAGGAGTCGACGGAGTGGGTCGAGAAGGCCAACCGTCAGGAAGAGGAGCTGAACCACTACCGGAAGCAGTACAAGGGGTGGGATCGCCTGATCATCATGCCCCTCGACCAGGTGAAGGTCACCACGTACAGCTTCACGGACAAGGTTCGCATCGAGCTGATCCCCTCCGACCGAGACCGTGGGCTCATCGAGCAGGCGCGCATGGGCGGCGACCCCATCGCCGAGCAGATGGCCCAAGAGATCCCCGAAGAGGTGCGCGAGCACATCGAGCGCGGACGCTTGATCCCGCTTGGTACGGACCCCGACGAGGGCTCGTTCGTCTACCACCTCGCCGGTCGTCGTGGTGCGACGGACGAACTCGGCCAGTCCATCCTCGACCGCTGCCTCCGCGACCTCTATTACAAGGAGAAGCTCCGCCAGGCGCAGACGCAGATCGCCAGCCGTGCGATGACCCCGAAGCGCATCGTCTGGGGAGACCGTATCTCAGAGTCCGACACCGACCAGCTTCGCGAGCAGGTTGACCTTGCACTCGTGGACCCGGACTACTCGATCGTCGCGAACTACGAGGTTCACTGGGAGGAGATGGGCAGCAAGGACCGCCTCCTCGACCTCTCAGGTGAGTACGAGATCACGGACAAGCACCTCATCACGGGGCTCGGCGTCACCGAGTCGCTGATGAGTGGCGAGACCCTCTTCTCGGGCGACCGTCTCAAGCTCGAAGTCATCAACTCGCGCTACATGTTCCTCCGCGACGTGCTCCAGGAGTACGTGGAAGAGTATCTCTTCAAGCCCGTCGCACGGCGCAAGGGGTTCGTGGAGAAGGACAAGTGGGGGGAGGAGATCGTCCTCTACCCGAAGCTCACGTTCACGCGTCTGCCGCTGCGCGACTCGCAGGACACGTTCGACGCCCTCAACAACCTCTACATCAAGGGGTCAGTGCCGATCGACGTCATCCTGGAGATGTTCAACATCGATCCGGTGGACACGAAGAAGAAGCTCGAAGAAGACATGTTCACGGTGAACGACTCCACGTTCAACGAGGTCATCCGTGGTATCTCCACGGGCGTCGCGGGTAAGCTCGCCGAGGAGACGGACATCGCCGAACGCATCGCCCACTATCTCAAGCTCAAGATGAAGAAGAAGCCTGAGGGTGAGGGTGGGGGCGGAGAAGACAACCGCTTCTGACCGTCCGGTGTAGGGGTTCACCGTGAGCGTCAAGAGCAAGCACACGGTGACCAAGCTCCCCGGTGGGACGATCTACATCCAAGGGGAGCCGAAGTACGTCGGCCGTCTTCCTCCGCCTTTGGACGCCACGAAAGACGCAGAGGTCCTCGAAATGATCGAGGACCTCTGTGCTGTCTTGTGTGCTGGAGACGCGAAGAACTAGATCTTGAACGCGGCGTTCATCTCGTGGGCAACACTGGATGCCGCGTGCGACCCCGAGAACGAGTCGATCTTGCCCTTGTATCGCTCGGTCACGTCACGCGCGCCGGGGGCGTAGTACGCGGCGAAGATGCTGATGTGCAGCGACCCGTCGAGGCCGAGGTAGACGTTGAGCTTCGACCCGTCCGCCGCTGACAGGGCGCAGGAGACCTGCATCTGGTTCAGCGCCGCCGGATGGCTACTGTCGATACTCCACGCTCCCTTGAGGTCTTTCGAGAGGATGGGGAGAAACACGTGGTCGGCCCATCCGTGGAAGGCGTTCTGGATGGCGATCCAGAGCGAGTCGTCGAACATCGAGGCGGACTTGGCCTTCCAGGCGGGGTGGCTCGGATCCATATCACCCACCTGTGATAGAACGAAATTGATCAGGTAGCGCTTCGGCCCACACGATCTTCGCCCGACAAAGAGGGCAGAGCCCGTCTGCGGGGACGGTTCTGGTAGGGTTCTGGTAGGGTCCAGCTCGGCGTTCCAGCAGCACCGCCAGCTACTCGCGACCCGGATGTGCTTGCAGACCTCACCCTTGGCTTGGCGGCGGAGCCGGTAGTCGGGGCAGGTACAGGACCACCCGACGGTGCTGTCGTACCTCTCCCCGAACGTCACGTTGTAGAGGTCGCCTTTGGATCCCCTGACCTGACGCGACCAAGAGAGGTTCGTCGAGCAGACGGGGGCCGTCATGCTCCCCGGTGTACACCTAGATCGATGACTACGGGCGCACCGAGCTGGGCGGAACGGTTCGCGGAGATCCTCCGCCAGTCGAAAAACGTCGAGGAAATGCCGCACGATTCTGCGGAGTATGCCAACGTGAAGACTGTGGAAAGCCTCTTCACGGCGTCCGTGCACCTCCTCCGGTCGCAGTTCCCCGACCCGAACATCCGCCGTCTCATGTCGATCGTGTGGGACCTGGTGAAGCACCGGGTTGTCGAGTCGGCTCTCGGCCCCGTGGCAACCCCTTCTTTCACCGTCGTGCGGGCGGGGGACGCAACCCGGGCCCTGATTCTCTTGCCCGTCGAGTGGGTCAGGAGAATCGAGGAGGATCCTGTCATGCAGACGGGGGCGCTCATCTTCCTCGGCAGCCAGGCCGTGGACTACTGGAACGGGCGCATCAGTCCCCCTGGCAAGGTGCAGATCCGGGCTCGTGCATACGAGGCGGAGTTTCTGCTCAAGTACAAGGCGGCCAACCCCGAGTGGGAGCCGAACGACTATCAACAGAGGGTGTTGCAGCACTTTCCGCAGGGGCTCGAAAGCACGCCCATGCTCCTGTGCAAGTACGACCCCAAGCCTTACGCTGCTGCCTGAACCCCCGGTGTAAGATCCCCCATGGCCAACGAGATCCTTCGCTGTAACGTCTGCCACCGTGCCAGCAACGAGGTGCGCAACCTCATCGCGGCACCGCTCAAGCAGGGCGGCGAAGTCCTGATCTGCGACCGTTGCAACGGGGAGATCGCTGAGGCGATGGAGGCGGAGAACCGTCACCGTCAGAAGGCCACGGTCAAGGAAGAGCCGCTCCGCAAGCCCCGGGAGATCAAGGCGTTTCTCGACCAGCACGTCATCGCCCAAGAGCGAGCGAAGCAGGACGTGGCCGTCGCGGTCTACAACCACTTCAAGCGGCGAGACCGTGCTCGTGCCGCGAAGATCGAGAAGGCCGAAGGGGTCGAGATCCAGAAGAGCAACATCATGCTCCTCGGGCCCTCCGGTACGGGCAAGACCGAGCTGTTCCGGGCCATCGCCCGGATGCTCAAGGTGCCCTTCTACGTGGCCGATGCGACCCGCCTGACGCAGGCGGGATACGTGGGGGACGACGTGGAGAGCATGCTCCAGGGGCTCCTCCAGGCGGCCAACGGCGACCCGGAGAAGGCGCAGTGGGGCATCATTTTCATCGACGAGTTCGACAAGCTCGCGCGCAAGTCGGGGCGCGGCGCCTCCGGCTACCGAGACGTGAGCGGAGAGGGCGTGCAGCAGTCCCTCCTCAAGCTCATCGAGGGCTCGATGGTCCCGGTGCCTCGCGGCATGGGGAAGGGCGGCACTGTCATCACGATCGGCGCGGACGGGACGGCCAAACCGAGCCTCGACATGCTGGACACCACCAACGTGCTGTTCGTCTGCGCGGGGTCGTTCGACGGTATCCAGGAGACGGTCGACCGTCGCATCAACAAGAGTTCCCGTTTGGGCTTCGGGGCCAACGAGAGTACGAAGCGCAAGCTCGACCTCACCGACGTGTACTCGGCGATCACGGAGGAGGACATCCTGGACTTCGGGATCATCCCCGAGCTGCTCGGCCGCCTCCCGGTCCGCACGTCGACGCTCCCGCTGACGGACACGGACATGGTGCGCGTCCTCACGGAGCCGAAGCACTCGATCATCAAGCAGTTCCGAGCCCTCTTTGCCTACGACAACATCGACCTCGTGTTCACGGACGACGCACTCTTGGAGATCGGCCGCCTCGCGAAGTCGCGTCCGACGGGTGCCCGAGCCCTCCGGTCGATCGTCGAGGACCTGCTTCGCCCCTACTCGTTCGATGCCCCTAGCGACGCGACGATCGCTTCGATCACCGTTACGGCGGATGTCGTGAAAGGCGAGAAGGCGGCGGAGGTCACGCGTCGCCCTCTCATCGTCGTTACGCCGGCCGAAGCGACGGGTTGAGCCATGCCCCCTCCTCCGCCTCCGATGCAGCCGATCTACCTGGATGGTGAGGGGGTCGTCCGGTTCCGGGAGAATAGGATCATCGGCCGTCTGTTCCAAGAGAGGATCATCGACCTGAACACGATCGCTGCCTGGCGGGACATCCCCGTGGAGGATCGCGAGCAGTTCTGATAGATGCTCGGGTACAACACTTCTGGCTACGGGGACCTGTCGTTCGTGCGGCCGGAAGTGGTCCAAGCGGCAGACGAGCTGGCCAACGACCTGATCACGGAGGCCAACCGTCAGCGTGAGGCTGCCGAAGCTCTCTTGGCGGCCTCCCCTCCCGAGCCTTCCGTCGAGTCCGTTTCAGCCCCTTCCGCATGGGAACGGCTCGGAGAAGAAGACCTCTAGCGCGCCCGATCCTTTTATCAGGGGCTTCGGGGTATGGACCCCCTCGCCTCGAAGGTCGCCAACCGCTACGCCCGCCGTCAGATGGACCCTCACATCGAGGGGAACGCCAAGGCGATGCTCGCCGAGCTGCGTGTGGCTGACGCTGCGCTCCACAAGGCGCTCCAGCACGCGCGTACGCTCCACACCGAGCAGTCCCTCGACTGGATGATCGACCAGGTGGAGTCGACCCACGAGGGTGTCGAAGCGCTCGTGAAGTCCATCAAGGAGGGCCTCGAATACCTCCTCCGCTCCGACGACGTGTGATGCCCCCGCTGGCCCTCCGGGTTGCCGCGCGGTTCGTCGCGTCGACGACGCACTACCGCTACGACGAAGGCGTCGTACACGCGCAGCTCCACACCCTCAACAACCCTGAGGCCAGGGCCGAGTCGGACGCGGAGTTCGGAGGGCACAACGAGTATCGGTTCGAGCTGGTGCCCCTCTCGCACATCAGCGTGCCCCCTGTGTGGCACAAGGACCGGATTGAGAAGGTCCGGGCAGCGATCGCAGCCGGTGTGGCTCTGCCCCCCGTACAGCTCACAGAGCACGAGGGGAGACTGCACATCGACGACGGGATCCACAGGACGAACGCCTCCCTTGAGAGTGGGTTCACGACCGTGCCCGCCCTCGTGCACAAGTGGGTCGAGGTGCCCGGTGCAAGACGGAAGGTTGAGCCAGAGAAGCCGCAGCTTCCTGAGGGTGCGTGGGTTCGGCTGCGGAAGCCCTACCACGAGGATTCCGTGTCCTATGTGTTCGGGTACGTGGCGGAGCGCCTAGGGCCCGGCCACGAGCACGGGGTCAAGCGTTGGCGCTACCAGATCGCGCTTGTCGTGCCTGGCGTCGACTGGCCGAACTTCGTGGACATGCAGGATACGGCCTTCGATCCGACCTCGGCCCCGAGCTGGGGGCGTCATTTGCACTAACGGAAGTGTTTATCGCGGGTGCCCCATAGGAGCCCACACCATGCCGAAGCCTGTCGACGACTACTTCAAGGAAGTGAAGGAAGGCAACCCGTCCTACTCGGACGAGCAGGCATGGGCGACCGCATGGTCGATCTACTGCAAGAACGTCAACCCGGGCTCGGACTCCTGCCACCAGGACGAGTACCTGACGAAGCAAGCGTCGGGGCTCACGAACGGTGGGGCAGCGGTCCGCGTCGCAGCGAAGTTCCTCCAGGGCTCGTGGGACGGCAAGCTCGTCGGCAAGGACTTCCGCCTCTCGTGGACGCACGACCAGTGGAAGCTGGAAGAGCTGCCGATGAAGGGCAAGCGCAAGCTCCGTGTCGCGACGGTGCAGACCAACCTGCACTTCAGCCAGCACGGTAACTTCGACGCCTTCATTCCGGACAACATCATCCGGAGGCAGCACATCTCCGCGTCGGATACCTACGACCAGGTGAAGGAAAAGGTCAGCCAGGGGATGGCGGACGCTGCCGACGAGGTGATCAAGAAGGCCGACGCGATCCAGGGCGTCAAGCCTGGGTCGTGGGACTTCCTTCGTCGCACCTCTTGGTGGGAGCAGCAGGTCTACTTCCTGGAGGTGACTCCGGAGAACGTCGACCCGTTCAACGCCGAGGGCAAGGACTTCACGGTCCACATCGAGTGGACGAAGTGGTCCGCTTACTCGCCGGACTCCGACATGGGCCACAGCGGTGACCCTCACTACACGCTCTACGAGGGCAAGCCGACGAGCGCTCGCAAGCTCTACAAGCTCCTCAAGGAGAACCCGGGCGCCCTCAAGTCGATCGCCTGGGCCAAGTTCAGTGATTGGCTCAAGAGCAACAAGGTGGACTACGACGTTCACCACTCCGTCTGGCACTGAGACCTTCTGCATGAACACCATCGAGCACGCGGAGAGGGCGTACCCTCTCTACCCCGGTCAGCGATTCGCCTTGAAAGTACTGGACGGGGTTCCTCTGTCAGATACGGATCGGGTCGAGTTCACCCATCCCCTGACCGGACGCGTGCGGTTGTTCACGGAGAAGGACTTCCTCGTCTACCTCTACGACGAGGGGCGCTCCAACACCCGTGAGGTGAACTCGGAGGAGCAACTCGTTGCCCTCGCAGCGGGTCGCCGGTCGGGCAAGTCCTACCTCGGGGCACGTCTGCTCTACCAGCGTGCGATGGCGGCACTCGCGCAGGCGGAGCGGGACCCCGGCGCGATGACGGTGGCCGGGTTCACGATCGACCGCGCCATGGCTCAGACCATGATGAAAGGGGTCCGCAAGGCGGTCCGTGAGGGCCACGTCACCCCCTCGCAGGAGACGACCTCCTCCATCCAGATCCCGAGCCCCAACCACTGTGTGTGCGGTTGCAAGACCCACAACTCGTCCGTGAGAATCACGGTGCGTTCAGCCGGGTTCAAGGGTCTCTGCGGGGTGCGGCACAGCTTCGTCCTCTTCGACGAGATGGCGTACTACCACGACGATGGTGGTACCGACCTCTACCAGGCTGTGCTTCCTTCGGTGGTGGGGTCAAGCCTTCCCGGCCCCTCGATGGTCGCCCTGTCCAGCGCTGGGGAGAAGCAGGGGCAGTTCTACCGATTCTTCAACGAGAAGCTGGACCGTATCTCCACTTCGGTGCGCCTTTGCACGTGGGAGATGAACCCCACGGTCCCGGGCACGTTCTACCAGGACATCCTCGACCAGGGTGGGCTGCTCCGCTTCATGAACGAGTACGGGTCAGAGTTCCTGCCCGTCTCCAAACGCGCCGTAGCGGCCTGAGGGACCCATGGGCACTGAACGCACCCGACGCGTCCTCGAAGAGTCCTACTTCCACACGGGGAACGGGGGGCTGACTCTTCGTATTGTCGAGGAGGCGATGGTTTGGGACCCTGCTACGCTGATGAACTTGCCGACGCTGGAGCCCGTGTCGAGGTCCTACCGGTTCGAGTACTCGTTCTCCCACATGAGTGCGATGGTCGACGGATCTTTCCCCCTCGGGACGAGTGACATCGCCCGTTGGTTGGGAGAGGCGCTCGCACGGACCGTCCCCTTGCTCGACTACCAAGGAGACCGCTACCACACGTACGATACCCGCGACCCTTCCGTCGAGGGTGGGGAGGAAGCCATGGCTCCCGCCTCTACACCCGTGCAGTACAAGAGTGAGTCGAAGACAGCTCACCGGGTGCTTGCGAGGTACCTGCACGCCTGTGAGGGTGGTTGCACTTGCGGGGGGTCGTGTACGGGTACTTGTGGTGGCCAGTGCAGCGGTTCTTGCGGTGGCCAGTGCAGCGGTTCTTGCGGTAAGGGGGAGGAGCACCCCTTGGAAACCGTGTCGGTCACCGCCATGAGGGTTGCCGACGCCTTCCAGTCGGCTGTGCTCGGGCCCCGTGTGGATCGTGAGCCCACCGCCCTCATGCGGTAGGGTTTCTCGTCCTGAGGGTCGTAGATCTGGTGTATATGCTGTTCATGGTGAAGACGGGTCGGGACGCAAATCTGCCGTACAGCCTTTCCCGCTGGACGGACGTGCCGGCAGCCAAGTGGTTGTGGTTCCAGGCTCAGCTCACGCAGGGGTGGATGACGGCGTTCGCGCAGAACGAGTACCTGCCGGACCGGTGGTCGCTCAAGCCCAAGGACGTGCTCGGCCTGGTCTTCTGGACCAGGGACCCCACGAACCTCGTGCGCGACCGGCAGATGCTTCGCCCCTACGACGTGCGCATCCACATGACTCTCACCGGGTGGGAGGAAGTCGAGAAGGGCGCCCCGACCCTGGACCAGGGAGTAGAGCTTCTCCGGCAGGTCGTCCAAGCCTTCGGTGTGGATCGCGTGCGTTGGCGGTTCAGCCCGATCCCCCTGCTTCCTGATGAGGTCGTGGTCGACCGATTCATGAAGATCGCCACCGCAGCGGCGGGTATGGGCATCCACAGCTCTGTCCTGTCGTTCCTCCAGACCAACGACCGGATGGCGGAGACGCGTGGTACGGAGGCTAAGGTTGCCCTTCTGACGAAGCTCGCCCAAGCGGCAGCCGACGTCGGGGTGGCGGTCGGGCTCTGTAATGAGGACAGGACTCTCGTGGGGGCTACCTCGGTGGCGAATTTGGCGTCGGTCGTGTGTGCACCTCCCGACGACTTCTCGTTGCCTGACCGTCCCCGTGCATCTTCCGAGGGTTGCGGTTGTGTTCTGATGGTGGACCCGTTCACCATCAACGAGAGCTGCGTCTTCGGTTGCTCCTACTGTTACGCCGCAGATCAAGAGCTTTCGGGCAAGAAGCGGAACACGACCCGCTCGCTTCCCGTCCTTCGCTGAATCGACCTCGACTTCCGAGGCGCCGGCCGAGAGCGCATCTCGACATAAGGAACAAGGCAGAAACCTCCCATGAACAACGAAACTCCGAACTCCGCCGATCAAGTCATCCAGTGCCGCGACTGCCCGAACCAGTTCACCTTCACCGCGGGGGAGCAGGCGTTCTTCGCTGAGCGTCAGTTCACGCCCCCGACCCGCTGCAAGCCCTGTCGTCAGCGACGTAAGGCCGAGAAGGAAGCGCGGGATGGGGGTGGCGTCCCCGCTCCGGTCGTCGTGCAGCAGGCGGCGCCCGCCTACGAGGAGTACCGCAAGGGCGGGGGTGGCGGGGGCCGGAAGAAGGGCGGGGGTGGCGGGGGTCGTCGTCGCGACTCGTGGGACGACTGATGGCCCTGCGACCTGAGGAAGCCGGAGTCTCTCTTCACGAGGACTCCGAGGACCTCTCGGACGAGGAGATCGCTTCGGCTGTGGCTATGCCCGCACCCGAAGCGATCGCTGAGTTCCTCGGCAGGGTCACGTGCTCCACGCCGGGGTGTTCGCTACGGGCGACCCCCACTGCCTACGCTCTCCGGAGGCGCAAGCCCTACCTCTACTGGCGTGTACGTCTGGCCTGTGAAGGCGGGCACGACCAGAGGGTGGTTCTACGAGCGGATTGGGTGCAGCCCTTGGGGGTCGGATAGGATAGTCTTCCTTTCCGACCCCTAGAGATCAGAGGCCACCGACATGTCGAACCAGCGCCCGCCGAATGCCCCTCCCTGTCCGCCCCCTACGGCAGGGACTCTGTGTGACGGGGACACCACCGACAACCTGTGGGTGGAGCGAGCCGAAGAGGGTCGGATCGGCATCTGTCTCCTCGACACGCTGACGGAGGCGCAGGTGATCTTCTCCGTCGAACGCAACGATGTCGCGCGAGCCGACCTCTTGCGTGTCACGACGGACCCCCGACTCCGAGAGATCGCAGAGACGACGCCTCGGCTGCCGGTAACGGAACAGGACGACGAGATTCAGAACGACGTGAACCGGAACAACACGGCAGCGTCGATCCCCTTCTACGCGATCTTCAGGGGGCAACCTCCCTTCTCGCAGTAGACCTACCTAGATGAGGATCAAATGAGCATCGGACGGAAGATCGCGCGCAACCAGGCGCGCAAGGCAATGGCCGGCGTGCCGAACCTGGCCGCGCTCGGGGATGCCGTGAAGGCACTCTCGAACCTGGACAAGGTGAAGCAGCTCAACGACCTGCTCGGCCTTGTGCAGGAGATCATGCCTCGGCTCGTCGAGGTACAGCAGGCGTGCGCGGGGCTGATCCAGGAGAAGGCTGACCTCGAACGCAAGGTCCACCGCGATAGCGCTGCGATCCTCGGGGTCATCGCCCACGTGGCGAAGCTCCAGCCGGAAGCCGTGCAGGAACTCTACGAAGAGATCGCAGCCTCGTGGGACGCGGAGAACCCGCTCCCGGATGTGGGGGCGATGGTCGAACCCCCGGCGCCTGCCCTGAGCGCTGGTGAGACCACTACATCGGCGTGAGGCTGGAGGTGTCCCATGGCAAAGTCGAGGGTCTTCAACACGGGGCCGCAGGCTCCGAGGCAACGTCACCCGCAGACCGCCGGGGGGTGGACGGCGCTCATCGATCGGGCGATCGAGAGGGCGGTCGAGAAGGGGGACCGGAGGCTCACTGGCTTGCAGAAAGCGAAGGCCGACGGGAGGTCGGAGGCACATCTGAGGGCCATGGGCATCATTTGCGAAGCCGACCTGCTTCGCGAATTCCCGGAGCCGACGGGGAGCGGCTGATCGAGGCTCTTCTACACGCCTTCGAGGCAGGAGACCCCGCAGCGGCCTACCAGGCGTCCGTAGGTCTTGCTGCCTCGCACCGCGAGCTGGCGTTCGAGGCAGCTCAACTCCGGTATCGGGTGAACTTCGGGACTTCTCAGTGTGAGTCTTGCGAGGGGCTCAAAGCAGGGCCCGGGGTGGTGGCCACGTGCTACCAGATGAAGCAGTGCCACTACGACAACTTCAAGGAGGGTTCGACGGATCCTAGGGTGTCCAGGATCCTGCGTGTTCTCGGGGGGGACTAGAAAACCCTCTTTGGGTACTTGACACCCCCAGTGAGGAAGACTTCATTGGGGTCGTTGCACGAATTTCGGTACTAGACTAGTCTCGGGCCCTTGTAGGGTCACAGATGCAGAACAGAGGAGAGATCAAGATGGATGCAAATACGCTCAAGAAGCTGCGCGCCGACCACGTGAAGGAAGTGCAGCAGGCGGCCAAAGTCGAGGCGGATCTCAAGACCCGCATCGAGAAGCTCGTCCCGCAGTACAACGAGGCCAAGACGGTCTCCAAGACGGCGCAGGATCGTCTGGCCAAGTTCGATGCCGTCTACGGCGTGGACATGGGCATCAAGAAGGGCGAGACCAAGGCGGCGGCTCCCGTGAAGGTGGAGGCCAAGGCGGCGGTCCCGGCGAAGAAGGCGGCCAAGACCCCGGCGAAGAAGGCGGCCAAGGCGGCCCCTGCGAAGGCCAAGGCGGCCCCTGCGAAGACCTTGAACCGCAGGGCGACCGCGGGTCGCAGGGCGGTCGCGGAAGGGCTGCGTCCGACCATCCGGGTCGCGATCGCGACGGTCATGGGCGAGAAGACCATGAACGCGGCCGAGATCGTCCCGCTCCTGGAGCAGAAGGGCTGGCAGGCCGACACGTCGGATCAGAAGACGTACATCGGCTACATGCTCTCGCAGAACAAGGAGACCTTCGAGCGCGTCGAGGGCAAGGGGCGCGGCTTCTACCGCGTGAAGCCCAACGTCGTCGCCGACGTCGCCAAGGCGTACGAGGAGTTCAAGGCCAAGGCGGCCGGCAAGGCGCCTGCGAAGTCGCCGAAGCCGATCAAGGCCAAGGCGGCTCCCGCGAAGAAGGCGGCCAAGACGGCTCCCGCGAAGGCCAAGGCGGCTCCGAAGGCGGCTCCCGCGAAGAAGGCGGCCAAGGCGGCCAAGGCGGCCCCGAAGGCCAAGGCGGCCCCCGCGAAGAAGACGGCCAAGGCGGCCCCCGCGAAGGCGGAGACCGAGACCAAGGCGGCCCCGAAGGCGGAGACCAAGGCGAACGGCAGCGCCTCGGTGGACGAGATCCTCGCGGGCGTGGGTATCGGCGGCGACAAGCCGGCCGTCACCGGCACGCAGAGCTGATCAGTCTCTCCTCGGGACCACCTTCCGGTGTCCTATGGAAGACATGAACGAGACCTCGCTGATGATGGCGGCGCGGCAGCTCCTCAAGAGCCGTCTGCGCCGCCACACCTTCGCCGCTAAGCTCACGGAGGGCGGAGCGAACGAGCGAGTCTGGTGGAGCATGTTGACGTTGGAGGAGGCCATCCAGAGCGAGGCACAAGCCTCTTGGGTGGCTGAATGCGAGGCCAACAAGCCGGACGACGACACTCTCGTACGTGTGGTCGGGGAAGCCCTGTATGCAGCATGTAGCGGAGTGGTCGAGAGCCTCGGTGAGCGCATCGAGGCTGAGCAGCTCCAGCAGCTCGTCTCGGACTTCATCCTCTCGTTCCGGGCATCCACCCTCTTGGGCCCGCAGGCTCTCCCATGCTGAAAGCGGGGGAACTCATCGACTTCGAGGGTCGGCGCGGGGTTGTCCGCCACGTCGATCGTCGAACGGGGGTGGCCTCCGTAGAGACGGTACAGGGCTACGTCGAGATCAGGTCGAATTCGGATCGCAACCCCGACCTGTGCGCTATCGTCGCGGACCTCCCCGCAGACTGGCCCATCTTGCACTTGACCTCAAAGATCAAGCACGGGGCCTTCGTCACGCTTCTCCGCGAGGGGGAGCCACTTCGCCCCCTGTACGACTTCGTTCCGACGACGATCGGGGGGCGGACCTCGGCGGTATTCGTCAACCCCGACCTCAGGCTCTCCGTCGGTGAAGTGCTCGCGGGCCAGTTCGCGCGAGGTCTTGTACGAGTCGATGTACGTCGTCCCCTGGTGACCGTGGGTGAGATCACGAAGAGGGCGGAGGAAGCGCGGCAACGCCCCGCTCCGATCACAGACCCCTACGAGCAGATCGACCGGATACTGGAGGATGAAGGCGATGCAGAAGAAGACGACGACTAGACACCGGGGGGCCTCGTGATCCGCCGTCGCCTACCCCTGCTCGTCGAACGCGCTCTTGCCGAGGTGAGAGAGGCACAGGGGCGTATCGGGTCGGAGTTCGAGCAGACACTTTTCGGTATGACGATGGAGGAGGAGTCAGGCCCCCCTCTGTCGTGTCGTAAGGGGTGTCACAACTGCTGTCTGCACCCGGTGGCCGTGAGTGTAATGGAGGGTCTCCTCCTCTATCGTCACCTGGTCTCACGCGGGATGTGGACCCCGAAGCTACGCGCGGCGTGTCAGGCAGCCGCACAGAAGTCTGCCGGGCTGAGCTTCGAGGTGTGGATGCTCGCAGCACTTCCTTGTGTACTCCTGACTCCGACGGGTCTGTGCAGTGCGTACGACGTTCGCCCGGTGTCGTGTCGGACGGTCTTCTCGATCGGTGATGCAGAAAAGTGTCATCCGCACCACATCGCATCGAGTACGGACATCCTCCCTCGTCAAGAACCTCTCCGGGACTTCGAGGCCGCGGAGACGGAGGTGCTTCGTCGTCTTGGGGTGCACCGGTTGCTGACACCTCTTCCCTACGCCCTTCTCCTCGCGGAAAAGGTGGAGGAGGGGGAAGTCGAAGTTGGTGACGTCGACAAGACCATTGCAAAGGGGTACGGAGGGGAGATCTAGATGTCCCTCCTCAAGTGCAGCGTGTGTGGTCGTGACAAGCCTCGTCAAGAGTGCGAGGTCATCGTGCTCAACGAGGCCGAGCGGGAAGCCGTTCGAAAGCTCGGGCAGACCCCACGTGACGAGTACATCTACTGCAAGCCGTGCTGGCGTATCCTCGGAGACAGAGAAGCAGGGGCGAGGCTGATGCGGGGGTTCGCCGTGGCGAACTTCCGGGCCCAAGGCCACCGAGACCCGGAGGCCGCTGCCGACCAGGTGTACAGGCTCTTCATCGAGAAGAGCGGGAAACGACTCTCCTAGGGAACGAGGGCTCGATGGCCGACCACATGGACTCATTGCTGCGTGAACTTGAACGCCTCCGTCAAGCCAAGGGGGAGGACGCGTTCATGGCGGCTTCACGCAACTATGCGCGCGAGTTCATCCGGCAAGGGCCCGGAGGGGTGCAACTCGCACGGAAGATCTTCACGTCCTTCCTCGGGGAAGAGGTTCTGAGCGAGATCGAAGCCGAGGTCGCAGCAGCGAAGCCGGAACCGGAACCCACCCCGGTGGAGGCCCCGGCACAGCCGGCTCCGGACCCGAACCAGATGATGGTCGAGGCCCTTCGGATGTCGATGCCAGGGCTCAAGACGCAGGCGCAGTTCACGGCGTTCATGGCGACGTTCGACGCGTTGCGCGCCCTCGCCAACTCGATCTTCGAGGGGAACAAGGAAGCTGCCACGCAGGCTCAGGCTGCCCTCAACCAGGGGATCGAAGCTCTCCGGCTCGCCACGGACATCACCCGCCGTCTGGAGGAGGTCCCGGAGGCTGCTTCGGGGAAGGGGGCGGAGGAGTTCAAGAAGCCCCCGGCGCAGTTCGGGGAGTACGACGTGCAGCGGCGCCTTCTGATGGAGCTGGAGACGGTGGACGGCTTGGATACGCTCGCTCTGTGGTACCAGCAGAGCAAGAAGGACATCGACAGCGTGGTGAGCCAGACACTCCGCAACACACTGGTCGACGCCATCCGGGCGAAGAAGCTTGCCCTTGAGGCTCGGTAGTGACCTGCCGGTACATCGTCGCACAGTTCGGCGACCTGAACCGCGGGGAGGTCATGAACGTCGCCGTTCTCACGTGGGACTTGCCCCCTGGGTCGAACGCTAGCCCTGACCTGAAGCCCGCTTCGGACGCACCTGTCTACCTCCACCTGTTGAAGGACTGGTCGAGGGTTTTCCGTGCGTTCCCGAAGTGGGGTGGGGAAGCCATCAAAGAGATCGTGTCGGAGCGGCTTCGGGCGATCCGGACCTTCGGTGAGTACGAGGCCGCGATCGAGGGTACCGGCCCGTACACGCCCTTCCATTTCACGGGACCTCGTGCTTCCACGGAGACCGCAGCCGAGTGCGCTGTGGATGTCGCCAAGTTCTTCCTCGTCGAGCCCGAGCCGTGAAAGCTCTGAAGGTCCTCTGTTGTGGTTCTCGCACGTTCACCTTCCGCTCCGTCGTGAAGGGGCGTCTATCGGAGCTGCCCGAGGGGTCCATCATCATCCATGGGGATGCGCGTGGTGCGGACACCATGGCGGACTTCGCAGCCCGGGAGCTAGGGTTCACCGTACGTTCCTACCCGGCAGATTGGGAGGGGGAGGGGCGTGGTGCGGGCCCGCGTCGAAACGCGCGGATGCTCGAAAAGGAGCATCCTGGCCCGGACGGCCTTCCCTTCGATCTGTGTCTCGCGTTCACCGATGACATCGTGAACAGCAAGGGGACACGGGATATGGTGAAGCGCTGCTTGGCTGCGGGGGTCCCCGTCGAGATCATCGACTCGAAGGGTCAGCGTCGTACGGTCGAGTCGGTGTAGACCTAGGGTGGAGGTTCCACCATGGGCATGACCGCACAAAATGAGCCGTTGAAGATGACGACCGCCGAGCACCTGGAGGCGCGTCAGGTAGACATCCACAAGAACCTGCAAGACGCGTGGGCGGAAGTCATGCAGGAGGCCGAGAAGGTCTCGGAGAAGCCCGTGTCGTGGTGCTTGAAGCTGGAGGTCGTGCTTCCGAACGGCGCCACCCTCACCTCGAAGTCGGAGACCAAGTTCGAGGAGCCCTCGCCGAAGGCCGTCGCGATCGAAGCCAGCGTCGGCGGGACGTCTTCTACGACGACCTGATCTAGAAGGGCCGAACATGGGTGTGCCTGGTGTACGGGCGCACCCATGTTCGATCTCGAAAAGCTCAAGGCCGTCACGAAGATCGTGGTTCACGACAATTGCGCGGACGGGACGGCCAGCGCCATCCTCGCGCACGAGGCTCTTCCGTGGGCGACGGTGGAGTTCGTCCAGTACTCGACGGACGCTCACAAGCTCATGAAGGCGGAGGCCGGCATCCTGTTCGCCGACTTCTCACCGCACCCTGATCGGGCAAGGTACTTCGTAGAAGCCGGCTCGATCGTTCTCGATCACCACAAGACCGCGAAAGCCCTGGTCGAGTCCTTCGGGGAGAACGGTCGCTTCGGCGACGAGAAGACGCAGCCCGGTGTCTGCGGGGCAAGTCTCGTCTACGAGCACATCTGCAAGCCCATGGGGAAGCAGAGTGCTTTCGCCGAGCGGTTCGCGATGCTCGCAGGCGTCTTCGACACGTGGCAGCGCCAGAGCCCCGAGTGGGAGGCTGCGCGCGTGCAGCAGGCCATCCTCACCTTCCCGACGCAGAGCTTCTGGCTCCAGCTCCCGTTCTCCGAGATCGCGGCTTCGTGGGACACCCGGTTCAAGTGGGTGGGCGAGGCCAAGATCGCGAGCCAGGACAAGAGGACCTCGAAGTCCATCGCGGAGGCGCATCGCTTCACGACGACGACGAACGGTACGAGGGTCGTCCTCTTCGAGGGGTTGTCCCACTCGTCCTTCGCCGCAGAGACCCTGGACCAAGAGGCCGACCTCGTGGTCGGGTTCTCCTATCGCGTGGAGGACGGGAAGCGGATTCTGGTCTTCTCCACGCGATCACACACGAACTTCGACTGCTCTTCGTTCGCACGGTCCCACGGTGGCGGAGGCCACACGAAGGCCGCCGGGTTCTCTCTCCGTCTCTCCGAGGGTGACCCCAACCCCTACTCGATGTTCGAGCACCTGCTCTTCGCGTACGAGGCTGGACGTGAGCACGTCGGAACCCCCGAGTAGGGTTCTCCAGGGGTACCTCGTTCGTCAGCCAGGAGAGGCGGACAGGACGTTCGACGACCCCGAGAAGATGCTCCGCTACTTCCTCAGCACGAAGGGCAAAGCCCGGGTCTTCTCTCCGGACGGTGCCGTTCTCGTCACCCGGGGGTTTCTACCCCCGGAGGCGTGACGTTGTTCAGTCACGGTTCGAGCCGCCTGCGAAGATCGAGAGCAGGTGCACGAAGATGTTCAGAACGTCGAGATACAGATTGAGGGCGTCACCGACCGGATCATCGCGGTCCGACGACCGCAAGACCTTGCTCGTGTCCAGGATGATGAACCCGCAGAAGAGCAGGACGGCCATCGACGACACAGCGAGGCTGTACACGCTGGACCCGAGGAGCATCCCGATGATCAGGGCGACGAGGAGCACCCACAATCCGGCCACGAGCCCGGCACGAAGATACGAGAAGTCCCTCTTCGTCACCATCGTGTAGGACGTGAGCCCGACGAACGCGGCCGACGTGAGCATGAACGCGTCACGTACGGGGTGGGAGGTCAGGGAGGTCCCCGCGGCCGCCTTTGCCTGCGCGAAGACGATGAGCGGGGCGACGAACGCGCCTGCGAACAGCGTGAGCATGAAGAAGGCGACGGCGTTCATGCCCTCAGCCTTCCGTACGGCCATCGTGAGGAAGGTCATGGCGATGAGGAGGAACCCCGAGAGGATGGGGTGCGCACTCATCATCGCGACGACGGGGGCGACGAGAACGTCGTGTCTGTCGATGGTCGTGTGGACCGGCGACCCCACATTGAGCGCGGCGTACCCGCCGAGACCCGACAGCGCGATGCCGGCGAGGAGCCAGGCGTAGACCCGGCGAAGGTAGAGGATCGGCGTTGCGCTCTGGCGAGTAGTAGTTGCGTACATGCGGGTCCTCCGAGGTTCGACGCCAAGCTAGACACGGCTCAGTCGGTCGTCGAGTCCGCACCTCAAGCGTCTGAATTACCTAGTCTTTCCCACAGTGACATGCGGGGCTCGTTGTCGTCGGAGGCCAACGTCGAGAGATTCTTCACGCGGCACTGACACTCAAGTCCATCGGGGCCCGTGATGATCACCCGGTGGAACTCGGTGGTCAGCATCTCTATGGACACGAACCCGTCCCAGGGCATCATCGGGCCGTCTTGGGGAGGGGGTTCAACCTCGAACCGCATGGTCGTGCATTCGTAGGTCAGCAGCTCATCTCGGTTTCCGGGAGCAGGCACGACGTGGTGCGCCCAAGTTGACTTGCCCTTGCCGGAAGACCAGAGGGTGGGCGTCAGGAGCCCGTCGACAACTCCGTCACCGGTCTCTCGGACCCATGCAGGGCTCTCGTCGATCGAGAGGACGCGAACGACGACGAGGGTGGGTTCCACGTCGTAGAGGATCGTTGGGATCCTTCTCGTCAGGTCGATCAGCATCGTGGTCTCTTGATGATCCCACGGCATAGGAAGAATGCAGCATTCGCACTTCTTTCGATGCGCTTCCGTGGGACGTGCAGAGCCCGCACGATGGTGTACACTCGGTGTGGGCACACCACCTCTGTGGGACGTAGCATCCGCACACCGACCCTCTACTTCCGGTCGCGACGTCGCGGCGTTCTGACGTTTGAGGCAGAGCTTACGGTCGACCCTCGCGTGATCAACGCCCACTTCTCGATCAGCACGGCCCCCACGTCGACGACGTTGCCATCCCGAAGCAGGTAGGCGGCGAAAGCAGATCGCGTACCAACGGGCAGGTCGGAGGAAGGGACGGGGAGAGCGCGGAGGAGCACGTGATCGGTGTCCTTGACCCGGCTGCCGTTCGGCAGCTCGGCTCCGGTCATGCAGAGCCATTCGGCGATTTTGCGGCTCGCCCCAACGGCATCTTCCGCCTTCTCAATTTCCCGCAGCCGGCCGCTCTCTTCGCGTTCGAGGATCACGTACATCGCGCCGAAGTCTAACACGTGGTGTACGGGCGTCCCCCGTGGAAGTCGAAGACGACATCGAATCCTGGTGGCCGCTCGTACGAGGCCCCGAACCTCCTCTCTCCGAGCACGGGGATGAGAGGGGTCCACAGGTCGTGCCCCAACTGCTGGCGACACTCTTCTCGGTGGGACCCACGGGTGTGTGGTGGGTGTCCCTGTCGGACGGGCTGTGCGAGGCCACGCCCAGGGTTAGCTCCACTGTGACCGTAGAGGGTTCAACCCTGGTCTTCGCTCCAACGTCCTTCCCGATGCACCACACGGGCAAGATCGAAAAAGCGCTGATCTGGACAGCACAGGAAGGCGGAAACCTCGTATACGAGTCCCGCCTGATGGTGACCAAGCATGTCCTTCCCGGGGACACCGTGAATCTCCGGATGACAGTCAACCTCACGTGATGGGAACCGTACGATGAGCGAGTTTGAAGAGCTGATGAAGGCAGTTGAGGGGGACCGCGTACGCGAGCTGGAGGAGCGGCTCGCGAAGGCCCGTCACACCTACCACAACGGTCAGCCGATCATGACCGACGACGTGTACGATGCCCTCCAGGATGAGCTGGCGGAACTGAAGGCCCGAAGCCCCGAGGTCATCTCCGTCGGCGCCAAGGTCCCCGAGGACTCAGGTTGGACTAAGGCCCTGCACGGACTGCCCATGGGGTCTCTGCACAAGGTCAAGACGATGGAGGAGATGACCTCCTGGATCGTCAGCCGCACGCCGAACGACCTGGATGGGACGCCGCAGTTCGATGAGCTGCTCGTGACCGAGAAGCTCGACGGGATCTCGATCCACGTCAAGTACAAGCGGGGGAGACTCGTCCAGGCGATCACTCGTGGGGATGGGGTCACAGGGGAGGACATCACCCGCAACGTCGCCAAGATGGAAGGCGTTCCGACGAACATCCCGGAACGCTTCACGGGCTCACTGCGAGGCGAGATCGTCCTCCACAAGAGCCGTCTCTCGACGTACTTCCCCGACAATGCGAACACCCGGAACACGGCAGGGGGCGTCTCCCACCGTCATGACGGCGTGGGGTGCGAGCACCTGACCGTCTACTTCTACCAGGTGCTCGACGGCAAAGAGTTCACGACGGAGATGGAGCAGTTCGAGTGGCTCTCCTCTCTCGGCTTCTTCGTGCCCAACTGGTACGTCACGGCGATGGTGCCCGGGATTCGGACGCCGCAGGACATCTGGGTCGAGTACCAGCAGTCAAAGCGAGCGACCCTCGACTACGACATCGACGGGCTCGTCGTTCGCATCAACCAGCTCGCACGCCAGATCTCCCTTGGAGAGACGGACAACTGCCCGAACGGCGCCGTCGCGTTCAAGTTCAAGAGCCCTGCCCGCGAGACGCGTGCGACGGGGTGCCTCAAGCAGACGGGCCCCTCTGGCCGCATCACCCCCGTCGCAGTGTTCGACCCCGTGCACCTGCTCGGGGCCGAAGTGACGCAGGCGAGCCTCTATAACTGGAAGTACATCCGCGAGATCGGGTTCGACGTGGGGGCCATGATCCTCGTGACCCGCTCAAACGATGTGATTCCCCGTGTGGTGTCCGTGTCCAAGGGGACGGGGACGACGTACCCCGAGCCGACGCACTGCGAGTCGTGCGGCGGGGCCGTGGTCGTCGAGGGGGAGTACTACGTCTGCCCTCACATCGGGAGCTGCCCCGCACAGTCGGCAGGCCGGATCAAGCGCTACGTGCAGGCCCTCGACATCAAGGAGTGGGGTGAAACCCTGGTCGAGCGTCTTCTCTCGTCGGGCCTCGTGAAGGGGATCCCGGACCTCTACCGCCTGACGGCCGACCAGATCGCCAGCATCGAGCGCATGGGCAAGAGGAGCGCGGCCGCCGTCCTCAAGTCCCTGTGGGCGCGCAACCCCATTCCGATCGAGCAACTGCTCGGGGCTCTATCCATCCCCCTCTGCGCTGCCTCGACCATCGAGATGGTCACCTCCACGGGTATCGACACGTTCGATGCCCTGCTCGCCGCGTCCAAAGAGCAACTCCAGGCAGTCCCGGGTCTTGGGCCCGTAAAGGCCGAGGCCCTCCACAAGTGGCTCCGAGAAAGCTCCGGAATCGTCGTCGAGCTTCTCGGGGCCGGCGTGCAGATCAAGCAGAAGGTGAAAGGCACCCTGAGCGGGATGACGTTCTGCTTCACGGGATCGTCGAAGCGTCCCCGCCCGGAGCTGCAAGAGATCGTCGTCGCGTGCGGGGGCGTCGTGAAGTCCTCCGTCGTGAAGAACCTCAGCTATCTCGTGATGGCTGACGCGAACTCCACGACGACGAAAGCTCAGGCTGCCCGCAAGAACGGGACGAAGACCATCTCGGAGGAAGACTTCCTTCGGATGGCGGGTATCGATCCGGATGCTGACCCCGGCACCGGTTCGGAGACCCCCGCCGAGGAGGTAGATCCCGACCTCGACGCACTCACGGACATCTCGATTGTGGATGAGGTCTGACCTATGGCTACGATTCGCGCTCGCGTACACAGTGTGGTGCACGCGAGCAAGGACTTCTACATCCTGTCCCTACAGGTTGCGTCAGCGAACCCTCCTGTGTCCGAAGTGCTCTGCAAGGCACGAGGCCACCTGAGCGGGCTCCTTGGGGTCTCCGGGGGCATCACTCTCCAGCTCAATGGGGAGTGGGTCATGCACCCGAAGTACGGGAGGCAGTTCGCAATCCACTGTTGGGCGCCGTGGGCTCCCGACGGGGAAAGCGCTCTGCGCTTCCTTCACGAGTGTGTGGACGGCTTCCTCGACTACAACCTGACGCGGACGATCTGCGATCACTTCGAGGAGGGGACGTTCGCAGCTCTGGCCGAAAACCCTAAGGCCGTTCTGGCGTTGGCCGAACCAGACCACCTCGCGATGCCGGGGCAGATCAAGCACAGCTCGATGAGCCGTGCACTGGTCGCGTGGGACCGGCTCCGGACGACGTACGAGCTGTTGGGTGTCCTCCAGGACCAGGGGCTCACCGCGCAGGTGATCAAGGACGTGTTCGTGCGGTTTGGGCATGATGCGAAGGACATCGTGTCCAAGAACCCATACCGGCTCCTGGAGATCCGTGGGTTCTCCATGCAGCAAGCTGATCGTATCGCTGCGCGCATGGGTCTCGACCTTGAAGACCCTCGCCGTACGCAGGGGGCGGTTCTCGCCACCTTGCGTGCCGCCACTACGGAAGGTCACGTATTCGTGAAGCAGGGGGACTTCCCCATGCTGTTCCCGGATGTGGCTCGGGATGCCCGGGTGTCGGCGTTCCCCACGAGACCCTCACGGGTCAACACGGCCGTCGAAGGCTTGGCGGCGGAGGGCGCTGTTGTGGTGGATGGGGAAGCCGTCTACCTCCCCGAGTACTTCCGCTACGAACGAGAAGCGGCCACCATGCTGGCCGAGTTCCTGACCCCCGTGCAGCTCGAAGTCGAACCCCTCGCGTTCCTCGATGAGTACGAGAGGTCTCACCGCATCGACCTGTCGAACGCGCAGAAAGAGGCCGTAGAGAAGCTGCTGACGAGCCGGGTGTTGGTCCTCACGGGGCTCCCGGGCACGGGCAAGACCACGGTGGTGAAGACCTTCGTGAACCTCTTTCAGGCTGCGGGGCTGAGCTTTCGGCAGATGGCCCCGACGGGCATCGCAGCCAAGAGGATGGCCAGCGTCACGGGCAAAGAGTCTGCGACCATCCACCGCACCTTCGGGTACGACGGGGAGACGTGGGCCTTCAACCGGGCGAACAAGTACACGATCGACGCCGTGATCATCGACGAGATGTCGATGGTCGACATCGAGCTGTTCTTCCGCATCCTCGACGCTCTACACCCCTCGACGATCCTCGTGTTCGTGGGGGACGACGCGCAGCTCCCATCGGTTGGGCCCGGTAACGTGCTGCGTGAGCTTCTCGCGTGTCCGGCGATCCCGAACGTCCGACTGACGCAGATCTTCCGTCAATCCGCCAAGGGCGGCATCGTCACGAACTCCCACCGGATCAACGGAGGAGAGAGCCTCGACCTCGACGAGAAGGATCCTACAAGCGAGTTCCGCTTCATCCCCCTGGAGAACGAGGAGAAGGCAGCCCACCTGATCGTCGAGATGGCGGCGAAGCTCAAGGCCCGTGACGCCAACTTCCAAGTGCTCTCGCCCAAGTATGAGGGGTCGGTCGGAGTGGACGCCCTCAACACGCAGATGCGGGACAAGCTGAACCCTGCCGTGGGTCAGCCGGAGTGGGCGGCGGGCGACTTCTCTCTTCGAGAGGGCGATCGTGTGATGGTGGTCAAGAACGACTACCAGCTCGGGATCTACAACGGGGACATGGCGAAGGTGAACTCATTCTCCCGTGAAGACGTGGTGATCAAGATCCACGGGATCGGGCCGATGGATGTGGACACCTACGTCCGTGTCCCGAAGAGCGAGGCGCCCTACAAGCTGTGCCTCGCCTACGCCGTCACGGTGCACAAGAGCCAGGGGTCGGAGTGGGAAACGGTCATCCTCCCCATCGCCCGTACGCAGCGTCGCATGCTCCAGCGGAACCTCCTCTACACGGCCGTGACCCGGGCCAAGAAGAAGCTCTGGCTGATCGGGCACGCCGATGCGGTGGGTCGTGCCATCGCGAATGACATGGTGGTGCAGAGAAATACGATGCTTGCGCGTGCCATCGCTGAGGCACAGGCGGCGGTCGTGGCGGCTGCGGGCGGTGTACGTTGTCAAGTTGACAATGAGCGCACCTCCGACACAGGAGTCCCTGCAAACGCAGGCTGAGGGAGACGACTTCACCGGCCTGACGGCAGAGCAACGTGCACGCCTCGACAAGATCCGATCGGAGATCTGCAACGAGAAGCTGATGGTGTCCTTCTCCATCGAGGGGAGGGACCTGAACGGGGTCCGGAAGAGTGCGTTTTACAGCCTCACCGCCTCACGTCAGCACGATCAGGGTGCAGAGTCCGCCGGTTGGGATGTGAGCGAGGCGAAGGTCGTGCACGCCCTGCTTTCACAGCAGGTGGTCGCTGCGGTGTACGGGGATGCCGCTCGGCGAGGCATTCTTCTGCCCCACTCGGCGGAAGAAGAGGTTCGACGGGTCCTAGGAGCGTACGACAAGCAGATCGCTCGTCTCCTCGGCAACGGGGGCGGAGGCAAACGATGACACCGGAGCGCGCTGCGAAGATCTACGACGAGCTGAACCAGTTCCAGATGACCCTGGCAAGGGACCCCGTTTCTCTCGGGCCCAAGTACCTCCAGGATTGCATCGCCACGCTCCGCAACTGGACCAACAGGGTCTCCTTGATCCTCATGGAGATCCACCAGGAGCGCTCGCAGCTCACAAGCGAGTTGAACGCCCTTGAGGGTGCCTACGAGATCGACTGCTCAGAGCTGCTGGCGGGAGATGAGCGCGTCACCTCACGTGCGAATATCAAGGACCGCGAGGCTGCGATCAAGACGATCCTGCGTGAGCAGCTCCGCGAGATCCACACGAAGAAGCGAGAGATCGCAGACCTCACGCACGTCGAGAAGGCCATCCGTCACAGGCATCGAGAGATCCGAGACACCATCACCGAGGTCCGTGAGCAGCGTGCTCTCATTCGTGCCGAGATCGACACGGGTGCCATGTACGGTGACGAGCGGCCCTCGAAGGGAAGCTCATCCTACGTCGAGCCCATCCTGCCTGACGAAGACATCGACGAAGAGGAGCTGCGGGAGATCCTCGACACCTCGGGGATGAACGGTGACGACAAGGCGACCCCGGAAGTGACCCCGGAAGTGACCCCGGAAGTGACCCCGGAAGTGACCCCGGAAGTGACCCCGGAAGTGACCCCGGAAGTGGTGCCCACGCCGAAGGCGCCCGAGACACCCTCTGATGAGATCGTGCGGATGGCTCTCGAAGGCTCTCTGACGGTCCCCGCAAGTACGGGCCCTTCACCGGCCACGGCTCCGACTTCCGGGCCCTCAGAAGCGCCCGTGGAGGCACCCAAGCCCAAGTCCGGGCCCACGCCGCCCCCTCCGAGCGTCGAAGATATCCTGGCGAGCCTGGACGCTACAACGTCGACCCCGGGCGCATCAGTCTCGAAAGAGGCTCTCCCGGACGAAGACCGGATTCAAAGTCTCCTCCAGCCGGCCGTGATGGATGACGAAACCAAGGCGTTTCTCGCTGGAAAGCCCACGCCGCCGCCTGTTGACGTGTCTGACGAGGATCTTTCGTTCCTCCTCTCGTGATAGGCGGTGCGACCTCGCATCGTCTGGTGTACCGGCGCGCCTGTTCGGGGGGACCCTCCCTCTGGATAGGCACTCACGAACACCAACCTGACTGCCCCGGCTACCCGCCTACAAGGCACCGTTTGCACGGGACGGTCCGCAAGAGGAGACGACCATGAGCACTCCGTTCGACTACGACGATTTCGCGGGCGACATCGATCTCGAAACCCACACGACGACCAATGACCGCGATGCCTGGTACAAGGGCATCAAGGGGAAGATCGAGCGCGCCTCGCCGGTCTACTTCCACCGCGTCGACGTGAACGCGGTCCTCGCGGCGAAGCGTGACAACCCGCGCCTCTCCCGCGACGAGCAGATGGCCATCGGCGCGAAGGCGCTCAAGGCTCGCGCTGACCAGCTCGGCAAGAGCGTCGACGACCTGACCGACATCGACAAGCTCGATCGCGGCACGGCGAAGTTCAAGAAGATCCGGGCCCACTTCCAGGAGGGTCTCGGCTTCGTGACCTCACGCCTGGGTCTGGAGGGGTCGGACGCAGACAAGGTGTGGCGTCAGCTCCCCGAGCCGCGCGTCTACTACGTCACGCTGATGGTCTTCTACCTCACGGACAACAAGGGGCAGATCATCCGCGACAAGGAAGCGTTCCAGGCGGGCCTCCAGGTCAGACCGTGGCGCCTCTCGGAGCCGTCGTACCAGGAGTTCGAGAAGACCAAGAACACCCTGATGACGAACAACATCCCCGTCGCAGGGCAGGACTTCCTCCTCGACTGCAAAGACCCGACGTACCAGAAGTTCACGGTCACGGCGGCGGGCAAGGCGATCTGGGCATCGAAGGAAGACTTCGCGCAGCTCGTCCTCAGCAAGGCTCTCCCGTTCTACGACAAGCTCTCGCCGTTCCGCGACATGACGACGGAGCAGCTCCGTCAGAAGCTCGGCGGCGGTTCGAGCACGTCCTCCTCCTCCTCCTCCTCGGCCGGCGCTCTCACGAGCGGCGGCGGTGGGTCGGCTCCGGCGCTCGATGCGGGTGGTGGTGATGCCACCAACTTCGACGACATCCTGAGCAACGTCTGAGTGGGCACGGGGGCGAGTAGTCGCCCCCCGTCCACGTGCCCATGATCTCGCTCGGACTCGACCCTTCTCTGACCGGCTTCGGCTGGTGTGTCCACAACTCAGAAGCCGTAGGGCCTGCTCGGGTTGTAGCGAGGGGGCGGTTTGTGACGTCGGCGAAGTCCATCTTCGTCACTCGCTACCGCGCCCTCAGGGCAGACATAGAGCGTCTGATCGACAAGTTCCCGTCGATCCAGGCGATTGGGGTCGAGTCCCCTCCATTCGGTGAACAGTTCAGCGAAGGGCTATACGGGCTCTTCCTGTACGTCAACGAGGCGATCTACACGCGTCGCAAGGACGTCGTGTACTTCGATCCTGGCAGCGTGAAGATGCTGACCAAGGGAGATCCGAGCGTCCGCAAGGGCAAGATGTTCAAGCAAGACATGGTGGACGCCGCCAAGGCGGACACCGGTGTCACAGGCCGCTTCAACCACAATGAAGCGGACGCCTACCACATCGCACGGTTCGCAGCCCGATTCTTCGACTTCATAGACGAGAGAGTCGGTGTGGAGGAGCTGACACCCGCGGAGAAGAGGGCTTTCGCTCTCGTGCACACCTTCACCAAAGGTAAGCGCGCGGGCGAGACCCTCTACCAAGGGGCGGCCTTCAAGGAGGGTAAGCGGTTCTACCGTTTCTCCCGCCTCGGACCGGACTCGGACGATCAACTCGAACGCGTACTGGAGATCCCCCGTCATGGTAGACCCGAAGAAGGACACGAAGGCTGACACGAAGGCTGCCCCCAAGGCACAAGCCGCCGCCAAGGCGAGCACCGTCACGAAGAAGGCGCCGGGCAAGATGTCGGTCATGGACCTCACCAAGGCCATGATCTTCAAGAAGACGGGCCAGAAGCCGATCGCGGGTGGCGTCTCGACGATGGCCGCGACCTCGACGGGTTCGGTGATCGTCGACTACCTGATCGGCGGGACGCCCGCGAAGGATGGCAAGGGCCCGGTCTGCCCCGGCTTCCCTCGTCGTCGTCTCACCGAGGTGTTCGGTGGTGAGTCGTCGGGCAAGACGACCCTCACCCTCGCATCGGCCGCCAAGTGCCAGCGTGAGGGCGGGAACGTGATGTTCCTCGACTTCGAGCACGCGCTCCACAAGGGGTACGCCGAGAGCATCGGCGTCAAGTTCGACGACTCGTTCGGCTGGTGGCAGCCGGACACGATGGAGGAGGGGTTCCAGATGATGCTCGCGGGCATCATGGCGGGGATCGATCTCATCATCGTCGACTCGGTGGCCGCGATGGTCCCGGCAGCCGAGCTGGAGAAGGACATCGGAGACGCGGCGAAGGTCGGCGGGGTCGCTAAGCCGATGAGCGAGCTTCTCCCGAAGTTCATGCTCTGGCTGACGAAGTACCCACAGGACAAAGAGTCGGGCAAACCCCTCCCGGGCGCGAAGGGTTCGGCCCTCGTGTTCATCAACCAGACGCGCTCGCTGATCCAGACGAGTGGCGGTGGTGGCGGTGGTGCTCCGGACAACACGAACACGACGGGCGGCAAGGCGCTCAAGTTCTTCGCCTATGTGCGCCTCCAGCTCACGCGCATCGGGTCGGAGTTCATCCAGCGCAAGGACCCGCTCACCGGCAAGGACAAGCGCTACCCCTACGGCAACCAGACGAAGGTGAAGTGCGTCAAGTCGAAGTGCGACGCGAAGCAGGGCCACGAGGTGGAGATCTTCATCCGCTACGGCGATGGGATCGACAACTACTACTCCGTGATCCAGACGGCGTGCGCGCAGAACATCATGAAGAAGGACGGGGCCTGGCTCACCTACAACGGCCTGCGCCTCCAGGGTCGCGACAAGTGGCGCGACCATCTCAAGAACGACCCCAAGCTCTTCGCGGAGCTTACCTCAAGGGTTACGTCCGCAGTACTCGCGACGGCGGACACGATCCCCGACGAGGAGCTGTCCGAGGAAGATCGTCTGATGGCCGAGTACAACGCGGCCACCGCCACTGGGGATGACGACGAGGACGAGAAGGATCTCGCTGCCGAGGCTGCTGAGATCCTCGTGAGCGAGACGGGTGGTGTAGAGAACCCTGCGTCCTGATCGACGTAAGGAGAGGGTGGGGGCCGTTCGTGCACCCACCCTCTCCGGAGGGTCTCCCACATGATCGACATCGAGATCCGGGGGTTTCAGAGCATCGAGCACGTGAAGGTGCGTGTCGAAGGCTTCACCGCGCTCTCCGGGCGGTCCAACATCGGCAAGAGTTCCATCGTTCGAGCCGTGAAGGCGGCTCTGTCCGGGGCTTCGGGCGCGTCGTTCGTTCGGCATGGGGTCTCTTGTGCTCGGCGCTTGAAGGGGGCGAAGACCTGCCGGTGCCAGGCATCCGTGCACATCAAGAAGGAAGGGTTCGACCTCCTGTGGGAGAAGGGTGACGCGATCAACCGCTACGTCTTCAACGGCGTGGAGCTGACGGTCCCTGGCCGAGGCTTCCCGGAGTTCCTCAAGGGATCCGGGTTCGAGCCCGTGCGCATCGGTGACGACTCGCGCCTCATCCAGGTGAGCGACCAGCTCAAGCCCATCTTCCTCCTCGACGAGTCCGGGGCCACGGTTGCGAACGTTCTCTCGGACGTTGCCCGCCTCGACGCGATCAACGTCGCGGTCAAGATGGTCGAGAAGGACAGACGTGAGGCGAACTCGCTGCGGAAGGTACGCGAGAAGGACCTCGCAGAGCTGAACGCGCAGCTCGATCAGTATGGCGGCCTCGACCCGGCACTTGACCGTGCGGCGAAGGTGGAGGCACGGCTCGGTAAGCTCCAAGCCATGGAGGTTGAGGGGGCCCGTGTGTACGGGTTCATCGTTTCCCTTGAGGCCGCCAAAGAGCGCGTCGATTCTCTTTCGGGTGTGGATGCTGTCCGGGCCCCTGTGGTCGCCTCCTTGGTGGCACGCGGAGACGAGTACCGCAAGACGGTGGAGTACACGGACAAGTGGCTGACGCTCATGCCGCCGTACAAGGCGCTGCAAGGCGTGGAGAAGGTCGAAGCCCCCTCGCCCGCGAACCTCGTACGGAAGGCTGCGGAGTACCAGCAGCTCGTGAGCATGCAGATTCGCGAGGCCGAGTGTCAGGCGACCATCGCAGCCTGCATCGGCGTCGAGTCGGTACATGCACCCACGAGCCTTCCCAATGCGTCGGCGGTCACGACGCTCCGCCAGATGGGAACTTGGATCGCCAAGCTCGTGGCGGCGCGGGTCTGGAAGGCTGAGATCCAGAAGGGCGAGCAGCTCCCCACCCTCGACTCTCGACCCCTCGTGGAAAAGGGTCGGGCCCTGACAGGGTGCGCAGACCTTGCCCGCAAGCTCGATTTCCTCACGCGGGGGGTCGATCTGCTGGAGGAGCAGATTCGAGCCGCCGCCAAGGAAGCCGAGGAGGCCACCGTGCTCCTGGAGGAGGCGCGGGCGGAACTTCGAGCGCTCGGGGTGTGCCCGACCTGCGCACAGACGTACCAGGACCAACCGCAGGGGAAGGGGCACGAACATGCCGTCGTTCATCTACCGGACTGACACCCACGTCGCAGATCGCAGTCCGATCTCGTGGAAGGGTGACTACCCGGCGGAGATCTGGGAGAACGTGCGCCAGATCGGGGTCCTCGCGCGAGAGCGGGGGGCTTCTGCGATCCTTGACGGGGGCGACTACTTCCACGTGAAGGCCGCGAGCCGCAACAGTCATGGGCTCGTCGAGCACACGGCCCGGTTGCACCAGGACTACACGTGCCCGGTCCACTGCGTGGAGGGCAACCACGACATCGCCTACAACGACCTCGCGAGCATCGAAAGGCAGCCCCTCGGCGTGCTCTACGCGGCAGGCGTCTTCAAGCAGCTCCGAGAGACGGTCTTCGACTCGGATGGGGTGCGCGTGCGTGTCGTAGGCATGCCGTACAGCCCTCACCGGACGGCGGACGAGATCCGTGCCGTGCAGAAGAAGCCCGGGGATGACTTCCTCGTCGTGATCATCCACCAGCTCGCCTCGGAGAACCCTCCCGCCTCCGTGGAGGACTTCTTCGGAGAGCCTGTCTTCCGCTACGCAGAGCTGCTCACCGAAGACGGGCCCGACGTGTTCGCGTTCGGGCACTGGCACAAGGACCAGGGGATCGTGGACCTGCGTGGCCGCAAGTTCGTCAACTTGGGGGCCGTGAGCCGGGGGGCGCTGATCCGTGAGAACCTGGAGCGCACCCCGAAGGTCGCCCACTTCGAGTTCACGAAGGGGTCGTTCCGGGTGACGCCCATCCCCCTCGTCGTAGCTGCGCCCGCAGACGTATTCGACCTCGATCGCAAGGAGCGGGAAGAGAAAGAGGGCAAGGAGATCGAGCAGTTCGTCGAGCGCCTCAAGAACGACGCGAACATCGACCCGTCAGCCTCCATCGAGGAGACGCTGGCGTCCATGTCCTATGCGCGCGATGTCCAGGACCTCGCGCGCGAGTACCTCCAGCGGGCACGCGCCGAGGTGGGCTGAGATGTTCCTCTCCTACTCCGGCTGGAAGCTGTATGACGGGTGCCCTCGCGCGTACATGTACCAGTACGTGACGAAGCCGGCGCTGCCGATGCCGGAGAACAAGGTCAACGCCTTGTTCGGGACCATCGTGGGCAAGACGTTCGAGATCTTCTTCGAGAAGACGCTCTGGAAACGCCCTGGCCACGAAGAGTTCATGCTGACTCTCGGGGAGAAGCTCCTGGACCGGGAACTCAACGAGCTGGTGGCGGCCGCCCGGAACACGGCAGAGGAGATCAAGGCGGACCCGGAGGAGTGGGCCCGCAACGCCATCCGCTGGAAGGGCAACGGAGAGGGGCAGGATCCGAAGGCCAACTACGTGAGCCGTGAGGCGCTCTTGGACGACATCAAGACCGCCATCCCTCGCGGCATCGAAATCGTTCGCCAGCACGGGCTCACAGGGGCAGCGGCCTACGCCGAGTTGAAGCTCGACGCGCAGATCGGTGACCACACCTACGTAGGTCGCGCCGACTTCGTGATCGCGCACGAGAACAAGGAGAGGCACATCCTCGACGGCAAGGGGAGCCGTTGGGGGGACAAGTTCCTCGATGAGACGCAGCTCGTCTGGTACTCGATGCTCTGGCGAGAGAGGACGAAGCGCCTGCCGGATCGGGTGGGCTTCATCCTCTGGCGCAAAGAGCCAGACAAGGCCATGTCGTGGGTGTCCCTGTCAGCCGCAGAGGTAGACGGTCTTCGCGCGCACCTGCTGGAAGTGGTCGAGACCATCGAGACGGGCCGTGTTCGTCTGTCCCTCGCAACCACCCCGGAAGCGAAGGAAGCCCTCGGGAACGAGTGGTTCCCTCCCCACCCCGGCCCCACCCACTGCAAGTTGTGTAAATACCTCCAGATTTGCCCGACGGGCAAGGTCTGGGAGGAGTCCGAGAAGACTACGCTGCCGTCGACCGTTTCCTCCGTCCCCGCCGATGGAACGGGTGTAGAGGACGTGGGGCTATGACCCTGGCGGCGTTCGTGTACCCCAGGAACTAGAGGAGATGAGCGATGACGACGACGCCGGATGATATCCAGAAGAAGATCGCGGACCTCACGAAGAGGTCGGAGTCTTTCGAGAAGAAGAAGGCGGGTCTCCAGGGGCAGCTCCAGGCCAAGAAAGAAGAGCTGGTCGAGCTGATCAAGGAGATCCGGGCCGCCGGTCGGAACCCCCAGACGCTCGCGGCGGACAAGGAGCTGCTCGAAAAGGAGCTGCTCGCAGAGATCGCCACCTACGAAAAGGACCTGGCCGAGGCCGAGAAAGCCCTCGACGCCTTCAACAAGAAGTGAGGATGCACGGATGAACATCAGATTCAAGCTGGACGCGTCGAAGCTCAAGGACGCCCTCGAAATCGTCTCTATCGTCCAACCGCGTCCCGTGAACGCGCAGGGGGCCGCCGGCTACCTGTTCGTCGTGCGTGGGGAGATGCTCTCCATCTACTCACAGGACAGCATGCACACGACCCGAGCCCAAGTCGCCCTCATCGAGGTCGAGGGTGAGGGTGCGTTCATCTACCCGTCGGCGTCGATCGAGCCGTTCAAGTACCTCGACGGGGAGGAGATCACGTTCACCGCCAAGGACGACAACGGACAGTACGTCGTGTCCTACTCGACCTCTAGCGGCGACGACCGCGAGATGATCGCGTTCGACCCGAAGCTGATGGCGTCCCTCGACAAGGAGCTGGAAGAGGCCGCAGAGGGCCGCGACTTCTCCGTCGAGATCCTCCGCGACGCCATCGCCCTGTCGAAGAACTTCCTCGCGAAGGCCGACGACGAGAAGGCCGAGGACAACTTCAAGACGCTCCAGATCTTCGACGAGAGCAAGCCCGAGTGGGAGAAGGGGAAGGGCACTCTCTTCGCCTCGAACGCCCGCCAGGCGTTCTACTTCTACTCGGACGCGTTCGCCTCGGCGAACTTGGGGCTGGCTGTCCACGGGAAGCACCTCAGCCACCTGATGAACTTCCTCTCGAAGGTGAAGGGGAAGGTCACGTTCAAGACGAACCGCAACAAGATCTTCGCCCTCTCTGAGGAGCTGGCCCCCGCGCCCGTGGTCAAGGAGGGCGAGACCCCTCCGGAGCCTCGCCCGGGACGCACGCACGTCATCGGGTGGACGCACCACCTCAAGACGCACGGCAAGTTCAGCTACTACGGGCTCAAGACCGACCAGTGGGTTCTGCGCGTCAACCGCGACAAGATCCTCGCCGTGCTCCGGTACACGAAGGCCACGCTCAACAAGGACGCCAAGAAGATCCGTCTGAGCTGGTCGGCGGCGGAGAAGTCGCTGCGTTTCTACGTCAACGAGAGCAAGGACAAGGGGCGCACGAGGCCGGTCCAGATCGACGACAACATGATCGTCCTCTCGGAGCCGCGCGACTTCGCCTTCAACGTCAACATCGACAACATGATCTCGCTCTTCGACGGCGCGAAGGCCGAGGAGGTTGAGCTGCGCATCCACGTTCGCCCGGCTGACGAGAAGCAGTCGAAGGAACGCGCGATGTTCCGCACGATCGACACGTACCTCGTCGACAGTGACAACCGCCTCGCCGTGGGCGCGGGCGGGGAGAAGAAGCCCGAAGGGACGTACGAATGCCGGGTGACGCGGTTCACGCCGTCGATGGACTGACTTCCAGCTTCGGTCCGAGGGTGCGTGCGTTGCGGGAGACTGCTGCCCGCCACCGCACCCTTCGGGACCGACTGGAAACAGAGACCGAGAGCCGTCGTGTAGAGGTGGCCACGCTTCAAAGTAAGGCCACCAAGCTCACCATGGTCAGCGAGCTGTTTCGCTCGCTGATGGACAAGCTCGTCGAGAAGCAGAAGGCCATCGTAGAGGGCCTGGTCACCGAGGGCCTGGAGGCCATCTTCCACGACCAGGAACTCTCGTTCGAGGCTGAGGTCGTCCAGCGGGCCAACCGCGTCGAGATGGACCTGTTCCTCAAGCAGGGCAAGGACGCGCTGGTCATCAAGGACAACCCCCTCGATGCTTTCGGTGGGGGGCCGTCCACCATCGTCTCGCTGTTCCTGCGGGTCTTCGCGCTCCGTCGCCTCGGACGGGCCCCCCTCTTACTGCTAGACGAGACCCTCCCTGCCATCTCGGCGGAGTACGTCGAGGCCACGGGTCGCTTCCTGCAACGCCTGTGCGCCTCGATGGGTGTAGATGTACTGCTGGTGACCCACAAGCCGGAGTTCCTCGACCACGCCGATCACGCGTACATGGGGCACGAGGAGGCCCTGGACGGTGGGTACAAGCGCTTGGGGCTCCGTCACATACGAGGGAAGGCAGCATGAGAACGACAGAGGAGATCGAGGACCGTATCAGGGGTCTCCTCGTCGAGGAGCTGGACCGCCGCGTGGCGTTGGCTCACCAGCGCCTTCCGCGCCTGTGTACGCACAACCACCAGCAGCCCCTCGACACACGGAAGGGTGTCGAGGGGGCGCCGAACGAGAACTACAATCGCATCACACGCGAAGGGGAGCGAGGGCTTCCCGTGCTCCAGACGATGGGGTTGTGCATGCTCGGCGCGGAAAGCATCGAGCAGTGGCCGGGGACGATCTGCGAAGACCCTATCGACGCACAGCGCTGCCCGATCTTCCACCCACGGACCTCGAAGGAAGATCTGTGGGTGGAGTTCACCAGCCAGATGCAAGATGACGCGTGGCTCAGGGAGAACCTGCCTGAGGTACACACCTTGTACTGGGTCCTCTCCTCGGAGCCCATCATCCGCCTGCCGTGGTGGAAAAAGGTCTTGTTCCGCCTCTTGCGCATCCAGGTGTCGGCGCCTCTACCGCCGTTCGACCCTGAAAAGTTGCTCCCCTCGTCCACGACGAGGTAGGATCACAGGAGAGGGCGATCACATGAGCGAGAAGGTCGATCGGGCGCGAGAGGTCATCAGTGATGGGCTTCACGAGGCCGTCGCGAAGATCGTTGTGGAGCTGCGGCACCACAGGGTCTCCAACGAAGAGGCGGTGAAGGGGCTGAAAGCCGCGAACATCGACCTGTCGGCGCTCTTCACCGAGAACCTCAAGTAACCTCGGCCGCGGACCTTCTCATACCCTCCTTAGGGTGTGAGTGAGTACCGGCCACCTTCGCGCTCCCTGTCCCCGTTCCTGACGACGGCAGAGGAGCTGTACGCGAAGTTGTCCACGGACACGGGTGTCCAGTCGGAGAGACTTGCCGAGCAAGCCCTCCGGTTAGGGCGGCTTTTCGGCGCCTCGCTCAAGCCCAAGTTCAACGCGCTCTACAGCAAGGTACGTGACCTACGAGCGAACCGTCAGCGCCAAGGCTTCAAGGACAACAGCCCGAGGCTAGACCGCCTGGAGTCCCGCCTCACCGGCATGGTCAAGACGATGGCGGGCGAGTGTGCAAACAAGCTCGTTGTGGCCCACCCAGGTGCCGTATTCGTCATAGAGGATCTTGACCTTCGTGGATGTAAGGGGACCAAGAGGTTCGCCTACAGGGCGTTGCATCACAGCTTGGTCACGAAGGCCCCGTGCGAGGTCGTCAACCCAGCATATTCAAGCCAGACGTGCCCGAGCTGCTGGTATGTGTCCCGTGCGAACCGTTCGGGCACTAAGTTCCACTGCCGCGCGTGCGGCAGAAAGAGTCACGCGGACGTGGTAGGAGGGCAGGGTCTTCTCGGACATTCCGAGGACAAAGAGATCCAGCTCAACGATCATCCGTCCGCAGTGAAAGCCCTCCTGAGAGAGCGATACCGGCTTCGCCGGGAGAGTTCCACGCGCTCGTACCGTCGAGCCGGAGGCTTACTACCGGAGGATCTCTCTCAAGAGACATCGGCACAGCTTCGAATCGAGTAGAATCTCATGCGCAAGTTTGAGCCACTTCCCGAGTACGGTTCGTAGCATCCAAGAGCTGCTGGGCTTCTCGCGTGTGGTCTAGGCCGCGCGGCCACTGTCAGGGGCAGCAGTCTCGTCGCTTTTCTCACGACGCTTCTCGGCTGCCTTCTGCCCGCCCTTACGGCCCGCTTCACGAGCCTCGTCGGGCGAGAACGTGTGTGCTGTTCCCTTTGCGTGCGCCGCTCGGCCCCCCGCCTTCGCGATCGCCTTCTGCTTGTCCGGATCCATCGCGGCAAAGCCGCGCCTCGACTTCTTCTTGGGTTCCTTGGGGGTCTCCATTACCCCTTACTCTACACGTAAACCCTCGTCTGTACAGGGGCTTTTCGTCATAGGGGTGTGTCAGGTACGTCGCCACAAACCGGGACGTGTTCCTCGAAACACTCTCACCGTGGGTGTGCCTGGCCCCCCTACGGTAGGACACCCGACACGCGGTGGGGTAACCTTCGTGAGACGCATCACCCCTTCGTTCAGGGGTAGGTCGTAGAATCGAGCGCCGAACTCCGACGTGAACGCCTCCAGTCGGTGCAGACAGCCAGCTTCCTCGAAGAATTCCGCGAGGAGGGGTATGGCCGTAGGAGCGCTGAAAACCCCGGCGCAACCGCTTGCGCCTTCTTTCTTGTCGAGGGCGTGGGGTGCAGAGTCCGTGCCAAGAAAGAACTTCGGAGATCCTGACAGTGCCGCAGCGCGCAACGAATCCCTGTCCGAGGGACGCTTCGCAAGAGGCTTACAGAAGTGGTGTGGGTCGATCTCCCGTCCGACGACATCATCGAGAGTGAGCAACAGGTGGTGGACGGTGATCGTCGCTGCGACAGTATCGGGCAACGCCGTGATCTCGGTCACGGCGGCCTGTGTCGTGATGTGTTCTAGGACAATCTTCAAGCGTGGGAAGATGGCAGCGATACGACGCAAGGTCGGTAGGAAAGCAACCTCGCGGTCCAAGCAGAACGCATCGGGATCTTCTCCGTGGAGGCTGAGCACCATGCCGTGCTTCTCCATGGCCTCGAACACGGGGAAGAGGTCGTCTACGGACCGGGCCCCATCATCTGAGTTCGTGGTGACACCCTCGGGGTAGACCTTGCCGGCAACGATTCCGGCGGACTTTGCTTCCTCGATGATCGCCGGGGTTGTCCACGGGCCGATCTTGATCGTCATGAGGGGGTTGAACGAGGAGCAGAGGCAAGCGTCGAGGACAGCTTGCCGGTAGACAAGGGCCTCCTCCGCGATTCGGATCGGACTTTGCGTGTTCGGCATGACCAGCGCTCGTGCAAAATCCCGCGCCGTCCAGGGGGACACGAGCTGGAGCATCGCCCCTTCTCGCAGGTGCACGTGGAAGTCGTCCGGACGCCGAATGCGCAACGTCGTCATGGGGGCGGACTATACCCCCGTACAAGAAGGATCGGACCCGGGCGGGTGGCCCTGCCGGTGTAGAACTTGTCTGTGAAAACCGAGGAAACCCCGTGGTGGGCGCAAGCTGACGGCGCGGACGCCGAAGCACAGACAAGAGAGCGCGTCGACATGGTTCGCCGCGCCGGGATCCCTCAGAACTTGTTCGGGCGCATCCTGGAGGCTCTGGCCCGTCGCCGTGAGGCAGCACGCAAGAACACTCCACCGCTGAACCCGGTGTAGGGGAGAGCGGGATGCTCCTCCCCGGCCCCGTTTTCTTCCCGGTCATCCATCCCGTCAACACCAAGGCAGCCCTCCGAAGCGTGGGGGTGGCTGTGGGTGTCGGTGCCGATGGGGTGTTCCTCATCGACCAGGGGATGAGCGCCGAAGGGGTGCTGGCTCTGGCTGTGAAGCTGCGAGCGCAGTACCCCACGCTCCCCGTCGGGATCAACCTTCTTTCGTCTCCCGCGGCTATCACCGTACGCAGGCTGGCGTCCGTGGGTGCGCAGATGCTCTGGTCCGATGACGCCGGGCTGGAGTCCCCGCTGGTCCCCGTCGCCTTCATGCGGGCCAGGGAGATTGCCGAGCAGGGTGGGTGGCAGGGCGCCTACTTTGGCGGCGTGGCGTTCAAGTACCGGGCCCCCGTCGCCCTCGATCAGATCAAGGACATCGTGAAGAAGGCTGTCCCGTTCGTCGATGTCGTGACGACAAGCGGGGATGCCACGGGGGTCCCTCCGACCGAAGAGAAAATTCGGACGTTCCGTCAGGCTCTTGGGGACACGCACCCTCTCGCTGTGGCCAGCGGCATCACGCCCAAGAACGTCGACCCCTACTTGGAACACGTGGACGCGTTCCTCGTCGCAACGGGTATCGAATCGTCTCTGGGAGTTCTCGATGAAGGTCTCACACGAGACCTGTCGGACAAGATCCACCGAGCCAAGAAGTACGGCCGGCACATCGACCTGAGAGGTACGCCGTGAGCACGAAGGTGTACGAAGCCTACAAGATGGTGAACGCGAAGGATCTCTGGCCCTTCGTGCGTGATGTGCAGCAGAAGGCTGAGCTGGCGGCGAAGACGATCCTCAAGAAGGTGCTCGTGGGCCTCGCGTCGAACATCGACACGTCGAGTGACGAGTACCAGAAGTACAAGACGTCTTCTTACGTAGAGAAAGACGAGGAACTGGCTCGCCTCGGGTTCGCCGATATGAAGATGATCAAAGGGTACCTGGGTCAGCTCGGTTCGGCTGAGAACAACCCCTTCGACTTCTCTGCGTCTCTCGTCTTTCGCGAGTACAAGAAAGAGATCTACATCATCCCGCATCGGGGGATGCCCTTCGGCGTGAAGCGGAAGGATTCCATGTGGGGGGACGTTTTCTCGTTCCTACGTCGAGATCCAAGGGTCGTCGACTTCGCCTACTGGAACAACACCGACCGCCCGAGGAACATCAGTGCTCGCGAGTGGGAAGCCCGGGGGCGTGTGTGGGATGCACTCGACGCAAACGGGTGGCGGGCCAACCTCGTTTACGAGGTGACTGCTCCAGGTGGGCTCTACCTGCTCAACCCGTACTCCGAAGTGGTGCGGGAAGTCTCCCTACGGAAAAAGAGGGAGGCTGCAAAGATCAAGAGACCTCCTACCTGATCCGGTGTACGTGTAACCGAACGAAGGCGCACACAGTCGGTTGACCGCGCATGTTTGGGGGTGCCCGCAGATGAGGCTCTGGACTGTGCAAGGGGAGCAGCACTGGCTGCGGTGTCGAGAGCAAGGACGACTCACGGGGGGACCAGGCGACCATATCGACGCGGCGTGGAAGCCTGCGTACGACTGGATGCGGAACGAGATGGCGGCGCGTGTGCCGGGGTTCTCGGGAGAGTACCCGGTCTGGGCGTGGGTCGAGTCCCCGGTGGGTCGACTTCGCCATGCTGGCGGGTGGGGGAACATCGGCGAGCGGATGGTCCTTCTCATACTGGACGTGCCCGTCGAAAGGGTTCTGCGGTCGTCGTTCCACGCGTGGCACGCGGTCTTGAACGACACTCCGTTGGACATCGACGACGACGGAGAGCCCCTCCCCGGGGTCGACAAGAAGCAGTCGTGGCGGAAGATATTCGACCTTGCAGACCCCACGACTCTCTTGTGGGGTGATCCCTACGCCCAAGCGTGTGTGGATGGGGTGGACCTCAAGACCGAGCTGGTGGCGGTCATGCCTTTCGAGATCCTCTCGACCTAGCGGACTTGAATTCCAGTACTTACGTTCCCTTTTCGTGGGGGTTACCCCCAAATCAAAGAGGGAATCGTATGTCACTACAAGAGTCTGTCGTCGTCGGCCGCGTGCATCACGTACCGTCGCCACGACCGCCCCCGAGCACCGGGCCGCACTTTTCTTGGCACCCCCCCACCCTTCGGGGTCGGTGCCACGGGGTTCTTCCGCATCGTGCGAGAGGTCGCGCAGAAGGAAGGCTGGTTCCGTGCCCTCGTGAACGATGGCACGCTGCTCTACCCCCTGTACCACGTGGACATGGAGAGCGCGGCTACGGCGTTGGGGCGGTTCATCAAGAGGCACAGCCAGCCCATGACCGTCGAGCAGGCGGCCGATCACATCGAGGGCATCGCAGCGTGGCTGCGTCGTGTGGCAGGGAAGCCGAAGGCTACCCCGGCGCGCACCCCGACCACACAGCCGCGACCCAAGCGGGACATCGAACGGGAGCTGGAGGCGCTCCGGAGCCTGTTCGAGAACATGCCCGGTCCCGAGCGGGTCTCAGCACAGGAGGGCCACACCGTAGCGGACCTGGAGCTGCTGACGCGCCTTTGGGTCAGTGCCCCGGACGTGTCGAAGTCCTTCCCCACGCGTCGGGTGCACTGAATTTGGCCCGCTCCTCCGGCGCCATGTAGCGTCGGCGGCATGAAGAACAACACTCGCTCCGCGCAGTCCAACCTCACGCTCCGCATCGTCCTCGAAGTCGAGGCCCCGGAAGACGGGTGTGTCTTGGATGCGGTCGGTCTCATCAAGTCGATCAAGGCGTTCCTCCAGGTGTTCCCTTGGAAGGGGACCGTTCGCTCCGCCGTCGTCAAGTGACCTTGGTGTAGTAGTCGCGCATGGAAATCACCCTGCACGACAACACGCCCGCAGCTCCCGGTGAGAAGCACGGCCGCGACGGACCCACGCATGCGGGGTCCGTTCGGGTCGACTACGAGTACCAGGCCGAGATGCGGGTCCAAGACATCGAGAAGGACCCGCATCACATCGTCAGGGTGTGGGTTCCCGATCTCGGTCGCGAGTGGCTCCGCATCGACGGCAAGTTCGTCGAGCAGCATCCCGGCCTGGACACGGCTGCGCGCACCGCCCTGACGGGGATGGGGGGCTTCCTCTCCTCCGCACAAAAGGGGTGCCCCGTCGACTTGCACCCCGTGGTGATGCAGACGTTGGCGGGAGATCTCCCCAAGTAGTTCGGTGTACCCGAGCTTCATGCTCAACACGGGGAACTCCCTCATCGACGACTCTGAGGCCCCCTACATTGTCGGATCCGACGAGGTGGGCTTCGGCGCGTGGGCGGGCCCCATCGCTGTCTGCGCGGTCGCCGTGCCTCGGGAGTGGGTCCCCCCGGTGGGGCTCACCGACTCGAAAGAGCTGTCGACCACGCAGATGAAGCGGATCCGGGCGGAGTTCATCAACCGTCACGCAGCCGACGTGCACTGGCGGATCTGGTGGGCGGAAGCCGACGTCATCGACCGTGACGGAGCGGGCCCGACGCTGACGGGGCTCCACCAGAAGGCCCTACGGGAGGCAGCGGCGTGGGCGCGCGTGCAAGCGGGTGGAGAGCACCCGCTCGTCATCGCGGACGGGAACGTTCGCGTGGATGGGGCGATCGGCCTGCCCAAGGCGGACAAGCTCGTTCCAGCCGTGTCCATGGCGTCGGTCCTCGCGAAGCTCGCTCGGGACGAGGTGATGGCAGATAACGCCGTGCGCTACCCCGGGTACGGCTTCGAGAGGCATGTGGGGTACGGGACGAAGGTGCACCAGGTCGCCTTGGCGAAGCTCGGTCCGTGTCTCATCCACCGGAAGAGCTACGCCCCGATCGCGGCTCTGGTGAAGAAAGAAGAGCCTGCACTCGCACAAGGGTGGGAACCGTGGGCGGGCCTTCCCGAGGACGACTGAAATCGGTGTACGCGTCGCCGCCGTGACGAAAACGGCCCCTACGTTCGAGCCCGATCAGGTTCACGTTGTCTTTGGTGACGTCCTCGACGTGCTTCGTATGCTTCCGGACGAGTACGTCCAGACGTGCGTGACAAGCCCTCCCTACTACGGTCTGCGGGACTACGGGACCCGACACTGGTTCGGGGGTGGCAACCCCGATTGTGAGCACGGGGAGGTCAAAGAGAACGGGCCCCATCATCCCGGCCAGGTCGAGCAGACGAAGTGGAAGACGGCTCAGGCCGCCGGCAAGGGGCAGACGGCCACGACTCTCACGTGCGTCCAGTGCGGCGCCTGGTACGGCCAGCTTGGTCTGGAGCCAACCCCGGAAGCGTACGTCGAGCACATGGTCGAGGTCTTTCGGGAGCTGCGGCGTGTTCTCCGCGCGGACGGGACCTTCTGGCTCAACATCGGGGACAGCGCCGTACAGCCGATGAAGAAGGCTCAGGCGGCCGAGAGGGAGTTCAAGGCCAAGGACCTCCTCGGGATCCCCTGGATGCTCGCTCTCGCGCTTCGCAAGGACGGGTGGTACCTGCGGCAGGAAATCATCTGGGAGAAGCCCAACGCGATGCCGGAGAGCGTCATCGACCGTCCGACGAAGGCCCACGAGCAGATCTTCCTTCTCGCGAAGAGCCGTCACTACTTCTACGATGCGGACGCCATTCGGGAGTCGTTCCGGGGGAAGAACTACCACGACCAGACCCGAGGGGGGTCGTACAACCCTCCCGGACAGCACCCCCACGAAGGGTCCAGGGCGACCCACGGGCCGAACCCCTTGGGCCGCAACAGTCGCTCGGTCTGGACGATCTTCTCTCAGCCGTACAAGGGGGCGCACTTCGCGGTCTTTCCCCCGGAGCTGCCGGCACGATGCATCCGTGCCGGAACGAGCGAGAAGGGGGCGTGCCCGAAGTGTCGAGCGCCCTGGAAGCGTGTTGTCGAAAGGCCCCTGGAGGTTGAGGAGGGGGACGAACCCTTGTCCGTCACGATCGGGTGGGCGCCTACCTGCAAGTGTGATGCTGGCGACCCTGTGCCGTGCCTCGTGCTCGATCCGTTCATGGGGAGTGGGACGACGGGTGCAGAGGCCCTCAGCCTTGGCCGGGACTATCTCGGGATCGAGGTCAACGGGGACTACCGGGACCTCATCACACAGCGCATCCAACGGGTCCGAAACACCACGGATATGCCCAAGGAAGCCTGGCTCGACATCGAGGAAGACACATGACGAAAGTGCCCCGAGCCCCAAGGGGGTGACCCGGTGTACCGGCCCGCTATGCAAGCGCACCCCTTCATGAAGTGGGCGGGAGGGAAGACGGCCCTCCTACCCACGCTCCTCGACCTCTTCCCGAAGAGGGTTCGTACCTACTACGAACCGTTCATCGGCGGCGGTGCCCTCTTCTTCGCCCTTGCGGCCGAAGGCCGGTTCGAGCGCGCAGTCATCAACGACTGGAACGACGAGCTGGTCACCGCCTACCGCACCATCCGAGACTTCCCCGAGGAGCTGATCACGAAGCTCTCGGAGATCACCGACGCGTACAAGCTGGATGCTCGTTCGACGTTCGAGTGGTGGCGGGCTCTCCACACGGAATCCCTCGACCCCATCACCCGGGCGGCGCGTCTGCTGTTCCTCAACCGCACGTGCTTCAACGGCCTCTACCGCGTGAACAAGACAGGCAAATTCAACGTCCCGTTCGGCAAGTATAAGAACCCGCGCATCTGCGACCCTGTGAACCTCCGTGCATGCTCGGCGATTCTGGATCGGTGGGCCTCGATCAAGCAGGGGGACTTCGCCGATGCCTGTGCGGACGCCAAACACGGCGACCTTGTGTACTTCGATCCTCCCTACGTCCCCGTCAACGCAACCTCGGACTTCACGTCGTACACGTCCAACGGGTTCGGCATCGACGCGCAGTACCGTCTCGCAGCGCTCTTCAAGGATCTGGTCGAGCGCGGGGTAGCGGTCGTCGCATCGAACTCTGACACGGAGATCGTGCGGACCCTTTATGAGGGCTTCGAGCTGCACCCGGTCCTGGTGCGTCGCCCGATCAACTCGAAGGCGAATGGCCGGGGGGCGATCAGCGAACTGATTATTGTCGGTCGACGGTCACCGTCGACCTGGCGCAGCGGGGAGTCGATCCCACCCATCTCTACCCCCATCGAAGTCGAGGACACAGAGGCGATCGAGGAGGACAGCACGGCTCTCCCCGAAGCTCTGGCCGCAGTCGTCGAGCGACCGCCCTACGACATCGACGACGATCCTGCCTAGATCGCACCCTCGTCGAGAAGGTGCTCCCACGCAGTCGGGGATGGGGGCGGTCCCGAGGGCGGTAGCCGGATCATGGAGATGTCCACCGCCCCCACAGGCAACCAGTCCTCTACGGGCGCAGGCAGGTCAAGGACGAACATGTGACCGTGCCCCTCCTCCCGCACCCATCGCGCAAGGGGGTGCCCGTGATACGTGTTGGTGTCCTCGTGGATCAGCCCCATGATCACGCCGAAGAGATGTCGGTGCGCGCGTAGGTCTGCCGTCTGGTAGTCGTGCACGCTGATCCACTGCGAGGGGTTCCGACACGCAGCGCGGATGCAAGCGATGGCTGTGACGTACGTGCGTCCCGTACCTCGTGCGTCCGTGGATCGATCCATCAGCCAGTCCAAGACGGACAGTACATCGAGCTGCGTTGGGTTGAGCTTGTGGGGCATCAGCTCTCGTCCAGCAAGTGGTCCCACATGGAGGGGAGGGGCGTCTTCTGTTCGTGTGGTCTCTGGATGAAGCCCGCCTGACGCGCCAGGGAGAGAAGCTGTCGTGCTCGATCCTCAGAGAGCCCCGTGAAGGACAGCTCGACCCCTTCGGGCCTTCCAGTGGTGAGGCAATCCACGTCGGAGTCGTCGAGGTGGAACTGTTTGGCCAAGCGGGTAGCCACCTCCGTGTAGTTCTGCTTGTGGCGCCGCCGCTGCTCGGCCTCGACCCGATCCTTACGCTGACGGAGGATGACCCGTTGAGCTTCGGTCACGACGCGTTCGAGGGGGAATGTGCCGTCCGAGAGCTGGTGATAGGTCTTCCGGGGGAGGTTCAGCGCAGACAGGAAGAGGGCGTGTCGGCCCGTCTTCTCCCACTTGGCGGCCGTCTTCCCTCGGGCACTCCTGCCAGCCGGGGCGACCTTGTGGAGGATCTCGTAGACACCGAGGTACACCTCGTCGGGCCCCGACATGATGTAGCTGTAGTTGTCGGCCATCCCCGTCCCACTGTCAGGGACCGTGACGGCCTCCTCGAACGGCCGCATCCGAAGAGACACTTCCTGGAGAAGTGGGCTCAGCTCGGCGTACAACTGTGCGAGGGATGCTGCGTCCATCTGCTTGAAGGGTACACCTAGTGCAACCTCTGGCGAGGGCGGTTCTGGCGTTGTAGCATCGACATGTGCCGACGATCACGCTGGCCGAGGACACGGCGCGGTTCCTTCTCGACCTACTTCGAGGTGAGGCTGACTTCGCGCAGCACGGTGAAGCGGTGCGGATCGCGAACGCACTGGAAGACAGCCTCAGCGCAGAGGATGAACCGGGGGTTCCCCCGGACGTGTCCTTCGGGTCAGCGGGGGTCCTCACCGTAGAGTCTCGCATGTCCGACCGTGGTGGGGATATCATCATCGATGGCCGTATGATCCCCAGGTTGTTCAACCTGCGGCCCCTGGACGGCGTGGCTCTTCGTCTGAACGGGGATGACGAGCCTGTGCTTCACATCGTCCGCGAGGTGCGCCACATCCAAGACGTGCTCAGCCCGCGGGACGAAGTGCGGTTGGTTCTCGTCCCTGCCGAACCGTTCTTCACGGAGCAGCGGGAAGTGGCGCCGTTCACCGCGGTGCCCCTCACGGGGTTCACGTTGACTCCGCAGGAGAAGCCGCAAGAGAAGACACTCCCACCCACCCTATGGGATCGGATCCTCGAAGAGGGCTTCTAGCGCTGGAACCAAGCGGGGTCGGAGACGAGCGCCCAAAGGCGCTGCTTCCAGCTCTCCGGGACGTTGGCAGCCCCCACGCAAGACGGGTCCAGGGTGAAGGGGCCCGAACTCGCAAGGACATTGATGCGCACGGCCGGGGCGCCACGCGTCTCATCCGGAGGGAAGACGATCGCGTTGCCGAGGTTGGCCTCGTCGAGCATCGTGCGGATCGCCTCCTCTCGGTCGGTGCCCGTCGGCCAGCCGGGGTTCGTGGGCCAGATGCGGCCGTCCCACCCGAGAGCTGCGAGGACGTTTGCACAGGTCTCGTCCGTTCTCGGTCCGAACGGGATGGCCCACCCGAGACTTCCGACGGGCGAGTTGTCCGAGATGCGGATGAGCGCCATTCCGAGGCTGAGGAAGCGTGCTCCTCCCACCTGCGCGAGCCATCCGATGAGAGGTAGGGCCAGGTAGGGGCCAGGCGTCACGTGTCCTTCGGTGACTCGGGCACGGGCGACATCCCGATCTGGGGTTGCCTTCTCGTACGCGCGGACAGCCTTGACAGCGTTCTTCGTGAGCATCGTGGGTGAGGGTACACCAGCTCGCCCCGGTGTACACAGAATCACGTGGCCGCATCCACAGGGGGCGCGGGGACCCACCTATGAGAGGCGCCATGGAAGGCTTGAACGAGAAGCTGCTGGAGGCGGTTCGAAAACGCGTGGAGATTCGGACCACCCCCGTGGCGGGTGCTGTCGAGGATGTCCGCCGATGGCTCGATCCGTACCTCACCCACGCTCGCCGTAAGGCCGAGCACGACGTGCATACCGAAGTGTTCTCGGTGCTTGGTCACGACCCGCTACCTCCGCCCGAGGACGACCCCTCGGCGTTGCACCTCCGCAGCTCTCTCCGGGCGCTCCTCAGCCTGTTGGGAGACCTACCGGAGGAAGCCCCTGCTGTTGCCGACGAGCCCCCACAGGACGCGCCAGTGGTCCCGGAACCGGTTCCCCAAGAGGCTCCCGCAGTTCCGGTGATCCTGCGAGCCGTACCCCGACCCGCGGAGCTGAGTGAGTCCGCTCTGCGAGCCGTGCCCTCGAACGACGCGGACACCGTTCGGGAAGTGATCGTCCGTCATGTTCCAACGCGCGCAGAGATCGCCAAGGCGGAGGCCCTTCTCGCCGAGTTCGAGAAGGCCGACGCCGAAGATCACGCGTTGCGTCTCCAGCCCATGCTCCAGGCGATCGTGGCCGAGGCGCGACAGATCATGGGGCACATCGAGATGGACCACCCGGTCCATCGGCGGCTCGAACGCCTCATGCAGCGCATCGACGGGTTCGTGCGCGGGCTACCGGAAGAGATCGGGTTCATCAAGGGGCTTTCGCCGACGTTCCGCGACAACTGGCACCTCCTTGCACAGGATGCCCGTCGCCGGCTCCAACGCTTCGACCGGGATGCCGCGCAAGCCCCGGCTGGACCGCGCGTCTCTCGTCCAGCCAAGGAGAAGGAACGCGCCGAGAGCCCGGTGACGTACGACTGGCCGGAGCTGCCCAACCTCCGGAAGCGCATCGAGGACGCAGGGCTCTACCTCGTCGGTGGGCTTCGCCGGGAGGAGAAGATCGAGCTGGTGAAAGAGCGCTTCGGTATCGAGCCGGGGTGGTTCTCGATCGACAATGGCTCGTCGAAGGACATCAAGGGTGTGGTGAAGCGCGTCCGCGCGGGGCGCATCGGAGCCATCGTCTTCCTAGAGGGGCTCACGAGTCACAATGCGTGGTATGACGTGCAGGCCGCCTGCAAGGCCACGAACACCCCCTTCGCGGCGGCGGACAAAGCGGGCGTGGCCTCGATCGCGGATGCTCTCAACGACATCGAGCGGCAGCTCTCTGGGAAGCCCGCGGCCGCAGCCGCGCAGTAGGTCTGGATCCCCGGTGAGTTGGGGGCTCACCGGGGACTTCTCAGATGTGGTGCAGGACAGGACGGTCGACGAGGGGTTCGACGTAGAAGGCCCGTGTCGTATCTGCGCCCCGCAGACACTCGACGTTCAGCGTCGTGCGGAACCACCAGTACTCGTCGAAGAGCCCTCCGACCCCCGCGTCCACGTTTGGGTCCTTCCCGTCCTTCGGGCCTCTCCGTGCCATCGTGGCAACGAGAGGCAGACCCTTGGCGCGTGCTGTGTCGACGATGATCTTGGTCCCCGCGGCACCCGACCCTACGGGTTGGTCGTAGGGGTCCGCAGACATGAGAATCTCGTGGATGTCGTCGATCAAGAGGAGGTCCACCCCTTTCCTGATTGCGACGTCCGCCAGGGACTCGGTGATGGGGTCCGAGATGACCTCCACGTGCCCTGCCCCGTGCGATCGCAGACGTGCCGAGAGGCGGTTGGGGTCCAGGTCACGAGACCAGAGCTGAACCCTCTGCCCTCGCTGGGAATGGTCGATCGCGAGGTGGTAGAGGAACTGCGACTTGCCCACGCCGACTCGACCGGTGACGAGAAGGGTGGTCTTGGGGGCGATCTGGAGGGGGGTGGGCATCCCCCTCATCTACACCGGGTCGGTCTTGCGTGAAGCGTCCCGTTGTCGCCTCGCGGCAGACATCCGTGCTCTTGCCTCGGGGGTAGGCTTCCACCCTTTCTTAGAGGCACTGATCTTTTCGCACGCTTCCTTGCTCACAGGGGGTCTGACCCAACCGGAGGCACGTTTCGCCGCCAGGGCTGTCTTGATAGCTTCGGCCCGTTGAGCGAGTTGCTCGGGGGTAGGCTTCCACCCTTTCCCCCCCTTTACGTGAGGCGGAGATCTTCGCTTTAGCTTCTGGTGTGTGCTTGAGCCCCCGTCGCTTATCGACGCCCCTAGCGATGGATTCCGGGGACATCTTCTTCCCTCGGTTACCAGCAGCCACCTTCGCCTTGTGTTCTTCTGTCAGAGGCTTCCCCAAACGAGCAGCACGGATCTTTGCGCGAGCTTCGTCGGATACCGTATGCCCGGGGCAACCCTCACCTCCATCCGTAGCGTTCGTGAGGGCACACCCTTGAAGGCGGTGCCGTGTAATCCACTTGGCCTCGGCCTCGCCCCACCCGTCCCCAGACCCGGTTTCGATTACCCGCAAAGTAGGCTCGACGCCTTCCGTTAGCAGTTTTCGGATCCAGTTGAACAGATGGTAACGAGCACCCTTTCGGGCTCGGGATAGATGATTGAGAAGCCGCTTCTTAGGTTCTTGGTGGGTCACTCCTACGTACCGGACGCGGATCCTCAAGGACGTAGATCACCCACTTCATGCACCCTAAGATAACGGTCGACGACGCGTGCTGCAAGACTGGAAGAGGACTTGATGAAAGAGTCCGTTATCGTACCGTCCCGTAGGTAGTCCGACTCTAGCCCCGGGACCAAGTACTGTGAACGGAGGGTCGCAGGCTCGTGGCCGACGACATCCGCCGTCTCTTCGAGAGCTTTCTTGAACTCCTCCTTGAGTTGCTTCTCCCTAGCTTTCTTGTCCTCGGGGAGCTTTCCGCCTGCTTTGCGTGCAGCTCGTAGGGCCTCGTGCATCGTGTCATTCGCGTGGAAGCCTCGGATGTCCTTCGCAGTGATGCCAAACTCCTCCAAGTAGGCGTTGACCTTCTCGGCCGTTACCTTTCCGCCGTCCCACGAGAAGATGCTTTCGTTGTCCCCATCGACCGCTTCATAGGCGTCACGGAGCGCCTTCTTTAGGCCCGCGTCTGTAATCTCTTTTGTGTGCTTCACGCCGGACTTTCCGACGTACCTGACGGTGACTTTTTTGCCGAAGCTGATGTGCTTTTTTGCCCAGCCAGTCACTCCAACGTGCCCGTCCTTGGCTGACTCCTCGTTGCCGACTCTCTCGAACGTGTGGTCCATCAAGGCCACCGCGAGTGCTGTCAACATCGTCTCGGGATCTTCCGAGCGGAGATCTTTCTTGACGGTCGCCCGAAGGTCACCGATGTGCCTTTTCAGGCCCTCGATTTTCTCGGCCTTCGCCTTGTTGCGGAGTGCGATCTGCCGTTCACTGTACTGGTAGATGACGTTCCCTTCTTCGGAAACTGTCTTGCCCTTGTACTTAGCTGCAAGCCGTACCCGCCCCTCCTGGTTTTCAACCTGGAACCGGGCAGCAACTCGAAGAACCATTCCGGGGGCCATGCACCAGGAGGATTTCGATAGAAGGGCTAGCGTCGAAGGCCCCGCGCTCTCCGGCAAGACGGGGCCCCACGTGTTGTCCGGTGCTGCTACTGGGTTGTTCGCTCTTGGACGCCGGAGCCTTACGGGTGGACCGCTGGGGCGGCTCTACTTCGACCCCTAGATTCTGTGTCAGGGGCGACGGCGCTGCAACATCGACCAGAACCGGGCGTTCCAGGCGGAGGGGTCGGAAGCCAGCTTCCGGGGACCGAAGAGAGATTCCGCCCGGCGGACGGCGGCCACGATGCCCGCTTCCTTGAGGGACTTCAAGATGAGGCGGTCGCTACGGTTGCGGGGCCACGGAGGGTCGATGGGGTCCGCAGGGTACGTGAGAACGATGGGGTTCGTCGTCGCGGCCGTAGCTGTGAGGGAGATGGTGCAGGTCTGCGTCACGTTGTTGTCGTGGATCGTGGTCTGACCGTCAGGCGGGATGTAGGGCGTCATCGGACCACCTTCAGACGGGCCTGCTGGTGACGGGCACTCTCTTTCGCGAGCCACTCTTCATCGCAGAAGGGGCACATGCTCGGCTCACGACTCCAGGGGGCACAGACCAGGGGGATCCCGCAGAGGGTGCACTTCTCGTGGCGCTCTCGGTACGTCCGCAACGACATGTGGGAGCATTCATCGCAGAGGTAGTGTCCGTCCGTATCACAGTCCCCGTTTTTCGGGCCCCATCCTGAGTCGTCGAACATGTGGCAGGGGGCGTCGGGGTCACGGATGCCGGCCACGCCGAAACGAGGGTCTGGGGGTGGGGGTGGTAGCGGGGGCGGTGGGGGGCCGAAAGGGTCTTCGAGGACCAGCGCCCACAAGGTAGGCGGAGGTTCCGGCTCCGGTTGCGGCCACAAGGTGTTGAACGCCACGTCGGGGCTTCTACACCAAGTCACTCCTCCGGGCGTTCGATCCCGTCGTCGGTGACTTCCTCCCACGTGTGCTCGTCGTCCCACTCGGGCTCTTCTTGCAGGGAGAACACGTCGTCCGGCAGATCCACCTCAGAGCGGAGGTTCGTGCTGATCCGCACGAGGCCCCGAAAGCCCTTGGCCGACACGTACCCGTCTTCTTCCAGCTCGGCACGGGCTTGACCGGCTGCCAGGTCCGACTCGCTCTCCAGCCACACGTGCCGGATTCGAGGTGAGCGAGCCAGGACGGCGACCTCGGCTTTCGCGTCGAGGGGCTCACGCCAGGGTCCGACGCCTACGCGACCATCGGCCCACACCACACAGGCACGTGCGTACTCGCTCCCGTAGTCCCGAAGCGGCATATCTTAGGATGGATCATCAAAGCCCTCGCAATGTAGTGGGGGTATGGCCGTTGTCCGCTACGCTTGCTCCATCCCGAACGACACCCGCCCGACGACCCTCGGCCCCGAGACCGAAGTGGTCCCCGCGAGTATCTACAAGATGTGCGATGAGGGGCAGGGGGGTCTCATCACGATGGACCTCGACCCCGATGACATCGCTCCGATCTCCACCTTCCCCGTGGGCACCGACGTGTTCGTGCTCAGCGCGGACGAGGGGGACAACCTCGATCTCGACGGCATCGAACCGGAGATGACTCGGATCTGGTGGCGAGCCACGATCGAAGAGCCGCAGAAGACCGCGTGGGACCACTTGGCTGAGGAGCCCGCGCTCTGACCGGTGTAGGGGGTCTGCATGGACCTCTTCACGCAGATCGCGAGCACGTTGCTCGACAGGGCGGGGCACACGGGCGGCTACCCCACCATGAAGGTCGAGGTGTGGGGAGGCGTGAAGATCACCTTTTCCCGCGGCGACGCGGAGGTTCTGACTGGACACGGGGACACGCTGGACGCGGCTCTTCTCGACGCCGCGCGCACCCTCGGGATCCAGCGACCGAAGCGTGAGGGGGAGCCCGAGCCCCTGTCTCGCGAAGAGGCCGAGGCGATGCTCAAGCGCCTCTCGCGGCACTACAACACCCCCGTCTCGCCCATCAACCGCTACTGCGACGCGATCCGCACGTGGGCGCAGTGCATCAAGACTCTGAATCAGCCTGGCTACCTCCTCGACGTCTACCGGGGGCACGACGACAACAAGCAGGGGTCCGACTACGCGGACGCTCTCGACCATGTGCTGCGCGACATCAGCAAGTCGAACCTCCTCGCGCGTCTGATCTACAGCGGGGAGAAGCTCCGCACGCGGCCCTGTCCCGAGCACAAGGGGCACTGGTCGGGGATCGGCAACGACTGTGTGTACGGCTGCGGAGACACGGGGTGGCTCCCCGAGACGACGGACTACCCGAAAGAGCGGTGGGAAGGCACCCTGGCCCGGATCGACACCGTGCTGGCAGCGGAAGGGGGCAACGAGCACCAGAAGGCCCACTACCGCAAGCAACGGGCCTCGATGGTCAAGCAGATGGCCTACCTCTTCCCGACGGAGCCGGACACCGGGGTCGATGAACCGAGGGTTCTCAAGCACTCGCTCGTGTTCGTTCTGTCTGTGGCCCCGGAAGCTCGGAACGGGACGTACTTGACGCAGTTCTCCGCTCGTTTCGACTTCGATCCCTTCACGCTCCCGTCCAAGACCGGGGCACGTAAGGAACCGACCTTCGATGTTCCGCCGGTTCTCGGGGAGGCCGTCAAGGTCTCCGCTGACGTGGCTGCGGAGTTCATGCAAACGGCCACTTGCTTCGGCAAGCACTGGCCGACCACCGAAGACCGGGCGGCCGAGTACGCAGTGCACGGCCGTAGCTTCTCGCTCGTGAGTGGATCGACGTGGGTGACCCTGAGTGCGGCCAAGGCCCTGGTCGAGACCCTCAAGAAGCTCGTGGCGAAGGTCCACGCTCCAGAAGGGCTCAACGTCCGTTTCGTGGGGCATTGCCCCATCGGGTGATGGATCGACCGGGGCGTCCCGTTGTAGTGGGGGCATGGACGCCCCCGCCCCCGAGCTTGCGTCGATCGATGCCTTCGCGGAGTACCTCGTCGAAGACGACCGCGTGACCTTCACGTTTCACGAGGCTGAGGAGCTTGCGGAAGCGCTCAAGCTCTCGTGTCCGACGCCGGTGATCCGTGGGCTCCGCGAGTACGGGCTGATCATGGAAGAGCGGCCGGTGACGAAGCGCGTTCGCGGCTTCACGTCCTCGAACCATGACCGTTACTACGGTCCGGGTAGCTCGTCGTCGCACGGCGGCTCCGGATGGGAGCAGATCAGCGGCTTCGCGGGTGACGAGGGCTAGTTCGCCGGGTTGTATTGCCTGGAGTGCCCAACGTTCCGAAGGAAGCAGCGGATGTGCACGCAGGCTTCTTTCCGCTCCGTGGTGGCCTTCACGAAGGGCATGATCAGCCCCCTGTCCCCTTCTGCGATCGGTGTGGGGCAGAACATACAGGACTGACCCACGGGAGTGCTTTCGTGTTCTTCGGGGCTACATGCCGGAGCGCCCCACGACTTCCCGAACCAGCGCATGACGCTCTAGTACACCTGGTGTACCGTGGCGTCCCATGAAGCCCTCCACCGAACCCGTCAGCGTCGACGACCTTCACCTCGGGGACTACCAGAGGGTGACCCTGGTTCAGCTCCTCCGAAGCACCAAGGACATCGAAGCGCTGGCCAGTACGATCGAGACTTCGGACGCCGCGCGTCTTCCCGACCTGCCCGAGGGCGCCAAGCCGTACGGCCCGGCCGACTCCGTACCGAGGGCCAAGATCATCTCCCGGATCGATGACGAGCTGGCAGCGGCTCTGGACGACGCCCTCGCTGCGCTCGACCAGGCGTGGGGTGTGGTCGAGAGTGCCCGGAAGCGTGACGTGTACGGCGTCCGAATGCGGGCTTCCAGTCTTGCAGCGCAGAGCGCCCGCGTTTCACAGCGCGCGGCCCGCGTAGATGTCCTGCGGGATCAGCTCTATCAGGACGGGGATACCGACACCGAGTGATCTGGTGTACGGACCCGGCCATGGCGCACGACCCCCTGAAGCAGCAGATCGAGCACGCTCAGCAGGCAGGGAACGAGACCCTGGTGGGGCTCCTCAAGGATCTGCAAGCGCGGCGCCTCAAGGAAGTGCCTCCGCCTCTCCCTCCGTGCAATGCCTGCGGCGGGGACCTCATCCCCGCAGGCGCCGGCTACCCCGAGGGGATCGTCAACCTCACAGTGAAGGGCGGTTACGGGTCCAAGATCCTCCAGCACCTCACGGCCTACCGCTTCTCGATGTGCGAGACGTGCCTCATGGCGCTCTTCCACACGTTCAAGGTCCCCGCCATGGTGTGGGACACCCTCGTCGACGGCACACCGGAGACGGGACCGCGCCCTCTCGGGTCCGGGCCCCCTGTGGTGGACGAGGGGGAAGAGGAGATCAACGCGATGTACTGCGAGCACGCAAACGAGGTCCCCATGACCTGTCCGTGCCCGCCGAACTGTTTCTGCCGTGTGAAAGGGTCGTGTGTGAACCGTCCGTGTCCGCCGAACTGCGCGTGCCGGATGGAAGGGGCGCCGTGTAAGTACCGTTGAGGGGGTCCGTCATGCCGATCGTCATTCCGGCTCAGGTGTCTTGCGATGCTTGCTCGAAGCGGGCGATCGCAACGGAGCAGCAGGTACGGATTCTCTCCCTCGGGCCCCCGCTCACCGTCACTGTCGACTTGCCGAAGGGGTGGGCCACGGCCGAGACGGAGGACGCGCAAACGCACGTACTCTGTCCGTGCTGTGTGCACGACCAGGCCGTACAGCACGTCCTGGAGCACATCACCAACGACGGGGAGGTTGCGGCTTCTCTCGCGGACGGAAGCCTCGCGTTCGTTCACGTCAACAAGGGGGACGCGTTCGTGTCCACGGGAGCCTCGAAGGACTTGAAATTCAAGGGCTCTGTGGAAGACGCCGCCAAAGAGTTCGTGGCGCTGGTGGGGGCGAAGGCAGCCCTCGCAGTAGTAGTGTAGAGTGGGGCCATGAATCAACCTGACGCCCGCCAGATCGAAAAGCGGATCCTGCCTCCGTCCGATTGGGGTCATGCCCCCGAGGACGTTCGCGCTTTGGCCGCAGAGGACCCTTCCCGTGCTCTCGCCTATGACTTAACCTTCGGCTGGTGTGTCCTCCAGCGAAGTGGGGGCGAACCCCAGGTAGTCTACTGCCAGAAGAGCCCCAAGAGCGAGTGATTCCGTTCTGAGGGTTCTGTCTCTTGCCTTCCCACGCCTGTTGATCCTACCGAGCCCTCCGGCCGGTGTATCTAAGGGCAGCTCCCTCGGGAGCATCCGTGGAAAGGCGGTAGACGTGTCGGACAAGAACGAGAAGAGCGGCGGCGGGTTCCTCGGCTTCATCAAGAGCGCCTTCGTCGAAGAGGTGCCCGAAGGGCAGGCACAACCCAAAGCTGCCAAGGCCAGGGAGAGCCAGGCGCCCATGCCTCCGCCGGGGAGCGCATCCGTCGCCCCTCGCCCGGCCCAGGCGGCCGTGGCGGCGGACCCCGCGGCGATGGCGAAGCTCGAAGCGATGCTCCAGGCGGCGCTGCCTCCCGTCTACTCGACGTGGATGGAGAAGTACACGCAGCTCGCCGAGGTCATTCCCGACGAGTCCATGCGGTTCAAGGCCGCGCTCAAGACGAGCAACGCGACGCCCGTGCAGCTCTCGGGTGCCGTCGATCAGCTCATCAACACCATGGACAAGGCGCAGGAAGAGTTCCTGCGCGGATTCCAGGCGCAGACCTCCAAGGTCGAAAGTGCGGCGAAGGAAGCCATCGCGTCGACCGAATCCCTTCTCCAGTCGAGGGAGAGCCAGCTCAGGGCGATCGAAGACGAGATCGTCTCGCTCAAGTCGAAGCTCGCGCTGGACACCTCGCACCTCCAGGAGGAGCAGCACCGGCTCGACAGCATCCGCATGGGCTTCGAGGCCGCGCACGCGCAGGTCGTCGGGCGCCTCAACGATCAGAAGTCCCACATCGACGCATTGGCGAAGGGGTGATTCATGGCTGTGGAAAAGCAGAAGAGCTGGCTCGCGCGGCCAGAGGGGAAGTTCGGTACGGCGCTCACGGTGGGCGCTGGCGCATGCGTCGTGGGCCTCGTGATCTACATGTGGGGGACGATCCTCCCGTGGGTCGTCACGATGCTGGAGAACACGCTGACGGCGGTGGCGCTCGCAGGCATCCTCGCCGTGATCGGCGTCGTTCTCTTCGACCCGCGTTGGCGCAACCTGATGGTCTACGGGTACAAGTCGCTGATGCGGACCCTCACGGGCTTCTTCATCGAGATCGACCCCATCGGCGTCCTCAAGACGTACATCAAGACGCTCGAAGCGCACCGTGACGAGATGGACACCTCGATCACGAATCTCGGTGGGCAGATCAAGAAGCTCGCCGTGAACATCGAGGAGAACGAGCGAGCCCGTCAGCACTGTCTCGCGCTGATGCAGCAGGCGAAAAAGCAGCCGAACGAAGAGAACCGGGATACCTTCATCGTACAGTCGAGACAGGCCGACCGTCTCTCGGAGTCGAACAAGACCCTCCAGAAGACGATGAACGACTTCCAGAAGCTCTTCGACACGCTCCGTCGCGTTCGTGCGAAGGCCGCGATGATGGTCGAGGATATGAGCAACGAGGTCGAGCTGCGTGCCAAGGAGCGTGCGGCGCTCCTCGCGGGCTACAGCGCGTTCTCGAACGCCCGGAAGATCTTGCAGGGCGGTGGCGACGAGCGGGAGATGTTCGACATGGCTCTCGAACACCTGGCCGACGACTACGGCATGAAGATGGGCGAGATCGAGACCTTCATGATGACCTCGAAGGGTGTCCTCGGTGCCGCGGACCTGGAGAACGGGATCTACGAGGCCAACGCCCTCGCGCAGCTCGAAGCGTGGGAGCAGAGCAACACGAGCATCCTTGGCTCCAACACGTCCGCGCCCCCCGGTCTTCGCATCGAAGCGCCCCCCGGCACGCACGTCAACGCCCTCCCCGCGCACAGCGTGAGTGCGTTCGACGACCTGTTCCAGACTCCGGCCGACAAGGCCAAGAACCGTCAGTATTAGATGCAGAAGGAAGAGAGAGGCTGACCCATGGCTACTCGTGTGAAACCGCTCCCGAAGATCCTCGGTGGCATCGCGATCTTCGTCGTCCTGTTCATGACGTTCCGCTACCTCGTGACCAGCGGGATCATCGGCTCGCCCAAGAAGGCGGCCGAGGTGCCGAAGCAAGCCGCGTTGCCGACCATGCCCGACAACGCGGCGCCGACGGGCCCCGTGTCGAAGACGGCTCTGCCGGGGGCGAACCCGGTGGGCAAGGGCACGCCGGTCCGCATGATGGTGTGGGCCTGGAACGCGCAGAGCGGCATCTTGTTCGCCAACGGCGGCCAGGACACGACCGAAGGCTCCCTCATGGCGGCGAAGGGCATCAACCTGCACTTCACGCGTGAGGACGACACGAGCAAGATGGCGGCGCAGCTCATGGCGTTCGCGAAGGGGATCCAGAAGAACCCCGACACGACGGACGGTCAGCACTTCGTGATCCTCATGGGCGACGGCACCCCCGCGTGGTTCGCGGGCGTGAACGCCGACCTCGCGAAGATCTGCGCCGACTGTACGGCGGAAGTCGTCGGCGTGATCGGCTACTCGCGCGGCGAAGACAAGTTCATGGGTCCGCCCGAGTGGAAGGCGAACCCGAAGGCGGCGCAGGGCGGGCTCATCGCGGGCGTGCTCCGTGACGGCGACTGGAACATCGCGATGAAGTGGGCCGGCGACAACAACATCCCGAACAACCCCGACGAGACCACCTACGATCCGGACGCGCTCAACTGGGTGGCCGTGGACACGTACCTCGACGCTTCGAAGAAGTACATCCTCAACACCTGCGAAGACCGCAAGGTCGTGCATGCGGGCAAGCCGACGGGTGAGACGCGGAAGGTCTGCGTCAACGGCGTGGTGACCTGGACGCCGGGCGATGTGAACGTGGCCAAGGAGAAGGGCGGGCTCGTCAGCATCGTCAGCACCAAGGAGTACCGCTCGCAGATGCCGACGACGATCATCGGCATCCGGAAGTGGGACCGCGCCCACCGCGATGTGGTCGAGGGGATGCTCTCGGCGTCGTTCGAGGCGGCGGATCAGATCAACGCGTTCCCCGAGGCCCGTCGTAAGGCTGCGGAGATCAGCGCGGTGGTCTACAAGGAAGAGACGGCGGACTACTGGGAGAAGTACTTCAAGGGCGTCACGGAGACCGACAAGCAGGGCCTCCAGGTGACCCTCGGTGGCTCGGCCGTGCTGAACCTCGCGGACGGGATGAACGTCTTCGGCCTCACGCCGGGTGGCTCGAACCTGTTCGCGGCTACGTACACGGTCTTCGGCGACATCGCCGTCCAGCAGTACCCGAAGCTCGTCCCCTCCTACCCGAAGGTCGACGACATCCTCGACACGTCCTACGTGGCGAACCTCGGCAAGAAGGCTGCCCCGGGCAAGACGGCTGCCCCGGACCTCCCCAAGTACAAGCCCGATGCGCCCATCGCGCAGGTCGTGAGCAAGCGCGCGTGGAGCATCACGTTCCAGTCGGGGAGTGCGAGCTTCACCCCGGAGACCGAGGCGACGCTCCGCGAGCTGGAGAAGGACCTCGTGCTCACCGACCTTCTCATCGAGATCGACGGCCACACGGACAACACGGGCGACGCTGCGGGCAACATGGTCCTCTCGAAGTCGCGCGCCGAAGCGGTCAAGTCGTGGCTGATGAAGCAGTCGCCGTCGAACTTCCCGGCGGACCGCTTCACGGTCAAAGCGTTCGGCCAGACCAAGCCCGTCGCGACGAACGACACTGACACGGGCCGTACGAAGAACCGTCGCGTCGAGATCATCATGGGATCGGGCACGTGACGAAGCGCGTACACGTGCTCACGGTGGAGGGTCCCATGCCGATCGGTAACCTCCACGGGGATGTCCTCCGTAGGCTCGACGAGTTGGGCCTCGATCGCTGCACCGAGATCTACTTCGGCCCCTGCAATGGCGCCGAGACCTCTGACATCGTGAACGTCTACGCTGTGGTGGAGGAAACCAGTGTCCACGTTCCGTGATATGTGGCGGCCGAACGGTCGCATCTCCCCTAGGGCGAGGCTTCTGCTGGCCGTCGGCACGTCCATCGCGCTCCTCGGCGCGTGGGCGTGCCGGCCCCCCTTCCTTCCCGGGCCGGCAGAGGTCTTCGCGGCCTACCCTGCGCTCCTGTCGCAAGGGCTCTTCAACCAGCTCTACATGAGCCTGTCGACGAGCCTCCAGGCCATCGCTATCACCTGTCTGCTCACGCTCCCGATCGCTTACCTCACGGTGCTGCCGATCATGCGGCCGCTCGTGCGGGTGCTCAGCAAGCTCCGCTTCCTCGGCCTGACGGGAATCGTGGTGCTCTTCACGATCACGTTCGGCGGAGGTCACGGCCTCAAGGTCGCCCTCTTGGTCTTCGGGATGGGGGCGTTCATGCTCACGTCCCTCTACGACGTGGTGGAGTCGATCCCGAAAGAGGAGTTCGATCACGCCCGGACGCTGCGCATGGGGCCGTGGGGGTCGGTCGTTGAGGTCGTGATCCTCGGTCGCATGGACGCCGTGCTCGACATCATCCGGCAGAACGCTGCCATGGGGTGGGTGATGCTCACCATGGTCGAGGGTCTCGTGCGCTTCGAGGGCGGGCTCGGTGCGATGATGCTCACCGAAGACAAGCACATCAGGCTCGACGCCGTATTCGCGATCCAGCTCCTCGTCCTCGTCATCGGCGTCATCCAGGACTGGTGCCTGCTCCTCCTCCGCAAGACCCTCTGCCCGTTCGCCAGCATCACGCTGGAGCGTCAGGAGTGA